AAGCGCCTTTTCGGCGGCCGGCTCTATGGCTTCTAACCTAGGAAAGATGGCTATGGTCTTCAGTAAGGCCCATAGCCCTTCCGGTAGTGAGTTATACTTTTCAGCATGGCATTTCATATCAAGCCAACCCATTGAAGTAAGATACAAATTACCACAACGTATAACCCACCGTTTTTTCATTGAAGACTAGTTTCTCTTTTCAAAGCCAGGGCTGCTGCTTCACGCAATTTATTAATTACGTCTTCTTTGGTCTTCGCCTGATTATCATTAAAATAATAATCAAGACCGACATCGAATGCACAATTATGTGCAATCTGTAGTTGGCTTTTTACCGATCTTTGCCCCACCATAATGGCTGCCTTCTTCACATCTCTATTACCAAGGACCTCCTTGATTGCAGAGTTACCACAAAATGCAATTGCGCCATGGGCACACATAGCACAAGCTCCGCTACTTTCTTCTGGCGGGGCAAGTCTGAAGAAGGCATTCTTTCCCCACTTACCTTCATTCTCAAGGTATCTTGCTGATTCAAAAAGTATCTCTGATGCTGTCTTTTCCATTTTACTGTCCATTAAGTTAAGAGTTATCGTCACAACACGTATCTAATATTTTCGAGACCTAACATTGTCTCCACGACGTTCAGACTTAAACTCTGCAACTTCCAGATCATATCTTTCATTGCGAGTTCTGTACGAACAGCTAATGGTGTTGCCATCAACCGTAAAATTGTTGCTAGGACAATTTGGATGCCTATCTTTAAGCTCCTTAAGGCGAATAAGCAAACTATCTACTCTTCCGGCTCTAAACTGTACCTGATCCATAACAAGATATGTTTTTTGTGGGGTGGCTGAAATAATATTTTCAACCTTGAAATCGGTAGTCAAATGTTCCGAGCTGTTTTTCATTTTACCTACACATCCCAAGATTGATACAAGCTTTATGATCTAGGTCAGTAAAGTCGGGCGCCCCAAATGGGGCCATTAATGCTGCTCCGGTCTTAATGTGACCATAACCAATAGCGTGACCCATCTCATGCATTACTACTGACTCGAAATGCGAGCGGTCTAGAATTTTTTCAGAACGCAAGTCATCTTCATCAACAATAATATTGATGTTGCCACGATACTCCGAGGTCTGTCCAATAGCAGAATCTCTCGATGTCTTGCCAACATCAATTGCGCAATAGTCGCTATGGCCTGGCTGGACCGATGTTACTCTATATCCAACCCAGGCATTCCATCGATCAGAACTTTCCTGAATCCAAGATTGTTCTTCTGGAGAGAATGCGTCTGGGTTGTATTTGAAAGACCCTTCACAATCAATTTTGCCAGTAGCAGAACAAGCCATTACGCTAACTGCAAAACAAAAACATGTCACAACGATACGTAATGACCTAACCATAACGAGCCTACTTATCGGTGGCAGAGGTAATAAGAACAAGCTCGGCAGGAGTATATCGAGACTTGTAGTGAATGCCCTTATGAGGACCGGTCTTTAGGACGAGAAACTTATCTGGCTGACCGGCAAGCACTGCCTGAATGCGAACTGCGGCATCCTTGCAGGTCTTATCATCGGGACAAATGCCTAGAGCATTGATTGCCATTCTAGCGAGGGTTGGGGTAGAGATATGAAGAAGGTTAGAATACTTCTTCTCGCTCCATACCTTGATAGCAGCTTCGCCTAGCTTTGCCGTAATAGGATCGTCCTTGGCAGCAAACTCTTCTGCCGCCTTCTTTGCAGCAAGAGCAGTAGCATCAACATCAACCTTGCCATTATCACCACGAACTGGGAAATAGCAGAACATACCATTATTGAGATTCATAGTTTTATCCTTTGGCTGGGGACGACACTGCCCCGTCACACCTAGTAACATAATCATCGTAGCGGTATAGTCAAGGGGTGCCGAGGGCGAATCGGTGGCACGGAACGTGCAAGCTCTGCCGTGGCTACTTCAATCCCAGCTTCTTAAAGAGATCGATGTTATATTCGCCAAATCTGCCAGCAATCAATTCATCGAATGAGCACCAACGGCACTCAGCTTCGTTGGGTTGAGTTGCTGGCTCTCCGGTAGTATCTCCCATATAGGTAATGACAATTCCCTTGTCATACTCTCTACGATAGACTTCCACTGGCCTAGATAGGATCAGGCCTGATTCTTCTTTGCATTCTCTGATGGCGGCGGCTTCTGGGGTAGAATCAGAAATATCGATTTTCCCACCTAAAAGGCCAAATGATTTTGGATCGTTTTTTCTAGCAATTCCTACTGCTTTACCGTCTGGTAATTTATCATCTAAAATTAGAATGCAAACAGCATATATTAAATGCGTCATAAAATCTTACTTATCCACCTTACAATATGAGAGTCCGTGATATATAAATGGTATGACCAAACATACTTATAATTTGCAAACGTTTTATAATGAAGACGCAATTAGCTATTATCTACTTGGCGCTTTTATAACTGATGGTTGCATTTATGTTAGAAAAACAAGACCAAACACAAAAATCGTTTCTATTAGCAGTGCCGATCGTGATTGGATGGAAATCATTAATCGATATATTAGTCCGAATAAACCAATTCTGATTACAAAAGAAAATTGCTTCACATTACAGCTATCATCAACGGAGCTGGCTAATTGGCTAGAATTAAATGGATGTTACCCTAGAAAATCACTAACTGTGAAATTTCCAATTATACCGGAACAATATTTAATAGATTTTATTCGTGGATGTTGGGATGGAGACGGATCCCTATCTTTTACCAAAAGTGGTAATGGTGGTAAAAACTACCAATCACAGGGAAACTTAACTTCAGGAAGCCTGGCATTTTGCCAGGCCATGCGCGATCATTTAATTAAATTAAATATTGCATGCAAAATATATAAACACGGCCGATCGGAAAGACTCATAGATGGCAGGAGTCTTAAACCAAGTAATGCTTGGAGGGTCGTAATTTCTAGCGGACTAGATGTATATAAGCTTGTAAAGTTGATTTATGAACGCCCAATAATTGTAATGCCGAGAAAAGCCAACGTTGCCAATCTAATAATTAGTCATCACGAAAAAAAATTTTTCTGTATTAAATGCGGTGGTGAGTTACTGATTTTGGCTAATGGTTATAAAAAACAATATTGTAATCAATGTTTGCGGCTTCATCGCAACGAACGACAAAGAGAATTATACAATGCAAAATAGAGCATATACCGCATAAATATTCATTTCATCTTACCTAGAGCTCTAACGGAGCTTTCCTCAACAATTATTCCGTTTAGATAGAATATGCTGCCTTGATTATCAACATAGGCAGGGCCATCTTCCCTATGATAGTGATTATTTTTGAGCCAGCCTTTACAATCTGGGCGATCAATTGCCGGACCATCTAATCTATGAATCTGACCGTGGTTGAACCAATGCTTGGTGGATCCATCAGACGATGTATATGCTGGGCCATCCTCCCTATGGGCTCTGCCGTCTTGGTCTGTCCAATGTTCGGAGCCGTCAATGCTGCGGCGGCATATTGAAAAATCCTCTAACTCTTCAGTTGAAAGAAACTTATCAGTTACGAACTTCATTTCATTTTGCCTAGCGCTCTAACGGCTTCTTCCGTTACTTCGGCGCCATTAAGAAAATACTGCTTATTGCCATTCATTTTGTTGGTGTATGCTGGACCACCTTCTCTGTGATAGAGGGCGTCGATGAACCAACCTTCCCAACTTGGCATTGATACTGCTGGGCCATCTACCCTGTGAAATGCGCCATGCTTATACCAACTATAAGACCCGTTATTATAAATAATAGCTGGACCATCTTCTCTATGAAGGCCACCTTTCTTATCTACCCAGCGTTCTTTGTAAGAGCCAGGCGTAATCGTATCTCGTTTTGAGAAGTCTTCTAACTCTTCTTTGCAGAGGAAGATTTTATTTCCGACAACAAGGATCATTTCATTTTTCCTAAAGCCCTAACATCGGACTCTGAAGCTGGTTTGCCGTGTAGAAAATACAATGACGGAAGACCATCCCTGATAAGGGCCGGGCCATCTTCTCTATGGGTAATGCCGTTGATTAGCCATTGCGTTACTCCTGGCGTTTCAATAGCTGGACCGTCTGTCCTATGTAGTTGGCCATGACAATACCAGTATTTGACTTGGCCGCCATTGCCTATGTAAGCTGGGCCATCCTCTCGATGGCAGTTGCCTTGCTTATCAATCCATTTAGTAGAATCGCCAGCAATGAATGTGGTATCGATGATAGAGAAATCCTCTAGCTGTTCTGTAGAAAGAAACTTTTCTGTTACGAATTTCATTTGTGTCTTTCCAATTAGCGTCCCCGGCAGGACTTGAACCTGCGACCGATCGGTTAGAAACCGATTGCTCTATCCACTGAGCTACAGGGACATAGTATCACTTAACGATAGTTGAAACTAACCAATAGATGATTGCGTAGTGAGTCATGTGATGAACGAACTGATCAAAACCAATGCTCCACCAAAAGAAAGTATTGCCTCTAACTTGTTTCGGCGTTGCTGCTAGATATGTCTCGGCCGTGAGGGGCTTAAACCTCCCAAGAAACTTTCTTGATGCCTTTATCCTATCCATAGCAAAATGGCAGGCCCCATCCCATATCGGAAGCAAGAAGCAATTCATTCTCCAATGAGTATTGTTGGGATCCACAATTGCATAGAATCCAAGCAATATAACAAAAGTTATAACGGCATGAACTGCGGCATGAGCAAGTAACGGCTTTTCCCATCCACTATCCTTAAACTTACCAAGCATATACTTGGTTTGTAGAGGATAGTCCGCAACGAAATGCTTGACCTGAAATGCCACGAGCAATATGATTATTGTAGTTATCATCTGATATTTTTTCTAGGAAATCCTACGATAAAAAGATTAATCATCGCATAAAAGAATGCGCCGAAGAAAGAATTAAACACTCTTGTATTCTCATCGTAGAGCCAAGTGTGGCCTTCATTATCGCAGAATAAATCTCCCCACCCCAGAATCCATCCACCTGATCTAGGAAAACGATCCCTAAGTAAATAGGGCAATAGCATTGGTGGTTCGGCAGGAGGGCGTTTCATTTTTGATCTGGAATCCAAGTTGTTAATGGCCGCCCAAGAAGCTCTGTTGCTTCAAAATATCCAAAGCCACTACGCTCTGCGATCCGTTCTGCGCTTTGACTGCGGCCATATTGGATCGCATATTTTTCCCACACTTCAAGATGCTCTCTCCAAGAGATTGAACCAGGCTCTTTAGTGGGATACTTTTTACGCATCCAATTATCTGGTGGAGTCCAGTAGGGACCAGTGCCTTGAACTGGCGCGCGTCGGATTCTGATTGAGCAATCTTTACACCACGGACCAGGCTTCGGCCAATTATGATACTCTGCCCATTTTCCGCAAACGCAACGATCGTGCGCTTCACATGGAGAATCTGATTCGGAGCAGATACAATTTGGTTTATCTGCCGACCAATCAGAAGGATGCTCCGTGGGCAGATTGGACGAATCCATCTTACTTGGCAGCCTTGTATGCCTTGCCAAGCTCCGTAAGGCAGAGCCCACCCTTGTATCGGCCCTTATTGCTTTCAACTCGCTCATCGCGGTTAATGAAAAGGCTGACAAGAGGAGCGACGAGAGAAAGGCTCAGTCCGGTCTCTGCTGCAAGATCCTTGGCAAGGATGGTTGTGCCATACTTCTCAGGCATCTTACCATCAATGAAGTCCTCAATCATCTCGGCGGTGCGAGCGATGATGCGGTTGCAGTCTTGCGTGGTCTCTTCGGTAGCTTTTTCTTTAGACATTTTGTTTTCCTGTATCTTGCTTTTTAAACCAAGGACTATTAGGGTTCCTTGGTGTAGGAGTTTGTTTTTCTAGATAGTCTGCCTGAGCAATAGCCTCACCGTCACTCAATGCTTTATCGTAATCTTTATAGCCTGACTGTTCGTGAATATGTTCGTTGCCACATTTTACGAAAAGCCATCCTCCATGGCTTCCAGTCAGGACTGAGACCTTATATGTAAGAGAACCTATTACGATCTCTTTTTCTTTCTCATCCATTGTTCTAAAATCCGTAAATGGGGGAAGGTAGGTTGCCGCTTGAATTAATTTTCAATGACTTGATAACTCGCTTAGAACGAATGTGATGCATCATCGGCTTAACAATGCTATTGAGCTTTAGAAGAATGCGATTGAAGAATCTCATTTCTCATCTCTAAAACAAAATAGGCCATTGCCACTAGAAGTCCATGACATATAACATGTCACTTGTCCAACGTCATCATGAATTTTTACTACTGAAAGAGTGCCTGGCCCATCAAACTCTTCGGTGATGCGTAGATTTGATTTCGCTTTGGTTTCTGAACTTACATCACAAGCAACTAGAGTAACGATGGCTGCTGCAATTACAAAAAGAAAACTCTTCATTGTTACCTGCCTATAGCTTTAAAACAACTTACGATGGCGACGTTGCAGCCATACATAAAAAATATAATTGAAATGATTACTGCCCCACTAACCAGGAGTAGCTTGCACCATTCAAAAAATGGCATATTAATTCTGTTCTTCATTTTTAAGTTTCTTCAAATCTAAAATTGAAGTTTTTCATTGCTCCACTGAATGTTGAGCGATAGGCCGGCTCTGTAAAAGATCCGTGTTCCCACCGCCAATTATGCTTGTCCCACTTGAGGCGTTCTCTATATACGGAGTATGGGATCTTACTAATTGGTAATACCGTAACTACAAAACGTTCTGCCGAAGTAACACTACTAAAAACAATTGGTGATGCCGTAATTATATTTGCCTGATTATAAATCTGGCTAATTACCGCGTTTTTACTTGGCTCTATCATTAGATACGTTTTGTCTTTCTTTTATAGTTGCGACTGTTCTTCTTCTACTGGCGGGTAGTTCTGAACAATAAATTTCTTGAGGTCGGAAGGAGTAACCATACCATCGGCGGTCTTATTTTCCTTGCCGAAACGGATGGCTTCGGCCGACCTACCAGTCACCTTTTCAAGGGTTAGGATTGTTTTCTTTTCATCCCTTGGGTTTTTTAGAACAACGTTGTTCTTGCCAATCATGTATTCCCAAGTTTCGTTATCGACCACAATCTTACGCATTACTTTTTAATTACCTAATAGAGGTGAGGGTTGTTTCTTTTATCGCAAATTGAGTAACGGTATTTTTTACTATCTACAAATAGTTTTAATTTGTCCATAGTATGAGGGCCAGTTGGGCAATAGGCCACTTGCTGTTCTCGTGCTCCATATACGAAATGTATTCCATATCTTGAACCACAAGCAGAGCATAGCCTATCATAATTTCGATCTATGATATTCGGTCTTCCCATCGCCCTCTACCTTTCATAATACGCACGATCAGCACGCCTGTCAAGAGGGTGGTCGTCGGGAAAATAGCGTGCCAGCGTCATCCCCATCCCGGCCGAGATTTGGTTCCCACTATGAGCTGACATTGGAGATAATAGATTATCTCTTCTTTATTTTTTTTATCGGGTTCTTCAATGCCAACATAGGCTGCCAGCCGTCGCAGGTATTCTTCGCTAGAATCTCTGGCGGCTTTCTCTGATATCTGACGGGCCACGATTATTCATCATGTTTCTTGTAGGACATTTCTAGCGTCACTTTTACTTGCCATTCACCGATAGGCTTAATACTGCCACGACTTTCTCCTACTTTAAGATCGTGGCTCTTATACATTGTGAAGTGCGATTTGTTATCCGATTCTATAATCGGATCCTTATCAGCCCCATCAGCACTACCAAACGTTTTTGACTTCATTAAAGAAGACATAACATCTTCGGTTACTTCTTTTATATTCATTTGGTGTGTGCCTTATGTTTTACCTTGGTATGATACCAGGCATGGAGTTTATGGAAGAATGCTCCTATGAAAGGAAATGTAGATATTAAAAGCAATGTCTCGTCATTACACCAATGCATTGATATAATCCTTCCATCTAATGGATTTTCTACTCATTTGTTTGGGCATATAATCTTTTATATATTCAATATATTTAAGGACTTCCGATTTTTTACTTATATAAAGATAAAATCCTTTATCTAAATCCTTCATTGAATTTTTTCTAGCAATTTTGAATTGTATATCTATTGCTTGGTGTAGCAAGCTTTGTAAGAATTCCACTTCTTTTTTTAAGAAGGAATCAGTATATAAAGAAATCCTTAATCCTTTTTTGGATGAGCCGCAACGAACAACGCTTCCGTCGTCACAAAACCAAATTGCACATATTAAAGGTGTTAGTCTTAACTCTAAAGGAATTATTTTGGTTGCGTTGATATACCACTTATTTTTAATCGACGAAATGACCGGGGACACCTGCGTCCTAAACGAACAGCTTTTGTATATCTTATTGGTTCTGGCGTCTAAAGTATTAGTTACTTTAATGCCAGACATACAAAAATCTTTATATAAATAGAATTGGTATTCTAAATATTCCAAATCAATTATTGATCTCTTAATTGAGATGCCAGAATTGATTTGGTTTTTGTATTGATACAACGAAGTGTCGCCAAGGAGTCCTCCAATCAAAACTTGAAGTTGAGTTTCGGTTAAAGAAGTAGGTGGTTTAGAATTAAACTTCCAAGCACCATTACTTATTTTATAGTATCTGGCCTTATCATAACAAGGCTTACATTTTTTCTGACCAGTGGAGGGCGCGTCATTTTGACATGTTATACACTTCATAAAAAGTATATATCATATCATTCACTTTTGTGAAGTAGAAACTACGCTAATCAGTTTTTGAACTGCGAGAAACAATTGTTTGAGCAAGAATTCAGCGCCTTGCCATCGTCCGAACTAAAGATGGTAATCCAAAGATTGCAGCACGTTGGAGTCTTGGCTAGACAATCAGAACAATCCTGTGATGGAGTGCTAATCGGATAACTATTAGCCCTTACTGTATCACAAGTCGGGCCGGCGTCAGGATCAACTGACGGCTGATAGTTCTTACCAACAACAAGACCGTTGCAGACTGGTTCGCAACTTCCAGCCAGAAAGCAACTGTTATCTAGCTGCTTATTCTGCGCGGCCTGCTTTGGATATTTTGACTCACAAACCGCGACACACTCTGCCTGGTTGGTTGGAGTCTTCGGCCCGGCGTCAGTAACCGCTGTGGCGTCCTCTACGGAGAGGCCAGCATCGCTAGCGGCTTCATTGCCGGCATCGTCATAGGATGGCTGCGTAGAATCGCTGTGATTACTCGTTGGGCTCGGTGACTTGTCAGCCGAGCTGGAACCACACGCCACGACCGCTAGCATCAGACCAATAGACATAAACGTTTTCATTTTACTTCCTCATAACTCGTAGTTTTACTTACGATTAGTAACTAGTGATTAGGTATCCGAATTAAACTTCTTTAAATAAATTCCGCCCTAAACAATCCTTGGCAGCGATCGGTTGTAGAGCGGAAACTCCTATGTATTATGGACCATATCCTGTAGTGGATCCATTTCAAATAGACGACGAGCTTCATTGATCGAAGCGGTAGATACCGTTCCAACATCAACATCGCATCCTGTTTGATCGAAATCATTAATGATGTTCTTGAGGGCCTGCTCAAGATCGGTTCTGGTTACGTCCGCAATACTCATTCGTTTCCTTTACATCGGCAAATCCACCAAACCGGCGTGGTATCGGATCGCGTAAGAAACTGATCTGGCCTACATTCTACTTTTGCATAAGCTCCAGTAGAATACACTGTATCTTGACAATCACTAGTAATTTTGCTAACTACTTTTGTCTTCACAAAAGTATTTACAACTAGTGCTCCAACTAGAAAGCCTACAAAAGCAGACCCTAGATATTTAACTGGCCTAGAATAGTTCTTTGGAATTTTTATGTCGTCTAGTTTCATTGATCTGTATGGAGAGTCATATGAAGATTGAATTTCACGAGATGGAGTCATTAGTTAGACTTCAGGCCAGAGGTTTTAGTTTGAGTGATAACCATACCAACTTCTTTTGCCCAAAGATTTTGATAATGTTCAAACATAGATTTGTTATGAAACGAGGATTCGATAAGCTTTTTTAGCTTTGCTTTTCGCGTTGGCTTATTCTTCTTAACGAATATAGTCATCAGTAAAGCTCCAATCCAGAAGTGACGCCTTCAAACTTATCATAGGAATGAGGACCAATCGCACAACAAGTATTAGTTGCGACTCCATTAAACTCTGTCTTACCGGAGTCAGTTACGAGATGGACCGTAAGACCAGCAGCTTTTGCTTTCTCAACTACCTCAAGTAGCTCCGCCTCATTTTTTACTTGGCAGGTAACTTTCTTGTAGGAATTGCCAATCCAATTCACTTCATCTCTAGTTAGCATTACTTCGTGAAGTAGGTGGTTATCATCGGCACCACCTTTACCTTCATAAGCAGGCTGAAGTTTTCTGGTTAGAAAAGCTAGGACGGAATGACCACCTTGAGCAATCTCTTTGCCACGTCTCATCTTTAGATCGCGACGCATAACAATAACTTGTTTTGTGCTCATAGTTAATCCTTTGGTGGCTTTAGAATTTCTAAGTCACCAACACTAATTGCGATACTTGGCACTCCTAGAATAGCTGCCTTAATAGAATTGAAGGCTAGACGAAGAAGATCATACCTTGACATAGTAAAAGCAATTCTGCCAGGGCGAGCATCATCTGCATTAAAAATGGCGGCCTTCATTTCTAAAACCTTCACTTCTTTAGCTCGGTAGAAAAGATACTCTTATACTCTTGACGCTTACTGCACCTAGAGCAAGTCCTATGTTTTCTAACCGCACTACCAGACCATTCTACTTTTGGTAGAGGCCACATATGACTAGTAGCTTCACAATAGAAGCCAAGGATATGCGACCTATAAAACTCAACCAATCGTTTGATAACTAGCGCTGGAGTTAGTCGCCTTGTCCAAAAGAAGATGAACAACTTTGTCTTTAGTAGAAGGAATTTATTCTTTAGGCTCATCGGATGCTTTCAGTAGTTTGATGAAATGATCATAAACAGGAATCCTCATTGCTGGGTGAGGGGCTCCCGTTCCATTGGTCCAACGAGTTATTGATGGTCTACTAATTCCAAATCTACGGGCGAGATTATGATCTGACAAAGATAACGCCTCCATACACTGGACTACCATCTGTTGGAATAGCAGATTATTTTCTTTGTCAATCTTGGCCTGTTCAAGCTCGGCAATTAACTCAATATTAGTTTTCATAACTTATACTTCTAATGAACACTTGCTGTAACATTTATTGCAGCAATTACATTTTGTAGATGGTAAATCAAATGGAGGTATCACGTCATTCAGTGGGCAAACCCTATCTTTAGAGGAGCCGCTTGCGCCACACTTGCAAACGTTTTCTGGGTCTAGAACTTTTGGTCCTTTTTTATTCATAACGAATATCAATTCTCAAGCAAGTCTTCAATTACCTGAAGATAGAGTAGCCAGGCTTCTCGTTTGTTTGTTACGTTGGCAGAGCACCTACGTGCTAAGTGCAGAGCATAGTCAAGAACGTTTAGCTCTCGATAGTTATACATCAAGTGTCCCGTAGCTGGTTTGCTTTTTCAATCACAACGGCTCTAGTTCGAGCTACTTCGACGCGGTTGTCATACTCATTATTTTTAGAGCACGCCGCGCCGTAGTTATCCAGAGCTTCCTCAAATTCTTTCATTGCATCTTTCACTTAAACCTCATACAGCGACCACCTGACAATGCGCTCTTTACTTCTGGGCGTTGAAGTCGAAGAATAGTTTCGCCAGGCATTTGTGTTGCGTTTAGATCGGACCTAGAGCTTCCATAGCCGATACCTCGGAACATCAGTCCGAAGAGACCTGTTTTAGAATCTAGCACGGCTTCGTTAAGGTTGCCAGCAAGATCCATCCAGCCGCCAACATTGTCTGCCGTTACTCGGCCAGGAGCAGCGATAGTCCATGTCTTATCGCTCGTGCTATTACCTAGATCGGGATAATGGTAAACGTGGTTGTTGAGAAAGCTGCCAGGAACCGGAAGGTTATCTCCAGCATCGAACGTTGCGTTGATTGTATTCACCGCAGGACACTTGCCGCCAGACTGAACCGTATTGGTTAGAATGTTGCCAAGTAGTTCTCCGTGGTTATCATATTGAATACCACAACCAGAAATGTCCTGGCTTCTAGCCGGGGATTCCGTTACTGCATTCATTACTTCAGCGGTAGCAAGCTGGCCTCCATCCCATACGCAGAATGCGGCAAGCATAGCGTTAGTAATGCAGTTCATCGACTTGGTGTCGAGATACTCTTGGGCCGGAATAGTTTCGCTGTTATACCCAATAGCATTCTCGCGAGGAACTTCATTGTTCTTTGTTAGAACGCTTGGCGGATAGTAGTAGGTCGGAAATCCAAATGATCCAGCAAACACTCCGCAGTTATTACCGTGAAGGTCAGTATAAACCTGGGCTCCGAACTGATGATTCATTCCTAGGTTAGCTGCCTGATCGGTAGGAGGTGGAAGAATTACTCCGGGCCCAGCCTGCTCTTGGGTCTGACCATCATGTCGAGGATCACCAAGAAGCAATCGATTGATTGTAATCTGTCCGCCTTCAACATCAGAAGGAAGGAATGTGCTCCAGCTATTGTTCCAATAGGCTGGCTGATTAGAAACAAGCCAGCCCTTTACGTCCGGCTTACCACCCATCTGATTTGTGATGGCAGTAACGAATGCTCTAATGCGGCCAGCAGTAATCTCATACTTATCGAGATAGACTTGCTTACCAGGATGAGCGGCATCTGTAAAGCCAGCAACCGGAAGTGACTGGCAACAACTCTCGTGGGTTACGCCAGCAGAACCAACTTCACCAGAGCCACAAGTATCGCCACCGAAATGAACCTTACAACTAGGAGCCATAACGCAAACGTGATCGTAATTACAACTTACGGTGCAGTCACTATCAACTAGGCAATTTCTGCCGCCGCCACATTTGGGAGCGTTGGGTCCGCCGCAACCAACATCGGTCTCTCCACTATCGGGGACTGGCGGAGTAGATCCATCAACACCATTACTCGCATCAATCCCAGCATCAACAAAGGAAGGTGGTGACGGATCTGTTGTTGATGGGGTTTGATTACTCGCAGAATTAGTGATATCATGCTGCATACATCCCACAAGAACAAGGAGGGCGACACCAAACTTTGTCTTCATTGTAGTAATTACTCGGTGTGAGTTTCTTTTAGCTTCAAGGCTATTTTCATTACTCTATTCCATTCTTGGAGCAAAGCAACATCTTCTCTTAAGTCTTTTGAGCGCTGGTATTTTGGGCGAAGCGTATTATGTTCTATTGCCCATAGAACATCGAAACACATAATAGAATTAGCTGATGTAAAACCATTACCGTTGTATGCCGCTTTCTTTAAGTCGAGCAGCTTACGATTAGCTTCATATTCTAATTTCATTTTTTCTTTTTTAAACGCAAATGCTTTCTGCACAAAATACATGTTACGTTAGAAAGAAATATCGTGGCTCTACACCAAGGCCCATTGGGGTGGGTTTTGTTGTAGGCCATCTTCTTTTTTTGTCCCCAACATAAAGGGTAATGATTGCCAGGGAAAACTATATGAGTCTTTAGCTTGCTCACTGTAGTCGGCGGCCGTCTAGCGTTGTAACCACCACTCGCGGATCAAGAGGCTTTCTATAATCCATAGTGATACATCGCTCTCCACCAGAGAAGCCATCGGCTGTTCCGAATAGCGCGGTGCCTTCAATTTTAGTAACCGTATATGTTACGTGGGCAGCCTTGGTGCCCATCTTTACTTTATCACCCAGCTTCAGGCTGTGGCGCAACTGAATTACGTTCGACATTAATTTTCTCGATTAGTTTCTTGGGATCCCAAATTGGTTTCATTACGTGAGAATCAGCACCAGGAACTTCCTTCTTTAGATTCTCTATTTGCCTTCCGCTGAGCAGCACTACATTTTTAGGCTTGCGATCACCGAGAGCATTTAAAAGATCGGTAGCGGTCTCATTGCCGATATGATAATCGGTAACTAGGGAATGAATATTGTCGTGAGTATTGGCTAGCTCTACCGCTTCTTTAACTGAAGAGGCTGATAGTATTGAGTATCCCTTACTAGATAACATCATCTCTATCATCTGCAAAGTATCTTCATCATCCTCAACGCAAAGAACTACTGGCTTATGTCCCGCTATTTTAATAGACATTGCCAGAAACTCGCTAGCCAGGACTTCTAATCTCATAGCTATATGAGATATTATGCGCCGTCAGTGTCAGCCCTATCGTCAGTCTCATCTTCCAACTCCTCGATAAGCTTGGACAAATCGCCCTCGGCTTCTTCTGGGTCTTCCCCAATTAATTCAAGGACCGAGCGCAGTTTATTCAGAAGTGTTTCGTTATCCATTTATTCCTTTGGGCCACAGATTTCAGAACCATTACTGGCAAACTCAACGATAGCGTTAAGCTGCTCTTTGGAGGAGGGCGACATGAACCCTGCCTGCCTGCTTTTAGACAGTATGGTTCTAGCTATAAGCTTGTCAAAAGCTTCTACGACTTTTCGCTGCTCTGGGGTGTGGTCATTACAATCTACTTTATCACACATAGCGCTTTCCTTTCAGTCTTCACTGAGCTTGTTTAGCTGGCCCATATGAATGACAAAAATGGTTCCATCATCCTGCTTAACTCCAACTTCAGGAGTTGAGAGGGCGTTATGATGACCTGGAAGATCCGGCACTCCGTTATCCTTCATTGGAATGGCGGTCTTTTTAATAAGATATCCTTCCTTGCCGGAATGATTCTCGTGACTAGACTTAACCTGAACTCGATTGCCAACGCGAAGACGCATTATGTTTATTCCTTATGACAGTTGTTTAGCAATCAAAACCGAAATGTATTATCGTTAATGAGGTGGTGGATTTTTTTCGCTGTGTTTGGCAGCGCATTTCTTGCCACACACAATTGATGTGTTATCAGAGAAGGTGCGGCCCCAAGTGCCCGAGAAGCTTCCGTTATTACTGATGACGCCACCCTTGCGGCGAAACTCCACTAGAAGCTCGTCGTCTTTCTTTTTTCCGCAAACATCACATACCAGCTTCACTTTAATAAAAACAGACATTTTATTTTTCTTTCTTTGGAAGCCAACCCTCAATTAGCCTATCCAGCTTTAGGTCTCCGGCCATCTCTGGTGAGTTTGCTACGATTGCGCCAAGCATAATATCAACGGCGGCAGTATTCATTTCTGCCTTGATGGCAGAGATTGTTTTCACAGAATGCCCCTGCAATGCAAGAGTATCAACTAGGCCATCAACAAAGCCGGCCTTAATTTGACTGCGGGCCTCACGATACTTTTCTTCAATGAGATCGGAAACGATCTTATCTGCAAGAAGCAGGAAATATTCTGCTTGAGAAATTTCTTTCCCTTCGTGGATAGTTCGACACCCTTCGCCATCACCAAGAGTTTCTTTGGTATTTGTAGATTCAATTCCTTGATGGAATTTGAAAATGCATCTATCGGTTCCTGCGTCGCCGGCTCCAGTCCAATAAAGATTGAGAAGGTGAGCCGCTAGACGTTCTTTTGAAATCATTTCTTTTTACTTTCATAAACAGCTTTTTTGCCAGCCCTAACAACTCTATCAAGTTCTTCTCTAAAATCGCCATTGCGCTTTATTTTACTTGGATCATCAAGCTCAACAAGCTTGGCAATAAGCAACGATACTTTGGTAGGATAAAAATTATCCTTTTTGTCCGAATTAATTGCCTTGAGCAATTCTTCTGCCGCTAATCGCAGCGCATCTTTTTCCAGTAGATAGCAGCAGGCCATACAAACCCTACCAAATTGGGCAGTATAGATATTAAATCCGCCACAATGGTTACAGCGATTATGTTCATCAATTGCTTCGCACTTTTCAAGTGGGGCCTTATCTAGAAAGTAATCGCATGACCAACACCAACTACTTGAAAGTGGAGCTTGAACAATGCGGCCTCTTTTCAGAAGAGTATTTGCTTCTTCAATAGTTTTCGGGCAAACGGTTTTATTGTTTGCATCAATAAAGTGTCTGGTCTTTCCAGAGAACCCATCGTCTATCTTGATAGGTTTCTGACCTTCAACGCTCCATACAATTTGTCCTGGGTAATACATCGCTATTTTCCTTTGCGCTTTCCATGTTCCCAGAGAACAACATCCTTTAGTCGGAAGGATTGAGATAGACAATTTCCAGTATTGACATCTTGAACCCAACCATCATCGGTAACGCCAATGACGGAGCAAGTATGCTTAATACCATTGTTGTCTGCTCTCCAACCATACACCACATAGTCGCCCTTCTTGAATGTCTTCTTAAGATATTCAACTTCGGGAAAAGGATCTGATACTAGTTCGTGCATTGTATTTCCTCTTTAAATAATAGGGAAGGTTTCAATATGCCCCAACAGCATATTTCTTGTAGCCGATAGTTATTACCATAGGGTTGGCAAGCTTATATGCTCCCTCTATCGGATTTCCCAATATCTCGGGCGGCCTTATAATGCCTACCGTTGATACCTGCAAGTCTCGCCATTCTCTGCTTAATGCTACGCCTTGGCTGAAGGGTAGCCCTTATAGACAACAGAGTAATCTACCGTTTTACTTTCTCATTCGCAGATACTTCAAAACGGCACTTGGCATTGTCGATGACTTTGCCACGGAGATTTCTCTCCAGTATCTACTACTCTTCTTTTCTTTGGGGAAAGAAGCAAAACTTATTACTTGAAGAAGTCAATCAACTGATTGAATCTATTTTCAGTTTCACGCTGGCGACGATTGTTTGAGAAGTCCTCATCTGCCTTTCGCTTTTCACGCGAAATCCTAAACTCATCATCAAGAATTTCTTTCAGACTAGAAGAGTCTAGCTCTGAAAGTTTCCTATAGAAGAAAAGGGCGGCTTCAGAAAGATAGAGGGGCTTACAGTTAAAATCAGTAGGTGTTTCCTTATCTACCTCAACAAGATGAATACCTTTAGAATGGTGACCGAAATTAGCAGTGGCGCACCAAAGCAGTTCATCATCGCTAGCCTGCTCTGCTTTGCTTGGCAATCTCTTATCTCTGGCGGCGTTATAGTTGCGAGCCTTTACTGACCGAGCATCAGCCTCATGCCAACGTTCTCCGTGCTTGTCATAGAAAGCCTCCTTTGACATTCCAAGAATGAATTTTGAGTTACAGTTCTTACAGTTAGCGTGAATCTCTTCTTTCCATTCGCGGACAGAGTTTGAATCAACGCCATATGTTTCCGGGTCTTCAGTGGATTCGTATCGATCACAAATCTTGAATTGTGATGGAAGCTCTTTGTTAGCCGCAACAAGCTCCTTAAGTCGCCAAGTAATTTCATTTTCAAAAGAATTAACTTTATCCTGATAATCAAACTTCGTGTAAAGCTCACAAAGCTTTTTGGAAGGGGCAACGATATCAATTTCGAGATAGGTATAAATCTCTGCGCCAGGGTGCTTCTTGAAGACGCTACGAGCAGTTTCATGCATTACTCGTTCTGATTGAGCAAGAACTACGTGACCTCTTTCATTGTTAGTCCACCACTGCATAAGTAGCATCTTGCCACCAAGCGGATAATGAACCGGAAATGTATTTGATGTATTCATTTGACTAACAATCGTTATGATGTTACTGGCATATTGTGCAGCCATTTAGTGGCTACCCACTTATGGCCCTTAATTACCGGAGTGCCGGCATGAAGCGTATCTCGCTCAGTAGATTTTTCATCTAGCTTCGTATTGAAGAATAGAAGTGCCGAGCCCTTTTTTGGCTTCACTGAAAGCTTGAGAACTGGAAACTCCGTTGTGCCGCCTTCTTCTGGCTCGTTTAGATACATTAGGAATGTAGCAATACGCTGGCCTCCCACGATGCTTGGCGATACATAGTTATAGAAATCGTGATGAGGACGAAACTCCTGGCCAACCTCATATCGAATGACATGCATCATCTCTGCATGAGAAGCCGGAAAGAATGTAAGGCGAGCGATTCTTTCTTCGATCGCCTTAACAATCTTATCCTTACTGCCGGATAGGTTAGAAGCGAAACACGTTCTAGCATCACTAATATGCCTTGCGCTATCGCCATAACCTACCGAGCACCTTGCAAGTCCTGGTGTCGCCTGCTCAATGAGGTGGTCGCACTCATTGACAGAAAGAAAATTACTGAACGAGAAAATCCTCGGAGACCAATTCAAAACTTTGGCTAGAGGTTCCGCTCGATAATCATTCCTTCTTGACATTTACTTTCCTCGTTTTTTCAGAAATTCTTCTGCTGCATCGGCAAGGATTCTATCTTCAATATTAAAGATGTCATCCATCTTTTTAGAATCGGAAATACTAGAATTGTATGGAATAACATTCTCAATGAGCTGACCCAATCGAAGCTCAGGAACCTTCTCCCAAACTTTGAGAAGGCGATTCATAACGGCACGCTTCTCGCTGGAGGAGATTGCTCTGCCAATAGAGCGGAGACGATCTTCATTGGACTTACGAAGCCATTCTTTATGAGCGGCCTTATCTTCGGTAGCGGGAGACTTTGCCATGACAGTTAGACTCAGGGTTTGTTTTCTAGAACTTCTACTTCAGTAACAACGTGGTCATTCCAACACCAAGTGAATCGGGCAACGTTGTAATGAAGCTTAACCAATTTGTTTTCATTGATGGCCTTGGTAAGCAGATCCGAATTCTTCTTATCAGGAACCGTAAGCTGCATATCTTGCGTTGATACGGACCCAACGCCATCCTTCATAAAGCCCATGCTAACATCGAGATCAACACGATCTTTGCATAGGAGCGGTGTTACATTATGAAGCCTCTTTGGCTGACCAACCAACTCATTATTGGCAGAAGAGTTTCCGCAAGCATCACAGCCAGTAACAAGAAGCGGAAGAAGCAGAGCAATGATTCGCATTTTCATATTGAAATCCTTTATGATTTAAAAGTAAATGGTTGAGAATACCAGCCCCCGTGTCAGCATGCCGAGGCATTAACATTTCTGACATCCATTTTGTAAGTCGCATCTTACTGATGGTAAGCCAGAAAACTGCCGACACTTTGCTATCTAGGTCCCATGCGTAGGACCCAGGTAAAGCTACATTGCTAGTATCCTCATTGCTAAACAATTTTAATTGTTTAGGGGTGAAGGCACAAGCTTTGTTTTAAAGTAGAGCCCATAGAAGGAGTCGAACCCTCAAGACCTAGGTACAAACTAGGGATTTTACCGTTAAATTACATGGGCCTGTGATATATGTTATGATATGCGTAACGAAAACAAAATGAGCCACGCTGAAGCTGGTAGGCTTGGATACTTGGCCTCCATAGAAGGAACTAAAAAACTGAACGCAGAGCGTAGAGAAACTTATTATGCTAATCCAATTAAATGTCTAAATTGTGAAATTATAATTCCTTATGAGAAAAAACATAATAAGTTTTGTTCGCAGTCTTGTGCTGCAATTAAAAATAATTTCTTAAAAATTAAAGACCTTGCAGAGAAAATTGCAAAACCAAAACTGCCGCCTAAAGAATGTTTAAATTGTGGCCAGCAAACTAAAAACAAATATTGTTCTTTACAATGCCAGCAAACCAAACGCAAGAAAGATATCATATCGGTAATGCTTATTGAGGGTAAGGATCATAACCCATCCTGCAAAAACGCAAAACGATATCTTATCGAAGAGTATGGTCATTTATGCGCTGTCTGTAAGGGAACCGAATGGCAGGGGCAACCAATGCCGCTAACGCTTGATCACATCGATAACAATCCGGAGAACAACTCTCTAATCAACCTTCGAGTCATCTGTCCTAACTGTGACCGGCTCACGCCTTTCTTCGGAGCAAAGAACCGTGGCAATGGTAGAGCCACAAGACGGCAGCGGTATAAAGAAGGTAAGAGCTATTAGGCTACTCGCAAAAACTTTCTATGTGACTTATCGTAACGCTGTTTCTCTCCGTCAGACCATTTGATATATACCGATGTTGTAGTTGTTTTAACTACCTTACCAATACGCCACGGATACCAAACATCTGTTACGAACTTCTTCATACTGCCCATCCTGCTTTACGCCAGCCATCAGCATTACGATTACAATACCTAATGCCCTTTGCTGTCAAACAATAGGTTAGCATTGGAAGATATTTTTTAGTTAGAGAAAGATATGAGCTATCAACAACCCTCACTAGCCCTAGCTTGATGAGGCGACTCAATGGTTTGGAATTGCCAGACCTACCATATGTAGTAATGTCCTGCCTAGTGAAGAGAGCTACTAACCAACCAGTTTGTGGAATTGTAAGCTTCATGTCCAGGTTTCCTCTTGAACTGCCCGATCAAGATGCAGCAATCGATTGAGCTCATTTGCCCAATCACTAATAATCATATCAGCAATACCGCCGAGAGCCAATAGGACTTGTTCCCTAGTCTTATATTGGAAATGCTCATACCATAGTCGGCGTAGTGGATGCTCGTCATATTTGCCAGATACCGGATATGGTGACGTTCTACATTCAAGATCAAGCTCATCGAATGATAGTGCATAAAGGTCTCCTAGATAAGATGGAGGATCATCAATCTCACATAGACTATAAAGATCGTCTAGAGTAAAACTGTCACACCGATCTGTTCCGTAGAATCCAACTAACTCGTTTGGAGAACCAATGTCAACATTAGACTGTTCCCATTCACTATGAGCATCTTCAGCCCAGATCGACATTCCATCACGACATAGAAACTGCCAGAATGGCTGAATGAGATTCAGGACACGAGTATAGTTTTCGTGCGTTCCCTTTTTTAGTGAGACATAAACTACTCCTCCTTCGGCTCCCATTTTATTTAGTCTTTCTTTACTTCACAACTTAATTCTCAAGGTCGAGACTTCAAAGGTGGAATCCAACCACACAATGCTCATGGCACTGCGTACACTTAATCCGTATTTCAACGGAGTGCCCGACGGCTCACCGGTTCATTGAAATCTCAACATTGAGAGATAAATAAAAAGAAAAACTTACCCATAGATGGTTTTAGTATCTATGGGCCAAGTTCCCGCGTTAGTATTAAGGTTGAACGCAACAGAGGGCATATAAAAATAAAGCCTAGGTAAATTTTCAATGTCTCTTGTCACTACGTCAATACCACACTTCTTCGGATACAATGCATTGTTCCGAAGCAATCTCCAAATCATAAAAATTGTCCCTCGGTAGTTTTCTCTACCAAAGATCGTTATGTCCTATTTATCATTTCCACCACCACATCTTCTACCCGTTCTTTTACGATCTTAGAAATAAGTAGTAGTCGATGACCTGGAATAAAAATATCTTTTGCACTATACAAATTCAGTCCAGCCCCAGACCTAATCCAATCAGCCAGCTTATTTAGCCCATCATTAGATGATGAATGGATCGGATCCGGCTTATTATTATAAATATGCTGGAACGCATTTGGCGTTCCAATAAAATTTATAACGATTGTATCTGTTTTGTTTTCTTGATTAAGAAAATCAATTGTTACCTCTACATCATTGGTTTTAACCAAAACGGTTTTCGCTAACGGATTAGCATCAACACTGCCCATTGAGCGGTAGGGGCCGCCGTCGCACATTTTGACCATGATCGGCCTCCTGAAAAAATTGGCCTCAACCAGTTTTCTCTGGTTGAGGCCGTAGGGCAATAGACTAAATTCTATTTGCCTCCACCACCAGTTTTTTAACTAGAAACTGGAAACTTAACGAACCAAACTTGGTGCGTCCAATGAAGAACATATGGGCAATGTGCTACCGCTACATTTGTTCGGTATGGTAGGACCACAAAAAATACGACGGATAGCAAGTATCGCCCTATCACGATCGCGTTGTTCTATGTAGGTTCCTCGAAGCCAATTACGAAATTGGCTTTCTGTTTCTTCATTTTCCATTGAGTGAGATTCCTACGCAAAGATTGAATGGCAGAAAGAGTTTCCATTCAGTTGATAGTGGTTCAACGAACTTGTAAAGAGTTATCCATCCCATACGCCACCTAGAGAAAGTGGTGTAGGTGATTGATACATTATGAACTGTATCCTTGTCCCAATGCCAATGCCACCATTTCTCATTCATTGTAACCTCCATCTAAATTGGCGGGCCGGTAGGGACTCAAACCCTACATCGCATAGCATCAGCTGTGACTCTCTAATCTTTTTTTATGCAATACTTAATTCGGGGGTGGCTGCAAACTCAAGAAACTTTTTGCCCAATTGTTTGCGATCGACCGTCCGAATCTCCTATCACGATTAGTAATGGACAAGACACTATTCACTACTCTACAATCATTGTCTCTACGGTGAGGTTGAATGATTGTCAGCCCATATTTTTTAATTCTTCATCGAATGAGATAAAGAATCACGATCAATATAATTGAGATTACCAACACTTTATGTTTGAGACAATACCCTTTCAAAAGACGAACTACTTGTCCAATAGTAAGTCGGTAGAATACAACAACAAATCCCCAAAAAATAGTCCATCTATTCCATTTACGGCTGCTCATTAATCGCCCCATTCAATTCCGGCTTCCGCTAGAAGCCTCTTGGCATCATCAGTAATAGATTTACAGAAGTTCGCCTTAACTAGTCGGATAAGAAGATGGGCCATCTCGGGGGCCTTTGCTGCCAACTTACCCTTTGCGGCACCAACATCGTGAGTATAGTTTCCTGGATCAAACTTTACCAGCATACTGCCACCAGCAGGAAACATAACGAAACCAGAATGGTCTTCGCTTGGCTCGAAGCGCCACTTCTCTTCAAGAGGGATACTCATCCGATGGCCGGCTTCTTATCCACGTAATTAGTGAGCGCATCAATTGCTGCGATAGAACGGTGGCGAGCAGTATCTACGTCACGCAGAAGATATTCTAGTTGAACTTTTGCTGACGTTGCTCGTTCTACTGCCGAAGCATATGATAGCGATTCACACTTGGCATTGTCCTGTAGCTTTTTCAATGCATCATTCATTTTACTTTTCCTTTAGTGGAGTCGCCGCCATCCGAGAGGCGGGTCCAACAAACTTCATCAACATCCTCTTCACGAGCGTTTTCAATTTATTGTCACGAAGTTTCTTCGTTAAACAATTTTGATAAGCTGAATTGACACTACCTATCAGTATTCAAGAATCTTGCTTGTCAAAGCCATCTAAATCTCATTCCAAAACGATGAGACAATTTTTTGGAACCAGCCCTCGTGGGTTTATAGTTATTAGATTACCAGGACGATCTTATCTAATGACCAGCTCACGCGGCTTGCGCGTAAGCGTTTTGGTTATCGTTGCCGATTAACACTTGCCCTAATTGAATGGTAATAGGCTTCCCATTGCTCGCAGACACCAACTACGTTCGTTGTCGAAACCTTTCGACCCCGTAAGTTTATAGTCATTACGACTTATTATGATTAGTCACCGCTTTAGCAAACTTAATTACCTCCTCATCGTTAAACTTGTTACGAGCAAAATTTGCCATAACCGCAATAAATCTTACGTTACCTTGAACGTAACCAATAGAATTATTTATTCTATCTAGGCTGGCACTCATAGGGCTGAATGGATTTTCATCTGACCATTTAGTGGAGTCGTATGGAAGTATTAATTTCCAACCAGTGATAGGGCATATACCGTTTTGGTGATTCCATAACTCTGCCAAAAAATTTTCTGTTAAATCCGAAGGCCCCTTTTTATTGGAAGACCGTTTAGTTCTCGCCTTGATTACGCGAACATACCATCTAAATGGTGATAGATCATCTGGAGCCCAGACTTTACCTCTACCGGATAGGGCACGATCTACTGCAAAACTACGCGGAGAAATTCTATTGCTAGATGAGCCAGAGCAAGATAAGGAGCAGTAGAATTTTTCTACGCCATTCCGAATACGACGATCATATTCGTTTTTCGGTTTAGAAAACGATTTGTCGCACTCACTACAGGTTAGGTCTATATATCGCACCTAACCTATATATCAGGCTACTTGCAACCTTCGCACGTAGCCTTCGCACTATTGAAAGTGTAAAGCCTATCATCATCTGATACATGCACTTCAGGATCGGTAGTCTTCCTATCATCATCCGATCCCCACTTTGGCTCATTCCAGCTACCATCGCATGCAAACTGAATGTGCTTGTTATCAGAATAACATCCACGATGGACTGGTGCATCAATCTCTCGCACTCCTTTACGCGCGAGTCGTTGCCTACGGTTCTCCTCATAGGCGGCACGGACTATCGGATCGCGAAGTGCTTCTTCACAAAGCGCATCAAAATCAGTATCGCTCATACTAGCCCACCAGTTTTTGTCTTATCAAGCTTCATTTTTCCACACCTTGAACGCTTCAATTATTTTTCTTAACTCAACATCATCTCCAGTGCCAGGAACGTCTGGATGATATGTCTTTACTAACCACTGATAGTTAGCCTTAACTTCTTTAAAGGAAGCTGATTGCTTCACGTCCAAGATAGAATAGGCCTCGATCAGATTCATTAGTTTGGAGAGTGTTGTGATGTCGGAGTAGTGTTCTTGATTACTCGGAAGCCACTCATACCACCGAATGCAAACCGGTCAGTATGTTCCTTAAGGTACTTCGTTAAGAATCTTACGAGACCTTCAAAAGTCTCTGGAGGAATGATTACTTTTCTCCAATGCGCGATGTCCCTTATAGCCGTATCAACGGTGAAATATCGCATATCAGGATATCGTTTAACCCATTCGTCTTCAAAAGCTATGGCCAGATCAGTAGCTTTGATTCCAACCTTTTGTGGTTCGGCAGCTTGGTTCTTAAAAGTAGCCTCGTAATTATTATACGGAGGGCATATCCTATTTTCACCGTGCATGAATCTAGCTTTATTACAAAGAGCGCATGTGTCGTTGTGTGCAGACATTCTATTACCTATAGGCCACGACATGTTTGGATTCCGTCTCCCAAACAAACTTTAAAACATCAACTGCTAGCTTTGATCCTTCAATCAAAAGAATTGAGGATGCTTTGATTGTCCAATAGAGTTTCATTTGTTTATACCTACGTATGTATTAGTGGGACCTGCGGGGATCGAACCCGCGACCAACGGATTAAAAGTCCGTAGCTCTACCGGCTGAGCTAAAGTCCCTAAAGTTTTATTTCAACGCGATCTCATTAGGTGAATGAAAAGCAACGGGCATCCAATCATACCATCTCTTGCCAACCAAAACCCACGACTAAACATAGGTTGAATAACTATGCATAAGGTCCTGACTCCATCGGCTCGCCACCTTCTGATAATCAATCCTCGGTCGGCACATATTGTGATACCAAACGGTAATTGCATATCCGTCCTTTATATAGTAGGGTGGAATCAGTCGGGATCGAACCGACGACCTATAGCTTGCAAAGCTATCGCTCTCCCAACTGAGCTATGACCCCTAGTAATGCCCAAAATAACAGTGGCCACTCAGTGGAACGCACCGATATCCAGGCAAGTGGAACCAGAACCACCATGTTAAGTGCTATGGATAGTCATTATCGTAATCTTTAAATGCCTTATTAAGAGCTTCACGAATATCACTGGTTGATGCTAGGCCATCGTTCAGCAAATAATAAACGGCCGCCTTTATTGTTACATAACCAATATTAGCTCCCTCGTTCCAGGTGTTCTTGACATCTTCTTTATCAATAAGAAGCTGGACTTTTCTGAAAAAGATTTTTATGTAATCTTGTTTACGCGGCATTATCCTGACTATCCTTTACGGTGATACGACGTTCTCTTCGCAGCCGACGAGAGAGATAAATCCCATGCCAAACACGAGCTACCTTACGATAGATCCTACGTAGGATCTTTGATTGATTCTTATGTAGCTTTGTTCCATTCATGGATAGTCGTCTTCAATGAAGAAGAATTGAAGTTGTGGCCACGGAATGGAAAGATATCCTTCCACGTATCCACGATGGTATTCGGAATGGTAGGTTCCTAATTCTTTAGAATATTTTGGAAGCTTACGATCATGCCAGAATAGATCCTCGCCTACATCTTGGGCGCCATCCATAAATCCAATTTGGTAGGATAATACCATCGCTATTCCTTAAAATACTTCAAACACCTAGCAGGAATATCCTTAACCGACTCATCTTTAAATGAGTCGCAAGGAGCGGCATTCCTCTTTTCGTATCCAGATTTTGACGCCCTAGTAACCAGAGTAAAAGAACCGATTACCGTTCCAATCAGAATGGCAAAAATGATCCAATCATAACTTCGATTCTTCATTTCACTTTTATTTCTTTAGTTAGATAATGCACATCATCATCTACTTCTACAATTTCAACATCTTTTTCAAGAACATCCGTTTCGTTCCAATCACGAGTCTGCCACCCCAACTTTACAAAGCCGTTCTTTATTTCTAGAACGGAGTAGAGAAAGTTTGGTGTCAGCGTATCAGTTAGAAGCTTTGCTTTTTTCATTTTAATTAATGGAGTGGTGTATAACTGCTCGGGTGTTACGGCCCCGATACCACGTTCTCATAACGTTCCAACCCATAGGCGGGATTAGCAACCTATAGGCAAGATGCAATGATGGGATGATAAGATCATCGGGATAAAACACCCGGCAAATATCTCATGGCCCCAATCTTGCCGCAACCAACACTCATACCCACTCCTCACCAAATCCAATATCCGTCCTTCGCGGCGCGCTTGCTTGGCAAGAATATTGGACTTGGTGAGAAGGCGAAAGTTTTATCCTCCGCATACAACGTATTGATACGATGATGAAAGGGCGGAGGTTTTACCCTCCGCCATTTCGATAGCCACAAAAAGTGTTTCCAAATTTGCGATTGTTAAATGGGATAGCTAACTACGGCGCATCGCGGATCTGATTCATTCTATACCTTTATTTAGTGGTATCAAAGATGACTAGCTAAACACTTTAGTTCAAACTAATAATTAGTCTCGGGCCACCTACATGACATCCTCGCTTGTATGTTTCAGAGAGATACCTCTCACTAAATACAGCAATCAATACTGCTATGTTTAGTGAGAAGGCGGAACGCATTCCGCATTATCAGTATAATGAATTTAAAGGGCCGCATTACAGCGTCGTTTTGCCTATCTCTACTGTAAGACCCAGGGGGGCGCGCGTCAAGGCGCAAAGCGCAAAAACTGACGCTGCGTCAGTCGGTCGCAGCTCTACAATAGAAGGCAGTTTTTCGTCTTGCCCAGGACATGCTTGACTAGACTTCGTTCGCCTTTTCGAGGCGCTTCATTCCCTCTGCGGAAACCGAAATCTCCTTGGCAATCTCCCAGCCACGACCAATCTCGTTACCCTCTGCATCGGTATAGACCTTATCCCGACGCTCCGTGATAACCTTGTTCTGACGCTCATCGAAAACCGTCTTGCCCGTAACACCGCACTTAAAAGACATGGTTCATTTATCCTGCTAACTTATTTGGTATAACAGGTTCCGTTGTTGTTTGAAACTTCAGTAACGTTGATTAAGCAGTAAGCTTTTTAGAATTAAGAAATCTTCCAGGCCCACATACCTGCGCACAATCGCTTTGTGACTTCTCATCTTCTCCCTGACAGAAGCCGATGCATTTCCATCCGGTGATAATGTTTAGAGAGATGCGCAGCGAATCGCTCATCTTTTCTTTAGAAGCACATATGAGTTGTTTGGCATCCATACTACTTCTTGAGTGATTTGATTTTGACGATCAAACCAAGAAAGAATAGTTGAGCAAACATCCAGAGATGAATGATGAATTTGTACGGTGGAGTAATGATGTTTGCATTGACCCAATCTGCAAGCCTAACAATTGGTCGGGCACGTACGGCTCCCAAACAATTTGCCCAGATGCGATTCGTTTCGATATTCACTTCTCGAAGACGCTGAATCTCAAGGTGCAACGGAGCGGCGACTCCATCGTTATAGCATGGAAGACACTTATCTCCAAGCCAATCATTGACAAGCTTGCCACATACAGAACACTTACATTTGGGATTGGGCATTTTCTTTTTCTTACTAACTTGATATTTGGTGAGGGGTGAAAGCTTGGTTGCCCTAACTTTCAGTTCTGCGGGAACCCATCCTTTAGATTGGATGGGCAATGTGATTTTAGATGAGGGCTTAATCCTCACTGACCTACCACCGCTTAGGTAGGTGATGCTTTCAATACGAACCATTGTATAGTTCCTTTGTGGTGATCCCAACGAGATTTGAACTCGTGTGCTCGGAGTGAAAATCCGATATCCTAAACCGCTAGATGATGGGACCTAAACGTAACCAGTTATTTTCTTTGGCAGTCTTACGACGGTGACAGTTAGAGCATCTAACTACACACTTTTCTATCTCCAGATCAATTTTAGTTTTACTCATTCCGTAGCGCAACAGTGTTGATATGCCTGCAACCTTTTCGCCAGTAACGTGGTCGAAATCTAAAACGACAGGATCCTTTTCGCCGCAATCAACACATCCATCTTTCATTCTGCCAATGACGTAGTACGCAAGTAGTTTCTTGCGCTCTTTATTTCTAGCAAAATGCTTATCTTTATTTGCTAGATAAAAATCGCGGCTGATTGCTTTTGAGCAATCTCTACAGTTAGGTTGTAATCCAGACCTCTTTTTGTTGAAATCAGATACGGGTTTAGATGAGCGACACGAGCTACATACTTTGAAAGACAAAGACATACTTTGATATCAAAGTATGCATACTTTCCATGAAATTAACTGCGTCCAAGAAAAAATATATGATGACCTCACTAGTACGCGATCATATATTTCCCTTGGGCGACTTGCAATCAACAATTTGATGTGGAATCGAACCACAGTGTTAGTGATATTCACCCACCCATTACCAGTAGCCAATTGTTGACTGCCATTATCTAAATAATTGCGCCCTACTATTAGCTCCAACCAATAGCGGGACGACTTGCAATATAATACATGGAGGCGCATAGATGGATTTGAACCATACATTATCCTGCCTGGTATGCTAGTATTATGTTGCCATAACTTTACATTTCGACGCTGTTCCTTTAGGAAGTTTAATTCCTATTTGATCTAGGAGATGAGCAGGCTTGCTTCCACAAAAGCCATGCCAGTTTTCTCTATTAAGCCTATATATAGCTTTATAGTTAACCAGGCAAACTTCTTTGTTTAAGTTAAACCATTCCCATGTTGATCTAAACCAACCATTAAAGGATGGAATGCAACCGTCCTTACGTCTGGCAGGACAACATTTGTTTTCAGAAATCATTGTTACCAAAAACCATTTATCGACTTGAAACGAAGAGTCTCAAGGTAACCAGTAGGGTTCTTTAAGGTAGGAGGCTCTACGTCTTCCTCTTCCTTATGTTCTAATTCAGATTCAACTTGCTCGTCATCCTCTTCCACTTCTTCGGTGGAGAGATTAATTGCAGGAATATTCATTATAGGTCTCCCACAGACTTACTTCCATGGGCAGTTGCGCCAACACAGAACGACACCTTTGTATCGGTTGGCTTGGTTGGAATAGTGCCGGTTCCAATGAAGTCCATTGTTGCGGAACCCTTCTTCAAGAGGGTAAGAAGCTTGTCTTGATCAACTGATACCGGAAGATCCAATCCAGAAAACGGAGCATCAGACAACACAAGCTCATTAGAGGCGTCGTTGGTTGGATGAATCGTAACCTTGACGTGATGAAGGAATTTCAAATCCGAATCTGATTCCATCACAAGCTTTACAGTCGTGAGCTTAACGGTTGCGAAGTCAGAAACCTTATCTAGCGTAGCGGACATATCGGACGGACTAGAAGATACCTTGGCCGTTCGCTCTCCGTAATGAGCGCTTACGCTTTCCGGCACTCCAGGGAAACTGATCTCTTTGGAGGAGCAAACGCTTTCGATATCAATGGTTGCAGACACGCAACTGGCAGAAAGAAGTGCAGTGATGAAGAGAGGGATGATGCGTTTCATTTTAGTTCGCTGCTTTCTTGGCAACACGAAATCCGTAAATCACTTTTCCAATGTTGAAATGGAATGGGTAAAATACTTTTTGATTGCCAACTCCCCACACCCTGCCAAGGTTGTCGAGAAAAAGAAATCCTGATTCAAATCCCATCTTCATCCACTTCTTTGTGAGATAGTAATCAGGGTCCTTATCCTTACACTCCTCAGAGTCAATGTCAAGCCACTTATCAACCTTAACGGTTGATTGCTTGTCAAGCTCTGCGGGGGGAAGAGGTAGAACATTCATTTTCAAATCTTTCTTGGGAAGGTTACTGTTCCCCTATAAATATTAGACATAGATGGAGCATCTACCATATCGTATTCGTATTCTCCATACACAATACAATTGGGATCGATCATTCTACCTTGAAGAGATTCAAAGTCGGCCCACGCTTTATCAAGGTTTGATTTAATTTCTTCTACGGAATTTCCATGAATTAGCAAATGGAGAGATTTCATCTTTAACCTTTACCAAACAATTTCAAACCCCGTAACAAAAGTAGGAACGATCCACGCACTAACCTTTGGGTTACTCACCTTCACGTTGGTGGTTCCATTGTTATCGACGTAGTGCTGGAAGTTACTAGTATTAGCTACCAGCATAGTAGGCCCAACTTCAAGAAGCCAATGAAAGTTCCTTGCCCTTCCAAAACGCAATCCTCCATAGAAATTCAGATAATCATATCCGAGCGGAGGAAGATTAGTTGTGCCAGGAATACTTCCCTGGCCAGCAATGCCTCCCTGTAGATCGAAAAACAATCCAACCGGATTCCTAGGAAACAATGCCAATGGGTCAAGTTTGATTGACGCTCTGCCACCAAGATTCATTGCGTTGTAAGTCATTGAAACTTGCGCTCTGAATGCGCAATAGTTATCACATGCAACAATGCCAATAGAGGCGCCGGAAGGCACTCCAACATCGGCGCCAAGGCCAAGGCGAATTACTCTCGCCTCCTCATCGGCAGATGCTACCGAACTAACCAGTAGCGCAGTCACGAGAGCAGCGCCAAACAAAAATGACTTACGCATTTGATTACACCTTGATTATTTCTAGACGAATTGCCGGCTTACCATGACGAGCAAGCATGAAGGCATAAAACCCTCTGGCATCTTTTTCAACATGAGTGCAGAGCTTTAGCTGGTTATCTTTATAGATGTTGTAAAACACGTACTCCTTGTCTTGACCGAGACAATCGATCACATACATTGCAATCAGCATCTTGGATGCCATCATTATACCGACTACTGGAAGACATAGCATCAGGAGAAGATAGTCATGCACCTATTCACCTTTTCAGATAAATCTTTGATCTACAATTTTATTATCTTGTAGAAATACAACTTCATCACCATCATCGGGAATTGGATAGCCCTGATCTTTACAAGCCTTAAGTAGCGTTTCGGTATCGCTATCGATTACATCGATAACATAAAGTGCGTACTGACTTCCCTGTTCCCAATGGTATACTGCTATCATTTAATCTCCTGCCAAATTAGGCCTGAGCGAATTCTTTCGCATTATCTTCTTCGTCATCAATATCGAAATTGAGATGGCCGACAACTTTTGGTGCCGCTTGCGGGGCCAACCGGCTATCAGCATCTCCATTCACAATGAAATAGACTTCGGAAAGATTGTTGCGCCCAACCGTTCCTTCGCAGACAAGCTCAATCATCTGCTCACGAACTTCAGGCAACCTGATTGAGAATGTTCCTGAATCGAATTCCTTCGTAGCAGTGGTAACGCTTGTTCCATCATTGAAGATGCCAAGAATGAGATACTTCATGTTACTCCAGCGCAGAACATAAAGCCCGGCGCGAACTGCCTTTCAGTATTGATGTTGAGCGGAACAATTCCACCAACACCATAGACAACACCGCTTTCATACGGAAAGTAGTTTTCCTCGTGAAAGATATGAGAAGCCTTCCACTCATTGCCTTCTAGCTTATACCACTCGAAGCAAGCTCCACGAGAACCTTTGCTCTCAACGAAGCCAGTTGTATCAGAGACAACCTTCATTCGGGCCGGCATCTTAAGCTCGGCCATTGTAGGCGTACGAACGGTGCAGTCAGTAGGTCGAGGCAAAGCATCTAGATTCATTTTCTTATCTCTTATATCTTGCCATCTGTAGAACGTCATTTCCTTCATAGGTCAGCCATACTTTCTCATGCTGAGAAGCAAGAACCGAATAGTCTTTCGATTCCTTCTCGGTAACATTCAGAACCTTCATTGCGGCAGAGAATAGAAGCTTCTCATTCGTCATACGATCATGTGCCATCTTAACCGGGCCGATTCCTTTAAGGTTCGGCATATCAGCGAAGTCAATCCTAATGCGATTAACTCTTCCGTCTTTGTAGTAAAGAATCATTTTTGTCAATCTACGATGATTAGCTCATCGTCAAAAAAATGCATTGAGAATTTCCAAGGAACTTTTACGAACCAACCACATGGTTCGCCAGCATGAGTCCAACCTTCAGGATAGTAGCCTCGACTAACTATTTTTCCTACATCATTAGTTTTAGGAAGGGCAAATAATTTTTCCTGAACTGAAATGATTCGCACCTTACACCCAAGATGTAAAGTATAGTTTGGTAACGATACTGCTGTCCTATAAGCCATTACTATTTGGCCGATCCATCTGGATTGTAAATCAAACAATCTGCTTTGTGCAGATCGTCATCAGTATGTGATCCGCATCCGAGACAATAGGGTCGCTCCAAAGATTCCCTGTCAGCATCACGAAGTGCATTGCGAAGGTTGGCAATAAGCTTCTCCGCAGAATGCGCTCTCCTATACGTATGAGTAAAGAAGTCTCCTGGGAAAGCTTCGTCCTGTCCGGCAACCAATCTAGGCCTATTGGTTATGAGGCGCAACTTTAGTGGCGACAATGCTCTGCTGTTAGGATTCATTAGATTCCCATCCCGTAATGATGAAGTCAGGATACCAACCACCACCAATGTTATAAACTCTAATGGTGGCCTTATACCCAATCTTCGGGGGGCGCGGTGTCCATCCTTTGATGGTGCCGTGCTCTGTTAGAACCGCAACACATACTTCTTCGTCAGGGTCGCTAGGATCGTCTTTATCCTCAAGCTTCATAACGGTACCAACTAGATCAACAAAAGGACCGGTGGAGTCCGATGGATAACTCACGCCGGGCTTGAAAATCATTTGGAACCTCTGAATCTCCCACGAATGTCAATCAGCTTACACGCATACGGGGTCGGGTGAGTTTCTCCGTAGTGAAAACACTGACCAACCTTCTTCGTCTCACACCTAGAAGCGAACGGACAAGACTCTCCTCGCGGAATGAATCCACCATTAAGCTTCATAGCTGGCTCGGCGTCTTTATGATCGAGACTCCATTTGGTAGTCAGCATTTGATTTACTTTCAGTCAGAGGTGAAGAGATGATACTCCCATCCAGTTTCTCCCTGAGCCCTACCATTCTTCGTCCACCTAACCATGGCCTTCTGCGCCCCTTCATATGAATATGAAGAGAACGTTCCAAGACTTTTATTACCAGTCTGGATATGAATCGTTAGATAGACGAAGAGTAACACATCAGAGATATATCAGGCGAGGGTCGGCTTCCAAGTTTTGAGGAAGGATTCGGCAAACTTACGGGGAAGACGTTCATCGCCGTCACCATCAATTTGCAGATGATAATCCTTATCCTCACTGCCATGAATAGAAAACTTCTCGTGTGGAAATTTCTTGATAAGCTCCGGCATCATATCAATGAGAGGCGGAAGCTTCTTTCTATTAACTAGAACTACAAACATCATTCTTTCTTATCTCGATCTACGTCGGCAAGAGTTACGCGAATCTGATATGCCGCCGTCCTATATCGACTCAGCTCCTCAAGGGAGTTAGCTAATCTTTTTCTTGATTGTTCGGTTAGAAACACACACGGCGCATCACGAAGCAATGCCGCAATCTCTTCCAGAGTATGGTTTTGCGAGTCGATGTATTTCATGATCTTACCGCCGGAGTATATCCGTACGAATGTAAAATGTTAGTTGCCGGAATATACATTGCCTCGGTAACTTCCCATCGATAGAACCGATCCTCATCACATGCGGTAGAATGAGAAACCTTATTCATTGCCTCTACTAGACGAGGAGAAAGGTTCTCAACACAATCATGAATAGTAATATGCCCCGTATGCGGACTGCCAATATAATTCTTCATGAATGATTACCTTCTAGGCTCTTTTTTACGCCTGCCGATATCTTCGCCTTATGCTCTGCGCTTTTTGGCCTACCCTTTTGGGTATTTGATATTTTCTGTTTTGTCTCGGCAGACATATGTAAACCAGTTCGCCCAGAACTTATTTTCTTTCTTGTCTGTTCTGAAACAATCCGTTGGGATAAAACCTTTTTGGTTTCATCCGAATGATGTTTACCGAAAAAAGAATTGCGGTCTCCCATTTTACTGCGAGAAATTTTCTCTTTAGTCTCCTCAGAAAGAGGAGGGTTAGCTCCGCCAGACTGCAAATTGAAACCGTTATTAACGGAATTATATTCGATAATGTAATTTGTTTCTAAAACGTTAGCTTGCTGCAACGTGGCGCATTCATCAATGACTGATATGTCAAACTCATTTGCGCCGTATTTTTGGATAGCATTGCGTATCCGCGTGCAGCCACTAGTTTTAAGTTTATGATTTCTCCACCTGCTTAATGGATTGGTAGTTAGTCCAATGTAGGATCTGTTGGATTTACGATGAAGAATCCGGTAGATATAATACATAACTGTTATATACCACCCTGCTTACGACTTTTACTGGGATAAGCGAGTATACAGATGGAACACTAACGTTCCTAACAAAAGGAATCTTATGTCTCTACTTACAATCGTAATCGTTCTCATTCTCGCTGGCGTTGGGCTCTACGTCATAAACTCTATTATCCCAATGGACGCAACCATAAAGAAGGTAATCAATATCGTTGTTATCGTGGTTGTTTGTCTGTGGTTAGTAATGAGTCTATTTGGCGGAGCTGGAGCTGTGGGTATTCACATGCCCCGCATTAACTGATTAGTAATTAGTTTTTACCCTAAACCCGCTTGGTATAACCAAGCGGGGTTTTTTATTCAAGCTCAATCATTACGACACGAAGCTGTTCGTATTGTTCTTTTTCGCGAATATATTTACCATCAACAATGGTTTCACGAACTTCATCAAGACTGTCTAGAGAGCCAGGGCCGAACGGCCCCATAGTTGATCCGACCCATACAGGCAAGCTTTGATCCATTGTCTGGAGTTTAGCAATCAATTCTGCAACGGTCATTTCATTTTCCTTTAGAACTTACAGAAGGCTGAGGTCATGGAAACGTTCGCCTTTTCCCAAAGAACCAATTGTTCTTTGGCCTTAATGATCTTTTCCTCGAAAGGAGGAGGGCCATCTTCTCCTCTGAAAGAGAAGGTTGGACGACCAGCAATCGTCACTCTTGCCATTGCCTGCTTGCCATCAATCCAATCGCGAAGCATCTGCTTGCGATCAGTTGGAAACTCCACGCCAGGAAATGACTCGAAGAAATCCGAGAAGACCTTTGCTTCACTATACTCGTTGAGACCGATCCATTGAACATGACCGTTCTCATCGAGAAACATACACGCAGCCAGGCGAGCGTATGTGCTTTCAACCGCCTTGTTCCAGATATTGCCCTTCTTTGGGTTGGTGGTCTGGTAACAGAATCGGAAACCCTTATTGGGTTTCAACTCCAACCAGCATCGCTTCTTACAGCGAAGACTGAAGCCATAAGGGTAATCACCAATCAGATACGCGGTATCTTGCGACGTATGACCGTAAAGCGGCGTGACAACCATTGTGGCCTCGTTGTAGTGTAAGGCCGGCGTGAGGTCACGTCAAGGCCGTTGTATTGCTAGGGAATAGAATTGCCTGGGTGTGCGGGAACTGTCTTCCAAGCCTCGGGAATGGTGAAAAAAGAAACCAATGGCCCCTTAAGGATGTACGATTTAATAATCGTATCATCATTAAGTACTCCAACATACTCTCTGCATTCACTAGCCTCAAGAAGTCTTGTTGGAAGAACCTCATTATTACCATAGGTATCCCAATCTCCAATTGGGCACTCCTCAATGATAACTCCATCGCGAGCATACCACTTTTCCGCACACTTAAGTGCTTCTTGAGTATTCAAGAAGAACCCATGAACTACGTGGCCATCATCCATGCCAAGATCCGTATAGACTCGAAGAATTGATTTCATTCTAGTGCCGTCTCAATCTCTTTTCCTACAACGATGGAGACTCCCACGACTACTGGAATTGCAAGCAATGTAAAAATCCCAACGAGCCAATACGCTACTGAACTGCCATTTCCAGTAATATGGTGGAGCCCATACAGATTATCACTAATGAATTGGCCGAACATAGCTACGCCTGGAAACACAAACAAGCCAACCACTACCGTGGTAACTGCACCAAGAATGGCTCGGCCAATCTTGTATGCAATAGGATATGAGCGCTTGAATGGAACTACTTCCTTGGGCTCGGGAGGCTCGGTAGGCGGAGGGCAATTAGTTCGATACATTAGTAAATCCTTTGGACGAGAGTGTCCGCTTTATGTGAGCGAAGCGAGCGATACCGAACTGGATCTAGTTATCCAGATGATCAAACTACTTTATTATTATTCAGTATAACTATTCCCAGACCGAGAGCTTTGTGGGCCGCGCTACCGCTTGGCCTGCTATACTCGATCGTCGAAGACTGCTGACCTCACCAAGTGAGGTATATCACAGGATCTTAAAGTTTAAAGAATAGTAATAAAATACTTTATGTCAGTTGAGTATCATCCACCTACGCCCACTATCAGGGTCAATATTGTACCGATGATACTCAGGCATCGTGAAGCCATTCTTCTTGTATAGATGAATAGCTCTAGCGTTACCGCTAAGAACGTCAAGGGTAATCGTCGTCATACCACGGTTACGAGCTTCTTGAATAAGCTCAAGCATCATCATGTGACCGTGACCCTTATCACGATTCGCCTCGGAGATAACGTAGTTACAAATGAAACCAACCTCATCTCCATGAAGATCAAACCTGCCAGTTACTTTGGGATCCGAATCACATACCCACGCATAGTGATTGTGTGTTTTGATAAGCATGGGCATGTCCTTTCATTTTTTAGTTTCGAGATATGGAATGGGGGATGGAACGACTTCGCAATATGTAAAGGCTTTTCGATAACCTTCCCACCAAGCTTTACCAGTAGCAAGACGCTGCTTTAGCCAAGCATCTTTCCAAGAATCTCTTTCGGCCATAAGGCTTTTCAATTTTGAATTCAAGCCATTGATTTCTTGATTAGCTTTAGCTAAAAGCTTTCGGTCATATTCAACTTGAGGAAATGGATCTGATTCAAACTCATATTGCATATGTGCTCCATTGAAAAAGCTTGAGAGACACGGTGCTTGGTAGTGGTAGGCTGATGCCAAACTTATAACCACTTTAGCCGTTAGCCTGACTTGCTGATTACTACTAGGGGAGCTACCCGGTTCGCAAGGTAGAGCGATACCCCAAAAAGGGGAACCAATACGCAATCAACAAAAATAAATTCCATTTTAGGGAATATATTCCAGACCTTGGTAATACTCTGCTAAAAAATATTACCTTTACCATCCAATCTCTCAGTGGTTCGCATAGGACTTGCACCTACATGCCAGGGTGGGAGCCCTGTATACTGCTTTGTATGAACGAACCTAATTCACATTCTTACGTGGAATGCGACATGTAACGGCCATGATAGTCATGTTATCATTATTCAATACTGAATGGGTCGTGTCCTTGATTGACACCTTAACGTTTGGGAAATTCAACTTTAGTAATCGAACGGCCTTCTTTAGGAGAAGGTCAAACTTCTCTGGAGTTAAACTTGAGACATCTTTGGCCAAGTAGTATGGCTCAGTCATTAGCTCTATAGTAACTTCAAAATGAGAGGGATGCTCTTCCAAATTATTATCTGCAACGAATGGGTATAGGTCTTTCATAACCGCATCCATTCTATCTCTTACAGAATCCTTCTCTGTATCTCCCGATACTTCATCTAGAAATTCATCGGCTAACTTAATGAGTTCTGAATTGGCTGCCATTATGTAATGATAGAATATTCACAGAAGTGTATTAGATTACTCGGAGAGTACGAACCGATAGTTGGAGTCATCGATGGAAGGTTAAAGGCCATCACCAATGTTCCGAGGCATCCCTCTAACTGGTTGCTGAACAACCCGCACATAGAACATAATCTAACACACTTCAGTCGGTCCTTGATTATAGGCCTTTGGGGGAGGAGAATCCATAATCAAGGACTGACTGAAAAGCGTTAGAGATTAATGATTTTAAACCAGCCCCTAACTTTTGGGCGCCTTCTAACTATGAGAGACTACCTCTACGGTCGAGGGTGAGATCAAGCACCCAGCGGCAAAGGGATCGTTTTACATCATAGAGTTAGCGGGCTGATTGAAAAGCGTTAGTGATACGGTAGAGCCAGCTACCGAACCTTTATTCAATTACCATTACTGGATGGTTGCCGCTATTACATTGCGGCTTCGCCTACTGATAACCAGGAATCAATTCTGCGGGGATAAGGAGGTTTTAGTCAGTTCCCTAACCTTGCGTCGGATTTAACCGCGAGTGTTTATCTTTGAGCTGCATCATGGACTTATGCTCGATTCAAATGCTGTTACGCACACACAAGCTCATTGTCAATAGGTATGTATCATTTCAACCTAAAGACTCAGCATTCTACTTACATCCCTGTATCCTACCTGATGTAATCAAATAGGCCGGGGATAAAGACTAGAAACTACTATCTGACTTATAGTTTCCATTACCGGCAAATTGTATTTCAATTCAGACCGGATTGATTTATTCCGCTGCCTCTTCCGGGATCGGAAGGCGCAGGCTATTGAGCAGAGCGTTGCGATCCTCCTTGCCTTCCGGCATAGGCCTTCCAGCGAGAATCCAAGCCTTGCGCTTGACGTGATAGTTGCGATGCCCGGTGAATCGGGCTTCGTTGCAGTTCTCGGCATTGATAGCCTTCTCTGCACGCACACGAGTGAAGCCCTTTTTGGCAGCACTCAAGTTCTGACGCTTGATGCCCAACTGGATCTTACTCTTCGTTCCGCTTCGTCCCCTAGACATGTTCGTTCTCCTTATTTTGTTGTGATATATCTAATCATAATGCATAAAAAATCTAGAGACAGACTCCATCCCATGATGGTTAGCGCCAGACAAACTTATAATCACTCCTATAAGAAGAAAGATAAAAATTGCTGTGATTTTGAAACCTTCTATCGGTTATCACAACTACCTTGCCATTACTGTGGGAGAAACCCATTTAGAATTTACAATATAGGAAATTGTAGGGAAGGTAGCTATTATACGACCGATGAGCAGAAGGAGAATGGTAATTTTGTTTATAACGGAATTGACCGAATAGACAGTACGAAAAGTCATACTTCAGATAATTTAGTTCCGTGTTGTTGGGTATGCAACCGAGCGAAGGCAAATAAGCCTGTAGAAGAATTTCTTGAATGGATTGAGTTAGTATATAATTATACTAAACTAACTCATCGAACATCCGACACAACCGTTTAATGATATAGATGTTATGCATCCTACAACGGAAGCCAATATATACCCATGGTTGCACTAATTCATATTGCCCTTTATACTCGGGAACCTTTTTGAAGGCCTCACAATATTTTGCCGAAAAGAATTTCGACTGTGTATTGTATGCCAAGTATGACATAATTTTATGTGTGCCGCTTTCTGCTAACTTTAGTGCCAGACGGAAAATTTGATATAAGATCGCAGATGTCACAATCATTTGAATTGTGACTGCTCATCGAGTTAATGGTATCTCGAAGCTCTCTCATTGGCTTGCCAGGCGGACCCTCAAACCAACAGAAGTCTCCACGCCCATCATCGTATTGAGATATGACTCCATCGGATACCGCCTTCTTAAGCAGCGGTTCGGGGTCTTCTTTCCACGGACCATGTATTTCGTATTTTACAATACGACTCTTCGATGGTCCGAATTGTTTATTACGCTTACTCATTTTATTAATCTATGAATACATGAATAGGTTGCGCATATACATGGCTGAACAGTTAGGCCATCGCCGCCATCAGGGTCGGGCACATGAGGAACTGAAACAACCTTGCCATCTAGTCTAACGCATTCATCTAACTCATGCAACAAGGCAAAGGCAATTAGATTGCGGACAGCACACACAACGTCTAGCTCTAGCATATCTTCTGGGTTGATATACTTCGCCGTGCTTAGCCTTACCCAATTGTAAGGAGGACAATTAGACTTGACGCTGAAGTAAATCTTCAGCATCACACCAGAGTTATGCTTGTTACATTCAATGAGGATGTCCATTAGCGATGGATACTTTTTAATATCCACACGTCCAATCACGGAGATTGCTTCGTCCTGCGTCATCCGTTTTACCTTCAATGTTTTATGTCTATCGCCGGAACGGATAAAGGTGCGATCGACACGATTAAGAGAGTAAAGAATAATTGAGGAATCGAACCTCTGATCCGTCGATCTTGTTGCCAAACTAAAAGGGAATCGAACCCTATCCTAGCCAGGTATCCTTTACTCTCAGCGCCCATGGTAGGAGTCGAACCTACAACGACCCGGAAAGACTACGCACCTTCTACGGTGGATAATCCGGCCAGTATGTCTGCCAATTGCATCACACGGGCGGAAGGATCAACCTTCGTGAATCGTATCGCCGGCCTTCACGTCAGAAGCAACAATGTTCTTTCCATTGCGCATGACCGTGAATGCTCCACTGATAGGAAACTGATTCTCCTCCAGCGGCGTGCCTTCCTTACCAGGAGTAAAGCCCGCCGCCTTACATGCACGTCGAAGCTCTCGCGTCTTGCCCTTGAGTGACTTTTCAAATGCCATTTTCTTTTTATTCCTTTCCGCTATCTCAGCGGCCAGATATTCCCTAGCGGCACAATCGCCACAATAAGGATCGCCACATCCATCACACGCACTCACGGCTCGCCTCCGTTTGCTTCCCATACTGATAGCGTAGACTTGACCCAATAGTCACAATATGCAATACATTCGTGTATGCATCCATGAACGGTGGGCCCATAAATATCTCCCAAGTTAAGTCTACACATATAAACTTGATGACACTCTTCGCACCGCCACAAATCTCCGGTCTTCAAAACTACAGGTGGCTTTTCAATTACATTGGAAAAGTATTGCCACCAATGTTTCTTGGATCCAAGATCAGGCTTAGGAAGCTTGCAGGTGTGAGTGACTAGTGGTGGAGAGATGGATTTCTTGACGGGCTTAGGAGGTGATGCCGGAACCACAATTAATCCAAACCTTTTTATGGGGACCTCTACATACACCACCATCTCTGCCGGTTGTCTATATGGCATTACCAAAGATCCTCGGAGTAAAGATCAGGGCCATCGTATCCGCCCTTACGGCGATTAATCTGACCAGACTCGGTTGCGATTACAAACGCTTCCTTACGTGTAAGAAACTTGCCGGCATCATCAACGAAGCCTTGAGTATCGCGCTCTTTACCAACCTTGCCAGCCATCATGCCCGAATGCAGAATATGATGGTGGCGGTTTGGTTTAGGTAGAGAGTAGGTAACTCCATCCCTAACGATTGCTACATGAGTAATCATTATCTTTTTCCCACACCAAGCAAGGATGCCTAACGGCCCACGATGCGCTATACGGCGATTGAGTGCGATGAAAGAAGCATTTCCTCTATCACACCAAAAGCAGTTCGCCTCTACACGAGTAGTCATTCACATATGCTCGGAAGCAACCTTACTAAACATCCAAGGCTTCGTCTCGAATGTCTCTACGGCCTTGCCATTACTGAATGGTTCTAGGAAGACGGAACGATCAGTAACTTCCGGCCCCTCGAAGAACAGAACGCTTGCTCCCCTAGAGAATCGAATGCTATGAATTTCATCTGCCTTCATGGAGTACGTATCACCAGACTGGTATCTATTCTGAAACTCCTCATAGACTTCAGGAACACCAGTTCTGGTAATATCATACTCCCCATGAGTAGTGCTTGACCGACGCATGAATCCAATCGCATAGCTATCGCCATGTTCGGAAGGCTTAAAGATGATATTATCCACAATACCATTCAGAACCAGGCAGGAGAAGTCAAACCGATGACTATGCGGAGTAATCCACTCGCGTGAATTTCTATCGGTAGTAAAGAGTCGGACCATTCCGTGACCCTCACCACCAACAAGCTCTGACGTAAGGCCAGGAACCACATACTGATGTATGGGATTGTTGGCCATAGACTTCACAATCTCAAGAAGATTTTTCATTATCGATATGGCCCTTCAATACCTTGAGGGTGCGATTGTTATCGTCTTCCCATGCCTTGATTGTTTTCTTATTGCTTTTTTCCCAAGCAATATAGATTCGCTCATTACTTTCTCTCCACGCATCAATGACTCTATTGGCGGCATTGTATCCACCAATAGCAAAGCCAACGGTAAAGGAAAGTGCAGCAACACACGCGATTGCAATTATGATTAGCATTTGTCCCCGCTCCACCGTCTCTTTTTTAATTAGAAGACGGAAACTAATCGTCACTAGCTCTTTAGACTAGGACTGACGGAAATTGTTTGTCCCTTTGCATATCCGCGACTCATTGCGATATGGTCTCTCTGCGCCTTACTGGCCGCAGCCTTACCAATCTTCGCTTCAGGATTCTTATTGAGATAAGCCTCCTCCGCATTCTTTGCCTTATTGCTAACGAGAACCATTGCCCCGGAAGAACCAGCACGAAGAACGGCATTACGTTCGGCATTCATCTTGTCAACGAATCCACGGACACAACCAAGTGCCCAAGATTCCTTTTCAGGATTGACGCCGCGTTTGTTACGAAGTCTTCCTTCATCATCCACAAAGATGTTACCTGCCGGATGAGCGGCATCAACAAGCTCTTGAATGAGACCGACAAGATACTCGAACATATAAAGAGCAACTTCAATGTCACTCTTACATCCGAAGACGCGGTAACGACTACCGCGTCCAGTAGAAGACTTGTGATACTTCAGACAGTAAAGTCCGTTAAGCTCGGCAATCTTCCATGCCAGCTCTGCCTTCCAAGGAGTAGAGCGTCCGGTGTCATAGATGATATGCTCACCTTCAACATCGATATCTTCGGCAGTAGCTTCTCCGCGAGAAACTAATTCTGCTTCCGAGATTTGAAACTCAGCCATGTACTTGGATGCAGCTTTCGCGGCAGCTTCGGCTTCATGGATAGAATGAGTCCCATTCGCAAGACGGCGCAGATTGAGAATGCGTGCCTTGATCTTTTCGAGATTGGTAGTCTCACTCATAGTGATATTCCTTTGCGTAGGAGGACGTTGGTTTTTACAATCTCCTCTGAACCAACAAAACAGGCTCGTCGTTCTCATGCCGAGGAATGAGAATCAACAATCTCCTTATAGTTCTGAGGTTGAGAATCAGACAGCAGTATGGATTGACGTGGGATGATATCGAGGAATGTGCGCGTGGTTAATTACTCCAATTGCAATCAGACCTACTATCTCCTCGTCGCCTTATGTAGCCATGGTCCGCTATCTGATTCTCAATCCCAGAACTGGTTATTTCACTGACTCATATCAGGACATGTGCAGTCTTCTTGCTCACAATCCACACAATGGAAAGCTTCCTTGGGAACGCCTCGAAGACAGGCCTCAATCATTTTGGTTTGCAGGTATGAAGTATTGAATACTCTATACAAAGTAACCCAAAACAATACTACTATCTTGCACCAAAAAGACTTGGCAGGAATCACTTTTACAGTGACAACTGGTTTTGCGTTATTTCTATACATAACCTATTGTCCGAACGGTGGAGGGTCAGGAAGGTCTTTCCAAGGAGGAGTCCATCCGGGGTAACACTTACCATCCAGCTTCACCGTACCATCGTCACACTCATAAACATCGATGCGGCAATTACCACCGCTAACCGACCTAGTAATGTAACAGACCGACCCAGGAGTCTTTGAATGATCTTCAACTGGAGCCGGTCTTTGCGGCGGTTCGTTTGCAACCGGAACCGGATAAGGATCCGGGTCTCCATCTGCCGCACAACCACACATAGAGATTGAAACAAGAATCACAATTGAACGTAACATTATGACTCCTAGTTCCAGTTTTTGTCTATCTCATTCAGAAGATCAGACTCGCTCCATCCAATAGACTTTAGGACAGAATCAAAACCATCGACGTACTCAGAGAGTAGATCAATATCTACTGTAAAGATACATGTGATTACGTTTCCATTTTTGATGGAAAAAATATTGCTATCTGAGGAATTCCTAGATACTTTTCTAGTAAGAGGGCGCATCCTTTTTGCGATAGAAGTAAGTGTAATCATTGTGTGCATTTCCAAGTAGTCATAGCCATGCAGGTATTATGCCAGCGACGATTTAAGTATGCATTCCAATTCGACTTGCACCAGTTAGTCGTATAAGCCCAGCTTTTGTAACGACGAATATCGTTCTCGCATCTACGAAAGAAAGAGACGCAACTACAGGAGTAGCAATTGGACATGCTATTGGGGCACTGATTACTTCTGGGTCCGACAATTGCGTTCATTCGCGTACTCCTAGTATTAGGAGCCTTGTCTCATCTTTCAACTTTCATCTTGCGAATTTACGCACGGTTATTTTGAACGAAGACAGCGGCTCGGACATGCAGCACTCGCACCCGTAGATGCTCCTCTTTCCTCTGCGCCTCCCGTATAGGAAGGGGCATTTGCTTTTCTGGAATCTTCTAAACTCGTCTTTGCACAATCATTCACCCACCGCGCTCTCATAAGACTTCCGACGCTTCTTCTTAGCCATTGTTATTGCCTCTAACTCGTCTTGGTATTCAGAGAACTTCATTCTCTTTTACCCATCGGGTTGTCTTTGGTTGATTGCAAGCCAGTTACCAAGCCATTCTCCGTCATAAAGCACGGAAGCTCGCATGCATCGCAATAACAGTCCTCGTCAGAGTAACAAGTTTTTGCGCGAAGGTTGCAAGCGCACTGACAGTAAGGGCACTTGTCTTGCCCAATACAATCAGTACATGGAGGGTCAAGTTCATTTGAGGGTGACACATTTGATTGTGTGAGCCCATATCCATCAGGTGATGCATCACAATAGATGCAGCCGCCGCATCCAGCATACGCGGGACATGACATGTAGTCTCCTACTTGGAAAGGTAGAGCAACGCAACCACAACCACAACCACGGTAATGAAAGCTACCATGTCACGTCACCGGGCCGTAGATGGTATCAAGATGACTCAACCTTTTGGCAACCATCCTGCGCGTCCAACGTCCGCTGAAACGCTCCAGCCGATCCTCGATCGGCTGGAAGACATTCTGATAGACAACCGTTGCCAGCCTGGACAGCACCGAGTTATTGAGAAACGGATTCAGATCCACGGGCGTATCGTTGTAGTTCATTGACTTTCCTTTTAGGGTTAGAAACTTCCCGCCACCCCCAAGCTTACACTTGGGAGTGGAACGGAAGGGCCTTACTCCTTACTTCGCGTTGGCGTTTGCAGCGGGCTTGGCAGCCTCGGCAGCCTTCGCCGCCTCGACAAGCTTCGCAGCAGCCGCAAGCTCGGCAGCCGCATCTGCCTCACGCTTCGCATCTGCCGTTGCCTTCTCCTTCGTGAGCTTCTCCACAAGCTCAGCAGAGAGGCGCTTCTTGTAGTGGTAGCCGGCGTTGCGACCGCGCTCGATGTGGATAAACTCGCCCGGCTTGGAATCGAGGAACGCACGGACGCGAACCTCGTACTCCGAACAAAGCTTCTCCGTGGGAACTTCCCCAAGGATACCGATCGCCATCTTCGCGACGATGCCAGGAGACATGTTGCTCATCTTGGCGTACTTCTCGTCCGTCATGATCTTGGTCGTGGTGGTGACGACGGCACTCGTGATGCCCTTGTCCTCCTCCGCGTACTTGGTAGCAACCTCGCGAGCGTTCTTGACGCACGCCTCGATATCCACACCCGTGCCATTGCGGGCAACGGGAACCTCGAACGACGGGACCTTGGATTCGGTAGCGATCTTAGCCATGATGATAGTCTCTTTTCTTTTGAATGTTGAGTGTTTGTTTAAGAGCAGGAGCGACCCTCAACCCGTCGCGGTGCTCTGTGCTTGAAGTGTAAGATAGTTACTGCGACCGGCCTTGTCAAGTACCGGCTTGTCGTTTTACGTTCTCATCCACGTGAGAACTTGGCGACGAAGTTCTTGGCCGTGCATCGATGACCCAACCCCGCGGAAGTCTTTGCGGTTTTCTTGGTTGCCGTCTTACCACCGGGCCCGTGCCCGAGGATGCGACGCATTGCATCAACGCGGTGGATACGGGTAGTGACCCCATCTGCCATAGCGTCGATATAGACCGAGCTCTCATTCTGAAAGAGCTTGCGGTCGGCAATCTTCATTACCTCCGTATAGAGGTCTGCGTCATACACGGCAGTGCAGACTTCGCTCTCTCCGTCCTTCTCGAAAAGGAACATCTGGTACCTCTTCGGAAGGCCACGCTTCTTCGGCTCCGTAACCTTCTCGATCACCTTCGTGATCTCGCCGGTCTCCCTATTGATCTTCTCCGTAACCTTCTGAGGTTTCTCGGTGAGAGGATCCTTTTCCAGAGCCATCAGCGTAACGATCTGCTGGAGAGCGCCGGTAGGGAAGATTGTCTTCTCTTCCAACATAGCGAGAACCGGCATGACAGTCGGAAAGGTGCAGAGAAAGTTTCGATGCTCAGCGAGAAACGTTGCAGCATCCACATGTCCAACTGCACGCTTCATAAAAGTATCGATCTTCATTATTGATTCCTTTTCGGTATCATTGAGAACCCTACTTTATCAGCAAGGCTCGTAGCCAGGTTTAGAACGCGCCCAGCCGGAAACTTATTGTTGGCGGGCAAAAGCACTTTCATGTAATAGTATCCGCCGTTACGACTAACGGTACCAACTACTAACCAAGCATCCGTTGCGGTATGCGTCTTAATGATTGTAACACGCATATCGCGAAAGTCATCCGTAATAGAAACATCGTGAGAGTGGAACTTATTGTCAATCCCTTTCGTCACGAACTTAACTGACGGTCTCATTCAGAATCCTTTCTTTAATACCGGCCACTAACTTACATATAAACTAGTGGCCGGGGTTTAAAGAAGTGAGCCTTACTTACTTCTTCGTGGCGGCCTTCTTCGTGGTGGTCTTCTTGGCATTCGCTCGACGAGTCGCCCATGCCTTGTTCGCAGCGACGGTACCGGGGCTGACCTTCGGCGTGGACTTGCGGGCGGTCTTCTTCGTGGACTTGGTATTGGTAGCCATATTCTTCTTTCTTACGTTGTCGGTTTGTTAATGCAAACAATGTTTCCATTGCTCACACGCATTACTACAAGTCCCATCGGGCTACCGTCACATACGGCAGTATTGGATTGGTACCTGTAAAGGTTACTCTTCCTAAAAGGAAGATGCTGGTTGGTTTCACACCTCGCTTTCTTATTCGTACGATACACGTTATCGTTCAGATAGTCAAGCCTTTTTGTATCGCAAGGTCCGTTCTTGCATTCACTACACAACACGCCGTTACATGCAAGATCATCCTTGTATCCAACTGCGAACGTAAGCATCACAATCCCATCCCAATGGGCCTTGTGTAGCAAGCGAAGACATTCATTCAGAACTTCTACGCTAGTAGGCAGAATGTTGCAGAGATCAATATTGACAGACGAGAGCGTTGCCGGAACACGATCCAGCAATGTATCTCTCACTCGTTGCTGAATACTACAGTAAACCGCATCGACTCCTCGCGCATATGCTAGGATCACGGCATTGTGATTAAGGTCACAAGCCAGAATCCTTTCGTTCCTAACTCCTCTGCCTTGAAGCTCGTCAATATCACCTCCATGTTCGGAAGCGATAATGATGTGGTTCTTACTGAAAAGATCCTTTTCGGGAATCTGATCGTATGCCCAGGACCTAGCAACCACCTTTGCGGGTGAGTCGCCGCGATACTTACTCATTGATACTAGCTCTGAGTTTTGCTAGTGTCAAGCTTGAACTTCTCGATCTGCTTGGTCGAGAAATTCTGACTGAGACCGGACTCCTTACACCACTTCAGGTAATTGACTACCAACGTGGTGTTGTCCTTACTGAATCCGCACTTAACCCAATTGCTACTGCCGCATCCACGCGGCCACCGAAAGTTCTCCTCTACCAGAGAAAGTTTGGTCTTGATACCAGGAGCCTTCGCGACCGTAGGAGCCGAGCGAGTAGGCAGAAGGTGAGGAAACTGCTCGGTAGCAATCTTTGCCGGCTTCTTCTCGAATGAGATCGTTGAAGCGAGATCCCTCAGAATCACCGGCTTGAACGCCGCCGGGACTTCAGCGAAGAGATCGTGAAGCTCATTGAGTGTGTCACGCAGAGTCTTGGACATACGAATACTCCTTTACGGTCGTAGTTGGAACGGATAGAGCGGGGATATTACCAATCCAGCTACCAGACCGATAACGATACAGATTGATAGAAACCACACCCACCATTCAATTTCTTTTTGCATCACCCTTACTCTTGGGCTTGCGTTCGTAGTAACCATTCTTGGCATGAATGAACTGGCCGATCCAGTCATCATACTCAGACTTAGCTTCTAGCAGCATCTTGTTATAGGTGCCGTACTGAGTGAGAGCCGCATACTCAATCACGCTTGCCATCGTGCTAGGACCGGCAAACGCAATTCTCGCGGCAATCAATTCAGCTTCGCTTGCCGAATGAGCATCCACAATAACAACCTTGTAGGTGGTTACTACGATTTCCTTGCCGGCCTTGCTAGCTGATTCTAGCCTCACGAACCAAGTAGCTACGCTCACGAATGACTACTCCAGTCGTGCCCGCCATCACGAGAGTGATTGATAATCCCTCCGTGATAGAAAGCCTTTCCGTTCGGGTAGCAGGCTTGCCAGTCAAACTCATTCTCGTTTCTCATGTAGAGACGAAGAGTCGCGGTCTGATGGAAGCCGTTGGTTGCGTTGCGAACCATTGCCATGCGTCCCTCTGCGCAGTGACGGAAAGTATCTCCACCATTCTTGAGGAGATTATTCCAGTGCGCTTCCGCTTCCTCGGCCTTGTACTCTCCGAAGTCGAGACGAACATTGCCAAGCCCCTGACCGTAGAGACGGCATGAACGCTTGCGGTGTTCGGCAGAGACTTCAATAACAGTTTTGCCTTCATAGCTAAGACCATTATTGTGGCGAAGCCACCAAATCTTAGTGGCGAGCCTAAGAACGGCCTTCATAAAGGTTCCGGGCATCCAAGCCTTGTAGTACGGAATCTCCGCAATACCGGCCTTTGTGTTCGGCATACCATCCATGTTGTAGAACGTCCACTGGTCCCCATACACGGTAACTTTGTGGTAGCCATCTTCGGCAGAATGCGCTTTGCCGTGGATGAGATCCGCGAAGACTTTCTTGGTCATCATAAACCATACCCATCGAAGTCCAGGGGCATCCTTCTCTCGGTCGCCGTGAATGGCGATCAAGTCACTGGTACCATCGTTCCACACTTCGATACGCAGCTTGGTAAAGTTTTCCATGAACCTTCTCCCTTGTAATTCGTTTAGTGGACGGCCATGCTTTGTAGCATGAGCCTACGACACCTTGCAAGCTTGTGCATAGTAGAATAACGAAGGGCGAGACCGAGATAGACTTGTTTGACTTGCGGGGTCTCAGCAAGAATCGCTAGTGATTCTGCGATACCCATCTTCACGAGCAATTCTGTTTCCAGCATTCAATCCTCGTGAATGGTTACGGTCATAACCTGGAGAGTTTTATTATCCTGAAACTTACGCTCCAGAATGTCCTTCAGGATGCCAGCAATCGGAATTGATTCCAGAGCCTCATTGAGAGCCTCCATCTCACAATCCTCGACTACGGTACCGGGACAATGAATATTGACCGTGTATGTTTTGAATAGAGACATTACTTGCCTTTGCGCTTGGACTTGTACTTGTCCGTCTTTGGCTTTTTATTTGCGTTCTCTCCGCCGTGTGGAGGACAGAAAGGACACTTCTTAGTGGCCTTAGTAATCTTCTTCCACCTACGTCGCTTGCTCTTTGGCGTAGCCCCCATTGTCACTCCACCTTTACGAATGCAATTGCTCGACGATGCTCATCGATGGTTTCATTGCACTCATTGAGAAACTGTAGAAAGTTTCTTGCGGCCCCAAGCTTTTCGTTTGCTCCTACATGATCGCCAAGTGCCATTCGATAGACAGCTTCCAATTGAGCCTGGGTAGCTCGTAACTTGTAAAGCTCAAACTGCCGCTCCGCGAATGCTAGCCGATGCGCATGTTCTTGCTTATCCATAGGAATCCTTTATCGGTAGGGAGAAGAGAGTTGCCCTCTAACACGAGAGGCATGATGCTCCATTATCCAGTATCGAGCATTAGCTTGGCGCCTTTTACGAGCACGCCACTTATCTCTAATAACTAGATGTAGCAGATTGAGCCAAGTACCAGCCAGCATTACTGACCAAACAACATACTCGTTCATCATTTACCCGTCAGAATGAATGGGCGAGACCACGGGCAGTTTTCGCACGGCCTTTTGTGCGTATGCTTCGGATGCTTACAGGCTTCTTGCCAGCGAGCCCAGGCATCAGCAGCCTCTTCTTCTTTGGACCTTTTCATTTACGTCTCCGAAGATTTTCCCGTATTACAGATCCGCCATATACAGAATAGAAAGTGTCCAGTCCTTTCGGGTCAATGGCGTATGGCTGGTAAAGATGACAGATATAACACTGCGCCTTGTATCGTTTGATGTATTGCTTCATACACCCTCCCATAGACACAAGAGCAATCTTGTAGCTATGGGAAGAGGCCAGGCTTAGGGCCTGGCGTTCCTCGGTAACTATTGGTATTAGCGGTTCAAAGGATTAGTTCACTTCATATCAGTTGTGTTCTTTACGAAGACAGTCAATCCCAGTGACAGATCCAATGTGTGGCATACTAGCCGTTCGGGACAGGATGCGGACAATATAATCCGCTGGTATCCAGACTAGTTTAGCCATTACCTTAGCGCAAGGGCAGGTACCCGTTTTCATCTATTGGTTGTTATAATTAGATTCGGCTCAAGTATGGCCGTTACTGACCTAGACCTATCGATCTAGGTACGTCTTTAGCCGGTCACGTCCGTACGACGTGACGGATATGTTCTACCGGACTCCTGACAGCGCCTAGTGATCGGTGCGTCGTCTTCAAGAAGATGAGACTGAATCTTATCCCTCAGAGCCGCAACACGCTGATACTTGGAAACGAATGTTGAGGAGCTTGACCGAAGATGCACGGCCTTGTCATGCAGAGCATCCTGAATCATAGCCAACTCTTCTCGCGAGAACTTCATTCGATTGCGCTCCTACCGGAGAGTTAGTCCGACTTGATACGTGTTACCGTGATGCCAGACCTTTACAGTCAGACGATCACTTGAGTATGGAATTAGAGCTTCATACGCGCTCCATGCCTTGACAGCCTCCTTATCGGTGCCGGACTTGGCTAGAACCAGAAGCGTGTATGCAGAAATTCTCATCCATCCATTCCCATAGCAATCAGGATCTTGCTTTTGTTCCTACGCAGCTTTGCATTCCTGCGCTTCACTACTCGCCGGGAATTGAAGCCCGGCCCAGCAATTACCTTATCTGCGAGAATGTGATCCTTACGAAGCTTTCTCATTCAGAGACCTTTCGGTAGGTGTGACTTGCTACGATAGAAACCGGAAGCCTTACCTCGCTTGATATAGGGCACCTTATTCGCGGCAATCTCCTCGTCAAGATGAGTCTTGACTAGAGCAATGTTACAGTCCAGCAGACTGAAGTTGCCGTACAGTGAATCCAATCGCGCGGCAATAAAGCCTGCCATTGCCTGCTTGGCAATTTGAATGCACGTAGGATACTTGTCCCAAACCCAATCATAGGCGGCCATGATCTGCTCGCGGGTAGGAGAGAGCATCTCCACCGACGTAACGTTTGAATCCCAAGTTTCAACGACCGCCTCTGAATCTCCACTAAGGAAACCATTCGCCGCGATGTGGTTGATTGCATGTTGGTGCAATCGATTGGTTGCATCCTGTTCATCTTCGGGAACGTTGTCGAGAACCACCCTAATCGTGATAGTCGAATACAGGCGCATCTAGTTCTTTCTCAGTTGGGCAACGATTGAGGTTACGGCAACCTTGATTGCTTCCGTAACCATCAGTTGATTCACGTCCTTCACAAAGGGAGGTTCGAGCTTAGCGAATGCCTCATTAGCAGCTCGCATGCCTTCCGCGCTGATCTTGCTAAGGTCCCAGATATTGATCTGAGCGCCTTGAATGCACGTCTTGACAATCGCCTCCACCTTAGCTTCGAGAGCCTTCTCTTCTTTCGTTCTTCGCGGCTTACCCATGTGGTTGTTCCTATGAAGTGACGGAGACCTAAACCGCCGTGCATCAGTCCGATTAGGAGTATGACGGCGAATTGCACACTTATGAATATCCAGTTAGCCATTAGACTTTTCTTCCAACCAAGAGACAGACTGATTAGCGGCCCTTTGTTCGACACGGATAACTAGTAAGGAAATACTAGATTAGCCTTGGCGGCCGAGTATGTATGACGCCCTAAAGCTAGCCACACATACCCATTGACACCGTGCCTACTTTCTTTGCCTATTCGCGCATAATCAGTCTGACTCTTGGTTAGAAGGCGGAGCCGAAGCTCCGCATCCTAATCATCCGATGTAGATGTTTCCCTCTTCGGAGATATCCACGCTGTATCTCCCTTCGTTGTCTTCGGTCTTACGCAGAAGCACAATCAGCGCTTGCTTATCTGCCTTGACCCAAGTTTTCCCTTCCTTGAAACCATCCTCACTTACCGTGAGAATGACTCCAACATACACATCTGCGCCGACTGATACCGTTGCCAGCGTCTCTTTGCGAGTCATCAGCATGACATGAGCCTTGCGAGCGGCTTCTTGGTTCCGCTCATCATCAGCCGCTTCTTGTATCCACAACCGATGTTGATACAATTGAAGTAGAAGACGGCCTTTGCGAGATCGGCCTTGATTGTGTATCGGGACTTGTAGGCACCCTTCACATGCCTACCGACTTCTACGGTAAAGACCGTCTCCGACGAGAATGCGATCGGCTTACCGTTGAAGTTGGCGGTAATGATTCTCACCTGCTTATCGTCTTCCGGCATCTTTTTCACTCCTGTATATCCAGCAATGACTACCATCAGAAAGGCTTTCCGGGCTCACCCTTCCAGGTGTAGGTGGACTTGATATCCTTGACGGGATTGGCTTCCGAGATTGCCGAATAGATGCTAGTCCATCCGTTCTGGCTGAGAAGCTGAACCTCATCACGATTGAGAAGAGAGGCATTCTTCAGAAAGGCCGGATGGGCAGGAACCCAATGGCGCCATTCGAGGTTGTGCAAGTAAAGAGACTCCATCTTGGCATCCCAATACCCACGCAGATACTCCTTAGCATGCACCGGAAGGTCTGTCCAGCGTGGATCGCTGAAAAGATCCTTCTCTCTCTGCTGTAGAAGAACTTCGTGTTTCGGCCGAGAGTAGATTGCCAGCAGGAAGATGTTGCAAACTCTCTCCGCAAAAATCTTCTTGCGCTCGATAACCTGATTGGTTCTCATTAGAGCTTCACTCCTAGATACGGATGAACATGACCGGCCGGGAAGTGGCCTACGTCATTGACCGCACCACAATAAGGGCACGGTGACATTGAAAGGTAAGGCGGCTCGGTCCTCAAGTCAACCACCCCACCGCGAGGAAGTTTCCATGCAACATCGATACCGTTCGGGTCGGTAAAGACCGTGATGCCGTCTTCTTCCGTACGGCAAGTTACCCGTACGAATGTTTCCGGCTTCGCCTTAGCCTTTCGTTTCTCACTCATCGGAGCTTGAAAACATAGTCGTCCCATGCCTCTTCTAGATCGTTCCAGGTTTCTGAGCCGAGATAGAAAGACCCGTCCGTTGCGTCGATACTTCTACGGCAGAAAGCAGCGAAGTAATCTTTGTGACTAGACGAGTGAATGGTTGCGGCGGCTTCTTTGATCAGCTTATCGTAAACACGCTCGCTGATTCCATGACCGATCACCTCGGGGCTTAGACCATCTTCGATGATCTCCTCTGACTGGACTGCACCAGGATAGAGACCCCACGACTTGAAGAATGCACGAACGCTAGTGAACGGGGCCAGCATGTTCTTACTTGCCATTCATGCTCCGTGGTAGGTGACGAGGATCCATTCGACAAGATCCATGTTGAACTGAGCGATCCAGATAGGATGATTCAGATGCATCCACTCGGCCGTCTCTTGCCTGTAAGAATCGTTCAGACGAATCCCAGGCCTATCATCGGCAGCAGCGGCGGCCAAAGAGTAATACTTGCTTACGGCCGCCTTGAGAATTTCCGAGTTGAAGGCAGGCGCGAGATAGTTACCGCGAGCATACTCCGTCAGCGCGAAAGTATGGCCGGGAATGTTCTCCTTCGCCCACTCGTAAGCCTTAGCCTTACTAGCGAAGCATCCTCGGGTAATGATGGAGAACGGGCCGGACTTCTCCGTAGGATGCCACTTCGTTGCTCCAACATGAACATAGGAGAGTAGAATGCTCCAATACGTTCGCGGGTCTTCGACGTTGCAGTTACAGACCAGCTCCGTTTGATTGCAGTGAATGCAGAGACTCATTCCTCATCCTTAGTCCTCTCCGATAGAAGAGGTGGTAGTGAGACATTCTTCGGAAGCTACGCACCGGACTGTAGTAACAATCCCGGCAAAGCCTGTAGTCGGAAAGAGGGTGTAGGTCTTCTCCTTTACACCCGAGAGTGCTGCACTTCAATTCTCGCCTGAGTAAGAGTGACGCTTGCACTCCTTAGCTTGAGCGACGGCCGCCACTTGCGAGTCATGCGAGAAGTAGTATTGCCCAACCGAAGGACAGGTGCAAGGCCGAGATAGCACAATTCTTTTGCAGTCTTCGTGAGTGCAATCGATCATGCCGCATCGGGCAGAAGCCTTGGAGCAATTACGCATCATCAATACTCCTTTGCGTACCATTCGATACAGGTGATACCAGGCTTCACTTCTCCGTCAGAAGTGAGAATCTTGACTACATCGGCTCGCAGATAGTAGCAAACCAATTGAGTCAACCTCGTGCGCCAATCGTACCCTTCGCGAGTTTCCATGTCAGCAGGGTACTGCGTAATGAAACTAGGACACGTGATGTTGGAGACGATGATGTTTCCTTCCACGCTCTTATGGACAGTCCAATCATCCGTATGTGGCTCCCCACCGATACCTTTCGGGTTATGGACCGTCCACGTTTCCAGCAGAGAAAGCTTCGCGGTAGGGGTCAGTTTCATTCGTCCTCGTCCTTATCCGCGTTATGAACCACGAATCCGCCCCTCTCACATAGGGGAATGATTTCTGACTCAGGAGGGGATTCCAACTCTCCCTTGTTCGGATCCATCAGTTACTCTCTTGCAGCTTGTGGGCCGCTTCGAGCTTGGCGAACCCTTCTGCGTGAGAATTGAATACCTTACAGGCATCCGATCCTTCTTCGCCACGATAGGACCTTTCGCTCTCGTGGCTATTGGGTTTGCTCACGTCTACCTCATAGACCACGACATCATCGCCCTGCTTGAGCAATGAGATCACGCGGCCACATGCGGTGTTGGATTCGATCAACACCGCACCATCAGGAAGGTCTGCGCGACTCTGGCTGATAATGGAATAGATCGCCTTGATCTCTCCACCAACCGCGACACCGGCATGATCCCGCTCGACCTTGACTTCACTCATTGGGAGTTTCCTTTTGCTTGGGCGGATACAGAAGCCAGGACGAAGTTACCGGTCCAGGCTCTCTACGAATTAGTCCTGCCCGAAGACAGCGACTAACAACATCATAACCAGCCGATTGTCCAGCGCCAGCCTCTTTTGCAGCTTCGCGAATAATCTTGCCGGGATTCTCAGTAACAAACTGAATGACCTTTTTCATCTTAGGTCCGATCATATTCCCTCGTGAGCTAACTCTTTATCCCCGGCTAGACTATCAATCTAGCCGGGGATGGTCCGCTCCGTAACAGGCAACCGAATTGGCAGCCTAAAGAGAATGGTTACTGACATAGACAGGCTTCTATGGCTGGAGTCCAAAATAGCCTCCGCCTATTCCATATCTGCTAACAAGGATACTACCCGGCCCATATGCTACGGATGAGTCCGTTAGCGTTACCCGTGGTTCGCGTTACCTGTTAGCATTGTAACCACACTCTTTAGAATGTCAATAGACTATCCCTCCCGATTATCCCATAATCCGTTGCAACGGCTTGGGGTCGGGAGGGGATCTCCACTACACAATTACTAACTTAGGAATGAGAGTAGCTACTTCTCATAACCATTACAACGAACGGCCCTCATCAGTAACCGCTTCACGGTTATACGTATTCACCATAGCGCCTGGCCTTTGATACTTGATCAGTTCCTAGTTAGGAAGCCAGTCTGTTGGAATGCCACCTACGTTCAGTCGTAGGCGTGAATACGTTACGGCCTCTCACGTGTCTTTGAAGCTTCCCCCATACCCAGACGTTCCGGGGGAAGCATTAGCACCCATAGGGAAGCTTACGCTTCCGGTAGTCTAGGGCTGTTCTCCTAGGCTTTCCAGCGACTCTCTTTCAGAGGAGAGCCATTGAAGGATCGCCACTCACGAAAGTATCGTCCCTTGGAATCCCTTTCGTTGTAGTTCGGGCGGACGATTACCGCCTTTCCCTTTGCACGCAGACTCTCTCCGAGAGAGATTGCGTGTTCCAGGTTGGTGAATGTCGCATCCACGAAACGATCCCCGTATGTGGTAAGATCGCCAACGCACTTACAGGTGATTACAGAGATAGTAGCCTTAGCCATTGAGCCTTGGTCTCCTGGTAGCTTCTTTTTTTGAACCATCCCCATAGAGACAGGGGCCTAAGCTCCTGTTTACGTCGCTTGGTTGCCTTGATCCGATTGTGATAGATCGCCATAGCCGTGTGACCACTAAAGAGCCACTTGATCGGAGAGATCATTCCTTGCGTTTGATACCTACCGTACTGCTTCATTCCTTGCCCGCATTGGCAATGATGTTATGGCAGATTGCTCGGTAGTGCGCAACCACTTTCGGATCGTTCGTGACCTTTCCGGTGCCGGGAATGAACTTCCACTGGATGAACTTCCATGCCAGCTTGTACCTACGATCCTGTTCCGGTGTGAGAAACGAGAATAGCTTTCTCGCTTCAACTTCTCTGTCAGAGAGACTCATGTTACGAGAGCTTTCTTGGTGATAGAGTCGGCCACTTTCTTGAGAGCGAGCACTTCGGCTTCCGCCTTCTCAGCTCTAGCCGTGAGCCTACGAGTAGCAGAATCCGATCCATCGATGAATGCTTCGTTGATCACGCGGAACGTTTCGTTGATCTCGTCCTGATCGCGAAGACTCAGATAGTCCTCGATGGTCATGCACTCGTTGACGCAAGCCACATGGTTGAGCTTGTTCAGGAAGTACCAGGATGCGTAGGAAGTCGTGTTCTGGCAAACCCAGGAACCGGCACCCTCATTCCACGATCCATCCTCTTCTTCGTAACAACCCTCTCCGATGTAGCCGAGCGGAAGCGTGAACTTCCGCATGTAGTAACCATCGAAGTTGGCCTTATTACAGATAGCGACGTAGGTGCGAGAAGGTGAAGAGACGATCTTCTTTTCAGACATTACTGCCTCCTAATTCGGGCCTGTAACAACTTCTGTGTAGCACATGGGTTTAGATTTTACGAGCTATCAGAGGAGACTCGAACCCCTCCAGCCATGGACTTCACATTATATGCTACAAACCCGAATTAGAAGGGGGAAGGTAGTTAGTCTTCCCCGATCCTTTCTTACTGATAGAGCCAGGCATTGACTGCCCGGCGAACCTCCGTGCATGCAGCCCGAACATCGAAGGCATTGATCGTGTGCTCCATCACAAGAGGAGGAGGAATCTTGCCCTCCTTCTTGAGAGACACCACAACCTCACCCACATACGGATTCTTCGGAATCATTCGACTCTCCTACTTGAACCAGCGTCTAGCTCTTGCTCGGAATGCACGAATCGCTCGTTTCAGGCAAAGAGAACAATGCCTGGCGTCTCCTTCCTTCATGCCTTGAACTTCTCCATGAGAGCCTTGGCATCCGGGTAGCCGAAAGGTTTCAGAGCCTCCTCGGCTTGTTCCAGAGCTTTCGGATCGTTCTCGCGTAGAAACGCATTGATCTTCGGGTCGAGAACCATCATCAGTAGCGTTCGAGCCGCTGACTTGCCCTTGCACTCTTTCGGGGGAATAAGCTTCTCAATAGCAGCTTGCCTTTCGGGACCGGGAGGAGGCAACATGATGCCATGTCCAGTGCCAGCCATCAGTGTTGCCCCAACGTCTTACGTAATCCTCGATTACCAGACCCAGCGTAGCCTAGGCTGCGGTAGAAACCTCTTACGTAGGCTTCCCAATGTGAGAAGGTAGGAAACTCCTGCTTGAACCTCATACAATCTTTGGAGGATTGTTTCTGACGTTGGCCATCACTGCGACCCAATTCGCTCGACTGACGCATTAGTGCTGCCCCCACGTCTTTCCGCCATCGTGAGAATGAACACCAGCAGCGATTGCCTTGGGATTGACCTTTCGTCCGCTCATTCCCTCGGCCTTGAGTATCGCCTGACGGAGAACCCACGAGTTAGTGGCCCGAAGAGAATTGAAGGCACACACGTCAGAGATACCGTCCCGATCCTTCCATCCTTGGAAGACGATCGCGCCGTTCGTTCCGATTCCGATTCTCACGGTACCGGTCTGAATGTACTGTTCCAGACGCTTGAGAGCTTGTTCCACTTGAGACATTCTCTGAGTGAGAGTCTGACCCTGAGATAGCGCTGTCATGCACGCCATTGTGATTACCTCGTTTGAGTTATCCTTCTAACTCTATTCAATAGACATGCGCCAGATAAGCTCCGGCCTAGTTCCTATCTGAATCTATTGAATAGAGCTAGAAGGGGGAGACTTGGTTAGAGTCTCCCCTCATCTATCAGTTAGAAAGATCTAGAGAGTCGTCCGCGGCCATGGGATTCAGGGCCATCGTTCCGGCGACGGTTCCGACTTCTTCGGAGAAGTCGAGATCCTGCGCCGCCACTTGCGGAGCCTCCTCTTCTTTCGTGAGCGTAGGCGGTTCCTCATAGTCGAGGAACACTTTCTGAGCCTTCTCCAGTGCGAGAAGACTGACGCGGTAGTCCTGAACCACGTCGATAGCGACCGATCCCTTCTTCTTGATCGTCTTCGCCATCTCACGTGCGGCGGTTCGTGCAAGCTCGATTGCAGTCCTCGCCTCGCCCTGTTCCTTCTCTTGCATCATCTCGGCCAGTTGATTGGCCTTAGCGATTGCTTCCCGAATGGCCTCGGGATCCATCTTGTTGATCGCCCCGCTCATCTCAGCGAGAAGACTGCGCATCTCTCCGGCGATTGCCATTGCAGTCTGCTCGTCGTTGGCGAGAAGCTTTGCCTTGAGGATGTAGAAGCGCACCTTCGTGTAGACAGACTTCGCATTGAAGTCGTCCATGAGTTGCCGGGCGATCTTGATTCCCTGGTCCAGCTCCGCCTCCTTATCTTCCGGGCAGAGAAGACAGAACGGAGTTTTGACGCAGAGACGACGGATCTGGTACAGGACATTGCCCCGCACCTTGACCGCTTCCTCGTGCTCCTCCACGTCGAAGATTGTCTTCTTCGTGGTCTTCTCTTCGGTGAGCACGCCTTCGGTGCTCTGATCGCTCTCCTCGTGGAGAGTCTCGTATTCGATACCTCCCTTCATGCGGGAAGTCAGTGCGATCATGAATCCGGGTCGAAGCAGTTGCATCTTTGCCATTGTGTCCTCGTTTGGAGTTATCCCTCTAACTCGGTTCAATTAGACTCGGGCGCTCAACCAAGGGACAACGCCCGGTATATTGCTAAGCCACCACCTAATTGAACCGAGTTAGAAGGGGGAGTCTGTGTTAGAAACTCCCCTCCTAATTGCCGTCAGTCCAGATCCAGCAGATCGTTGGAGCCAGACTTAGCGGCCACCTTCTCAGGCTTGCTTGCGCTCAGGGCCTTGTCTGCCATGAACGTACGAATCTCTCCGAGCTTGACCGCCATCGTCAGAGACAATGGTACCACATTCTCGGCCGCCGTCAAGAGATCCTTTGTCGTGATCTGACGTTCTCCGTCGTTGAAGGCCGCGAACATGGCTTCCGGGATGATGGAAGCAATCTCCGCGCCGACCCATCCTTCCGTTTTCTTAGTGAGAGCCGGAACGTCGATCCCTTCTACCCTACCAGACTGCTTGAGGCAGGTAGAGAGAATCTGTTCCCGATCCGTTGCGGTCGGAAGGTCCACCCAAAACACTTGGTCGAACCTACCTTTACGCATCAGCTCAGGCGGAAGTGCCCGAACGTCGTTTGCCGTAGCAATGACGAACACCGGGGCCTTGCACTCTTGCATCCAGGTAAGAATCGTTCCAAGCTGATCCTTGGAAACTCCGCCATCCTCACCACCGGCAGCCCCGAGAGACTTGTCGATCTCATCGAGCCAGAGAACGCAAGGGGCAAGGGCTTCTGCCATTGCGAGAGCCTTACGAATGCTGGCTTCAGAGTCTCCGACATACTTGGACTTGCGTGCTCCAAGGTCGCACTTGAGTAGCGGCATCTGCCATGCGGAAGACACGCACTTCGCCGTGAGACTCTTTCCACCACCGGGAACACCGGCAAGTAGAATGCCCTTCGGAGACTTGAGCCCGTAAGCCCTTGCCGCCGCTGAAAACCCGTTCTTACGGATACTCAGCCAGTCTTTCAGGACTTCCAGACCGCCGACCGCTTCCATGCCGAGCGGATCGGGGTCGATCCATTCCAGCACTTTCTCACGTGCAATGACTTGCTTCTTTTCGGAAGAGATCACTGCCGGGTCGATGCGCTTGAGAGTAACGAGACTCCGATTGAAGCAGCTCTGAATCTCGGCCGCCGACAACCCAAGAGCCGCATCGATTGCAGACTCACGGGTAGTTGCGTTCGGAATCTCCACCTTGGCCGGATCTAGGCGGAGAGAATCGAAGATCCTTTCCACGTCAGAACGGTCAGGCATCGGGTAGTCGATCAGATTGGCCTGACCGATGAGATCCTGGGGAATCTCCGAAGACGGCGTGAGAATGACGATCGCTCTCTGTTCAGCAGAGGGGGACGTTCCCGCTTCCGTCGCCGTGTTCCGAATTGCCCGGAGAGTGATTGGATCCTTGAAGGCATTGATATCCTTCAAGACATACAGACACCGATCTGGGACTTCGCGAATTGCCTGTAGGACCACGAGAGGATCCGTACAGGGCTGACCACCGCTAGAAAGCGGCGTGATGCTTGCAGCCTTCTTCTCTCCGTAAGAAGACTGCGCCTGAGTGAATCCGAGAGTGACGAGCTTTGTTTCGCCCTTCTCGGTTCCGTATTCCGTCAGACCACTCACGCAATCCCAGAAGCGGATTCGCATGTTGGCCGGAAGGGCATTGATAAGCGCCCCTTCCACACGCTTCTCCTCACGAGAGGAGATCCAGAGAAGAGAGACTCTGGCACGAAGAAGTGCCGTAATCTCCGCATTGACCTTTGCAGATCGAGACATTCGTTTTCTCCCTAAAAAGAGATTATCTACGATAGAGTCTGTAACGTTCCTCCTACCTTGAGACTGTAACTCATACGAGCTAGAGTGTCAAGGTAGAAGGGGAGGATTGCGCCTCCCCAACTACCGATCGGCTACTTCGTGTAGACGTTGATCCCGATCTTCATGCCCATGTCGGAAACGTCCGGGGGCGAAACCGGGCCTTCCGTGGTAGCGACGATGGTGGTCTTCCCGCTGGCAGAAGGACCGAACTTTTTGGTCAGGTCGATCTTGATCACGAGGATATCACCCTCGCGGCTCATCTGAATGTTTTTCATTGACTTGGACTCCCGATTGTGAGTGAGACTACGAAGAGAGATCCTGGAAAGGAATCTCCTTCTCCACACGCCTACGGTTCTCCCTGATCTGCCGTTGTAGATCCTTGATTGCGTTGTCTGCCGTGTTACCTGCGCCGGTAAAACCGATGCAAGCCTTGACCGCTTGCCAGAGAGGTTTCTTACCTCCTCTGACTTTCTGGCAAGTCACATGCCAGTAAAAGGGAACCGGCTTCACTTGGGATGGCTCGTGATGGTGAATGCCGCACTCCACGCCTTGATCCCCCACCTACCACCATAAAGGTGGTTCATGCGGAATTGCGTGGAAGCGGCAACGATCATGCCTTCGATGATTGCTTCCATCTGATATCCACAATACACATTGCGGATCCTTTCTTGCGCTTGGCGTTGCTTTCGAGACCTTGAGACACGTAGGGACGAACAGAAACGATCTTGGCTCCTACGTCAGAACAGGACTGACGCAGATAGTCAATCCGACCATCCAGATCGGAGAAGCCATCATCCCGGCCGTTCCTAAAGGTAACAAGAGTCTTACCTTTGTACTTGGCTTCGGTCAAGGCCTGTAGGACCGGAAGTGCAATGTGGGTCGCTTCTACGACATTGCAAGCCAGATCGATATCGACGGCCCCGAGATTCTTAGCCCCACGACGAATGAGGTAAGGGCGAATCATGTCCTGAATGGGCCGGTGAATAGGAGGAAGTATGTGTAGGCGCGACTTCAACTTGCGGAAGTCTGGAATCACATACTCGGTTGCCTTGATCACTCCAATGTCGGTATCGACCACTTGGATCGCACCCTTCCACCGAAGGACATTCAGCACCCCCAAGAGACCGTGACTGATTGTTAGAATCTCCTTGGTAGGAAGAATCTTATACAACCACTCACACCTCTCATTGTCTTTGGCGTAGGAGATCGGAGTGTGCTGCATTGAGCACACATTGTTCCGCTTTCCCACTTAGACCTGAGCCGAAGCCCAGACCACGAAGCATGCCAGACCGACGAAGATCAGATTGGCCCCGGTGATTGCGTAACCACCGACAACCATGGCGACGTGATGGATGCTCGGGAACCAAGTCCCGAGAAGACCGAGAAGCAAGATGCTTCCCAGAGTGAGGAGAACGAAGACGATTGCGTTTGCCATTGTCCCTCTACTTGTGAGAGCCGGAATCGTATCCGGGCGTAGGTGACTCAGCCCAACGGAGAATCCTTTGATCTTCCGCCTGCTTACGCTCCTCCTCCCTCTGAATCCCGGTTTGCACGCCTTCGACCGTATGAACGACCTTGACGAAGCCTACCACGAACACGAGAGTGACGCCAAGAACAATCAGACAGAGAATGAGCTTGAGCATTGATTCTCCCTTAGAAACAACTAGAGGCAGTCTAACGCGCTACACATTCCTAGACGTTCGGCCTTCAGTGACCCTTACTAGATCCAGCCGAGGCTAGATGCTTCAGGAGTATGCACGCCCTAGTTATCCGGTAGTGTTTTTCTCACATACGTTTTCATGTATGTGGCGCATTAGAATCCCTCTAATCAAGTCCCAAGAACACTTGCCATTGTGATCCTGCTGCTAGTTAGACTAGAGGAGGTTTCCAGACGAGCGGCATGGAACTTGATTAGAGGGATGAGAGGGATCGGCCCCTCATCCGTCTATGTCAGAAGTACGGCTTAGGCTTCTTACCTTTGCCGAGGTTGATGTTCTGGATGAGAAGCTCCTTAGCCGCCTCATCCAACTGAGAGGTGTCGAGAGGAAACTCCCCCTTGTACGGGGGAGAATGCTCCTCGGTCTCGTGCTCCTCATCGGGATCGAACCTACGCGACTTGCCCACTTCTACTTCGCCTTTCTACGTAAGAGTACGAACGTTCCCAGGAGTAGCAGACCAACACATCCAAACGGTTGCGGCGGCTTGCTTGACCTTGGAACAATCAGGGATTCGGTTATTGTGGAGAACCGATCGAGCCATTGCGGCGATCAGTAGGTCTCCAATCGTGGACGAGCACATCATGCTAGCATCCACGATAGCAGTTTGTCAACCAAGAAGTCACTCTTGGACCTACAGCGCGGATCGTACTGAGGCTTGTAAACCACAACCAATCCGCACGGGTCTTCCAAGCAACCCTCGGGAATCCACGCCCACGACCAGCAGCGGCGAATGTCAGGTGTGGTTGAACATTCGCCGGCTTCGACTAGGGAAGCCAATTCGTCCTCGGAAGGAAGACGACGTTGGGGGAATGGGGGAAACCCATACCCTCACGCTGGAAGGGGTCGGCGGCAACAAGAGCCGCTTTCAGATCCTTGACCTTGACCATACCAAGCTCTGCCTTGTGCTGAGCGTGGAACGGGCAAGTGTGCTGTCTGCAATCGTGATCCATATGTGTGGATCCTCCTCCGTCTCAACTAGATACGACCGGGAGCCTTTCTAGAATGCTCCTAATACTGGGGGAAAGTCTGGCAGTTGGGTTAGTGTCCAGTAAGTCCCCTGTATGTAGTTGAGACGGAGAGGGATGAGGGATTGGTTAGATCCCTCCTCACCTACTCACGGCTTCGGAATCTCCAATGACTTGATCCTCTCACCAGAGGTAGTCATGGAATGAGAAGTGTCAACCTTGCCGTTCTCGATTACCCTAGACACCCAAAGATCCGCATCCGGGTAATAAGGACAGTGAGAAACAACGACGTAGACCGTGGAGTGTTCCCGAAAGAACTTCCCGATCATTCGACGTGCGCGATCTGAAAGACCTCTTCGGTCTCTCCGTCAACAAGCAACTCCTTCACCTTGTACGTGTGAAAGAGATGCTCACACTGAATAGCCGGGAGAAAGTCTCTCTCGACTTCAGCAAGATCCTTGGCCCGTACGATCCTGACTTCCAGGGCGCACGGACCTTTGGCAGTGAGAACGAACAACGCCATGATGTTACCTCCTCGCTATTACCTCTATCCGCAAGGGGTATTAGCTACCCCATCACCGCCCAGCTTTCTAGGACATAGTGGCATCTAGAAGTAATAGCGAGAAGGTAGAAAGGCTATGGCCCTTCCACCTATCTCCGAATGAGAGTAGGGCCGCGTTGGTTAGCGGGCGGTCTCATTCCCTGGTAGTGAGAGTGTAGGGAGCGGCGGCCCCCTACACTTTAGGCTGCGATGATTCACGCCGACTTCCTCTTCTGAGAATTGCTCTCAGTGAGCCAAGCCGGACGGGGCTTCGACTTGTAGGCTTCCAACCTCGCAAGTCTGGCTTTGCGGGTCTCCTCGCTTTCCATCTTGGCGAAAGCTTCCGCTTCCAAGGTCGGAGAGACCGGGGGCGGGGTCATGGGCTTGTCGAGAGCAGGCGGCGGAATGAACCGCGCTTGCTCCCGAACAACCGGAACGAACGTGTGAGGAGCGCGAACAACCTCGCGCTCCTTCTTCGCGAGCTTGGTAGCCTCGCGCTTCGCCGTGGCCGATGCTTTCTTGGCATCGACCTTGGAACGCTCCTCCGGCGAGAGAGCGTTGTAAGCGGCGACCTTGGCTCGCTTCCGAGTCTTGATCGCTCGCTTCTCGGCGTACTCGGCCGCCAGCGCCTTCCGCTCCTCGTGAGAGAGGCGGATCTGCTGGCCGGTTGCGAAGTCCCGTCGGTAGTACGGGATTCCCATCGGCAACTTCGGCTCGCTCGGTCCCTCGGGCACGACTGCAACCGCGAACGGTAGCTGAAACCTCGGATGCGTTCCGATATTCACTTGAGCCTCCTAGCAATTAGGTTTGACCACCTATCTCTACCGGTAATAGAGGAGAATTGACTTATTGCCGCTACAAGAGACGGCATCCTTTATTACCAGTAGAGATAGAAGGGAGAGTCACACTGCCAATGTGACCCTCACCTCCTACCCTTCGGGACCACTTATCTACGACGCCTTACGTCTCTCGCACCTCAGTCTCACCGAACCTAACGACTAGCCTGTAAAGCCAATCTGTCAGCTATCGCCTCACGTCTTCCCGGTACTAGATTAGCCATCCCAAGGGCGGCCCACCATTCCCAGGCATGTAGACATTACTACGATTGCCTTTCTTAGATTCAGGAAACCTTGGATAGAAAGCACGTTGCCTCCGTCCTTAGCATCCCAGCGTAATCCGGCTCCAATCCTCCTATTGAAGCCTACGTATGGCGGTTTCTTAGACCTAGACCATCCCACTAGCTTGCTACTCATCCCTTGATTGTCCTATCGGATTGACTATTCAGCGCGGTACCTCTAAGGCCAGCGAGCTTGTCAGGCTCACACTCCAAAGACGCACGTTGCTTAGGCGATCCACCTTTCGGTGGCTGTCGAAAGTCTCCTCAGTCTAGCTACTCCTCTAGTCGCGCCGGCCGTTCCCTTGGAAACGGTTAGCACCTATTGGAGCCTTTGAAAGATTCAACTTTCCTGGCCTTAGTTCGCGATAGGATCGAAAGGACCCCTTGCTTACTAGCGTTCGGTGCCGGGAACGGTTCCGGCGCAGTTTCATTGCTTGCTAGTAGGAAGCCCCTACTAGTCCGAGCGATATATCCTCCGCTACCCGACTTTACGGGTAGTTACGGATTATGGCTGTATCGGGATAAACCCCACTACCCGTTAGGGTAGCCGCCACCGCTAGCAATGCTTTTCACGGGAGTTTCGGCCCCGTGTTCCCGTCTCAACTAACCTAGCACCTACGCGCTAGGCTGTCAAGGTATGTTTAGACGTTTGAAAGTGTCGCCTTACGCGCTTTCCCTTTCTTCCGTCTCGCCGTTCACTCTAGCAGTGTTTGCTTTAGTGTCCAGCGGGTTTCGGAAGATTGTTTCGGCGCTACCTGCTTTCCTTTCTTCCGTCTCGCCGTTCACTCTAGCAGTGTTTGCTTTAGCGTCCAGCGGTTTCGGAAGATTGTTTAGCAGGTTTCGGCTTTGGTTCCTTTCTGGTAGCGACTCGATAGCAGGTAATGCACGACCCTTGCCAACCTTGACCGGCCCTATCAATCTGCTAACTATGCGACATTGCTAGGCTATTCGGTTTCCGCTGCTACTGGAATTGGGGTGGTGGGGATTACTGCCACGGAAGTTTTTTTTATTATCTGTAACCTATTAGAATCATTACGGAAAAGTATCTTGTGTCAGAATTGTATCATTGGGATCAATTGCTACAGTCGATTACAGTGCCAGCGGATAATTACAGTGCCAACGGAATTCGCCGTTCCCGTAGGGTGTGAGGGCTGCCGCCCCCAGGCGGCCTCCCCTACTCACAGAAACGAACAAGAATGATACGGTTAGGATACGGTTAGGATACGGTTGGACGGTTGGATGGTTCGTATGCGGCTGGGATAGACTATCTCAACCTATAAGACCCAAACTGCTTAATCGTCTTTCTTCTATGACAATTAGCACATCTCATCTGACATTGAGCTATTTCTGCCACTAACCTATCTAACGAACAGTTATTGGTTATAAGCCTATTGATACCATAGGACTTCCTGCCTACGTGGTCAAACTCTAATACTACCGGATCATTCTCTCCGCAATCTACACATGGATTACTTAATAGATATCGATATACGTATTCTCTTTTTATATCAGTTCTTCTTTTATCACCAATCTTGTCAGCCATACGTTAGATATATCCTATCCTATGCAACACCAACTACTAGACATATTCCAGTTCGATAATGTAGATCCAGGACTGACTCCAAAGTATTACTCCGCCGATAATAAGAAACACGACATTCTAGTTATGAACGGAGATGGTTCATTTCAAAAAGGAAAGCTTGGAGTAACACCTGACACTGGTATTCAGATTCCTCTCTTTCCTATGAGCGAACCCTGGAAACTATCTCACAAGACTCCTCAGGGAATGCAATCACTACTTGAAACCTTCATTAGTTCTTTTCTTGGTCAGATAGAGCCTATAATGATAGACTCAATATTAGAGATTAAGAGCTACATTAACAATAACGGCCATATAGTAGCTGGAACTGCCATTAGGAATGCTGAGGGTATGGAACAGATATGTCGTGGCTACACCAATATCTATGAGCTCGTTAATAAGGCAGAGGCTAGCAATACCATTAATGACAGAAGATGTGTCTTTCTTAAGTCTATGGACCCCTATACAATAATGATTTGCCCGGAACCAGAAGAAACCGGGATATTCAGCTATATGGGCCATGTTCAACCAGGAACCAATAATGTTACTAATAGAGAAATTGGCTTCTTTTTATTACCGAAAGATATTAAAGTATTTAAACTCCAGGTAGCGTGAGTTGTCTTGGATCTGGAATAGGCATTAGGTTAAGTTTCTGCTTAATCTTCTGAACTTGATCTTGCCAAAAAACGATACCCTTCTCTATTTCATTTTGAGTAAGCTCTCTGGTGTTATCCTCATTAAAAATTGGCTTCTTAAGAGACAAAGCCTGGCGATGTTCTAAAAGCTTCTGTTCTGCTTCCTTAAGAGAGAATTTGAGATAAAGAGTTCTATTATGCTCCTTCTTATCGCTTGGAGATAGAAGATTAACCCTATTATATTCGAAATGGTCAGAAGGCTCATAGGTATATCCCAAAGACTCACCATACTTAATAGCCTCGGCCTTAAGAAGAGATCCAAAATTAAAACGCCGATAATTAGGATCGACGAATAAATCTACCATAAACAAAGGATCGGGCTTATCTGTTTCCTTTCCTAATAGAGCCCATCCAACGATCTTGGGCTTATTGCTCTTACCTTCTATAGTTAAAACTACGGCAGAAAAGGAATAATCGAACTTATGGCCATCATTGGAAGAATCTCTCAGCCTTGAGATGGCTATATCCATATCCGATCCAGACCCCTTACCATTAGAAAGGGCGTGAAGTCTAGGCAGTATGACCTTAGGAATCTCTATATAGTAATGAAGCTTATGCTTAGGGGCGAATAGGTTAGTTTGCTGGGATAGCCTGAGAAAAGTATCTGCTAGTTTATTAAGCATTTTTATTAAGCATTTTTATTTGGTTATAACTTTTCTGCTCTTACCCGGCCCAACTATAACTAGTATATCACCCATCATTGTTTGCTTAAGATTAACGAACAGATCCTTTATTCTCCAATGAGTTTCGTGCTTGGTATCATTATGCATTACCGGGAAAGACTTAGTATAATTAGATAGTATCTTCTTGATTTCATTATAATCCGCGGAAAGAACATCAGTGATTGAAATATCGTAATCTCCATTGGTTTCCGTAAGATCGTTAATCTCTGAAGGAGCATAATCTATTAACAATGACCTAATATCTTCTATTACCTTCCTGCTTCTTATGAAAGGATCCTGGGGGTCTCTTTTAGGCGGCGGAACCAGAGAAAGATGCCTCGGCTTATCATCGGCATCCATATCATCAACATCATTTTCAATAGCCTCAAGCTTATCATAATACTTCGGATCCTCGGTAAGATGATCCATAGCTATTTCAAGCTGCATATGAGGATTATTGGTGTGCTCGGATTCTATCTTCTGACCCTTAAGTAGTGAGTGGCTATCGAACTCGGATGGGTCTCTCTTATCTGCTAAGCCACCAGGAATCTTATCTTTCCAAGATAGAGTCTCCAATTCAAAAAGAGTTGCTAGTGTAAATAGTCTCATAGCGAAGTTGTTTCCTTATGTTTCTTGGATTCGGAATGAGAAGTAGTTATATGAACCTTAATCTCTTTATTGGCCATAACCAGAGAAATGGCGTGATCTGGGTAATAGAATACCATCTTCTCTCCGGTATCTATCTTATGTTTTGTATTGAAGGTAGATTGGATAAACTGGGCTAATTTGCGATAAAGATGAAAGGAATTGGCGGAAGCGGTAATGATTGAAAACTGGTAATCAAACCGGCCTTGCTTGTGTAGCTTGGAAACATCATCTCCAAAGTTACGATCTATTATTTGATAAGCAAAAGTATAGATTGAGTTTATTATAGCCTTTGTCTCCGGGAACTTCGGTAATATGGCCGTAGGAGATTTTTCAGTCTCTGGGAACCTTTCCGTAGTTGCGGGTTGATCCTTGTTCTCCGCTTCCTTAGCGAAGGATTCTGCCAGAGCAATAAGATCCATAATCTTCATATAGATATGCTAAATTATAATCAATCCTGACAATCATTTAACAACCTATTGATTCCTGTTATAATAGCAGCCAGAAAGAACAATCCAATGGAGATAAAGATTAATATATTCATAGTGTAGTTATATCGGGAAATCTAGTCCAAAGCCAATCTTTATCCCAAGTTTCTATTGAGCTATGGTCAGTGAATGAAGTATCGATAGACCAATCATTCTTTGTTTCAACATGTCCAGTGCCGGCTTCGTATTGAAAGCGACCAAGTATAGACGGCCTGAGGATTATTATATTGGCCCTCTTATATATTAAATGTCGGGGATCGGTTTTAATCCACATTATCTTCTTTCCTCTCTTGAGATATATCTAATCAGCAAACCAATGGCTATCATAATACATAGTCCGGCAACCTCTCCAATACTCATAAATCAGTCTATATCATAGGTCTTTCTAGTTTGAATTCAGAAGAGATTATGATTAGATTGAGGGGAATGGCAAAGAGGTTATAGTCTAATTGTAGGCTTTATACTGTCAGGGTCTGGAGGGCATATAAAATGGGGTCCGATCGGAAATCTACAACGGTAATGTCCGTATTCAGCGGTATCTATCAGATCACTTATAATCTTCAAGCTTAATGTTCTTAAGCTTTCCTACAACATCCTCAAGCTGGCCAACCCTATCCTTATCCTTGAAGCTGGCCGGCCCTTCATCCGAAGCCTTGCGCGTAAAATCTAAAGTTTTATTAACACGAACATCATATTCATAATCATCATTTGGTGGTGCCGTCTTAAGCTTACTATAGCTGGACACATCTTCCTGATGAAGCGTATCGTATTTAAAACTTTCCAAAGTTTCGGCGCCTGATTGAGTAATGACAAAACGCTCCGGAAACTTGCGTTTAGATGGTACATGTGTTCTCTCGCGTAGTCTGGTCGGATCTCCGAGCCTATTTCTTTCGACATCTTGCGTAACTCCATGATTCTCTGGAACCAAGTCCAATTCTCCCCAACGCTGTAGTCTTGAGGCAATATTCCATTCTTCATCAGTTAAATCGCTAGTGGCCACATATCCCATTGGACTGTTATTGATTTTATTAAGCAACTTAAGCTCTGCCTTGGGGTCTCTGGTAGATTGGGAAACCACATAAAATTGGTGAGCAAGCTTGTATAGGTTCATAGTATAATGCCATTAGAGGAATTGATTATTTGATATTTTTTATGGCCATCATAGTGAGCTTCTTGATATATAAAGAGTTATGCCTGCCGAAATTATAGAAATTCTCCATAAGGATATTTTGCCTATAAACCTACCTCCCATTTATGAGATGAGGGATGGTAATGGTAACGCGGCGGGCTTCGAAGGTCTTTTCTATCGCAGAGGGCTTACTCCAAGAGAGTATAAGTCATTGCCGGGCGAACAACTTGAAGTGCCACTAGTCAATTTAACCAGACCGGCCCATGGCTATGAGTCATATCTTCCAGAAGTTAAAGATGAAATTGAAACGTTTGTTAATGAATGTGTTTCAATTCTTCCCTATGCTCAATTGAGTATTAAGGAGGCCCTAACTAGCGCAGACGTTTTCTTTCAGGATAGGGGAACGTTCATAAAACATATCCTATATTCATCCGACCTTACGGAAGAGCTTTCTCCAGTTTTTAGTTATGTCCTTAAGTCCCAGTGCATAAAGCTTAAAGACAAGAAGCGAACATTGGTTATATTGCCGGAGCCCGTTTGTGCTGGCACCATAGCCATTAAGGAGGCCCTGGCTAGTTATGGTCCAACTTCTGAACCACTAGACAAAACTAGATTTGGAATGATGATATCCAGTGTGTATTGGTGCGTCAATGAAGTCCCCTAATTTTGCAGTTAAAGAGTTCGTTAAAGAAGTAGGCGCAATAAGGTAGTTATTTTTTAACTTTCTCAATATAAGAATGGACCTTACGAATCCAAACCTTAAACTCTCGTAACGACATTTTACCCTTGGCCCAATTACAAGTTCGGCAGCAAGGAACAACATTTTTTTCGTTATGGGGCAGCGAATTGTCTTTTCTGTCTAGCCCATTATATTTGAATGTTCCGTGTAGGATAGCAAAATCAGATACACCTTCTTTTTTGCACTTAAAAATATTAATTGAATTTGATGACTCTATTCCGCAGTAATGACATTCTTTTTGAGAAAGCTTAAGGAACTTATCAAATGATAAGTCGCCATCGCTATAGCCGCTTCTATAAATGAATTTGGCAGAGGCAAGCTTGGCGGTAGCTGGATCGGAATGTGATTGAGAACAACCGCAAGATCTGCTTGGTCTATCATTTTTTGTGAGACGGTCCTTGGTAAAAATTCTCTTACTGCCACATTCACACTTACATAGGTAGGCCAATCTTGCGCGCCCAGAAACTATAACACACTCTTCTTTTTTAAGAACAGTGAGCTTTCCAAATACTTTTCCAATAAAATCATCAACAGTCATTGATTCCTTAAATTAAAATCAGATACTTTTCGATTTGACCAGGCCTCTTGAAAAGTTTAATCATAGTGGATTCGTCGCATTCAAACTCCATTAGGTTATCGGCTGATGATTCTTGAAATATCACCATAGTTTGGTTCGAACATATAAATTGGCAGCAAATGTTTTTATCGCTTATTTGTTTATAGAGCCTTATATCCCTAACTTCCGTTTGGTCATCATACCTAATGGTGCATACTAGATCATAGCACTCAATGCAACCAATAGCATTGTTCAAAGGATACTCAATGCCAATTTTTGATTTGCAGCCTGGGCACTTCTTGAATGTTTTAAGAAACTTATCTACCGTCATTGGTGTGGCTTGTTCCCGTGCAATCGCATATACCGGGCTACAGCTTTAAATACTTGGCATCGATTTTTTTATTTGGAGTGACGATAATAAGGTGTGGAACGTCAGAAGCATAGTGAGTTGTATGCGTAACGTCATATCCCTTCCAAAGCTCAGCTGGCTCCTTAAGCGTATAAGGCATAACCTCGCCTAATGACAGCTCTTTTTGTCTTTTATCAAACTCCTCGTCTGACATATTATCCTTGTAGATAGCCAACTCTACTCCAATAAGTTTAGTCTTCGGCTCACCACTCATTAGCTTGGATAGGTTTATAGTTATCGGAATAAGATCTAGCTTATGGATATTGTGTTTTTTAGTTATCTTGGTCCAATCTGGCAAAGTAAAGAAGGCACTAATTCCTCCAACCAACCCTTTCATTTCTGGATCTTCTAATTTTTCTTCAACTTTTTTCTTGAAACTTTTGCCGTCATCTGGTCTTGCTAGATTTAAAGCCTTCTTGTCTTTGACCAATTCTTCTGCTGACAAAAGGCCCTTAGTCTTAATGGAATCTATTGCATTTTTAGGAACAAAAGTAAATAAGGTAATTTCGCTAGCTAGTATATGAAAAGATTGAGATAGTTTTATAAGGCGACTTATATTACTCATATGTAAATGCGACAAAATCCTTGCGCCTATTATTTTTGCATAAATATGTGGTAATATCGCGATCGGACATGGAGTTTCTGTATTCTGTGGCGGCTAGTCTTTTTGAAGGAAAAGATATTCCCGAATGGATTTCGCAGCATCCAGCAATCAAAAACCGTAAAATTAAAAAAGTATTCCCTAGTATTGGTCTTCCCAATTTTAAAGAAAAAGTAGAATTGCAAGAAGAATCATTTGCACCAGATTACTATACCCCATTTGTTAATGGAGCAATTTCCGGAATAAAACATGAGTTATTAAGAACTAACGATATCATATCGGATGCATTTGAAGCTTTTCGTTCGGCCTATCTTTCTGGTGTTACAGACGAAAATGATAGAAATGATATTATAGAAGAAATGAGTGGTCTCCAAAAAGAAGGCAATATTTTAATAAATATAAACAAATCGTTTAATGACAGTATAGGTGCAGAATGCATTGTTCCTATGCCTGATGGTAGGGTTAAATTAATTTTATCCAAAACTTTAAGTGCTAATGGCAAAGATATTGTTAAAGAAGGAACTTCTATATTTAGGGCCTTTAATACTATTAAAGTTCTTGTTGATAATTTTTTTAAAAAATGTGGAACTAATAATAAAATGATTGATTTAGATCAAAAAGAATCAATGAAAACGTTTCATAAATTAAATGTTCCGATCGGCAAGCAAGAAAATTATATATCTTTTTCTTCTAGCGGAGAAGAGGGCGCGTGGGATATTGCCACTATGAGTATGAGGGGGATATCATCTTGCCAATCTTGGGATTCTAGTGTTGGAAATGGAGAGCATCGTCCATGTATAATAGGAAGTATTGCTAGCAATTATGTAGGAATTATATATCTAACTTCCGGCAAAGATTTTGAAGGCAAGGGAAGCAAAATGATTCGCCGTTGTATAGTGAGGTTTGGAATAGATATGTCGAAACCTAAAAAAGAACGGCATCCAGTCATTATAGTAGATAAGATGTATGATAGCTATCATCCAGTAATAGCTAAATTATTTTTAGAAGCAATTAAAAAAAGATCTGAAGTTCCAGTTTTAGATTTTACTAATAGTGAGGCTAGCACGGAAAATATTAAATTGCCTGAGCAATATTTGCCAAATATTATAAATCAAAATGAAAAAAATCAACAATTAGCTGGTAAGCCAGGATTTCCAAGCTATCAAGACTCGGATTTTGAATATATAAAAAAGCAAAAAAATAATGACAATAAAGATCTTATAAAACAAAATAGAAAATCAGTGCAGGAGATAACTGATAAATTAGTTACTTATTTTCACAGCTCGTTTAATTTGTTTGATAAAAGCACCGATACTAGAGAGATATCAGAAGTATTTAATCGCGCCCTCAGTGACTTAATTTTTAAAATAACAACCAAAAATGATATTATGTCAAGGCCTTCTTCATTTGTAAAGAAGTATTTTCTTATAAAAGCAAAAAAACTACGATTGAATGGGGTAAGATATGATTTTGATAACCATACCTTAAAAGTAATTGATAAGATCATGGGAGATTTTAGAAAATATGTGGGCACTCTATTTACAATAGATGACTGATTTATGATACTAAAAGCTGTTTTTTGATTTTAAGAATGAGTCCTTTTATGTTCTTAAGCCCTAACTCTTTTAGTGGGCCCACGAACGGTAGTTGAAAGTGATTCTTACCATCAGGGGTATGAGCGAAAAGCTCTTCTTTTTTAAAACTATTCGATAAAATTAAGTGATCAGAACTATGCTTTAGTTCTGCCCGCTCTGATCGCACCTCTATTGGGCCCATAGTTTCAGAATCACGATCCATCGTTATGTGGGTCGAGTAATACTTAAAGTTTCCGCAATTTATACATGACGACTCTAACTGTATCGTGTCATATGTGTCTGGTGGAGTGGAGGATAGGTGCCGACGAAGAACATGATAAGGAGTAGATAAGATAAACGGCCGATTACTATTTATTATATTTGAGTAATTCAGCAGTAATTCTAGAGGCTCTTTTTCATCCTCATATACTGTAATGAGGAGGCCATCTTTTGTTTTATCGACGGTTGATGGTATTGATAAGTCAGTATCTATAACTAGATTGCCATCGCATATCGGGCAGCAACTATAATGATTAACGAAATTGATAAGTGTTTTTTGTTTCATGGTAACGATAAGTTAGCCACTACTTATCGTTTGTCAAGCCCAAAGATAGTTGTCGAGAAAGATGGTATAGAGAGTATATATTGATGGCTACTGATTAGCGGCCTACAGTAAAGTTATCACTTTTTGGATTCACGAATGTCGAAGTATCTCTTAATCCCTTGACATCTGCAATAGGTCTGGTTACTTTTTGTGCCGGCTGATTAACTGGCTGTTCTGAAGGTTTCTTTCCTTCGTATTTGGAGGCTTCATCTAAAATTCTTGAATAGAGAGCATCTGGGCTGGAATTTGGTCCTGGAAATTTAGTTTTAAATGCTTGTATCGCATCCTTCGTTTCCTTACCAAGAAGGCCATCAGCACCGTGTTTTGGAAGAGGAAATCCTAAACTCATAAGGGCAAATTGAACTGATTTTGGTATAGCTGCCGACACTGGAGCGGCAGGAGCTTTGGCAGGTATCGCCCCACCAAAAGGCCCTTTATCAGAAATGCCTCTAATCTGCTCTATAGACGGAACTTGGGAAGCCTTTTCAAACGCAACAGCAAATTTATATAGACCCTTCATAAAATTATCCTTTTCAGATAAATATCTCATTATTACTACATAGAAAACTAATAAAATGCACCAAAACAATAAACATTCATTTGAGAGCTTCATAATACAATGCTGCAAAGCTAAAGAGTGGGACCTTCGACGCTTTTTAAAGAAAAGGCTTGTCAGCGAAGGATTTACAATTCAGGAAGATAATTATCGTTCTGACCGCTGCGATTATCTTGGAAAATACAATAAGGTTCATAACTTATTGGCTATCCGTGGAAATCCTCGTGTATGTCTGGTCGCTCATACCGATGTTTGTAGAGATCACGGCTGGGCTGGTGCGCCACAACCACCAGACGTTTTCCCGGTACTCAAAAATTGGGGAACTCCAAAAGAGCCAAGAATGGTTATACAGGATAAGGAATGTAAGTTTCAGACAGGTGGAGATGACCGCCTAGGTGTGGCTATAAATATGTGGCTGGCTCTTAATACCGGATATGATGTCGCACTTCTATTTACCACTGATGAAGAGATTGGCCTTTGTTCTGCGAGTGAGGTTAGGTTTCCAGAGCTTAATGAGTTTGATCTTCTATGTCAGGTTGATAGGGGCAATAAAAGCAATCAGCTAGTAACCCGCATAGGTGGAACGCAGTTATGTTCGGCTACAACTGCAAAGAGACTATTGAAAATAGCAGAAGACATGGGAAGGCCACGAGATGAAGTGAGCGGCCTATGCACTGATGTTCAGGTAATAGTAAGAAATGGCATAGCTAAAGAGGCCGTTAATATGACTTGTGGATATCATAATTCCTTCGGAGATAGTGCCAAGGAATATATAGATGTTGAAGAGGCCAGAAGCACAATGAAGTTTGTTTCTAACATAATTCAATACTATGACTTGCAACGAGACATGCAAGAGGAGCATGAGTATGAAGGAGAGGAAGAGACCGACGATGATGTTGAAATCATAGATGGCGAATTTGATATTGAAAATTATATCAAAGTTATTTCTCAAGCCCGGTCTGAAACAAGACCATCTTTTAAAGGCCTTCCAAAAGAGAAAAACTATAAAAGATTAAATCGCAATAAAAAAAGAAAATATATAGAGGCCATCTTTGATGAAGATCTTTATAATAAAGAGAGTAGAACAATATGAAATCAATAATATGTTCTAGCTGTAGAGGAGCTTTTACTGCCCATGAAAGCGATAAATGCAATATGTGTCGCCCAATTGATGCTTGTAGTGGGGGAGGATGTTGGGAAGGCTGTCCCCATTCTATTAGTGGAAAAGCGTGGAATGAAGGATTCCGTGCCGCAATTAAAAAAGCGGCTTACATATGTGATGCTATGGTTATAGGCGGAAGAGCATGGACTGAGGGGCAGGCGATTGCTGCTGATGCGCTATTTGCTGCTTCCAAAAATATTAGAACATTGGGCGAGGTTCAGAATCCTTTAGAAGAGCTTAAAAAAGAAAATAACTCAAGATGAAAAAAGTAAATATAATTTATGCTATTATTGGGTTTATGATCGCAGTCGTTCTTATGCCGCCAGTAGTATTTTCTATTCTCTATATTAATAGGGCTGGTTGTAGATGGATTGAGACACCATTAGAATTGCCTGGGTGGTCAGTAATTGATCCAGATAAAGATAATCCTATTTGGTGTCCAGAAAATAGATAAGCTAAATCATTAGTGATCGTAAATAAACGCGCTGTAATTGAAGACATTTACCTGGCGGACCATATTTGCTTTCTTCAACATACACTAGGCCATTACGATAACACAAAACAATATCAGCCTCACTTCTATTGGTAAAATCTAATAAGTTACGCAAAACAAGAATACGGCGATCGAGACCATGCTCTCTTTCAACGTAATATCCGTCCGAAATATATCCATCACCCAAGTAGTCGTAACCATCCATATAACCATCTTGGTAGCCATCAATATGCTTGTCGAACACTTCGGCAGTCTGGACCTCGGTTATGTATAGCTGCTGCACCAACTGTGCCAGAACCCCAGAAGAGATATTGGAGTTGATAAAAATAACTGACGGTGGGTTAAGTAGATTGCTCACCATGATATATGAAAATAGGAAGATACTAAAGAAAAACATAGGAAAGAAAGAACACAATGAGAGAAGCTCCAGGATTTATTTTTGCACTACGAGAAGACCTTAAAGAAGATAAGCGGTTTTTGCCAGAGAGAGCAGAGCCGCTAGCAACCGGATATGATTGTAGAGCCGCCCAGCAAGATCGTAAAGATATAGTAGTTAGTCCGGGGGAGATGGTGAAAATACCACTAGGATTTAGGGCATTTTGTCCTCCAGGTTGGTGGTATCTTCTTCACCCAAGATCAAGCTTCTTCGTTAAAAAGAACATGCATACTCTTACTGGAATAATAGATGAGGCATTTCCACTAGAAACCTGTTTGGTCGCCCAGTATCTTCCTGACACTAAAGGCGTTACCCAAAACCTAGTGATTAAATTTGGAGATGCTATCGGGCAAATAATTCCAGTTAGACGTGAAGACATGTATCGCATAGAAGTATCCAATGAAGACATGGACAAACTATACGCCAATAGAGGAGCAATTAGAACTGGTGGGATCGGTAGCACTGATAAGATGGGTTTCTATAAAACCGGCGGCAATAGATGATTGATTTATCTATATTAGCCATAATCATGTTAATTATGATTCCGTCATTTCCAATTTTATTTATATTGGTAGCATGTTTGCTCCCAAAGAGGGAAAGCTTAAATGAGTGATCTTGCAATTATTTTGATTTCGATACTTTCTACTATATGCGTTTTAGCGGTATTAGAAATTCTTTTTGTTTATAGGAAGCACAGATGAAAGAAGAAGCCAAGAAAAATGTTACGCCCGTATTTGAAATGTATGAGATTAAAGTAGAGGCTATGGTTCCCTGCTCTTTTGTATATAGAATACGCGCAGAAACTCCTGAAGATGCAATCAAGAAGCTTGATAAGCACCACCCAACTCAATTCGTTCCACACAACACAAGGAAGAAGATGACAAAGGCTACGGTATATAATTCTGGAACATTAACAATAAGAGCGACGAAGAATTTCAGGTAATTTTAATGAATAAAGAATCAATAAATACAATTTTACCGTACCCAAAAAGTTGCGGAAGTTTTGGGTGTGAAGAATGCTATGGAACATCATCGGCCGAGTGCAAATCATTGCAGCGTAAACTTGCAAAATGGGCAAAGACTCAGTTAAGTATAGTCGGTACCTCTTCGGCTTCTTACGAAGAAACTTATGATATAAACGAGAATTGTCCGTATTGTCTTGATGCAACTGCCAAGACCCTATTTATTGATCTGCAGCAGGCGCGAAATCAGATAGTTGCATTGCTTAAAGAGATAAAATGAGCGAAATACAGTTCTATGTGGTGGATACTGAAACAAATGGGTTATCACTGTCATTTCACGAAGTATATCAAATATCGATCATCAGATGTTCTGATAAAATGCAATTTACTAGAAACATAAGGGTTGACAGGCCAGAAAACAGTTCTTATGATGCATTGAAGATAACGGGCAAGACAATGAATGACCTACGTAGCGGCGTAGAAAAACAGGAGCTTATGCGAGAGGTAGAATACTTCTTATCAGAAGACGGCGCTCCTTCTACTCATCGATGCATGATTGCTCATAATGCCGCTTTTGACAGAAAGTTTCTATGCGCCTTATGGGAAAAGTTTAATAAAAAATTGCCTTTCGATTTATATTTAGACACGATACATATGTTCAAGGCATATTGTAAGAAACAAGGGATTGTTAAAGCAAAATCAAATCTAACGGCCGCATGTGATTTAATAGGAATCCGTAAGATGGGCAGCGCTCACGATGCCAAGATAGATACTCAACATACATTTCTTTTGTGGCAAGAACTAGCGCAAACAGAAGACTTTTTAGACCACGTTAAATGTTTGCCCCATAATCTTGAATTATAAGATGAGACTATTTGAAATCGAAGAGGCACACGATATAATCAAACATATCAACGGTATGCTGCTCATGTTTAGCGCAACACCTAAAACCAGCAAACTTCTTATAGAATACCTGCAATCCTTAATTCTTGAGCTTCAGGACCAAGACCTAATTGATGAGGCGCAAGACCAATCTGGAGAAGAAATCAATCTAGATGGCCAGGTTAATTTTCTAAAATCCTTATTAAAAACTTTAGAGGAGAGAGAACTTCCTAAAGTTATTGTGGATAAAAATAGTAACTGAAACGAATTATGTAAGTGAAAAATATCGATTTAGAAACTTTCTATAGTAGAGCTAGAACCTCTCTTGAGATCGCTAGCTCATATGTTGGTAACAAGGCCTTTAAAAAGCTAGTAGTTTCTTGCCGACTAAAACCCATTACCATATTTGATGATTCTTTTAGAGCGGGCAGATTAGAGTATTGGTGGGTAGATGAGTTTGGTAATTCGTTATTGCTTGCCGATAATAAAATAAAAATAGTTAAGAACGATCAGAATATAAAAATAAACACTAAAATAAGTACTGATTTATTTTATGGAAAATCTATTCTTGCAACTTCAAGAATAAGCAAATCAATTGCCCTATCCGGCGATCATTTAGTTTTCTATGGTAATGACGAATACTTTAGATGTTTTGATGTTACAAACGGTGAGAAAATTTCTCCATTAGAAATAGATATTAATGAGTTAATTGATGTGCAGAGAGGTCTTGGCGGCTCCTATAGATTGCCAAGTAATGAAATTGAAATGATGTTAATAAAGGAATATTCTAGATATGAGTGATGAAAATTATATGGAGATGGAAGGCGTTGTCGATTCCATTTGCAGAGACAAATTTACGGTAGTGGTTAATGACACTAATGATATGGTCGTTATATGCACCGTAAGTGGCAAGATAAGAACATCCGGTATAAAGATATTGGCCGGCGACTCGGTTAAGCTTCTAGTGTCTGCACACGATGTTACGAAGGGCAGAATCGTTTATAGAATGAAGGCAAGTCAGTAGGTTTATCAATGAGTAAGAAATCAGTTGAAGTCAAAAATCTTGAAAAACAAATCAAGAAGGCTAGTAACGCATATTATAATAAAAAAGATGGTAGCAACGAAGAGGTTGCTATGTCTGATGCGGCCTATGATCTTCTTATAGATAGGCTTGCCGAATTGGATCCAAAAAATCTAATGGTAACTTCTATTGGTGCGCCAGTTGAAGAAGATGGCTGGAAAAAAGCCAAACACCAAGTAATGATGGGCTCTTTGAATAAAGCCGCCGAGGCAGAAGAAATTAATGTCTGGCTAGATAAATACATCAAAGAAACTGACGAAGTATTTATAATTGACAAGGTTGATGGTCTTTCTATTGAATGTCTTTATGAGGACGGAAAATTAATTAGCGCCATCTCAAGAGGAGATGGTAAAATTGGCGATGAGATTTTTGATAACGTATCAAAGATGGGCGGAGTTAAATTAGTTTTACCGCTACTATTTACTGGAAGTCTTCGTGGCGAGATCATTCTTACCAAAGAAAACCACAAAAAACACTTCGCCGATAAGGCTAACGTTCGCAATACTGCCGCTGGAGTAGCCAGAAGACTTGATGGTGAGGGCTGTGAGCATCTAGATGTTATATTCTATCAGGCCGTAGGCAATGTGGAGTTAGCTACCGAAGTAGAGCAAATGGAGTTTCTAACTAAAAATCTTGGATTAAACACTCCAAAGTGGAGTTGCTCATTTGGAACATTAGATAAGAAATCATATGTAGATAGCGCTTATAACTCTTATAAGGATGAGATTCGTGCTGGCCTAAACTATGAAATTGACGGTCTAGTTGTTAAGGTAAATAATCTGCAAGAGCAGCAAGACCACGGAGAAAGAGACGGCCGACCAAAAGGAGCCATTGCGTATAAGTTTCCTGTTGAAAGAGCCAATACGGTAATAACCAACATAGTTATTCAAACTGGCAACTCTGGGAGACTAACTCCCGTAGCTGAATTTGACCAGGTGCTGTTAGCCGGAGCTATGATTGGTAGGGCCACGCTGCACAACTTTAAACGAGTTCAAGAGCTAGGAATTGATGTTGGCGCTGAAGTGGTAATCACAAGACGTGGAGATGTTATTCCAGCAGTTGAAGCTGTGCTAAAATCAACTGGCAGTATATTTCAAACACCAACAGAATGTCCTGTCTGTGGTGGTGATGTTGAGATGCAAGGAGAGAATCTTATGTGCCTCTCTACTGACACCTGCCCAGCACAAGTAAAGGGAAGAATTTCTAATTGGATTAATGCTATTGGAGTTCTTGAGTGGGGAGATAAGATTGTAGACAAGCTAGTTGAAAGCGGATTGGTTAAAACCATTGCTGATATTTATAAGCTGTCTATAAAAGACCTTATGAGCATAGAGCGAATGGGCGAGATTTCTGCTAAAAAATGTCACGCCATTCTGTGGTCACACAAAGTTATTCCTCTAGATATCTTTATTGGCGGATTAAGCATTCCAACGGCAGCATCATCAACTATTAGAATGCTAATGGAGGCCGGATATGATTCTATGGATAAGATTCTAGATCTTCGCAATACAGATGGTTCTGAAGTTATGAAGGTCAAAGGAATTGGGGCTGCCAAAGCCAAACTGCTTATTGATGGACTTAAAAGAAACAATAAAATCATAAATGAAATCCTAAAATCAGGAATCACTATACGTCCCAACGTAGAAGGCAATCTTACTGGCAAAAAAATTGCCATTACTGGAGCAACAAACTTAAAGCGATCGGTATTGCAGGGCCTTATTTCAGACAACGGCGGATCATATAAATCAAGCATCAGTAAAGACTGCACGTTTCTTGTTATATCAGATCCGAACAGCGCCTCCATCAAGGCAGTAAGCGCTCGTGGAATGGGAATTAAGCTAATAAGCGAAGATGAGTTATTGGAGATGATAAAGTGAAAAAAGATCATAAATTCGTTAAGTCAGACATAGTTATCCATCCTGATGGGTGGCAAGGAGAAATAACTAACATTAGCGCCAGTGGCAGGCTTGGGTTTGTTGGTCGTTGGGTTAGTCTGGATGACTTGGAATTTTGCTATAATGCAGACGAGGCCGATGAAGAAGCTGGTCGCAAAAGCACCGGCTCATTACCATCTACTCCTCATGAAAATTCCACGATAGATCATGAGTCTATTACTGCCTTATTAAGTTGGCGAGATAGTAGTACCGATCATTATGGGGATGATTTAATAGCTCTTCTAATGGCAGAGTTTAGCTCTGATCCATATACATTACATCATAACAGAAAGGATATTCCTGGTGAATACCTAAAAGGATTAGAAGAAATTAAAAAATTATCTTATGATGATCAACATAAAATAATTGAGGCTTTTGTAGAAAAACAATGAAAAAAGTAGAATCAGACGGCAAATGCCCTATGACTGGTCATCAGTGCACGTGCATTCCACGCACAACAGGCCATTGGTGTTGTTGGAGCATTCCTAGAACAGAGATGGAAGCGTATCGTGCAACTCTAGAAATAGAGCAGTCTGATGATTCGGATGATAAGAAATGAGTCGTTCGCGTAGAAAAAAGAAACGCGACAAGGTGTTTCCAATATTTGAGACAGGTTGTCCGCTATGTGATCCCGAAGCTAGACGTCAGATTGGACGCGAAGCAGAAGATCGTGATGAGACCAAGTTTATTCATAAAACTATTGCTGAAGACCTGGCTGACTATAAAGATAAGGAAGATAAATGAAAAGAGTTGTAATTGAATCGCCATATGCAGGTGAAGTAGAAGAGAATGTTGCATATGCTAAACGTTGTGTAGGAGATTGTTTAAAGCGTGGGGAATCGCCTTATGCATCTCATTTGTTTTTTACGCAACCCGGAATGCTAGATGATTTGAAACCAGAAGAAAGAGAGCTTGGAATATTGGCCGGTTTTGCTTGGGGAAAAGCTGCCGATACAATAGTTTTCTATATTGATCGCGGAATATCTGGAGGAATGCTTCGTGGAGTTACATCGGCACTTGAAAATAATAAAAACATAGAAGTCCGCTCTCTTGAGCGCAAAGTAACACAAGAAGACATTGGCAAATTAGGACTTATTACTTATTTCAATAGAATTGAGGATGTGGCGCGAGAACAAACAGAGTTGGACTTACTTATTAGCTAGTAGCCCGGCTCGTCTCTTTTAATTTCCGGCTCATCTAACTCTATAGTTTCTTTTGGTGCTCCTGGTGGCCCAATATAATAATGACGATACGCTGCAAAATTAACTGCATCACGAAGAATTTCTAAATTAGTTTCAAGTATATCTATGGATGTTGAGGAGATGTTTTGCACTCCCTTCTTCTTTAGAACTTCTGCTGGATCTAGCCCTAATCCTTTTAATTTTTCTTTGCTTAACGTAAGAGCGGCCAATAGTGATTCTATTGTTTTAAGAGCAGACGCATCTCCATAGGCAGGCGCTTTTTTATAGGCAGCAATACCATCGAATATCTTTTTGGCTACGGCCGGCGAATAAAGATAGGTTCCGGTCCCTCTAAACGCAGAAAGAAGCGTATTTGACCACAAATCAATTTCTTTTTTCTGTGCCGGATTCATTTTTGTATTTAGCTGCTGAGCTAATTTAGCAAATATTTCACAGGCTAAAGATAGTTTTGGCGTATTCATTATGTATAATTATACTTTTTTAGTAGTCTAGGATATATGAAGAATAGGAGTTTATAATGAAAGAGGATAATAAAAAAATTGAGCAACTTGAAAAAATTAATGCTCAATTAACGCAAAGAGTCAAAGAGCTTGAAGAAATAGTCCTATCGCCACAAGAAAACGAAGCGCTATATAATTATCAAAATTTTGGTATTGGTGCCGGAACCGATGAGATGGATAGAATAGTTAAAAAAATTATGAAATTTTCAGTAGCGAGTAAGCCTAATGTTTAAAAAAGAATGTGAATGTAGAACGTTATTTAGAACCATAGAAGATTATAGAGATCATTTGCCATGTGATGCTTATAGTGAGAAAGATGCGTTAAAGATGGAGGTAGCCGCACTTAAAAAGTCAGCACAAGCAATGTCTGGAGCATTAAATCTTATCGATTACTATCTAGGCAATACTGAAGGCATGGGCTTTAACTATGAAATGAATTGCGATCCTCATGAAATTGCTGCCAGAGTAAAAATAGCCCTTAAACCATTTGAATGTCATTGTGGATGTATGACAATTGGCAGATCTAATTATGGAATTTGCGTTCATAGAAATCAAATTAAATGAATTTAGAAATTGCGGGTTACTGTGTGTATCTAGAAAATGACAAAATTGATCCGTCTCTTTTTGGAGATCGTAGAGCTAGACATGTTGGCAATACTCACGTGGTCTATTGTGAAAACATAGAAGATGCTCAAGAGTTACAAAATAAAGTAAAAGGATCTAGTTACGGACCCTATTATCATCTCCGCAATAATAGTGGTATTCCTGATGAAAATGGAACTGTTTTATATTAGTTTTGCGCGGGCTGTATTTTACAATTGGTTTTATCGCTAGCTAGATTTAATATGGTTTTCTCAAGAATTTTTATTAGAGTTTCGGCATCCTCATAAAAATATACATTTTTCACGTTAGTTTTAATGTTAGGGAAATCTTTTTTAGCAGTATATGCTATTAGGGCAAATAAGGCAAGCTCATCGCCATCATTAAGGCCAAAATCTTTTTTAAGACCATATATCCACCCATTAAATAATGTTATGGTATTTATTTTTAGCTATTTCAAGATGTTTTTTCCAGCGATCAGGTGCTGCATTACTAGACTTGCCAAAATAAAGCTTGCCATTTACTGTATTTGTTATTTTATATACTAAAAATTCTTTAACTATAGATACTTCTCGCGTCATAGCCCCCCTGCTCACTTACCAAATAACATAAACTATCATCTAACAATATATCGAATAAATCTACGGGCTTATCATTTAATGTGGCATTTCTTAAGCAAATCCGTATTGAGGATGAATAATCCTGATAGTCTATTGAGTGGCTCGTACAGTTTGGTTGAGGCCCTTGGATTGCGACCCCAGTGTTTGGATTAAACCACCCATATATACCTACGTTATTTTTATGAGTAAGTAACGCCTTATCTATCACAGTATCTTTTTTTGTTCCAGTCAATAATGTGAATGGTCTTCCCGCAATCTGCTTATTAATTTCCGCATTATGATTGACCAATATTTGCGTGCCCATCATATTTAAGCTGGCCCCCATTGGTCTTGGGTTTAATTTAAGATCGGCCAATCTCCAAATATCGTCACACATCTTTTTTGTCGGCATAGTGCAGTTGATTTGATCTAACAGTCTCTTGGCCGATCTGCCGTTTAAAGAAATCCGTAAATAATCATCATTACTTCCAACGCTCAACACGTCTGGAGACACATAGTATTTCAGTAAATTACCCTGGGCCAAAACGGTGACTGGAGTAAAGTTCCTTACTGAATCAGGAATATTGCCCGAAAGTATTTCTTTAATAAAGTAATCATCTCTAGGCTGGCCGGAAAGACCTAATAGTGTCTGGCCTATTTGCGACCCTGTTTTGGCGCCGCCTTCTCTTTCTGGTAGATTTATCATTGATTTGCCTAATGTTGGAGATACTAACTCATTAACTTCAGGAATATAATTATTCATACTAACAATACGTTCATTGCTTCAGCAACGAAAAAGTCTGCGCTATTTGAATCTAAAAGATAATCGCTAGATACCCAGGCGAACCCAGGCTTACCATTAATTGTCTTGCCCCAATCTCCCCAAGAGTTTAAGAGGCAAAATTCTTTCTTGCCACCATTATCACGAACGCCAACTAAAACCGTTGCGTGAAGACCGATGGTTTCAGATTTGGAAGGTGGAGTAAAAACAATATTGTCACCCATGTAGCTTTGGAACTTTGAGCTAACTGCGGTTCCCCATACTACTGGTAGCCCAGCCCTAATATTCATTTCAACATCCTCAAGTCTTTTTTGTCCAGAGCTGGATATTTGATGAAAGCTGCTTACCGTATTATCATTGGCCTGTTTGTATGCTAGGATAGATGGGGTATCAGCAAATCTTTTTGGATCCGTTTTCCACATACTTAACGAGCATGTGCCAAGAGACTCTAAGGAGTAGAAGTTGTTGTGTATGTAGCTGCCGTCATCCATTCCAATGTTATTGTCGGCAACTCTCGCGTTGTAGTAAGTAAACATAGGGCTAAGAGGTTCAAAATTGGCCAGATCGCTGCTATTGGCTTTTACAATTTCTAGTGCAGTTGTGGTAGCGAATGCCGCACAAGCACTTAATGATCCTTGATTTTTAGTGGGAACTTTATCGCTTGGAATTACGTAGTGGTCTGCCGTATTAGCAGCCGCAGCCCGTTGTAGAGCGGCTGTTTGATTGAAGTCTTTAACATTTACGCTTCCGAAATTATTATTCGAAGGTTTATATCCAAATTTATTCATCGTGTTGTTCCTACGCATTTATCAATTTCAGAGCAGCTTATGATTTTTGATAAGCATTCTGGGCCTAAAGAAATGCCGGCTGATTGCGTCTCTTCACAAAACTGGGTAAAGGTTTTGCCCTTTTTAGTTAGAGCTACTGTCTGGCAACAATACATATTTTCATTAGGGCTTATCCTGCATAAATCGGTCATGTGGCGCTCGGCCGATCCACAGTATTGTGAGCCTACCGGTTTTGGAGTTTCTCTATAATCAATTGGCTTTGGTTTGCTTCCAGGTTGGCAGCCAATTATCAGGGCTATTACTGCCATTATAACTGATATTTTTTTCATACTACATCTCCGTTTATAATTGTCGAGAGATGCAATTATGTCGATATATCTCTCGTGGGAATGCCAAAAAATAGCCACGGCCACGCGGAGAAATTAATGTTTTTTAAAGAGAAAATATCCTTTGATGATGTTTTATTAGAACCAAAGTATTCAGAAATCAGATCCAGATCTGAAGTAGATTTATCTATTAATTTATGTAAGGGCTTCAGTTTTAGAATACCATTTATTCCCGCTAATATGCAAAGCATTATTAGTAAGCAAATGATTGATAGGATAGTGGAAAGATCCGGGCTTATCTTTATGCATCGTTTTGGCAGTACTGAAGAGCAATTAAAATTAATTACTAAACTAACCGACTCATGGGGAGATAAGTTATTTAATTTCCTGGGCGTTTCAATTGGTGTCAAAAAACAAGACTATGATAATCTAAAATTCTTTAGCGAATTGGGAATAAAAATATTCTGCGTAGATATAGCGCACCTAGATTCCGCACATGGCCTAGAAATGGTCAAGTATATTTCCACGAATTATCCTAAAGCCCTTTTGGTGGCCGGTAACGTTGCTACTGGAGAAGCGGCGGCAAGAGCATGGCGGGCCGGTGCCGATGTCGTAAAGGTAGGCATAGGATCAGGGTCTATTTGTAGCACTCGTATTGAGGCGGCAGCAGGAGTCCCCCAGCTGTCTGCCATTATTGATGTGGCCGAAGCTAAAAGGAAACTAGAGCCGGAGCTAGGAAGAAAAATTTACTCTATTTCAGATGGCTCAGCTAGAGAGGCTGGAGATTGTGTAAAGAGCTTATGTTTTAGTGATATGGTAATGCTGGGCTCATACTTTGCCGGAGCAGTTGAAACTCCTGGCGATGAGATTGAGATTAACGGCCAAAGACTTAAGCCATATCACGGAAGCTCTACTCACAAGGACTCTAGGGTAGAGGGAGTTAAGGCGGCGGTTCATAGTAAGGGGCATGTAGGAGATTTAATAACCAAATTGTATGAGGGAGTTCAGAGCGGCTGTAGCTATCAAGGAGCCAGAAATCTAGAGCAACTTAAAAATGAGCCGGCCTTCATAAAAATAACTGGAGCAGGACTTACCGAAAGTCGCATACACGACGTAATCATTCCTTTGCACTACTAGGATTTATAATGAGCAATAACAACATTAATTTAGAATTCCTTTTGAAAGTTTTGTCACTAACTGCTAACATATCATATATGGATATTTGGTGGAGAACCGATGGCGATTATGCTCCAGTAAGTATTTTTATAAACTGCCATAATGTTTTTAGTGAAGGGTTTGCGGATTTTGAATCAATAACTCCTGATAACATCCACATCCTTGAAAAGGCATCGGAAGATATAAAGGCAATTGGAGCGTCAGACGAATTCATTCCTATGTTATTCTGCGCAAGAATACGAAAACAAAGGCCTAGAGACGAAATGATTCCTGATAACAATAAGGTCATGAAGCTTTTTCATGAGTGCGGCCCATATATTTTATATCCAGATTTATTTGTTCCAAAATGTGCAGAGACAAATGAAGATATTGCTGATGACCCTGATACTAGCGGTAGTTGGTGGCAGAGGCTATTAGAGTTCATTTCAAATATCTTAAAAAGAATTAGCCAAACTATTGGTAATGCAACTGAAACCGTTACTGGTTTTGTTAAGGAGAAAATTGAAGGTTTGGTATAAAGCCGTTTGTGATAAACACAAAGAGATGATTGATATTTTCGTTAGTAACGTAGCGACAACGTATCATTATTTTCATGGACCACAAGGCGAGCGATCACACGAAGATATGTTGATAAATGATTGGCTCGCCAAACATTATGATTGTAGTTTGCGGCTTATACATAACGATATTGATATGGACAAGTGTTTCAATGATGGCTATATAGTTATCAAGTGTAAAAAACTTAAAATATAATAGGAACGAATGGCTTTTATAGAAGTAAAAACTTATAAGTTTATATGCGATTCATGTGGCATAGAAGAAATTTTCCAGGCACCCATGTTCAGACGCCCAGATAATTGGGTCGCTGGTAAAACAAATAATCCATATGCAAAATTTGAATATGAAAAAGATATTTGTCCGGACTGCAAAGACATTCAAAGAGGTAAGTGATGCATAAATATACTGTAGGACAAGAAGTAAGTTTGCAAGTAGATGACTATGGCAGTTGGGGAAACGGAAGCTGGGCAATAGGAAACGTAGTTGCCTGCATATTTGTTAATGGAAAGCCAGCATATGATATACAGGATCGTCAGGGATATATAATTCGAAATGTTATGGAAGAATTCAAATGATGATTAATATATCAGATCTAAATATTGAAAATTTTGAAAATAAATTAATAGATTTATCTAAAAATTATAGTAAAGCAATAGTTAATTTAAATGGATATTTAAAATTACTTAAAAGTGCAAAATATTTAGGAAATGATTCTGTTATTGATATCGTAGTTTTGCGAGAATCATTAAGTGCCGGACATTACGCCAATATTGGTGAAATGCAAATTTACTGTAGTCCGTTCATAGCTGATGACGAAATGGAAATAGAAAAATAAATATGCATAAATATACGATTTGGGGTGCCGATATTAGTTCCGACCAAGAACTAGATTTAGATAATGAAGATGTTAAGCGTCAGCTTATAGAGGCTAAAGTTGAAATAGATAAAGAGGGAGTAGTTACTACCAGATTTATTATAATAGACGGAATGCTATACGCTCATTGCGATGATGATGGATCCGTATTTGCTACAATTTTTAAAGGATAAAATGATTGAGTCAGATGAGGAAATTAAGAATCCTATTTGTCATAAATGTCAGAAAAAAGAGGGAGCTCTTTTTACATACAACCCATACATATGGGCTATAATGAATAAAAAAACAGAAGAAAAATGGTGGTGCATAGGATGCCACATGGACGCATCGGAGTCAATATGAATGAGGCTTTGCATAATTTCATCCAGCGCACATTAATTCAGCCAGAATATCGCAACCGTAATTCAGCTAGAGATTATGAATTTCGTCTTCATTCTGGTGAAGAAGAGTTTAAACCAATGGAAATGAGTTATGTAGTTAATCAAGCTATTCCAATGTATAGAATAAAGGAAATTATAAAATGAAAGAAAAGAAAAGTCCAAGTCTGCCATATCAAGGATTTTCTAGTCCAAATAGAATAATGGGCCTATTGGTTCCAGCTTGGACTCTTGGTTTTGAAAAAGGCGGGTGGCGATGCAGGGATTGCTTTATGAGAGTTGAGCCTAATTCTTATTTGCCTGGTCCAAAAGAAAGAATGGTAGCGCCTTTTGATGAAGAGGTCCTATGTCCAGTTTGCAGTTCTTTTGTTAAGGAGCCTACCAAGAAAATGACTAAAGAAGAAATAGGGAATAAAAAAGAAGAAATAAGAAATAGGATTGGTAAATGATTTTATTAGACATTAAAGATATGAATGTTGATGGGCCAGACAATGAAGGAAAATATACAGTATCTTACGGGCCGATATCTATGTTTTTCTATCCGTCACAGTTTAAAAACAAAACTACTATGGAAGCCACAGGATTTATAGCCGACGCTCTAACTAGAATGATTGAAAAAAATAAAATAGAGGTGGCCTCAGAATTGCTTACAAGTAAAATGTCTGGATTACTGCAGGAGCCAAATAAAACTGCCGCGAATATAACGCCAAGACAGGCAATAGAAAATATGTCGGTAGGACACTCTATGTCGGTAAATGATTTTGTTGCGCTATTTTTCAAAAACCCATACGGGCCAAGCGAATCTCGACGAGCAATTCTTGAGATGAAAGAAGAAGGGTTTTTAGATTTAGATAATATTGGCATGATGACCAGATGCGATAGGTTTAAAAAATGATAGGCAATGAGATTAAAGATGATGAATATTATGATCTAGTTCCAGATGCAAAATCTGGCATTGAAGGTTATTGGGAAGGCAAAATAAAACAAGCCGGTATATTTGCGGATTGCGTTGAAGCCAAAGATGTTTGGTATGAATGGAATATGGCGATAGGATGTGAGCACGCTGACGATGAGGCGGACGAATGTATTAACGAAAATACTGATTTAAGTGGTTGGACCATATGAGCATAATGATTGAGCAGAAAATAAAAAGATTTAGCGTTTATGTTACGTCATTATCATGTGGCTTTCATATGAATTGCTGTAGCCTATTAACTCTTGAGGATGCTAAGAAAATTCTTTGTCATTATGGTAAAATGATCGGTGTTCAGTGGGTAATGGATTCAAAAATTAAAAAAGATAATAAATGTTGCATAGCATATTTAGGATCGGCCACTTCCAAATGTTGGCCTGACTACGGATATACAGCATCCATATATGAGAATATATTATGAATGAGTAAGGGCAATAGAAGTTAAGATAGAACTATAGGCCAATATTTTTGTATATAGTTATGAGACTAAAAGACATTAGTAACCAAAAGTTTGGAAAATTGACAGCAATTGAACGCGTTGTGAAAAATAACACAACATATTGGAAATGTTTATGTGATTGTGGAGCTTGGACTACGGTTAGGATGTCTGATTTAACTAGAACCAAAAGAGCCGGAACAAAATCTTGTGGATGTTTTTCTTCACCAGATTTAGTTGGAAAAAAATTTGGCAGATTAACTGTATTAAATCAAACAGAAAAACCCAACAAAAAACTAACTGGAAGTAGTTTTTGGTGGTCTTGCAAATGTGATTGTGGAAAAATTATTGCTACAAATACTAACTCTTTAAATCGAGGACATACGCTATCTTGTGGGTGTTATAATCGAGAAAAAGTATCTCAAGCAAACTCACATACAAATCGTGATAATAGCATAAAAGCTTCGGCGGCTGATTGTTATCAGTCATATAAAACAAACAACAAAAATGACAGCATATCATTTGCAAATTTTATAAAAATAAGCCAACGGCCTTGTTTTTATTGTGGAGTTACTGGATACAATAGATTCAATAAATTTCTAAATAGAGAAAAATACGGTTTTTGGGCCAGTAAGTTTTCCAAAGAAAACGGATATTTTATCTATAATGGATTAGATAGGGTAGATAATAGTAAGGACCATACAATCGATAATATTGTTTCTTGTTGCAAAATATGTAATATATTTAAATTGGACAGAAAACTGGAAGAAGTAAATTTACATTTCGACAAATTAATACTGCGACCAAAATTCGCTACCGTCAGCATTTCAACTGAAATTCCAAATAGCGAAATGGGTGCGAAAATAAAAAATAAAATTAATAATTACAAACAAAAATCCAAAGAAAGAAAAATACAGCTATCACTGACTGATAGTCAAATTATCGTTCTAATTAAAAGTAATTGCAACTATTGTGATCGGCCGGCCGATCTCGATCAAGGAAAATTCAATGGAATTGATAGGGTAAATAATGAAATACATTATACTCTAGATAATTGCGTTTCTTGTTGTAAATATTGTAACGCTGCTAAAAACAATCTACCTATTAATGAATTCATTAGTTGGATTGAAAAAATTCATAACTTTAAACAAACAAGATTAAAAAATATAGAAGATTTTTTGAAAGCAAAATAAATGTATATTCTTCAAGATTACGATAAAACATTAGAAAAAATAATTACTGAAGGAGTTAGACTGCCTAACCGCACGGGAACAGACTGCCTGGCTATTCACGGTATGACTTGCCGCTATCGTATCGACGAGCGTTTTCCTATTCCAACAAAAAGAAAAGCGTTTTACAAATCTATCTTTGCAGAACTTCTTTGGATGCTTTCAGGCTCTACCAATGCGAATGAGCTAAATGCGCTTGGATCCAAGATTTGGGATTTCTGGAAAGATCCAGAATTTGAGAAGAAAAATGGATATCGTGATGGCGATCTTGGCCCTATATATGGTCACTCTTTTCGACATTATGGGGCCCCCTATTGGTTGAAGGCTAACTATGGCGACCCAGGAATTGATATGGGATTTGATCAAATTAGTTATTTGATTAATGAGTTGAAAATAAATAAGTTTTCTAGAAGAGCACTTATTAATTTATGGGACCCTCGCGTAATGACGACTAATGAAGTAAAGTTACCGACTTGTCATTATGCCTTCCAAATACTGGTCGATAATGAAAATAGAATGACAGGCATATTGACGCAAAGAAGTGGTGACTGGCTTCCTGGCGTTAGTGCTAATATATTTTTCTATTCAGCTTTTATGTATATGATTGGTCAGCAAACAGGATATATTCCGTATGAATTGGTTCATAATGTTGGATCGGCTCATGTTTATGTTAATCAAATTGATGCTGCAAAGGAGTATCTCGCCCGCCCGGAAATTGATTCGCCAAAACTAAATTTGAAAATGGCTAATAATATTTTTGAATATGGGCTTGATAATTTCGTGGTGGAAAACTATAATCATGGGGATCCAATCAAGGTCCCCATAGCAATTTAGGAGATATAATATGAATGAAAATATTTGGTTACAAAATGTAAATTGTAAAATTTGTGGAAAAGAATATAAAATACCTACTTCCAAAATAAAACCACACTGGATAACTACACTTCAAGGCTATGAGAAAAGACAACAAAAGGCATTAAAAAATTTTTATATTGAATGCGAAACAGAAGGGTGCGAGGCGCATAATGAAATTATGTTAGAAGATGTGCCTAAAGAATTATGGGATGCTATAAAAAATAAACAAGGCAAAGGATGATTATGTATGTAATAATGGAAAAGAAAAATAACGGTAAATGCTTATCATTCACAAAAGAAGATTTAAAACAAGAAAACGCAATATGGGTTATGGGTGATATGTTACAAAATATAGATATTATTCGCAATGAATCTCCACAAATATTACAGCCTTTTATTGAAAAATTTGGCGGAGTATTACATAAAGTTCCTGATATAATGGTAAAAATGTAATGATTTACAGTGATCCTTTTGAACTGCCAGAGGCATCATATCGTTTCGCGTCCCATAAAGAATGTTTTGATATACATGGCCAAGCAGCTGTTCATGTAGAAAGATTAGTCGATAATGTTTGGGTTGGCATTGGTTATAGCGAATCAATAAGGGTTTATAATACTCATTTGGATATAGTCAAGAAAAACTCTTGACAGCGTGCCTCCGAGTGTTATATTGCACTCGAAGGTCCAAATGAGTAAGTCTGAACTTCTAAAATCGATAGCGGATAACGTTCGCAGAAAACATCCTTGGAAAATTTCTCAGGAAAAATACGTTAAATCCTTTGGAGAATTGCCAAAGGAATATCTGCAAGAACGTCAAGCATATGATAGTCTTTTAGAAAAATCTAAAGGATACGTATTGCTTAATCTTGTTCTATCCGAAGTTAAGCTAGAGATAAGGCTAAACCTTGACCAACTTATAGCGTGGGAAATAGCGCGTAATGAAGAAGCTGGGCCACATAACATTTTACCAAACGATATAAAGAAATTATTAAATGATTGAAAAACCAATAGTTAAAATATCTAGTAAAAATTTCAAGTGCCATTACTATGTTGATGGCAGTGGAGAATTTGAAATAAAACACAAATCCAAATACTTCTATTATAGAGAGGATGCTTTGCTTAAACATCATATAGAAGATTTGAAAGAAGAAATTGCTTTAAGAAAAGAGCAACTTTCACTAATGAAGAGTGGTCTTTCTACACTAAAGAAAATCAAATTAAAATGAATAATAATATCAAAATTTATCATCAAGACGCAGATGATTTATCCAAAAACAATATTAAAGTAATTAATAATATTCGCTCAAATACGGATATTGATTTAGCCAACCAATTGCTAGCTCAATCATATTTATTTCTTAATGCTTATAGGCGCAACTGCCTGAACTTTGATGAAGGAGTTTCATTCTCGTGTCTTTGGTGCAAAGGATGTGAAGGCTGTAAATCAGATGATGGTTATTGTAGCCAATATTGCCTACATGCCAACGATTGTAAATTTAGTGAATTTTTCGTAGAAAAACTTGAAAAGAATTTTAAAAATAAGGATAAATAAAATGAATCATAACATAGGCGATGTAGTTAGATTAAAAAGTGGCGGACCAAAGATGACGATAGATACCGTTAATTATGCGGGTCATAGCGGACTCGTAAGATGCGTATGGTTTTCCGAAAATGAGGTTCGTTATGATAATTTCTCAAAAGAATCATTAGAACTAGTTGTTCCAGAAAAAATACATGTAATTCCTTATAGGGGAAATTCTTATGGCGGGCATCCTGTTGGGTGCAATATGATCTTTCCAGATTATGATGATAGAAATGATTTGTTATGACATACAAAATTAAAGAAATATATGATCCAAAAGTATTGGATATGTTTGCGGAGGACAAATTGAATTGGCTAGATAAATACAATGAAATTATGGCAGATGAATATAGAGATAATTTTGGGCACAATACCGAATTTGATTTCCTTCCGCAATTCAAAAAGATAGAGAAGCTTGGTGGAGAAATTACTATAGTTGATGGTGACACGATTAAAATTCATTTGCCGAAGAAGGCCGAAGAACTATTACTATTCATAATCAATAATCTTCCTGGAGCAACTAACGCAAAGTTCAATAAGAAAAAGCAGGAATTAACCTTGGAGTGGCATTACTGATGAGACATATAGACGTATTGATAAACACAAAGCCTGAACTATATATTGGTAGCAAAGCTATTCTTTGCGAAAATAACTCATCTGTATTCGTAACTATTTTAGGAGCAACGAGACACTCTGCCACTATACGTCATTCAAATGGTCAGCTTCAGAAAACCTCTTGGGGCAAGTTATTAGTTGATAATGATTTAAAGGATAAATGAATAACGAGCATTCAAAAGAAAATAAGGAATCACAAGTACCTTTAATTTACTACGTAAGATTGGCAGACCATGTTGCTGAATTAATGCAACAAGGTCTTCTTGATGGCGGAGAGTTTTATGGATTATACAGCGCTATGGAAGAAGTGGATCCATATTGGAGAACAAGATGACCGAACGTGACCAGACTTCAGGTATAGACCGAAGCATAAGGTGTGATATATGCGGAGTATCAAGTGGATACGGTGATTCAAGAGAGCCATGGGAATGCTTTAACAATGTCAATCCGAAACCTTTCCGTTGTGAGACTTGTGTTAAGGCCGTTAAGGACGCTACTGAGCAAAGGGCCAACTCCTTATATCCAACTATAACGTTTCCTACCAAAGCAGCGGCCGAAGAATATGATAGACATATGAAAAGCATTGGATTTTATAAAATGTATGGCGGCCCAACGTTAAGCCATGATGAAGTGAAAAAACGAAGATTTAAAAAATGATCAATATCATATACAACATGGAGACTGCAGATCCAGACGATGCATTTACACTATGTATGCTATATAGTCATCCCAAAGTAAATCTTGTTGGGGTTACAATCACTCCAGGATCATTACAGCAAGTCAATCTGGTAGAAGATCTTTTAGCGAGACTTGGAAAAAATATTCCTATTGGGGTGAAAAATTTTAATCATCCTAAGTCATGTGTTTCAGAGTTTCATTATAAATGGCTTCGTGATTATCTGTCGCTAAAAGAATACTATGAAGCTCCTCCTGATGGAGGAGATCTAATCGCCGCCGCCATCAAGCAACATGGAGATACTAAAATTGTGTCTGGAGCAGGCCTAGGCTGTGTTGCTCAATATCTTACAAAATACAATACAGAACTTGATGAGGTAGTTATTCAGGGTGGCTTTGCTGGCGACAATGTTGTTCCAGAAGAATTGCGTCTAGCCAAGTTCAATGGCAAGACTACATGTCCCACATTCAACCTTAATGCCGATGTTGAGGCAGCGAAACTAATTGCATCTACCAAGCAAATTAAGAAGAAGCTATTTGTTTCCAAGAATGTTTGCCACGGTATCATATACGATAATGAAATGCACGAACGCATTAAACCTCATCGTCATAACAATGTTGGGTTAGACTTGTTGGTTGATGGTATGGATTTTTATCTCAATAAAAATAAGCACGGAAAAGCTTTTCACGATCCTCTAGCGGCCTGTGTTGCTATTGATCAAAGCATTGTTACGTTTAAAGAAGTTGAGATATATAGGGAACGAGGCGAGTGGGGAGCTAGGCTGGCTGACGGCACTAATACGTTTATTAGTATTGCCGTTGATAGGCCGGCATTTGAAAACATTCTAATTGGTAAGGGAAGATAAAATGATTGAAATATATGACGGGCCAAAACAATATTATCATACAATCAAATCCGGAATAGATTTGAAAGTTGGAGAAATTGTTCAATTAGCAGTTGAAAATAATAAGATTGTAATAGATAGATCTGACGGCTCCGTGCCATTAGGATACATTTGTAGAATATTTGATGACGGACGAGCCTACGTTGAGTTCCAAAGAAGCATGTTAAGAACTGATATGTATGAACCATCAGAACTTTATGCTATAAATGCAAACCTATATGTATCTAACGGACTACTTACCACGCGACGGATAGATAACAATAGGCCAGCAATAGCTATAGTTACGAAACCACCAAGCCCAACCGATCCTAACCTTGGCTGTCTTTGGTTCTAAAAATGAAAAAAATTATTATTAAATGTAATAGCAAAACAGTTGGGGCTATTGATTCTGCAAACTTTACGGAAACTAGGCCGGCTGATTTTTTTGGGCCCGCAACAATTAACGGATCGGTAGGTCAGATAAAATTCGATAGCATAAACCTATCTAATACATTTATTAGAGATATTGCTAATCATAATGCCCCATTGCAATTAGAGTTCGAATATAATAACGCCATACATCAAGTAAAGAATGCTTGGGTTTCTAGCTATACAGTAAATGAAGAACCTAATGGCATTATGGTTGTAGAAAATTTACGATTTGATTGCGAATCAATGTTTGTTATGAACAAAGAGCAAGACGTATCTATGAGCCGCAAAAACGTTGTTCAGGATATAAAAACAGTTGCCGATAAAGAACTAGAAATGATAAATAAATTCTCGGCTGCCGTATCAAATCATTATAAGGAAAGTAAATGAGCTCAAGAGAAGAAATAAGAAAGTTTATGGACACTGAGCAATCAATAGTTCAAAAGGCTAAGCGGTATAATCAAGATGTAAAATATCTTCTTGATCAACTGTGGCGTGATGAGCATACTCATGCAGAATGTGAGGCAAGAATGTATTCGTCTGCCAACGTATCAAACACATTGCAAATAGAATTACTCAGCAAAATTATGGATATTGTAAAAAATGAACGATCTGATGTCTTCGAATCTATGGGTGATATGGTAAAGTTAGCCGAATCCAGTCACGAATATACTCACGGCCCTTGGGTTCCGGGACCATTTGATCGAACTGCTGACGGATGGCCAAAAAATGATATGTGCAAGCGATGTGGTTATACTATTGGATCCGAAGAGTATGGGCTTGATGCTCCTCTATGCCTTAAATCTAGTCTGGCTTTTAGTAAAATACTAAAGTTAGTTGTAGAATACTATATGAGACCATCTGCTTGTTAGGAACAAAATGAACGAAAAAAATAAAAGAGTAGAATTTCCCACATTTGAATGCTATTGGTGTAGAGGGGATGTTGGCGATGGGTCGGTGACTCATGATTGCAAAGAGACGCCAAAACTAAATCTTAAAGAAACGCTAGAAATTCTAAAAGATATGGCTGAAGATAATCCACTTACTGAGGTGGGAAAAATAGCTAAAGAATTTACTAAAGTTTCTTGGATTAAGATGGATGGCGAATCTGACACGTGCCCAACATGCAAAATGGCCACCCTTGAACGCTCGCATGGAGTGGTTATGGGACCGTGGGGAGGATCGGTCCGATGCACCACATGTGACTATAAAGATAGTTTTATGGCCTACGTTGGACGCAAATGCATAATAGTGGAGCCGATGGATAAATAATGATAACACTTACTGTAATAATAATATCATGTATTCTATTTACGACGGCATATGGAATATGGGCACAAGAAGAAATTAAGAAATTAAGAAGGGCAATAATAAATGAGCGACAAAACAATAGATGAGGTTCTAGATTTTATACAAGAAAAAATAGATAATGCTCATGGTCATAAATGGGATGAATATGAAACCCTAATAACCATTAAAGACTATATAGAAAGCCGTAGGCCAGAGCTTACAAAAGAAGAATTAAAGCAAATGATGCCTAAAGTAACAATTAAGCCAATTGAAAATACTGGCGTATTTTATGATGACTATCCAGAAGAAGAGACCAATAATGAGTGATGAAGATTTCGTCGGTAAAATACCGGCAATACAAAAGTTAGAAGTCCTACCAGCTGACAACACAAACCAAGTAAAACTAAATTGGACCGTTAGAGAGTATATAGGCTGTGAAGTTTATATGGAAGGCGACCAAGATAAAAAACCAATCACAACGAAGAGCGATATAAAAATTGGAGACCGGCTTGTAGCTTGGGGTTATATAATAGTAGTTACTGAACTAGATCCTCCTAGCGCCGAAACAACTAGCGGTAGCACTCTAGTCATATTAGAGTTTGATAAAGATGATCGACATTGCTGGGTTGCCGGTGGAATGATAAACAAGAGAGCTCTTAAGCAGCTCTGCAAAACAACTGTAATGGTATAATAAAATGCAAGATGTAATAGACCCTCTTCCACATGGCGCCACTCCTAGATATGATCTGTCAAAAAATGACATGGTCTTTTACTTAGAAACAATATGTGATTGTCATGGAAAATCATTAGGACAATACGATGGTTGTGAGGCGCTTCGGCATATAGAATGTCCGCTTCATAAAATTTCTATTGATGAATTATTTAAAATTAGAGAAAAAGTAAGTAATAGTGTGATGGATGGAAAAATATATGCTTCATGCATTTGTGATGGCGGAAATGAGCGGGGACGAGGCATATTTTTTGTGGCCACAAAAGGAACCATATTGGGATATAAATGATAATTAAGATGATAGCTGCCGTCTCCCAAAATGGAGTAATTGGGTGTGACAATGACATTCCGTGGAAAACAAAATATCCGGAAGACTTCAAATTTTTCCGCCAAATGACTGCCGGAGGCGAAGTAATTTTTGGACGCAAGACGTTTGAAAGCATAGGAAAGCCTCTGCCGAAAAGAAATAACATAGTTATAACCAGACAAGAAAAGATTGATGGCGTAACTTGCTTTCCATCACTAGGGGCCTGGCATAGATCGCGGTCTGTAATTCTAGAAGATGTTGCAGTTATCAAATGGATGTGCGGAGGCTCGGAAGTATATCGTGAAGGCATGAAATATGCTTCAGAGATTTATCTTACACTAATACCAGAGACTGTTACTGGCAGCAGTCTAGCCCTCTTCCCCTGGATTAACCCTTCGCTCTTCTCTGTTGCCGAGACCATTGCTATTGAAAATTCCGATCTTAAAGTGGTGAAATATGTTAGGGCCTAGATAGCATAATCAACACACAAACGAAAAACCGTCCCAAAATAAATTGTGACGGTTTTCTTTTATCTAAAGAGCTGATCGCTATAGGGTAGTAACGTTTGCAGTTCCCCTAATATTTGCTGGGCGCACTGTTCCAGCGGCCAAACGTTCTTGAAGCTGAACTGACGGAGATTTACCATACATTGCAGTATAATCGGCAACCAAGGCTGCCTCAATGGCTGCTTTTACCTGAGGTTTAACCGCAGCCTTAACTATGAAAATAGCTCTTTTAGCTGGAGCATCTACCATTATGTCTATAACAATTTGTCCAGATACATCTTGTGTTGCTTTGGTAAAATTACTTTCCGGAGTTCCAAGCTTTTTAACAAACTCTGGATGTCCTAACCCAGGGCTTGGAGGACCAAAAAAAGCATCTTGAACTGCCGGTCCAAGATTAGATTCCTGTGTTTGTGGGACCTGAGCAAGCTTAACATTTACCTCTTTTTCATTATAGGTATTTTCTAAAAATTGATTAGCCAAGCTTTCAAGTAATTTTGTTTTTGATCTCATCATTTAATTCCCTATTCTTAAGACTATGTGACTGGCGCAGCAAACTCATATACGGCCACATATGGCCCAGGACTTATATTATTAATAGTTTCTCCAAATTTAGAGAAATAATTTGGAATGCCGGACTTAAGACCGCTCACAATGGCGGCTATGTCACTGGTGGATGCGGTGGAATCTTTTGCCGGAGTAACATCTACTGACTTTACCTCAACTTCACTTGAGGATTTGACATTAAGCGTTATGGTTAATGCCTTTATTTCTTTTGCCGCGCCTTTTGCGTTATTCTCAGCAATCAGTTTTCTAAAATTTGGAATATTATATATCGGCCATGTCGAGGCGTGCTCAATTGTTCCCGTCAAATCAGCATTAACGTTTTGGGCGGTAATGCGTAGAAATTGACCGGCTAAATTTTCTAGTATGTTTATTTTTGGCATCATCTAAAAGGATAGACCCTACATAAAAAGCATTTGAATGACCCATCTTCAGCTTTGACCGCATAAGGAAAAAATTCTTTACAACGGTCACAGCATTCTCCATCTTTTCTGGATTTTATTCCGGAAATATGTGAGTCAGTTATAAGATGCGCATTTACACCCATAAAATTTTTAGGAATAGAATATTCTTTACTTTTTTTCTAGGGTAGCTTCAAATGAATTCGCCAAATAAAGTCGAACAGGAACTTTTATAAGATATCCGCCTTCTAATATAGAAATAACTTCAAAAACCTCAATGATTTCATACTTATCTATATAAGCATAAACGATATGGCCATCATTAACCTTGCAGCAAACGTTGTCACCTGGAAGTGGTTTTGTCACATAAGCATGCAGGATTATACATTATTGATAGCCATCATCTTCATCGTCCCAGTCCCAATCATCTTCGCCAAGATTACGGAATACAGAGTATCCAATCATAGTTAATGCAGTAACTACTACCAACAAAAATATTACAAATATAATTACAGTAATCATTTATTGCCCTTTTCTTCATAAGTAAAACCTGAAATCCATCCCACCATAAAAACAATAACTAGTATAGATAACATTACCGTTACTACGCCAATACCTGTAAGTAAGAAGGCGAATTCTTCTAGCATTTATTTCTTATCAGGAGGCGCGTCGTAGAAATAGCAATGAATTCCAGTTTCAGCTATATGCTTTTTAATAAGCTCTTTGAGAGCTGGAACTTCTTCTACTAGAAGTTCTGATACGTGAATTGAGCCCTTCTCATATTTAGCAAAAGCGGCAAGTTTTTGTAGAGCCTTTTCAAGGGCGGCGGCATCAACGATTCCTTCTTTGTTTCTAACGAGCAATGAAAGAATCATAATATCAGAATTAACTAACGTGTCCTTTATATTGCCGAGCTTGAAATTCATAATCTCACCGCTCCATGAGAAGTAATCCTGACGAACCTTGTTCCAAATGCGCTCAAGCATTTTATCTAGCTTCTGGTCAAACTTGGAAGGCCCTAAGGATACGAAGTTCATGACCATTCTGGTTCCAGCATTGACTGGAGCAAGAATACTAGCCCCAGCTGGGGCCTGCTGCATTTTTCCCATTGGTGTAAATCTATTTGATGATGGCGGTAACTGATTCATGTATTTTCCTTAAAATCTAATATATCACCATTCAAAAGTGCTTGTGTAGATTTCCTTAGAAATCTCTGAAAGCTTAGCAGATATCTCATTATCATCTGCCATCTTGGATAAATCAAAAGGTATGCTCTTGAAGCCGAACAAATTTCCAGTAGCTATGTTGTCCATATTATCATCAAGATATACACATCCACTGAATAGTGGATACATGGTCAAAAATGTTTGATAATAAACATATGTTGGTTTTCTAGCTCCAACTTCGCAGCTGAAAAACTTAATTACATTATCATATATTGGGGCAAGTAAAGTTTTCATAGTGTCGGCGTGCTCATACCCAATGTTACTTACTAGGGCGACTTCGACCCCATCAAGCAAAAGGTACTCAAGCCACTTAACTACGATTGGATTAGGCCTAACCGTCTGATGCCAGAGCTTTATTATTTCATTAATTTGCTCCGTGCCAAGATTAAGATTATAGAATTTATTATTCAAATCTTTCTCAAGAACGGAGAATCCCAAATCGTGAGATTTTTGCGAATTAAACAAGAAAGCATCAGCCTCCTCTTCAGTTATGTTTGCGTATTCGGCAAGCTTTTTATTAAATTTGGTAAAATCAATGTGACAGATTACCTGCCCTATATCTATAGCTAATTTTTTCATTTTATGAGTTCCATTAAGAATTTTGTATTATTATTTATATTTATGTTTATCGTATTAGATAATTTATTGCTTTGCTCTAGTTGCCCTAATTCAAAATGAATGTTGCAATATATTCCAGTTATAGTCTCAATATCTAATTGAGATAGTTTCATTGATGCGCATTTTCCATTATAGAATGCATCTGATAGCGATGTCTCTGTCCCATTACTTTCTGCGCCACATAAATCACTTAATTCAAATTCAGGGCGACACCACTCATATCCATATGATAATTCTGGCGGATGATTTATATCACACAAATGAGATATTACTAATTTTCTTTGTGAGTTTAGCAGAATGCTTTTTATGTATTGGTGTCTCGCCCGATCTCCACTAATAAGATTAGAGTTGTATTTATGAATACCGGCCGTTCTTTTTAATGACTCGGACATTCCATAGTATAGAAGGGCCGGGCTTGCTTGCCAAAGAGGTATTCCCTTATCTATGGCATAGATGGATGTATGAATGTCGAAATCGCTTATAATAAGATCTGGATTGAACTTACTAATCTCTTTTCCATAGTAGGCAAAATTTCCATTAAATGAAATTGGGCCATTTGGATTTGTAAAGTTCAATAATGCATCTAGGCAATAGTCTGCGTTTATTTCTTTTAAAGAGTTCTTATAGCCGGCAATTTTAAATTGATGTTGAGATCCTTTAAAGAGACGAAGGTATCTCTTTAGCTGCTCATAAGAGCCTTCTCTATTACCGGCTACATATAGAAAGCGAGACATTAACGCCTATAGTTTGACAGCAGAACTAAATTTGCTGAAAGATAAATAAATAATAATGATATTACAAATACGACGGCTATAACAATTGAATCGGCAATCATTTTTTACCAGTAAAAACTTCTATTTGTTTAAGAAGAACATCTTTAGTCATTATGGTATCAGCATCAGCCCTGTGAGACTTTAGTTTTTTAACTCCATATTTCTCAACTAAACTTCCTAGATTGTAATACTCATTTCTTTTGCCTTGAATTAAATTAATGAATATCTCTATCTGACGAGTATCAAGAACGAATGGCCTATTTCCAAATGGAAAAGTTTCCTTTGCACCATTGGACTCCCATAGAACACGAATAAAGTCTTCGTCAAAACCTATGTTCTGGCCGCACAATACTTTTTCTTCTGGGCTAGCTCCATCTTCTAGCATCCAGTTTTCTATGCTTACTAGAACGTCTTTTGGTTCCTGATAAGACGCGCGGCCTTCAGCCGTCTTATGAGAGATGTCCTCAAGCTTGTGCCCATTTATACGAAGAGCATCTGGCTGAGCGGATTCTGGCCTAGGCGACTTAAGCAACCAGGTTTTCTGGCGATCTTGATTAAGGTGATATAAAGAAAGCTCGACTATATCGTGCTTAAGATAATCTAGCCCAGTAGTCTCGGTGTCTGCTACGTAAATCTGAAACGGGTAATCCATGTAAAATCCTTTCTTACATGTTTATCTTGTGCTAGATTTGCCTTTTCCCGACAACTGAATTAATTTCGCCTTAATTTCTTTCTTCAAACCGTTTATGGTTAAGTCTCCAGCTTTGCTTTGCGCCAATAAGAATTGAGCCCCCTCTACTGAATGTAGAAACTCCCTTTCCTTTTTAGAGATTTTTGTTCCATCAAGAGTAAATACGTTTTTGCTGTTTTCAAAAACTCGCCATTTTTCAGTCTTGTTGGGAGAGCGAACACATCTAACTCTAATGAGTGGAGTAACTACAGCGTCCTCCTCTTTGTATAAATCAAAAGCATACTTTGAGGCTACCGGGTTAGCTTTGAACTCTCTCTCTTCTCCAAAAGAGAAGTTCTCTCCAGATGTATATCCTATATAGCTCCTATCATTTGGAACCTCTGGCAATATAATTGGCTCATCTTTAATGATTTTTTTGACTAATTTTGGCTTCTTCATTTAATCCCTATTATTTGCAAAGATTTTCGCCGGCAATGATTCCGGAAGTAATTGCCCCTAGTATCCCAGGAACTCTAGCGCTTTCACCAGCTACATATAACCCATCTAATTCGCTTGAGAAGTTAGTTCCCAATTTAATTTTTGAAGCCATCGGCATCATTGTTGGAAAATGGAAATATCCTTTAGTAGCTATCTCTGGTATAAAGTTAGAAATTTCTGATACGCTATCCCTTAACCAATCATACTCGTGCATAATGGATAATTTACTTTTTTTAGATAGTAACGTTGAGATTTTTTCTTTAGCAACTCTATCATTGGTAAGAATAAATGTTAGCTGACCTATTCTGCTGGCCTGCTCAACTCCAAGATTTTTAAACAATCTTTTGCCAAGAAGATTAAATGAAACTTTATTAGAGTGCCATCTATTTTCGTTTCCTCTAAAAGCGGAGATTACCATATCAAAATGATCTTCTGGTATAACAGTTCCGTTCCACGATAGAGGACCAATACTTAAATCATCACGTGATATTGAGCAGTTTGAATGATTAAAGTCTCTCATTACGGTATCAGTAGTCTCTACTCTTATGCCGATATCAGCATAATCATTATCCTCTACAAGTCCAAGTCCTTGAAATAGTTCTGATACCCATCTCCAACCAGACCTTCCAACCGCCACAAGAACGCGCTTGCACTTGTATTGCTCCGTCTCTGTAGTTATTACGAAGTGCCCTTTTTCTTTTACTACCTTCTGAACTTCTACATCAAATACTGATGTAATATTTTCTTTTTCCTCAATCTGATCCGATATGAATTTTGAAAGATTATGTATCTCTTGCGGAAAAAGCTGAATGTGGTTATTCAGCTTTACTTTGAATCCAGCTTTCTTAATTCTTTTTTCAGTATTAATGGATGGAGATTTGTCCTTAATAACGGAAAAATTCAAAACCTCTTCAGTAGAGCTTTTGAACCAGTTGAATGCATTCGCAGTTTTTATTTTAGTTGTGACTTCAGCAACGTCCAGCATATCATTTAGATAAAGCTTACCATCGCTATTAGGTAATAATCCTATAAACCCTTGCATCTGGGTTCGGCGCTTACGCGATGGCCTGCCAGCTTCTATAATTAGTGTTTTAAGTCCTTTGTGACTGTGAGCAATTTTGAGGGCCGCGAACGCACCGGCAACCCCGGCTCCAACAATGCCGATGTCGTAAATTTGTGTCATTACCGACTAATATATCACTACTCAAGAATATTATCTATTATTTCATATAGGTTGCTGTCTGAATCCGGCCTACCACCAGCTTTGATTTCACCAAGCGAATTATTGAAATGATCTTTGATTCCTGGGAACGGCCACATATAGTAGTATGATGAATCTAAAAAGTTATCAATAAAAACATCTCTATGCTTCTCAAGGTCTATATGGAAATTAGATGTATTATTAAGTCGATTCATAACATATAGAGACATCGTATATGCTCTTCGCTCTTCTCTCATTCTAAAATAGGCAGGAATTGGAAGTAGAAATAATAAGAAGGCTAGCGCTATATACCAGTGAAATAGAAAAAATGCTGGTATTGCTAGAAGGGCTAGTACTTGTGGAAATAGATATAGAAGCTTGAAAAGAATTCCGTTTTTACTATTCTCATAAATATGAGCGACTTCATGCATAAAAATTATAGTAAAACTGACGGGGCTTGTTTTTAGTTTTGCAGCTGATGGCAAATAAACAGTCGATCCAAAAGTTGTGGTAAAATTCATAAAATCACCGTTAAAAAACACAACTTTATCTATTACCTTCATTAAAAGGGATTCATCCTTAAATTTGATTGTTATTCCAGGGAAGTGCTGTTGGGCACGCGAGACGACATTGGTAAACATACCCATAGGATCTCCTGTAGTAATGGTTTGCATTATACAGATGCGGGATATTTAATAGAACATCATAAATTCAATATAAGTTTATCGAATTCTTCTCTAGATAGCTCTACCGTATTTACCACCATGGAAAGGGGATCATCTTGACTAGCGGCACCAATACTTATAATTACCTTGTCTTCTTTAGACTCCGCGGCTACATAGCTTTTGTCTTGAAAATCTACTCTCATTTAACAGGTTCCCATTTATTTCCATCTTTCAGGCATAAAAGTTCAAACTTAATTAGTTGAGATCCTTCATATGTAGCGCATATACGATATTTATCGTTATCTTCAATAAGACCATTTAAAACACCAATAAATCCTGCCACGGACTTGCCGTCTTGTTCTGTATAAACAAAATTTGAATCAGCATACTTATCATTTACCGGAAATCTTGTATCAATAATTTTTTGAGTAAATGATGGATCTATTTCGAGAAGATAGTTTAATTTGAAAACCATATCTATATTATTCTGATAAGCTAATGCTTCCCAATCTATAAATGCCATATCACTCCTTTTTATTAAAGAAAATTCTATTTGAGATTTTATGCTCATCATCTCTCCAAGTTAAAATTTCTATGCCATCATTCAAAACTAATATGCTATGTTCGAAATGAGCTGATAATCCGTCACTTAATACCGTCCATTTGTCGTCTGCGGTTCTAGTATTAGTTGATGAGTTACCAAAAACTAGAAGTGGCTCTATTGCTATTACCATTCCTGCCCTAAACCTTGGGCCAGTGTTTGGCTCTGCTTTGTTTAAAACTACTGGGTCTGAATGAACCTGGTCTAAACTTATTCCATGACCGGTATAAGTTTCAATTACCTTATATCCCTTACCTTTGGCGCACCTAAAAATAGCATTGCCAACCGCTCCAACCCTACCATTTAGGGATATGGCTTTTATGCCTGAATATAAAGATTCTTGTGTTGCCTCCACAAGCTCTTTGCTTGCCGATGTTTTAGGTTCTCCAAAAATACAAGTCATAGCCGAATCCGTTATGGATCGCCTGTAATTACATCCAGTGTCAAACGTAACTATATCGCCCTCTTGTAGGATATAATCGCTCGGAATACCATGCACAAGCTGGTGATTAACGGAAATGCATACGCTCGCCGGGAATCCGTGATATCCTTTAAATACCGGTATAGTATTTTTAGACAAAAAGAACTCTTCGGCAGCGGCATCTAATTCCACTAGGCTTTTGGTTGTTTTATCGGCAACCATTTTGCCAAGCATAGATAAGCACTCGGACGTTATCTTTCCAGAATAACGGTAATTATCAAAATCAGATTCGTCTTGAATTTTTACAAAGCCGAGAGATGTTGAATGATTATTTGGCCATTTCATTTGACTTAGCTTTGCTCTTTGCTTTTGATTTGCTAGACATAGCGGCTAATGCGGATAGCTTATCTAGCTCATCTACTGTCTTGACTTCCATAGTAGAATAAATTGGTGTTCCAATATTTTGAGCGTCAGCCACAATTTTTTCAACATCTAACTCTAGAGCCATATTAAGAATCTGTTTATTTAGAACGACTATTTTTTTAGATATGGCGTTTGATTTTTCAGAAGTCATCTGAACAGATAAATCATTGATTGATAAGTTTAAAAAATTACGTATATTTATTAGCGAATTAAGTTCTTCTAGCATTTTCTTCCTTATTGTGTTCTTTTAATGGTTCCATCTTCAGTAATGATGTCGCCTTCTTTTAGCTTATATTTCATAGCCAGTTGAAATATAATATTGTTGTATGATAGCTCGGCATTCTCGCTTTGAGAAAGAGCATTCTTAACTCTTTCAAGAGCTAACTCTCTCTTGAGTTTAGTGTTATCTATTAGGCCCTTATCTAATTCTGATAAGAATTCTGGCAAAACTTCTGGCTTCTGCGAATTATCAATAGAAGCTTCTGGCGCCAGCTCTTCTTTTCTAGGAGGCATCTTTCGTTTTTCTTTCATCGTTTCCTTTATTGCGGCAGGACATATCCCTGCAAACGGAGATATATCCTGCCCGACAATATTGATTAAAGAAGTTCTGCGGCTTCAGTTGCTAGCAAGCTTCTTTCGCCTTTGCTTAGCGTAATGTGACCAGATAGGTGTGATTTTTGAAACTTATCAATTAGATATGATAATCCGTTTGAAGTGGCATCCAGATGAGGATTATCTATCTGCGAAGGATCTCCGGTTAAAACAATTTTTGATCCCTGACCAACTCTAGTAATTATTGTTTTAACCTCTTCTTTTGAAAGATTCTGAACCTCATCAATAAGTATAAATGAATTGGCAATGCTTCTTCCACGTATATAAGATAGAGCCTCTTTAGTTATAGTTCCATTATCAATATACTGATGAAGCTTCTCTCTCCACGAGTCTTTGCCTTTACCCTTACCACTTGCGCTTTCAGAGAGCAAGAACTGGAATCCGTCATCTATTGACGCATAGTGTGGCGAAAGTTTATCATCCATACTTCCTGGTAGATATCCAATGTCATTTCCCATTGACTCGGTAGGGCGATAGATAGCAAATGTTCCATATTTTCTAGCATTAAGAACTAGTTCTAATCCGCAAGCCAATGCACAAAGAGATTTTCCTCCTCCTGCTGGTCCAACTATACTTACTAGTGGAAGCTTTGGATCTAGAATCATATCTATTGCTAGTTGCTGCTCTGGGTTCTTCGCCATTAATCCCCAAGGATCTTTATCGCGAATTATTTTTACAAGGTTTTTTGTTTTTCTTCCAAGAGCAATAACTCTGCCATCATCTGCGGTTATGATTATGCATTCATTTGGATAAAGCTCGCCAACAATTGGAAATTCAGTTGCCATCAAATCACCGTTAGTGATAAGCGCGGCCCCCATTTCCTCGTCGTTAATTCTCTGAACGCCTGGGTAAAGATCCAAATCAGGGGCGCGATCATGATTGTAGTCTTCAGCTGAAATGCCGTTGGCTCTTGCTCTAATTCTGAGGTTTATATCTCGCGATATTAGAGTGACATGACCATCAACTGGCGCTGCCATTTGATGTTTTTTAGCGCAAGCCAAAATTTGATTGTCGCCATATGATGGATCGGATCCCATTTTGAATTCAGACCCATCAGTGTCTATTCTAATTAGACAATCATTTTCAATTTCAATACCTAAATGTATCTCTCCAGTATTAGAGATCTCATCTAAATATCTAGTAGCAACTCTAGCATTTTTGCCGCTCTCGTTTGGATTCTTCTTAACCTTATCAAGCTCCTCTAGAACTATAATTGGAATAATTAATTCGCAATTAGTAAAAGCTCTAAAAGCAGTAGCATCATATACCAACACGCTTGTATCAAGAACGAAAATCTTACGATTTTTTTTATTTTTCATTATCAAAGGTCCCTATAGAAAGAGAGTAAAAAATTGAGTGGCAAAACTAAAATTACTGCTGCATTTCGCTCCCGTCTTCTTTTTCAAAATCTTCAAAAACAGTCCAAAAATTAACTATCATTTCAAGATATAGCCTATCTTGAGGATCCTTTTGTGAAAGGTCTTGTTTTAATTTATAAGTGGATTTATACCATTCAGCTATTAGGTCATCTCCTACGCTTATTTTTAAGCCGCCATCCATGTCGTTAATTACGTGGATATTAAACTCTTTGAATGATTGTCGAAGTTTTTGGTGCATTTCAATAGTAAGAGGCTCATCGGGGTCATACTCAATTGGGACCTCAAGAGCCTCTAAAACTGATTTGATAAAGCGTGACTGTTCCTGCCATTCAATGGCTTTCGTATCTTCAGAACGGCTTAACAGGATCGAATATTGCACTTGACTACAAACTAATGCGGAAAAATTAGTCAGGTCAATCTAGAGCAATATTCTATATAATTATACCGATATTAACACTTGGAATATCCACACACGCAACTAACACAGCCACTCTGATACACGAGTCCGTCAGACTTCTTGCAATCTGGACAAACTTTCTCGCTAGTCGGAATGGTTCCATCTGAAATATAGTGCTTCAATACCCTAGCCATTACTTTTGAAAAAGATGTAATATCAGAATATTTATCTTTTTGTAATTGCTCGACGATAAACTGGATTGGAACACCATGTCTTAATGATAAGGATATTGTTCTACTGAAAGCGCCGTAGATTGGATTTTCAAATATATTGGCAATATCTTTTATTATCATCTTATCATCGCCATCACCTACTTCTAAATTATAGATGCTAGAACTATTTTGTTTTTCTTTCTTAATGATCTTTCCAATTTTATATTTATTTGGAATATCAATATATCTTGATAGGCCTCCGAATATCTCGTAAGGCATTCCTTTATGAATGCCAACAAATATTGTCCATTGTTCTCCGCTAATTTTTACCTTATTTATTTCGCAAGAAAGTTCTTCTGGTCGCTTTGGTGATTGAGAGCTAGTTATGATTGCTGGTCTTCCAGAATAATCCGTCTTATCATCACCACTAATTAGAACTCCAGATCTGCAGCCGTCCCTATAGACGGTGAATCCTTTGCATCCGTTTTCCCAGGCGCTCATATAGACCTTATCCACTAACTCCTTGGATGCGGTAGATGGAAGATTGCACGTTTTGCTTATTGCGTGACAAGTCCATTTTTGAGCTACTGCTTGTAGATTGACTGACGCTTCCCAATTGATCTCGTTTGAGGTGGCGCCGTCATATGGTGATTTAGAGATATCAGTCTCTCCAGTTGCATCCATCCATCTTTTTACTCCATGGTGATAAACCTGAAACTCTTGCCACTTATCTCCTAATGCATCAGTAAAATCTACTTTTGCATTCTTGTCTGATGGGTTTATTTTTTTTCTTCTTTTGTATGAAAGAAGATAGGCCGGCTCAATACCAGAAGTGGTTTGAGTTTGGGTAGATACGGAACCAGCGGGAGCCGTTGTTGTTAGGGCAATATTTCTGCGGCCATTTTTTTTGTATAGCTCATATATTTCCTTGTCTTCTTTCCAAATCTGCTCAAGGAATGGGTGGCCTTTTTCTTTCTTAAAATCGAAGACTGGGAATGTTCCGCGTTCGCCAGCTAATACGCAAGTAGAGCGATAGCATGCAAGCGAAAGTGTTTTATACATCTCTTCGGTAATTTCTATTGATCTCTTTGATCCATATACAACACCTAGCGAAGCAATGGCGTCACCTAGACCAGTTACTCCAGTTCCGGTCCTTCTTCCATTTAAGCAGGCTTGACGTATATTCTTCCAAAGAGAAAGCTGAACTACCTTAATGTTTTCTGGGTCGGGGTCTTTAGTTACTTTATCAATTATTCTATCAATTGATTCAATTTCAAGATCAATCATATCATCCATAAGGCGCTGTGCTTTTTGGGCATGATCAAAAAATAGATCTCTATCGAATGCCGCGTTCTTTGTAAATGGCTCTTTAATATAAGAGTTTAGATTTAGAAGAAGTAGTCGGCAACTATCATAAGCAGATAGTATTAGCTCTGCACAAGGATTTACGCATATAGAATTGAAGCCAACGTCAGAATAGATATCGGCTGGGCTTCTGTTTAAAGTAGTGTCCCAAAATAGAATTCCAGGCTCGGCAGTTGAGTGAGCGGCATCTATAATCTGCTTCCAAATGCTTCTTGCGCTAACCTGTTTTGTTATGGTTGGGTTCTTGGCATCTACTGGCCAACGAAGCTGATAGTCTTTGTTTTCTTTAACCGCCTTCATAAACTCATCAGATAGCTGTAGTGATATATTTGCTCCAGTTACTTTAGTTAAGTTTTTCTTTATGTTAATGAATGCTTCAACTTCGGGATGATGAACGCTACAAGTAATCATAAGCGCGCCACGGCGGCCATTCTGGCCGACCTCCCTAATCGTGTTAGAATAGCGCTCCATAAAAACGCCTATTCCATCAGTAGTTTTGGCAGCATTAGCTGTACGAACGCCTTTTGGCCGTAACGTAGAAATATTAATTCCTACTCCGCCTCTGCGTTTCGAGATTTGAGCTAGCTCTTCATCGGCCTTAAATATTCCGGAATAAGAATCATATGGGCTTTCTACGACGAAACAATTTGAAAGTGATTGTATCTGATACGGATTACCTATTGCGCTCATAGGGCTGCCTTGGGGTACTATGTATTTATAGTTATCAAACAAACCAAATATCTCATCTTCACTTAATGGGTTTGGATAATTACTTTCTATCCTAGCAAATTCTTTTGCTAATCTCTTATGCATATTTTTAGGAGTTAATTCCAGATACTCTCCGTGCTGATTTTGCAACGCATATTTATCTACGAATACCTTTGCAGCCAAGTCATCGCCGTTAAAATAATTTGTGGATGCAGATAATACTTCTTCATAGGCAAACTTTTTCATACACAATCTCCGTTCATAATTAAAATAAATTCTAGTGTATTATCACACTTCAATTTTGCTACGAAGAATATCAAGAGCCCCATTAAGAGTCTTGATGCAATTCGCGCGACTAATCTTTTTCTTTTCACACACTTTGGTAATAGATAGCGGCTTGTCACCATCGAACCCATATACTAAATTAACTAACTCTCTCTGATCATTAGAGAGAGTACCCAATGCCTCTTGCACTGCAATATTTAATTCAGACTGTTCACAGGCTTTTTCAGGCGAATGTTTTGAATCCAAAAGAACCGGGAATACGCTTTCTTTGTGCGGCTTTGTTTTCTTCGCTATGTGCATAGGGTAGCGAATAACGGTATGATTGTTTGCGCTACGAACAAGTCTTGTATTTACGAATAGTCCGGCCCAAAAGAAAAAGCTTCCTTTGTTATTCTTGAATGTTTTCATTGCCTTAAGAAGAGCTTCAAGGCCCTCCTGATTAAGGTCTTCATAATTGGCAAATTTTCTATATTTGCCAGTCTTCATCTGAACGAAATACTTGAGCGTATCTAGGCACTCGGATTCGTATTGATGGTATGCTATTTTGTCACTTTCGGATTTCGATTTAGCGTAAGCCTTACGTAGCTCCGATAGCTGTTTCATCATCTTTCTGGCGGTCTCTTCCGTAATCATTGTTTTCCTAAAATTCATGGTAGCGCGTCCTCGATCTTTCTTATCGGGTTAAATTAAGTTCTCGACAACTCAATTCACGCGCTACCTTTGAATTTTAGAAATGGATTTTGGCAATTTTCAACTATCATTATTTCCTTTTAAGTTTAGAAGTAAAATAATGTTTTGTTATTCCCATTCTGAAAAATTATTTTATATTTTCATCAGGCCTATATGTGCTTAATAGTTCTGCCGCAAATTCATTATCAATTTCTTGATGCACTAACTGCTGCATTATATGCATTTCATCATCTCTAATCTTAAGCTCCTCATCGGTGAGTCGGATTGTAGAAATTAAATTCTGCTCAAAAGACGGAACTTTTAATTGATTGCATTGCGGCAATTGTTCTCTCAATTCTTCTGCTCGTTTTATGCCCTGTTTGAGATATTCTTTTAATTCTAAATATTCTTCTTCAGTCATTTTATTATCCTTGGAACTGAACGTAATTGAGAAACATTAATTCCTGCCCGTTTCCAGTCTGGCCAAGATCTAACAATAGCAGCGGCCTCTTTTGCTTTTTTCCAGAAAATTCTATTTTCTTCGGTGGCCATATTACGAATTATTTTCATTTTACTGTTACCAACATTATTCCCCATATAATAAAAATTATAGCCATAACTGCTAAGGCAAAATTACTTGTTCGATCCATTGTTTTTTCTTCTTCTTTCACATTCTTCTATAAAAATAAAATCATTTATAATTTGATCATCAATAAGTTTGGCGCAACTTTCTGCGGCTAATCTCACCAATTCTTCTCTTTCTTCATCAGAAAGATCGTCTAGAGTTTTTTCATTCATTTATTAATGCTCGTTTTTTGCTTTTTTCAACTTGTGCTTTCCACGCATCACGCCACTCTGAAGGCCATGGTGACGCTGGAACTAATGGCTCATTGCACCAACGAAAACGATATAGGCCATTAAGAATGGCATCACTGTATGGTGACTTCTCTAATTTAGCCATAATTTCTAATTGCTCAGCAATCCAATTACGATCTTCTTTAGAAATGCGAACTAAATTTTCTGGCGACCAATCTTGACCAAAAATTATATTTTTCATTTGTTACCATATCCACTAGATGCCCAACCGCCGCCCTTTAAACTAAAAGCGGAAAGACTTATTAGTCTCTTGGGCTTGGGACTATCTTTGCCTTCCTCGCGACATAGAGGACATTCTTCTAGAGGATCATCAGTTATTTTTTGAGTTGCTTCAAATTGTTTTTCACATTGTTCGCAAGCGTATTCGTAAATCATATTCCTCCTTTTAATTTCTCCACTTCTTCGGCCATTTTTTTCTGCAGCTCCTCATCGGTAATTTCATTGTTTGATCTCTTCTTTTCCGCTTCTGAAAGAGCATTATAAACTTGCTTTAGCTTATCAAATGAAGACGTTGGGGCTCGTCCCTGCTTTGCCTCACTAATAGCTTTTGAAAATTCAGCAAAAGCTAAATGGATAAGTTCTTTTTGATTTTTTTCTTGATCTGACATTTATTTTCCTTAATTATTTTATAAGATCGCCATTCATCATCAATTCCTACGACAATTATTAATACCATAAAAATAAATGATAACAACAAGTCCAATCTTGGATCCATCATCTTCTATTTTTATCCATCTGTTGTTGTAATGATTGGTATTTAGATTCGCCTAACACATTTGCATATAGGCTTTCTTTTTGATGAACCTCTCTTTTAAAGACGGCCGCATCCGCCTTGGTCTTATCGATTAGATCTCTACCAGTCAGCTCTACTATTCCACGACCAGACCCTCCAGAAATTAATCTGGTTACCTTGGTTGAGATGTCCTTGTCTTTTCTACAATGTGGGCATTCAGTTAGCTTGGCATCTTCTGATATTGAATGAAACTCCTCAAACTCTCCATGGCCTTGCTCTTCTGGTACCAATTCGCACTTATAAACATATGTTGGCATTTTATTCCTCGTTATCGGTTTCGAACTTCTCTAATTGTAGAGATATATCTTGATCATTTTGAGTTTCCTCAGAAAACCCAACGTCGTTTAAAAACGCACAAGTTTCAAAGCTCTTGCGTAGTGAAAACTGCCCCTTGGGGCCACGACGATTCTTAATGATATGGCAGTTCATTGTTGGATAGTTTTGCTCTTCTGGCTTCGTCTCAAGCATAAGGCAAAGTGTAGATGGATTGATAATTGCCTTGGCTCTGGCTAGTCGAAAAACTCCCATCTGACTATCCTGCTTGCCTTGTTGAGTTTCGTTAAGCTGGACTCCGGTTAATAGGATTAAGTCATGGACCCTACAAAACTTGTATAGGTCTTCAGATATAGCCGTTTGTTTTAAATGGTCCTGATCTATCTCTTTATCGTCACAATCCATAATTCCGAGATAATCTACAACTACTACCTTGCTTTTGTGTTTGCGCTCAACGAAGTCACCATATATAGCTTCCATTTGTGAAGCGGTGGCTCCCTTTGGAATATCTACAATAAGGAATTCGTGCTCGTAGTTCTTGATAAACTTTAGAGTTTTATCTAGCCTTACTTTTTGCTCATCAGTTAGGTTGGTGCTCTCAATTGCGCGAAGTGGTATCTGTGATATGTATGATATTAGTTTATCGAAACATTCCTCATATGGAATTTCGAGTGAGTAATAAATGACCGAATGTCCTTCGCCGTGAAACTTATCATTATCAATAGAGTTATTTTGCATAAACATATTGACGGCCATGCTTAAAAGCAGGGTAGATTTTCCAGAACCAGACGATCCGCAGCATAGAACATATGAAGGAGATTTTAGGCCATTAGTGATAAAATCTAATGACGTGAATCCTGTGAACATGCCCTTGGCTAGATCAGGATTCTCATGTCTTGCCTTAAAACGATCAACGAAGTTTTCTATTCCTTCACGTAATGTATGTTGGGCATAAACTTTTTGAGTATCAACTTCTTTAATCGACATAAGGGCCGACTGTATGTTCGCATAGTTTTTGGCGAAGTCGGAATCCTTATCGAGGAGGCCCTTCAATCTGGCCACTGCATTTTCCTGATAACGCTTCTTTAGTTTTTCGAGATCAAGATTAAACTCTTTCTCGTCATACTTAATTGCATTAATCTTCTCATAAGTCTTTTCTATATAAGCAAGAAATGTTTCATTCTTTCCAGCCTTATCTAGAAGGGCTCGCTTGGTTGGAATTTCTTTATAGATTTTAAGATAGTCAATAACTAATTTTGCAAATCTCCAAAGATCTGGATGCAACAATTTTTCGGAAGAATCCTGACTGAATTCCATCCCGTATTTTCGATTAGAAATAATCGTCTTGAGTATATCTAGGTCTAACTTTTCAACGTCCATTGTCTTCCTTTACATTCTTTCTAAAATCAGGGCCTCTTGCCGCAAACTCTTTTACATTAGCCATTAAGCTTCCCAGGCTTTCTTTGAAGGCCCCATTAAATCCCTCTAACATATTTGGACTGTTAGATATAAAGATATTTGGTAGTTTATTTGCAAATCTGGTTCGTATGATATTTTCTAAAGCCTTAGCGAATAGATCTGCCGTGTTCTCTGAGGCAGTAAAGAACCTGCTATCCAACTCATCTATAACGAGCATATCTACCTGCACCAATTCTTTCTTGGCTGCATACTTCTCTTCAAAGGGCGCCTCGATAATTACATTAACCATATCGGTCAGCGTAGTATATAGGCAGTTATAATTCTTCTCTGCCATCTTACGAAGTATGGACGTTGCAACCATAGTTTTACCTAGGCCATGCGTTCCTAATAAGGCGCAGTTAAGTCCCTTACTATAAACATTCTGCAGGTTGCTTATAGACCCAGAATAAACAGTTTTAAATACTTCTGGGCCCTTAAAATCTTTCATAGAAAGATTCCAATATTCTATTGGAATATTGGATTCGTAATAACGATGAAGAGCGATTGTCCTTACAGAACATCGCTCACATATACCATCCATAGTCTCTGCCGACTTAATGTTTTTTAGAGAACATTCCTTGCAGTCCTGCACTAAAGCTAGTATCTGCTCGAACAGTTTTCTTTTGGGTATGTTCGATAGTGCGCGGGAACGATTGATTGAGTGGGACATAAGGGTCTTTCTTTGTTGCGGTAACTGGTAGCTGCATCTTATCTTTTAATGAGGATCTTTCTATGGCATTCATATCGCCACGCGCTTGAACTAGTTTTTCAAGATCTTCTTTTGTTTTATTTGGTTTCTCGGCAAGATAAGAAAATACTTCTTGTGCCGTATTTACTTTGTAAAAGAGAACGCTTTCTTTAATATCTGGAATAACCGTAGATGAGAATCCATCCAAAGACTGTAGAACCATCTCGTTGTTATCTAGTGAGATAAGGCTTCCTTCGACTTGAATTGCATTTTTGAATACTACTGTAATATGCTTCATTGTTTAGCCATTATAAATTGATGTTAATGTATGCCACTGGATAAGCCACATTTATGGTGGTGGTGGTGGTTGCCGTTGAAGTTGTGTATCCTGCAATCGCTCCAGCATAACCAACGGTAGCGGTAGAAAATGTGTCGTAATAATTATTAGAAACTGGAGATATTGCGATTGGCGTAATTATCTTGTCCATAATTTTCTTATATTTTTCATAAAATTGAGTGGCTCTTACTACGCTATTTGGATAGATAAATCCATAGCTATCATATAGCTGTTCGATATTTCTAAATGGGCATTCTGAAGTAAAACGATATGTATCATATATGAATTTCAATACGCCATTCATTATAATGACACGCTGTTCCTCGTTAATAGAGGATGAGGGCGCTACAATCTCAAATTTTCTAAAAAAATTCCTATCCCATAATTTATATTTGAAAGTAAAAAAATCGGCGCCTACTAGAGTAGTTATATATTCAATATTTAATAACATTTTTTTACTTTCATTACCATCTAAATGATGGTTTATGTCTTGGCTTCTCAATAACGCCATCTATTAATTGCCTATGCTCCTTGTAGAATGGCGTAGTTCTAATTTGTGCTATTGATGACGAGAACGTTTTACTCATTACTAGCTTAAAGTTTTTACACAATGATTGGTTTGAAAATTTATAAGCATAATATATGCTGTATAGCAATTCATTTATATGATCTTCATTATTAAGATCGCCACTTTCTTTTCTCTTATACCTTGCGGCAAAATCGTGTTTAAATGCAGTGTCATTTAATCTATAATACTGTATTACGTCTTTAGGATTTTCCCGGTCAAACGTAGTAAATTTTGTAGCCAATCCTACATACATAATGTTCTCCGAATCATTTTACCTTTTCTAGCATTGAAAGATCAAATCCTGACTGTTGTATCCAAATCAGTAAGGTCTTATCATTATTATCGGCAGATCCAGTATCCACCATTCTTTTGATGAATGCTAGATCTCCATACGTTTTACAATCAACCTTAAGTCTTAAGGCCATGTCTAGGAAGTTTGCTGGCAATTCCGTCGTGCGATCAACATTTTGTGTCTTATCCATAGCTAGCTTCTTAAACTTATATTCATTAGTAATATTCAAATCAGTAACGAAAGCTAGACTAGTAATTCTCTTCTTCTTTAGAATTATTTTGTGCTCAAAAAACCAATCAATATAGTCTTTTAATATTTCTGGGTCCGAACTAATCATCTGCCCAAGTTTTCTTATTTGAAAGACTTCATATGATTTAGATGGACTGTTTGCATTAAATCTAAAAGAGAATTTAGTTCCGTAGTGATCCAGATATCGTTTTGAAAAATACGATAATAGATGAACAACTTGCCAATCTTTAATTGGCAATGCTTCGATCTCTGAAAATCTTTTGAAGAACTTTTCCCAGTATATAGAGGGATATTCTTCTATCCTTAGATTATTGCTTGGAGTCATTTTTATCCATATTGGTTTTTATATATTCATCTACGGCATTCTTTAATATTGCTGGTGGCCATGTAGCCATAGTTCCGTGCTCTCTACACAAATATAATCCCATTGGATCGTTTAATGCTACATCACATTCTTCACATATTTTAATAGCTCTCATATCTATATTGCCATCATATCTAAAAGATATTTTGTTTTTAGGCATCCACCCGCCAACATAAAAACTTTCTTCATCCTTGCTTATCTCAAGGATTCTTCCTTGGGCACCGTCGCCACAATTAACTATGTGTCCAACCTCTAACTTTTTCATACCTTAATTCCTTTAGGGACATGAACTTCAAATCCCTTTTCCTGACAATATATATGATATCTTCTCTTGCTGTGGTTTTTCAAGAACAATGCGTTGTCCCAAAAATCTACAACACGAACTTCCGTTTTGCCTGGGTGAATACGAATCACGCGACCTATTCTCTGCAATGCTCTTACTAAACTTTTGTTTGGACTAGCTAACACCAAAGCATTTAAGCTGCTGATATCGACTCCGGTGTCGTAGATGCTGCTTGATATAACACAACGTAGCTCGCCTGAAAGCAGTCTTGCTTTTATTTCTTCACGACGTTCTAATTTGTCTTTGCCGCTCAGCATCTCGACCTTTATGCCCTCTTTACGAAGCATCTCAAGAAGTTTTTTGCCATGAGTAATTTGCCTAAACAAAACAAGAGTTTGAAATCCGTTCTCTACAAGTTTTTTTGTAGAGGTAACGATCATTCTATTTCTAGTGGTGTTCTCCACAATATATTCTTTATATATTCCTAGATAAGTTCTACTTTCTAAATACTCTTTTGGAACCTCAAAAAATTTGATTACTGGTTTTATTAGGAACCCTTTGTCTATTAATTCTGATGCTGGGATATCTACAATAATATCTCCAAGCAGCGCTTTAATTAGCAAATCGGTTTCTTCTAGCTTATGAGGGGTTCCAGACATTCCGTATATGTATTCTGGATTGATGCTTGAGTAGATTTTCTTGAAGCTATCTGTGGATGCTCCGTGACACTCATCAAAAACAATAACCTTAGCGGATTTAATCATTGCCTGGATTTTACCAGCATCACTTTCATTGAACTTTTCTTTTTCGTCGTCGTCATCGGATACCTTTATCTTTTTCTTTGGTGATAAAGATTTAGCGGCGGTCCAAAGACTTACTATATTGATTCTTCGTATTTCACAAACCCCATTGCCTACGTAACCAATTTCTTCTTGAAAGATTTCAGAGAATAGATCGTGAAACTGCTGCAACAAATCTAGCCCTACAACAAAAATATTGGTAGGCTTATTAAGTGCGGCAACTATAATGGCCGAAATTAATGTCTTACCAGAACCGGTGCAAGACTTTATAATGCCCTGCCTATGGTTGAGGGCTGCCTTGACTGCATTGATTTGATAATACCGAGGCACTTTTTTTAGTTCTACCAGCCTCTTACTTATATCTATAGGCTCAGCGTTCTCGACAACCGGCCTGCGATCTATAACTTCAAAAGTAATTTGATTTTCTGTCAAAAACTTCCGCGTCATATCTAGCAGTCCAATAGGAAATTGCCCCTTCTTGTTCAGAAGGTGATTGATGCCGTTCCATCCGAACCTCTGGTATTGAGGGGAAAACTCAATACCAGGCTCTTTATAAGAAAGAAGCTTGTCCAATTTTTTAAGGATATCTTCATCTTCAAGGGTGACTTGAGCGTATTTGTTGTTGGGGAGTATTACGATTTCGGTTTGAGCCATTCAGATACCATTCCAAAAAAACTAACCAGCATAGACGCTATCCCTACGCCTGCCTTTTCAACTTCAGCCTGGAGGACTTGCTGTGCTTCTCCTATACCCTGCTTCGTTGTAGTTTGATTGGAATTATCTAAATGTAACGGTTCTGGTAAAACTGTAAGCTCCCCCATTGGGGCTGGCTCTGGATCTATAGTTACCCATGGTTGTAATGGTGGGGCCTCATCTAAATTAAGTGAGGCGAGGGCATGTTCATAGTCAGTGCTTTTCATATATGGATTATAGAATCTCGTCATTCCGGCAATATAATCTTTAAGTGGTGCCGTATAGTATCCGTGAGCACGAATGATAGTTGCGAATCCAACTAAATTGCCAGATTCTATTGCTGGCCAAGCTGAAGCATATCTTTTATTTTTTAAAAGACCAAGATGGAATACTGCTCCGGCATGAAGATCGTGAAAAGATCTAAACCACGAACCAGGATTAGATGCTGGCAAATTAACCCTAACGCCATTGATTATTTCCCACACCCCGTTAAGCGCCATATACTCTATGGTTTGACCAGGAATATCTACCGCTTTAACATTTCCTAAATTATTGTTCCATGCAAAATTACCTCCACCAGTCTCAATACCGTGCTGGGCAACTATAACTCCTATTGAGGCCTTACTTGGAATATCTCCAAGCAATTCGTGCCAAGCGCCTATAAGAGCTGCGCATAACTCTATTTGAGAATATTTCGTCTTAACAGTATCAACTCTTACTAGCATTAGTTCCCCTTCTTTGTTCGGTGGCGTCATGAACTGCTTTGATGCAGTGATTGCATCTCCACTCAACATCTCGTGGCGGATCGCTACATAACGATAATGTTACCACTAAATCTTTAGTTGTAGCACAAATATCACAATGGGCCCCATACCAACCTCTAGTTGATGGCGGAAGTGGTAATGTCATTCTTTTACTTTACTTTTTGTAAGAGAATCTTTTACAGATACCGCGACGCCTAATCCTTTGATATCGTATTCGGTCATCTCATCTTCGGGAACCTCAATCAGATGAACATATCCAGCTATATCAAAAAACTTATTGCAAGACATACACTTATAGTGATAAGCAAAGTCCTGATCGATATGGCCGCTTGCTCCACAAGAACAAACTATATCCATACAAACATCAGTACCTTTCCATTGAATCCATCCATGTGGTCCATCTGGTCGCTTGGTTTCTTGACGCTCATATCGTTTGTTAATCATTTTTACCTATCATTCTAAATTAGAATTGCCATATGCAACAGTGTCAGGATCTATTTTTTTATTTTTGGACATATGTATATTGCAATCATCACATAAATATTCTGGATTTTCGCCTTCTAATTTAATGGCCGCAAAACTTCCACACAAATCACAATTTGGTATCCAATCGCTTGTGCTCATTTCTTTCGCCTATCTATGGTGTTATTATTGGCTAGAAACTTACCAAAACCCGATTGGCTTTTTGCGATCTTTGCTTTTACTTCATCAATTTTACTTATGTGTTTTTCTTTCTGATTTGACGCCTGATCTAAAGCCTTCGTGCGCTCTGCTTCTTTAACTTTAGTTACTTCCGCCATTTGCGCAGTCTCTACTCTCAAAAAGTCTAGGCGCTGATGTGGCATGCTGAGACCTGAGAAGATTGAGAAAATATTAATTACTCCATCCTCAACCGTATTATCAACATAATATCCCTTGAATACAGCAATAGCTCCCTCACACTTCGCGGTGAATTGTGCCGAAGCATAGTTGATATGAGTAGATGGTATTGTTTCCCAAGTTTTTTCTGAGGCAACAACTACAAGGCTGGCTAGGTGAGCATTCTTAATATCAAGATTTGATAGTAAGTTAGCCTCTAGTGAGCCTTCGATGGCGGTGGCTATGCTGAGTGGGTTCTCATCTTCTCCGAATGGCATAGTGATCTTTGAATAAGAAACGCAGCCACGGCCCTCAAGCAGTAGTCTCGTAAATTCTGCTCCGTCGAATGCCTGATTTTTCGATGGCATAGCAGATAGCTTATTGATTTCACATAGAGGCTCAACTATAGCCTTATTGGCTAGCTCGAAAAACTTCATATATGAAACGTCAGAATACATTTCTTCAATCTTGGCATTATCAACACAAATTACGTTGGCGATAGACCCAGACTTTAACATGTCTGATAGTGCTTCTAGGCTATTCACTGAATTTGATTTAATGGAAGCATCGTCACTTGTCATTGGAAGTAATGCGAGGACTAGCACGGGCTTCTGTGTGGCATTAAGGATATCAATTACGACTGGTAGGGATCCTGAACCAGTTCCGCCCCCTAAAGATGAGCAGACAATGAAGGCCTGACAATCACCAAGCTGACGCTTAACGGCCGTTGCGATTGTATCATAATATACTTCAGCAACTTCTTTGCCTACAGACTGGTCCTTGGCACAACCTGAAACACCAGTATCTAGAAAAATCTTTTGAGTGTCAGGTATGTCAAGCAAATCAAGATCTTGACGTGCAGTATTAACGACTATAGTTGGGTATGCGTTTGGTAGCTTGAAAAACTCAACTGCAACCGAGGAGCCGCCTTGACCAAGGCCTATAATGCCCAGCTTAAGCGCGCGGTCGGCCTTTGGCTTTTCTGCGTCCTTGGCTTTTGCAGCAAGTTTGGCCTTTAGTTCGGCCAATTTGTCTTGATTAACTACTGGAGCAGCGTTACTAATATCATCGTGAATTTCTTCTTTTGTCATTTCTATTTTTTCCGATTTAGCTGTCATTGTTTTATCCAATATTTATTTAATAGGAACCATTCTATGGTATTTTGAATACCATCTTTGAACTTAATCTTTGGTTCCCATCCTAGTTTTTTAGTTTTATCACTTGAGAGACTATATCTGAAATCATGCCCTGGTCTATCTGCAACGAATTCTATCTGTAAATCTTTCTGCATAGTCTTGCAAATTAGTTGAGCAACTTCAATATTAGAGAATTCTTGTCCAGCGCCTATATTGTAAGCTTCTCCTGGAGCCCCACGTTCCATTATAGCCTTAATAGCGGTATAGCTATCTCTAACATGAAGCCAGTCTCTTATCTGCTGCCCTTGACCATATATTTTTATCTTCTGACCATTAATCAGAGATTGAATAACTCTTGGAATAAACTTATTTGCAGTTTGTCTTGGTCCGTAGTTGTTGGCCATTCTAACAATATTGTAGTTTAGCCCTTCTGAATTACCAAGCGCTACAACCAAATGCTCTCCAGCAGCCTTCGTTGCTGAATAGGTGTTTCTAGGAGCAAGCGGTGCAGATTCTGACCAGCTAGCGTCATTCTCTGACTCTAGATGGCCATATACTTCATCCGTTGAAATATAAATGAATTTTGAAACCTTGAACTTGCTGGCAACTTTAGCTACTATTTGTGTTCCAATAACGTTATTATGAACATAATCAATAGGAGAACTAATTGATTCATCTACCGATGTAAGTGCTGCCGCATGAATGATAACATCTGGCTGCTCGTATTCTACGATGCGGCTAAATATATGCTCGTCAGTAATGTCAGCAATATAGTTAAAGCTATTTTTATTTATGTAAATACTGTTTAAAGCCAACGGACTTAATAGCTTATCAACGGTCACGATAGAATATTGCTTCTTCTCATACATAAGATTTCGTATGAAGTTAGAGAAAATGAAGCCGCTCGCCCCAGTAATTAGTATCTTTTGTCTTTCATTACTCATCACTGCCTATATAGCATGAAGTTAGGGTCTTTATCGTATTTTTGAACTAATTCTTTGTCGATTTTATTCTTCCAACGATCAATGAATATTTGTAGATTTTGTTTAAAATATAGCTTATTAACTGGATTCTTTTTTAGAGAAGCGCTTTCGGCATGTAGTATATTTGTTTCTCCACAATAAACTACCTTCTTATTTTTATTCTGAACCTCCATACAATAAAAACTATCATCCCAACACCAATGTAGTTTCTCATTTAAGCCACCAATCTCTTTAAAAAGATTAAATGGAGTTAATATGACTGCTCCAGTAACTATTGGGTAAAGACGATTAAGTCGATCGCGTGGCTCTTCCTTAGCTCCTGCTCTAAAATGAAATGGCGTTCCTATATTACCGGGGTGAAACAAAACTCCTACGTGCTGAACCTTTGTTGGGTCATCCTCATAGTTTAGCTTGCAACCAACCACTCCAACGCTATTGTCATTATCTATGATCGATATCATTTTTTTAATCGACTCTGAATCTTTAAAAACAATATCGTTATTAAGCATTAATATATAGTCGCCCTCTTCTGGAGCCATTTGTTGGCAAAGCCAATTATTTCCTTGCGAATAATTTTGAAGATTATTCTTATATGCAAAGACGGTTACTCTATCATTTTTCCAAGATTCAACTATCTCAACAGTGTTGTCATTGGAACCATTATCCTTGATGCCCCAACGCCAATCAATTCCTTCTAATGCCGGAAGGATAGAATCGTAAAGGGCCTGAAGTTTTTCTTTGGCATTCCAGGTCAAAGTAAGTATTACTAATTTTTTCATTGATTACTTTCTGGCCTCTTTGTCCATTCAGAAACTATATTCATATCTTGATAATCCGCCAAGCTCATCCACTCATACATTACATGTTTTGAGTAGTTCTTTTTGATGCAAAAGATTTTCCATCTTGAGGTGCGTTCATTTTCAAATACTATTATTTCTTCTTTAGTCATCATAATCCTACTTGCATTCCTACTCCGGCCTGAAATGATCCTGCCGTATTAATTCCTAGAACGGGGCCAATATAAAGATTGTTTAATAGTGTTCCGGAAATTGCCTTGCCAACATTAAATTGAATTGGGCTTAACTCTGCTGCCGGCCTCTGCTCAATCATATTATATCCGGCGCCTATACTCAACACTCGTATGTCTGGGCTTGTTTTTGTTTTACCGTAACTCATAATGCTCAAGCTTAAGCTTGGAGTTGCCTCTGCCTTTACTGTAGAACCAGATAAACTTGCTGCTCCTGAAAATCCAAGCGCAATGCGAGGGTTCCACCAAGAAAAGGAACTAGAGGGAAACTTTTCGACTGTTTGACTACTAGTGATAGGAATGGCAAAACTGTCATTACCTGACTTAATGGAGAGGGCATTATAGATGACCGTTTGTCCATCAGCGGTATGCGCAATAGTATTATCGATTTTATACTGTCTCGGTAATATATTATATCCCCAAGGCTTGTTGTCTGCGGTTCCTGCATTAAATTGCACATCTCCGATTGGAACTTGAATTTTATCAAAGTTTTCGGATAACTTAAGAGTTTGAATTGTTGAAAAAAAGTTGTTTGGATCTTTAATGCAATCCACCTCCTTACCATTACATATGATTTTTGGAACTGGAGTAACCGTAGTTAGCGTAACCACTACGGTAGATGGAATGTTAGTTACGATCTGCCCCTTAGAATTGGCAACAACAACATTAATTGCTGAAATTTGACCACCCAATGTATTTAGGTTTTTTTGGATCTCATCAAGGCTTACTTGATTTTGTTTAACGAAATCCTCAAATCCTTTTTGATTAACGTATTGTGATTGCGAACGAACAATATCGTCCTTGAGGCGTTGCATCTCAATTACGGAATTTTGAATTTGTAGGGCCTGCTTGTTGAACATATATTGCTGGTAGGCAATAAATCCTCCAGCAGAAACCACAAGAACACCAATAATGATTAATAGTATTTTATTCAGCGTCGTCATTTCTTTTATCCTGCTTTAGCATTTGTCGCATTACCCCATAAACGCATTCACGGCTACATAATTCATATTTTATGTCATTTTGGACAAATTTAAAATCAGCTTTATAAAGAAACTGTTTAGCCGGTTTGTCCATCCATTGAGGAGATTCTCCACAATAATCACATAGTAGCGTTATTCTGGTTGCCATTATTTCTTCCTCCACACTTCAAGAAATACTTTTTTGGATTGACCATATAGTTTAGCCGTATTAATTTGCTTGCTAGTAATCTTTCCAAAATGACTAACTGAATTATTAGGAATAAGTGATAATGGTAGTCCCATCTCGGATGCCTTAAAGCTTAAATGAGTATCTTCAAAATAAGCAAAATATAGTTTGCTATTGAATGGCCCCTCATTACCTTCTTCAATTAACTTATCAAAAGTTTTCTTTGTGGCCGTAAGCATCCAGCCGCTTAAGTAGTTGAACTTCTTCTCTCCATCAGTTTCATAGCAAAACTGAAACTCCCGTTTTGGATCTACAAATCCGCCAGTTGGAGACATTATTTGATTTGGATTTTCCTGTAACGCATTTAGATATACATCAGTCCATATTGAAAGGTTAGCATAAACCTTAATATCATTATTCAAAAACATAACGGCATCATGCTTGGCAATTGCGTAGCCACGATTACAAGCCGCGCCAAACCCAGTATTTTCGTTATTCCGAATATACACTAGATTAGGCATCTTTTTGACAAGCTGTGTCATCCCTTCTACGGTGCCATCGGTACTAGCATTATCTACGACGATGATCTCATGCAGATCAGCATCTAGGAAGGCTAGGTCCTTTAAGCAGGCATTAGTAAAGTTCCATCTATTATAGACCGGAATGACAATCGAAAGTTTATTTTGCTTCATCTCGGTATTTCTTACGAGCATAAAATTTCTTCTCGACAACTTTCTGTAACCCAAAAAGATTTAGTAGTAGTAACACATAGTAAGTAATACTAATCAAATAATAGATCAAGAATAGTATGCAGGGATAATATAGAGCGGAGCGGCTATGTTGGCTGGGATATGATATTAAGATAGTTTATGTCTTTATAGTGGCCTAGGTTCTATAGTCGTCTTGCTATGATATATAGTAGTAGTTGTAGGGCCGCCATCCGTTATCCTATGATCTTTTTAGTTGTCGAGAACTCTTCCGTCGCAGCACATATAGTTTCTGCATAGGAGCCGAAATCGATGGATAACGTGAGTTTATTAAAGTTTAAGTATTTGATGGCAGAATACAAATCAAGCCATGATCCTAAATTTGCAGTAGATATTTGTGAGATGTTTGTAAATGGAACATTACAAGCAAAAGGAACTACGAAAGATGGTAAGATATTATTTATTGTTTCTTCTAAATACAGAAGTAAATGTTCTAAATGTGGAGATCATTATGAATATGGGGATTCTATATTTGTAAGAGATCAAAAGGCTTGGCATTTAAAATGTGCCAGTAATGATGACCTTGAACATACATATTTTAAAGATTGCCTTGAAAAAGGTTTAGTGGATGATTTTGAAAGGAATATTAAGCAATGAAACAAGCTAGAGGAAAATTAGAAGTATTTATGCAACATATGGTTGTAAAATATGATGGGATGATAACTGAGGATGGTGATAGAATTTCAATTTTTGATGAAAAAACAGAACAGGCTCATAGTTATCCAAGTCAGTGGTGTCATATTATTTGGGATAAGATTATAGTTCCAAAAAAAATAGAAACAAGATCGTGCATACAAATTGGTTGTTACAAAGATTCTAACCTATTAACAGAATACTGTTCAAGTCACTCGTTATATGGAAGCAGATACTAAATTTTAGGAGATAAAAAAGAATGATGAAGAATATTAGGATATTAATTTTATTTTGCATTGCAGTATTTGCGATGCCATTAGCAGCACTAACATCATGCGCTACTACAGCTGACATTGCTCATCCGTATCGCGGAACCAACGTAGCAGGAGGGGACCTAGTATGGGGTCAGGCAAACTTTCAAAGTCCAGTTGCAAATACCGATTATTTATTTGTATCAAATCAGGACATTGATTATTTAGTTTCCAAAAAGGTTGGTTTCATACGCCTATTAATCTCATGGGAAGCATTACAGCCAACTCTAAATGGCCCGCTAGCAGTTAATTCTTATTCGCAAGATTTAGACTCTAGAATAGCATACGCCACCAGTAAAGGTCTTAATGTTTTAATTGAGCCTCACGGTGGTGATGGAACAAACTTCGCAAGATATAAGGGAGAGCTGATTGGAAGCACGGCCGTACCAAATTCATCTTTCGCTGATTTTTGGACGAAGATGGCCAGTAAGTATAAGTCCAACCCAAAAGTTCTTTACGGACTCTCAAATGAACCGCACGACATGAGTACGGTTCAGTGGTTTTCGGCAGCTCAAGCCGCCATAACTGGAATTAGATCAACTGGCTCTATGCAAATGATCTTCGTTCCTGGAAATGGTTGGAGTGGATCAAGCACTTGGACTAACCCAAACGTAGATACTGCAACTGTTAAAGTGGCAAACTCAACTGCATTCTTAACTCTAAAAGATCCTGCAAACAATTTAGTTGCAAGCATTCATATGTATCTCGATTCTAATGGTGGAGGGGGAACTACAGGTATAGTGAGCGCAACTATTGGAGTTGAAAGGCTAACTGCCGCTGTTAATTGGGCAAAGGCGAATAGTGTCAGACTTCACTTGAGTGAAATTGCCGGTAGTCAAGCCAATCCGCTAGCTTCGACTGCCATAAAGAATCTTTTTGATTATATTCAGGCAAATAATACAACCGTAATTGGTTGGTCATGGTGGGCTTATGGTCCTCCAAGTTGGTGGGGAGGCTATATGTTTACGTTATGTCCTACCAGTAATTATACGGTTGATAATGCTAAAATGGCATGGCTCGCTCCATACCTAGTTCAGCTATCAACGGTAGGGCCGCCTACTCCAGTTCCAGCTACAGATTCTGGAACCATTGCTGATTCTAGTGTTCCACCGTCAGTTGTTGATGCTGCTACTGGATCATCAACCAAGCCAACTGCTCCAATAGCATTTACTAAAAATGCGATATTCACTACTAACAGTGGGCAAACAAACTGGGTTTATGTTCCAAACAGTTATGATAATACGCACAATACTCCAACGAAACTTTTCGTTTGGCTACATGGATGCGGAGGCCAAAGCCGGTATGACATATCTATGGTTTCTTATATGCCAAACCAGGACTGGATAAGTCTTGCTCCTGGTGGACGAGAGACTACTTGTTGGTCTGGCGGACTATCAGTTGATGGGCCAAAGATATTGGCCTCAATTGCTGATTTGAAAACACATTTCAATATCGATCCAACTCGTATAGTGCTTGGTGGATACTCTTCAGGAGGAGATGTTGGTTATCCACTAATATTCTCTAATTCAAATATGTTTGCCGGAGGATTATTCGAAAATACTTCTCCAAAAAGCTATGGCGGAATGACTCTTGCTGCAACTGCCACTAACAAGTTCCACCTAGCTCACCTAGCTCATACAAGCGACAATACTGATAATGGAAACTATTCACCAGCAACAGTAAGGTCTAACTATGTAACGCTAGCTGGATATGGCTTCAAGACTGAGCCAGTAATTGAAAAGCCAGGAACACATTGGGACTCTGACACGGCAACTTCTGGAACCGCTTATGACCTTCGCACATTCCTGCTTCCATTCCTAAATGTTGGTTGGACCAATGGAACTGCTATGGTAGATGCTGGAACGGTAGATGCAGCACCTCCACCACCAGCGGCATGTACTTATACATATTCTGCGTGGGGAGCATGTCAATCATCAGGAACGCAGACTAGAACTGTAACCGGGTCATCTCCGGTGCCATGTACTGCTATGGCCCAAACATTAAGTCAGTCATGCACCTATGTACCGCCAGTAGTTGATGCCGGAACGACTCTTCTAACTTTCTATGCAAGAAGAGTGGTTTATAATCAAGGAACAACATATACTTGTATGTATTTCTATGTTAAAAATACGTCAGCAACTAGCACTAATTGGACACTAATGTATGTTAATTCTTATGATTCAAAACTTACAAGCTGGTGGTCAATGAAAACTGGTCAAGTAGTTGGATCATATGGATCTATAAAGTTTGCGCCAGTAGATGTAATATCCATTCCTGCCAAGACTGAATTGAAAGTTGGAGGAGCTTGCTTTGATTTTGGCCCCCTAAAACGAGTTCCGATCGTATCGGGAGTCAAGTAAATCAGTGACTGCTTTCCGCTCGTGACGGCGCGGGTTTCATAATAAACGTAAAGAATCTGTCCCTAGGAGCCCTATCTAATAACTGATAGGGCTCCTTTGTTTATTTTACTAGCGCTAATACTTTTTTAGCGACCTCAAGCCAATCATAGTTTAGCTTAATTGCCGTAGGGCTAAATGATCTGCTATTAACGCTAGCTACCGCTGCCTTTAATTTATTTATTCCATCAGATGGGTCAGGCATAAATGCTTTTGTTCCAGGCTTACTTTGATAATATAAATAATTTGGAGGAACATTAAACTCTTTGCCTTCAATTAGAAAAGCGTTTGAATGATCTAGAAAATCAGTAAAGCCGCCGTAGTTAGACGCTACCGGAATTAATCCACAAGCCATTCCTTCTAGCGGAACCATTCCGAATCCCTCGCAATGGCTAGGTGAAAACGTTATATCACAAGCTTTATATAGAGAATATATATTTGGTATAAACTCTTTAACAATTTCTACTTCTGCATGATTAGGAAATTTGCTATTAAAGTTTTGAAATACATCTTTAAAAGACAACTCAAATTGTTGAGTAGGCGTCCTATCTTGTATCTTTAATACTAAACAAACATCTGATTCTTTAGTGAAAGCTCTGCCGAACATCTCCAGCGCACCAGTGAAGTTTTTCCTTCTATGAATCTGGCCAAGGTTAATAAGTATCTTAACCGACTTCTTGGTTTTTAGCTGGTATGGAACGGCCGCATCTATTTCCTTGTTATTGATGCCGTGCGGAATGACTACGACCTTATCATCAGGGACTCCACTTTCTAGGAATACCTGGCGAGCAAAATTAGATGGCGCCAGTATCTTATCGCAGTATTGGTGCGCCTTGGCAAAACCTACTGGCAATGAGTTTTTACCAGCAAACTCATAGCAGTATATTCCAAATCTATTCTTGGCGCTATGCTGAAGGTATGGATTGAAATTTTTCATAGCGGTATATGATATTGTCATATCATAATTATTGCCTGGGATATTGCCAAACATAACTTTATTATTATCTCCATAACATACTAGATTTTTTTCTAGGTCTTGTGGAAAATACTTGTTACCATTAGTAGAAAAAATATCTACTGAATGATTCAGATCTATTAGGCTACGACATATGTTTTGAGCAACAATTGCCCAAGAATGATTTTGGGCAGCAAATCCTTGATAGCAAATACGCATACTTGCTATATAGCTAGCCTTTATAGGCCTAGAAGATTTATTGTCTTATTATCATCAATTACTATTGGTGCATTATTCCATCCAGCTTTTTTAAGATAGACGGTAATTTGCACCTTCGTATTTTGAGTTTGCTCAACGGCATCTTGATATAGATTGCTGAACTTAAGCGAAAGAAGGCCAGTGTTATAATTTACGCTAACACCAATTCTATTATCAACTATAACTCCAGTATATCCGTCAGTAGTTATGCCATTCAATTGTGGGGAGAATGATAGAACTCCAACAGACACTCTAATCTGATTATTTGTAAAGCCAGATAGCGATACTAAACTATTATCAGCAAATCTCATGGCTTTATAGCCTATTCTTGTATAGCCAGTTCCAGCATAATCCGCAATAAAGTCAGTTAATAGATTAACTACTTTCTCACTACCGAAAATCTCAACTGCTGGTATCTCGAAAGATACTGTTCCCATTTCAAAATCAACCTTGAAATATCCACCAGTAGGCGTAGTTATCTGGCCTCCAACATTCATTACCAAATTACTTGGTATGAACATATCATTGCGACCAGGATCGAATGCTGGTGTTTCTGGGAAAGTTTGAGTAACGTTTAGATTTGTTGTGCTTGGATTTACCAAATATCCAGTAGCAGTATTGAATGCTGCTGGAACCATTTTTGGATTAGAATTAACGACTATGTTATGCTCTTTCCAGCTTAACTGCTTAATGATACTGAAGTTAATTGGAGTAACCTTAATATTTTGACCGGACCAGCTGGCATAACCATCAATAAATACATCTGGTTTGGCGTGTAGCGTAGTTGATCGATTAGCATCTACTCCAGGATAGTCGTCGGCCCTATCAACATATTTTTCAACCGTTAATTTTACAGCAGTAAATGTCGTACCAATCTTATTAGCAGGACTTGTTGTTGCTGGGAATGGAGGTAACAAATTAATATAGTTAGTTATGTATGTTACATCGGTGCTAGAGACGGTCATATCTCCATCGATATCTGCCCTTAATACTTTTAAGAATAAATCAGAAGTATATTCGAGTTTAACTATAGTTACGTTTGTATTACTAAGTAAATTAGTTATTCTAAATGAGCTATTGTTATATAAGCTAGTTGTTGAATTGAGTATATTGACTTTATGTGTGTCTAGGTTTATAACGCTAGAAAAGTTTGCCGATATACTAGAGAAACTAGCGGATGTTCCATTAGCAACAAGAACTCCATCAATTCCGCTTTGAACAACTACACTATTGACATCTAGTAATTGCCATGACAAAGCCGAATCAGTTACGAAATCAGTAGTATGAACTAGATATTCAGATGTAGTTGGAAGGGTATTTAGTTGTGTTCCAAGTAACTCCTGTGACGCTAGAAGATCATCGGTATCAATTATTCCATCACCGTTTATGTCTCCATACATAAGCGTATGAAGCTCAGCCTTTACTATTCTGTAGTATATAGATGGCGTAAGCGTGTTAGGTATTATTTTTGCCTGATTTAATTTGCCCGAATCAAGATCTGCTAATAGCGTAATTAGATTTTGGTCGTATCTATAACCATCAGAATAGCCATCTATAATTTTAAATACTATTTCATTTCCAACCATTCCATAATGATGGAATGCCGCGTTAGAAATTTGACCAGCAATAGAAGATGATTTAATATTCTGATCAGTAATTGTTCCAAGAAGTAATGGTTCAGACACTGCCTTAATGGAGTCAAGCGCAATAGTGTTTAGTAAAGATAATTCTGGTGTAAATTGTTTTTGAGAATTAATTGGATTGCCAGTTCTCTCATTTTGAATTGGCGCACTTTCAGTTATTGCGGCCTTCATTACAGCATAGTATAAATCATTTCTCAAGAAAGAGTTATTGCTAAAGCTATAATCAATTGTAGTTCCGGTATTGCTATCAATAGTTGTTTTTGGTATTTGTATTCCACTACCATTATCATAGGCTTGGCCATCAGAAACTTTTGCAATATCGGAATATGTTCTAAACCATAGAGCCTCTTCAGGCACATCTACCCATACACTACCATTAAATAGCGTTTCACGAGTATTTGTTTCAGCATTACTTCCTACCGCAACTTGCATTTCACATGTGTCGGCAGATCCGGCTCGTTTAACGGTTATTACGTAATAATGTCCAGATGTGATTAGTGATCCAGAACCGACTGGCGTATTACTAAAGATAAAATCAACTGGCTGAGGAACGGTATTTAATTGAATGCCGTTAGCAAGCATTGAGTTATAGTCAAGACTTATCTGCGCCAGTGGAATATTGGTTGGATCAAAATCAATGGCTAAATTAGGAACAATATCAGTTGATGACTGAACTGTTGATTGTAATGCATAGATACTAACTATAAGATCTCCGGTCCAAACTAAATTAGATGGAACTGAATTATTTATCGTAGATAATAGTAAGCTTACTTTTTGAATATTGTTTGATGTAGATAGAAATTTCTGGCCAATCTGCGAGCTGACATCATTTTCAGCTATTCCTCGTAATTGCTTGTATCCGGTCTTAATGTTTAGAGCATCTATGTTATAGCTTGGTAGGGCCGTAGATAATAAATTAAATAGAGTTCCACCAGTGGCAACGAAAAAATCTCTGAACACTAGATTAGGCTCAATATCCTGAGAAATCATAATTGGGTCTCTAGAAAGAGACATGGGCATGGCCTCGCGGATAACTATTCTTCCGCCTAAATTAAATGATTGTAAGGATCCGCCAACAAAGTCATTGAGAAATATTGCTAAAATATTGCGATAGTGTTTTTTTGATATTTGCTTTTCATTTTTGGCAAAAACGAATGTATCGTATTGTAGATTATTTTCAAAATCTAGGCCTATTACGATTATCTTAACTGTTTTATTGCCGGCGGCCAACGATCCCGTAAGTTCAATCTCTAATTGATTTCCATTATTGCTATCCGAAGGCTGCGCTTGGGCGACTATAACTTTACCATCTAAAAGGTCACCAGATAGGCTTGTGTCAAATAAAACACCCTGAACTAGATTTTCTGGAAGAACACCAGAACCTAAATGATTGCTTATAAAAGCAGAGTGCTGCTGCTCGTTATGGTTTTGCTCGACTGTGAGATTGGTATCATCCACACTCTGTGCATCTGACCAAATATTCTGGGGTGTTGAAATGGGTATTCTCATATGTCCTAGCGGTAGTTAATAAATACTCTGGAGTTTGCTGGCTTGAGAGTAGAAATTAAGTCTTCCATTACAGTTTTTGCTTTACTATTCTCTCTTAATATACCAAAACTATCAAAGACATTTATAGTAATATCGAATAAACCAGTCTTCTTATTTTTAATTACGGCAAAATCTGTTGTTATTTCTGATAACTTATTGAAATCTAACAATAAAGTAGTGTATAAATCTTCAGTTGCTGGAAACACTACATCTATATTTGTGCTATACCCTGGGTCAATAGGCTCTCCAAAAGGCTTAAATACTGGCCTAGCAACATTACTTATGCGAAGATTATCAATCAATGCCATGGCGCCAAGAGTTTGTGTATAATCAGATCCTATTGTAAATTCATTAATGGTATCAGCAAATGACATGGCTGACTGTATAGAGTTATGGCCTACATACGAAGAACCGAATACCATATTTTCACCAAATAATAGTCCAGATCCAAAAAGAACGTTACCTTGCTCATATCCATCTATAAAGAACCTGATCTCATCAGTTCCTAGGCCTTGATTTATGATATATTGAGCCCTAAGCTTATGCCATGTATTTTTAGCCCAAAATATAGGAGCGCGAACTTGATGGCTTATTCCAGCACCATCAATAGTGAAATTGATGTATCCATAAGGATCTTTATATATAGACATTCTATCGCCAGATAGACCAGTAGGAATATAGATCACTACTATAGATGTTTTTTGATTTGGTAACTTCTTATTAAGAAGAAGCGTTTGTGCGTCAGAACTAATGCTTCCACCTGCAAAATAATCCGTATCTTGAGCTCCATTAGCAAGCTTTATGCCCAATACACTAGATGCTCTTCCAGCTATAGTTACCGTTGCGTTATTTGTGCTTACAATTCGCTCGGTCACGATTCCTGTAGCGTCAAAATAGAATCTATAATTGGGATCATTTCCAGTATCATTTAATGGATTTACCCATAACTCTATGGTTCCCTCTGTTTTTGTATTTAAGATGCCAGTATTATCTATAAGTAATGGGCGATCAGTAAATGATATGCTTTTATTAAAATTACTATTTACACAAGACGCCGACTGTATAAATCCTTTTGTTGCGGTCAGATACACATCCGTATTGTTTGTTAGCGTAGTCGTATCAAAATCTAATAACATAAGTGTATTTGAATTTGGTTTAATTGCTTTCAAAGAATTGTAGTGTTTGGTTACGCCATCAGCATTAGAGGCTAGAGTTTCTCCGATTCTTGTGTCAGACAATTTAGTGTCTAAAACAACGAAATCATCTATTATTGCTTTTGACTGATGACTACCATCAAGATCAGATCCAATAAATCCTCGAAGATTTCCAGTTTCTATTGGTATAGATAGCCCGGTATGATAATCAAGCTCGTAAAGGCCTTGTTTTAATAAATATGGAATACCAGGAAATAATGACTGTTCAAAAGTAAATTTTCCATTTTGTAATCCGCTACGCGCTTCGCTTACATTAAGTATTTCATAGTTGCCGTCAGTAAATGTTCCTGCCAAATCACTAGATATAGTGATTGATGTTAGGTCATCTGATACTGCACTTATTAAGTATTGGCCAGCAACTGGAGCTGGAGAATATATTATTAAATAATTTCCAATATTCTCTTTAGAGAATTGATTAGTTAAGTCTTGGACTGTATTAGCCCCAGATGTTCCTGCCAAAGTATTTCCAACTAGCATCTGATAGCTGTATCTAATTACTGGAACCAATAAGCTATTCTCTTGCGTAGTTATAGTTTCTTTTTCAGAAATCTTAACAGTGCAACATCCTCTGGCAGTATTGACTGGCTTACATGTTACAACTATATAATCAGTTAAAGATACTTTGCCAGCAGTATATTTGGTTCCGTTCTCCGAGAACGTTAAGGTCTCCGTAGCAGCAGCCACGCCATTAATTGTTCCAACGATATCTACTGATACGCTGCTTGAATAATCGATATTGTCACCACTTATTGTTACGGAAAGAGTTCTTCCATTATCACTGAGAGATGGTTGATCAGTCAATATATTATTTGAGGTAAATACGCCTAAAGATAGGGTTGAGTTGGTTGGGCCAACAACCGTGGTATCTAAAAGAGTATGGTATATTTTCACATCTTCCAAGGTTATTGGAGATGGAAGCCTGGTATTTAATATATTTGAAGTATTACCCCAAAGATAGTATTTATTTTTGACTCTACCATGATTAAGGCCTAGAGTTCTAATTAAGGCGATATCATTTTTTGTAGCGCCGGCCTTAATGGTAAGAACATTACCATAATAACCGTCTCTAGTTATTTCATAAGACGGAAATAGAGCACGTTGCCCAGGTAGTTCGGTCTCATCGGTAGAATAGATATAAAAAGATGTTCCAGATGTTGTTAGAGGCATAACATCTGATAGTGTAAGCGTATTGCCAGATACACCAGCGACAATATAATACGATGCGAATCCAACTTGATTTATTTTAATCAAATCCCCAACGACAACGCCTGCCGTTTGAAAGTTATGGCCAACAGAAGAAACCACATTACTTAATGCGGTTGTGACCAAATCAATATCCTCTATTGTAGTATGGATTACTGAAACGGCTATATTTTTAAATAAATTAATTTGCGTAGTAACGGAGAATGAAGTTTTATTTATAGAAAATTTGCAATTAGTTGCAGACACTGGCATTGCAGATGCCAGCGTTAATGTATTGCCATTAACATTAGTTATTGAGTATCCAGAAGTATTAAAATCAACCTCATCTATATAGATTGTGTCGCCTATATTAATTCCTAGATCAGTAAAATTTAGAGAAGATGTCACGGTAAAAATACCGGCACTAGTAACCAAATCTGTTGATCCAACTATGCTTTTTAATATTTGGCCTATAATATCTTCAGTTGAAATTGTTCTAAATTTTTGATGAAGCAATTCAGATACTTGCCCACCATATTTAATTACATTAGGAACCTCAACTCCATCTATAAATAGGTGCATCTCATCTTGCTTGGTCAATGAGTTTAAGACCCAGCTCGTGGCTACGTGATGCTGTTGCCCAGCCTTCCAAGATGATACGTCTGCGCTTACAACATAAATGTTGCCCTTATTATCGGTTATTTTATAGTTCAAATAGCCGGAAGCGTCTCTAAATAAAGAAAATCTATTTTTCATAATTAATTACAATATAATGCGGGTTTATGTCTAATAGTTATTATTGCTGGAGCGTGTCGAGCGTCATCTCTCACCTCCACTCATCATGCCGGCGCTATGGTGGTAACCGTGCCGCTCGAACCGCGATACTTGAGCGCTCCAGCCTCAACATATAGCACCCCGCCCGCCGTCGGGTTCGCCGTCGGGACCGTTCCCGCGTTGTCAATGCCGATGACGCCGCCTCCGCCGCCGAGATCTGCCGCGCCCGCTCCAATCTGGAGCCCGTCAGGCGTTACCTGAAATGCGCTCGTCCCGTTGAGCGAGAAAACGTGCTTAGTGAAGGCGTCGTAATTGAGCTGATATGCCTGGATTGCACCGAACAGAGAGAGCGAAGTGCCGAACGTCCACGACGATCCGCCACCGTCTGTTGTAAGCAGGGCGCGATCTGTGCCGTCGAAGTTACATACTAGCTGTGATCGAGTCACAGCCCCCGTGCCGATGCGGATTGCGCCGGCCGCGGCCACCGTGTCGATACCGAAATCGCCGTGCGCCGTGAGGCCGCCGAGCGGAGAGAAGCTCTCGAATGCCGCCGCGGCGAAGGATACGGCCCCTGCCGCGACTGTTGCGTCACACACCGAGTCGAGCGTGAACTCCGTGGTGCCGGAGCCGCCCGGTTGCGCGATGATCTTCTTGGTGCCGGTGACGCCAGCAATAGCGATGTACTGCCCGACGACCATATCCGAATAATCACTTACGGTGATGCTCGCACTACCACTCGTCGCCGCGCCCACCGTCGCCCCCCCGTTGAGCGTCCCCATTGTGCCAGACGTGAGGCACCGCTGACCGAGCTCTCCGCCAGAGACGGGTTGAGCTTGCCACACAACGTCGCCACGTTCGTACGTGAGATCAGCGCCGCTGTACTTCGTCGTTTTCGGTGACGTCTCAGACGTGAAGATGATCGCCGCGTTTGAACTGTCCGAGCGGCCAAGCATGATACCATTTTCGGCCCAAGGCACCGGCTGCCGCGGGCACGCTTGACTTGTGAGAAACGTCAGTACCCGATCGTAAATGCCGTTGTTCTGTAGAACGAACGATTTGGTAGTCTCATGATAGTTAAGTGAGTGCCTGTTCTGGACGTTGCTACCTGCGTCGTCGTACGACGCAAACGAGAACGTCGCCATGTCGGTACCTAGAGCCCCGATAGCGCCCTCAACCTTGCGCGTGCCTCGATCGGCTATGTACCGGAGTGGAGCGTTCGAGGCCGCGCCGTGCGAAAGTAGGAAAGCTGTCGAGTCTGTCGTGAGCATCCCCGCATTGAAGGTGCCGCCGATGATCGTAGCCTGACCGAGCATATGGTTCAGCGGACCTTCCTCACAGTAGCAGCCAATGAAGTTGGATCGGTTGGAGTCCTGCGCCGTGCGGTAGTTGCTGATTGCGTTCCCCTGCGCCGTGCACGCTACATACGTGTTGCCAAACGACTCATCATAGAATCCGTAGCCGGTGTTGAACGAAGAGTTGATGCCGATGAGAGCGCTCGCGTTCGAGTCGCCGCCGTACATGCGACAGCCATCGCCCTTGCATTGCCCGATGTTGATGTTCGAGAACACCGACGAGTCAATGTTTCCGGCGGCCGATGTGTCACCGACTAGGCCGTGCCCGCCAAAGCCTTGAATGTCTACGCTCTCCACGGTGCACTGCACGTGCACCGAAAGCCCGTTGCCCGAGACTGTGCCTGCTGCCATGCAGAATAGGGTCATATTCCGCAACACGGAGTGGTCCGCGCGTGGGTCGAACGCCGGATCGTGCCAGAGATGCACGCCGTCAACGTCGGCGGGGAACACGAGCATCGTTCCCGGCGACGTGCGGTACGACACGAGCTCCGGATTCGACTTGCCCGATCCCTCTAAGACGATAGTTTGCCTGACGTCGAGCGGGCCGGAAAGGTAGAAGTGCCCGTTCGCAACGAGCTTCGTGACCCGGTTGCTATCGGCTTTCATCGCCGCGAGCGCAGCATTGAAAGCTGCGAGGTTGTCCGTCCCCGTCGTGCCGTTCCAGTCAGCTACCGCACCGTAGTCCTCGACGTCGTAGTGGCCCGGCATTACGGCCTTGCCTGCACGCAGCTTGGATCCGCGCTTCTTCCAGACCTCTCCGGTGGCAAGCGAGTCGTTAGTCTCGACGCGCACGCCCTTGATGCCAACCACGCGGTCAATGTTGATGCCAGTGCTCGATGCTATGTCATCTGCGACTGTCGCTCCTCCGCCGGCCCCACGAACACCATCAAGCACAGTTTGTACCGTTTTTTTTGACATATCTAATATCCCATTCTAAATACATAACGAATCACTATTGTCTAATAATAAATTATTATCATCTGCTAATAATAGTAATCTTGCTAATTCCAAAACATCCGCTTGAGTTAAGGCATTATTTATATTTATTGCCTCTGACTCCCAAAATCAAATAAATAATGCTCATAATCTGCCGTTAAAGTAATGCCTTCATGAGTCGAAGCCGCATCTACTATGCTATAAGTTATTTTATTATTTCCACTTCTTAATTTACCATTTGAGGTTATTGAGTCAGATGTTTTTTTGATATCATAAAATGAACCATTTGTAGTTATTTTGATGATATGTGACGACGCTACGTATCCATCTCTATAGCCATCAGAATATCCATCATAGCCATCAGAATATCCATCCGTATATCCATCAACAACATCAACAATATCAACGCACCATCTATTAAATATTCTGGTGCTATCTGGAACTATATAGATATATATTCCATCCTTATTTTTATTTGGCAACCCTAACAAATCGTTATTCAAATTATTTATTGTAAATACACCATTAATAGATTTTGGATGATTCTCACCTGGTCCAATAAAAACTTCACGATCATGAATTGATCGACCTGCTTTTGTAATTTCAAAAGATAAATCTGCCTGATTATCTATCCCATTCCACTGTGGAACAACCCACATTTCCATTGTTCCCTCTTCAATTTTAAGGTTGGAAATTACTGGAAAACTAACCGTCTGATCTGGATTAGATACTAGAATGCCATTGCCATGTTTTGCTGGAAGTATTTCGAGCTCACCAGTTGTCTTTACTTTTTGTCTAGAAAGAAGGCTGCTTCCAAGTGACCAATTTGTGAATGCGGCCTCTATTATTTCTGGCGGAACATGAGTAATGCTCTGGACTATGTTTCGCAAAGAGCTTACCGTTGGGCCCTGAGTAAATGACTGCATTGCCGCAACAAGAGCATCGCGATACCTCTCACGCGAGAAGTCTATATTTAGATTATTTAAAATAGGGATATCGATAAGTGTTCCGAAATTTTTAAGCAAGGCATCACGCAATGCTCCGGCCTTATAGGTTACGTAATATTTATTTCCGGGCTCTACCGTTGTAGATTTAGAGAAATCTAATATATTGTCTCCATGCTCATAGCTTAAAATTATCTCATCGGCAAGATAGCTGTAATCTATTAGATAGTCTCCTCGACTATAATCGACGACTATTCTTGATAAATCAGCTATCGTAAATGAGTATGTAACCAATACTGCATCGCCCGTAACTGGAGTATTTACGCCAGATAGGGTTAGCGTTAAAGGAGAGCCGGCAACAACAATACCTGAACCATCCCAAAGTTGAGCACTATCAGATAGTCTAGTAACACTAACAGTTACGCTTATATTTGGAGAAATATATGGAAGATTAGTATTAGTAACAATAATATGATTTAGACCAGAAAGCTGAACTGATTGATACTCGCGATATTGTTTGGTAGAGACACTTATTGTTTTTCCATTTACAGTGGCAGATGTAGCAAAATTAATTGGACTAACATTATTTAAAAGGTCTTCCCTTTCGAATAATCCTCTTACATATTTGACATAGTCAGTTACACCAGGTATGAAGGTTGCCGATTCAAATACTCCAATATTTCCATTATATATTTGATATGGAAGAGTTGCGACACCACCTAAGAAGTTTTCAGCAGTAGTATCAAATACTGATGGAAGAATAAGAGAATCAGTGAATGAAGTATATTCAAATGATCTTACCTTATCAGCCAAAGAGTTTAGCTTATAATACATATCAGATATTGTTATGATATGTGGATGCTGCGTTTTAACGTATCCTCTTTTATAAAATACGGTTCCTATTGATAGATCCTGGTCTGTAGCAACCACAACCCAAATCACGCCATTTTTATAATCTACTTGATATTCTCCAATTTGAGTTAGTTTGGAATTATTTTGACTTTCAGTAAGTCCGATATCATAATAAAACTCGGAAGAGAACGTGACAGTATCAGAAAATGTTATGCTTTTATTTTGAGAGTGAGCTATACCATCTTCAGACGCAGCAATAATGTTATTGTTGAGAAGGAATATTTTAAATAGTTTTTTAGTTACAGAAAGAGTAGTGGTTGTGCTAACGAAAAGAGTTTCATTTGGAACATCATCAAATGACACACGCTCTCTAGTTAAATCAGTAATTTTTGGGGGTGTTTGGTATGTAAAAAATACTTTGCTTTGATTCCATCGCGATACATTATAAACTTCGCCGCTAGTTTCATTAAAAATTCTAAATACATTAGTTATTGGAAAGTTTAATGGCCTAATTACATTTAGCGCCTCTAGTCTATTTTCAATTCTTTCCGATAACTCTTCCTTATGGACTTCTGCAAAATAATCTACATCTTTAACTAGAACTTTATCAAAACTATATGTAATAGCGGCTGGCGATCCGGTTAAGTTACCTAAAGGTAGAGCTACGATATCTGACGCGGAATCATCATATACATAGTCTATTTCTGATTGAAAGGGATATCGATAATAATATATTGCAAGTGGAGGGTAGGCGCCCGTTCCAGATCTATTATTGTCTTCACCAAACACATATACTGTTCCAGTAGAGTAATCTACCGAATATTCTCCAACTCGTGATGGTAACGATTCTAGTCTAAAAGGTATTTCATAAACAAACGCTGGGTGAGCAGTATTGCTTCCGGGAAAAGCATTTGGGTCAGAGAAGGATATATTACCAACTTTTCCATTTATATTATTGGCGCTTACGATCGGAGCGTGCTTTAGATTAAATACATTTTCTATTGCTGGCAGCACTTCTCTTCCAGAAGGAAGAACGGCATTAGCTATAATAGTTGCTGGATCGATTACCTTGCCCTGATCTTTATACTGATAATCTATAGTTATAGATGCTATATTCTCTAAAGAGAATGATGTATTTGATAATACCTTATCGCTTAATCTAAATTGGTTTTCTCCTAGCGAAACATATGTAAATGCATAGCTAGGATCATATTTAGAATTTTGGACTTGGTATCCATAAATAGTTTTATCATATGAAAACGCAGGTAATATTGAATTATAAATTATCGTAACGCTATTAAGTATAGTTACTGGAAACTTTTTTGCATTTATGGTAAGCGTTTTTAAATTGAAACTTCCTATAGAATCGGAATTACTTAAAGTAAGTGTTTCGACCATATTGGCACTTAACAATGACCGTGGAAAATCTGGAAATTCACTTTCATTAATGGTTTCCGTTAAGGGAGCATTCGTTGGAGTTAGGGCAACGCGACTTATCTCATATGCTCCCTCTTGATTTAACCTGTCGTGCGCACTTGTTCCTCTGGTTTTTAATTCATCAGTTACCGTGAATGATAAGTAATTATCGTTTTTTGTTTGGCCTATACTATATAGTGCTTTTGATAATGATAATGATAGTCCGTCAATATATGTTGATAAAATCGATGGTGACTCTAAATCATATACATTCTTTGATAAAAAACCTAATAAAGCGTCTTTAATGGGGTTGCTTGCTTCAAGTGGCCCTACGAAATAATGTTTATTCGTAGCACCATCATTTAAAATTACGGCATCACCATTTAGTGATTTAAAAATAACCGTATCAGTACTTTTAAAGTTTATTACATATGTTGCTTGAGATACTATTGGTTGTGTAATAATGTTTAAAACATTATCGACAATATCTATTTCAAGAATAGTTGGTGCAAGAACGCCATTAGTTTCAGAAGTAATTGAAACATTATCAATCCCTATTAATGGGCTCAACGATGAGCTGAACTTTGCAGATAAATGAGTGCTATCAGTTACTGTAAATGATAATAATCTTAAATTTGCCATATTAACGAGATTCCTGATTTACAATAATATCATTTGCAGAAAAGAACTGATCCGCTTCAGCAACAAGAGATAGCTTCTGCCCAACTACTCCATTTTTATTGAAATAAATAATACGAGCCCGATCAACACCATCAACTCCTTGTGCTGCCACTGCTAGGTCAGAAGCATTTATTACATCTCCCAATGTTCCAGTATTGATTGCGCTTGTTATTCTATCTTTTGTATTTTGTTTAACTATTGCAGCAGAGCTATTGAATTCTGTTTTGATAACTATATTTAGCGTAGCATTAACTAGAACCTCTTTAGCCTCTCTAACCAGTACATCGGCATTTATTGGTCTAGAAGACTCTATTGCAAATGTGGTATCAGCAATGACTTGGTTAAAATTGCTTCTAATCAAAATTCTCTCATTTTGCTTTGGCGCAAGATAATCATAAAATGCTCTATATCTTGATCCGGTTGTTGGTTGAGTAAAAAATGAAATTGTAAATCTAGCAGATTGAGAAGAATTAAATCCGCTGGATACATATAGTTTATTCAATAAAGCAAATTTCTTATTAGTATATAGCGTACCATTTCTTGTAAAATATATATTTTCAGAATCACCATCAGTAGCATACACAAAACTAACTCTTAACTTATCTCCTATTATTGGGGCCGAAGCAACGTTTGCGACCGTAGATGGTAAAATAAAATCCATTTTTGATAACGAAGAGTTTATATTCATAATGTTTGAATATAGTAGGTCATTATAAATTTCAGTTCCAGCTACGTCATATGTAATGGCTGATGATAATACTTGATCGTCAGTAGTAGTTAATACTTTTTCTACCTTTAAAACTCTAACTACAGATTTATCAGAACCTATTACTGATGTAGATGCTGCTCCCAAAAATGTTTTCATCGCCTCTAGCAGGTTTTGCTTTAATCCATTTTGGGTGGCGGTAAATATAATGTTAGAAACTTTTGTAGTTGTTGTACCGGTGGCAGTAAGAATGCCGCTATTAGTAAGCTGATCGGTTAGAGTTATAGCTAGTCTAGTTGGAGATTGTCTTAATGTTTTATTTCCAAATACAATAACGAGAACATTATCTCCGGCTATAGCATTGGTTGAGCTAACCAAATTGAGCGTATTTGATGACATACTAGATGTGCTAGGCATCCATAAGTCTTTATTGTCTAGTAATCTAATTACGCTTATTTGATTGTTGGATACATAGCTGGTTAGCGGACTTATAATAATGCTGTTAGAATTAACATATTGAATAATATTAAATGTGCCATTATTGTTTATGTTGGCAGCATTAGATATTATTATCTGCTTTGATTTTATCTGTGATATTGTGGAAAAGTTTATACTGATACTATCAAAGGTAATGCTTTCAGAACTAACGCTAGAGATATAACCATCTGTGGCTGATGAAATAACCAATCCAGTAGTAGGATCTATTATTTCAAACTTTAGCCCAGTTGCGCTTGTAAAATTATTTAGTGGGCAGTATAGGTTGTTTGTAGAAAAATTATAGCTTAATGGATGTAAGTTATATTTTATAACTTCATTTGAAAATGTAAATGGTTGTCCGCGAGAAATATCAGTTGCCTTATAAACGACAATAACCTGATCTCCAACGGCTGGACCATTGAGCCCAGAGAAGGTTAAAACGTAGTTACTGCTTCCATCGACACTGACGGTTCCGTAACCATCACTATTCCAGTATTCTTTACCAGAAACTATATTCATTACGGTAATGACATTAGCGGCGGTTAGAGAATACTGCGTCGATAATAGACTTAATGTTACATAAAAATTATTAGATACATCCTTTTGAACAGTTTGGTTCTGCCTGCTTATACAATTTGAGATTACGGTATTTTTACTTCCAGTATTTGTTCCTAAAACAAATCCATTACCGTCTCTGCTAATTGGTAGGTTAGTTACACTGAATGCCAATAAATCTTGCGATGATGAAACATAAGTCACAAGAAGATTTATTTGAGATGGAGTTCCAGTAATATTTCCTGATGGAACAGTCATATCACCAGAGATAAAACTTCCATTGGAATTTGTCACATTAAATACATCAATAGAGTTATATATTATAATAACATTATCACCTATGATCGCTTCTGTATCAGTAGGAAGAATAATACTTACATTATATTTTATATCAATACCAACTGCGACTCTATTATTTAGAAATAGCCCATCAGAAGATGCTGTTGAATATAATTCTTTTTCAGTATTAGTTAATTTAATACCGGATACACTATCTATTTGAGCATCTATTGCCGATAGGCTTATAGCAAGACGATCAGAGAAATTTATTACTGTGCTGGCTTCCACCGTGCCAACAATTACATTGTAGGTGTTAGCAGATATTACCGAAGATATTGGTAGAGATGAGCTTCCAGTATAAAATGTGTTATCAGCATTTAGTCTAAATAGAACTTTTTCTGTTCTAACGGAATTAGATAGCCCCCAGTCAATGCTATCTACACTGCTTCTGGGATTGTTGGTAAGTAGCTTACCATCATAATCGCTAAACGCATCATAATCAATAATCCAAGTATAATCTACCTGAAGTATATCGCTTGCTGATGGTAGAGTATTTCCGCTAATCTGTATTCTTCCAGAATTATTGAATGGCGTTCCGTTGTCAAGATTCTGATTGGTTACCGTATAACGCTCTCCAGTATTTGAATTAAGAACCCTGCTAACGTTACTACAAGGAGTATGTAGTAATTGAACTATTGACCTGTCAGAGTTTAATACTGTGCTATTTTCATTATTGACTGGAACATTTTGCTGTATGGTTGGTATTTCAATTACATCGGTGAATGTAGCCGCGTCCTGACCATTAAATTGAGCTTTGATAATATCTTCTTGAAAATCAGATACCCTATCACTTACCCAGACAAATGTATCTCTAGCCCAATTGCTTCCGGCATAAGCACCAGTATCTTTTACAAGATCATAGTTACCAGTAACACGACCCAATGAATCTACTGATTTTGGAATAAAATTTCCACCGCTTAACGATCCGGTTACTTCTAAAAGATCTTTTATTGGTTGAGAAGGCACAATGCCAGCAGCAATATTGTCTATTCTCTTACGAGTTATAGTTTTGTTTTCGTCACCAGTAATTTGACCTAAAACAACATCATTAGCAGTATTTGTAGGATCATTACTATTACTTTTATCTCTATAAATAAAGGTATCAATATTTTCATTAGTATTGCTTCCAAGGACAACAACATCTACTTTGCCGCCAGTTCCTTCAGACACTATGCTTTTGGTTTCGTCTTCAGCAGTTTTTACTATTGTTCCGTCACGCGTCATGAGAACATCGCCAGGACTAATAACTAAAGCATCCTGCACTGCCGAATTAGTTAGCGCTGTATTTTTATATCCAAGAGCTGTTCCTATATTGGATCCGCTAAATATAGCCAACACTCTGTTTCTATATGACGTATCATCTTCTTGATTTGCTCCGCCTTGAAAAGCGAATACATTAGTTACATTAGATACTCCTGGGATTGAAGTTCTAACTAGACTGTATTTTGATATATTTCCCTGCGCTCCTGGAACACTGGCCCTAACCGATACCTCTACCGCAAATGGGTCTGTAATATTTAAAAAGTTTAGGTCATTTTGATATTTAGTAGCTATTGAGCGATAGTAATTGCTTTTAGATGAATCAACGCTGAATCCATTTGTAACAACAAAGTTAGATCCATTTTGAGCGGAAATAGAATCGCCCGAATTAACTGCTACATTGGCCGGAAGAGAACTAAATGTCAATAAGGCTATACCAGTAGATGATGATGCAGTTTTTTTGGTGGCTCCAAGATTCTGCCCTAATTTCTCTAAATCAGATCCCGAAACTAATCGTAATGATTGAAGATTTGAAATTGCCGCAACTTCATCATGAAGAAGGGCTATTTGACTGCCTGGAGCATCTATGAATAGATCTCGGGCAACAGTACCATCTTTGGTATCCAAATCAGGCTGAGAAGCCTTATAGTATTCTATAAGCTCTAGTACGATTTCATTAAGAGATTTAATAGCCATTGGTCCTTATTGTGGATTAAAAGAAACATTTACGGTTCCAAAAGCTTTTGTCAAGACTTTTATGAAAACTTTTAATACTCTCATGTCCTGGTCACTTCTTTGTATGGAGATCCCTTGAATATATGAAATTTGTTCATCTGCCGTCATTTTTTGACCCGTAGATGCTTGTAACGTTTGTAGCTCTTTTAATATATCTATTGCATTTTGTAATTGTGATTGGGCTACATTATCGGTTATTTCTCTTGGTAAAGGGCTTCCTATTAGGCTTGATGATACCATAGACCCATACCAGGAATGCAGTGGGTTAGCGCCAAGCTCTGTGGTGGCAATCTTAACAAGATCCTGTGCTAACTTGTCTTTTCCACGTAAAGTGGCCAAGTTACCGTTCTCGATCTTAAGATCTCCAGCCACGATTTTTAGGTCAAATGACATTTAATTTGCCTCTACGATTTCCGTCTTGCAAATTCTTTTTTGATGAATATGGTCTTAAATTTTTCAGTTCCCAGCATTTTTTGAAATTTTCGTTAGCCATACTATCATATGGTAAAAGTGACTGCGGTATAATATGATCGATATTCCAAGTCCAAGTAGAAACGTCGTCATCATTCCAATTTTTGCTATAATTACCATAATTACTCCAATTCATCCAATATTCAAATTTATTTTCAATATATAGTTTTAATTCATTTATTGAATAATCTAAATATGAAAGAATACTTTTTTTATTTTTGAAATTACCGGTAAAAAATAAATGAGCCCTTACTGCTCTTGATATATTTGAATGTAACCTATAATTATGGGATTTATATCTATTTTTAGATTGTTTTTTACGATTTTTAATTATTTTATCTTGATTATTTTTTGCATACTCTATTTGATAATTTTTACGACTAATTTTATATGATTCACTATCTTTAATGGCCAAATATCGTTCAGTAGATTGAGAAATTATTTTTTCTTTTTTAATTTCATAATATTTTTTATTGTATATATCAAAATATTGCTTTTGGCATAATTTACACGTATGCCTATGGTATATTTTTGTATCGCTTACTTTTTTGACGACTGAAAAATCAGCAATACTGCGATTCGTAAGACATTTTCTACATATTCGCATACTTTTACTCAACCTAAACCTCACGGTAATGCAATAAAATCGATATCCTGCCTAGGATGACGTAAATGCCTTACCATTGTATAATTGATTGAAATATAGCTGTATTAGAGAATAAACGTCTTTTAGTTTAGACTCAAACTCTTTAAGTGATTCTATAACGTCTTCTGACCTAGAAATACCCGTAACATTTAGATTTGGTCTATGTTTTAGTAATCTATCGTAGGCCCTCGCGTCTATTAGGCCGGCCAGCTTATCGCGGTCCATTAGCCATAGCGCAGATTGAATGGCCACAATGTCTATTAATCCGAGACCGCTAAACTCTCCCATTATATATTCTATGTTTTGTAATGATGTTACCGCATCATTGCACGCATTCTTACGAAGAGCATTTAATTCGTCTAATTGGTCCTTAACGGATGTTTCAGTTACCTTATCTGCAGAAAAAACAATATCATCAATATTGGAAAACACAAAGCTTCCCTCATCTATCTTTTCTGATTTACCAAAATCAGAAGCAAAAGCAAAGTCATCTAATGATGATTTTGAGAATAAATCCAATATGTTACGCTCTAACTCTTGATTATTGTTATCTCTTTCTACTCCTTGAATACGAACTGTTCCCTCCATTCCCTGAATAGGATCTGGTATAGGCTGGAAATTTATAGTTTTTCGAGTATCAATTACTTCTTTAATACTTTTAACTAAAGTATTTATTAGTGCCCTCATAATTTTAAAATAATTATTGAAAACGGCAGCATCCGATGTTTGTAATTCTTTTTCTGGATTATGAGCTATTTTTAATAGGGTGGCATCAGTAACATTTTTATCTTTTTTAATGTCCTCAATAATCTGATTTATATTAACGCTGCTTTTTACTGTATTCTTATTGTTAAGGCGAACGCTTATAACTCTTTCAATATAAGGTCTTTTATATGATGACTGGGCAAAACAAGCTAATTGAGAAAAATCGACTAAAAATGGAGCAGCAATAATATTTGTATCAGGATAAACAACTATTCTGGGATCCACCACAAATGGCTTTAATGGATGAGTTGAGGATAATAATCCACTTGTTTTTAGAGCGCCAAATAAAGCTGTTTTATCAGAACTTACGCTATAAAATTTTGATAGCTCATTTATTCTATCATTTATGGTTTGAACTTGTGATTTATCAAAATCTAACGGATCGGTTTTTCCAAATTGATTTTCGAAAGATCTAATATAAAGAGATCCTAATGCTACCGCTTTAGAATTGAATCCTCCTTCAGAAAATAATTTCGAATAAGTTTTAAAAACTGCTTCTCGTGGATTTAATTGTTGTGAGACAAAGTTCTTATTACCTACAACTCCTTGAGCTATTGTTTTATTATCAGTGGTTCCAACAGTATCCATATTTAGATTTACATCGTAACCTGGACTAAAATATTCGAAATTATTTTTAACTACTGGAAAGCCAATCATTCTATAAAAAGCATTTACTCTAGACTCAAGGAAGCCATCGCCTTTAGTCTGGCTACGTATAGCATCAATCGGATCTAGTAGTGAAGATACTAGCTTCTCCATTTTAAGATCAAAAATGTCTTGGTTATCTTTATGGGACTCTTGCTGGGACGTAGCCATAAACTATGCTCCTCTGCCAACATCTGTATCGGGGCGTCTTGGCGATCCCTCACCACCCTGAAGGAGTTGTGATTTGACGAATGTATAGGCCAAGCTCTTCAATGAAAGAGACGGAGTTAATGCTAGATCGGTTGCATTATTGAGAATTCCAATGACACTATTTTCATAAGAAACTTGAACCTCTCCATTACCAGACTCATTACTAGTTATTTTGGCAATAAAATATTGTGAACCATCATATACGAACTCACTTATTTCGCCAAATGTAATAGTAGCGGATATTTTTGAGGCTATGGTGGCAGCAATATCAGGCGGAAGATTTACGGACATTGATGTTCCAGACGAATCGTTAAGAGAAACGGATACATCAACGCTTGAGGTAGTGAATTGAATCTCTGGTAGTGCTGAAAAATCACTCTTATAGGGATCATATCCGGCTGACACAGTAGCAACCAAGGCATCTGCTGCGCTTGAACGAAGGCTACTTAAGCATGTTAATATGTCTTCTTTAAATTTTAGCGTACTTGCCGTAGATATTTTCTTTCTATAAGTAATAATTGCATCAGTTATACATTGTTGTGATGCCGCCATGTCCGGAAGCAATGCGACTATTCCAGCAAGCTTTGCTCCATTTGCATTAAATCTATCCCCAATAGTCGCAGCCAACCAATCACGTTCAGCGGCAACTTCAGGAACACATCCTAAAGTAATTAAGCTGTGCGAAACTAATACTGGATGATTTATTGTAAATGTATATGTTATATTTGTAAAATATAATGCATCATCAAAGACTGGAAGGGTTGCAGAATTAAATGTTGGATTATGAAGAAATTTATTTATAGTATATGGAAAACCATCATCAGGATTAATTATTGGAGTATCATCAAGTTCGGTGATAACTCCACCAATAAGATTTAATGTTCCATTAGTTGGAGCAACATAAGTGTTGCTATAATCAAGTAATCCTGCTGTTGGAGGCGCCTTTACTATTACATTTTTTATCTTAACATATCTTGCCACTCCAACTCTACCAAAAGATGCTGGGGTATAAAAAACTTCAAAATTTATATAGTAAGGTGCTCCAGTATAATTTGTTTGTTCTGTATAATTTGTTCCTGCTGGAAAAAATACTGTTCCTGCGGCCTCTACGGGAAGATCCCATGCGCTAGTTATGTTTATAAATTTTTGGCTTTGTCCAAGCGTAGAATCATAAAACTGCCAACTTTCCTCTCTAACACTAGAGAAGAATGGAAACGGCAATCCGCCGTCAAGGCCTACGGCGCTTAAATATTGAAGATATCCACTAGTATTTACAATTGTTGTATTGTCTCTGATAAATTGCGGGCATACTTCTGGCGTACAGCAACCATCAGCACTACCATCACCGCTATCGCAAGGAGGTATTCTAAAAGAAAGACTTGCTAATCCTTTAATGATTTGAAGTATAGTATTAAACACCGCAAATAAAATAAATAAGTTTTGTAGTAAGCAAAGCAAATCGCCAATTTTTTTAACGATAGCTATGATGCTATCATTATTAAGTGCCGTAGCTGCTTTAGATAGCAATACAAGATTTCTTATTATTGTCTCTATGATTTGAATTAATCTATTTATAATATATTCTATCAGCGCTATAATAAGCAATATCAAAGCAATAATCATTAAGAGTAATGCAAAGAATGGGAATAGGGCCAAAAATTCTGGAATACAAACTCTGAAAAGTCTTCGCAGAGTTCTTATTAACTTAAATGGATTTGGAATAGAACAAAGAACTTCTATTATACAAAGAATTAGATTTAGAACTGGTAAGAAAAATTTATAGAGCATTAAAAATGGAAAGAATTTTTCCAATAAGCTCATTATACCGGCCATAACATCATTTAAAACATCAGTATGAAATGCTGGCTTCATTAGGCCTGGAGGAAGCATCATTCCAAGAGAATCAAATAAATCCTGAAGATTATCCAGTGGAAGATCTGGAAAAGGAATTTCTAATGTTGGAAGATTAACAGATCCAAGACTAAATCCTGGTATAGATCCTGGCTCGAATGCATCTGAATCAAGAGGTATGCAGGGCATTATCTTCTATTACCATCTAAATAATTTTGTTTAGCGGAGTACGGCCGTAAATTAGAAAGATCCCAACATTTTTGGAATTCTTCGCATTCCATATCTTCATAGTGGAAAGTTGAGTGAGGAATTATATGATCTATTTGCCAGGCCCAGGTATTAGGGTCATTATCATTCCAGGTTTTAGAGTTATAAATACCATAATTATTTTTATTCATCCAAAATTCAAATTGATTTTCTATATGTAATTTAAGATCATTTATTGAATAGTTTAAATTTTTAAGAAAAGAATTTTTCTTATAATTGCCTTTAGATTTTAGAGCACGCCTAATGCTTCTTGAAAAATTTTCTCGCAATTTAAAAGATAAGTTTTCTTTTCTATTTAATTTTGCTTTTTCTCTTCTTCGTTTTTTTATTTCTTCTTTATTATTACCTCTATATTTTAGAGATCTTATTTTTTCTTTTATATTATTTTCTTTTCTATATTCCAAACCATAATTTAATGCGTCTTCTTTATTATTATAATACCAATTTAAACTTATTTTTTTTCTTTTTTCTAAATTATTTAATATCCATTTATTTTTAGATTTTAAATCTTTTTCTTTTCTACAATTATTGCAAAATTTAGTATTTCCATTTTTAATAATAATTATAGCGTTACATTTTTGGCACGATTTTTGCAAATTTATATTGTTTTTTTGTAAATACCACTCTCTTTTATGAGAGGCCACACAGACGTTACATATTGCGCAATGTTTTCCAGTATCAGTCCTCAATTTAAAGGAGCCAATATCTTTTTTTTCATTACATTTAGAGCAAATTTTATCGCCGAGCATTCTACTATTATATATCCTAAAAAAATACTATTTAAACGCACCCTTACTTGAATCCTTAATAACGCTTCTGCCATTAAGTATTATATTTTCTGCATCCATCGTAATTCTGGCGGCACTTCTAAACATCATATCTCCAGTGCTATAAACGACATATCTTGCTTGGGTGGTCACAGAAACTCCGCTCTTATCTACTCTAAATACGGTCATATTTCCTGCGCCGTCAGCAACCTTAAGATCGAATACTTTAGGTCCATGGTTATCGGTATTGATGTCGGAATTTCCTAGCTCAAGAAACACATTGCCATCCAAACTAGCCGCTACGCTAATTTCATTCTTATCTTGGCCAATACTTGCAACTACTCCGCCTTCAGTATCTAACCAAAGAGATTGACTATCTACTTCGTTAGCCCCTATATTAAGCTCAAGAGATCCGTCAAAATTCATACTACCACTTCTTCCGCCAGCATTAGCATCTGGACCAGATACTATAATTTCTTTGCTTACAATATCTGCTACCGGATCAATGAATCCGCCATCCAATAGTGTTGTTGTAGAATATTCTCCTGGATTATAGAATTGAACTCCGCTTGAGTGTCGTATTACTTTGGCTATGTCATGATAGACAGTTCCATGTCCAATATAAACAGGAGATTTAGGATCCGAGAATCTATCTACTGGAGCAGCTTTTCCCTTATCCTTATCAACTAGCTTAATAGAATCGTTTTCTATATATTTTTCAATTAGAATATCTTTGTATTCGGTATTAAATATGGCCTCATCTGCACCTTTTATTTTATCTGCAAATACAGTAGAATAATTTTCGTATCTAGTATGTAGTGGAATATTTCCAGTACTACTTGATGCGGGAACATTTAGCTTGAACTGGCCCTCCTTATCAATATCAATAAAGAACCTACTCCGATCTCGCGCGAAATTTGAGGTATCTGATACATTTGGAGGACTAGATTTTTGTGACTCTTTTCTAGCATTTATTTCAAAATGATAAGCTAGGCTTCTACGCTCAAGTCGCTTTATTGCTTCATATATATTTTTATTTGCTGCCGAAGTAGTAGATTTTATCTTGACTATTGAAAAGTCTTCTTCACCAATAGGAAGGACATTTCTATTTATATCAAGAATGTTTCCATAGATATCTACTACGGTTCCTTTAATCGTCTCCATAAGATGATTGGGATATGTTAGGCTTAAGCTTAATGTGTCTGCTCTGCTATTTCTTCTGCTAATGAATACGGCATTATCATTATCTGATGTTTGTCCATTATAATCTTTTAATTCTTGATCATTACTTTTTACTTTAGCAAGATCTTCATATTCGAAAATAACTTCTCTTTTTTCTATTCTGGCAGGATTTCTAGCAATGGAGCCGTAACTAGAGGTTGTAGTTTGTGCTACTGGGTCCAAACCAATTTCTTTTAGAACGGAATTGAATGATGTGTCGCTAGTTCTGGAAAAAGTGCTGAAATTTTCTTGTGGTTTCTTATCGCGAAGAATAGTTCCAATTATTTCTCTTCCAGCCTGAGTGATTGTATATGAATTGGAAAATGAATTAATTGTTAATTTTTGCGCCGTATTATAAACGACATTATCTTTATATGTTCCAATTTTAATTTGTTCGGAGTTTAAGCTAATAGGCGCATTAGGGTGAGCCTGTATTGTTAAATCTCCCCTCTTAAGTGATGGAATTTTAATTTCAGTTGGGCTTACTTTACTATTGCTGGCCGGGTCTCTGGCCAAGAAGGCTAAAATATAATAGTGGTGGCCAGCTTCTGCCTGCACTACCGCAACCGGAGTTCCCTCCGCAACAAGCCCTCCTATGAATCCGCCACCAGACGATAAGTATGATAGAGGCAACTGGGCTTTAGATAAATGACTTTTTCTAGAGCGTAATGATGTATCGCCCATATTATTAGCGAAAGAAATATCAACCGTCATGGTGTCTGGATACACCTTCTCTATGGTAGCAAGCCTTACTAGGCCGGTCGGTTTAAAAATTGGTGAGTTCATTTTTTGGTTGGCCCAAACGTAATCCAGAAATCTATAATATGATTGTGCAGAGCGCCATCTATCTTGGCTTGAGGGTCATCTTTTCCCTGGGGTTTCTTCTCTAATACCGTTTTTGCTAAATAGAATGCTTTTCTTGATGGATATCTGTATTCTCCGATAATGGCAGGGCTAGAATCTACCGGCTGAACTACAACCTGATTTTTGCCTTTAAAATTCATCAATCTTTTAAGATTTTTTTCCTTGCCAGGAGGAGTGCTTTCGCCACTTAATTCTGGTCCGCCGAGGATATAATCATTTATTTTATTAGCAAAACTTTCCATAGTAGGATTAACGCTATTAAATTGAGATTGGCTATTGTGATATATCCGTAATTCTAATATTGGTTTAAAATCATTTGTTGCTAATGATAATGTTGTTGCCGCTTGAGTTATAACCTGATCTAGAACTGCTCTATTTGTTTCCGCTAACTGATTAAGGAATATATCAAGATCGGTAGTTGTCAATAGATTAACCGCTACTGCACCCAAGTTTTCTTGACGAAAAACGTTACCCTGGCGTTTATGACTTAAATTTGGCAAAATCTTATTGTTTTTATAAAGCACTTTTCCAATAACATCTAGTGGTGTTGGAATATATTCTCCTGGATTGTGCCCATATTTTATTTGCATTGATGTTGAAAAACTTTTACCATAATTAAAAGTATGACTTACCGAATCAACATAAAACAATAAGTCTCTATCTTCAATATAAACAACTTCACCGGGCTGCTGATACTCATTTCCAACTATAGACACTTCTCCTTGCAATACTTCTTTCCTTGCCTTATTAAGTATTGATACTGCATATGGAGCTAGCTGTGACGCTGGATCATGAAGGAATGGAGCATCTACTTGCTGTGGGAGTGATATTCCATACATTCTCCATAAATCATAATCAACCGCAGTCGCTGATGCCATAGCGTTGCCGTTGGTTCCTATCACCGCTAGTTCGGCAGGCAAATTCATTTTTTGCAAATCAAAAGTTCCAACAACATTTACTGCAGTAAATACTGGTTTGGTTTCATTTATCTGATATGAAACAATGTCTCTATTTTTTAGAACATATCGTTTAGACGATCCTACACCAATATCATCATAGCTTTCATCCTCTATCATATGCTCAAACATTTGAGGGACATCACTACTTTTAGATAGACTGGGAAATAATAGATTATTTTGTCCAGATTTTTTATCTAGAGAAAGCCCTTCTTTTAAATTTTTGAGAGCATTGGCGGCAGACTTAATGGCTTGCTCTCTATCAGAAAGTAGTTGAGCAATTTTGTTAGTAATCTGAAGAACTGCCAAATTTTTTGAATTGAGAGCAATAGCATCAGTGCTAGTTGCGCCAAATTCTTGCTCTATATTGAATACCTCTCCGGTTCTTGACGCTAGCCTGTCTTTTATGTTTTGAAATCTATCAGTTGATCCGGCCAAGCTTTGTATTTCAGTTAAGCTTTTAAATTGATTTGACGCACCATATGCTGGAGCTCCTGATTGAATAAATTGAGCCCTACCAGTGCTACCGAAAACTGCCAAATTTGCTTGCGAATTCAATTGTTGCGCTACGCCATCAAGATAGGTTGGATCGGCCTTTAATTTAACCGTAGTAACATTTTTAGTTATAGAGCCAAGGGTGTCTGATAAGAAACTAAAGTTACCCCCACTAATTACGTTTGACTCTCCTATAGTAGAATTGATGAGCTGTGTAGCTTGTCCGTCATCAGTTTTGCCAAGAGCAAAGCAATATAGTCTAATGCGGTCCTCAAGAATTTCAATTCTTTTATATACATCACTTATTTGAGTGATGAATAAGTCTTCTAAGAATTGAGGGAAAACTTGAATACCAGTCTCATCTTTTTGTTGCAACATTTTATAGAAAACGGAGCTTGGCATCCTATTGTATTTTGGATTCCTTATTTCTATATGTCCTTGTGTATTGCAAAATACTTCAAGCTTTAGCTTATCAGCTACTGATATTATTTGTTGTGATACCGTAGTATAATCGCTCTTAAAGATACTTAAATTAGCAAATGATTGTTCGAATGCCTGAATGTCATAATCTTTATCATAAGTATCATCAACTATAAATAAATTAACATCTTCATTAGCTCTAACTTTCCAAGCTAATCTTCTGGTTAAGAATTTTATTTTTTTACGTAATTCTCTTCTACTTTTAACTGTTGGAGATAATTTACTATCTAATTTAAAATCAGTATAATCATATGATATATCATTGCCAATTACTTTGATTGGAGGATTATCTTTATTATTAATCTCTTTATGTATGCTAGTTATTTTTTCTTGTATTGCGGTATCATACTTTAACATGGCCGTTCTTAATCCGGCAACCGCAGTAGAGTCTGGGGCTAAAAACGCCATCTTATCCGCCAATGCCGCACGCTCTTCCGTTAGTTTTCGAAGATCGGAATCAAACTTAAGGGCAGTTAATTGGCTACCCATTATCTTTTCGAAACTAGCTTCATCCATAGTTAATAATTTGAATGGAATAAAGTTACCGTAGATAGCATTCTTATTTTTTATGTCAGCGCGAAGGCCTCTAAAATAAGAAACCGCAGATGTCTGATTAGTTATAAAATCTCTAGATAGAGTTCCAGTTTTTGTTGCGCCTTGGTAGTATGTTGCATAATTATATGGCTCACCAGTTATCAATAGAGATAACACATTCATTATATCTTGACCGGAGAATGGATCTTCAGTTAGAGATTGTCCTCTAGGAGCTCCTGGCTGATAACTATCTCCAAATAAAACTAGTGAAGCAATTCCCTGTTTCCACCTATATACTAATCCCTCAGGATCATAAAAAGGCTGTTCCTGTTGTTTTCCTTTAATAGGTTGTGGAATATTTGAGCTAACTCTATTGAAATATCCGGCCTCTGTTGGAACGGATCCTGCTAATGGGCCATTGTTATTTTTAACGAATACCGATTTGAATATCTGTTTATTTTCAGACAATAACTCTGGGTCTTTTCCATTGGCTATTCCAGTTTCAACGCCGGATACCGTATCATATTTAAGATCGAATGGGGTAAGCGGATCGAACAAAACTCCATTATAAACATCCATTGATGGATTTATATTTACTATTCCGTGCTCGAAAAATTTAGCGTTATCGCCGCCAGAAGCACTTACTTGATATCCTCCGTTTGAATATCTAGATATCGCTTGCTCAAAAATTCCGGTAAATATGCAGGCGCCTTGTTTGTCAGCAACGAACTGACTACGAAGAGCGAGCCATAGCGGAGTTGGAAAATCACTGCCGACGAAAATTGATTTTTCTACCGAATACCCGGCATTTACATTTAAGGCGTCTTTTATGTTTTGAGTTAAGTCGCTTATACCCTGCATAAGCTTCAGTCCAGTTACTCCGCTTTGTAATCCTCCAGTTATTTTGGAGTCTAGTTTCTTTTTTGAATTAACAAATATGCTAATGCTATCCATTGGCTGAATAATGAGCTTATTCATATAATGAAGACGAAGTTTTTGTCTTAAAACATTTAATCTATTATTTTTATCACTGTTAGACGTTACTGCTCTTCGTTTGCTATTTTCAGTTAGCGATAACTGATTATACATTGCACTAACTATATTAACAAATAATTTGGCTTCAGTCTTCGAAAGGCCTTGTTCTCCATATTCTTTATTGTAAGCAGGATTTTCTAATAGTATAGTGGAATCTATGGCAGAATCAACTGCCGCACTTCCAAATAAATTGGTGCCGCTACTTATATTGAAATTAATCTCTATTCCAGCAACATCTATTATTGCCCTAATACGCTTGCTAACTAATGTGCCCGGCTCTAATATAAATCGTATTGGATTAACATTTCTAGATGCTCTTTCTAGACTTAACTGACCTTTTTGTATTTCTAAAGTATCTTCGGCAAATTTAGTTAAAAGCTGAAAACCTTTATTGTTATAAAGAGCATTATTTGCGGAAGATATTGCGGTTTCAATATCATTGCTAGTAATGGTCATTATGTTATATGGGTCAGAGAAATTTATATTAAATCTTCCCTGTCCGAACTGCAGTCCGGTGGTAGTTGAAAAATCCATCGCGGTAGTAAATTCGATTACTCCAGTTCCCTCACCAAAACCATTGGTATTGCTTGGGTTGCTTTGCCACGTAGTATATCTGGCATCCGTATTAAACGCCAGAATTCTTCTGACCCTATTAACGGTATCTTTGAACTTGCCGAGATTAACTCCAACCGCATCTAGCGCATCTACTGCTCCAAATAAAATTGGCAATAGGTGATAATCTACCTCTCCAATTTGCGTAGATATTTGAGCTATCTTGGTAAGCTTTTCATAATTACTAATTTGCTTACATTTATTTTGAAATAATGTTTTTGTAGCAAGAAGAAATATTCTTTCATCTTTATCCATTAAGTCTGGTCGAAAATTCTCAGCTAAAGAAGCAAATGCCCTCTTCTTAACTAAAATCGTGGCTTCTGGTTCCTGAAGCAAAATATCTAACTGTTTTGGCGTTGCGTCGCCAAAATGATTTCTAAAATATCCCTGTTCGGTATATGAGCGCTGGGCAGATCTATCATATTTATTTGCGAACGAACCTAAATTCGCAGATTTTACTTTATTTTCGCCCGTGTAAAATTGCTGATCCAGCGCATCACCTAAATTTGAAAGAAAATCATCAACACTCATATTTACTTTTTAAATTCCAAATGGATTACTGCCGCCGCTACCAAATTCGGATTTGATTCCGGTTTTTGGTAAATGCCCACCAATACCAGAATAAGATAGTGGAACTGAAGAAGAGCTTCCTGGATCAATGAAGCCATCAACTGCGCTTCTTTGATTTGCAAATGTATTTGTTCTATATCCTCTTCTTTGAGTTACTACGAATTTAATGCTGTATTTGAAAAAGCCCATCTGATCTACGCTCTCTGTAATATTCATAGATGAGAAGTATCCTCTAAAAACCCACCCTGAATAATAGAACTCAATACCTGTAGCCATAGCGGCCAAAGATGGAACATCTTTTGGAAGAACACTCTGCCCAGTTGGGCTACCGCCAATTAAACCAGCAACCGACGCGCCAGCAGCACCTAAAATGCCACCTATTCCTGCACCTCCCAAAGCGCTATCAACAAGATCATTAATGCCGGACACTGTGCTATCCGCAGCCATTGTTAGAGCAATGCTGTCAAACATATATTGTTCTGCTCTGTATATTTCAAATAGAACGTTTAGGCCTTCAACTCCAGAACTACCGGTGTGTCCCTCAAGTGATAGTTCAGAAAGATCTTCTCCCCAATATTGAATAATAAATCCGCCTTTTGTTCTTTCTTTATTTATTAACTTGGTATTGGTATAATTTATGGATTGTGGATTTATAAACATTGGTATTATTCCAACCTCTGGAACGAACCAATGGGCAACATGTCTTGTTAGACGGCCTTTACGGCCTGGCCTTATTTTTGATGCAGGAAGACCATTACCGTCAGCCGTAGGCATAGGTGGAGTTATAAAGCCATTTTGTTCAAAATCTTGAATAGTATAGCTTTTTTCACCGCTATCAGCAGTGCCAGCAAGATTTTCTATTATATCATTAAGTAGTGGCATTAGTATCCTGGATCATTTTTTGGTTTTATAAATGTAGAGCGATGAACTGGGCTGCGTCCCGGAGCAGCATTAAAACCATTCATATCATCTTCTTGATTGATGTTATTATTAGTAGATGATTGTTTTGCGGTAAAGAATTTTTCAAATTCTTTATTAGTTTCTACCTTAACTACTACGCTAATTTCTTTTTTTGACTGAATATTAGCATTCGTCACCGCGGCCATGGTTCCAGCACGATTTCTCTGATCCGCATTTCTTGTTAAATCTTTTCTATTAACAACATTACCGTTAGTTGCTCCTGTAAGTATATTTGGATCTGGCAAACTAGGAGTATTTTTTTGTATATCTTTATTTTTATTATTTTCTTTTAATTTATCATTAAGCATTTTTAATGCAGATGCGCCACCTGTTACATCACCTAATGCGCCTTCAGTCATTGACTTAATTCCACCCAAACTCTCTTTCAATCCTACTGATAGCTGTTCATATGCATCAATCATAGTTTGAGAGTTTATTTTTTTACCTTCATTTTCTGTAACGCCCTTTAATTCTCTAGATTCTTTATCGCCACCTCTGCTCTGGGCCGCCATCGCTCCAGATGATAGCAGCTGTAATATATTGGAGTTTCCAGATCCTAAATTTTCCCTCATACGCATTAGCGCTGACATTTGAGTTGCCATGGCGGTTCTTTCGCTAGCCAAAGCAACCTTATTAAGTATTGTATTAGTTTCTTTTTGCAAGCTATTACCTTGGTTAGCTACAGATTCTAGTGCTTTATCTCCTACCTTTGCCGCCTTACCTAAATTACCTGAAGCCAATGCATCAAGTAATTTAGTTGCCTTTTCATCGGCACCAGGACCAGAGCCAACCATATTTCCGAATACTCCGCTTTTCATCATCTCTCGCTGCTTAACGAACTGCGCTGCGGCATCTTGGCTTTTGGTAGCCTCATCTGATGTAACAATTCTGCCTCCGAATTGCTGCTTCATAGTATTTAGAACCATCATCATTACTTCATCGGACTTTCCTTCACGATTTAGTTTTTCCATTTGCATCGCTCCCTGAAATCCTCCAGGGCCACCGGAACGTGCAGATACAAAGGCTTTAGTTCCAATAGTTAGCTCGCCAACTGACTTTATCATTCCTTGAATAATATCTGTAGAGGCGCTTGATGTTAGTCCAGTATTGCGTAATGCATCCATAAACTTCATCATTACTCTGGCCGCCGCTTCAGTGTTATTACCAACATACTTAAATTGTTCAGCTACTTTTCCAAGAAATCCAGCGGTCTCGCCAAATTGCATATTAAGATCTTTAGATAGCGTAGACATCGTGGCAAAAAGGGTAAGACCTTTACCAGCCTTATCATTAACGGCCCCCATTGGATTACCAAGATTGACGTATGCAGTGCTCATTGCCTTCATAACGGCATCCATATTTTGACCTGAACCAGTCATAACTTTCATGGCTGCATTTAGTGAAGACATTTCGCCACCTAGATTTTCACTCATAGTGATGTTTTCATCCATCACGCCAGGAATAGCATTAAAAGCTTCCGCATATTTTCCAACAGACGCAATAGTCATTCCGTTAGCTTCTGCTACGTTTGATAGGCTATTCTCATACTTTTGAGTTGTAGCCGCAAGATTTCCAATAATATCACCTTGGTCATCAAACATTTTATTTAAGTTGCCACCTGCAGAAAGCATTCCCACCATTTGGGCCTCTGCTCTTTGTCCAAATGAAGCATTATCTTTAATATTTGATAGCATTAAATTAAATGTTTTACCTCCAGGAACTTTCTCCATTAGTTGAGTTAGATGTGTCCATTCAGATCCCATCGATGAAATTTGTTCTTGAATTGTTCCAAAAGTAGCGGTAGATGCTGATAATCCTGAAAACACATCTTTTGTTTTTGTTATTTCACGAAAAGTAATATAACTTTTACTGAATTTTTCAAAAATTTCTTTGTTTTCAACAACTAGATTATTGATCTCTTTGAATTTTTTAAATGTATCTATACCGATTTGTGACAAATCATCAAAAGCAGTTTTAAGCATTCCAGTTAAGGATGCGCTTATATTTTTAATACCTTCTTCTCTTGAAGCTAAAAATAATTCTTGAGCCTTATTATCTTCTGCTAAAATTTCTGCTGCAGTTTTTGCTTTTGTAGGAGTTTCAGACATTTATTTTTTTTCTTTTTCGTCTCCGAGGGGTTAATCTTGCTCTTTCTCTTTCTATTTCGTCACTCATTTCTTTAACAAGTCTAGAAGAGGCTTCAAAATCTTCATCTGAAGAAACCATTGTTTCTGAATCAGATCCCATGGCTTGCTTAACGCCTTCAGGGTTCATAAAAGATGCGGTTAGATAGCTATTATTTTCCAACAATTTCCAGCTGTCTTGATAGTCCTCAGCCCAACTATGCTGCATCCAAGCAAGCATGACGGGGTTAAGTTTATCTAAATCCAGTTCGTCAGGAAATTTTCGATATGTTTTACACAGGAACCACAAAAATCGATGTTCTGGGTCCCTTACTATTTTTTTAGTTCTTCAGAAACCTCTTTCATATCTTCAACGGTTTTAATTGAAAATTGAGAATCTGAAGTTGTTTTTAATTCTTGGTATGCCGTAAATAGTTGATCGGTAACGGTTTCTTCAAGATCTTCTAGCATTTTAATCTTATCAGATAGACTATTTACTTTAACCATAACGGCTATTTCGTGCTGATCAATTTTTATTAAAGAATGAGCTAGAGTGTTAAACTTAAGGTTATAGGCCTCATCTACCTTATTGCTAACATCAACTAGCGTTAGATATACTTGGCGCTGCTCTCTGGACTTTAATGTGCGCAAAGTAAAGGTAACTCCTCCAATTTTTACATCTTTTGTCATCTTACCAATATCACACAGATACTCTAATCTGGTTTTTGACTGCTGGCTAATTGGTGGATTTATCTTCTCTTTTCTTGCGCGGCGTAGGGCCTCTTCTTCTTCGGCAGATACCTCGAATGAATCTAGCGGCTGGCCATATGAAGAAAAGCTCTCGTCTGGCATATCTTCATCTCCGCCAATCATGGGAAATTCGCGCATCGTTCGGCTACCAACTGATTTTTTTAGAACAGGCTTTTGAAAATCTGACATTTTTCTCCTTTAAACATTACTGGGCTTAAATATGCTATATCTTGCCTTATGGGCTTTATTAAATAATAATGCCACACTACATTAATAGCGTGGCATTATTGGTATTTAGTAGGGCTTAATTATACGTTTGTAAAGAAATCGTGAATAAGATCTGGGGCATCCATAGTTCCACGGGTTCTTCCAACGTCAGCGGCCTGTTCAACCGAGTTAAGCTGCATAATTGCTCCGCCACGCTCTCCACCAGTTGCTGCTGGTTGATTGCCTTTGATTGAGCTTTGAATAGCTTCTGCAACCCATTCCATTGAATCGAAAATTAGCCAGTTATCAACCTGGTAGTCGTATGAAATATTGCTAATCCATACATTTTTAATCTTCGTTACGATTGGGCTATTAACATCTCCGCCCCAGAAATCGTAAATTTCAATATCAAATGGAATTCTTTGTGAATGAACGTGAAGGAAGTCTCTTCCGAAAGCTTCGCTTGCACGAAGCCGATCGAAACGAACACGTCGGCAAGTGCCAGAAATATCAGTGGATTTCGTAGGCGCCGAGTCGATATGACCATCGGTTCCAACTTCATCCACCATAGTAATGGTGCGTTGCTCTCTGACAGATAGGGTTTGAATGGCTCCTACTGGAGTATTTCCAACCTTGATAAGAACTTGAGTTGAAAGTCCAACTCCGGTTCTATTTCTGCCACCAGGGCCATAAATATTACTTCCAGTTTGAGGATAAGGTCCAGCCATTTAAAGTTCTCCAGTATTATACATTTTTATGCGAATTATTCATTCTGATTAGTTTAGAAGGCCTACAGAAACCGATACGTATATGAAGTTGATAGAATAGACTGGCTGAACTCTAGCAGTTACATTATACTGTGTTGGCACTACGGCATCTCGTTTAACCGTTAGATCCTTATAGTCAGTTATCAACTTCTGGGAAATAAATCCTTGAAGCAGACCGTCTGCCCTGGTAGCTATGGTTGGAATAGTATCGAGCTCTTCTGGATTACCAATGAATCCATCAAGTCCGGTTCTAAAGTTCTTGGCAATTCTGTCGCGAATGAAGACGATTGATATCTCTTCTTCCTCAACGAAACCGCTCTGGCTTGTCGTAATTCCCCAAACACAGCGGCCTCCTCCTGCCACTGGCTGAAGTGCGCAGACTCCGGCCGTAGCAAGCTGACGTAGCGTACGATTGCTGAATTGACGGTTACGAAGAATCGTGAATCCAGTTAGAATCTTACGAGTAAGTGGAACCGCGATATTGATTGAGCCGCTGAAATATCCGGCAGCTGCTGCCGCGACATAGAAGCCGTCAATGATTTGATTGTCTGTTCCTACCTGAACAACGATCTGGTCAGGGAAGAAATAAACACATCTGAATGTGTTACCAAATGCATCGGCTACCGAGTAGTTAGTTAGGTCTTCAGTATTTCCAGCGAGGATTTCTGCCGCACTATCTCCCTGTAGTCCTTCTAGGATGCCGATATCTTCTACGGCCGCAGATGATGCGCCGGTTAAGTTATCTGGCGTTAGACCATTGATTGCTCCGCATAGTAAAATTCGCTCTTTCTTATTGAGAGAATTACTCATCGTCTTACAGTGAGCAAGTGTGTTCTGGAATATCGCAGAAATCGTTTGTGTTGGAAGTGGAACAACCATATCTACTTCTTGAGTTTCAAGAGAAGCAATGGCATTTGTCCATCCGGCGTCGAAGAATGACTCATCTCTACGATCGACAACCGTTACTCGAAGAGCGTGATTGTTTGTAACGACGTTATGATTTACAACAACATAGCTGCTTGTTGCGGTTGGATCAATTACCTCGAACTGAAGTGAATGCTCACTAGTGAAGCACTTGGCCATTGTAATGGTGTCGGTTCCTGAATTGTATCCGGTAATATCAAAGATTCCGATATTTGCTGGATTAGTTGAGGCGGTAATTTCAAGGTCAAATCCGCTAGTGAATGGCGTTAGTGACGTAAAATCAACGGCAGCGCTTGTTAGTGTCGCGCTCGTTCCCGATCCAGTTATAACTCCATCGGTTCCAGTAGATCCTGGAACTATGGCTCCACTTACTGAATTTATTAGTCTAAAACTAACTGAGCTTTCATTAATAAATGCAGCGAATGGCGTGGTTGATAGAGTGGTGCTTAACACTTGTGCCGTTGCATCTTCTACAATTTCTAGGGCGCCTCTTCTAACATTTAGAATTCTGAACGTTCCATTATTGGCAGCATTAAGAGCATCTACTATTTTTAGCGCTTTTCCAACATAGCTAGAATCGAACGTCTTTACTGACGTGCTAAATGTTGCATTGATTTGCGTAGTTAGATCTCTATCTAGATAACCATCAGTGCCAAAATTAACGGTCTCATCTTGATTAATTACTGAATATGAGAATGAATTTCCGGCTGGAACACTTGAATTATCAAATACAAATGTATTTACTGAAGGTTGTCCTGATGTTCCTAGCGTAAAGAAAGCAAATTTGTTAGGTAGAAGTTGAGTCTCTACTCCAGTCGTTGGGTGAGTTACGAAGAAATGAATCGTCGTATCGGTTCCAGGTTGGACGCCTGGAGGAAGTGGTAATACGAAATCTTCTAAAGTGGTAGATAGCGCATCAACAGACGCAGAAAGTTCATATGAAGTTCTGCGCGGTATTGATGGGGCTGCTTGAACAGTCATTATACCAGGCGTAATGTTTGCAAAAGCTATTTGTGCGCCTAGAGAAAGTGTGTTATCTAGGCTTGCCGCTCCATGCTTCGTATTAATTTGCTGAGTATTATCGAAAAATACCGGATCATTAAGATCGGTCGTAGCTATGTAGGTGGCCGTAAGGCTGTCATTTTTCTTTAGAGATCCGCCTAATACCTTAACAGTAAATAGATCTCCTTCTCGCAAAGCAGTTGTGTTATCAAAAATACTGAAAGTTAGTATTGTGTTAGTGGCTGAGGTTCCATTAGAAACCCAAACAACCGGATTACCGTTTGCATCAAGAATATTTCCGGATACTGAACCAAATGCTACGAAACGAGCTGTTCCAGAAACTGGTTGGTTGCTAACGTTACGCTGAACTGAAATACACTTGATTGTCCAAGTTTCAGTTGGAGCATTAACATCAGATAGTGTCAAATTAGCTATATAGCCATCACCAACGTTAGAAGACCCAGATAGGAAAAAAGCTCCTCCTTGATCTACCAAAGCGCCTCTTTGTAGCTCAATTCTTCCGGTCGCTATATCTAGGCGATAATCATATATTGAACTAAAAGCTAGACTATCTATGGTTGCCTCAAGACCAACTAATGGCAATCCGTTTTTGAATAAGCTAGTGCGATTAGAAACTACAGGGGCATTTTGTAGAAGAAAATGCCTGCCGTCGCTGCTAGTACTCGAAGTATAACTAGAATTAAGTCCGTCATTTCCTTCACCTAAGGCTTGTGAAACAAGCGTCTCGCTTCGGCTTCCTAGGCCGATAAGAGCAGCTACGCGAATCCCTCCAGGAACCGAGGCTCCGGCTGATTGCGTGGTTATATTTGTGACTACAGAAGGGAGAATTTCTCCGCCACCTGGAATGTTTGCGCTGCCAGCCATTAGTAGCTCCCACCATTGATTGTTCTTGAAGTATGATACATATTCACCATCAGAATTATATTAGTTTATTGCTATTTACAGATTGTTGATTACATCCGTAAGCGTTTGTTGTATGTTTATAGTCAAATTTGGAGAAACTGGAGAGCTATTATCAACCCTGCCAAATTCTATACTTGTATTGATTGAATCGATAATATTTCTTATTGGAATATGCCTGCGCCATTCTGATCTATATTGTAAAGTAACCATTTGCTTGAAAAGGGTATCAGTGCGGTCAATTGCCTCATTTGGCGCACCAGCACTAACTCCACCAGGTTTAATGCCTACGCCATTTTTTTCCATATCATCACAAGCTATCTGCGTAAATAATAGTGAAACAAGCTCTACTAAATCGTCCCTAGTTCTGGGGTCTCGGGCAATAACTTCAATAGTTATAGTGCCTTCCCAGCTTCCTGCGAATATAAAGTGAGATGGTGTAGGTATTGTTGCAATATTTCCATAACCGTCTTCAAAAACAAGATTATCCCACTGAACATTGGCTCTTTCTCTGTTGAAAGAGATTGGAACAGAATTAGCTCCTCCGTGCCTTATAATTAATGCCGGGTAATATACGACATCATATCTATGTGACGAGTTAATATATAGACGCGTAGTTAAATTATCTTTGTATCCAGCCGTTTGTGGTAAATTTGTATGATCAGGAGTCTGTGGAAATCCAAAATGATCCGTAGCAAAATGATACATAGAGTCTCTTGCAAAAAAATCTCGTAATTGCTGAATAACTAATTCCTTTGGCCATAGGATCATAGATCCTTGGACTATATTATATAGTCCATAAAGATCGCTATGGAAAGTATTATTAGTTGTCATTTTATATTCTAGAGCCGATAGTAAATTCTTGAGTTGGAGTTATTGAGCTAAAGCTCCAAGAAACCCCAGAACCAGTTACGACTGCGGCTATTTTATATAGAAGAATAACATCATTAAAATTACTTACAGAATCAGTTAATGGAATTGCTTGCAAATTAGCAAGAGTAGCCGATCTTACCGCATATTGAATTGGAGACGCGATTGTTGGATTTATTACGTAGAATATTTTATTCGTTAATCCAGTAGAATCTGCTATTAATTCTATTTGCCCTCTAGTATTAGCGCATAGTAACCAATTAATTGTATTAGTTGGTGGAGATGGAGTAATGTTATCTCGAAGAATAGGTATAGTTGTGACTGAATTGTTTATTTGGACAATTTTACCATCTATAAGTGCAGTTCCGCCAGTTAGTAAAACATTACTTCCAGATATAGTTACTGCAAATCCATTGAGAACTCTATTATGCATCATAACTCTAGATATTGAAGTAATAAAGTTAAGTGCAGATTTAGTCAAATGCTCTTCGCTTATATTTCCAAACTCTCTCTTATCTTGGAGATGAGTCATAGATTTAGTCGTGTCATTCATCTGACAAGTAGAGAGCAGCATCTCTTCTTGATTTAAAGATAACGATTTGAATAGTTGAATATCTAAAGTTTCCGTTCCGCCAAACGTGCTAACTGTAGTATCTAAATCAATTATAAAATCAATATAATCAATATTAGTTTCGTCATAAAACCTAATTACTTCGCCTTTTTTACCAGCAGTGGTGGGGCCAACTTTTGACCCAGAAACATTACCTAGATAGCCAGAATATACTCCTGTATCGGTTGTATATGCCGTAATGGTTAGCCTGATTTCTTTATAATCACCAACTGTATATCCCCTAAGCTTCGGAGAAACATTATACATATTTATATTGCCTATGTTACCGGCAATAAGAAAACGCGCGCGCTCGTGTGTGAATGTGTGCCCATTTTTATCAACATAGTTTTCAAAATATCTCTTGAATGGACCAAGAGATGTTGCGTCCGCCACATTTTGAGCATTGAATGAAACGCTATCGTTTGTAAAATATATATTTACCGGAATGCTCGTTGTTGTGGGGGCGGGACTAGATCCGGCACCATGCACTCCGTCATAAACGGTAATGTTAGCATATCCATCTTGAGAGCCGCAATTGAAATAAGCTATGTTCTTAATGGTAAAGCGGCCATAGTCTCTTAAGTTGAACGATGGGTTTGTAGTTGCGATAGCCGGCTGAACTACGATAGTTTTTCCGATAGCCAAAGATGAACTTGAAACATCTTCAGTTAGTTGATAAACAACCTCAACTCTATTGGAGAGTATTTTGGTAGCTGGGGCAGGAAGTATAGTTGCTTTAAAATAACCATCACCATTAACATCTACCGTATTAGTTATAGCTAACGGATCCGAATAAAGCGTATCTCGTTCGGTTCCATCCACATAAAAGAAATTTCTCTTGAGTGGCGTGAACATTATCGTAGGGCTAATAAATGCTGCTACTGATGTTGAGTATGACGCGGCCGGAGGAGGGCTTGCCATATTGCTTCCAAGAACACCAAATCCAAGAGGGTCTATTGAATTATATGAATCAACTACGTTTTGTGGGAAGGCCGCAATAGAAGATGTTGTATATGCGCCAGTAGTATCTACGGTTCCGCTAATTATGCTAAACCCACTATTGTTATAGTGATCGGCCATTGCTATACCGAACTGCCCTTCATGTTCAAACGCTAAAAATCTATAGTTGAAACCACTAGCTCTGAATGCAGCATTAGTAGAATTCACTATACCTGATAGCGTATATTTTCCAGGAGTAATTCCCTTATTGCCAGTCACATCAACTGCTGGCAATGTAAATATTGAAGAGACATCTCCATTTTGGAATAAGCATAAATAGAGCTTGTAATGTGATGCCGATAACTGTGATGGGTTAAAGTTTATACTCAAAGTCATGGCTCCACGAGGACTTGCAACCATTAAGGTTTCATATTCTCCAAAACTATTAGGAACTCTAATGTTGGCAAGAGCATGTTGCTTATCTCTATTGAATAGAGACCTATTTATTTGTGCGTAACCAGACGAAGATCCAGTTTTATTTCTTCCATTTATTCTTACGGCATATGTTCTAGTTGTAACATTAACTATTGCTTTAACTGACTCAATAGTAAATTGATAAGCTATACCGGTACCATAGTTAATTGTTAGTAAGTCACCGGGCTTAACCAATGCAAAGTGAGCGTCAAAAATATAGCCATCAGAATCCGCCACTGTTGGATTAAAAAGAATAACGTCATCGCCATTATCAATATCATCAACTGGATTTGATGATGTTGGTCCTGGAGGGTTATTTAACCAATATGCAGTTACCGGCGTTGGTGGAACTAATAGCGTTCCGTATCCATCAATTAATAGTGGGGTAGATCTGGAATGTCTTGAGATACCATCACCAAAAAGATTTTGAGTTCTACCGCCAAGCAGTAGAAGGCTTGAACTATCGATGTAATTAACTATTTTTTGTACATCAGTATTTGATTGTGGAATGCTACTAAAATTAGCGGTATTAACATGAACGCCAGAAGCATTGTGTGCAAAATTAGTTGGAGGAACGGTTCCGCCAGTTAATGATGTAACACCAGAAGACCCATCAGATTTTTCATGAACAACAAGATCGTTGCTGATGTCTTCAGCAATTGTTTTGAGATTAGTTGTATTTCTGCTTACTACAGAAGTTCCTATAGAAGTAGTTCCAGTTGCTGGGCTAGTCTTAACTAATGAAACCCCGGCTCCGACATCAATATGAGATAAAATGTGACGATCATCAGTACCATCTAAATGTGGCTGAAGCTTTATTCCAGTTAAAGAAAGGAAACCTCCTAATACATCAACAGCATTACTTAAGTTTAAATATAGTGTATGTAATGATCCGGTAGAATAAGTAAGTGCAAGCTTGCTCTCATCAATGGCCGCAGTAGGTGATATTTCAGAGTTGGTTATTGGTAAAGCAATAAGTCCTATTCCCAATAACGCAGATGGCTTTATTGTTCCGTCAGCATTCATGGAAATGGCTAAACGATCCGCAATAGATGCTAGCGATCCCTTGCCACCAATACCAACCTCCTCTTCTAATGAAAAGATGGCCGATCTAGTTGCATTTATGGCTATACCACCAATTTCAACTACGTTGTCATCGACACGAGGTAAGGATGCGTCGTCATCTAAAGATGTGGGGAAGTTGGTCATTTCATAGAAAATGCTAGATTATTGGCCTATTGCCAAAACTACTGACTTCTAATATTTTGAATGTCAGTAGCGGTAGCTCCAGCAGCATAAATACCAGCTATTACTGTAATGGCGGAGCAAAACTCCATACCACTTATTTTTGAGCTGAAAAGAGCTATTGTAGTAACGATAAGCACTAGAATAGAGAAAGTTCCTTTTTTAGAACCTAATAACCCTCTCATTCCTAATGTAAGATAATAGCCAATACTATTCTTTTTTCGAATTAAGGGATTGTGCTGATCTGACGCAATAACGACAGAACGACTAGTAGTGCTTGTTGTTGGATCCGTTAATAGAGGCCCAGAGGTATTTTCTGTTACTACTGTAGTTGTTACTTGATTATCCATGATAGTATTATTCCTTTTAATTACTTTTTATTCAATCCACGTAACAATTATTTTTCCAGATCCGCCGACGCCACCCGCGCCAGCAACACGAAGAGCACCTCCTAAATTTTGTTGCCCACCAGCGCTACCTCCACCACCTCCAGCCCCACTATTTGCCGATGCAGACGAACCTACTGCTCCGTTACCAAATGCCCCACCAAGATTACCATCAGCACCGGCCGCGCCTGCACCGCCGACTCCAAATGGACCACCACCGCCGCCACCGCCACCACCGCCGCCAAGATAGGTGGCGTCTGTTGCTCCTTGAATGCCACCAAGGCCACCAGCATATCCCTGTATTGATGGGTTGCCATCTACTGATGCAAAAGCAGGCACCGCATTTAATCCTCCACCTCCTGCTCCAGGTGTAATTTCAGCAAGCTGACCGTAATTTACAACATCAATACGTCCTTGATGATATAATGTTGTTACTGCGGAGCTTAATGCAACCGGAGAGCCTCCAAATACAAATTTTGCAGTAGTTGCAGGCGTCGAAGACGAGCTACACCCTCCGCCGGCTCCTTTAAATGTTGCTAAAGACCCAAATGATGATGATACTCCGTCACCACCAGCAGTACTAGCAGCCCCACTAGTACCACCGCTTCCAATTGTTATCGTGTAACTGGTTCCTGGTACTACCGTAAGCGACACGCTATTAAGCTGGGCTCCGGCGCCGCCACCACCACCTGAGCCACTTTGCGCAGCCGTAGTACTTGATGGGGTTCCTCCCCCTCCGCCGCCGCCGCCGCCGCAACCAATAACAATTATTTCCGTAATACCATTGGGTACTATCCAAGAACCATTACTTAAGAATGTTTTACTAACTAATTTACTCATTTATTTCCATTTTAATATAATTTATATTAAATCATATACCAATCTGTTCCATTTGCAATAAATTCCCAAGATCCAAAATTTGCCGAAAATGTTATTGCAGAATTCAAAGTCTCTAATTTATTACCAGTAATAACATTAAATATCAAATCATACATTAAGCTAGGGCTCCAAGTTGAAGCGGAATACGTAGCAAGATTACCAGCTGGACCGCTAGCCCCATTTATAACCTCAACATAATTAGTTATATCTCCACCAGAATATGATAAAACAACAACATAATTAGTTGCATCAGTAAGTGAAATTTGATTTGCGCCAGAAAATGTAAAACTTGTTAAAGTTGGGCTTCCTGATAAAGAAGCTGATGATACAACATCAGATGTTGCCAGCGCCGCCCCAGTTGGAACGCTTGAAGTTCCAAATACTCCTGAATGAGCATAAATTGATGCTGTCATGTTTCCAGTAGGAGAGCCAACTTTATTGATTAAAAACTTACAGGATGTTAGTAATTTGCCTACATTAATAGCGGTAAAAGATTGCGATACCGCTTGGTTATGAGAAGCATCGCTTGATAAATTCAAAGCGGTACCAGTATCACTATAATTAATATCATTTCCTGGTGAAACTATTATATTATAGGTTCCAGCCAAACCATCCCTATCTTTAATAATTAAATTTCTTCCAAGTGTAGGTTCTGGCAATATAATAGTTGCATTTGCGGCTATGGTAGTCAAATCTACTAATATAATATAGTCAGCAATTCCACCAGCATCAATAGAGTATGGTGTTGAGCTAATTGTTTTGGTACGAAGATATAATGCTCCATCCAAACTAATTGAACCACCATTTGCTGGGGTAATTATATTTGCAGCATTAACAGTAATATTGGCGGTTGTTGCAGTTGTATTTGCGGTCACTGCGGTTATTGTTGATGTTGTTCCAGCATTTAATACTACATTATTTACGGCTCCCATAAATAATCCATTAGTAGAATCTATATTTGTAGATCCACCACTAAATAAGAAAAGATCTAATAATCGAGATTCTACTAAAACCTCTCCAGATGATGATGCGGTAAATCCTGTGCCAGATAAATTACCGTTACATATAAATGATGAATACTGATTAAAAGTAGCAGATATTCCAGCATCAATAATTACTGGATCTCCACCAATTAATGCTCCAGCCTTACTAATTATAAAATTATTTGAAACAATATTTATATTAGAAATATCTCCAGCCGCCGGAGGTGCAGCAATTACAGCTTTAATATAACATAAAGTGGTTAATGCCGCATGATTTCCATAAAACTCATTATCGCTTATTAACGCATTATTATCATTCATATGAATAATACAGTTTTTCTCAACGGTGGCGCCATCAGCATCTAAATATCCGTGAGATCTAATTTTACAATTAGATACTTCTAAATAATCATTTCTTCCACCGGTAGAATTAAATGATATTGGTTGCGAAAATCCATCGATAAATGAATTGGTAATTTTAAGAAAAGTGCCGGTAGTAATTGTCGTTACTACATCTAGTTTAACTGCGAATCTTGTTGCTGAACTTACCACCTCAGCTACGTTAAGTGCTCTTCCAAGAATTTTAACACCATCAATTTCTAGATGAGACCCTTGCTCTTGCATTATTAATTGAGACTCGCCAGTTACATTTTGTGGCAATCCGTAAAAAACGTCACCGAGTAAAGTTGGCTCAATAAAGTTGTCACAAATAGTAACATTTACTATTTTACTGGCCCTGGCAAACATAAACTTATTTTCAGTATCTACTGAATTGTCTATTTCTGTTCTTACTGTATCGGTTTTAATTTTAAATAATGGAATTGGAGTTGCAAGGCCATTTATTTGTGGTGGAGATAGGGCCAGATTTAAACAAGTGGCATTTATAATTTTAGTTCCGAGGCCTTCACCATAAATAGTAATTCCTGGTGGAACATCAATCGTATTTACAATATAATATGTTCCAGCAGGTATAAATATTACGCCGCCTCTAGTTAATCTCTCATATCCTGCAGGTATGCCGGTATTGGCCGCTAGTGCTGCAAATAAAGGATTTAAAAATGTATCTAGTGCTGGAATGATATTGCTAAAATAGAAATTGGGCGCTGGATTCGTATATGAGTTATATCCATCTGGAACAGCCATGAAAGCTATTCCGGCCCCAGCCATTGACGCTATGAATGTATTGATATTATCAATCGATCCCTGAACGTTAGTGGCACCTCCAACTCCTGGCGAGTTATGTATATCAACGGCATTATGATTAAAATCATTGCCATTTACGTGTTTGCGGAAATCGAAAAGATCGGCAGCAATTCTTCCATTGCCAGGTGTGAAAGGTCCATTTACCATTTGTAATTAGATGCCAAAATATTGAGGTTAAGGAGCAACCCAAATTAGGGAGTGTATATGTCCTATGCCATTTTCTCCTGGAACTTGAGAGCCATCTAAAACTATTCCTCCCCTGACGACGTGGCTATGTCCTTGAACTATAGAGGTAATTCCATCAACTTGCAGCGGATTAATGGTTTTATCTGACACCTGAATAGTATGCGTATGAGGAGGGAAGCCAATAGATGTAGCTATACTAGTAGATAGGGCTCTAAAGATATTTATGCCAACAGAGCCATCAGAATTAGTATTTACATTCTCATAAATTGGAACCATATAAATTGGATCCGTTTTACGAATTCTTTGTAAGGTAAATCTTTGTAGCCCAGAATTATCTAGAATAAACTTATTTCTAGTTACATTAAGGACTTCATATCTAAACTCCTCATTGCCGGCCTGGTCAAATCTAACTATAAAGTCTCTCTCGTGAATAGTTGGAACTGTTAAGGTCCAACAATTTGGTTTTAGATTAGATTCTAGGCCGCTTTCTGTAGGATCAACCGTTTCTACCGTAGGATCAAAACGAACCATAATTTTTCTATCAGAGCGTCTTGGGCTGAAATATTGCTGCCATCCAACTACGAATCCAGTTCCAAAACATTTATTGCATCGCCCCTCAGGATACTCTCTCATACTATAACACGTGCAGGTAACGCCGGTCCATTGACGACGAACCAATACTACTGGCTCACCATCAACATTAAGAAGGGTTTCTTGCCTCTGTAAATTTTGAATAACCGGAGATACTCCTCTTATAATAAAAGAGCCAGTATAACCATCTATACATCCTCTAGTTCCACCAATATAGCTTCCAATGCATTTCCCAGAAAGAACTAATCTTGGATCACTATGATATTGATTATAGTCATATGAAGGAAAATTAAGATTGATTTGATCGCTTACCGTCATATCAGTATTTAATAAATCTACTGTTTTTTGATGATAACCATCAGTTGGCAAGTATTTCTGATTTATTACTCCAAATCTAGATTCACACTCAAATACTCTTGTATTATCTTCCTCATCAACTAGTGGCCATAAGGTAACATTTGGGTCCCAAGACTGATATCCATCTGATCCACTAATATAATGTGCGTGCGGAGTTGTGGTTCCATAACCTCGTTCGGATACTACTAAATCTCCATATCCATCTATTGATGAATAAGTTATTAATTCATTTCCAATTTTAACTATTCCAGATGATGGAAATCCATCGACATCAACCAAAGGTATTAGCGTTGAAACTGAAGAGATATCACTAAAAAGAAGTGACTTTGGTAACACGCGAAGATTACCATAAACTATCGGCAGTGTAGCAAAATTAAATACGCTAGAGTTATATTCAAAAGCTCTTATGCCAAAATGATACATCGTTCCTGGCGTCAAATCTTCAATAGTTGCAGAAGTATATCCGTCCAAACATATGAATGAAGGATCCTGATCGAAATGATCGGTAGTAAAATCAGGGCTTTGTCTATCATTAAAATATATGTTATAAGCAATTTTATTTGTAACTAGCACCGGATATGCTTTGGCCCACGTCACTGTTATAGACGTTCCATTAAAGTCGGAATTGGCAGCAGTAATTCCAATTATGCTTTTATTTAAGTAGTAAGGCAAGGTATCCTTTTAAAATACGAGAATATTATTGGGCTAATCATCAATGCGACTAGCCAGCTCGTCTTTCTTTTCCTTACGTTCTTTCTTACCATCTACGTCGTGATGATTCAATAAATGTTCAATATATTTATTAGCCTCTTCATCGCCATACTGGTCATCCATATATTCGATTTGATATGTAAATGCCTCTATCTCGTCCTCGTTCTCCAAATACTCGCCATCGTTAGCGCCCTTGGTTGGCTTATTACGAGTTGTCATTTGAAGAAAGTGAGATATCTCATGTAGAATATAATGAATATTATTCTTAAAATTATTATCTAATAATAGTTTCTTATTTAGGATTATAACTCCACGAACTGTTTTGGCAGAAACATCAACATCATCTCCAAAACGAATGGGCACAAGATCAATAACATCTTCATTTACTTTAAAATCTTTGCACATTTTTTTATATGTTTCATCTTCACGAAGCATATCCTTACCTTCTTCTATTTTTTTAAGCAGCTCGGCCCTGGATTGTTCCATAATTAAAATAGTCTCCGAGCGCGAAGAGTCGATAGTCTGCGTGCAAGTGGATTTGTTCCGTTGGTCATCGTTAGCGTTCCAAGTCCTTGTGGTCCTGGCTTCATTGATGCCTTAATTTGCTTCAATTTCTCAAGATGTGTTGTATGCATTTGTGAATACTGGCTATTCATTAGTTCCGAAACCGTTGGAACATTAACGGCAACCCCGTTATCAGTTATTTGCCACTCACGCCCACGTTCAATTAAAGCCTGGCTAGAGAGCGCGTAAATAGCGGCACCCTCTACTATGATATAATGGAAAAGGTCTATAATACTTGTGTTGTCAAAATTAAAGGTAGTAAAATGTGGGATAGCATTAAACTCTGCTAGGCTAGCTGCCAAAAACGTAACTAATGTATCTACGCTAAAAATATCGCAGTCAGTGTAATAAATATTACCAGCAGAATCCATTTCCTGTATCTTGCCAGAGCTATTTAATCTTGCCCGTAGCGTTTTAATGAGTTTATTTATGTTTAGAATAGATGTTTGTGAGTAATGGAACCCAGGATCTTCACCCAAAGCATAATACCCATCAGGACTTATTACTGCAGGAAGATTGCTATCAAAAACAACGAAATTTTTCGTTTGTGTAGTTACATTACCGGCAATACTTCCCTGCCAAATATCACTCCAAACCCCTAAGGGCCCGGCCAGCCCTATATCGTAGGCATATGCGTATATTCCGACACCCATTCTCTGGACCCCAGAACTTGTTGGCGAAAACAAAACGCTACCAGAAGGCTGAACTATTGAGATAGTTGGAAAAGTATCGGTATCAGTGGGCACACCTAAATTATTGTAGAAAGTGGCAGTTAATACCACTCTATCCGTCACGCTTAAAAGTTCCCCTCTAGCTTTATTGACCATTCCGCTCCTGGTATTATGCGGGATTAGCAATAGTTTGATATCTTATAGCAATGAAAAGTTTTTGGATCCAAAACATGTCTAACAGACTAATCTCATTGGGGGATTTAGGCATTTTATTGCAACCATATCAAACAGTTAATCTATTAGATAGTAGGCATTATTTCTTCACAGAAGAACAAATACAAGCGTCATTAAAAAGCGGATCTCTTTTTAAGAGAAGTGACAAAATTGTTGTTAGAAAAATACCGCCGCCTAAAATTTTTAAAGGACCAAGCCCAATAGGTCTAGACGAGAAAAATGAATATCCATCAAAAATACGTTCATTATTAGAACACAAAGAGTTTAATTATGATGAGCTTCAAATGTCCGATGAAGAATATGCCAAAGAAAATGCTGACTTGGCTGATGAGGATGATTTAGGGAAATATAAAAAATAATGGATATAGGATTAGTCAGCTTAATAGTATCTGGGTTCGTTGCTTCCGTAACGGCATTGAACTTCCTAAATACCATGTCGGTTCGAAAAGAAGCCGGGCTAGATAAGTTTGCCAAGGCCGCCGCCGTGGATAATGAGCTAATTGTTATAAGAAAAGACATAGCAGATGTCTATGCAAAACTAGAAGACCATGGACAGAAGATAAGCAATCTTCAAGTGGGTCATGCCGTCCTGAATTCTCAGGTCGGGGCCCAGTTGAGGGAAGTTGAGAAGTTGGGGGACAAGTTAGATGAGTGGAGAAAAAATGAGTAATAATAGTTATTATGAATCACGTCAACAGCCTCAATTAGAGGTCGTTGAACTTGAGCAAGAAAACGATCATGTAAAACTAATGAAGGCCTACCGTAAATTGAATCAAAAAATTGATTCATTAATTCAGAAGCGAAAAGCTCCAGAAAAAAACGATAAGCCCTAATAGTTATTCAGAAACAGTAACTTCAATAGCCTTGGGTTGGTTTCGGACATTTACACCGAGCTTGAAACTAACTTTCTGATCTTTTTTAATAGTTTTAAATCCTTCACAGGAGATATCGCTGAAATGCACGAATAAATCAGTCTGCACGACACCTTCCTTCTCCCAATGGATAAACCCATATCCAAGTTTGTTAATGAAAAAAACTACCTTACCTTCATATACTTTATCGTCACTCATTATATTTCCTTACTTTTCTTAATATCACTCATCTAACGCTTTTTTAATTGCCGTCTCGGAAGCTCCAGCAATAGTAGTCCCTATTAGTCCCGATCGACTGGCACCAAAATAAATATCCATTTCTTGCAGTCCCTGAACAGCAATAATATCTCTTTCTTCTTTTGTTTTAGCATGCTTCATTGCCTCATCTACCTTTTTGAAAATATCCAAAATAGGCTTTTCATAACCAGAAACTCTTGCGTGTTCTAGTAAGTGGGCCCTAGTTTGCTGCTCGTTCATAGGCTTTGACATCTTAATCCTTTATATATCAATTACTTTATAATTTAGTTGCCGCCTTCAAGAAATTAACAATTACATGCATATTTCTTGATGAAATTACTTTTCTTTCCATCAATAATGCGCCAGCCTGCTTAACCGCACGAACATCAGTTTTGGCATAATCAAAGAAAGCTATATCGGCTAATTCTTTTAATGTTTCTATGTCATGTTTAGAAATCATTCCTTTATTCAATAGTAGCTGAAGAACCTCTACGGATGACATCTCATCTCCATCCATATACCATTTCTGCGTTCCATTAAAGAAGTTGGCGGCAGGACCATTTTCTCTATGCAATTTTCCGTTATGATACCATAGCTGATTGCCATCTGGATTTATTACTGCCGGACCATCCAATCTGTGTAGCTGTCCTAAAGAGTTATAGTAACGCTTAATACCATTTTTATCAATACGAATGCCAGACTTGTCCGTTTGCTTAATTGGTTTTGGAATATATTGTTTATATGGCTCATCATAGCTTAAATCAATATTTTTTGTTTTATGCTCAAAATCTTCGGCTAATTTTTTCATCGCGGTTTTTGTTTATTCAGCAATAAAGTAAAAAATCTTATTCTTACATAGAAGATATGAAAATATTAAGCCACATATCAAATTTTATGAATTAAATGACAAATCGACACAAAAATAAAAAAAAATTACCAAAATAAGTAATATTCTCATATCCTTTTAGCAAGACGCTGGGCAACTGGCAATACTTTCTCTAACTAATTAGGATAAATCGAATGAATATGTTTAATAACAGAGGCGAAATGAATGCCTCTTCACTCAAAGATGCACTCGCGCAAATTAGCAAGTTCGCTTCACTAATGGATGACAACCTTCCATCAAACGCTAACCTCTCGTCTTCAATTCCAGAAGGCCGCAGAGATGACCTAATCTCGCGCGCTATTTCTAGCACGGAAGGAAAACTCGTTCTAGCCCAGGCTATGGCGAATCCAATTCGTAAGAATCTTGACTACCACGGAATCGCGCGCAGAGCGCTCGTAGTTGATCCACTTCCCCAAGGAGCTCTCCCTGTTTATGATCGCGATATCGACGTTACGGCCGTAGTTGTTTCTTCAAACGGTTCAGCTCCAGAGTCTCGCGTTTTCGGTGACCGTGTTACGGTTCCAGAATTCGAAATCATGAGCAACCCAACGGTTCGTATCGCGGAAGTCAAACGCCGTAGATTCAACGTAATCGACAGAGCTGTTCAGAAGGCTCGTCAAGAGATCATGGCGCAGGAAGACGCGAACGTTTTCGCGGCCCTTGATGCGGCTGCTTCAATTGAAAACACGGTTATGGACATCGCTGACGCAGGAATGCAGAAGCGTGACCTTCGCAACCTTAAAGTTCAGGTTGATCGTTGGGACCTCGTAACCAGCAAGTTCTTCATGAACATCAACGAGTACAACGATATCCTCGGTTGGGCTTCTGGTGGTGGTCAGGGCGTCGGCGGTGGTGAAGTTGATCCCGTTACGCAGCGCGAAATCCTCCAGACGGGCCTCTATGCTCACATCTGGGGAGCCGATATCCTCGTCAGCAAGATCGTTCCAGCGGGAACCGTCTATAGCTGTGCGGATCCAGAGTTCGTAGGCGTCATGCCAGTTCGCCAGGAATGTGAAGTTCTTCCTGCCGACGAGCCCCGCTTACTCAAGCTCGGTTGGGTTGTTTCAGAGATCATCGGTCTCGCTATCGTCAATCCTCGCGGCTGCGCGAAGGGTACGAAGTCAACCCTCGTCGGAACCTGATAACTTGAGCTAACGTAAGTTAGCTCGTTAAAAGTGTAGGGAAGGATCGGAATGAAAATTCCGATCCTTTCTTTTTGTGCGTTATATTATAATACATGATAAAATATAATGAATGGGTGGAAGCATTCCATCGAGACGGGTATTTGGTAATACCTAGCGTGCTTACTGAAGAAACTTGTAATGAGCTAAAAGACGATTTAGACGCCGCCATATATGATGGTGGAATAGGCAGGCGTAAATCAAAACTTAAAAAACGAATGTTTGAGCGTTCAAAAGCAAACCTAGAGCTATTTTGGCAGGATCCAGTAGCAACATTTGCAGAAACACTAATTGCGGATAACGGGTCGCACGATGTTAAAGAATATAAGCGAGGTATTCCATCGGCAAACGAAACTCACGTTATTCATAACAATAGTTTTGTAATAAATGCTGGTCGTGATGGGCTTGGCGGAAGCTGCTGGCATCAAGACGACACTCCGCATATAACTTCTATTGATGGGCAGCCATTAACTAATGTAAGGCTAAATGTTTTGGCAATTACGTGCCTATACTATCTAACTGACGTATCTTCGGTAGAAAACGGACCAACCCAAGTAATACCTGGAAGCCATTTGTTTGGCAGGCATTGTAATGGAGACATTACTGGCCTTGAAGATAAGATCGTATCCGCTACCGGACCAGTAGGAACTGCCGTTATTATAAACAACCAGACTTGGCACAGAGGGTCTCCAAACCTATCTAATAGAGACAGGTATTGCACTCAAGTAACATATGCCAAACGTCTTATTGGCCATAAATACGGCAATTTTATTGATTACCATATGCCAAAAGAGGTTTATAATGGGATAACCGATCCAAGAAAGCTCAGATTGCTAGGTTTTCTAGGGCATGGCGCTTATGGATAATCACCAACAACGCACGCAAACGGTTGCTGGGCCGCCAGTCTTCATTCTGAACCATATGCTTCCAGGACACCTACCAGAATAATCGAGAAATTTAGTCGTTAGAGCAGAGTCAAGCTCATCATGAACATCTACTCCATTAAAACTAACCTCTACTACGCTTGTATTGGTTTCATTTGAAAGGCTAAAATTGTTTAACCCACTAACATTTATGGCAACATCTGGAAATGTTAGTGATGCAAATGCGCCACCTGCTGGTACAATTATTTTTCTAAAGTAGCAATTAGTATAACCTTGTTTGGCTCTTATTGTCGGCATAACAATATACGCAATTATTAAGCTATTAATTCAGTTTTTTATTTTGATTACCGAACTGTAGTTGAAAACTATCCATTAGTTTTTTGCCTTGATTTTTGGCATTATCAACAACTTTATGCAGGGCCTCATCAGGGGCCCCAGCCTTTCTTTTTAGCTCAAACTCCCAAGAGGCAGGAAAATCTGGATGGTCCTCTAAAAGCTTACCGGCTTGCGACGGATGAATTGAAGATACATATTTTTTGAATAGTAAAAAGTATTCGCTAAATGGGGCTAGCTTGTTATCAAAGTATTTTATTAGTTTTGGCATATCTTCTGGCCCAACCATCTTATCTCTTAGCATATCAGATAGTAGGCGAGAACGATATTGGTCTTTGTTATTCATTGGCCAACCTTGGTATCGTAATTCTTCTAATTCAAGTATTTGACTGTCTTTATCTTTAACGCCAAGACGAGAAAATGCTACTTGACGAACTTTTGGACTTTTATGATTCATAAACTGTTTTACATGCTTAAATCTAGTATCATTAAGTATATTTACCAAATCATCTTCATCCAATAGATTTTGTATTTCTAATATTTTATTATCTAAATTCTTGCTTGGAGTAATATCAGGCATATCAAAAGCGTTTAGAATATGCATCGTAAGCAAATTGCTCGCGGCTTCACCTTTAGACAAAAGTGATTTGGTGGCATCTAAAATAGCCTGATATTTATCGTGACCCTCTGGCACTAAAAGAAAATTGTTACAAATCTTATTGGCTCTAGAATCATCTATTAAATTAGATGATATTTTCAAAAATTCGCTGGCCAATTTTAATAATTTACTCATTTTCTTTAAAATATACAAAATTATTATCTAGTAGCCCAAGCATCTACTCTAATTGTTACTGGACCAGAGCTTCCATCTTTAATTTTAAACCATATTTTCGATACAACTCTGTTATCAAAAGTAATTCCTCTGCTTGGTAAAGAAGGATCTAATTCTCCATGCACCGCGTTTCCATTAAAGCTATATTCTACTATTCCAGAATTATTTTCATTTAAAAACATGACGGATTCAGTAGCAAATGTAATTATGGCATCACAAGTATCAGAAAATGTATTGTTGGTTACAATTATTTTCTTATAAAAATTAAAATCAAAACCTAATGTAATTTTATTTGCCATAATTTCCTACAAAAATAATCTTACGTCAAAAGAACTAAACCAATTTGCTCCAGAAGCACTTGATGGTTTAATATAAGATATTATTTTAATTGGTCCTTTTAGAATAATCGGCGCCACGATAGGTCTAATTATTGATCCGCTAGTAGTAATAAATATATTTTCAGTTATCTGAATTTCAGGTTGATTTGGTAATTTGCTTTTTAATAAAAAATATCCACTTAGATTGGTGTCCGATCCACAAGTTACCGCTAAAATATTAATTTTTTGTCCACCACCAACATAATAGTGTCCCCAAAAAGTTTGAGTATCGGCGACAGCAATTGTCCCTATAGTTCCACCATCACCAGAATTATTTACGAATAATGAAATAATTCCAGCATTAGTATTTCCAGAATCAGCCGACACTACTTTAATATTTTGAATATAACAAATATCGTTATTTTGTGTTGGAACGAAAGTAGTTCCATTAAGAAGAACTATTTCTTCTCGTGGTCCCTCGAAAAATTGCGTAAAATAAGTAATTTTAATTGATTGGGCCCCAGTTCCTCCCTGAACATCATTAACGTTGTTAGATGCTACTGATCTTTGAGCATTAGAAGATTGTTCAGTATATGTGGTGCCCAATACTTTAGCCAAACTAACGCTTGAAGTAGATATTTTTCCTATTACAATTTCGCCAACAACCTCTGGATCTGTTGATATTACTTTTAAGGCATTATCTTTTGTTACTTGAGCTTTAAATCCATTACCCGAACCATCTACTATTAAAGATGATATTGACATATTAGATCTCGTTTACATCTAAAAACTGTATAACATATGCTACGCCAACTTTTATACTGGTATTTCCTGTAGGTGGTTGTACTGTAGTAGTAAGATTTGCTCCAACTGGAAGTATAACTCCTGGAGAAACTAAATCAGTTCTTGGCGTAGAATAAATTCTAGACAATCCAAGCGTACCGCCAGTTATTGTCTTACCTTCCCCACCAACAAATGCAGATATTTGAGCCGGAACAGTGCTTCCCAAATTTCTATTGGAGACTGATGGGGCTGATCCTGCAGAAATAATTGTTCCACCAATTGAGTTGATATAACTTTTAACAATTATATCTCCAACAACGTTGCTATTACCAAATGAATATAATATTGTTGATAATTGCAAAAGCAGAGTATTATGAGTATTTTTTACATAAATAACTGCTGATTCTCCGGCTGTAGTTAGCGTCACAACGCCCGTATCTACGTAATAACCATTAAATCCAATTGAGCCGGCCTCTAATCCAGTATAAGATACTGCTGCGGCCTTAATTCTATTGTTGGAAGTGACTCCAGTTAATTTTCCAGACCCAGTACCATCACTTATTACTATTGACATTTAAACCCCCCGGTCAATGTTATGAGTTACAAATATTGGATAAATAAAAATTCATTTTTTTAAGCTCTGCCAATATTTCTTTCAATGTATCACTTGAAAATTGATCTGACACAACCAATGCAGGAGCTCCGTCTTTGTTAACAAACAAGGACGTTACTTTATTTTCTTTACTTATTCCAGAAATTAATACTGGATTTGAGGTTGCACCTGATCCTTCGGGAGTCTGTCCTTGTATGTCTATATTTTTTGGTGTAGCAAACCCACTCATAGAATCTCCAAATTATTACTTTTGGAATACTATATTATGCAGTTATTCTACAATATATTTTCGTTTGGCAGTATGATAGCCAATATTAATCATATCTCTTATGTGTCCAGGATCGAACTTAAGAATGTGTTCGGTAAGGTTATTGTCTGGCCTAATAATCTGAATTTTTATCTCTTTCTTGTCAGTTAATCCGGCCCTAGCTAATTTATTGTAAATTAAGACCTTTTCAAGATCATTAGATAGAATTTTATCTGTAGTAAGGTCAAGCGCCCTAAATACTACGTCTATTGATGTTGGGTTCTCATAAAATCGTTTAACTCTTAACTCTGGAGATGTAAATACTAAAGTAATCTCCTCTGCACCCATCTGTATGGCTTGCTCTAATGGAGAGCACTGTTTAATTCCGGCATCAATAAAATAATGGTTATCTATTTTAACTGGAGTAAAGGCTCCTGGAAAAGTGGCCGAGGCCGCAATTGCTTTGAGAAAATTGGGGTGTGATGGATGAAAGCACATATATTTGCCAGAATCCACACTAACCGCGCCAGCTATGGTTACCTTGCCAGAAGACCGTATCTTCTTAAGAGAAATTGTTTTCTCAATAAGCTTCTGCATTGGCCTGGAATTAAATATTGATGATTTCCATATGCCAGCTAGTCGCCCAAATAGAAACCAGTTAGTATAGATTTGATCGGCAGTTAAATTGCTCCAAAACCCCTCTAATTGGTCTGCGGCATCCTTTTCACTGCCAGTTTTGAACTGCGATAGAAAAGCCGCATTTATAGTTCCAGCTGATGAGCCTATATAAGCATCATATTGTAATTTAAGGTCTCCGAGTAAATACTTGATAGCGCCAACCTGAAATGAGCACTTTTCTGCGCCCCCAGCCATTACCAAAGCTCTCATATATATTCCTAATTAAATACGAATTTATTGTTCTTCGTAAGTGCTCAAAATTTTAGTTATTTTAATAGTCAAATCAACATAAAATGTATCTATTGATTTTGAATCGATCATTTTTAAGAAATTTTCAATAGCTATCGTTAGTGGCTGCTTTGAATAATCAAAATCAATTTTAGTATCCCCAATAAATAATTTGCATGACGATAGATCATCATAAACTATATTACTTATTTTACCATTATCTTCATACCATACCGAAAAATATCTAGATTTATTAACGGCTCCATTACCAACAAATGAGCTAGTTTTTATCTGGCCAAAATCAAGATCAATACAATATGTTTGTCCAGATTTAGTCTCAATATGATTTGTAATACAGATACTATCCGGATCTTTATCTATTAAAGATAAAATCATACTTAAATCATGTGGCCCATAATCCCATAGTGATGAAAATTCTTCTTTAGTTTTACTTGGGCCATATCCAGAACTAACAATACGAAGTATTTTTTTATTATCAACAATTTCTTTAAGCTTTTGAAAAGCTGGAGAAAACAAGTGGATATAATCAACAAGTAATTTTTTATTTTTAGATCGTGAAGTAAGACTCTCTATTTGATCATTATCAATAAGAAGCGGTTTCTCTGCTAGAACTGGAATATCATAATAAAGATAATCGATTGCAATAGTTCCAGTAAATATTGAGGCAACTATAATTCCATCCAAATTCTCTTTCTCTCTATGAAAATCCTGCCAATCAGTATATAGTTTACAAGTATCAGGAATAAAGCCTGGTCTTTCATTTTTTCTTCTGGCCATCGCCACTAGTTCGATATTAGGCATTGCAGCTATTGTTTTACAATAATTCTCGGCCCAACGACCGGCGCCCACTATTCCTAAATGATAAATTTTCATTTTTTTCCTTTTCGAACTTTACGCATTTTCTTTGCTTCGTTATAATCACTCTCCCATATAGAAATAACCTTATAGCCAGCTTTTACTATAAGAGCCTCTCTCTTTAGTGTATCTTGATATAACTTACCAAAAGTCTTCTTAGCAATCGGATTACGATCGCTAGGATTATAGATTTTAGGGTTACCGTGCCAGAAGTCGCCCAGATACTCATACACGATCTTGTTTTTACGATCAATACCATCAGGCCGAATAGACTTATTGCCAATGACGAGGATATTATTGCGCTCTTTCACGCCCAGCTCATCCAGCCACTCTGTTTCACCCTTCGATATGCTGCCAGAACATTTCGGACAACCCATTTTATGTAGAATATGGACAGCTGGGCTTATTTCAAATATACCATGTTTCCTGCACCCGATTGCGCCGGGGGTTAGGAAATCAACGAATACGAATCTATCATAATTGTATTTGTTACGATGAAGCTTTTTTGCCTTTAGGATAAAATTCGCACGGACCGCATCCGTCTCTTGTTTGTTCTTGTACCCAATGCACCATGGACACTCATTACTTAAGTAGTTTGAGGCATATCTCCCGTGTTTAGAGCATATAAATGCCATACTATATGCGATTATACGTAAAAGTTAGGGTTAGCCGCGTACCAGCTAATTGTCTTTCTAATTCCGTCATTGAAAGATACTTTTGGTATCCATCCGAGCTTTTTGATCTTTGAACAATCAACCGAATATCTAAAGTCATGGCCTTTACGATCTTCGACATGCTTAATCATGGCAATAGTTTCCATTAATCGACTAATCTCATCGACCATCTCAATGTTTGTTTTTTCTATGCCAGAACCTATATTGTAGGTCTCTCCGAGAACTCCTTTTTCAAGAACAGTCATGACGGCCGCATTATGATCTTCCACGAAGATCCATTCACGGAGATTTGCTCCAGAGCCATGAATAGGTATTTCGCGATTATTCATTAGTGAATCAATAACTACCGGTATTAGATTTCTTACCGGTTGGCGGCCGCCGTAATTATTACAGCAGCGCGTAATCATCGCTGGCAACTTATGAGTTTCAATCGCGGCCTTCACGAGTAGTTCAGCGGAAGCCTTCGTGGCAGAGTATGGGTTTCTTGGAGCCATACAGTCTTCTTCGGTCCAGGGAATCTCATCTATTGATTTAAGTTGTCCATATACTTCGTCTGTAGAAATTTGGATAAATTTCTCTACGCCATATTTGACTGATAGGTCCACCATAACTTGTGTTCCAAGTATATTAGAATGAACAAATGGAATGGCTGATGCTATTGAATGATCAACAAATGATTCAGCGGCTCCATTAATAACATATTCAGGGCGTTCTATTCTAAAAACATTCTCCATAAATTGCTTATCAGCAATATCTCCCATATAAAAATTGGGATGTAAATCTCTATTAAGATTTTTTAAATTATATGGTTGAACAATTTTATCTACTCCAACAATATGATATGGCCACTTCTCTATATATGCTTTACGAACAAAATTAGAGAAAATAAATCCCGCCGTACCAGTCACTAGAATAGTCTTCATTCAATAATCCTTAATTCTGGAAGTGGAATAATGAACTTACCTTTATATCCAGATTTTCTACATTTATCCATAATTGAATCCGCAAAATTCCAGGCAAGTACTAATAAAACATCTGGATTCTTTTCTTGAATGGCAGATGATGGCATTACCGGTATGTGCTTGCCAGGAGTAAATGTTCCTTGTTTTAAAGGAGCGTCATCTACAGCAAAATCAATTATAGACTCATCTACATCTAAAGCATACATTAAAGTAGTCGCCTTTGCTGGAGTTCCATAAATAGCAATTGACTTACCGGCGGCTTTATATTCTTTAAGAATTTTATTTAGATCCTTGCCTAATTTTTTGATATTTATTTTTAATTGTTCAATAAGCTCTTTGGGATTAATTTCATCTGAAACAAATACATTTGTTATGTTTGTTTTATTTTTTACATATACCCTAATTGATCCTCCGTGATTATCAATGTGTTTAACATTAACTATTTTTAGATCTAATTTTTCAAAAAATGATATGAGAGGATTAATAGTATGATATGATGAGTGTTCGTGATATACAGTATCAATTAAAGTGTTATTGCAAACATCTATAAAATATGAGACTTCAAATATAAATACTCCATTATATGCTAGTATTTTTTTAATACCTTTAACGAATCCAATCATATCTGGAACATGAGCCCAAACATTATTAGCCGTTATTAATTCAAATTGTCCATATTGTTTTAATATAGTATCGGCATATTCTTCAGTAAAAAATTCCGCTATAGTTTCAATGCCTTCTTTATTGGCCTGATCTGCAATATTACGAGCAGGATCTATTCCAAGAACCTTCATGCCTAATTTTTGAAATTCTTTAAGCAGTGTTCCGTCATTAGATGCAATATCTAATACTTGCATTCCAGGATCAAGCTTGCACTGATCAATTAAATCAATTGCATATTGTCTAAAATGCTCAACATTAACTTTAGACGTACCAGATACAAATAAATAATGACGGAATAATCTTTCAGGATCAACCGTTTCATTTAATTGATAATGCCCACACTGCTCACAACAACATACTTGAAGTGGAAATTTATCCTGTTCTTCTTTAGTTTTTAAGAATTCATTAGCTAATGGGGTATCTGGAAATTTTAATACGGGCTCACCTAATGGGTATAAACATAGGCGACAATTTTCTTGTTTCATTAGTAATCCTCACGAATAACATCTGCCTCATGACTTGCATGATCTCTATTTCGTTTAGAAAATGATAATAATACTGTATCTTCAAGAAAAACAGTTTTGTGAATTACATTAGGCGGAGTAAATACCATTTGTCCAGCTTTAACTATGAGCGGCTTTGCATTAGGATTGGTAGACAGTCCAACATTTCTTTCATAGTATTCCATGCTACCAGACATCACATAAAGATAATGAAAATCAGTTTTATGCCAATGATTAGATCTTACGCTACCGGCTTTACTTGTAATTATTGATGCACATTGCACTGGCGTATTTAATAGATTTTGAATTCCGCCCCTATCATCTAGAAAAGGAGGGTCGAGTGGAACTATGGGATCTTCTGGATATTCTTCTTCATTAACAGCATCTGTATAATCTTTATTCTTCATTTTTTCTTATCCTTTATTATATCCTCTATTTTAATTGCAATTTTGGACCAGGTGTAATTAGAAGCAAATGCGGTACACTTTTCTATAATACTGTCCGCAAAAGCTTTATTTGTTAGTCCTTTAATGACAGCATTAGTAAAAGCTGGCAAATTATCTCTAATAGGGCTCTTAATTATTACTGCTCCCGAATCATTATAAATAGAGCCTAAACAATCTATATCTGTCATAACCGGCACAGTATATCCTGCGTGATTTTCCATAGTAGATACTGAAAACCCCTCAGTAAAAGCAACGGTATCTGCCGAAAAGGCAAATACGGAAGCTTCGCTTATTTCTTTTGCCATCGTTTCTCTGCTAACAGATCCTATTTGTTCTACGTCTAAATGTTTTAACTTTTTAACACTTTCTTTTATATACCTAAGTCTTTGTCCCATTTCCACTACATGCGGATGATGGCTTGAATCATTTGGTTCTATGTTAAGAATATCTCCATAATCAAAATGATAAAATATTTTCAAGCTAGCTTCTGGAACTGCTTCTTTAATTTTAGACCATTGACTTAGTAACCAATGTAATCCTCTATCACAACTACTTGTCCAAATTACTCTTCCAGGCACTCTTTTATCTTGATACCAAGACGGATCGCATCCAAGCGGAACAACTGACCATTTCTCTGGAGTTTTTACTGATTTTTTTATATATTCCATATGCATGTCACATGGACTTAAAAAGACATCAACAAAATCATCATAATCAGCTTGGCAATATGAAAAATCATTTAAAAATTGCCAACAAATACGTGTTCCAGTAGTATTAACCCCTCGAAATGCATCTGGTTCGTTTATAGATATGACTGCATCAAAACTATCATCAATAACGGTATGGCGATCTATAAAATTGTATAATTTTACACTCTCCCAAGTATCTGGTTTATTATTTGGTTCGGCATGAACTGTAAATAAAGAAACATCATGCCCAAGCTTAGCCAGCTCTTTACTAATCATTACTGTTGATAAATCGGTTCCTGTTAAGCCTCTTAAACAGGTCCAAATATTATCATACCAAAAATCTAATGGACGCTTTCCAATAGAAAAAGAGCCTAAAAATACTGCAATTTTCATTGTGTTTTCACTATAAAATTAACCAATTGTGTAAAATACTCCATACTTTTAGATATATCAATTGTTTCTTTTGCCTTAATATTAAGTAGTGGCATTGAATGAACAACAATGTCGCATTCAAGATCTGAGAATTTATCGCGATGACATAAATTAACTCCGTGCTCAATCCTTTCTAATTCGCAAGAGTCTAATGAATAAATAGTAACTGAATGACCTTTATTTGCTAAAATCATAGCTTCATCATGAGCTTCATCAAAAACAATATTTAAGGGTTTATTTATTTTTTTACCATGTGTTGCTTTAATGAAAATATTTCCTTGATTTTCAACGTCTCTTGTTCCAAGACATAAAGCAACATAACACTCTTCAATATGAAATCCCGCTTCACGAAAATCTGCTGCTACGCTCCATATAGATGGAGCAATTAGATGAAAACGCGGATTAGGGTGTAACCATGATGTTCCATTTAATCGTTTATATAGCCATGGATGAGCCCATTCAATATAATTCCCTCGCATCCATGCTCCATATGGTGTGCAAAGCAAAAATTTTCCATTTTCATTCATTAAATTTTTTGCCGGAATTAGCATATCATTTACTCGATCCATGATATGTTCATATGTATCTGTGCTGGTAATATAATCAAATTTTTGATTCAAATTAAGATTGCTTATGTCTTTAAAATATGAAACAAAAAATTTTGCTCCAGTATTAAATTCTTTTGCTTTTCTATTTGCCAATGCAACAGAAGTTGTGGATAAATCTATTCCAACAGCTTGATATCCCATTAAAGCATATCTATTTGTAAAACCTCCATCCATCGACCCAAGATCAAGAATTGATGAGGGAGTTTTTGAGAGATTTTCAACGATTAGATTGAAGCGATTTGCTTCTTGTGATCCCTCTGATAAATTTCGTGGAAGTGGAGTTCCAGCCTCACTCTCAGTATTCTCCGGACTGTTGTTTAGAATAGCCGTTTCATTATCATAAATCCATGCAATTGATTGTTTTGTCAAAAACAAAGCCTTTTTTGTTGCGGCAGAATCTCTAACTCTATATGGTGCATTTTCTAAAAAAATGATCGCGGATTGAACTTCATCATGAAGCATATATTGTTTCCAAATAGCAATAACTACAGATTGTAATTGTTCTGTAGTAATATCTAGTGGAAAATCACTAAAATCATATTCGCTTGGAATTGACCAATCATTGGCTCTGTTCGATAATTTTACTTTTGGAAACATAAATGCGCCTTTCTCTAATTCTATTATTTAATAGCTTCAACAACAAAGCTATGCGTCAATCCGAAGTCTACTACTTGTTTTGACATTATATCATCTTTGCTTTTACCAGTTTCATAATAAAACTCTACATCTTTAAACCCTGCGGCAGATAATACCGCAGTCATTGATTTTTTAGTGAAAAGAAACATATGTCCATCATAATTAGTCCAAGTGCATCCTTTGCCACAAGCGCCATACATTATCATAGCTAATTGTGAGCCTGGATCTGCATTCCTATAAAATTCAGGCTGCTCGATAGCAAATTTATCCATATCATCATTCAAATAAGCTTTAATGAGTAAATCAAGATCAGGAGTAGTCATCCTAATAACTCCTCCAGGTTTTAACATTCTATGGCAGTCTTTTAATAATTTTGGAACTTCATGAATTGGATTAAGATGCTCAATAACTTGTCCTATATAAATTGATTCTATGCTATTATCTGCATGATGAGAAAATCCATTTCTAATATCATGCACTCTAAAATCTACCATTCCTTTGCTGCGAATGAAAGTAGATAATACTTGTTGGTGCTCAGGCATCTCATGTAAAACATAAAATAATGTTTTAGCTTCATCCTGCCAGTCTAGATATTTAAGGTAATTCGATATATCTTCACGATCATAATTAATCCAACCTTCAAATGGAAATACATTTGGTCCAGAACCTATATTAAGTCTTGGTAAATATGTTTTTTTATCTTCTACCGGGATATAACATTCTGATTCTACTGAAGCAATAAAACTTGGTGATGCTATTGCCGTACTATTTAGTAATTTTTTAAAATCGTCGTCATTCATTGGGTCTTTCTTCTTTCAGGATTTGATTCCAATAATCTTGTATCTCCATTATAATATCCATTACCATTTTCTTTATATGGAACAGTTGGTTGATAAGGAGTCATTGGGTGAACATTAACCTCATCAATTAATTGATTAAACATATTGCTCCAGTCTTGGGCAAGATCATCTAAACCAAATGTTTGTTTAGCATATTGCTGCAAATTAATTCTGTCTGATTCGCTATAATTATTAATCGATTTAATAACCGATTTAACAAATTTATCTTTATATTCTATTGATGTCCAATCTCCATTAATTAAAATGCCTCGATTAGATACCGTTTCATTTAATGCAGCAATACTTGAAGTAACTACTCCTAATCCCGCAGCCTGCGCTTCCATCGCAGTGATGCAAGATGTTTCGGTAAACCATGTTGGATGAATCCAGCAACCGGCTGATAAAAATTCTTCGGCCAACACTTCTTTACTCACCCTATCATGATATACCACGCCCAATGGCTCTAGCTCTTTAATTTGATTTTTGAGTCTTCCAATTAAATCAGATTGTAATTTATCATGTTGCGCAGAAAATTCCCAGTTTTTAAATCCATAATAAAGATGTAGCTCTGCCTTCGGAACTTGTTTTTTAATTTGTGGCCATACTTCTAATAAAATTGGCCAGCTTCTATCTGGGCTAGAACTATTAACGCATTTGAATTGATTTCTTTTTATATTTTTCGTGAAAAGATTCAAATCAATTCCATTTCTGGTTACAATGACATGATCCGGATGAATATTATGAATATTAACTAATACCTGTTTGTGCCACTCAGTTAGTGCAAGTACCCTATCAGCTTTTAACAATAATTCATTAGTTGCGGCAATAGCATAAACATCATGAACCCATAATAATTTAAGCTTGGCTTTAATGTTATATTTATCGTCTAACATATCTGCACGACGAGATACAACTAATACGTCACACTCTAAATCTTTAAATTTATTAGTTTGATAATAATGTACTCCATCATAAACTTTACTACCAAAAATTCCACAACTATTATAAACGCTAACGTTATGCCCTAAAGCCGCCAATCTTTTTGCTTGCTCTAATAGCATAGTTTCACTACCGCCAATACCCATTCTTTTAACGGTTTCAGGGGTCCAAGTTTCAACGCCATCTCCCGCAAAAAATATTACATTTAAAGGTTTATCAGTTCTTACTAATGCAGAGGAGGTTGTTGTTATGCTATTTAATTTTTGTTTTTCTAAGTCTTTAGATATATTAGAAATTCTAATAATATCATCAGAATTTTGCATAGTAATTGGTAAGCTGGCAACTAATGCAGCGGCGGATGCAAATTCATCACGAAGTATTAATTGTTTCCATAATAATACTATGGTTGAATTAACTTGATCATCTGATAAGTGTGCAGGAAGCTCTTCGAAATTACATTTGGCAGGAATTTCCCAATTTAATAAAAATTTATTTTCATTAATGGTCTGTTTATTTAAAACCGCTCCAATAAAATCAGACATTTTAGGAGTTAATTCTTCTAGTGCTCTTAATTGATAAATAGCCGCTAATGCTTCTTGTTTATGAATCCAAATTTCATATATTTTTTTATTTATAATAAGTGCTTGATCATTTGGCTGACTCTTAAGACCTATATTAACGCTTTCTAATGCTCCTTTAATATCTCCCAATTTACTTAATGCCATATTTAGATATCGATGAATATCATATTCTCTATCTAATGGATTAACAAATAATAAAGTTTTAGTAACGGGAAGGTTCAATCCAACACGAGAAAAATATACGCATCTTTCCCAATGACGCATTTCATTGGGTCCTCCTCGTTCTGCCAAGAAATAAAACATTTTAGCTAAAGCAAAATAACCTTCACCCCAAGTTTCTTTAATAGAAATTGTTTTGAATGCCCACTTAAGACCATCTTCATATTTGCCCTGGGCTTGAAAAATATCAACTAATTTAAGACATGCCATGGCTCGCTCATCATCCCAGCCAGAAATATCTACATACTTACTAAGATGTTGAATAGCTTCATCTACTAATCCATTATTATAACATTCTAATCCAAGATAATACATCTGCCTTGCATCAGAATCTCCAACCTTAGCAAAATAATTTCTTAAAATACGTAAATTACGACCAGACTCCGGAGCCTTATTACTATATTGTCTTCTATGTTTATATACAACAGAATCATCAGTAACGAATGCACAATTAACTCCATCATTAGGAATTACAACTTCATGTACTGGATTAACCCAATGAAATTTGTTCTTATTAGAGAATAATCTCTCTCTATAATGCAAACAAGTACATTGCCCTAATTCATTATAGGAATATTCATAAGGAAACATAAAAGCAATCGCATCAACATCTGGATTTATTGCATCTGTTAATTTTAATAAATTTTCTGCTCCAACAATAACATCATCAGCATCCATCCACATTACCCATGGTTGGGTTGCAAGTTCAAAAGATCTTTGTCTGGCTTGAGAAAAATCTTCAATCAAACCAGTTTCAGGATTATTACAAGCGGTATAATTTTCAAAAACATCTGCTAAACGACGAGCCACATCGGCAGTGCCATCAGTACTGCCAGTATCAACTATAACAATTTCTTTTACATAATCTCGAATGGACTTAATACAATCTTCTAATAGGGGCTCATTTTTTACAATTATACATACGCTTACGTTTGCTTGGGACTTCATATTCAATATATATAACCGAGATTATTCGAATTATGTATTAAATAATACGGCACTTAATGCTGTTACGTCAGCAGTAGTAAATGCCGAAGTACTTCTTCCCCAAAATGGTGATATCATGCCACCATTGAATGGGAAGTCAGTTCCACCGCTTCTAACTCCTAGGAATTGAGCCGTAGATATTTTCCAATCAGATCCAAGTGTGCCAGTGCCTGTTGAAGATTGCGCAACTGTATTAATATATTGAGTAACAACTCCACTTGATCCATTTTTAACTACAATAAGACTAAACCATCCAGCACCAATTACAGTTGCATCAGATAATGCGCCAGCAAAATTAACTATTCCGCCAGCATCTATATAACAGTTATAGTCATCAACACCATAAAGCCACTCTGCATCGGCAGTTCCATCGCAACGAATTAAAGCTCCCCAAATAAAATGATCGGTTCCAACGTATGCCGGTAAAGTGGTTATTATATTTGATTGAATACAATCTTGATTTGGCAAAGTTTGCCCATCAAAATCAGGATAAGATTGTCCCAGTGCCGTTGTTGCGACGGCAGGAATATTCGCAGCCGTACCGCCTGGATTAAGCGCAACTCCATTTCCGGAACCAACTTGACATGTATAAGTTCCGGTAGAATCATAATTCAAATACCATCTATATAATCTTGAGCCTAAAACATCCAGAATTGTTGTTCTGGTACTTGATCCAGAAAATGATATTAATGAGGTAGATATTCCAATCATGAATTTCCGCCTTCCATTCTTTGAAAAATTCCATACCAATTAATAGTTGTATTGCTTCCTCTAACGAAACAAATTCCAGTTGCACCTGTATATGTCATAGTTGCGTTCCAAAATGAATTATCTTGTTTAGAACCGTTGTCTACACATGTCGATCCTGATGGAATTGCCCACGCCGTAGCTCCATCATGACGAAGCGTAAAAGAACGTTTAAATACTGCTGCCTGAGCCGCACCAGAACTAACACCATTTATTACTCCATCGAGATTGGTAACTGCTGTTGTATCTATTGTGTAAGCATACATTGGCTGCCAACCAGTAGCTGTGGTTGTAAATTCAACTTCATCCGTATAAGTTCTTCCTTTAATAGTAGATCTATTTGTCGTTCTTGATCCAAGAACATCAATATTTCCACTGCCACTTACTCCAAGCATAGAATAACCAGATAACTGTTTAACCGTAGCTCCAGTAGGTCCGGTAGCAAGATCGCCTCCAAGTTGAAGTGTTCCCGGCGGTCCGGCAGGTCCGGTAGGACCAATTGGTCCGCCAGCAGGACCAGTAGGTCCCGCAGGACCAATAGATCCGGTTGGACCTATACTTCCAGTAGGTCCCGGCGATCCTTGGGCTCCAGCTGGACCAATAACACCCTCCATCGAAACTGCTCTAAATGACGCTTTATCCAATGAAACTATTCTAGAGTTAGCTATTTTTCTCCACTCAATAAATCCGGTGTGAGAGCCTGCTGCCAAGCTGACGCCAGCAATTGAATTTACTTGCACTGGTCCAGTATGGACCATAACTTGATTTTCACGTTTCGCAACTCCGTCGATAACCCATCTGGTTTCAACTTGAGCCGGTCCAAGAGTACCAGATGCAAGAAGCTGCATCGAGTAATCCCACATTGTATTAGCAGCCACGCCCAACGTAATATTAATGTAAGTGCTTGGAATAGCCGTGAATGTAGATCCGGTTGGTTGTCGGTGTCCCGTGGCAATTAAGAAAGATAATGGCATGACGTCCACACCGCCGATTGGACCAGTAGCTCCTTGTGGACCAATGGATCCCGTAGGTCCAACGGGACCTGTTGGTCCTGTAACACCACCGCCACCACCACCCGGAATAGCTACTTGAATAACTGTTCCGGTAGTTGTTGATGTTGCTACTGCTGATACGCCAGCTCCTACAAAATTAAAAGCGGTGACATTGCCTTTAAGAACATCATCATCTAATACATTTATTCCGGAGAATCCTCCACCTGGACCTTGAGGACCAATACTTCCCGTTGGACCTGCCGGACCAGTAACTCCAGGCGAACCTTGAGTGCCAATAGATCCTGTAGGTCCAGGTGATCCTTGAATTCCTTGCGGACCGATACTGCCTGTAGGTCCTTGTATACCTTGTTGACCTTGCGGTCCAGTAGGTCCAGTTGATCCTATCGTTCCAGTTGGACCTTGAGGTCCAATGCTACCCGTTGCACCAGCAGATCCTTGTAGTCCTTGAGGTCCAATGCTACCAGTAGCTCCAGCAGATCCTTGCGGACCTTGCAGTCCAGTAGATCCAATAGTTCCAGTTGGTCCCTGTATGCCTTGTGGACCAATACTGCCCGTAGGACCAATACTGCCTGTAGGTCCTTGAATACCCTGTTGACCTTGGGGTCCAGTTGGACCTGTAGATCCTATAGTTCCTGTTGGACCTTGAGGTCCAATACTGCCCGTTGCGCCAGCAGACCCTTGTTGACCTTGAGGACCTATAGGTCCAGTAGCACCAACGGTTCCAATTGATCCGGTTGGACCTTGAGGTCCAATGCTTCCAGTAGCTCCGGCAGATCCTTGTTGACCTTGCGGTCCAGTCGATCCAATAGTGCCTGTTGGACCTTGTGGTCCAATAGAGCCAGTAGGACCTTGAATGCCTTGTGGACCAATGCTGCCTGTAGGTCCTGTAGAGCCAATCGTTCCTGTTGGACCTTGAGGTCCAATACTGCCTGTTGCGCCAGCAGATCCCTGTTGACCTTGTGGTCCAGTTGATCCAATTGTTCCAGTTGAACCACGAGGTCCAGTAGGTCCAGTAGACCCAATCGTTCCTGTTGGACCTTGAGGTCCAATACTGCCTGTAGGTCCAATAGATCCTTGTTGCCCCTGTGGTCCTGTAGGTCCAGTTGATCCTATAGTTCCGGTTGGACCTTGAGGTCCAATGCTACCTGTAGCGCCAGCAGATCCTTGTATACCTTGTTGACCCTGAGGACCTGTAGGTCCTGTAGAACCGATAGTGCCAGTTGGACCTTCTACGCCTTGTGGTCCAACACTACCTGTAGATCCTGGAGATCCTTGAGGACCAGCTGGACCAGTTGCGCCAGTAGCATTTCCACCAATTGTAAATAAGCTAAAGTTTGCATCAACAACTGTTAAAACAGTTCCGCCAGATATAGATATTCCTCTAACTCTAATGTCTACAACGTCATTCGCACTTAGAAAATTCAAATCTGTAATTGATATTGATGTATTTTGCCCGGTGCCTTGCGAGGCTGCTCGCGCTCGGGCATTTATGTGCTCAACACCATTAATAAAAATTGTCCACTCATAATCTTTATTCGCGCCGTCTGTATGAAATGTAATAGATGCCGCTAATTTATACCAACCAGCAATATTAATTGTAATATCACTAGTACTAGCGCTTGGAGTTGTTCCAAATGCATTTGCAACAGTATCAAGTGCTGTTATTTTATAAAAAGTATCAGTAGTTGTAAGGGTTTGTCCAGTAACATTATCGGTTACACTTAGCGTACCATAATTTGCAGGATTACCAGCTGGTCCGGTAGCACCTACGCTACCAGTTGGTCCAATTTGTCCAGCTGGACCTATCTGCCCTGTTGGTCCAATAGTGCCGGTTGGACCAATAGGTCCAATGCTACCAGTAGCTCCAGCAGATCCTTGGGGACCTTGAGGACCAGTAGCTCCACCACCGGCACCGCCGATGCCAGTAGCATTTATTTGGTAATTTTTAACTCTTGTATTGGCCATTGGGTTAAATTATTTCAAAGTAATCTATTGTTAAGACATCATCGGGATATGGCGGCGCAACAAATACAATTGTATCATAACCAGTTCCAAGCCCTCCGCTTTCAGCAACAAAATAGTCTTCAGGAATATGTTGTCTTAACCCATTAACAAATAATACTTCTTTAAATTGAGATGTATGTTTGAATTTTGTTAAAGTTGTAAATGTAATATTAACATTGTTTTGTGTTCCAATTAAAGAAGAATCTTGCACATCAAATCCTCCAGTTCCAATAGTTCCAGTTACTTCTAGCCCATTAATAATGCCTGCTGATTGCAAAAAAGATTTATGAGCGTCATTAAACTGTAGCAAGTCTATATCGCTTGATAATACAGATATTTCGCCAACTCTAATTTTATGTTGAAGCTCTCCTTTTAGAAGCGATGATCTTATATCAGACTCAGACACTCCTGGAATTGCTAAAAGATCTCTAGATTGTCCAAATGGTATTGGATAATTGAAAATAAATATAGTTTTTTTAGGATTAGAGTTATTATTTACAACAAAACCGCCATTTATTTTTTGGAAAGGCGCAAATTCATTTAATGGCATTTACTCTTCCTTCTTCGATTCGTTCCCGATTTCCTTTACTTCTTCAGACTCAATACTGTCAGCAATAGTTATGTTTATAGATCGTTTAACATTCTTATTTTCTTTATTGGCCTTTACATTGCCAAATAATTTTTCCATCAATGAATCCTCCTGGACAAATGATGGTTGTTTTATGATTGGCATTGGTTGGTCACTGGTCTTACTAATTTGATCTTTTAGACGATAATTTGCATACAAAGATTTATGCATTAATTTCTCATCTCTACTAAGGAGAACGTTTCTAATCTCTTCTTCCGGTAATCTTTCTATATCAGCTGAGGCTAATCTATATCGTAAATAAAGTAACTCATCAAGATAATCAAATTGTGGCTTGAAAAAATCATAATCTTTCTGCTCAACGCGCAAAGTATTATCTACGGCATTACATAGAATTCTAGAATTACTATCTAGCCAATCTGGATCGCCTATAAATTGGTCTTTAATTAAATCTACGGCAGTTTTGACTTTGAATAGATTTTTAATCTTATTAGATATTTCTGGAGAAATGAATGGCTCGCTTCTTTGATAATTTTGAAGATTGCGCCGCGGATTAACTGTCGTCTCGGAATTGATGCGTCTAGTGTCAAAGGCTATTTTAGTCATACCACTGGGCAATGCTTCAAAAGCCTCTCTGATTTTAGAAAGATTAGTGGATTTTTCAGATCTTTCTTCGAAAGAAGCGTGTAATTTCAACAAATCTTTATTTAAGCCAAGGAAAAATAAGCTCATTCTAGGAATATGTCAAAGTATCGATAGTCTTCAGCTAGAGAATACTTTTAGATACATATCGGCAACTTTTTCCCACGAATTCTCTATTAGATGTTTGTTTTGAATATCGACCTGATGTTTTTGTGCTTCTTTAGAAGAAAATAATACATCAAGCTCTTTGGCTATTTCTTCTGGAGTATTGGCCTTAATGCTGGGTAAATCCTGGAAATGCGGTATGCCGGATGTTATAATAGGCACTCCCTTGGCCATAGCAACTCTACAAGCCCCGCTAGCGCCAAATACAAGGTGTTTTGGGTCGGTTCCATAAGGAAATACGGCAACCTTATTTGTTCTCAAAAAAGAATCTATAACAATTTCAGATTGAAATCCCCTTATCAAACTAATGTTAGATTCAACATTAAGCGTTTTTGATAGCTGAACCAGCTCTTCATAATAAATTTGATGTTCAATTCCGTTAAATGGTGATTCAGCAAGTAGGCCAGTAAAAAATACATCAGGATACTTGTCCTTAAGGATTGCCGTGGCCTTAATACAATCCTCAAATCTTTTATATCTAAAAGAAAATCCTTGCGTAACAAATGTATGGTCTGATTTATAGAAGTTCCATAACTTTGGTAAGTTTTGATTTATAAAGCATCCATGTGGAATAACATATACTTTACCGGCAACTTCTTTATTGATCTTAAGAACTTCTTTGGCTCCTTCGCCATGAACAACAATTTCTGGTATGCAAGCTTCAACGATAGTTTTATCTTCGTGATAAAATATGGAATGCATGGTGACTATGATTCTATATTTTGATAGCCTACTTATAAATGATAGCCAATATCTAGCGTTGGGAAATAAACCAAATTCGTGTTGAATTAAAATAACATCAGGCTCATATTTTTCTATCGCCTCTATTAACTCATCTAATTGTTCTCCTCGACGCCAGCATTCTATAACTTGATCTTCTTCTGCAATTGTGTTGTCGATTATATTTATGTTCTGCGTAGGAGAGTTGTTATATTCTATGAATAATTTAAAATCAGCAACTTTCTTTGATATCTCCGGAATAAGTGCCTCAGCATATGTACTTATTCCACACTTCATTTTCCAATTATTAATGAATGCAACTTTTAGTTGATCTGACGGCTTTATTGCTTTTCTTAATTCAACCTTATCATTTTTCAAATGATAGTTAAGCATTAATTCTTGAGAAGATATGCCAATAAGCTCTTGTGGAAGCTCAATAACTGTCAAATCATCATTAACAAAAAAAGCATTCGAGATAATGCGAATGCTTCCATTTTTAACCCCAACAAAACGAGGCATCTATTCCTTAGATATAATAGTTCTAACCTTATCTTTTAGGCTACTGAAAGCATCCAAATTTATTGCCATATCAGTAGTTTTGTCATGTAGGCTTTTAACAAATAATACATCATCAATTGCAGTTAATATTGCAGATTTAGATGTTCTATAAAAATCTACATTTTTAGTAAGTGTAGCATTAAAATACTTTAATTTGTCGTGATGATGCAGATTAATGCACGGAGTTTGTGTTATATCCGCCATAACCAATCCGTGATATCGTTGAGATATAATTAATTCGTAAGAAGAACATAGTTTTGATAAAGATACAAAATCATATTCCTCAAATGGCAATATATTTAATTTGCCATGTGTCATCTTGTTTGCTATCTCGGCTGCCGCAAAATCATCTTTGTGATTAGAGTTTCTACACATTGGCAAAACGTCAATAGAGTGCTTATGATCAATAAGAAATTCGAAAGTTTGGGCACACTCTGATTTAAAATATTCCCACGCAGAGTGCTTCCACGCAGCATCATTCCATTTTGAAACAGTATGAGAGTTTGGCAAAAACAGTATGGATTTTGGTTTTGCTTTCTGCTTGTCGACTTCATCACTTAACGCATATACTAAATCTGGACAGTAAATAGCATTAGCATTCAGTGCTTTGATTTTATCTATAGCGTGTATGGATCTTATGCAGACAAAACTGGCTTTTTGAATTAGAAACTTGTGCCACGGATGTATAGATGTCTCCGCACCTACTCCAAGATAAACAATGGGTTTAGATGGAAGCTTTTCCAATAACTCCTTTGGAACATTTGGTTGGCCATCTAAAAACGATCCTCCACCGAGGAATAGGGCGTCGTGACTTTCTAATAACTCTGCCGTTATTTTTTCAGAGAACGTGAATTCATATTCTGGAAATAATTTTTTATATGCTTCAATAAATAAATTGTCTCCGATGTTCGATTTGTTAAAGAACCCATAGACAAGTATTTTCATACTTTAGTATATAACGCTATATGAAATTTCTCGAACGTTTCCTACGTCGTAAGATATTATTAACTGATAGGCTCCACACTCTTCAATTAATTCCCAGTGTAATGTATCATGATGTGGATTACACGGATGACAGGGATGCGAGTTAAATTGATCAGTAAAATGCACAGAAATAAATTTTGGCATATGTGACTGGCATAGATCGATACCAACTTTGCCGCATCCATTTACAAAAAAGTCTCCATCCATTGTGTGATTGCGAGCTTTATGTTTTTTAAGCATGTAGTATCCTATATAAGTGGCAGATAAAATCGAGCTTACGACGAGAAGCATGTACAATATCATTGTAACCTTATATTCGTTTATGCTCTTATTTTATTAAGCATTAACATAATTTGGATTAACATTGGTTTCACCAGTGCATCCAATTATTTGATAACCAAGCGGACTTAAAGCGGAATTAATTACTTCCTTAACTTTATTTGGTCCAACTTTAATTCTATCAGAATTATATCTAATAGTAACATTCTTACCTTCTACATCAAGACGTAACGACCCTTTAACTCCCTGAACGCTACTATCAAGCGCTGCAACTATATCGGCTGGCAAAGCATCATCGGCCTGATTAGCATCTTTTGGAGCTGGTTTTGGTGCTGGCCTGGGAGAAGGCTTGGGAGAAGGCTTTTGATTTTTCTTGTCCAAAGGATCTGGCGGAAGGTCATCACATAAAGGGTCTCCTTGAAGACATTGCGCCAATTTATGAAAATTAGAGAAGTTTTTACGAAGCCTTGCAACTTTCTCTTCTGATTTTATAGATGCAGTTACAATCACTCTAATGGCAGGATTAATTTTTTGAACCACAGCCCTTATTGCAGTCTCAATTTCTCCTCTGGATTTGCCGGCAGTAGTTAAGTCTTTGGCGCTAACATCAATTTTGACATCGCTAGCCGTGACCATAACGGTACTATCAGTGCTATTTGGAAGCAACTGATTTAAAGCCGCATCAACTGCAGCTTTAACGGTAGTAATTGGATCTTGAGAGATTTTATAGAATTTTGACGCTATCTTAAGTAAATCATTGACCATACGAAGATGCTTTAAAATGTATAGAAATAAATAAAAAAAAAAAAAACGGAGAGCATTTTCATGCTCTCCGCTTTTCAAGCTAGGAGATAAGGCCTAGCTAGCTATCAGGTAGCTGCGCCTGAGAACCAGTACGTCGCCATCGTGAAACGATTGGCTGATACCGATGCAACTGACCCTGAAGGTGAGTTGAGTGCAGCGACAAGATTGACTGGCGTATTGACTAGTGAGCCATTGCTTGAGAACTCGACGAGGCGAGCAACCGCAGTCGCCCCACCGCCGGCCGCGCCCTTGGTTGAACCGACTGGCGTAAGCAATCCGAGGACTGAATACGTTAGTGGAGCATTTGGGGCTAGGGTTGCGTTTGAAGGAACTAGTCCGTCAGTCGCGGTATCACAAGCATCGAGGGTCGTAGCATAGAACCCTTGCTGACCGTAAATGGTAACTTTACCAGATCCAGCAGCCGTGTGTGGTCCGAGTACCGCTCCGTTAATAACTTGCTGTCCAGTCTGTCCGCCAACAACCTGGCCGAATAGAGTTCCGTAACCAGTCGTTCCTTCATCAGCAAGGAATAGTGGTTTCGTACCGGCGGCCATGGCAGTCGTTAGAACGGCGCGTTGTTTGCTGGTCGTACCAACATATCCGTCTTCAACGTCAGCAGCTTCGAGATCGATGCTGGTGCCGATTGCAGTTGCGGTGAAGGTAACTAATTCGCCACCCTTGAGGGTAGCGGTTGGCGCGTCGAGACCGTCGAAGTCGCCGTAGGGCATTAAGCCTGATTGTTTTAATACTAGAGCCATTTTATTTTCCTATTTTCCAAAAACTTTCACCTGTTGGTCTTACAAATCTAAATTAATATACATTTATTGCCAGATTTCATAAAATAATTTGTATTTTATTTATTTTCCCCATATACTATTGATAAATTTCATAGTATCTTCGTCTGGCTTATGGCCGATAAGGTCCCAAATACTGTTCTCTTGCTTGGCTTTTTGGGCATTTTCAGTGGGTTTTACCTCTGTTGGTTTCACTTCCTCTTTTGTGGGTTCCGCTTTATTAGATTTTGCTTCTTCTACTGATTTATTTACGATTCCAGTCATAGTAGCTTTTAAATTATCTATTGCTATGGATAATGATTTGAATGAATCTCTTACGTCTTGAATATCATTTGCCACGCCAGGGACCTGTAAATAACTAACTGCTTTAGCAAAGGATCCTTGCTTGGCTTTTGCTTCGAAAGTTTCTTTTATTTTTTCAAATGTTCCAAGCATATCAATGAATATTTTTGAATCATTTTTTACTTCCTGTATTTCATTTGGAGTAACTGGCTCATTCTTAATAGATTTAGATTGAACAGTATTTAAAATTGTAATATAATCATTAGAGGCCTTAACTAATTTGCCCATAAAATCTTCTACGGTTTTGAAATACACTTCTTCTTCTGGAACGGCTTTTTTTAAATCACCCATCTGATTTAAAAGATCTGCAGAATTTTCTTTAATGTTTTTTACTTTTGGACTGGTATTAAAAATATATCCCTCAATACCACCAATTGTTCCGCCAATTAATGCTCCAACGCCAGCACCAGCAAGCGATAGCGGCCCTCCCCAAGACGTAATAATAGCGCCAACGAGCGCTCCGCTCGCAGCCCCAGCCAATGCTCCTTCGCCAACTCCGCCAATATCACTAACTAGCTTGTCGCCCTTATTTCCACCGACAAAATCTACCGCCTTATGTGCGTAGTCTCCAAGATCGCCTAAAAAATCAGCTTTTTTTTTAAACCCATCTAGGCATTCGTCTGCCAATGCGCGAAGCTCTTCTTCGTCTGCATTATCCATATCGTTACCAATACGAATTAGTTCCATCGCCAAATCTTTTTCGGCGTCTTTTAAGAACATATCGGAGCTGCCAGATGGTGCCTTGGAAAGAATCTTGTTAATGATTATGTTTTGACGCTCGTTTATGTTTTCAACCAAAGCATTAATCTTATCATAAGATGGAGCAACAACTACCGCATTTGGATGAGCATACTCCGCTATATTGTTCTCATATTTAATATAGCTTTCTGGCTTAACGCCATATAATGCTTCTATGGTGGAAATATCATCAGATCCAACACGAGGATACGTTTCACTTCTATAATTTTTAAGCTCTTTACTCTCTTTTTCTTTTTTCTTTTCTTCAGCAGCAGTCTTAACTAGGCCTTTTTCTTCGGCAAGTTTAGCATAAGCCTCAAACATTTCACTTTTTCGTTCTCTCATGGTTTCCTATATTATATGCTTGTATATTAGTTTTTGGGCTTATCTTTAAGATATCCATTTATGATGTAGCTTACGATATCAATTTTTCTTTCAAAAGGTTTTGGAAAAGAGTATATATCTAATGATTCTGCCAATAGATTTCTGTCTTTAAACATTTTTTCTACTTGAATAAAGTTTTTAGAGCTAGTAATTTTATTTTCTTCATTTTTAAGATCTGGAAATGCCGATTCAATCCATTGAATTAGATAAGACCTAATATTTCCAATATTACCGCGCTCTAACCATACTGTTTTCGGACCATTACTATTAAACTTATATAGATCTCTATCTACTGACGGAGATACCGTAAGATCATAAATTGGCTGGCGACCCATTGGAGCAGAGCTTGCCTCGCCATCATCTTTTTTTGGATCAGTAGTTATACCTATAGCTCCTCGTGCTGCCCCAGCAGCAGTGGTGAGCCCAATGCCGGCTATGGCGGTAGTAATTGCAAATGGAATAATTTTCCTGAATAGTTTAGACAATATTCCGCGTGATGTTCCGGCAGCCATTCCTAGAACGCCAGACCGTTTAATCATAGACGTAATGCTAGAGGCACCAGTAGATGGCGGAAGTTTGTCTTGAGAAGGATTATTTTTGGCCTTATCGTAGGCTTCTTGTAATTTTTCCTCATCAACAGTATTGCTTACGTGCTGCGATAAAGCATCATCAGTAGCCTTCTCTATTTTAGACTGCAACTCTTCTTTAGTTGGCTTGGCTGCAGATGGATGTATAGTATCTCTAATTATTTCCCATACGGAATTTTTTAAAGATTCCCAGATGCCAGCCCAATCAAATCCAAGCGCACCGGCAACTTCATAAGCAATTCCCATCCAAGGAAATCCGAGCCTCATAAGTAGTGGTCCTCCCAAAAATGCCGCAAGACCAGCAAATGGGCGCTCTTTTATTTCATCCCATTTTTTTCCAGCATATTCGGTTATTCCAGATAATATATTGTCAAAAGTGCTACCGCCTTCAGCCAAAACAATCATTGGAGATTGTTCCTGATAAAGCTTGTTAATATATAAGGTTGCTGCTAGATAAGTCATTATTACAGCGGAGAGCTGGCTCCTCCAGTTGATTGGTGTAGCGCCGCCAACTTGCTAGCAGCGCTATTAAAGTTTAATTTATATGATGTTGCCATTTGAAACTGACTGCTTAATGATTCGTTTGTTGCAAACATTGGTACGGTTCGCAATATACCTATAAAATTTCCTACGGCCACCATCATAGATGCAAGTCCAGAGGCAATTTGAGACAGTTCAGAATATGTATATGCATCATTTGATGGGTGACTTGGAATCCCTGGGGCATTTATTTTTGTTGCTGGGTTCGTAGGCATAGTTATTTCTTGATCTGGAATTGCGCTATTAAATGTGTTTTTTATATTGTTAGCAATTTCAATGCCAGTATCATTTGGCTCACACGCAAATCCAGTTTTTTCTGGAGATTTATAAGTCAGTCTTTTTAAACGCAATTGAAGATTATTCATACTAGAAGTTGCGGAATCTAAAGCTCTCTCTATGGTTCCTCCGCTATTCTCATATTTTTTATACATTTGCTCAATTTGGACCGCTCGTTTATAGATATCAACAAAATCTATATTAATGCCGTCAAAAATTTGAATTGAGGCTGATTGCCCAGTAGATGGCTGCTGACCCCGACCTGCAGCTGGCTGTCCTGGCTGTCCTGGCTGTCCAGCCGCTTGCTGTCCTGGCTGTCCTGGCTGTCCTGGCTGTCCTGGCTGTCCTGGCTGTCCTGCTGTGGCCGCTTGTTGCACCGGTTTTGGAGGGAAAATATCCAGTTTTGTATTGAGAACTTTATTTTGGTTTGCCTCTTCAATAAGCGCCCCTATTGATTCTGATACTGCTGGGTTAGACGCAAAACGATTTCTTAAATCTGCTAAAAATAAAGCGAGACCATCAGGATCAAACTGCCCATTTTCAACTATACTATTTCCATCCACCGCAGCATTATTATTTTTTGCCCAATTTTTAAAATCATTTAATGATTCCATATCTTGTAATGTTGGATTTTTTGATGCCTTAAGTGGAGATATTTGATTCTTTAGATTACTAATTATTTGAAGGGCAGCGCCGGTTAATTCTGCTGGAGGACTAGCTTGTGCTATGACAAGGAGTTTTTCAAGTAAGTCTAAATCATTATATATAAAAGAATTCATTTATTTGTCCGCAAATGGATTTGGTGGCACAATGGCTGGCTTATTGCTTGGTAACATTGGCCCAGCAGGGGCAGACGTATTAGTTACCTTTATAGTTCTTTTTTTAATTCCTTGCTCAATAGAAGTTAAAAATGCATAGAGCTGATCATCATCTTCAACATCTACATTAAGTTTATCTTTATTTTTTGTAATATATTCTATAAGAAGTTCTTTATTTGATAAATAAAATAGATTTATTGGTTCAGGGAATACTTTTGAGATAAGCTGAATATTATTCATATTTGGAAATTGTTTCTTTAGTTCCTCTTGACCCCTACCTTTTTCTGAATATCCTGCTGGAAGCTCGCCGGTATTTCTTATGCCAGACATAGTTCCATCCATAGTTTGTAATAACGGAGGGATGCTGTCATGAATTTTAATTAGAATTTCCGTTGCTTGTTCGGCAGCAATATTAACTTGCTTATGATCGGCAATTATTTTTTTAAGAGAACTTATATCATTTTCTCCAAATTGTAATTGTGTTCCAAATTTAGAAGATAAAGGAATCATTACATTAGCCAAACTCACTATACCGTTTAGAGCAATAGTTGTATTATTGCCCCATTGACCGTCAGCTTTACCCGGTTTCATTGTTTTATAGTTTGCTGGAGCTCCTGCCTTATCAATACTTTTAAGAATATTCGATAAAGAAGTTGGTGCTGGACCACTTCCCAAATGTCTGCTGAATATTTTTCCAGTGTGGTGACGGTCTAATGATTCAATTATTGTTGGATCCGCAGTGCCATCAAGCATTTGTTTTAAGCCTGGTTTTGCTCCAGGCCTATTTTTAGCAATGTCTTCAATTGAAAACGCACTTCTTATTCGAAGCATTTCAGTTTGCATGCGCGTTACTTGATCATTATTGGCTGGACGCATTCCTTTTGATGGAACTGTGGCCGCAGCCGGTGTGCCTGGCGTAGCTGCTGGTGCAGTAGTAGCTGCTGGATTGGCGGGCTCTGTTCCTGGATAAAATTTTGATTGTGCTTTTTTATACATTTGGAAGCTTTGCTTTTTTAAATGCTGTAACTGGCAAAATTATTTCGTTATTCAATCTATCGGCATATATTTTTACATTTGATGCTTTGTCTGCCGATGATGGTAACTCACTAAACTCTTTTAGTTCGCTTGCCAAATGTTTTTTTGTATCTTCTAGCCAAGATATCATTTTAGGTCCCTCAGCTAATTTTTGAGCTTTAATTGCAGACTCATACTTGTTGATTAAATTTTCAGTTTCTTTATATTTTTTCAATAAAGAATCAACTTCGGCGCCACCAGCAGCATTTAATTTTTCTTTAGATATTCTATCAATTTCACTGTCAATTTCTTTAAGGCTAGAATCAATTATTTCGGAGGCTTTTCTACAAAGCTCCATAAAATTGTTTGCAGCAAGCTCTACATCAGCATGACCACTTAAAAATCTAGTGCCATACATAGATTGTTCTTTATGTTTTTTTGCAGCGTCCCAAATTTTAAATGTTGCTTTATGAGCAGCATTAAGATTACGTTTTAAAGATACTATTGCAATATAATTTTCTGCAGATGGAGATTTTTTAAATTCATCTTTAGCATTAATTCCTTTTAGGATATTTGGAAGAATGCCCTTCAAATCATCAACATTTTTATATTCTGCTGCTGACAAATCTCCTTTAACATCCTCGCATTCCAAAAGAACCTGCTGTCCTGCTTTTTGAAAATCCTGTATTGAATAGAATCTATCAAATAACATATAGCCACCGACAGATCCAGCTATCGCTGCGGCTACCCCAGCAATAACTAATGGATTTGCAAGAAAACTAAGCAACCCTCCGCTAGCTGGTGCCGTTGCTGCTGCTGGAGCCGCAATTGCTCCAGGTATTGCCGCTGGAGCCGTAGCTGCAGCACCAGCAGCGGTTCCTGGAGCAACTAATTCTGGAACTACTCCTGGAAGAGCGCTTGGTACTGGTGGCCATGGGGCTGCGGTTTTAACGTTTAAAGTTTTTTTTAGCATACTTACTATTTCAGCCTTCTTTGTTGAAGGCGTGCTATTAACCATTTGCATTATTGAATCAATATATGCATCCACATCTTCAATGCTATCGATTCTAAATTGTGGCCCAATAATGAATTGTTTAAGGACCGAGAATGCCGTTATACGCTGGCTCTCATCTGGATTATTGAAGTTTTCAACAATTCTTTTGGCCATATCGTGAAGTCTAACCATATATAGATATACTGATGATTTCTTTTTGTCCGGAGAGTTAGCATCGCCCTTATTAGACACAATCTTATTATTTAAGGCATCTGCTAATGCTTGAAATTTTTGAGCAATAATTATGTTTTTAATTGTGCCAGCTAATTGTGCGCTCTTGAGAACAACTTTTAGTATTTTCTTATGTTGAGAAGGACCAGTCTCAACATCTCCGTTGTTATCTTGCGCAGGAGCCATTTCCACATCACCATCTGGGTGGGCGGATTCTAGGAGCTCATCTCCTGTTTCCGAATGCGCCCGATAGAGTAAATTTGCATCGACTTCGGCTTTTTTATATGTTCCAAAGCGATTTTCAAGATTTTCTGCCTGCTGAACATAACCTGCCGTACGCAGCTTTGACGCTAACGTAAGTAGCTTTTCAGTTAATGATAATTCGGCAGCTGGCTCCACAACTGGAGCTTCTGGAAGAATAACTGGATTCTCCTGAAGTTCAGCCATGATCTCTAGGTGCTTTAGGTCCTTCAAAGTAAAAGTCATAGATATTCCTCTTGAAAATGCAAGATTATTGCTTATAGTAGCAGTGCTTGTAGCGTAGAATTTATAACTGAAGGAGGAGCAGTACATATCGCAACTATTGGACTATTTGGAAGTATTTGTCTTGTAGTAAATAATCCATGCTCATTAAGAAACAAATTTGACATTACATTATATTGCTGATTGACTTCAAACTGATCTGTCTCAAAAAGCATTCTTTGAAACCAAATCGTAACCATCTGCGACCCAAATGTAGTGTCGTCGCCAATAACATTTGGTATCTGATAGGGATATCGCACTAGTGTTTTAATTGAGTCTGGAGTGCCTGTCCCGCCTAGATCGAAATTAAGCAGGGTTCCTGCTGGAAATACTATTACTCCATTTCTAGGAATTAGCTGAACGGGAACTGGATTAGATATAAAGTAGTTACCATCAACGTTTGGGTTGTCTAGTTCGGCCTTGATGTCCATTATAGTAATGAGCTGTCCCGCCCCATTTACCATGACGTTGGCTGGGTCTGGAGTAACTATACGTTCTTCGTCCCAGCTAACTGCGCTAAATGCTTTGGTTTTAACATCGTCAGCTATGCCGAAGAAGCTCATTCCGTTGCTTGGAGTCCCCATGATTTGGGAACCGAGAACGGTAAGTGTCATCGCGGTGCCTGATTCAAATGTGGCAGAAGGATCGACTGGGACCTGCCATGGAACGGAATTCCCCGCCTCTAAAATCCTAAGCATTACGCGACCTTAGCTGTGGTTGATAGTGGTAAATGGGACCAACTTTTCCCATTCACAATATTGTTTATGCATTTTCTACTCACGTTATACTCCTTCGATAATTCGACGTTGCTATATTTGCCACTAATCAGTCTTATCCACATAAATATAAAAAATTGACTCTTTCATTAGCGTTATACCTACCTATATATCTACTAATATACTATTATAGCGACTTACCGACAAGAAAAAGAGCTTATACTATAAAATGAAGGAACCTTCCCGTTTTAAGCAGGAAGGCTTCATTTTATATTGATGCTAGTTTTGTTCTTTAGAAGGATCGTAAAGTGGGCTCGCCACCCGTATTACTTTCTTCTAATGCATCTACCTTATGTAGTCTTGGACATTCTGCAGCCTGAGCCATATCTGACTCAAGCATATGATCATAACCGCATTCAGGACATATGTCCCAAAAACCATCTTCTTGTCTTTTTTCTCTTACTCCTGATTCCGGTCCGTGGTAATTGTCGTCAGTTGGTAGTTTTCCTAATCCAAACCACGACGCCACCTCATCACCAAATCCTTGGCCCTTATTATTCATAACGCCAGATTTTGGGCCATCATCAGCCATATTACATTCGCCACAATCACTTTTTGGAGCATTAAATACCCAGCCAATATTTTCTAAATTATCTATCTGTTTCTCTGGAGTAAGAACTTCGGAGGTTACGTCTTTAATAACATCAATAAGCGTTGATGGTTTCTTCTTGGTAGTAGATTTAGATTTAGATTTCGTTTTGGTTTTTGATTTTGTTTTAGATTTCTTTTTGGCCTTTTTCTTTGCCTCTTTAACCATTGCAAACTGACCAGAAGCAATAGTCTCCATAAATTGAGTAATTATTTCTGCTTCTTCTGGCAGATTCATTGACTCGAATATTTCTGCCGAATCAGCCAGAGATTGAAGGGCTACTTCAATCCCGACCTCTTCGTTTTTAGCCGGTAGCGCTTCTAATACTGAAGCTTCAATTTCATTTGCAGAATGACTTTTTTTGAAAAACATTTTAAACCTTAATTACTAGTTAATTTACCTAATTTATGATAGCCATCAAATAAAAGAGCTATAATATAATCTTTATGAACTTCTGTTACCTTACCATCGCCAAGTTTTGGATGAACTATTAAATCTCCAATATTATATGAGTGGTTTGGATTATATTTTTTGAAATCAGAGACTTTCTCATTACTAACGGCAATCTCCCAAAGCCTTCTGAGGTCTTGCTTTGGTTTTTGCTCTGGTTCGTCAATTAGATTTTTTTGTGGTGGGTGTGGATTTCTAATGACTTCTGCAACTCTTCGCGCGGCTTGCTCTGCCGTGTGATGTCGCTCAACTGTTTTTCCTATAACAACGGTATAGCTCATTATTGATCCATCAAGATTTTTATTTTCCCAAATTCTAATTCCTGAATCGTGCTTAACAGAACGCCCGGATTGTAATTCCTTAACAATCCAGGCGATAGTTTCTTTATCTGAAAGATCAGATGCTGTTACTTTTTTTTTGAGGACTTATCGGCTGGCTTCTTGCCTTTTTTACCCTTTTGAGCGGCGCGCATTTTTTCCATGCGCTCTTTCATTGACATCTTCTTGCCTGGCTTCTTATCTTTCTTTGAGGAGCCGCTTGAAGAACTTGATGAAGAGCCACTTGAAGAAGAGCTTGATGATCCTGACTTTCCTGAATCTGGGCTTTTCTTTTTCGCAGCAGCCGTCTTTAGAATGCTATCGGCTAGAACAATCGTGGCCGCAGCTAGTCTATCCATGCCTTGGTCTTCAAGTTCAGTCGAAATCTCTAGAAGAAGTCCGGCGGTGTCTTCAAGAGAAACTGAAGCTTCTTTCTTTTCTCCTTCTTTTTCATGGCATTCACAGCCACAATCGCCATCACAATCCTCTTCGCATTTACAGTCCGAAGCAAGTTTTTTCATTTCCTCTTCGACTTCGCTTACTTCCTCCTTGCCTTCTCGTGAGAAGGCAAGTTTTTCCATACTTTTCTGGTGTTCTGCGGATTCGGCAATTTTAACCATTTCCGCAGCAATATCAAAGTGATACTTCATATTAGTACTTTCTGCCTGAGAAGGCTAGGTCAAGCTCGGCCTGTAGATCATCACCACCTGAGTGAGAGTCACCGGTCTCGCGGATTCCGACCTGGGGAACTAGTCCTGCGGTCTTTACGGAGCCGACTGGCATTTTGGCAATTACTCTTTTGTAACTATCAAAACCTTCGTCGTTCCACTTCATTGATTCATCAACTTGGCGACCGATCGCAGCGCGTTCGTTCGTGATGAGTCCTCTGCGAGCCATTTCATTGGCAAGCTCGTATGAGCGAGCAAGCTTGATTTTGTAGGTTCCCATTTCCTCTTCAAGCTTGGCCTTTTCAGCCGCCGCCGTTAGAAGCTTAGCAAACTCCGCTCCACCATCAGCTTGACCGTAGAAGTCACGCCAGTATTTGACAACTTCTGAATCTAGTCCTTCAGCGACCAACTTATCAAGGTCTTCTTTACGGACAGTTCCAGCGACAATCATCTTGTTTAGACGCTCGGCCTCTTTCTTAACCTTTGGGGCCGCTCTGGCTACTTCAAGCATACGCTTCTGAACTTCTGGCTTCGTTTCAACTAGGCCTAGGCTATCAGAAGGCTTGACATCAAGTTGCGTCTGGCCATCGGCAAGCTTGTTAGCATCTGCCATAACTGGATTGAACTTGATTGATTCAGCAGCGACTGAATCCGTGATGTGCTCTGCAAGTTTCGTGCGATAAGCCGCGCGGCCTTCTTTTGTCGTTAGATCCATAGCTGCCTTTTCTACTACTTTTGCATTTGGTGGAACTGGTTGGCCTGGAGCAAGCTCGACCACTAATCCGCTGGTTCCTCCGTCATTTACCATTCCGAAATCATCAGCATCTTCGTGCTTTGGTGATCTCTGTGTTTCTGGCTGCATATCTGGAACTGGATTTTTTTCCGTAGCTGGCATGTCTTCATAATCTGAATCGCCATGAAGATCTTGATCTAGATCTGGAAGAATGTCATCATCACCAACATCGGTCATGCCTTCATCTAGTGTCTCTGGAGAGAACTCGCCATCTGCCTCAAAGTCATCATCACCCATGTTAAAATCTCCATCTCCAACGTTATTTTCGTCTTCATCAGTTGCGTCCTGAGCGCTCTTTAGACGCGCAGTAAGGTTTTCAACGCCACTTGCATATTTGGCGTATGAGCGAAGAACGCCCTCGGCATCATTAAGTGATAGCTCGGCCTCTTCAAAAGCCGTTCCAATCATTCCTCTGATGCTTGCATTCTTAACTGTCTCTGAATCAGCCATATCGCTGATTAGTTTGAGTTCTGAATAGTGAGCCTTTAGCTCGGAAAGTGATTTTTTAGCGGCAGATACTAGCATTCTTTCAAGTTTGCGACGCATCTCGGCAGCTGGAGTTAGAAGTGCGGCAGTTGCCTGTGGAAGAGCCTTAATGCCCTCTTCAAGCTCGCCCATTTGTGGTCCGGCTCCTCCAATTTCACGAACAGCCTCAAGAAGCTCGGCGGCACTATCACGAGTTTTCTCGGCCAGTTTTTCTGCAACTTCCTGTGGATCGCCACTACCACCAGCATCAGCTTCCGCATCTGGAGTAGCAGCAGGAGCCGCGCCCATATCGGCTACTGGAGCAGCAGCGGCTGGAGCTGGAGCAGCTGCTCCTGGCATTTCCTGAGCGCGCTTATATACTGAAGCGGCTTTCTCAAGACCAACTTCGCGAATCTTCTCTAGCATTTTGCCACCGAATTCTTTGGTAGCAATCATGTCGAATAGCTGGTCTGACTGACCGGCAGAAATTTCATTAACTGAAGCGGTGAAAATAAGCTTGTCACCTTTCTCATCCTTCGCGAATACCTGCCAACCTGAATTGGCTAGATCGTCACGGCCATTTGATCCGGCTTTACGGATGAAACGAGCCTTAAGTGAAGCTCTTGAAAGCTTCTCTTTAATGGCAAGATCATCGCCATAAAGTCCATCAACATCGCCAACGCCTGGAAATGGTTTTGCCCCAACCATTTGTTTGTCACCTTTTTCACGAACCTGATCGCGAAGAGGGTCTATTTCATACTTAACTTTTCCTGGGGTTGGCTCATTAACGCCACCACCACCGAGCCAGTAACCTTTTTTATCAAGGTTTTTCTTGGCGTTTTCAAGGGCTTCTTTACGACGAGCCGAACGCTCGCCTAATGGACGAACTTCGGACTTAATCTTATCGTCGCCTTCGCCACCATAATCTTTCGTCTGGAGCATTTGCTTGTCTTCTCCATCACGAGCTTTTTCGTTAAGAGGGTCGGCTGGATATTTTACTTTTCCTGGCGTTGGTTCATTAACGCCACCGCCACCTAGGTAGTATCCCTTTTTATCCATTGAGTTGTCCCGATCAGTCATAATATCCTCTTGTTTTTTGTTAAGGTCTTCCAAAGTCTGTTCCATTGATGATTTCAATATTTTGAGTTCTGTAAATAATGCTTCAATATCGGCATATACCGGAGCAATATTTTCATTTGATTTTAAATTTTCTTCTTTTGGTAGATCTTTAAGCTCTACCAGATCATTACTGATCTCCGTCAAATTTTGCTGCATTTGAGCAATCTTCTCTTGAAGATTTGAAGAATACGTGCTATTTTTAATATTTTGAGCGGACGCAAAAATAGTTCTAATGCGAGCACTCGGGTCAGCAGGATTAACTACAATTGACAATTCAATTGGCTTGAGCTGACAATTTATTTCACCGTAACCCGTTTTATTTTTCATATGATCACAAAAATCACGCTCCGAACGAGCTACGCGGCCACAAGAATCTTCTGCGCAGATTGCTTTTTCAACAATTGTTCCCATGCTTACTGATGTAGAGTATCCAGTTGAGACCTTACGAGCTAGTTCTGGGTATGAAACTTTATCTAAAGCACATAGCGCAATTACTCGTTTGCTCTTAAAATCGTAATAAGTATCAAGAATAACACCACGAATAGCATCTACCGAGTTTGATTTATGATCAACACATAGTGGCTTGCCAATCCATTCCTTATGAGCCTTAACTAATTCTGACTCTGGAAAAATATCTCCATTGTTATTTTTGTATGGCCGAATATTTGAATCGCTGCATTTCCAACGAAGACTTTCTGGACCATCTCCGCCAACTTCCCAGCTAGCCGTTACTGGCTGTCCATCACGACCTGTTTTTAGGGAGCCATCATCATTATAAAGACAAGCCTCCGCGGCCGTCATCATGAATGTGCTGAAATAAGTAAAATCATTTGCTTTTGGAGCTATTTTTTTGAGTTCTCCGGCAAACTTCTCAAATCTTTTGTTAATATCTTCATTGCTCAATACTGATTCGGCAGACTGAATTGAAGTTGGATTGAGAGCGAATGACTCGCCTTGTTTATGAAAACTCATTTATGCCTTTGTATCCGCAGACGGTATTTTGCCAACAAGTTTTTCATCTTGAGCCGCTTTTTTAGCTCTTTCAAGGGCTTCCTTGGCAGACTCATCAATAACTTCTGGAGCATCGATAACGTGTCTAATTGGTTGTGCGTCTCCGTGCTTTATGAACATCATTCTCCATTCTTATAGTAAATTATTACTATTAATCAGCCTTTGAATTGGTTTCTTCGGTTTTTTTATTTCTATCATTAACCATTCTAATAGAATTCGGAATCTTATCTTCAATCTTTTCCTGTAGCTCCTTACTAACAAGATCTACCCAGGTGCGATTTAGTATATTGTTCTCAATGTGAGCCATAATACGATCTTCTATTATTTGCTCTAGTTGGGCGGCTTCCTTTTTGATATTATCTATTGATTTTATTATGGAGGCGCCGAACTCTTTAGATTTTAATTCTGAAAAAAGCTCTGCAAATCTATTTACTTGCTTCTCTATGTCGCCAATAGATAATACGAAAGACTTATTTAGTTTTACAACTTGAGCGTCAGATGAAAAATCGTGCATAATAGCAAAGCACTTAAACGAAATTCTTTTAACTTTATTGAAAATTTCAATATTGGCATCTCTAAATCTCCAAAGAGCCGCTCTAGCTTTCCACGATTGCTCTGGCGTGATAGCCTCTCCATCTTTAAATGGAATATAGATTAGATCCAAATGGGTAATGGCCTCTTTTAATGTCTTAAGAAGAAATCCGTAATATGCAAGGGCCTTTTCAGCCTTTTCTTTTTCCTCATCCGTAACAGAGTAGGATAGCTGGACTGCATATCGTTTAAGGCTCATCGTAGTAATACCAGTTAAATGACATATTATATTGTTGTTGAGCCGCCACCAACTACGCTTGGCCCAAAACCACCCAAAGGATCTCTTTCTCCATCGTTTAAAGATGTGCTAGTTTCTGGAAATTCTCTAACATTCCTATCTCCATATGGAGACCAAGATAAATTTTCTGATGGAGCTCCAAAATAATCATCATAGCTTTGTCTTGACCCATCTACTATATCGGAAGCTGAATTAACATCGTCATTTTTATCGGAATTTATAATGAAAGATTTATAAATATCTACTACTTTCGGATCTAATCCTTCACCAAAGCCAAAAGTTTTAGCCTCTTTAATTGCCTCTTCCGCCGTCCAATCTTCATTTTCACATCTATACATTGCTATAGCCAAGCCTGTTCGATCTTTACCATGCAAACAGTGAATTAACGTTTTTTTAGGAGCATCAAATAGATTTCCTATTTTTGCTAAAAAAGTTATTAGAGTAGTGTTTTTACCAATATCTATTGGAAGCATAATATGCTCAATATCTAATAGCTTGCATGAAAGCGCTATTTTTTTACCAGCAGAAGCATCTAGCGATATTATTCTTTTAATTCCAACTTTTTTATTTAGCCAAATAACATCCTCAGGCGTCGGAGCTGAAGATCTATATAATTTTTCAGATACTTTTCTAAAATTATACATTAAAGATTCTTTACTATAGAGTTTAGCACATTTCTAATATATTGCGGGTTGTGCTCCAAAAGTATATTCTTTAGAATGGTTATCGCTTGCCCCATAGAAGAATGGGTTGGCGTTTTCTTGTCGCTAACCTCATATTCATTTATCATATAGATTTTTTTTCTAATTGATTGAATAGCCGCTGACCGTTTGGCATCAGGAATACGACGAAGAAGAAATTTTACAAGATCGCTCAATCTTTTCCCTGCAAATTCGGAATCACCCATTTCGATTGCGTTAGCATTTTTTTTAAAGTGTTTTATTGATGATATTGCAATTTCAAGAGCGTCGTTTTCTGGCTCATCATCACCCTCTAAATATAAACGATCAAAATTTTCCTTAAACAGTTTTTGAAATTTTTCAACAGTTTCTTTTTCAAACTCTTTATTTAAAAGTCTTATAATTGATGAATAGCTTAAAGAAGGATTATTTGTTTCGGCCTTTTTATGCTTAAAGAACTCTATTTGCCGCAGCCTTTTTACGGCTTTAGTTTTGGAATCATATTCTCCAAGAGGCTTTCCTTTTTTTGAAACAACTTCCCATTTACCTTTTCTATTTTTTCTAACGAAGGCAAATTTATCCATACTTGAAAAGTTATAAAACTGATCGGCATAGATTTCTAATTTGTTCGTAGAAATACGAGACATTACAATCCTTTTTGTTTTATGACGCTTCTTACGAGCGCGGCGTCCTTAACATTTAGGAAGATATCATTTAGGCTACCAAGACCGTCAAGAACCGTCATGGCACGAATTTGAAAAGCATTTATATAGATTTTGTTTCCAGTAAGAACTTCACCATTTTTAACGTATAGGCACTGAAGTATTATAAAGCGATCTAAAACATCTATTAATTTTCCAAATATGGAACTATTTTGTGGAACTGATATTTCATCGTAGTTCATAGTTTCACACTGATCTCCAATATAAAGCTCTAGATATTTTCCTTTAAGCGCAAGAAGCTCATCAGAGAAAAGTTTTAATTCTGCTTTTTTATCTTCACCATACATTTCGAATGGGTTTGATGAGTTGCTAACTGGCATTATATCCTTGGGCTATTTTAAGTTTGAATTTACGACGATTTATTTCAGATATCTTAATGTCCATTTCTGGGTATCTAGAAGCTCTTTCTGGCAAAATAACTGTGCTGGTTTTACAGCCACCAATTTTCTTGGTGGCAAATTCGAATACTCCAGAAACAGCCTCGCATACTTCTGCTAAAACTGAAAGCCCATCTTCTTTTTTTAATGGAATAGAGCAATTTAATTCAACGGCATCATTATGGTAATGAATATTGGAATTAATTTTTAATTCCTCAAGCAACACAGATTGTAAAATTCTAGCATATTCCGCTTTGGTTATAGAGTCTTCTGCATTAACTATGATTAGAAACTTATTTGACGAACCTTCTGTTGATGCGAAAGATGATAAGAATTCATTAATTCTATTAAGAAAAGACTCAAGAATGCTTTGTTGTGGCTTAACTGATCTATTAGCAACTTGTTGCTCTTGTTTGTATGATTTTCCTGTCACAACTGAAAGATGACCATTTAAAGCCGAAGCATAATCTCTAATGTTATTTCTCTCTGCCTCTTCTGCGCTTTTAGCTTCTTTAAATGGTGGCATTTTTAAATTTCTTGGATTTCCTGGTGGAACCCAAAACCCTTCATAGTAATGATGATTCCTCATTGATTTAGATACGGCTTCAGATGATCCGGAGGCAGCGGCTTTTAAAGTGTCAGGCTTACCCCAAGACATAAGAAATGCCATGGCTGCCTCTACGTCATTTGGAAAAAGATAAAAATATACATTTCTTCCGGCATCCTTGCCTTTTTCTTTTGTTGGATGAAGTCCTGCAGCTTTAAAATTACGCATAGTTTTTTCATCTCCAGGCGTACCACTTTGTAATGCTCCCCAATTATATTTATTTTGCCCAGCCCATACGGCAAATTGTCCAGGGTGCGCCCAATTTGCAGACCCCGCTCTTCCATATCCAGATTCAAAGAAAGCCGTAGCCAATCCAAAATCTAATTCTCCATCAGACGGATCTTTATGAAAAAGCCGTTTATAAGCTTCTTTTAAGGCCTCTCTAGCGTTTCCATGGCTTAATGGTTTTACTATTGGCTTTTCAGCTATTTTTAATTTATTGAGAGACATCTTGTATTTTTACGTTAGTTATTTTATTAATTGTAACGTGACCCTCATATTTGGCCAATCTACATGTGGCCGTGAAAGTTAATACTTGTCCCATAAATGCTGGATGAGGATCTATCTGTTCTAATTTAATAAATGAGAATATTTGCAATAAACAATCTTTATTTTCATTACACATCGCATTAGACTCTAGCTGTCCTTGAGTCATCGCTCTCTTAAATGCATCAATAAATTTTAACTGAACACCAGGATCTTCATCGTCATATGGTAGATTATGGGAATCTAATTGCTTAACTACCGCTAAAAATAATGAATTAGCAGTATTTGGACTAACCCTTATGCTTTCCGGCCTAATGCGGGCCAGAAATGGTATTTCAAACCAACGCTTTTTAACAGATCCTATTGGGATTCCATGCTCAACTGGCTTGAACTTATTTTGGTGTAATTGCTGCAATAGGTCTCCTGGCTTACCTGGCTCTCCAGGCTTTCCAGGCTTTCCAAGATCCACCACTACTGGCGCGGACCCGGCCGGAAGAGTTGATGGACCTTCAGTAATTTTACGAGTTTCGGGACCAACATTAATGCTTCTTTGCGTTTGTGGTCCGGCCTCTAGATTTTCAGTTGGAGGATCTGACGGCGGGTATGGTTCAGACACCACGACCGGCTCTGGCTCTGCTTTTGGTTTTTTTGGATCTTTAACCGTCTTCTTTTTTGCCGCAGCGTCCTTTTCTATTAATCCTTCTGCTACCGCCAATAATTTAAGACTTTCTTCTTCTGAATATTTCTCTACCTCTTCAGAATAAGAAAGGATTTCTTTAATTATTTCGTGATCAGTAGAAAGCTTTTCTATTCTTTCTATGAATTGTTGGTGCGCTTTAGTTGGGGTTGTTGGCGGCTTACGTTTGGTAAGCTCATACTCAACTAAATCATCAGTGTCTTCTTTTGGTCCTGCTGGCGCACTAAATGAAAATGGAGCATCTTCATTATCATTGGCCGGTTGTGTATTAGTAAAAAATGGATATCTGCCGGTAGTTCTTTCTTGATGAACATTTTGACTTGAGCTAGACGGAGCAGCAGGAGCCTGAATTAAACTAGGAACGCTATCTCCTTGCGGCTTGCTTGGAGGACCTTCAAAAGCTGGGCTAGCAGGCTGCAAATTTAGGCTAGGAGCTGCAGCGCCGGTTCCTGATGCCGGCGCTCCACCGCCGGCGGGACCTGGCTGTCCTGGAAAAGGATCTGGCATTTCAAGAAATTTTCTATCAGATGGTTTTGCTGATTTACCAGCCTCCCTTTCCTTATCTTTTCTTTCTTGCAATTCTTTCATTGGAACAATATTATTTTTATGATATTTTATATATTCATCATGATATGGGCTGAAAATTTCATTAAACCCAATCGTATCTTGTATATACTCGCCAACATCTCTCCGCGCCCAAGCAGATCCCATTCTATGAAAACGATCCAATACGTCATCATAGATTGATTCGCTCGACTCAATCATTTTTTCAGTGTCTGCTTTAAGTTGCCTGAAAAATGGTACAGAGAAACTTTTCTCCATAGTACGCATTTCCCTGCCACGCTCAGAAACAAATCCTTTATATAGATCTTTGAATCTGCCGGGAATCCTCCACCAATCTTTGGCTTGGGCTTGATATAAGCTTTTTCCTAGCCCCGCTGCAGTAGAGACTAAGCCATCATCAGCTTTGTTTCCTATGTTTGCTTCCGGATCATATTCTAATAAAAATTTCTTATCTTTATGATCGAATTTTTTTAATAAAAACTCTCTTTGTTTTTCTTCTGGTATGCTTGCTTTAAATTGCTTAAGCTGATGATCAATTAATCTAGCTTTTTCATGAAATTTACCAAGATAAGTCCCGGCAGTCATGTAATCTTTGCGCTTATAAAACGACTTCGCCATGCCCAGGAAATAGTTAAGATCTTCTGCTTCTTTTCTAACTTTTTTATCTACGACATCAAGGTCTTTTATGACCTTTCTAAAAGGAGATTTATTTACTAAAGAATTAGTAACGTCATTTACAAGTCTGCGTGCCTTATGACGGCGTTTAAGCTGTTGGGCTGTTTTGTTCTGCATTAAAAGTCCTCAATGGAAATACGAGAATATTCATTATGGAGCTGGAGGTGGAGCCGCTGGCGGAGTCCCGGCCGGAGGTGGCGCTCCGCCTTCTGGCGTAGGCGCTCCTGGTGGTGGTCCGCCGGAAGGAGGCGCCCCAAGGCTTCCAAGATCTGGAATCGCTCCCAAAGGCCCACCGCCTCCTCCTGGCGCTCCCATTCCTCCACCCATGCCGCCATCTGCTGGCGCTCCACCTGGACCACCGGCCCCAGCTTCGTATGGGCTATCTGCAGCTACGGCAGAGTCAGTTATCTCTGGAATATCATCATCTTCACCAAGGGCACGAAGTTCATTAAGTGACATTTTGGCAAGATTTTCTTTTTCTTTCTTGCGTATAGCCTCGTTAATATCTTCTTTTCGTATTTTGCGAATCTCTTCTTCGCCCTCTAGCCCCAATGAATCATATAGAGTTTCTCTGGAAACACGCTTATCTTCTCCAGTTGATAACTGCAGAAGAATATTGATGTAGTCCATCGTATCGAACATCGTAAGACGGTTCCACTCAACTTCTGGAACAATTAGCTTCTTTTCACCGTCTTTGTATTCGTAGAAATCATTTAGCCTTGAGATTGGTGCAAAGATCTTATTCTTTAACCAAGCAGACATCATATTACGGAATTGCATGTAGCGCTGACGAAGAACGTCTAGAGAAATGCCTCCGTTAGCATAACTGATATCTCCTCCGCCAGTCATTACTACTTCTGGAATCATAAGTCCCATAAAAATTTCTTTTAATAGCTGAGTGATATCGCCAGAAGTATCTATGATTGCAGAGTTAGCTCCGATGCGCTCTACCGTAACCGCTTCGTGAGTGAAGATTTTGAAATTCTTATCGGCAAGAGATTGGGCCCAGGCGTTTCTCCAAACATCAAGGTCTTCTGGAGTTGGCTTGTAATCAGCGCTTCCAACTTTCACTAAAGTAATTGGATTGATTAAGTCTTGGGCCTGTGTGAATTTGCATTCACGAATCTGATCGAAAAGCATAAGCTGACGGAAACAACTGACTGGCAGCCCGGTTCCGCGAGTTTCATATGCACTTAATTTTCTAGCTAAATGTGAGATATAGAAATTATCTAGAGGTATATTCTCGCCGCGTTTGATGTGTTCTATAATAGTTGGATTTATTTGTTTGCGCTGCTGAATATCAGAAGGCTTATTGGAGAACACCAGCCGCCGTAACTCGTCGTCCGGCTTTAACATTATGATTGGATCTGAATGAATAGATGTTTTCTTTACTATGATATAGTCTGGGTTCTGAAGAACAATACGTCTCCATTTAGCATTATTTTCATCAAGATCGCATTGTGGGAAAGCTTCTCCCAATAGCCAATATTCCTGGGCTACTTCAGTGCAAACATTAGCTAACCCAATTTCTTCATTCATTTGATTGAAAAAGTTTTCAATTTTTGGATGAGCACATTTTATATTAAGTTTGCTGATGGGATATGTGCTATGAAGATTTATAGCATTTTGAACGAATGATTGAAGGGCTAGGAATGATCTGCTCCAAGCATTAATGGTTGCCCTATCTCGTGGAAGATTAAGATTGCTATTTAGCCAGAGCGGAGAATATATATCTGGCATCTGTCTCAATGCACTTGATGCCCCTCTCCAGTCGCCAGAAGCAGCGGTAGATGATGTTACCTGAGCGTTTTTAACCTGACCAACTGCTGTAGATAAAAACGAATTAGATGTCGTAGAAGTTTGATTGCTAGAACCATCACGCCATAGTCCGCGCTCATATTCCTTCGTTAAGGTTCCTTTTCTGTAATCAGAAACTTGATGATAAACCCTAGAGTTCATTTTAGAAGGCTGCTCTTTTGGAGGAGTCGGAACATTTATAACTGGTGGATTTTTACGATTACTCATCTATATCTTATATATCAAAGGGTTTATAGTCCTGGCAAATATCCAACAACTACTGGTGGGCGACGTTTTGGAGAATTATTCATCATTGAGGGATGTTTAATACTGAATCCATTACTAACATAGAACTTATAAGCTAAATAAGCATTTAGTAATGCCATAAATCCATCGTTAGGTCCTGACTTAACATATTTGGGAGTAACTTCTCCTGAACGACTTATACTGGGCTTAATTTCCATATTAGTGCAATGTTGTATTAACCAAGCAATTTTTTCATAATCTCCCAATGGAAATCTGATATTACCTTTGCGCATCTGCTCATACATTTCTGCTATCCAAAAGTCTTTCTCAAAAGTAATTACTTTTGGAAAAATAGAATCATTGAACTTAATATGATCATTAACTCTATGAGATGATGTTGAAGATAGAAATTTATCTCCCCATTCTGTTTGTAATACTTCAGATAAGTCTCCAGTAAATCCAAGGTCTATTACTCCAAGATTAACTGAATACTTCCGCATGAAGTAATTTATCGTTTCTTTTTTGGAGGCAAAATCGTTTCTTTTGAATTTTTCAGCTCGCTCTATAGTAATTCTTTGCGACCCATTAATAGTTATTATTACTGCTGTGCTATAACTCTGTCCTTGTTCCGCTATTTTTGGACGATCGATTAGTTGCTCGATATCGTTCTTTGCGCCAATATCTATTCCTAGGAAAACCATTTCTCCGTCATCGGGAGTTATGGTTGCCCGGAACTTCCGTTCTGGATCTCCGCAAATATCCCTGATTTCATCTGGGGAAATTATTCCAGTTTCACCAGACCAAAAATTACCTAAAACTTCATTCTGATAAGTTCTTTCGGTATTGGTTGCGCTATGGCCCGGTTTTTCGTCCATAATCCGCTCTTTGGTATATTCTGGATTGTAAAGCTGGTTTAGATGGAAACCGATATATTTACATTCACCAAGGTCTTTAGACGCAATCCATTTTCCGCGTTCGACGGCCTCACTCTTATCTTGCTCAAATCCACAATGTTTACAGCGAACCGTAAATCCATAAAGCCAAATCTCTTCCCACTCATTTGAGTTTTGAGTAAATAATGGAAAATGTTTTTTGCACTTCTCACACCCAAGGTGATAGAATTGCTGTGATGATTCGCTCCACATATCAGAGAACATGGACCCTCTTTGTAGAGGGGTTCCGAAATATACTTGAACGCCTTTACCAACTGAACCATAATTTGCTTTGGTTAGAGTTTTAGTTGAGTTACCCAGTCCCAAGGCGGGCATCTTCTGAACCTCATCAGCAAATAGAATATCAGTTGATTTACCCATCATTCTATTTCCATCAAGACCAATGCTTTCAATAAACATATGGTTACCGCCTTGAAATTGTTTAAAATTCAAGCTGTCGTTGCTATCAGAAGACCTATCAAGCATATTTTGCATAAATGATTTTGCTTTTTGCCCCTTGATTGGCTTATCGCTAATTACAATTGAATTATTAATCATTGAATTGAGTTTTACCTTGGAATAGGCATTTGCTAGCTCTAATTGTGGAAAGCAGTGAATAATTCTTATTGGAGGGTTATGGCCATTACCGAATACTCCGCTTCCCATAAAATACATTTCAAGGGCCGCACATAGAATGGTTAGTCCTATCTGCCGTCCCTTACAAATAACTATTGGAAGGCCGCCCTTTTCGAGCGCCTTCATTCCAATTGTTCTTGCGATATCGGCTAACGGTTTATACCCGTTGCCATTAATGCGATATGGCTTACCCTCTAATGTAAGGTGTTTTTGGCACCACTCAACGGGGTCCATGGCAAGTAGACCATCTTTAATTCTGTCAAATATTATATCCGTCATACACGTTAATACCAAAAAAAACCTATAATTATGATATAGAGCATATATGTCAGTGTGCCGTAAGTGCAATATATTGCTAACAAATAATAATTGGACGCCGGGTAGACGGATAGGTAAGAATTATATTTGCCAATCTTGCGCAGTTATAGTTCGTAAAATATCTTATGATGGACGCAAAGAAATTGAGCAGTCCGTCCAAAAGGCCAGGGCAAAATTTGAAAAACAAGAAACCATAAAATTCTATGGCTCTTCCTGCGCTAGTTGTGGATTAAACGAAATTAAAAAGCTAACTATCGACCATATTGATAACACTGGCGGGAAACATCGCAAAACAGGTATTGGTGACATATATGGATGGCTTTATCGTAATAAGTTTCCAACTGATAATTTTCAACTGCTATGTTATAATTGTAATTGCACCAAAACCATAGCTTTTAATGATAAACACCATCTTCGCAACAAAGAAAAAGTGATGGCCGCTTATGGCGGCCAATGTAATGATTGTGGCGTATCAGAATTAAAATATCTCACGATAGACCATTCCAACAACGATGGCGCAGAACAACGTCGGAGCCTATCTTGCGGCAAAGGCTCCATATTTTACAGATGGCTTATAGCAAACAATTTTCCGAAAAACTTGGGGCTACAAGTATTATGCTATAACTGTAATTGTAGTAAGCTCACTTCTGATTAGAAGGCAGTCGGAGACATTACATTCAATGGGTTATTATCTTTAACCGTATTGTTGTCTATGTCAAGGTCTACTTTTCCATCGGCCTTATCATCCTCTTCGGGATGCATTTGGCTTTTAAGTTTGTTAATATATTCCTCGACATCTGATGGAATATTTTCTCCATTAGGTATCGCGTTTTTATATTTTGGTTCTTGAAGAATAAGATCTCCAATTGCACTAACCGCAGATCCTGGAAACACATCTAATTTATCCTTAATGAAATCTTTCATATCAGGAAATTTTTTAAACATTTCAGGCTCGTCGGATGCTTGCTTTTGAAGAATTTCAAATAAGCCAGTTCGTTTTTGCATATCAAGAACGGCCTCTTCTACGCTGGAATATTTTGACTTAGCATTACCAAGTATTTGATTGATCTCATCAAATATCGTAGCATCTTCTTTGCGAGATTTTACCGAATATTTTTCTACGGCATCAAAATAATCTTTTGCCCAAGAAGGATCTTCGTTTGAATATGTAGAGAAGCTTTTGTCTCTAGAAATTTTGCCACCAAATCTGCTCATTTTATTATGCCCTATAGTTGGAGGCTAGATCGCCACGGCCATTGTCAATTTCAACGTCTTCATCTGGAAGCATAAGTCGATCGTCGCGAAGTGGGAATCCCATATCTTCTAGGTGCTGAATAAGCTCGGCCTGCTCTCTGGTATTTAGGCTATATTTTTTAACCTGCTCACGATAAAGAGATGGTAAATCGTGCCCAGCAGAAACGGTTCCATTTATACACACACGCGCGCATCTAGAAATAATTAGTGGAACTGTTACGATAATTCCGCCAGTATATGGGGTTCGCGCTTCCTTAACCATTTTTCCATCAGATTCTCCAGCAGCAGCTTTGTTGCTGTAGTCAGTTTCATGACGTTGCTCAAAAATGCTTTTTAAGGTCTTGATTGATTCAAAAATCCACTTACGAACAGTTTCTATGGCCTTAACATCTATGTCACCATCATAATCCGTAGAAATTGCTCTTGATATTTCTTTGTTGAAACGCTCTAGATAACTAATTCCTCTTTCTATTGCTGTGGTCTCATTACCACTCATGTCTGGTATTGAATTAAGTCTATCCTGACACCATTCCATAAATTTTTCTAGACCCATTGATTGCCAGTCCCAACGATCTTTCGGTCCCTTTTCTTTGGTAGCTTTTGGGGAGTGTGATTCCTCAGAAACCTCAATAACTCCGGCAGTTGGAAGAGTTGGGAAATGAAACGCATGATTATCGTTGCTAGGCTGATGCAGCTCTACAACGTCATCCATTTTAGGCATTTCGTCAAATATGATAACTTCATTTTCTGGGTTTTCTAGGGCGCTCTTAAAAAGTGGCATGGATCTCCATCATTATATTATTTTATTGCAAGTTTGGTAAATAGGTTTGCCATTTCTTCTATGTTAATTGACTCTAAAAGGCCGTTAGATTGATAGATATTGTTATACGGATTATTAACAACATTTTCTGAATCTTCTTCGTTTGGCTTTCCAACATGCTCGGCTAATGGGAAGGCAAATAATCCCTCATCGCCGTGCATTGATGAATACATTGACCCGCTAAAATCAGATGGGTTTAGCAATGTTTCGCCAGTATCTCCGCCATCTTCTCCCTCATCCTTATCTTGCTCTTCTACCGCCTTAATTGCAGGATCATTTTCTTTTCGATCCATAGTAGATTCTAGGTCATCATTTAAAACTATTGGAAAATTATCAGTATCATACTCATCAATACCGGTATAATAGGCCTGCTTTTCAATGTCACCTAAATATCTGCGATCTATTTTCCATATATCTATATCGGAAGGATCTATTTTGGCTCCCTGTATTTTTTTCCAATTATATCCTCCTCCGGTCTCATAAACGCCAGGAGAAATATCTACACCGAAAGCCTCAGCGTCATTATAAACAACTATAAATGCGTGATCGTCGCCATCATGACCACCATCGGTAAGATCTACTTCCGGTATTGCAGATGAAATGACAGATCCCATGGCCTGCGCTACCTGGTCACAAACGCCACCAGAGCCAAGATCCTCGCTGATACCATCTTCGTCTTGAAGCCATCCATCAACTATATGCTGTGCGGCTACTGCAAATTGTGATCTTAATTCATTTAATTTAGAATATAGATTAGTTTTTGAGGCCAATTTCATATCCTTAATTTTTTTAATGACTTTTTTACGTTTCTTTTTGTTCTTTCTTCTATAATCGGAAATGCTCTTATAGTCTGGCATATTGGCGTAAAATCCTTCGCCATAATCCATATTGCGTTTAAGCTGTGCCGTTTTCGATCCTTTTGGATAGTGAGCATAAAGCGATTCTGGTATTGGTAATGATTTCCACAAATCCAAAGACGTTATTGATTCGGCAGTTTTCTCTACTCCATATGCGGCAGCTTTATTTAGATTTTTAGTTATATATCCAGGATCTATATGTGCCAATAAATCTTTATTGTTTTTTATAAAATCTATAATTTTTGGATCTATAGCGAACCCTAATTTTGCGGACAAGTATATTACTCTAATGATCCTATTGACATTATATTTAAGAGTAATTTCGGGATCTACACAAGTTCTAATTATTTTAGATTTAATATCTTTGGCGCCCATCTTTGTGGGATCTGAAATTTTATTAAGTCCAAAATCCATCAATAATGAATTGCAAGTAAAATCTCTAGAATATGCCTCACGCATTAAATTAGTAGGATTTTTAACGCCTTTTTTTAGAAGCTCACCATCAATATTTGGAAGTATAAAGTTAGATGAAAAATCTAGTTTTAATCCCCCTAAAAATATAGAGGTATGGCCATCATCCATTAATTTAGATTTAACGGAAAATGTTCTGCCTAAATCAAGCTCCACTTCTTTAGCCAAATTTTTAATACTTGACTCGCCATTAGTTATGTCGATATCCTCTAATTTTGTTAGAGTTCCCATAAACTTTTCGCGAACTGCTCCGCCACAAATCATTGGCGTAGCAATATTGTTCTTTTTTGCTATTCCTTCAATTTTGGCTAGTAATTCGCGTAGTTTCAATCTACGCTCCTGGTGGAACTAGGGCTTTTGGTTTTGGAGCCGGAACTGCTGGCCTTTTAGGTTCTAGTGGAGCCTCTGCCAATTCTGCGCCAGGGCTTTCAACTTCAATTTCTGGCTTATCGGTATCTTCAAGCTGAAGTTTTTTGTTATTAACCTCTTTGCGCATTTCTTTGCGATCTTCCTCTTTCTTCTCTTCGCTTTCAAGATGACGCTGTAGAAGTTGAGCTTCTGGATCGGTCTCTTCTTGGTTTCTTGTAAGATCGATTTTTCCTTTGCCAAGTCCGCTTTGTAGAGTTGAAATAATATCATCCATACGAGTTGCGGAATAATTAAGGCAGTCCAAATTTTTCTGCTGAACTTCAGAGAAGTTTGAGAAGTAAGGAGTTAATCCTAATCTTGAAAGCATAAGATCAGCAAGAGCTAATTGACGATTGATCTCTTTTCTTTTGAAAATAAGATTGATATCCTGAAGTTTTGCTAGCAAATCTTCCATTGTTAATTTATCAAATGCCGAATTTACTAGCGCATCAAAATCACTAGCCGGGGCCACTTCCTTAAGGCCTTTAGAGCTTGTAGGTTTTGCCGTTGGATTTTCTCCATCTGGGCGTTTTTCTTTCTGAATTTTATTTGGAAGATTTTCTTTTGTAAGTCTAGCGTCTTGTCCGGTTACCACTAGCTCATCGTCTGAAAAATCAACAAAAGCCTCAACCTCTACTTCATCCTCATCCATAACAACTTCATCTTCTGGGCTATCGTCGTTATTTAGCTCTTCTTTATTTATTTTGGCGCCATCAGTTATGCCGGCGCCTTTAGTATTATCTATGAATCCATCAATTCCTGTTAATGGGGCTTCTTCCGGCTCTGCGGCACCAGGCGGAACTGGATTCAAGTTTGGCATTGGTGCTCCCAAATTTCCAAGTCCTTGAGGTATGCTTCCGCCTACTGGTGTTTGGCCCATTGCTAGGTCTCCTGTATTTCCAGGAGTTTGCTGGGCGAGTTTAATCATAATATCGGCGCCTACCATACAATTTTTACGTTGAAGTATTCCGGCGTGCTTTATGAGCAAATCAACGCACGTTCTCGCAGATAAGGCCAGTCTGCCTTGAGTGCTTATCATCATCTTTAGGTCATGAACTGACTTAAGTAATGATTTGTAATCTTTACCAGAAAACAAATATCCACGCTGTGTGTTTAAGTGTTTTTCTATAGAATTAAGTCTTCCTAATAAAACTTTACGAAATGCTTCATTAGCAGCATCTTCATCTGCCTTTTGTAGTCCTGGCTGAAATCCATCAGCAACATAGTTTGCCTCTTGAGCAATATCATTAATGCTTTTTATTGGCGATGGAACTGGATGTTTTGCTCCAGGAGGATTGGGCATATAATAGTTGCCCTCTTCGCTGTAATAAGAATTTTGTGCAGTTTTGTATTTATATACTTCTCCACTTTCGTAATATTTCATCCAATTACTAAAATTGTATTTTTCTGCGGCAGTCCAGTCGCCAACAATAGCTTCTGTGGCGGCCGTTTTATTAAGCCCTAAACGGACCTTGACATAAATATCTCGAAGAGCAGATGTCCAACGCTCAAGGTTATAGACTGTAGACATTGGCATATACTCACTATAGTTTGGGTAAGCTTCTTTTATCACAAGTGAATGCGAAATAATAGCTAAATATCGAGCTTGTCTTTGATTTTGCCTTCAATCTCATAGGCCGCGTCAAGCCTCTTATCCATCGGAATAACTGACTCTTCGCTAGCTTTTAGCTCTGAAAGTCTTTTCGTAAATAATTCAGTAAATAACAAAGACGTTTCGTAGTCTAACTGCGCTAATATTTCTCGTATAACACCATATACCATATTTATGTGACTATCGACTAACTGAATGCTGATATTATTCTGAATAGTTACTTGCTCTGGGTTGCCGTTAGTAACTAAATCGAATTTTTCCAAGGTATTTAATAGAAGCGTGAACCACTCAATCAGGGTCCTATCCATCTTAATGTTTCTAGGATCTCTTTGGATGTGATCAAAAACCTGCTCGGCTCTGTGCTCTATGGATATCACTAGCCTTTTAATAACTGTTTTTATATCTAATTCTTTATCGGCAATATCTAAAAGTTTCTTTTTATATGCCTCATTGCCCTTGATTTCTTCCATAGCATCTTCAGGCTCTACCGCTAAATTGAACTGGGTTTTAAGAAGGTCTTCTCTTATTGTAGAATAAAAATCTAAATATTCATCCTTAAATATAGTTAAATTCTTCTTTGTTATAAGAAGCTGCTTCTGCCCATTGTATTTGGCCTTAAGCCAGTCCGCAATGTCTTCCTCAGATATTTCAGATATTAATTTTGTTATAATCTCATCCTTATCTGGATGAGAAGTAATTTGATCCGCTACTTGCTTGGCCATTATTCTCCAGGGTTATATCCCATACGTGTCGCGCGGCTATCAAACGTTGTAAATGTATTGTGATGATCGGAGGCATTTTGCTCTTGAACAGTGCTGCCTGGAACTTTATTTCCTTTTTGAGTAGTAAAGCCTTCATCCCAATTATATGATTTGCCGTCTAGAGCGCAACGAACCGTATGCTCACCAACTCTATATGTTGAAACTCCGGCATGATCTGGACAGTATCGTGTTGAAAGAGGTTCTTCCATTACACGATATTCTTTATATACCGGACTTTTCTCGATATCTTTAATCGCCTGAGCTATATGATTGCCTTCTAGCTGTGATTCTCTGGTATCGTTATATTTTTTTTTTAATTGCTCAATACGATCGTCATAATCGGCCGTAGAGAATAAATAAGAATTTTTTGGAGACGCTAAAGTTAGTAGAAGGTCATCCAAAACGGCGGCTTGTTTTTGTAGAAGTTCGTCATCTGATTCGGCAAAAGCCTCGGCTACTGCGGCAATTTCATCTAGTTTTTGTGGAGTAAGTGCTTCTGGAGCAGGCTCAAGTGCTGCAATATCCTCGGCGGCTTCACGTAAAGCATCTGCGGCCTTCATAAATGAGAGGGCGACCTTATCCAATACGTCATTATCTTCTGCGGCAATTAAGGTTTCATTTTCTGAGCTTTCGAGGGCTTCAGCCATTTTAAGTAATTGATTTGATGATATTTTACCTTCAACAGGCATTTTGTTATGCTTAAGGCCTTTGTTGTCTTTATTAATTGCCCACTGACGAATTAGCACGCTCATTAATTCAAGAGATTTATCTAATGACGCAAGTAGTTCTTCGCATACTGGATCAGTAGCCAATGAGCGGTCTTCTAATAGTTGTTCGGCCTTATAGCTTAATCCACGACAAGCTTCATTTATTTCTTCTAAAATTCTAGTCATTTTTTCCTTAGTAAAGAATCTTTGAGTTCATAAAGTAAGCACCTTCATAGCTATCTTCCATTCCTTTACGAGACATCGGGCGGCAATCTCCATGCTTATCCTGAAATACTTTATTGAGGGGAAGATTTAGGTGACCACAAACTGGTTGTGTACTATTTGCAGTTTTAACGATTCTAGAGCACTTTGCGGTAGAAGCCTCCTTCTTAACGCTTGATAGGCCACTAGTGTATTCGTCAAGAGCAATCTTATAGGCTTTGGCATCATCCATATTGGCTAGAACATTAAGGGCATCTTCTGCTTTTGCGTAATTTCCTTCTTCGGTAGCTTCTCGAACCGTCTCAACTAAATCAGACGCTTTAAGTGTGAATAACGGAGAAACAATTGCTGCAACCTTATTATCAGTAAGTTCGGCCGATTGAAGGCTTTGTATTCCGTCAGCAGTAAATGACTCAATGCTTCCTTTGCAAAGAATAACGGCCGGCTCTTGTAGTCTTCCGGACTCTATTTTAACTGGAACCTTGAATGCAACACCATCACAGCTAACTCCGTAAGTAATGCTATCTTTAGTGGCTTCTAATATATTTACCTGATGGCTACGCTTACCAAATCCGTTAAGCTTCTGGGATATAATGCGTCTTCCCTGCTCTGGCAATTCACCATGCTGAAAAGCAGCGATTCCTTTTGCAGAAGATAGATTGCTGGCAAAAGACTCAACTTCTTTAGCATCTACGGTTGGCTCGACTAGCTCAGCAAAGGCCTCTCCTACCGATTCGTTGCCATGACTTCCTGCTTTGGTGAAGAAATTAGAAACATAATTCGTAATGCTTTTCTTGCTAATATAGTGCTGACCATCTTTTCCAGTGAAGAATGATGGGGCAGTGGCGGTTTTGCGGAACATTTCTACTGGAACGTAGAATGAGGCATTTCCTTGTGGTGTGCGATATGTGGCTGCAACAACTACGACGTTTTCGTCACCAGATACGGCTCTAACTACTGGCTCTAGATTTGGAAATGAACACTCCATAACGACCGCTTTTTCGGCAGCCTTGGCAATGTCATCTGGCAATCCATTGGCAGTTGGATTAAACGCAGCATTTAAGCTAGCTAAAAGCGTCTTGTCAGTATCCTGGTAGATATCAAATTCCTGGAAAACTTCTTCTGTGCGTGAAGCGGCGGGCTCAGCAGCAGCCTCAAGTCCTAGCTCCTCGGCAAAGATTTCTTTGAACTTCGTGTTATGGCTATATAATTTATTATATAGATCCTTAACTTCAGCTCTCGAAATAAATAGCCTATTACCAGCATTCATTCTATCAACAACCAAAGACATCTGATTGATAGTTTGATCCTCTGGGTTGGCCGCTCCAGATTTGTGCAGCTTTTGGGCGAAGAATGCCAAAGCGATTTTTTCATGTCCGTCAAGAGCGGATTGAAGATTTGAAATGGCCTTTTTTAGCTCAGAAGGTAGCATTAGAATAGCTCCGGATAAAGTTTTTTAACTTCTGTTTGACGCTCTGGAGATAGGGCGGAAAACAAAGCCTCAACGAAATGTTGATCGGTTGAAAGTTTAGTTGGCAGAAAATTTACGATGGTATCAGCATCTTCATGAGCGAATTTGGTAAATGCCGCTCCTTTATAGAAGAGATGAACATCTCCCTCTTTAGATATCGCTTCCCATTGGTTTTTGGCGCTTGCTTGTTTAATAGGTGATGTTTCTTCGTCAGTATTGTATCTTGCTACAATATAATCACCATCATCGGCGCTTTGGATCTCCCAAAGTTCATCGATTGGCGCTCCTTGTAGTCTAACAACATCAAAGGCTACTCGGATAATTCTATCCTTAACTTCTGACAATTTGTAAGTTTTTTTATCTAGTTTTTCAAGATCAGAATAGTTTAGGTCAAACAGTCCCATTAAATATCTCCAAATGTATGCTTTATTATCCGTTATTGTTCTTTGAGCGCAAGTTTTCTGTGCGACTTGAGATTATATTTCAAATATATGTGTTGTTTCGTAAGTCAGAGATTTTATCCATAATCTCTTTTATGGCTGGGTCTTTATCTACTACCCTAGCTAATTTTTTACAAATGCCACCATAGGAAGCTTTACCATTATCTTTTGAATAATCGACATTTCCATTAATGCTTTTCGTAATGCTGCTTTGATTAACACCCAATTTCCTTGCCGCCTCTTGTTGAGTGGCCCCCTCTTTTAATAACTTAACTATTTCCAATTGTCTTGGGGTGAGGTGTTCATTTATGATTTTCCAAAAACGCTCTTTGAGTTGATCTTCTAAAATTAGAATGTCCTCATTATAATCAAATGGATTCAATTTTTTATATACACTATCATCATTTGAGAACGTCTCCATCATTTCATGGCTAAAGGCTTTCTCCACAAGAAGATGTTGATAAAGCTGACTTCTCGTTGGTCGTTTTCTCTCTGGGGCCATTTGTTCCTATTATTATGCTACAAAATTGTAAGCCTATCTTACGCATAATAATATATCAATGGTTTTAAATTATGAGTATAATCAACACATTAGATTGCAATCATTTTTTTGAGCATTAGATATTCTATAATATCATATACTTACGACAGGCTCCTTATAAACTCTTTTGCGCGATCTCCTTCAGATTCTAAAAATTGATCAAGATCTTTATATCCATCTGGCAAACAGGCTTTTGTTATATTTGCCCTCTTACCATAGTTAGAAACAATTCTATCCATCCCCGCAATACCAGCCTTATCATTGTCAAGCAACAGAATGATATTGTCCGTATAACGCATTAGCATTGCAAATTGATTAAAGGCCATATTTCCTGAGCCTAAACAAACGCAATTTTCAATTCCATTGCTCATGGCTCGTATGCAGTCAAACTGGCCCTCTACAACATATACGCAATTTTCTTTTACTATAGCTGGCTTTGCTCTATATAGTCCAAATAAATGATTCTTTTTCTTAAATGATGTATTTTTATACTTTGATATATTCGCAGTCTTAAACTCATTGTCTCCAAGAATAGTTCTTCCAACTAATGCTATAGTTTTTCCATAAGCATTTTTATATGGCATAACCATATTATGATTTTCTAATACAGAAGCAAGAGCCATCTCTCCTTCTATAGATCTATAATAGAATAGTCCAGACTTAACTAAATTTTCTTCGCCAAGAATATTAACTAACAAATGTAAATTATCTGTGCTTGGAAAGTATCCCATTTCAAATTCTTTTTGAATGTTTTTGTCAAGCCTATTATCGAGATATTCCCTAACCGGTTCGGCATAAGGAAAATCAGTTAAAAGATTTTGACATATTTTAGTAACCTGGTCTAACATTTATTTCTCCTCTGACCGTGACAATAAGAAAGTATAATTGAGTATGACTAGTCAATATCCTGCCAAAATAGACGACAACATAACTTTACCCGTGTCGCTAGATAATTCTACTTTGGTTAGAGCCAATGTTTTAAATGACCTTCGTGGGGCAATTATAGCAATTGAATCTGCTATGGGTGTAAATCCAGCATCAGTATATGGGACAGTTAGGGAGCGGCTAAACACTATCGAAAATGCTTTAACTAGCATTACCATTGGTGGTGGTGGAATTACTGTTGGCGGGGATCTGTCCGGCTCATCTATATCACAGATCGTAGTGGGTTTGCAGGGCAATGCGATTTCTAATATCAGCCCGACAGACGGTTATGTTCTCACTTGGAAATCATCCACTAGTAAATGGACGCCCTCTTCTGCGGCAAGTGGGTTCGCTGCCGGTGGAGATTTAACGGGGTCATCAACATCACAGCAAGTTATTTCTTTAACCGGATCTGCCGGAGTAGTTTCAGTGCCAACAGCATCAATTGCTTTTAATACAATTCCAGCAACTTCTGGAGATATTAGGTTATCTAACATTTCAAGCATACAATCACGTACATTCGTTGATAATGCCAATATTATTATGATGGCTACCGATGCTACAGATTCATTATTTATTGGAACTAATAATTCTTGGACAGAACAAACAATTGGCCTTAATATGTATGCAAGCTCTACTGTTGCATTGGGTCTTGGAGCACTAACTCACTTATATATTATTTCAGGATTTACAGAATCTTGGGTACCCATTATTGGTAGTGGTACAGGATCTTCACCATACGGTGTTCATGGCGTTGGTACTCAAGCAATGGCTGATGCCAACCAAACACCAGCAAGTACAATTTATCAGTATAATACAATAGTAACTACTGACGCAATTACTGCCAATAGAACATTAACATTACCAACTGCAACAGATGTTGCTGGCTATACTAAAATAATAGATAATACTTGTGCCGGAGCATTTGCAGTTGTAGTAACTACTGGCGCTGGAGTAACGGCAACCATCAATAATGGAACCAAAGGAATTGTTCTTATTGATTCTAGAGGCGTTACATTAGTAGGTGCTCCAACATTACCAACAAGATATGAATTGAATCTTGCATCTGGATTGTTTTCTACTACATCCACTACTTTTACCAGGACTGGTGGCAGACAAATTGATATGAGTATTTTCCCGGCAACAATTGGAGCATTAGCTAGAACCGTAGCATTCTCGGCAGATATTGATATGACGGCCGGAGCTACTTCCGTTGAAATTCAATTATATGATATTACTCATAGCGTGGCAGTAACAAGTACGGATTTAACATCCTCATCAACAACCAATACAAGAGTGACAAGTGGGTCATTAACCGTTGGATCTTCGGCCGGAAATATTAGAAGTGATGTCGCGACTCAATATGAGTTACAATTTAAAATGAATGGCGGAGGAGGATCTGATGCAGTATTCCTTACAAATTCAAGATTGGTTATCACATATGCATAATAAAATAATTGTTAAAGGAATATTATAATGGCATATACCTTTTCAGTAAATAATACTCCATTAACAGGCGCTGTAGCCATGTACCAATTAGTATCTGCGCTTATGTCGGCTGGCTGGCTTAAGAAAATGGATTCTGATGGCACTACTTATAGTGCTACTGGTGTTCAAGTAACCTCTGGGGCATCTGGGGCTAATGGTTTGGGTAATTCTAATGCTTGGGTTAGACTGCAGGCCCCACCAGTTAATGGCGGAACAATAGTAAATCAAACTAGAGAGCTAACTATTCAAAGAGGTACTACTGATTTAGTATGGAGAATTAAGTACTCAGCATCTGCATTATTTACTGGAGGTACTCCAGGCATTTCCCAAACACCATTATCAACAGATGAGGTTTTTATGGCAGGCGGTGGTACCAATGCTTCCCCAACATTCTTATCAATGTTTCTTACAAATAATACTTATGTTTGGCATATTGCTGCTGGAGACTCTAACGAATTTTATTCTTTTGTTGTTTGGGGAAATCTATTTGGAACTGCTGGCATAACAAACGTTAATGCAATTGCAATTGATGTTTTGGCTGCTGGAAGTTATCCGGCAACAGATGTCGATCCCGCCGTAATTTATTTACAAACTTCCAGCGCTTTTGCAACTATAGTTTCTTCTGGATTTACAACTACTAATGTAACCAATCCATGTGTAGCTAGGGGCTGGATGGGCGCAACTAGCGCTGTAGGCGCATCAACAAGCTCAAATAATCAAAATATGAATATATCTACTTATGGTACTGCGTTAGGCATGCTACAAAACAGTAATGGCTCAGATCCTTGGACAAATAGCGATCAGCTTTTGCCATGTTTATGGGGCTGCAATACAACGGCAACTCCTAAAGGAGTAAAGGGATTTTCTACACTATTTAGGATGGGAACTATTTATAGATATAATAGCGACATGTGCAGTACTGTCGTTGGAGGCCTTTCAGATAAAATTTACGTTAATGGGCTTTGGTTACCATGGAGCGGCGTGAAGCCGATAAGGTAAAATGGCATATACTTTTTCAATAGCAAATACTCCCGCATCTGGCGCAGTTGCAATGTATCTTATTAAAACAACACTAGTAACGGCTGGATGGGCCGTTGTGGCTGATTCTGATGGATCTACTTATAATGCTACTGGGGGACAAGTAACTACTGGCGCAGCTGGTGCCGGTGGTCTTGGAAATGCTAATGCATGGATTCGTCTTCAAGCCCCAACAGTAGGAAGTAATACGAGAGAAATAACTATTCAAAGAGCAAATAGCGGAGTGGTTGCAACTGATGATCGCGCATGGAGAATTAAGTATTCTGCTAATGCGCATTTTACCGGAGGCTCCCCAGGAGTCTCACAAACCGGATCGGCTACCGATGAAGTATTTATACTAGGGGGAGGAACTGACGCCTCTCCAACATTTACAGCAAGTTGGTTTGCGGCAAATGGCGGTTATCGTTGGCATATTGCTGCCGGTGGGGCTACTGAATTATATTCATTTTATGCGATTGCTCTTACGAGCGCAACCACTACTCAACAAAACGCAATGTTTCTTGATGTAATGGCGGCTGGAAGCTATTCTTCTTCTGACGTAGATCCAGCCGTAATGTATTGCTCTTCGGCTGCTGCAAGCGCAATAGGAATATCTGAAGTAATATCCAGCGCTTTTCCTATATCAGCCAACGTTACTAATCCTGCCCTAGCTAGGGCATGGCTTGGAGCAACAAGTGCGGCAGGCGCATCAATAACAAGTAACAGTGTAAATGTAAATATGGTTACTTATGGAAGTAATTTTGGAAATGCAACTTCACTTGCAGTAAATCCATTTAGCACCAAAGATACATTAGTATTTACTTTGTGGGGTAGAAAATGGGGAAGCAATCCTTATCCGCCAGCAGGAATCAAAGGAATTTCTACTTTATTTTTAACTGGATCTATGAGTAGAACGAATCTAGATACAAATCTTTCTCTAACTAAAATATGGTATGGAAAATTATGGTTACCCTGGGATGGCGTAACTACACCATCAGCATAATGGAAACAATATAAATGGCATATACATTTTTAGTAAATCAAACTCCCTTAACCGGATCTGTAGCTATGTATCAGCTCATCAGTACTCTAATAACTGCTGGCTGGACTAAAGTTATGGACTCAGATGGTACAACATATAGTTCGTCAGGAGCGCAAGTTACTTCTGGAGCATCTGGAGCTAATGGTTTAGGAAATAATAATGCTTGGGTACGTCTTGCAGCACCGGCGGTAAATGGTGGCTCTGTAGTTAATCAGACAAGAGAGTTAGTTATTCAAAGAACAAACGCAGATACGGCTTGGAGGATTAAATATTCTGCATCTGGAGGATTTGGAGGTGGCGCACCCGCTGCAACTATTTCTCCATCAAACCCAACCGCATATAGTTATCCAGAAACCAACCAAGATGCAACGACATCATTATATACTGGCGCAATTATTGGAACAGGCCAGTCTTTTACGGGAACTGGATCGGCAATAAGTACGACAAAATGGCATTTAAAAAAGACAGGGTCTCCTACTGGTTCCGCATTCGTTAAAATTTATGCTCATTCAGGGTCTCTTGGGACAACAAGCATACCAACTGGAACCGCTTTAGCCACTTCCAATGCATTTGATGTTTCAACATTATCTGGCGTTTATGCTTTAACAGAAATAAAATTTACAGGAGCCAATAATATTGTTTTGGCTAATGGGACCGATTATGTTATAGCAATTGAATATTCTGCTGCAGGAAGCAGCATAACAACCAGCTTAGATGTTGGTGGAGACGGATCTTCTCCTACTGCAACCGGTAACTCATCAACGCTTACCGGATCTACTTGGACTGCGGTTAGCACTAGTGATTTATGCGCTATAGTTTATGTTGGACAACAGGATGAAGTATTAATGGCTGGAGCAGGTACCGATGCTATACCAACCGGAACGGCAGGATGGTTTGCTACTAATAATACTTATCGTTGGCATATTGTTGCTGGTGGAGCGGCAGAGTTTTATTCATTTGTTGCTTGGGGAACAGATAGTGGAACAACATCGTCACAAGGAAATGCAATAGCTTTAGATATTATGCAAACAGGAAGCTATCCATCTACTGATCCTGATCCTGCCGTTATGTATGTTTCTCCTGCCTGGAATAATAATCCTTTCTCATCAATCATGTCAACAATATTTGTGTCGGCCTGGTCTACTAATCCGGCCAATGCAAGAGCTTGGTTAGGCCCCACAAGCAACGTTGGGGCATCAATAACTTCAGGAATTAATAGCGTTAATGTAACAATGATAAGTTTTGGTTCTTTTAGTGGCGCATCAGCCGCATCATTAGGAACTAATCCCTGGACTACTAATGATGATATTTTACATTGTGTGTGGGGCTGTTTAAATTCATCTATACCGCGCGGGGTAAAAGGTATTTCCACCATTTTTAGAGCACCAACTATGGTTAGAAGATACATGGATACATATAATACCATATCTCCAGGGTCTAAAGATATAATTAATTTTAATCAAGTTTGCTTACCATGGAGCGGCGCGACGCCGATCATTTAATGTCTTATATCTTTTCAGTAAATAATACTCCAGCGACTGGCGCTATTGCTATGTATCAACTCATCAGTACTCTAATAACTGCTGGCTGGACTAAAGTAATGGATTCTGATGGTACCATTTATAGCGCTTCTGGAGCTCAAGTTACTTCTGGTAATACCGGATATACGGGATTAGATAACTCTAATGCTTGGATTAGATTACGCGCTCCCGCAGTTCTTAAAGGTGGGGCGGTCGCAAATCAAACAAGAGAAATAACTTTTCAAAGAGGAACTACTCAAGTTGCATGGAGAGTTAAATACTCTGCTTCGGCTGGTTTTTCAGGAGGATCTCCAGCAACTACAGTAACGCCATCATCTACTGATGAGGTATTTATGTTAGGAGGCGGCACAGATGCCTCTCCAACATTTAACAGTTGGTTTAGCACTCTTAATACTTATAATTGGCATATTATTGCTGGAGGATCAGATGAATATTATTCTTTTGCCGCATGGGCTATGGCAAAAGGACAGACAGCTTCATCAGGAAATATGATAGCCTTAGATGTTATGGCATTAGGAAGCTATCCCTCTATAGATGTTGATCCTGCAGTTATGTTTTGCTCAACCGCCGGAACATCATCTACTACCGATTTAACCTCGGCATTATTTGCTGCATCTACGGTAACTAATCCGTCTTTAGCTAGGGCCTGGTTTGGATCCACAAGCGCAGCTGGTGCCGCTGTTACTGGAACAAATAATGTAAATGTTCAAATGATTACTTATGGTTCCGGAACAATTGGAAATTCTGGAACATTAGGAACTAATCCATGGACAAATGATGATGATTTGCTTCCATGTCTATGGGGAAATGCCGCAACCCTTGGGCCTCGTGGTATTAAAGGGTTTTCTACTTTATTTTTAGTAGGATCAGTTAATAGAAAAAATATGGATACATGTGATTTTTCTTATACTGGCGCTAAAGATAAGGTTTATTTTAATCAATTCTGGCTACCATGGAGCGGCGTTACGCCGGCAATATAAAATGTCATATACCTTTTCAGTGAATAATAGCCCGCTTACTGGCGCCGTGGCAATTTATCAATTAATAACGGCATTAACTACTGCCGGCTGGATTAGGCAAGCAGATTCTGATGGCAGCACTTATAACGCTGCTGGAGGACAAGTAACTTCAGGTAATACTGGAACTAATGGGCTAGATAATCCTAATGCATGGATTAGGATGCAAGCACCAACAGTTGGAAGTAATACAAGAGAATTAACCTTTCAAAGAGGAGCGTCCAATCTTGGATGGAGAATTAAATATTCTGCTAACGCTCATTTTACAGGTGGCTCGCCAGGAGTTTCTCAAACAGGGTCTGCTACTGATGAGGTATTTATGACTGGCGGTGGAACCGACGCTTCTCCAACATTTACTACTAATTTTATGAGTGCGAATAATTCATATCATTGGCATATAGTGACAGGTGGGGCGGCAGAGTTTTATTCATTTGCTGTTTGGGGAGCTGTAAATGGCACCTCTACATCAGCTTCTGGCATGTGTCTTGACGTAATGGCAGCTGGAAGCTATCCTGCAGCAGATGTAGATCCTGCAGTTATGTATTGTTCTTCATCTACTATTGGCGTATTTTCAGAAGTATATTCTACCTCAACATTAGCCTCAGTTAATGTGACCAACCCAGCCCAAGCAAGAGCGTGGTTGGGCGCTACTAGCGCCGCAGGTGCGTCATTAACAAGCACCAACGTGAATGTTAGCATGGTTACTTACGGAGCAAATCAAATGGGAGCCACAGTAACTATAGGCACTAATCCCTTTACAAATAAAGATGATTTATTTCCCATGATATGGGGATCAGGTTTTACCGGTTTTCCGCGTGGACTAAAAGGATTCTCTACATTATTTATGTGCGGAACTATACAGAGAAGAAATATGACAACAGCAGATACTATCAGTTCAAATTCTAGAGATAGAATTTTTATGAATGGCGTTTGGATACCATGGAGCGGCACCAAGCCGGCAATATAAAATGACAGTATTTACAGGAGAAGTATTTATAGCGCCAGCAATAGCGTTTGCCAACATAGATGGATATGGAGAATTCTTATCATATGTGCAACAAACTAATGCAAATCAAGATGGATATGGAGCTCCAAAATTTACAGCAATAGCATCATCAAACATTAACCCAATTCCACATTATAAGTTGTCATGCGAAGACAATACTGGATTAAGGCATTATTGGGTAGATACTAGCGTTTCTTTAATTAATGCTCCGGCAGGATTTACCTATGTAATAGGCACATTCGTTAATCAGGGCAAATTCTAGCGGCCTTTAGCCTCTTCTGCATCTTCCTTAATTCTAGTTAAAATAGCCTCTTTAGTTAGTATTTCAAAAGATTTTGGGATTTTAACTAAATGAGTGCTACATTTCGTGCAGCAAAGCTTATCTCCAACTAATTTTGGAAGTGCCTCATTAGAGCAGGCGTGACATTTAGCAGAAAAGCTTTCTTTTTTTGGACGCTTAATTTGCTTTAGGTTTTTTAGCTGAGCTTTGGTAAATTGAGTTACATTCGTAATTGTCTTATCGCAATCAGCGCAATATACCTGATTATCTTCAAGGTTAATTACTGCTTGAGTATTTTTACCACAACCTTTGTTATCACAATTAATTAAAAACATTTTAGTTTCCTTCTTTTAAGATCGATATTAATTTTTCTTTGTTTTTTGGATAACTTACATCCAAAATAACTCTTTCATTTCCCTGAAGATTAACTCCTAAATTTTTAAGAATAATCTCTTCCTTATTTCTACTATCTGCCGGCACCTCTATATTTTGATCTCCTTTAATGGATGGAACGGTTTTTGAACAACCCTCCAATGCTTCCAATAGAGATATGTTTAAATTGCATATAACATCGGCTCCGTCTAGCTTCAATTGCGTATCATTTTTTACATTTATAGTCATAAGTATATTTGAGTGTGCATCTCCAAAAATTGAGCTATGAGAGTAGTGTCCGGCCCCTTGCAATTGTATGATATTTTTATCAGACACTCCGGCAGGTATTTTAACCTTCATTTTTGTTTTGGATTTAGAGAATCCTTTTTTATTGCACTTTAAACACTCTTCTTTTGTGCTCTGGCCGTGACACTGAGAACAAAGAGTATTCATTATCATATTTCCTCTTTGAACGGAAGAGTGGCCAAAACCATCACAATGAGTGCAGTTATTTTTCTTCTGCTTAAATGTTTGACCATTACATTCATCACATTTAACATCACGATCTATTTCTATTTCTTTTTCAGTTCCAAGAATACTTTCTTCAAAAGAAATGTTTTGATCTATAGTGATGTGGCTGACATTCCTAGGTGGCGGACCTTGATCTTGTCTAAATCCAGAAAATCCCTGAAATATATCGGCCATATTAAACGGCATTCCTTGTTGAGGAGGATTTTTCCGATAATCTTGTATTTGCTGGTACGCCGAATTTATTTGTTTAAACTTATCCGGATTTTCTTTATTTATATCTGGATGATATTTTTTAGCTAATGATTTCCATTTTTTCTTTAGATCGTCATCAGATATATTTTCTGACGATTCAAGTATTTTATATGCTTCTTGTATATTCATTTGCTTTCAGTAATTATTTGGTTGCAATAATAAGCTACGGCTATAGCGTCCGCCATATCATAATGCTCTTCCATTAATCTTGGTGATTTGCCTCTAACATCTCTTGTTGGCCTAGGAATTTCTATATTTAGAATAGTTTCTAATAAGGCCGGTATCTCATCCTTTTTTGGAAGAGAAGATAGTTTCGAAGCCTTTTTAATGCGTGTGCGTATTGATATGACATTGCATATGTGTAATGGCAATTGAGAGAAAGTCTCTGTAATAGATAGGCATAGGGTTCTATTTAAGACTGCCAACGGTATTATAGTGGCGGCCCCCGATCCTCCACTCATAAACTTTATAAAATCTTCTACTGCAACATGATCTGGTTTATATTCTGAAATAATAGATATTATTTCTTTTTTAGCCAATCGCAACATATTTAAAAAATCGAAGTTATGATCCGGCAACAATCCTTTTTCTGGCTTATAATATCCTATATGGATAATGATCGCTTTTCCGTTGTCATCAAAATCAATAACCGAAATCCCTATGGTCGAGGTCGATACATCCAAGCCTAAAATGCGCATACCTTATATATAACGCATCTTTTATTAGTGGAAAGTCAAGGAGTCGAACCCTGAATTATTTGATGGATGAACGATATCAAACTATCCGTGCATAGAGACAAATCTCAAATGCCTTTCCAAAAGAAAAGGCCCAGGTTTTAGCTGGGCCTTCTCTACACACGATTACGATTTAGAATCAGCCGTTAACTGCTTTTTTCTTATTATCGTAATTCTTGAAGAAGCTATCTCCTTCTGCTTCTTCTTCATCGTCTCCAGCTGAGGCTTTATCGCCACTATCAGTTGAAGGCGCTCCTCCGGCCGCATTGATTTCGTCCTGAATTTTATTCAAACGATCTCGTACGAATGATGGTGATGGTGCCTCTACTTTCGCCGCCAAATTCTTGGCTGGATTCTCTTCCTGAAGACGAATATCGTCAGCAGTTAGAGGCGTTGGTGGCATTGGGCTAACATAGTAATAGTTAGTCGCGCCTCCATTAGGATCCACTACGATATCAAGGTCATAGCCTTCTGGGCTTCCCCATGGACCTTTTGCTAGCGTCTGAATCGACTTGAAAACTGAATATCCTATATCAAGGGTTCTATAGGTTCCAGTTTTACGATCGATAACGCCAACGAACCAGCGTCTTTTCGCCTTGTTCACTGGTGACATCTCACATAGTGGACATTTCTCTTCGGTTTCCGAGCGAGAACAATTGATGCGATATCCGTATTTCTTGCCTCCGGCGGGCTCATAACGGTGCTGATGATATTGGTGTGGGAGGGTTAGTAACCGAATTAAGTTACTGCCAGGATTTAGTCGAAGAAAATCGTTTTTGCTTTTTCCTCCACCAAGTGATGGCTCGCCCCAACCTACTACTCCATTTTTTACATTACTCATTTTTATTTTCCTATTTCTGTTTTTAGCTGTTCGCTATTTTTTGTTTACTGATTTTGAGTTACCGCTGAACGAATTCAACTACTCTCTTACGCATGTGATCAGTGGTTCTTGTGAAATTCACCTTAACACCTGATCGTCTTAAACTATATATCACATTATTAACTACCTTACGCATTACTGATGGTGAGGATGGCCAATTAGTTGGAGTTTTATTTCGACTAACCGTACGGAGCGCGTTTCCTAGCTCTGTCATATTTCCTGACCATTCACCCCCCTTCTTTCCCAGTAGGGATACGATTCTTTCTTGAATCGTGCTGGCAAGAACTTTATTCTTGTAGACTCCAGTTTGTGTCGTTGATCTTACTTGTTTTACATTACTCTTACGCATTACTTACCTGTATTGTTTATTGTTTCTTGTGTTTCTCTCGCCTTTTGGGCTCAAGTCTTTTCATTATCTCGGCAGCTTCGGCATACGCCTTTTGACATTCCAGATCTAGTTTTATTTCTTCTCTTATTTTAGCAATCAGCGCCCTATTGAACTCTTCTTGTTTCTTTCGGCAGCGTTTATTTTCGCAGATGTAGCAGTCGCACTTGCACCCATCATTATGTTGTTCGCCCGCGATGCAGTAGTGCGTTTCACTCATGAATTTCTTTTTATCTGCTCTACCAAATTATCTAATGGTTGCAATTTATTTTTAGGCGCCATATAAAAAGTTTCGTTTATTTTTCTAACTCTATCAAATCTAGTTTCTTGCGTCCAATAGTCTGGTTTATTATAACTTGGCAAACAAAGCATTGCTTTTGTTTCTCTTGAAATCATAACATATGCTAATGGCTTATTTATTTTAGCATCATACCCAGCTACTGTATCTACAAAAATTGTGCTGTATGGAAAATCTTTTGCTGACGTAAAAGACTCTCTACGAGACTTTATTTCAATATAGTGACCATTAACTAAAAGATCTTTAGAATCTATGTAGTCACCGGCCTTTTCAAAGGAGCCGCGAAAGGTTAGTTTTGGCATTTGAACTTCCAATCCATTTTCGTGAAAATAGATTCCGGCTATTTTTTGCCACTCGTAACCTTCGCGAAGCTCCTTAAAAAAGAGAGTGTCGTTATCTTTCCAACTCATTTTTGAGAATCAGGCCTCTATCTCGATGTCTATTGATCCATCATCTACTTTTTGCCATTTATGTTGCTTGACGTGTTTTGATTTTGGAACTGATCGGCTTTTCATTCCCTCAATAACGTCACGAAATGACATCCATGGGTAAGCGTCTTTGCCTAGCGATTTAAAGCGCTCAATTTCATTGGCGTTAGCAGATCCACTTCTAACTGAAGCAAATAATGCTCTTCGGAATTTTCTGCTCATCCCAAAAGGACTTCTTCCATCAATTACTGATTTAGATTCCTTTACAGATGAGCTGGGGAGACTCAATGTTTCTGGGTCCATTAGCTGTTCATGTATTACGGTTTCTTGTGTCTTACTCATTATTTTGTCCCTTTGTGTCTATAAATCAGATTCTGAATTGAATGCACTTGATGCCATGGAAATGACATTTCTACCATCTCCTCTATTTTAGCTCCGGCAATCATCGTTGAATGTCCAGACATTATGTTTTGGAGTTTGGCATTTTTATTTGTAAATAGGCCTACCGCCTTAACCGTGCTTGGTCCCTCATCTATTTTTGTAGCTAGAAAATATGGGCTTATAGTTCCCTCGGCAAGAGAGATAAGATATGTTGGCCCAGATCTTATTTGGATATTTACCGGAACATTACCGGTAATTTGTATTTGCATATCGTTTGACATCAGACCGCCTCGCTCTTACTCTTATCAGCTTTTTTGGGCTTCTCGACAACTTTTGCCGTATCGCTTATAGACACTGGATTTTTGCTAAAATACTTTCTATCACGAATTTCTTCAATTTTCTGAAGAAGCTCGGTAGCTAGTCCTGGAACCTCAAGCAATGCATCAGTGAATTTGCCGGCGCCTACCCACTTATAGTCCTTATACGTATAAGACATTGTGGTTGGGCGTAGAACTATATCATACTGGATTGCTAGATTGCCAATCTCTTCATACGCATTATGAATTCCTTTGGTGAAATCTATTTTGAATTCAGTTTTCTTTGGCCAAATACCAAACTTATTCTTTTCGATTGTTGCTCTGATAACGTGACCAATTTTTTCTTCTTTTTCATTAAGAATCTGGGCGTCTTTGCGAGCGACCATTTCAAAATAAATGTTTGCAGAAAGGAAGTGGTGGTATGAATTACCTCCGGCACTGGCGTGATCTGGCCCATAAGCATTCATCGTGCTACGAACGTGATTGATCATTACCATGGCTACGTTGGCCTTCTTTACTTCTAGGCTCAACTTTTTAAGAGCAGTTGAAAGGAAGCGTGGTAGAGGGCTAATATTTACCTTACCAACTTCGCTTATTTGTTCTTGTGGAACCTGAAGTGCTCCGACGCTATCTAGAATAATAAGATTGACATTTAGATTTCCATCAGCAACTTCGTCTAGAAGACCTCTTTTGGATTTTCCCGCAAAGAAGTGTTTGTTATCTTCTTTTGGAACGCCAGTTAGCATTTCAAATAGTCTTTTTGCAGAAACTGCCAAATCATCCTGAATAAGCATTATCTTTTCTGGATCTGCTCCAAGATCCTGTGCCCATGTTGCACTGAATGTTCCTTCGGCGTCAATATATATTTGGTGTGCTTGTGGGTCCTGTTTTTGAGCTTCTTTAATTAGAAGAATACTCATTGCTGTTTTGCCAGAACCTGGGGCACCATATAACTGCGTAATTCTGCCTCTAACTATTCCGCCAGAACAAAGCGCATCATCTAGACTTGGAGATCCTGTTGGAATTGCTTGTGGTTTTTCGCCAATACCATCACTGGCAGATCTAACCTCCATACTGTCTTCGGTATCTGAAAATGCTTTGAAAAAATCTTTAAACTTATCGCTCATTGTTTTCCTTATTGTTGTTTTAAATTACCATCCGACTTTAGGAGGGTTATCTCGTTCTGTTGGTATACTTTTACTTGTTCCCGTTATTACTGACTGTTTCTGGCCCTGAGCCAGTTCTTTGAAATAATAATGCATCTTAATTAAGACATCATATTTCTTTTCTAATGCTGATTTGGCACCTTTTGTTTTGGCGAGAAGTAGGCCCAGCTGCTCTACTTCAGGATGACTTTCGCCAGCTTGTTTACGCATTTCTGCCGTAACTCGGACTTTATCATCCTCACATTTGTATTCGAGAGCAGCGCGGTTTTTAACCGTATTAACTCTGCTCTCAATAAATCCTGAAGTTTTAATTAACTTCGCAATCATATCTATTAAAATTTCTGCTGCGTATAAAGCTCTGTGTTGTAAAAATTCGGCATGAGCAATATCAAACGCCTCATTGTCTCTTAAGCTTTTTAAGACCTTTTGAACTTCAGTTAGATCGAATTCTTCGAATGGTTCAATATTCTGGCTGCCCATTAGCTGGCCAAGTGTTATCTGTGACATATTACAATTCCTCTTACTGTATTATACTGAATGCGACAATTTTCTCGACAAGTGAAAACTACTTGCTCTTTTGTAGTTCGGCTAGTTTTTTATCGAATTTTATCGTTAATTCGCTTAATTTTTGCTCAAATTTTTCCGTTAGAGCGTTTAGCCTTTCCTCTTCTCTAGCCTCCATGAGCCTACGGCCTTGCTGCTCATATATGGCGCACACAAATAGAAATACTTCCATTGAGGTTTGGCGCGCAGGTGATTTGATAAAAGTTATATTTCCATTTTTATCAGTTTCAAATAAATCTATAAATAGATCGTCTCCCTTAAAGTTTGGGCGATCATATGATCTGCAAATGCTATCATATGCAGTAGATTCTTCTGGCGTCAATGATAACTTTTTGTTATGAACTATTCTGATTGATGCAGCCACTTATTCTCCTCTAGAAAACTTGCCTAAACCAGTTGGCTGTTGCCTTTGAAGTTTTTTAAGCTTTTCAATTTCATAATATTCTTTAACTGGGTCATCGCTTACTGGGCCACTGCTGCCCATGGCTTGCATCATGGCCATCTGATCTGTTTTAGATAGTGGTGCTCCGGCTGATTCACCGCTCATGTCTATAGGCCCATAATCAGGATCTATGCCAACAAATTCTGATGGATCTGCTGCTCCGCCCTGTATCTTTTCAACTATTGACTTCATTCCTGGCTGCTTAATTCCAGCTCTTTGTTGAAAACTAATTGCTGATTTTGCAAGCTCTGTTTGACGACGCATAGTTTCTTCATCAACTCCATTTTCATCAAAAATTCCGCCAGATGACAAATTTTGGCTAGGCTCTTTTAATTTGCCGCCTTTTCTCAAAGAATAGTTTGATCCTAGCCACTCTTCAACTTGTTCCATAAAAGGCTCGGCCGCCTTCATGAGAGTTTGAAGCTCAACCAAAATATTCTGAAGAGCTTCCTCCATTATATTTTCGCCGCAGAATGGACATACGTTCGTCTTTATGGCGTGAGCGAATTTTGATGGGATAACTTCTTCACACGTTTTACACTTCATGTCATATTCCTTTTCATACTATATATCATAATCATCGCCAGTTTCATCTTCTTCTTGGTCTAAATCAATGTGTCCGCCATTGAAAAGATCGTCCTCTAAATCACTAATGATATCATCAACATTATCACTCTTTTTTATATCTATTTTTTCTTTTTTAGACAATCTTTTTACCACTATTTTCTTAGCCTTAAGATCTTCTGGAACCGCTGGAGATGGGCTGGCATTTAAAAGATCTCTTACAATAACGCCAATTTCATCTTCGTATAAATTAACTGATCCATTGAAATGGATTGACATAGTTGGCTCTAATTTATGTTTAGAACCAAAAGCATCTTTAATTCTTCTTCTTGCTTCTTTGAGGCTATCAGGGAAAATAGTTATATTTATCTGATCTCCGAACTCATCTTCTATTACGCATTTGGCCATATCTTGACCAACATATCTTGATGTTTCTTTTTTAATTTTGAATTCAAAAATGCTTTTGATTTCACCTTTGACGTGTGGCAATATTGATTTATCTTTTTCTTTTTTAATTGCTCTGATCGGGATAGATTTACCATTATAAAATCTTCCATTATCGTAGGCTACTTTTTTGCCACATATGAATGACTCCCCAAGATACTTTAGCTCTAAAGCATATAGTTCTGGCCGTGACCATTCATCAAACGCCGGCCAAGCATATTCAAACTGTTCAATTTTTGAATTATGAGTTTTTAGCCAAGCCTTAAGTTTTTCCCTATAATCAGACGCATATAGATAAATCATTTTACGCGGAATTTTAAATGAATCCAATGCTCCAATTGCCGCTAGTGCCTTAATAGATGCGGCGCCAACTTTTTTAGTCTCAACTCGCAACATAAAATCATCAAATGATTTGAATGGGCGCTTCGATAGTATGTCATGCATGGCGTCGTCACCTAGAAACTTTGCAGCCTCTAGTCCGGTCACTAAAGTGGTGTCATCTTGAATCTTGTAAGATATCTCTGACGCATTTACATCAGGAGGCATAAGTTTCTTACCCAATTTACGTAATTCATTCTTTATTTTTAAAGCATTTTCTTCTGCTGTTGGAGCATTAGATTGAAGCTCAAATTTAAGATTCGCCAGCAAGAACTCTAGTGGAAAATGGGCCTTAAGATAAGCAGTTATATATGATATGAAACTGTAAGTCACGGCGTGTGACTTATTGAAGCTATACTTTCCGTATGGCTCTACAATCTCTTCCCAAATACGAATGGCGATCTTTTCGTCAATCTTATTTTCTATTGCTCCCTCAATAAACTCTTCTCGCCATTTTTTGGCTTTCTCTGGATTCTTACCTTTTTCTTTAGTTAATTTTCGAAGCTTATCCGCTTCCGCCAAGTCCCAACCAGAAACGTCCTCTGAAAGAATCAGTAGGCTTTCATCATAGATAGAAAATCCATAAGTATCTTTCATGGCCCTCTCAAGAGATGGGTGCATTACTTTAGCTTTCGCTTTTCCATTCTTAACGTTGATCAGATCTTCTCTAATATCCTTGGATGCTGGTCTAGCGATGGTCGTAATGATTGCTAGATCTTCAATAGATTTTGGTTTAATGCGACGACAAAGCTCAACTGTTCCGGCAGAAGTTCCGAACTGGAAGACGCATAAAGTATCGCCCTTGCTAATTAGATCGTATGTTTTTTCATCGTAAGCTTCAAAATCTATTACCGGAACTTCTTTTCCTTGCTCTCTTATGAAATCATAAGTTAGATCGATAACATCTAGCGTTTCTAATCCAAGAATATCCATTTTTACAAGACCGACTTCTTCGGACTTATCTTTATCCAACTCAACTACGGCCGCACCGTTTTTATCTGTTCTAACTGGAACAATATCAGAAAGTGCTCTTGTTCCTATAATAAGTCCTGCTGCGTGCTGAGAAACTGCACGTGGCTTATTGCATATTTTTTTGTGTTTTATGAAATCTGGGTTTCTTTTGGCGCTTTCAGCAAAAAGAGCACATTTTTTAATAGCTTCCTCTATGGAAGTGATTTCTTTTGGTATGTAGTCGGCTACCGTATTACCTAGCAATACGGCGGAGTCTCTTGAGCCTCCCATCTGTAATGATCTTGCTAAATCCTTGATAAAGACCTTGGGAGTGACTTTGTTTATATTGCTTATCTGCGCAACATTATCTTTACCATATTTAGCAGTTATGTATTTAATGACCTTTTCTCGGCCAGCCTGGGAAAAGTCGCAGTCTATATCACTATAGCCGGTCTTTAGTTTATTATAGAAACGCTCAAAAACTAGTCCATATTTAATTGGATCTGCGGCGTGAATCTTTAAAAAGAACGCAACAAGACTTCCGGCAACCGATCCTCGCCCAGGACCGCAAGAAACACCGTTTTGTTTTGCCCAATTAACATAGTCTGCAACTATAAGCATATAGCTGGAAATGCCTGTAAAATAGAAGGTGTCTAGCTCTCGCTCTAATCTAGCCCTATACTCAATTTCTTTACCTTTTGGCACCATAATAGAGAATGCCTTTTCACAAACAAATCTCAAATAATTTCTGTCTTCATCTTGCTCTAAAACCTTATTTTCTTGTAACTGCTTGGTTGTCCAAGCAACAAAATCTTTGTAATCTGGCTGATGACTAACCGGAAATGTCGGAAGCTCTTTGCCGGTTGGATTAGAGAACTTTGGATCTACCCAAGCAGAGGGTTCGCACATATCTGAAATGATTTTAGTATTTTTGCAAATTGTTTCTGCAAAATCTTCGCCATAATTTCTGCTGAAAAATGTTTTAATCTCATCTTCAGATTTCAAATAAAGTTCAGTTGTATTAAACTTCATTCTGGCATTAGAATAAACTGGCTGACCGGATCCGATTGCCAATTCAACATCGTGCGTTTCAGAATCTTCTCTTGAAAGATAATGAGTATTACATGTCGGAACAATTTTTATTCCAAGTTTTTTTGCTAATCTAATAATGTGAGTATTGGTAAATACCTGATTTATGGCACCACGATAATGTGTGGCAGAACTAATTGCGTTATGGGCCTGTATTTCGGCTCCAAGATTTTGGCCAAAAATATCAATTAGTTTTTGTAAGGTTTCTTCTGCCTCATCGAATCTTTTACTGTTGATTAGCTGGCCAACTATACCATTACCACAAGCAGTAAGGCAAACCAATCCTTCGGAGTATTTTTTCAATAAGCTCCAGTCTATTACTGGCACAACCTTTTTCATTATAATGGAGTGCCTATCGAACCCTGCTCTATGTAGTCGGAGTAGATTTTTATATCCCTCAGCGTTTTTTGCAAGCAAAACTACTTGACGTAATTTTTCTTCCTTATCAGCAAGATCATTTGTAAAATATAATTCGCATCCAGGAATGAACTTCACTCCAGTATCTTTGGATGCTTTATAGCAATCCCATACTCCCGATAAATTTCCATAGTCAGAAATGGCTATCGCTTCCTGCCCCAATTCTTTTGCTTTGGCGAAAAGTTCTTTTGGTGACGGAAGCGCTTGAAGAATACTATACTGGCTGTGATTATGCAGCGAAATGAAACTTGACATATACTTACCTTATATCTTGCTGGCGTTGGTGGTTTATCGATTTGATTTTGACGAAATCAAACTTCTAACTACCTTGGTAGATAAGTCGTTCTTTTCATCATAAATAATCTTCATCGTTTTAAATTTTTCTTTCCAGAAATCTTTATCTTCAGGAATTCTGGTTAAAAGATATTTGAGCTCAGCCGGCCCCAATTTCTTTTTCTTATAGAGAGCATGGGCAACGGTTTTTACCGCTTCCCAATGATTGATTAGAAATTTTTCAACTTCTTCACGAATTTCTTGCTTAAGGGCAAAAGTATTTTTTCCTCCCTCAGCTAATTTATATTTCCTAATTAATTTAGAAGCTCTGGAAGTATCTTCTGATGATCCATTCTTAAGATGCATTGGAAATTTGCCAGAACCGCAAATGTCCTTGTAATACATTTTTTCTCCTACAAGTCCGGCATAAAATGTTTTAATTTCAGACATTAATAGGATATTTTTCAATTTTTCATCATGCGCCTGATCCACATTATGAATATCATAATGAGTATAGCCTTCTTGACTGTCAATAATATTGACCATATCAACCATTATAAGATGGCCTAAAGCTACTATTGTATGAGAGGCTTCGTGATAAGATGTTGCTATTAAGCCATAATCATTGGCTTGTTGTTTGGCTACTGATAGTTTATTAGCTTTCCGCTTGACTTTAGGGGACCTTGGCTTAAAAATCATCCTACATCTCCTGTATTATAGCCTCCAACTTACCTAACTCTTCTAAACAATTAGGGTTTTTGCATTTTATCTGCAATCGGTTATTACCTATAGCCCCGATGGCAACTAAACTCGTACCCTCTAAATAGAATAAGCCACTATTAGTATAAGATTTTTTTTCTCTATATCCTAAAGAAATAAAATGTGGTAAGTCCGCGAAACTTAAAGAGAAGTTAAGCTCAAGGAATATTTCCTTTTTATAGCACTTGCAAGCCGCTTCAGATACTATTCTCTTAACTTCTCTTTTTGCCATATCACACTTCTTCTTTACCGATTTCGAGTCCTCTTTCTTCTAGGACCCAAAGGCAATACTTGATTTTTGCTGCCTCTTGTTTTTTAGTATCTTTATATGGCTGAGTCATTTCTTTAAGTTCAGTTTTAGCATCAAGAATTTTTTCGTTGCTTGATAGATCGTCTTCAACTTTATAGATGTTTCCCTCAGCTTCTAGAATGCGCTCATTAATTTCTTCTGCCGACATTGCGTTGATGTTGTCGGCAAATTCTGCTGGCAATTTAGTAGATAGATTTTTTGGAAATACTTTCATGACTTACCTTATTCAATAATGTTACAATTTTTGAGAATGAAGTTTAATGTGAATTCGTCTTTAATTCTGCTTAAAAACATTGACATCTGACCTTTTTGATAAATGTCCTGCATTACTCGATCTGGATCTTGAGTGTATTGGGAAATGTTTTTCTTACCCATAGCCAACATCTCCTCGTCAGTTAGCTGGGCCTCTGGCTCTTCATCTTGAATTTTTCCAAGTATAAGAGATAGCTTAATTCCATCCTCCGCATCTTTAATTCGTTTTGCCTTATCCTCTTCTGTCAATGAATCCCATGCCTGCTTTTGCATTTCGGCTTGAACCTTGGCTTCAGGAAGTGAAATCCATTCTGGAATTTTGAACTCATGATTACTTATTAGTCTACGACCAATTTGATCTTGATAATGTCCATTCTCCATTCCCTGGATTTTGGCCCCAGCTACGCCCTTAACCTGCGTCTGTAGGGCCTCAAAGTTCTCAAGCCCAATTCTTTGAGCTAACTCATCGTCTAGTGCTGCCGGAGTCTTTTTAGAGCCTCCAACTAATTTGACTTTGAATTTCAATTCTTTTCCAAGAAATTCCGGATCAAAGTCCTTATCAGGGGCGGTAAGAGTAAATTCCCTTTCGTCCCCAGGCTTCATACCAAGAATATTATCATCAAATCCTGGAACGTTAATTCGTCCAACTTCCAATACGGTTCCTTCTGATGATAGGCGCTCGATTGGTTCATCGCCCATAAACGTGCTGTATTGAACAACGATACTGTCAGTTAATTGAACAAAATCATCTTCGCCATAAGGAACTGATGTAGAATGCTCCATTCTCAATTCCTGAAGAATCTGCTGTGATAATTCCTCTATTCCGGTTCCGGAACTATGTTTTGGAAGGTCAAATCCCTTATATTCCTTAAGCTCAAACTCTGGTAGTGTATGAACTGAAAATTCACAATCAAAATTATTTCCCTCTATGACTGAGGAGATAACCTGTGGTCCGCCAAAAGGCTTGATGTTCTTTTCTGTAACGGCATCAGCAAATGCTTTATTTAGCATTTCTTGCTTTAGATGCCCTTCTAGCTCGCGTGGAAAAGAGAGGCGAATAGCTTCTGGAGTAGCCTTGCCTTTTCGGTATCCTTTTACCTCATAAGTCTTGGCCATTTCTTTGGCTACAAAATTCTTTCTTTCCTTTACAACTTCGGTTGAGGCCTGATACTTTATTGCCTGCTTGCAATACTCTATTTCAGAAACTTCAATTTCCATTTCACGCTCACGTGCACGTGTGGATGAGGCCGATGACGCTGATGGCATCGTAATTATGTGTTTGCCGCTTGGTAGTTTTTCTGTGTTAATTATTAAATTGCTCATGTCCAACTTGTTTCTCCACTTTTAATCGGTTTAGGTAATACGGCCTTTTTGCCTTCAGAACAATGATCTAGGAACCCGCACCAGTTACATAAATAAGATGCGCTGGGTTGAAATTCTTTTTCATTCTGCATGTCTTGTGCAAAATTTATGAAAGTTTGCTTCATCTCCATTATTTCTTGCCTATTAAACTCTTTGGTTATACAGCAAAATCCATGACGAAGAAACATATATGAACACCTTATAGTTTGTAGGGACGGATCTTCTGTCATCATTACGTAACTATAAACTTGCATCTGGAAGAAATCATCTTCATAATACTTCATATTCTTTGAAGTTTTATAGTCTAGAACATGCAGCATACCGTCAGGGTCTTTTTGGCACCTATCTATCATGCCTATGAGTGTTACTACACCATCTATATCAAGTTTAAAATTCTTCTCGACACCAATAATTTCTGCTGGGGTTTCTTGGGCTGCAAGAATTTGCAGATACTCGTCGATAGTTCTATAGGCCTCCTTCATATCGTCTTCCGATAGTTTGGCGCCATACTTTTTCTGAGCTTCTTTGAAGCACTTTCCCATAGTTTGACTTTGATTAATGCTTGCATCTGCCATTAAAGCAAGGTGAAAATCCTCTAGCACCATGTGGAGCATTTTACCATAGTCAAAAAACAAAAAGTCTTTTGGCTTTAGTTTAAGGAGATAATTGTATTCGAATTTTTTTTTACAACTCTCAAAGGTTTTGGCCTTTGAAACGCTTATTTTGTATAATGACATTTTTCTTACTTACTATATATCAGGCACTTATTCTACGACGTTATGTCGCCGCTTTTGGCATCCATCTAAATTATTTTGCTTTGCAGAGAGTGGCCGTAAATTTGATAGGCTCCAGCATTTTTTAAATTGCTCACATTCTGTATTTTCATAATGAAAAATAGAATGAGGGACAATATGATCTAGTTGCCACGTCCAGGTTAAAGGATTATTATCATCCCAAGTTTTTGAGCTATATCTTCCTTGGTTTCCCCAATTCATCCAGGGTTCAAACAATAACTCTATGTGTGTTTTTAATTCTTCTAATGAATATGGTAAATTTGCAATAAAAGAATTGCCCTTCTTCGTCGAGCCTCTTTGTTTAAAATAAGCTCTAACTTGCCTAGATATGTTGCTTCTGAAACGGAAAACTGAATCAGTTTCTCTTTTCATTCGACGATATTTCTTTTTAGCTTTTCTATTTATCTCAGGATTTTCTTTACTATATTGCTTGCTCTTTGCTAATAGAGCGGATTTATTGTTCTTATAATAGATTCTAGCAATTAAAGCAGCACAAGCCATGCACTCTCCTCGGCCTTGCCTAAAGAGATCTAATGATTTTTCTAATCCGCAAGGACCCTTACATCTTTTCAATTGATCCAAAAACTAAAATTACATTAACGTACGTCTCATCCACAGGTGCCAAGGATAAACATGGACGCTTCCGGGTTCGCGTCCGAAAACTAAATTACTAAAACTATTTAGACTTGGTTCAGTTGGCGTGTATTGCCATTCGCTTATGATCCACCTATTAACGGCGCTATCTCTATAATAAGTCTTCATAGTTCCAGTATTTGGATTGTAATGTGACTTTATAAATGATCCGGTTATTGTTGGAGAATTTAAGTTGTGTGTCGAAAGTAATATTCCATCTTTTATCAATTCAGGATTTTCTAAAGAAAAATGAGGCCTATTGATTATGGTTGGAGTTAGCAGATCAGTATTAGACGCATCGTGATAAATAACTAATGCTTTTGGATTAAATAATTTATCATTATTGCTTGAAAATTCCTGAACAAATTCTATTGGTCCATTTTTCCCAATAACACTTACGTTCTTATCTTTTATCTGTGGTGGTGCGCCAAACACATCAATTGGGTCATTACTGAATGATGCCGGATTTCCGCTTTCATCGTATCCATTTGGAACTGAAGGTAATGATTGGTCATATATTGTATTGGCGGAGCTACCTACGCCAGTATATTGAGTATTTGATCCTGGATTGGTCGTTCCAAAAGGAAACAAACTATTTCCATTAGCGGAGTTACCTATGCTAGCTTGTGTTGCTTGTGGAAACTTGGCGCCACCACTAAAATTTACTACGGAAGAAAGGTCTCCGGTAAAGGTTTGCGAAACTACTGATGATGTATTCGTTCCATCAGTTGCCAATACATTTAATGTAACCTGCGAAAGGGATGATGGCAGCCTTATTGGTGATACATAAACTGATGAATTTGTGTTAGGTAATGTTCCATCTATCGTGAAAAATACGACCGCAGGAATGTTTGTTGAAACAGTTATTGTGTCTGGGATGCCACGAAGAGTCTCGTGGGCTGATTGTGTTAGCGTTAGTGAAATTACTGACACTTACTCCACCAAATTCAGAAATTTATTACTTCTTTTGATTAATTTTTGTTTAACCATCATTCTATAGGCTTTGTGTGCCGCCCTACGGAATGCATATGATATTAATTTATAGCTTTCTTTGTTTTCACGCCTATATATTTGCATGAATTGATTTGAATAATTTAAAAGCTCTACTTCTGGGCTAGGGCCTTTATTAATCGTATTTTCAGAAATACGAGCTTGAGCATATCTAAAAAGTATTAGATAAAATTCTTCCGGGCCAGCGGTTTCGAATTTTTCAATGAAATGTTGTTTTGAAGTATTTTGCATCTGCTTCTTAAACTATACTAATTTATGAACTATTATTTCGGCTTGACGAGCTAAATCATTGAGTGATCCATTATTTTCTATAACATGATCAAAAAATGTGTCAGGTATTTCTAACTGTGCCGTTTCCGATATGTCATCTATTTGAGGAACTCCAGGCCTTTTTAATCGAACCATACAAAATCCATGGCTCTTTAAGTAATTGATTTCATTAGGAAATCTGACATCTGAAACGACATAAACCTTTAATGATTTATTTTTATCCGCATCTTGAACCAATGCATTTAGCCAAATATCTGTATTGTATTTTCGGCCAAGAGTGCCTATATCCATAAGCATTTTTCTATAGGTTAGAGGTTGCTCATTTAAGTCCCTAAAATCTCCGGGAACTAATTTTGACCTTAACTCGCTTTCTCCCCATAGGCATTGAGGGTCTGCATTCGGAATCATTTGCATTACTATATTTTTGATTGGATCCGCGACCGCAACTATTTTGTGGTCATTAACGAATTCGCTAGATACGCTTATTGGGATTATATTTTCCACGATCATTTGCGCTAAAGTATTTTTTCCCGTTCGCGCTTGTCCTGAAATTGCTATTTTTATCATTTTACCATCCGTTAGAGACTTTGGCTGTTGAGTTTAGGTTGTTGTCCTGTTCCACTACTATAGCATGACTAAACTTCATTTTCAGTTCATTATTGTGAGTGATTATTAGTATTTTGTAATCCTTCTGTAACTCCTTGATTGCTTGCTCAAAAGTTTCTAGCGCAGCTTCGTCTAGTGACTGGTCAGCCTCGTCAATCAGTATCATCTTCAAATCAATTCCCAGCCTTTTGCTAATGACCGCAGCCAAGCCTAATCGTAGAGCTAGGGACACTAATAGTTTTTGCGCCCCTGAAAGCTGTGAGAACTCAAGCTCGGTGTTATTTAAGAAATACGTAATCTCTAAAGTATCAGACATTTCGCCGTCACTTCGCTCATTTTCAGTTAAAAACTGAAGCCTTAATCCTGGTCGAAGTCTATCTAGCATATTATTAGACTCTATTTGATAGTCATCTAAAATGGTGTGAGTTATTAGTGCGGGAATTCCGCTGGGACCAAAAGCAGTTAATACTTTTTGATGTAAAGCAAATTGATATTCTAATTGCAACAGATCTTTTTGTAGATTTGCAATCTTTTCTTTATCAGAATTTTTCTGTTGTATTTTATGATTTAATACCGCTTCCTCATTTGATAGGGAAGACAGGTTATCAAAATAATGTTTTCTCTCTTGAGATGCGCTTAATGATTGCGCCTTAAGATTTCCAAGATCCTTATTTAGGATATTCTCACGATCTTTTAAAGAGCTTCCGGCATATTTTGCAATAAGGTCTAGCTTAATCCCCTCTTTTGTTTTTAGCTCTTTTTCTTTAGAAGATTTTAGTCCTTTGAACTCATCAGCCATAGTTGCCGATGACATAGTGTTCTTCTTTTCTTTTTCAAGTTCAAAATCCTTATCTTTTAGAAGAGAGGCGGATACTCTAGCTGAATCTTGCTCTTTCTCAAGAAATGCTAACTGCTCCCTTAATATTGAGACGGAGGATTTTAGCTTAACAACTCGCGCGCTGATTTCCTGTTTTTCAGTATCTATAGATGCTTGGCATAAGGCCCTCGCCTTTGGATCTACCGTCTGACGACAATGCTTACATACGGCATCTTCAGTCAATGGAACACTTAAGTCCTTATATTTTGACGTAAGCTGCTTGAAATCAGATTCCTGCTCCAACATTTTGGAGCGAACGTCATTTATATCATTTTTTATTTTCTCATCGCTACGAATCTTAATTGATTTTATGCTTTTGATTTCACCAACAAGAGCCTTAACGCGATCAAAACTAATCTTCTCATTTCGTTCAAGTTCAGATATTCTTGTAGAATATTTAGAAATTTCAGAATTAAGAGTAAATATCTCCCTATCTACTTCAAGTAGATTCTTATTGGAATCTTTTATTTGATCCGCAAGATCATTTAGCTCTTTTTGTTTTGTAATTATTTCTGCAGTCAATTCTGACATCTTACATTCAGATGCCAATAATGCTTTTGAAAACTCCTCTTGAGATGGTTTTATTAACTCAAGTTTGCTAGCCAATTCAATAATATCTTTTTCAGGCTTACCTAGAGTAGCTATAATTGTTTGAGTTTTTTCAACTTCTTTGGTAAGCTCGGCCACTTTTTTCTTAATAGAGCTTTCATATTTAGAATAAATACCTAGCTGTAGAGCTTCCTTTAGAGCAGTTTTTCTTTCGCGTGGGGTCATGGCAGCTATGCCTGACATATCTCCCTGCGCAAATAGAACTGAATTTGAAAACGTTCTATAGTTAATTTTGATTAGTTTAACTATTTCTTTGTCAGTTTCGGTTGGCGTTCTCTGTGTAAGGTCTTCCCATTCACCATTTATTTTTTTAAATAGACGAACTTCGGCTCCGGGCTTTCTGCCTCTAAATCTTATGATCTTATAAATCTGGTTATCAAGAGATGATTGAAATTCAAATGCTACCTTGCAAGAATCGGCGTCATGCTTAATAACTTTCTCAAGCGAGCTAGTATCTACCTCATTAAATAGAACGTATTTAATTGCAGCAAATATTGTGGATTTTCCAGCTCCATTGGAAAACTTATCGTTTCCATTAATTTTACCAACTATTACTGCCGCTTGGAAATCATCAAAATTAATTATGCTTTTGCTATGACAATAAAAATTCTCTATATCTAATTTAAGAGGTAGCATTTGATTCCTTTGCTTCTGCCACAATAGAGTTTGCTAGTGAAATAAAATCATCTCTATAAGATTCTTCTACGTTTTCGCCGGCATACATTTTAATAGCCGTCATCTCATTAACTGTGTTATCCATATTTTCCATACCAGCGGCTTTCTTTACTTGAACGACTTTTCTTTCTTGGTCAATTCTTGGAATATGGAATGCTCCCATTTGCATTATGGCCTCTTCAACTTTTGACTTATTTATGCTTATAAGGTCCGGACTCTCATAGCTAATATGCATTCGGACAATTGCATTTAATAGGTTTTGTTCGCCGTTCTTTAATTGATCAATAACAAAAGCAGTCGTATCTGTAATACTTGCTGGAACTGACACCGAAATCTGTTTTAGAGGCCGAGTAGGGAGGTCTAGATAGCTAACAATATCTTTTTTTGAGGTGTCTATAATGGCTATAATTTTCGAATGAGTATTTTCCGAGAAATTGGATAAATCCATACTTCCAATGTGAGAAATAAATGGATCTTTGGACATTATTTGTGGTTTATGAATGTGTCCCATAAAAGTAAAGTCATAGTCCTTGAATGTTGCTAGTGGTATAAAAAGCTCATTATGCATATCATCAACTTCGTCTCCGACCGGCAGCGATCCGACAAGCGCAAAATGTCCAACCATAATATTTATGTTTCTATCATCCATACCAAGACGCTCATATCTAATTTTATCTTGAACAATCTTTACCGCCTCTGAATTGAGATTGGTATTGAATGACCTTCTATCTCTAAATGGCAGTATCGTAAATGATACTCCCGGAAGGTCCAGCGTGGATATATCATTATATATGAATACGTTTTCAATATCTGCCGCCGAAATTATATCAAAAGCTGACATATTATGTTGTCCGCTTCTAATAATATCGTGATTGCCTTTACATATACAAATAGAAATATCATTATCAGTACATTTTTTAAGCCACTCAATAAATAAGGCAACTAACGTTGGGCTAGGCCGAGGATCCTCAAACACGTCCCCTGTAGTGATTATGTGCGAGGCTTGATGAATTATGGCCTGTTCTAATACCCAATCTAATAAAGCAAACTGGTCTCTAATTCTACTATTAAGAGTTGATCCAACTCCTCCCTTTCCAAGGGAAACGCCCTTGCCACAATGAATATCTCCAAGAATTATAGCTACTGACATACATTCCTATAAGTTTTATTTGTTAAAAGTTTCCAGATTGTTGTCCTATCAACTTTGTATTTAATTGCTAACTGTGATGTGGTTACATTTTTATTTTTGAATTCTTCCCTAATACAAATAACTTGATCGTCTGTAAATTTAGATTGAGCCGACCGAATATTAAACATTCCGTTCTTGGCTCCAAGATTAATGGAGCGATTCCTGTTTGCATTACCAATTTTTGTACGGGCCTCTTCAGAAACTAAATGCCCTTTTTGCGCTTCTGACATTCGTTTTTTAGTTTCATTTGAAATGAATCTATTCACTGTTCCATTAATAGTTTTATTGTATCCGTATTTGGAATTTAGAGCGTCGTACTGAATTATAAGATCGTTCTCTAAAAAATTCAACAAATCAGCTGTTGGCGCTTGTGCTATTACGTCAAACAAGAAATTTTGAATGCCATATTTATTCATAGAGGCGTATAGATGGTAATTTTTCTTACCATCATTTCTGCTATGGTATTTATGACTATTCCATCTTACCCTGGGGTCATTACTTTGTCCTATATAATTTTTCCCATTAATAATATTGGTTATTTTATACACACAAAAATATCCATCAGGCACTACGGACATTCGTACTTTCCTATTCTTTTTTCTAATTCACTTATTACGTGATTGATTCCGCTAACATCAATTACTCTTTCTCGCTCACGCTTGCCTTTGCCTCTCATTGCGGAGTCAAATGCCCTAGTGATTACATCTGCAAATAATATTGCTTCGGATGTATTGTGCTCTTTAAGAAAATTTCTAATAAGTGCCGAGAACTTTAGAAAAAGGTCCTCTTTCTCTTTAGATCTAAATCCTAAAGCTTCATTATCCTCGTCACTTTCGAAGTTATCTAGTAACTTTTCGGCAGCATCTGTTTTAGATATGCCTTCTAAGGCTGCAACAAAATTAACTGGTCCGCCAGAATTTTTGCAACCAAAACAATGAAAACTGTTGGTGCCATGAAAATACTGAAATGATGGGCTACTGTCATTGTGAAACTTAAATGGGCAGCGTATTTTAGTATTATATTCGTCAATATCTATTCCATAGTGTTTGCATACGTGCGCAAACTTAACGGTATTGGCCTGCTTAATGCTTATATTTTCTACTTGAAAATCTTTCTCTAGATCGCAATCACTCCAACTAACTGGTCCAGTTAGGAAACTTTGTGATCTAACACCATCTCTAGGGCTTCTATTTTTGATTGGTGCCTTAAAATTACTAAAGGATCTGCTTTGACTTTGAAGTATTGACATAATTGTAGATATGAACTATATTTGTTCTGCTCATCTGCTATTAAATCTAGCAAATCTTCTTTTGAGATCATGATTCGCCGTGTTTAATTTGCAACTCAAGAACTTTTTTCTCTAATTGCTCAATGCGAAATTTCTGCTGATTAACAATATCTTTATGCAAAATCATCATTTTCATAATGAGCTGTGCTAAGGCTATGCTTCCCGCTCCCTCTGGCTGCGAATCATCAGCATTAATGTCGGAAGCTAATTGAGATAGCTGCATTAATGTTTCAGACTCTAGGTCTTTAATTAGAGCGTTTTTATTTTCAGGAAGAATAGAGCTTTCCATTATTCCCTTGAATTTTACTCCAAGATCCCATGAGCGCTTTTTGTATTCAGTTAATCTGCCTGCCGCCTCTTCAGCTACCGCTTTGAAGGCAGCGGCAGTCGAGCTAGCTGGAGCGGCTACCGTGGATTTGTCATTATTGATTTTTAGACCTTTGGGGCCTTTTGGCTCATTAGACATAATTATTTCTTCTGTGAAACCACTAGATAATCGCCAACTACTTCAAAATCAAAATCTGGAACCGCAGCTTCTAGGGCAGGAATTACTGAAGAAACTTTATATTTCATCATGCATCTAGTTGGATCCGCATTAATAGTTGTGCAATATTTCTCAACCGTCTGACCGACTAGGCCAAATAAACCAAGCTCTCTTCCCCTAATTGAGTTCCAAATTTTTTCTGACATTGGAAGTTCTGGAGCCTTCACCGGAAGGACTTTCGCCTGCTGCTCTTTAATTGCAGGTTTTGCGGCAGCTTTGGCATGTTTTACGGCAGGTTTGGCTGGCTGAACTGGCTTAATGTCTGCGGTTAGATCCTTGGCTGCCGAAACCTTATCTAGCCCAGATACTGTCTTAAGTGGCTTGGATTTTGGTTTTGCGACTACGGCCTGCTCTACTTGATTAGTTTCTTCGTTTTTCATTTGCATAATTCTCCTAAAGTTAATATAACGACTAGTTACCAGAATTCTTTTTTGTTTCGTCCATAATATTTTGCTGGACAAGCTCGGTCAGCTTACTTACTATTTTTTTTGTTTCAGTGGCGATGTCGATGTTATTAATTAGTCCCTTTGCCACAATAGCGTTTTCTAGGGCAGTTACCTTTATGAGTAATTCTGAAATAAGAATTGTCTGCTCATCACGTATTTCATTTTTGTTTGACATTTATACCTTAAGATAACAACATTTTTTGAATTTTTTATTAGAGCCACACTGACAAGCTTCATTTGGCTTTTGTTTAATTATTTCAACAATATGTTTGTCTGGAAGCAATATTCCATTCAAATGGTCTAGTTCGTGCTGACAACAAACCGCGAACAATCCTGTGGCGATGAAGCTATGTGGATAAACCAAATTATCTACCACATGAATTTCATTAAAACGTTTGGTGTCTTCACGCAAATCTGGAAAGGACAAGCAGCCTTCTCCTTCAAAAAGGAACTCATCAAATGATTTTTCAATACGACAATTTACCAGATTGACGCTATGCCTGTCGCTAATTCTAATAATTGCTATATTTTTAGCAATTCCTATTTGTGGAGCGGCTAAACCAATTCCTGGTCTGCCGGTTATCGCGGAATTTGATAACTCTTTTTCTAGAAGAGCAACTAGCTCACCTACTTCGCTAGCAAGAACCGGCTCGCATTTAACCCTTAAGGCTTCCTCGTTATTGGTAATAATCATTTCGTCTTACGGAGACTATATCATAAGATCCGCGCTTCTCGACAATTATTTTGATTTGCCGCAGCCACAACCTTTTGGCTTAACGTCCGACAATACTACAAATCTCTTTAGACATATAGAGCACATTCTTGATTGGGTAGAGCACATCTCGCAAATACAAGAAAGATTATTGGCTATTAATCCCTGACACCGAACACATATTCTATTATTCGTCTCAATGATTGCTAGTGTAGAACATTTTTCACAAAACATAATTCATTCCTATAATATACGGTTTAATTAAACAAAAGGGGCGTATGAAGTAAATCATACGCCCCTTAACTAACACTTACATTAATTACTAGCTCTTTGTTTTCTTAGCCTTTTTCTTTGCTTTCGTGCTCTTCTTTGAGCTGGAGCTACTGACGGTTTTAGTTGCTTTTTTTGAATTACCTTTTTTCATATACACCTCCTTTTTCGGATTTTTTTTACGGAGAGAATCAGATAAACTCTCCTATTCATATACCGAAGTATAGGAAGTTCTAGTCAATATTCGTAAATAAATTCCAACTTGAGTGCCAATCTTCTTGCTGGGGAGACACTACTAGATAGCCGGCTGGAGTTTCTGGTTGTTTAACCAACCTCATTCCAATTTCATTGGGAAGTCTTGATCCCTTTTTCTCATTACAATCGTGACAAGCCGCAACACAATTTTCAAACGTATTGCTTCCTCCGCGACTTTTTGGAATAATATGATCTATTGTGACCTGGGAGGACGTTAAACTTTTTCTGCAATACTGGCACCCATAGTTATCTCTCTTGAAAACTGCGCTGCGAGAGAAAACCATTTTAATGAAATTACGAACAATTTTATTTTTGAGCTTCAATACGGCAGGAAGCTCAATAAATCCAGAAGAATGGAAGTATTTTACATCAGCCCATAATGATATTACATCAACCTTGTCTTCTTTTAACAAAAGTTTTATTGCTCTTTTGTCTGGTATAAAAGCTAGCGGCTGATAGTCGCCATTAAGCAACAGCGTCTTCATTTACAACTTCCATTAATTTCTGAAGCGAATCTCTAACGTCTTCTCCGTCGCATACTTCATTACCGATTGTGGTCCATCCTACTAGCGATCTCCGAGCAAATATCTCAAGTTTTTTGCAACGTGGGAACATCAAATCTAAAGAGTTTTGTAAATGACCTGGCTTAGCTGAATGTTTCATGTTCTGTCCGAATGAGACGGACCTCTGCGATTTGTTATTTAATAATTTATATATTTTCGTGCTATTGATGCCAATTAAACAAATTTCGTGCGTTTGTCTAAATAGCCTACCCATTCCAAATCCCAAAATTGACTCGTCCAACACGAATTCAAAATCTTTAAATGTTATTGGCTTACCATTTAACTTAACGGCTTTTCTTTGAACTTTTTTAACTAAACCAATTAATTCTTTTCGAATCACATTAGTGATATTTTCTTTTTTCTTTGACTTTGCCCAAATATAGGTTTGACGCTGCTCAAACCCCCAAGCCTCCATTACGTCTAGCCCTTCTTGAAGTAAAGAGCTTGGAACCCAAAGTGCCAGAATACATCCATTAGGATCTGCAACCTCTGATACTTTTAGTTTTTTTATTTCTTCAATATCTAGTGTTGGATAGTTGGCGTCAGCACCTCTTGGTACGCTTGACATTTCAAGCTTATCAGAAAATAACCAAGGCGGATCTGCAACTATTACTTGAAATTTACTCATTACTATCTTATATAACCGGTTTCTCCGTATCTTTGATTTGTTCGAGCACATTTTCGATTGCGAAGATTTTAATTTTTCTTCCGTTGCTTCTTCGCTCTTCCATTAAATTTCTGTATTTCTTATTGATCTTGAATATTTTAGTCAGGTCTGAAATTTTGAAATTACTTCTAAACGAGCCAATCCATCTATCCATACTTTCCGGTAATTTCGGAAGACCATCTATTTCAGATGAAAGTACCGCTATCTCTGCATCTATTCTTTTTTGGTTCTCGTAAAGTTCTTGTAGATATAGATATTTCTTGTAGTCTGGAGATTCCACATCATCAGCAGAGGTTTCGATTGTCTGGGCGTCGATATAACCATCCATTAAATAACCTACTCTCTATTAACTATTAGCGTTGGAAGAATTATCGTGCTATTAGAATTGCCTACCGTAATGTTTTGTTCGCCTTCTATTTTTTTCTGCAGCGCGGTATCCATCTTGGAAACTTTTACCGTATATTTTCCTGGAGGCAGTTGAGCTTGCCATTTACCCATCGGATTAGTTCTTGTTTTTAGAACTGGTGACCCATCGCTAGAAAACAAATTAATTTCTGCCATGAATAAATCTTTATTGCTATTATCCTGCACTCTTTGTGAGACTGGAACTTTCTTTTCTGATTTAACTGGCTCAGCGACTTTTGGCTTGAATTCTTCTGGTGCTGATTTTTTTCTACTAGCCATATAGTCTTTAAACTCTATATCAGCATTTGAAGCTTTCGTGCTGGGCGCATTGGCCGGCCTATTTATTCTTCTTTGTCCCTTAAATTCTCTCTCTACTTCAATTGGAAAACCAGGATCGATCGCAATAGCTTCTGATGGTTGCTCAGGCGTAAAAAACTTGCTCTTAATTGAGGCGCGCAATTCTGTAGGCATTTGTTGTACATCAATAAGTGCCTCTAATATTGCATTTGTTTTATTACAATTGCCAAGTATCATTTTCAATATTGAGTCTTGAAGATTAACTATTCCTTTTAATGAGCGAATTTCTGTTTCAAGAGCTAAAAGAATATCTGAAGCTTTTCTCGGTTCTGTCATCTCAATCCTTTATAAAAACTCCAACTTGGATATCAACTCTCTTAAGGACTATAATATCTTCTTGCGGAACTTTTGATAGTTCAAAATCCAAATCTTCCCCATATAAAATAGATTTTACTTTTTCTTCTATTACATCTAATGATCCGCACATTATAATTTTGCCGGATATCATTAAAATATATTGGCCAACATCTGGAACCATTGATTCCTCCGTCTTATTAGAATCCAAATCAATAAAGTCGCCATTCTCAATTGCTTCTGACATTTCTTTTTCTGAAGAAAAACCAAAATTTAAAAACTCATTATTATCTATGATGTGGCTGTCTTTTTTGCTAGCTGATTGATGGCGCTTCCCTTCTTGATCAAAGGAAGCTCCATCAACCTCAGATATGGTATCTGGTGATAGCGGGGTTTTTCCTGGAGAAAAAGCTATTGGTAGTAAAGACTCTGGCCGAGCATAATTGTTAGGATTTATAGTGGTTGGATTGATTCCAAGCCTCTCATATTCTGGCGTTCTAATTTCTACTGGTCTAGGACGATTCCTATTGGGATTCTTTACTACGTCTGACATTAAACTTCTCCAAGCTCTTTGGTTCTAACGCTTCGCTGGCGCATTTTCTGCTCTTTGCGAACCTGCTTCTTTGCCTTCTCTTTTTCATATTCTCCAGAGATGATTTTTTTCATCTTCATCTCTTCTTTATATGCGTTTTGAATTGCCTCTGATTGCTTACGGCGTTTTTTATCCGAAGGCTTTTCATATCGTGACTTCTCTTTATATTCCGAGAGAATATTTTCTGACTGGACTATCTGCCTAAATGTCTTCATTGCTCTCTCAAAACCATTTCCAAAAACCTGAACTTGTAGTGGTTTGAAATAATTTGAGTCAATTTCCTGAGGGATTGATGACTTTTCTACTGCTGGGGACTTACTTTTTTTCATTTTCTTCTTCTTTCTCTTTCCGAACATAGCTGCGAAAACCTTGTGCCATAGTAACCTATAAATTCATTCATATCCGTGTCAAATATCTTATTAAGATCTCTTATTTCTTGCTCTAACTCACCATCAGTTAGGGTGGCCACATTTTCATTCATTTTTCACCATACTCTTTGTGTTTTTACAAATCGGCCACTGGTTACATCCAAAAAACTCATCGTTGTTTTTGGATTTTCGTTTAATCATTACTCCACCACAAGAACATATATCGTGACCATCCTTAATATATGCTGCGTCTAACTGCTTTTTGAATTCTATATAAAATTCTTTTAGAACATCTAGTGAATTCAGCTTACCTTCCGCTATCTTATCGAGTTTCACCTCCATATTTGAGGTATAGTCGTAGCTAACAAAAGAGAAAAATTGCTCTAAAAGCTCTGTGATATCCCGGCCTATTTTGGTTGGCCTAAAAGTAGAGCCTTGTTTTTCTACATAATTTCGCGCAGTAATGGTTTTGATAATTGACGCATATGTAGCTGGACGACCTATTCCTTTAGCCTCTAGATCTTCTAGGATGGTAAAGTCATTATATCGCGAAGGGGGCTGCGTGAATTTTTGCTCTGACTTAATGCTTTTTGGATTAAGCCTAACCGGATCTCCCTTACTTAATAAAGGAAGGTCTATCGTCCCAACTTCTTTTTTGCCAAAGATCGATAGATATCCAGGATCTTTTAAGGCCTTACCAGATGTTTTGAATACTAGCTTGTTATTTTTGATTCCAACCAAACGAATTTGCATAGTAGAATAAATCGCCGGAGTCATTTGAGACGCCAAGAAATGTTCAAAAATAGTTCTATATACCATCTGATCATCACCAGACAACATTTTAGAGTCTGGAGAATTATCAAGATTGGTTGGCCTTAAGCACTCGTGTCCTGCTTGAGCATTTCCTTTGTCTTCGTATTTGACCGGAGATTTTGGAATAGCAAACCCTTTATTAGTCAAATACTCACGTGCAGGTCCGAGTGCGTCATCTGAAATTCTAACGCTATCAGTTCTTAAATATGTAATGTATCCGCTTTCATATAAGAACTGGGCAGCCTTCATTGTTCTTTCGGCATCCCACCCATGCTCCTTCGCCATAATTTGCTGGAGTCTAATTGTAATTAGAGGGGCAAATGGTCCTTTAGGCTTGTTTTGACTTTGGACCGAAGAAACGACGAAACCTTCTTCAGCTGATATTTGATTAACATACTTGTCAGCTTCTTCCTTATTTTTGATTTTGATGTCGAACTTACCGGCAAATGTTTGTTTATCTTTAGTGCCAAATTCAGCATAAATATTCCAAAATTCTTCTCGCTTAAAGTTTTCAATTGATTTCTCCAGATCTACTATTAGTTTAGTGACTGCGCTTTGAACTCTACCTGAAGATAGAGTTGTTTTATAATGATTGCTGATAAAAGGAGAGCAGCTAAATCCTACGAGACGATCAATTATTCTTCTATTCTCTTGAGAAGAAACTAGATTTTGATCAATTTCTTTTTTATTTTTAATACCATTTTTGATTCCTGCTTTGGTTATCTCGCCAAACAAAGCTCTCTTAATTGGTTTATTGAAACTTTTTAGATATCGATTTAGATCCCAGGCAATCTTTTCACCTTCACGATCAGGGTCGGAACAAATCAAGATCTCATCGCACTTTTGCGCCGAGTCAAGAATGGTTTGCAGAGTGGATACCTTATCTTTCATAAGCATATATGTTGGTTCGAAGTTATTCTTAACATCAACGCCCATTTGATTGGTTGGAAGATCGGCTATATGGCCATAACAAGCCAGCACCTCATAATCTTTACCCAGGTATTGACCTATGCTTTGAGCTTTTTTATTGCTTTCGACCACTATTAATGTTTTACTCATTTTTTGATCCGTTCTTTATTTCTCATCTTATCTAGGCCACTAAATGTAGCTTTTTGCCCAGAAAGCTCATTTGCTGGTCCCCAAAAATATCCACAATTTTGGTGGTTATTACAATCAGTTACCCCGTCATGCAAAATACAGAGGCGGAATATTAAATATGGACGATTATCTTTATTCATTTTATTGTATTCTCTATGTGGAGTATTTTAAATCTCTTAATGATTATTTTCAAATTGAATTGCAAAAGCTTGAATGTGAAGATGAGCTTAAGGTATATATAATAAGCATATTTTCTAAATATAAAACATCTGAAAATGATTTATCTAAACAAAGTTTAACAATTGAGTATGCTTCGGCCAAGTTTAAAAGAGACTTTGCAAAATTTCAAGACATTGGTGATTGGATTTTTTATACCAATACTCTCTATCCGGAGAGTTTAAATAATGCCTCTAGAAATTATTATTATTCGGTTGGGCAGATGAGCTATTACTCTTGCTACACTATGGTAAGAGATTGGAAGCTATACGAACAAATGGCAGATAGATTTATTGATTTAAGCGAAACGTCACGAAAAATCATTCGTAAATTCTAATTTTTGTTTTATAAATTCTGCTTTTGTTTCTTTTGGCTCTAACGCACTCCATTGAGTTAAGGTCTATACATAATAAACTTTGTGGGGCGTTGTCTCCTAACACAAGATAAGTAGGGTATATCGCGGCCTTTTTGCCAGCGTTATGAACGCCTACCATTATCTTACCGTGTTCCATCATCTTCTCGACATCTAAAAAATTACCACCGCGCCAAGCTCTTTGGTAGCGAAGGTTGGCTGTGTTGTCAAACGCAAATGTAGTTTGGTTAGTTTCTTCTAGCGGAAGGCTTGTATTCCAGCCTCCATGAAAGAAGAAAAAATCCTCACACGCGTGTGTGTATGTGAGTGACTGAAGAAACTGAATATGGATATTCGGTATAATATCTTTAAGCCTCATTTGTGGTATAGATGCTGCCGGTTCTTTTAGCCTAGCTACTTTCAAATAGCCAGTTAAAGTTGTGCTTCCACCATTTTGAATCCAATACTGGTAATCCTTTTCTGTTCCAGTTATAGCCTTAAGCATCATATGCTCATGATCGCCAATAAGAAAAATGGCTCGGTCACCATATTCTTCCTTAATGGAAATCAAGGAGTCCAACACTTTGCCGCCATCTTCGTCACCATCAATATATCCGCCAAGCATAATGAGAGTATCTTCTTGCCCCTTAAATTTTCGAAGGGGCAATACTCTATTTAAAATGACTTCCAGACTTGCCAGATTTCCTCTAACCTCTGGAATGACATAGATGCTTTTAAAACTCGGTCGCCACTTTCTCACTATATTCCTAACGCTTTAATTTCTTCTTTTGAAAGTTTAGATTTGGCAGATTTTAATGCGGCTAATTTTGCCAGCTTCTTTTTTTCTAATTTAAGAGCCTTATTCTTTTTTTCATCGGCCTCCCATTTTGGGAATAAGTTCTTGCCATCAATGAGTTCATTTTCAAAATCTTCAAACAACCATCTATATGGCATTCCCTGGGTTAGACTATATTTTTCGCCTTCCAATATGGCATTAAACTTTTCTCGAATATGCCCTTTGTCACTACAATAATAAATGATTGGGCCAAGATCGATATACTCCGGCATATGAATTAATGATAATAGATCGCCAAGCTCATTTTCTTCGGCACCATCGACATACCACCCTTCAAGATTGTAACCAAAAACTTCCCAAATTTTTTTAAGAATAAAGTCAATCCTATCTTCAATCATCCCATTGATTGTAGCTAATTCTTTGAGTAATTCATCTTGTTTATCAAAAATATCTAAATCTAGTGGTTTCATTTTTCTTCCTTAAGTTTGGACTGAACTTTTTCTACAAGAATTTTTTTCAATCTATTAACATAAACGAATCCTCCCATTTGATAATGAGGAGGTATTCTCAAGTGTTTAATTTTTACTTTGGTTCCAGGCTTGACAATCGTTGGATCCATACATACCTTAAGGCAACTGTATTCTCTTACCTTGTCAAGCAGAGACTCTCCAGTTGCTTCATCGGTAATTTCAAGTATCTTGCCAATATAATATGGCTGACAATAGTATCCGCCTCTACCACCAACATATATTTCTTGAGTTAGATTTGGTATCTCAAAACTTTCATTCACTTCTGCGCTAAATATACTTTCTCCACCAAAAATACTTAATCTTTCATCTAGAAGAGATGTTATGTGATGTTCTTGTCCTTTTTGAGTATATGAAAATGGCAGATTTTTTTCTAGGTGAGAAATAAATTCTTGTAGAATTTTTGATTGAATCTTACCGCCACCACTAGCTCTTCCAGAACTACTTAAATAAGGAATTACTTCTTCAGGGTATTTATCCAGAGAAGAGCTAAATGCTTTATACATACACAACTTAATTACATAAGTTGCTGGGAACCCACGGAAGTGTAGAGTTCTTATTTGAGCATCAATACATTCATTGATAACCCTATAGGCCTTATCAACTTCCTCTTGCGCAGAAAGCCTTGCAACTCCGGTAGATACGGAATCTGCAAAATGCTCTAGATTAGAAGATACTGCCGTCCTATTGATTTTTACAGCAGGATGATGCATCTTGTTTAGGGATGTCTGCTCTCCTTCAAATGCGCAGTTTTTGTATGGGCACTTTGTATGACCGCTATTGTTTTCTGGTATAAACTTTGAGCAATCTGGACACTTATATCCAACCGCCGAATGTATAGAGAACGTTTCGTGCAAAAGAATATCTTTGGCCGAATTTGAGTTGTTACCAATTTCTTTAAAACAATTGGCGCAACACAATCCGTCAGAGGTGAAGCTCAATACTTCTATGTGGTTATTTTCTTTGCATCCCGGACAAATTAGGGTGCTTGTTCTATTTTCATTTACAAGCTTTAAATTAGCAAGCCTTAATGTTCCATACAAATATGAATCCAAGTAATTAGTGTCTTTATCCTTGGATACGTAATTGTCATAGGCGTTGTCAAGTGCCGATTTCATTATTGACTTAAACGCTGAAAATGCAACGCCAGAACGATCGTATGTTGCGTTGCTCATTTTATGGATAGTGCCGTTATACTTATCCATAAATGAATTTACATAATTCTCTTCAGTTTGAAGCATTAAAAACCTCTTTGGCATCAGTGAAAGCTGCTTGAAATCTCACATAATCATTATTATAATTTTTTATGATGGCGTCACCATTTCCTACTAATAGCTCTGCTCCGTTTTGGTCAAGAATAACTCTACTATCGGTCTTGCTAGAAACCTTGAATGCAATCCTTGCCGGCAGATTTGCTTTGATCACGCCCTTAATAACATCGACAGATGGTCGTTGAGTGGCTACTATACAATAGATACCGGCCGCCCTGCATTTTTGCGTTAAGCAGCAGATCAGGTTATATAGCTTGTCGTCAGAGTCTTGCATAATTAAGTCTGCAAACTCGTCGATTATTAGAACGTAAGGCGGAAAGTCGGCTAGAGTATAATTATCTCCACGAAGCCATCCATATCTAAATTCCATTTCTGAAATTAAATATTCCAAGACATCACACGCAAGCTTATATGTATTGTATATTGAAATGTTTCTGAACTTTTTGGCGAATGGTAAAAACTCCATATCTTTTGTATCAACAACCAAAACGTTGGCGTAGGACATCAAAAGAAGATTGGCTATTATGGTATGAAGCATAACGCTTTTGCCGGCTCCGGTTGCCCCAGCGATAAGCATATGTGGGTTTTTAGAGAAGTCGGCCCATATATCTTTGCCATCAATTGAGCTGCCTAAATACACTGGCAACTTATAATCTGACGGCGGAGATGATTTCTTTAATTCAGTAAGAAGATCTAATTTGTGTGGCTTATCATCCATAACCTCGACTTGAACTATTCCTGTTTCAGTAATTGGTTTAAAAGTAAGCTTGCTTTTTGCATGTAGTGCTAGCGCCATTTCTTCCGAGAATTTCTGAAGAGATTGAATTCTCGTCCCAGGAGAAAGATTGAGGCCATATAGTGACATATTTCGCACCTTCGTATGCGAAACGCACTGCGCCTGAATCCTAAATGCCTTAAGGATATCGTTTAAGTTCTGTTCTTGTTCTGTCATACGTCATAATATAAATCGTCTGCGGCATTTTGTCAAGTTGCCGCTATCGCTAATAATTTATACTGTTAGACAGAAGTATTTTCGATAACGAGCTTGGGTGATACTCCATAGCTATTTCGTCACCGACCTTCATTCCCATTCCATCGGACTTACCGAATGGCATTTCCAAAACCAAATCTGATAAATGATTGCCGCCAATAAGCTCGGTTGAGTTTGGTTTTCCGTGGCATATAGAAACTATCTTGTTTTTAAGGCAGAAAATTATGTCAAGAGGCTGTGGGGTTCTAGACATCCAAAATTTATTGATGCGTGGTTCAGTATAAACGAATGCCATCGCTGGTGGTAAATTTTGCTCATACATAAGGCCTTTCTGCTGCTCATCAGCAGTTATTGCTAATACGGCAGGTATCTTATGATTTTTGTATTTCAAATAATCCATTATAAAATTCTTCTTTTCATATCTCTACGGAATTCGTTCTGAAGAACTGAATCCATAAACGGATTGGTATTTGGCTGCTTTTCTTTTCGTTTTTTGGAATACTCTTTAAAAGCATGTTGCCTATAAATTATATTGAGAACTCCAAGTCTATCTTGTATTTTTTTGGACTCGACCTCAATATCTTTTATGGAGTCGTTTAAAAGACTGTCATCAATTTTCTTTTCTAAAGAATTCATCATTTTTTGAAGAATTTTTTTAATTGATTCGACGGAATCAGAAATTTTTAATCTATGAATGGCCGTTTTATTTGAGCCTCTTAAGCCTATCCATTTCTTTTTTAAGAATCTAGTTATGAAATTGTGTGATAATTTGATTATCTCATCTGAGCTAAATTCAGATCTTTTTAGAATCTCCTCTAGTTGATTCTTTTTTACATCATTCTTTTCATTATTTATGAGAGTAGAAAGAGCCATTTTAAGAGTATCATGATCCTGAATCATTTTGTCATATAGTTCTACCGCTAGGGCTAGATTTTTGCTCCGAGCCGCGGCGCTAAATTCTTTTACTATGCTGAGTAATTTTAGACACTCACTTTTTAGTGGCAATGAAGAGCTATGAATTACTCCGGTGTCATAATTAATGATTTTTACGGTTGCTTTTATTTCTTTAGGATCTGGCAACTGCCTTACTGATTCTTGTTGTTTAGACGATGCTGGTTGAGATGCTGGTGAGTGATCTGGTCCAGGATTGTTTAGCATGTCATGAAGAAGCTCATTTCCCTTTGGTTTATTGGGCGCTCCACCTGGCTTTGCGCTGGTGTCTGGATCATCTTCAGATATTGAACTTTTAAATACCTGAAGATTGGCGTGAATTGATTGTAGCTCATATATTGATTCTGGAATTGATTCTATATCAAATGATAATATTGAGTTTTCTAAATCTAGAAAATTATCATACATCTCTGCCGCCGAACGTAATAGCCCAACTCTTCTTTTTAAATCCTTTTCCTTATTCCACGGATTAAGTGGTTTTAAGTATTGAATGGCTCTAGATGGGGCTGATGATGAATATTTCTCCAAAAAATCAGATTTTGACATTGCTACATTTGAAAGAAATGAATCAACTGCAGTATTTTTTTCTTGAGCACTTTCTGCTGGTTGATTTTGTTCTGGCTTTGCTTCTGGAATGCCTGATTTTGGCTGCTTTGGTAGCTGAGGCTTTTTCTCTTGCTTCTTGCGTCTATGTTGAGAATAAGCATTTTGTTCAGCTATAATAGACCCTGCCCCGCCAACCAGCGTTTGAAATTGGGAAGTTAGTGCTCCCAATAACGCGGATATTTCGCCGGGCAAAGGATCTTTTATATTTGATGGAGGTATGCCAAAACGCGAATCTCCACGGCCATTTAAGCCATTTTTAAGCCCCATAACATGCGCTACGAATTCCTTTTGAGCATCTTTCCATTCGCTTTTATGGTCTCGTAGGGCTTGCTGAGCAGGATCAGTAGATCTTTTTTTAGCTTTAGGCATTCAGAAATATGCGAAAATAGTGGGATACTATCTGGCCCTATTCTTTTTAAGTATTTCTAGCTCTTCCGCGCAGCTAATACACGTATTAAATACTGGATTGAATAATAGTCTTTTTTCGGCAATATAATCACCACATGACTCACATTGACCAAAATTAGCGCCAGTAGAAATCTTTTTAAGAGCGGCCTCTATTTTGACCAGTTTTTCTTGTTTTCTAGCAAGAATTTGAGCATCACTACGGGCAATTATTTTGGCCTGAATTTCGTCGGTCTCATCACCTTCAAAATCAATATCTGGCTGATGATTTTTAATGAAAATAACGATTTCTTCTTTTTGCTGCTCAAGAAGTGTTTTGAATTTATTTAGTGTCATCTTTTTCGCAAAGCTCCGTGCTTATTAGTTGTTTTAGTATATTTCGTGATATTGTAAATCGAAGAGAATTGTATGGTTTGGTTAGTTGCTCTACACCAGTTCTAACATTTTTGATTATTTTCGGCTTGAATGTCTTCAAAAGAATTTTGCCAAAATTAGGTATGATTACTTTCCTGGTATTAACTATTTCTCGTTTAAGCTCATCAATTAAAATATTGACTACGGAAAATATATCAAAATATGATATGGAGCCCGGCATCTCCTTTTTAATTGACTTAACTAATTCTTGTTTATTCATCTGATTCTGATTCAAACTTCAAAAAATCAATTAAGCTTTTATATATTGCTTCGCCATCCGTATTTTTTGACCAAGTAACATAAAGCTCCATTAATGATTCTACAGCTACCAGAATTTTGGCCTGGAATAATGTAGAGGCCTCATGCCACTTGCCGTCTATTCCAAAGAATAACGAGCCGCTATCTTCTGGGTCTAAAGAGATTCTGGCGGCGTAGGGAGGAAATGAGTCAAGCTGTAAAAGCAGGGAATACTCTGGGACCTCCTCGGTTAAATCTGCTATGATGAATTGGACCCTAGATCCGTCATCTACCTTTGTTTCACCAGACCAAATGCTGTTGTCATATTTTTCACCATCAACTTCAAATGTAAGTTTCTGGTCTAATAAAAATTGGCTAGATACTGGACCTTCTCTTTTGCCAGACTCTACATCTTCTCTTGTAAGAAGACCAAACTTATTAAATATATGGTTTATAATTTCTTGTTTAAGTGATTCGTTCATGGTTTTATATCCTGAATGTTTTTAATATTTTGTTTATGTCTATATTTATAGATGGCAAATCGTTAGTGAGTTCGGTTATTTTGTCTTCATAATTGAATTGATCTCCGCGCTCTCTTCTTGCTGCCAATTCTTCCATGGATAATATTGACTCTTTTTCCATTAATCCTAGATATCGATAACAAACTATGATCTCGCATAATTTGTGATTTGTCATATCTGGCAAATTTTTCTTAAATTCCTCTTCATTGAATTGAAAGTCGCTTGAAGTATCTTGGAGTTGAAAGTTTTGGTTTAATGACATTGTAATTTTCTCTCTTAAAACATATTAGGCTGAAATTATTTAATAGGCCAGAAATAGAAATGGTTTCGCCATTCATAAGTGATGAGCGTAAAACAATAAAAAAATACTTAATTATTAAGGCTACTTGCGCCTTTGTTAATTGTGGATACCGACCATGAACCCTCTCAAGGATGTCTTGCGAGTATTTCAGAGAAACGGGGTATTCTTTATTGAATGTCTGGTAATCTTCGCGCATTTTACTATGGAACGTGTAGAAGAGCTCTGTTGCTATTATATCAGCCATTTAAGAAGTATTGCAATAGTTCATCAAAACCATCACTGGATAGCTAAAGGAAAGAGCTTTTACGGCAATCATCTTTTGTTTGAAAGAATATACAAATCCGCCCAGGAAGACGCGGACCTTATGGCAGAAAAATTCGTTGGAGTTTTTAATGCCGAATGTTTAGATTTGAATCTTCAATCAAAACTTATGTCCAAAATACTAGACGAGCATAGTTCTGGAGATCCAATTAAAACATCTCTAAAAATAGAGACCGAATTTCTTGCGTTCTGCCAAAAATTTTATGATATTCTAGACAAGCAAGAAAGCCTTACTCTTGGGCTAGACGATGCCATCATGTCGGTAAGCTCAAACCGAGAAGGCGCTGTCTATCTATTAAAGCAGGCTAGTGAAGAGTCTAATTTGACAATTAGCCCAATTGAGGCCAGAATAAGTCTTTTAAAGAAAATGCTTAAAAAGTAATTTTATCTCGTAAATCAAGAATATCCAACTGATCCTTTAGAGAGGCATAAACATCTATGTTCTCTTTTTTTGATAGATTAGCTATATTTATTAGCAATCTTCCTATTGCTTTTGATTTCATTTCGCTGATTAAGCCTCTATCTTTTGATGTGGCAGATACTTTATATATGTCCCTCAACTCTTCCAGGGTTGAGGAAATTTTTGCCAGCACTTCTTGACCTCCAAGATCATCAAATGAATTTGCTTTTTCTGCCTTATCCCAAAGATCCTCAAAATGAACTTTTGCCATATTTCCTACTTTTTGTTATTTTCAGCAAACTCTTTTACGCATCGTTTTAGCTCTTCTTCTTGATTAAGAAATTCAAAACCCTCATTCATAATTTTAGAGCTATCTATTATACAATTTGATCTAGGAGCACTAACTAATCCGTTTAATTCATCTGGAGTAATACTATTAAAAGTATGCTCAGGAACATATTTCTTATACTCATTTAATATTTGGCTATGAGTAATCGGTTTTGGACTTGTAACGTGATATGTCCCAGTTGCCTCACTAGATACTGCCCAATCTACTGCTCTCGACAAGTCTTTCAAAAAAGTTACGGAGTTGGGTATTTCCACAATTTCTTTATAGCTAATTAGTTTTGATATGAGATTGCGAGGAGAGGCTTTATCACTAATAGGCATGCGAATGCGTAATGTCGTTACGTTTTTCATTGTTCCAAGAGCGAGATCGCAAGCATATTTTGATTTAGAATAGGTAGATAGAGGCGCTGCTGCGTCATTTTCTACCCAACCAGAATCACGTCTTGCCTCATAAGAGTCATAATATCTTTTAAAGAAAACCGCATTTGGCGATTCTCCATAAAAAATACATCCAGACCCTATTTGAATTACTCGTATATCTCTGGCCGCACAAACTGAAGCTAGCATTATTGGAAGAATAGTATTAGTCTGAAATGTTCTAGACTTATTTATTTCGCATCCGTCTATATTTGCTCCACCACAATATCCAATACAATTAATTACTACATCTGGCTTATAATCATCTAACCAATTTGCTATGTAATTATAGCTGGCCTCAATGCGGTCGTGTAATATTGGATAATTTAGATGGCTTGCTATAAAACCATTTCCAACTATCACTTTTCTTATAGCCATTATTTTCTCCTAAACATTTGATTATTCTTTTTCTTTTGTTTAAAGGCTATATCGTCCTTACAAACAATTTCTGCTGATTTATAGGTGAAAAAGAACTCTTCTTCAGTTAATGGCCTTTTGTCTGGACCAATTGTAACGTTGTAGAAGTCACGCAATTCTTCTTGCCCTTTGACGCCTACCAATAGATCTTCCTTAATCCATCCAAGTAGTATTTCGAAACTTCCTTCAAAAAATTCCTTTTCCATATGTATTGGTTCAAATAGCATTTAAAACTCCACCGGCTCAGTTTTTATGAGATCTAATACTTTACCAATAGATTCTGGTGTTCCCATATCAGACCACCAGCCATTTTGAATATTATATTTTAAATCTCCGCATGTATGATATTGCTTTATAATGTCGATAATTTCATATTCATTTCTTGGAGAAAGCTTTAAGCTCTTAAAAAACTCAAAATACTTTCTATTAAAAACATAGGCGCCAGTTACAGCATAGTTATCAGTGTCATTTGATAATATTTTTGGCTTTTCTTCAAATCTAACAATAACATCATTTAATATGGACACAACTCCAAATTGATGAAGATTAATGTTTGTTGAATTATTTAAGAATATTTCAGCCCCATTACTTTTGGTATCGTATTTTATAGGCTTTTGGAAAGCATTATCTCCCAAGATAACCGCAAATCTTTCATCCTTAATAAAAGGCTCACAAAGATTAATTGCTTGAGCTATTCCTCTAGCCTCTCTTTGATAGACGTAATTTATTTTAAGCCCAAGCTCTTGACCATCCTTAAGGAGATCTACAACTTTGGCAAAATGTTCTCCTCCCAGAACGACCGTGACATTTTCTATTCCAGATTTTTTAATCGTATTTATTGAGTAATCTAAAATAAGCTTATCATGAATTGGATGAAGATGCTTATTGCTTATCTTCGCAAATCTTCCAAGTCTCGTGCCCTGACCGCCAGTGAGAAGTATCCCGGATTTTATTTCCATCAACCTTTTATATATCTCGGAAGAATCCCTCCCTTAACGAATTCCTCTTGCTTATCTTTAGATAGCGTATTAAAGCCAGAAATGGTCTTTCTGCAGTAGTATCTGTGGCAGCTACAAGGCATTGACCAGTCAGTTTCGGAGTCAGTGCTGGTAAGAGAATAGTCAAACGTTATCTCTTCATCTTTTGATATGGGGCGTAAGGCTATTAGGAAGGCAGAATTGACAACCGCCTTAACATAACAATTAGGATTGCAGTTATGATTTATAAAAAATGGAGTTTCTTTTTCCAAATCAATAAAACGATCTATTCCAACTTGCAGAACATTATCTCTCTGCTCGCCAGATAGCTTGCTTACTTGTTCGCCCGTTAAATTGTTGGCCGGAAATTTAAGAATAACATCATTAGTTTCAAATGGCCGACTTGTAAAGACTCCACGCTTGTTATCATTTATTTTTTTAATAATAAGTGTCATGTGAAAAATATACTCATTTTGTTGAAGGTTTTATTGAGCTGCTCAAATGGTTTCCAGCCTTCTGGCACATTAAGTGCTCCATTATGTATGTCGGAATATTTGCTAATTGGCAATTCTACAATAGAAAACCCAAAATTATTTTTACAACATCTCATTGTGATTTCTTGAGAAAAATCTTCGCTTTGTTTAATTCCAGCTATGTCACTAAATATAAGTGCAATTATATCTTTTTTATGCTTGTAGAATAATGTCTTAATAATTCTTGGGCTATATTTAATGTAATCGTGAATCATAATGGCAATTTGCGTGTCACTATAATCCTTGGTATGACTTAGCAAAGCAATCTTATCAAAAAAAGATATTATCTCTTGCTCGCTACCTAAATGAGTGGCAGATATATTCATATTATGAATATTTATTGTTCTATGATCATTTTCCCATACACTAGTTGTTTTTTTAAAGATCGCCATTTTTAGTTTCTAATTCTTTTAGAATTTTAATTATTGTTTCTTCATATAATTTATGATCAATATTGTTGGATTTTAATAGATTTTCTTTTGAAGAAAGAGGCCGAAGATTAGATAACGCCCATGCTTTTTTACACTCAATATCTTTTATTGATGAATAATTGAAAAAAGAATGAGGAATAATATGATCTAGTTGCCATGTCCAAGTTGATGCGTCATTATCGTCCCAAGTTTTTGAATTATATGTGCTCTGATTTTCCCAAGTCATCCATGCTTCGAAAAGTGATTCTATATGAGTCTTAATTTTTGATGGATAATCTTTTCCAAATATAGATAAGCAGCCTATGTTGTTTTTTATAGAATTATTTTGCTTAAGCGCTAAATTTATTGCTCTAGACATTATCTTTCTAATTTTATAGGATGGATCTACTTGTCTTCGTATTTTATTTCTTTTTGATTTTTTAATATTTATTTTTTCTTTATTATTTTGCTGATAAAGCTTAATCTTCTCTTTAATTCTATATTTATTTTCAGAGTATCTTTTTTTAGATTGTAATATTAAATTTTCTTTATTATTAATATAATATAATTTACTATATTCAATTAATTTATCTCTATTTTCAATTCTATATTTCTTATTTTTATTTAAAATTTTATCTTTATTTTTGTTATAATTTTCTTTTTTCTTTTTAGTTAAGACCTTTTTATTTTTTTTTCTATATTGTTTTTGATATATGGATATTTTATTTTTATTTTTTTTAGAAAAATCTTTCATATATATTTTGCGACAGTCTTTGCACACATTTCGTGTGGCCGCAAAACATTTTTTTGATTTTCTTAATCCACATGGCCCAGAGCACTTTTTCAAAAAATTATTCACATTCTAATGTGTTTTTATTATTAAATATAGAAAAGAGCCAGTCTTTCTCATGCGAGAATAATGGGAGCTCGTCATTTATAATTAGTTTATGCTTTATCTCTTGGCTTTTAGGATTTAATTTTGGACTTCTATATGCTCCAACCCCTCTTTTAAATGGAAGTGGGTATGAATTAAAATCAATCTTGCATTCTTCATATAGAATCTCTGATTTTTGTTTCGGACTTTTTCCTGCCAACATTTGCTTAACTTCATCTGAATTGTAGCGCTTTAGAAGCTCGTAAAAGCACGCCTGCGATAATGCCGTATGAAAGCAGTTTTGCTGCATATGTATTATAGTATTTGTAAGCTCCATTATGCTGGGAACCACGAAAGTCTTTGCGGTAAATACGGCATCACCCAAAAGCTTTATGTCTTTTGTGTCCTTAATTTTATTGAACTCTAGGGTGGCTAGAGATGATGCGGCCGATACTATGGCCTGTATTTTGTTGTTATACCATGCATCCGTGTTAGATGTTTGGTCGTTTCGCATAGCTACCACGATTTGATCATTAAAAGTAAATGCAAAGATTACACCATCTACTTCTTGACACAACTTTACCATGGCAGCGATCATTAGCTCCATAAAATCAGGAGAGAACGGCTTATCTACCAAAGATGAAAGCTTTGAAAAAGACCGGCCATTCAAAACAATTACTACTGGTAATCGCTTCATAAGCTGATGATCTGACAATTCTTGATAGGAGTTAATCCTATCTGTTAGAGATGCTTCCATTAATACCTTATATATCAGCCAGAGCCCAATTTATTAGATATAACCTGACAAATATTAATTACCTCTGATTTAAAAGTGGATGCTTTTGGCTCAGGAACATCAATATTTGAAACCCTATCTTTTAGATCTGATATTATTTTTTTCATACCATCAATAGAATATGGGTTCTCGTTTGATGATACGACATCATATATCCATTTTGATAATGAATATATATTTTTTGTACTATTTGTAAATTGGCTTCCACTAATGCTTGGCGCCTTCCAAGTATTACTGAAATCTAGTTTTCCATCAGTAAGAATAAATAAATACTTATTGAATAAGTTTATTACCTTCTCTATATCTTGTGCAAACTCTGGCTTTTTAGAAAAAAGATTAACGCGATAATTAGGTATTTGCGACAAAGATATCGTGGGAGCCTGCGTATTAACTGTTGGCACGGCAGTTGTTTGGGCTAGCTTCTTCCAAAACTTGATTCTTTCAGAGATTATCATTACCTAAATGCCAGTCTATTGCAGTAAGTCCCTTACTTTTTAGAAAGCCATTGACCGTTGAAAATGGTGAGCTTCTAAAAAACCCACTGTGGGCAGAAAGAGGAGATGGATGAACCGACTCAATTATGAAATGATTACGATTAGTTATGAGTTTTCTTTTGGACTTTGCAAAATTTCCCCACAAAATAAATACTAGATTTTCTTTTTCATCATTAAGCTTTTGAATTACCCTATCAGTAAATTCTTCCCAGCCCTTATCCTTATGACTATTTGATAGTCCTTCACGAACCGTGAGGACGCAATTTAAAAGCAATACTCCTTGTTTAGCCCATTTTGTAAGATCACCATTCTTGGAAATTGGTATGTTTAAGTCGTTTTTAAGCTCCTTAAAAATATTCAAAAGACTAGGTGGTAATGGAAAAGATTCCGGAACGCTGAAAGAAAGTCCTTGGGCTTGGCCAGGATTAATATATGGATCTTGTCCTATAACTACAACTTTAGTGTTTTCAAAATCACAATGCTTAAAAGCATTAAAGATATTTTCTTTTGCTGGAAAAATATTAAAGGATATTTCTTCTGTCGAAAGAAATTTCGAAAGATCTCTAAAATATTCTTTTTTCATTTCTTCAACTAAAAGTGTTTTCCATTCTCCCGTGAGCGACATTATTTCATCCACCCTTTAGGGTTTTAATTTGAGTATTTATTCTTCCCTGTAACTCATCTATGTAATCTTGAGGATTTGCATCAGGATTTGTTTGCACTCTAATTGCCAATTCATTTATGTATGCAATTGGCCACTTATTAACTTTGTCGGCGAAAGAATCATATAGATCCCCAAGAACGCCCTTTATAACCTGGTCGTCCAAATACTCTATCGTTCTCAATTCATCAAAACGCCCTGGCCGCAGAACGGCAGGAGGGAACGCCTTCAGCGAATTGGTTATAGCTATAACCACTTTAGTATGGCGGTGAAGCCACTCTAAAAATTCTAGCATTGATGTTGTTTCTGAAAAGTAATCAAAATCATCCAATAGAACGGCTTCTATTTCGAATGTTTCGAGTAGGAATGAGATAATTCCCATTACGGAAGCATTTGTATTTTTGCTATACTTAAACTTTAATGTATTCAAATTAAGATCTTGAAAAATCTTGTGCGCCATAGTAGATTTTCCGGTTCCAGGCAGTCCATTAAGAATGATTGACCTTGGCAACCCTTTGGCAATGTATCTTTCCAAATACGAGCTTAAGTCAGATGCTGTTTTAGATGGGATTGCTATGCTCTCTTCTGGCTTCAGATCGAATTTAATTGTTGGATATCCGCTAGATCCGGTCTTACTTTCTTCCACTATAGTTACCATCTTGGAATTTCCACCATTCATTTTCTCTTTCATAATGAAACGAAGAACATCATTCTTGTTATTCTCTGATGAGCGAAAATAAATGGCCCTTTTTGTTTTGCCTAAAGTCCCTACTGGCAGAGTGTAGATCATTGTCTTATCTGTTTCATAGGCAAACTTGAACTGTCTTTTTGGAAAAGATTCTATGCCAGAGCTCAATATATCATAAAGGGCCTGTTGTGTATAGCTTGCGGCTAACGACTCCCACCCATTAATAGTAGAGAAGAAGCTTTCGCTATCTCCGCTGATAATTTTTACTCCAGTATTAAATGCAGCAACCCCTCCTTCTACGAAGGATAAGGGGCTTTTGCTTTGAGCGAAACTAGACACGCTTCTGGCTATCGACATGCCCATATCAAGAACGTTTTGATGCGCAAGTATGGTTTGCAACATACTATATTTTGCTTCTTGAAATTTCTGACTTTTGAAAATATTCATCTTGCTGTTTCTGTAAATGTCTTTAGTGCTTTTATTTGATTTTTAACGCGCCTATCTAATTCTTTTACTTGTTGAGTAACATTGACTTTTGGATTAATAAGTATTCTCTCATTAAGTTCCTTAATATAAGCAACTGGCCAGGCCTTTACTTTTGGATAAAGAGTTTTAAATCTTGTTCCAAGAATTTCCTTAATAACTTCCTGATCTAATCTGTTGATTGTAATTATCTCATCAAATCGTGCTGGTCGTAAAATTGCCGGATGAAATGGCGCCAAGCTATTAACGATACCGATCGTTAGTTTTAGCTTGACATGCATTCTTTCCAAGAATCCCAATAAAGATGCGGATCCTTCTACGGTATCTAGGTCGTCAAGTATTAGAGCCTCTACTTTTAGAGCGTCAATAATATTCTCAATTGCTTGAAGGTCGGATGTTTGTGGATCATATTTGAACTTAAGGGTTCGAAGTCCCAGCTCATTTATTATCGTATTGGTGCAGGTTGTTTTTCCGGTTCCAGGATATCCCAAAAATATTATTGATCTATTGATATTTTTATCAATGGCGGCTTTAATATGTTTGAGATGTTTTGTTGCTGTGGGAGAATTAATTGATTTTAACTCTTCATTCTTTAATAGAAATCTAGTGCCTGCATCAGACCATTTATGTGGTCCTCTATGTGCTTTTTCAGTAATAGAAAAAACTTGAGATTTTATTGACTTAAAAGCTTCTTGATATACGAAATCTAATAGCTGCTCTTTTTTACCTTCATCCAAACAAAACCATAGTCCCTGTTCATCCCTGCCAATGGATTTTCCATTTGGAAGAGTATATATTTTAGATACTGATTGGTTATTGTATTTGAAGTTTAGAACTTTGGAGGGATAATTGTCTAATATTGGAACTAGAATATCATAAAGTGGTTGCTGTGTAGTTGCACACACTAACACGTCCCAGCCCTGTTTTATATTGAAATAGTCTGAGCTCCATGAACCCATAAAATCAGCCATAACATTGAGTGAGCCAAGTCCGCCCTCAACAAATGATAGCCAATTTTTATTGTTAGCAAATGCGGTTATTGAGCGAGCAACCTCTACTCCAGCCGCAATGTATAAGCTTTTGTCCAGCAATTCTCTAACAAGTTTCCGCTTGAATTTATGAAACTTTTCGCTATCAAAAAATGATGATTCACTTTTCATTTATGCCTCTTATGAGTATATATCAGCATCACTTGCCTTACCGACAAGATTGCAATAATGATTATCGTATCAAACGGACTTATTCAAACGGAATAAAAAGTGATTTTCTTTTTTGAACGTAAGCGGCGCAATTCTCCCTAAATTTTGCAAGATTATTTTTGTGACAATCAGTTTTAAACTCTCTATATGGGCCAACATCTAGCTCTCCCTGTCCAAAATGTATTCCCATTTCAGGAAGATAAGCCATTTCCCATCCTAATAATCTGGCCCTAAAGAAATAGTCAGCATCCTCTTCTCCATATTTTCCAAATTCTGTTATAAAATAACCTATTTGGTTATGAAGTTCTCTGCTAAAAACTGTGCAAGCAGTTCCCAGATTTCCTTGGGTTTTGTATTGAAACGTTTTGCCATGTCTGCTACGTATTGGATATTCTACGCCTTCCATATTCAATCCAACTGCAAACTTTGGATTAACTGAAAGAATATCTAATGATTTAGATAGCCACCCAGGAACGAATTCAATATCATTATCTAGCGTTGATAGGTATTCATCATTATATTTGGCAGATGCTTTTAGTCCTTGATTGCGACCAATAGCAATTCCCATATTTTCTTTGTTATAAACAAAGTCTTGACCAACACAATTCTTATTATTCCAAATATTTTCCTTTAGCCAAGGATCATTTTCTAGCCACTCCACCGTTCCATCAGTAGAGCCGTTATCAACTATAATGAGTCTGAATGGCGAATCAGTATTCTCAAAAAGGCTCTTGAGCATTCTTTTTGTTAAATCCAGCCTATTATAAGTAACAATCATTAATGATGTTGTCATTTGCACATCTTCTTTATTGTCTTAAGGGTCTCGATAAAACTTTCTGCCTGTAGTTTTTTAAGCTCAATTTCTTTGTCTTCTAAAGTCGAAATTCTAACCTTGAGATGGTGTTCGTCTTCGTTTATAATTTGGTCCGCGCTTAATTCTTCAATTTTAGCACACAATTTATTAAACGTAGTTGTTTTTATGAAATCAACTTTAGATTTGGCAAAATCTTTAATCTCTTTAAGATTATTGCTCATAAGAATGAATGTAGCCATTCTTTCTACTTCTGGATATCCTACTTTATTAGGAACAAAAACTCTATATATCGGTTCGGCCACAAGCCCGCAAATAAAAGCGGTTGCTATAAATATTAAATCAATCATTGCGCACCATTTATAAAATGTTAGTTTGCTCTGTTTTCAACAAACCATTTGTAAGTTTTAGCTATTCCGTCTTCTAGAGACGTTTCTGCCTTAAGCCCAATTGATTTTAGTTTAGAAACGTCCAACAGTTTTCTTGGTGTTCCGTCAGGCTTGCTGCTATTATATGTGACTGGCCCTTCGTAACCGACAACTTTCTTTATCAAAATCGCCAAATCGTTAATGGTCATATCCTCACCGACACCAACATTAATGAGATCCGGTATGTCGTCCATAAACAATGTTTCTTTTACTATATTGGCCAGATCTTCACAATACATAAATTCTCTTCTAGCTTTTCCAGTTCCCCATAATTCTACGGACTCTGAACCATTTACTTTAGCTTCGTGAATTTTTCGCAGTAAAGCCGGCAACACATGAGAATCTTCCAGATCAAAACTATCACCGGGCCCATACAAATTGGTGGGCATTAATGAGTAGCCGGGAAAATTATATTGCCTACAATATGCTCTTATCATTTGCACTCCGGCAATTTTGGCAACAGCATAAGCGTCATTAGTAGATTCTAATGGTCCGGTTAGAAGATATTCTTCTTTAATTGGTTGAGGGGCAAATTTTGGATAGATACACGACGATCCAAGAAAACAAAACTTTTTGCAACCATACTTTCTAGCTGCCTCTATTGTATTTACGGTTATTTGTAAATTCTGCCTAATAAAATCTCCCTGATAAGTAAAGTTTGCCATAATACCGCCAACCTTTGCGGCGGCCATTACAACATAATCAGGATGGTATTCTTTGAAAAAATCCTCTACTTGAGCTTGATTGGTTAAATCAAGCTCTGATCTAGATTTAGTAATGATATTATCATAGTTAGATTTTTTAAGACTGCGCACTACGGCAGATCCTACCATCCCATTATGGCCCGCTACGTAAATGCTCATTTTTTATTTAGTAAATAAAGTTCTTTTTCAGCCAATTCCATATCATATTGAATCATCTCATCTACCAGCATTTGGAATGAAAACTTTGGTTCCCAACCCAGCTCTTTTCGTATTTTGGAAGAATCTCCGCATAGAGCATCCACTTCGCTTGCTCTAAAGTATTTAGGATCTATTTCAACATAGTTTTTGTAATCAAGCCCCAGATGAGAAAATACCATCTCAACAAACTCTAGAACTGAATGCATCTCTCCGCTAGAGATAACGTAGTCTCCAGGATTTTCAGCAGTTATGATTTTAAACATTCCGGCAGCTACGTCCGATGCATGAGACCAATCTCTTTTGGCGTCTAGATTTCCTAGATATAGTTTTTCTTGTAGCCCTAGTTTTATACGAGTTGCCGCTCTAGTTATTTTTCTGGTAACGAAGGTTTCTCCTCGTCTAGCGCCTTCGTGATTGAAACTGATGGCGTTACTGGCATGCATTCCATAAGCTTCTCTGTAGTTTATGGTGGCGTAGAATCCGGCCACCTTTGCCACTCCATACGGAGACCTTGGGTGAAATGGCGTTGTTTCACTCTGTGGTGGATTTTCAGATCCAAACATTTCGCTGCTTGAGGCCGTAAGGAATCTGGTTTTGGGACTACATTTCCTAACTGCCTCCAAAACTCTCATTACTCCGGTTCCTGTAACGTCCATGGTATAAACTGGAATATCAAAACTTACCTTAACGTGAGATTGCGCTCCCATGTTAAATAACAAATCTGGCTTAATATCTCCTATCCAGCTAGATAGTGATGCATAATCAGATAGGTCTCCATATGTTAATTCTAATTGCGCATCCGAATGCGGATCTTGATAAAGATGGTCTATTCTCTCCGTATTTAGAGAGCTACTTCGACGCTTTAATCCATGAACCTTATAGCCTTCTTTTAGAAGAAGTTCGCATAGATATGATCCCGTCTGTCCAGTAACGCCAGTAATGCAAGCAGTTTTAGTCATTTAAAGTCCTTAACAATTCTATATCAAATGAACAAAAAGTTTTTCAACTAAAATTTCATTTTTTACCATATATTTTGGTCGATCCCTGCCCATATAGTTTTTGTGCCTCTCCGGTTTTAACCATATGATTTATCTGCTCGTCTATCTGCTGAATAAGATCATTTCTCTGCTGGTTTGCTATGTTAGTAAGGCGAGTGGCATCTGCAATCTCCTTATCTGTAGCGGATTTATTCCTCTTAATATCTTCGGCCATCCATATTCTTATATTGGTTACTGATAAGCTGTCAATTAGATTTCCAATAGTAGTCATTGTTTCCTAGTTTTGAATTGTTCGATGTCTTCTTGCGTATCATTTAGAAGGTCCCAATACGTATATTCCCAATTTACGGATGGGGTAATCCATTTTGTATTAGTTGGCGGAGTGCTTGTATCTTCATTAACAAGATCGTGATATTCTAAACCGTTCATTTCGTATAAATCTTGCACGAAGTTTCTAACATTAAACGCCATTCCGGCCCCAACCATACAATCTTCGATCTGCCCTATGCTTTTGCTTACGACAAATTTTGTATGAACCATATCTCGCTCGAAGTCCAAATTACCAACACTAATTTTTTCATTATTTACGATCGATCTAAATATCTTTCCAAATAGGAAATACTTGCTTCTATACGTTGAATTGAAATAGAATGGGTGAATAAATATAACTTTTTTGTATAGATCGTTTAATTCACGAAGTTCTTTAATTTTATTTAAGAGAAGTAGTTTAGAAATCGCGTATTCATTTTTAAGATCGAAATTTGGTTCCGTATCTAAAGATATTACTCCCTCCCCAAACCCTCTCCACAATTCACAACTGGTGTAGCACACTATCTTTTTGGAGTTTTGCAGAAGGGCTTTGATTATCTTTAGTGTGTTCAGATAATTCGGAGTGATATAGTCAATGTTCTTTTCGTATATTCTCTGCTCGGCAAAAGTAATATATACAGAGTCCCATTGATTTTGTTTTAAATAATTGAAGTCAATATTTCTGGAGGAAATTTTGACATAATCATCCGGAAAATACTGGGCTAACTGGGACGAACTTCCTATCACTAAATCCACTAGACACCTATAACTTCAAATTTCGGGCAGGGGACTATAAAACGACCACCTGCTAACAAATAATCCTGTTCTCTGCTGACAAACTCATTTATAAAATGCCAAGGCAATACTAGTAAATAATCTGGCTTTGCTCTACGCATCTCATCTTCAGAGTAAATCGGTATATTTGTTCCTACCGTTTTAAGCCCAAACTTATAGGGACTACGCTCGGCAATTCCATCGATTAACGTGTGGTCAAGTCCAAAATATTGCAATAGGGTATTTCCTTTGGTGGAGGCGCCATAACCCCAAATAGTCTTGCCTTTGGCCTTCTCTTCTTTTATAAAGAATACGGTTTTTTCTTTCAAAGATTCTATATCATTGTAAAACGATATCCAGGTTTCAGCTTGGTCTAATTTCAAAGTTTTTTCATATGCCAATAGAGAATCAACTCTCATATTGCAGATGTCTCTATATGGTTGAGAAGAAAATGTTTTTTCATCACCAGATTGTTTCATCGTATAAATTCTAAATGACCCGCCATTAACATCATTAAGCTGGCAGTCCATAACTTTAAACCCATTTTTTTCTAGCAAAGCTTTTAAATTAAAAAGAGAATAGTAATAAATGTGTTCGTGACAGATATTATCAAAAGCCATTTGTTTAATCATTAATGGCGTATAGCTTAATTGAAGAACCCAAATGCCATTATCATCCAACACTTCTCCGATATCACGAATAAATGAGTCTGGGTCTTCCAGGTCATAAAACATAGCTATAGAGGTTATTACTTTCGCTTTTAATCCGCCAAACTTACATTTTTTAAATGTATTAGCGCTAAAGTAATCTTGAATAATTAAATTGGAATGTTTTTGTGACTCGGCTTTATATGAATCATCTACCGGATCTATTCCAACTCTGATTAGGTCAGATGGTAACCACGAAAGAAGCGTTCCGTCATTACAAGCAATATCTATCCAAAGATCATTTTCTTTAAGTTTTTTTATTTTAAGAATGGAATCAACTATATCTTTTAATTCTTGTTTCATAGAAGAATTAATGCCGCTACGATACCAATATGTTCCATACATAGTATTTAACGGAGCTGATTTGGAAAGCTTAACGTTTCCATCATCAGTTAGCAATAGTTTCATTTCAACCTTATCGCCCCGTGGTGGCTGGTTGTCTTTTATAAAGTCAGAAACATATAGGTCGCCTAAAGTAAAAAGCTCTTTCATTATGATTTTGACCTAAAATTTGTTTAATGTTTCCGATATTGCCTGCGCGAATCCACTGTTCATTCTATCTAAAGACATATTATCGCAAATAAAGCTATTAACTGAACCATTAGCAATAACCGAACTTTGAATCATAGTTCCGCACATTTCTACTCTGGGAACCGGCTTATTGCCCCAGCAACTTACTGCCTGGGTAATTCCGCTACATACTCCAATAAATAAATCGCAATAATTATGAACTAGCGCTAACTGTCTTACGGTAAAACTAGATCCGGAAACAACCCCAGGATCATCAACATATTTTGTATGATCCATCATGCTGGCGAAAATAAAATTACATTTTCCAAATTTAGCCCTGCATAGAACCATCATATTTCTAATTACTTCTTCGCTCAAATTAAAATTGCCCGCCGATCTCAATTGAGACTCTATCATAACGGTTTTTGGGTGAGGTAGTTTAGAGCAAAACTCTCTTGCCATTTCACGCTCTTCATCGGAGAATTTTAGGTAAGGATGCCATTCCGCCGATGGATCTACGCCAAAAACCATTCTTGGTATATTTGAGTAATTGACATCATTAAGGGCATTATTTGGAAGCATTGCCCATGGAGCTGGAAAATAACCATTATGCAGGTCTTTCATAGTATCATAATCCTGCCTTCTATTTAATAGAAGTTGCCCGTTTTTATCCATTAAATTTCTAAAGTCTTCTTGAGGCCAATCTCTTATTTCAGAGATGGCGTCATTATGCTTTAGCATATCCATGTACGTGGCTTTTTCTGGGGAAGTATTGAGAAACCAAACGATTTCTTTACCAGGCCATAGGATATCTTTATATTTCAAAACGCAAGTGCATAAAGCTATGTCACCGTGCTGCCCATGAACAAAAATTCCAATCTTATTATTTACCACACTTGTCCTTATGTCAATACTTTGTTATTGGTATAGATAAGGGACGCAAATGACATATTACTCTCAAGCATGGCAAGACGAATTCGTTATAAATCTTTTGAACTTTAAAAAGAATGGGCACTTCATAGACATAGGAAGCACCGATGGTATGAATCAAAGTAATTCATATTTTCTTGAAAAAGAAATGGGGTGGAAAGGAACTTGCGTTGAGCTTGGAATCGGCTATACCGAGCACTATAAAAACAATAGAAGCTGCGTATTCTTAAATGAAGACGCTACCAAAATAGATTATAAATCTTTATTTGATAAAAATCAATATCCATCACGAATAGATTATTTGTCTTTGGATATTGATGAGAGCAGTATGCTTGGTCTTGCAAAATTACCGTTTGATGACTATAAGTTTAGCGTTATAACTATAGAGCATGACTCGTATAGATTTGGTGATATACTGAAAAATCAAGAGAGAGAATTTTTAAGGCATCACAATTATACTCCATTATTTTTAGACGTTCTAGTTCCGCTTGGCTGTGGAATGGGACCAAATCTTTCATTTGAAGACTGGTGGGTAGATGCGTCTGTTTTTAATATGGAAAAATTAAACAAATTAAGTGCCACAAGAATGTATCCAGACGAAATAGTTGCTATGATAAAAAATAAGAAAGATATATACGCCATATAGTGAAAGGTTCGCCGAAAATATGAAAAAAATAATAAGCTACTCTTTGTATAATTCTATTCCAAAGAACACGATAAATGCCATCATCAACTGTATGTTGGTGCCTAAAATATACCCAGGCTGGATAGCAAGATTTTATATAGATGATACTGTGCCAAAGCCTATTGTGGATATTTTACGAACTTTTGACTATGTTGAAATAGTTGAAATGCCAAGGGGAACTGGAAGTGAGCGTATGTGCTGGCGGTTCCTCCCAGCGGCAGACTATAATGCAATAATGATATCACGTGATTGCGATAGCTGGATTAGTTCAAGAGAAAAAGTTTGTGTCGATGCTTGGTTAGCTAGTGATAAAAACTTTAGTATTATTTATGATCACTGTTATCACACGGACTCAAAAATTAAAATAATGGGTGGCGTGTGGGGCTCAAGAAATGGTATCATTCCAAAGATGGCCGAAGAAATTGATAAGTTTGTAAATGCTGGCCAAACTTATGACCAGGGCCTATTATCATCCGTAATCTATCCAAACATTACGCATACCGTCATGATTCATTATGGTGACCCTCAATATAATAATAAGGGGGAACGAATTCATCGAGGCAGCGAACTTGGAGGAGTTCCAATTCCGCCCTATGAAGAAAACGACGAGCCAATTCCTGGCCTTTCATTTAGACGCGTTAATAAGTTGAATGAATTTTTCTGCGCTCACTGCAAAAAACATCATGACGTTTTCATTGGTGGCATTATGGAACATATTCCAGAAGATGCTATGCAGGTTGTCAGAAATTACGCTAAAGAAAAGGGAATTTCAGTAGAAAATTGTCCTGGCTTCTAATAAAAATACTTCAAAAACAAATCCATTCTTAATTTATGCCCCTCAGCAAATGAGGGGAAATAAGAATTCCATTGAGAACCAGCCATATAATGGTAGAACCCATTAGCAACCCAGCCGGCACTTAATCCATATTTGCCACATATAAATAAATCATCTCTAAAATACTGTAAGAATGGGGTATCTTTGGCTGTGCTAATATAATTTAATATTTGGCTATTTTCCAGAAACTTAACTTTTTCTGGATTACTTTCAATAAAGTATCTGGTTTTCCCACCACAATCTAGTCCTGGCTCTAATCCAAAATCTATATTTTTAGGATTTTGTAGAAGAGCCATATTAATGATCGTAAATGCTGGGTAGAAATAAATAATTCCTTTACCATCCAATATTTTATATTCAGTTGTGCTTGCCGCAATATTGTTTCCTATAATATTTGAAACATTAATATCTTCTATTGGAAATACATCAGTATGAAGCAAAATAATAATTTCACAATTATTTTTAACGGCATAGTCTTGTACTGCCCAATTTAAAGTGGCAGCATATCCTTCTGAAGGATTTTGAATCTTATGAATACTTTGCGGAACTCTCACGCAATTAATTTTATTATAGGAGGTCACCAGATTTATGGCCGCTTCCATCTCCGGATCCATTGCATCATTAAATAATACAAAATCAAAATCTTCTTTCATATACTTTTGAAATTGTCTATACATTATATCAATTGGAAACTTATCATTGACAGCAAAAGAGAAAACGGATATTTTCATACAAGCTCCATAGAATTAATAGTTTCTTGAAGACCGTCCTTCAAAGAAGTAAATGATATATTTGGCATTATTGTTTTTAAGTATTGATTGCTTACGGTTTTCTTTAAATTTCCATCAGGCTTACTGGTATCAAATTTAATTTGATGTTTGAAATTGACTATTTCGCCAATCGTAGTTGATAGGTCTGCAATACTAATTTCTTCGTCACCGCAACAAATTACTGGTTTTGTGTCGAAATAAACATATACCAATTCTTTTATTATTGAGGCTAAATCTTTAGAATAAATAAACTGCCTTAATGGCTTGCCGGCACCACTCATTATGACATCAGAATTATTTTTCTCTGCATCTTTAAACTTATTAATTAAGTTTGGTATTAACCTACCAGAAGACATATTGTCATTTGGGCCATAGATATTTGACGGTATTATTCCAAAGTATTTTCTGCCATATTGAGTGTTATAATTTTGGCACTGTAGCTCAAGCATTCTTTTTGAAAACGCGTATCCGGCAAAAGCTCCGGTTAAATTGCCTTCAAAAATCATAGACTCGTCCATAGGAAATTTTGATGGAACTTCTGGAAACATATTGACTGAAAGGCAGCACATTACATTTTGAATATTAGATATATTGGCTGCCTCTAATACGTTTTCATTTATTCTAACATTTGTTGAGAACGAAGAAACTCTATCTATATTGTAGAAGCCAGGAACATATGATGCCAAATGAACAATATAATCTGGCCGCATCTCATTTATAAAACCAATAGTCTGCGATCTTTCCGTTAAGTCACAATCTTTTCTATTGATGAATATCCAATTATTTTCACCTGAGCACATAGACTTTAGCGCGCTTCCTACGCAACCATCACTTCCAGTAACTAAAATACGTTTCATGGCTTGTAGCTCAACAATATATCAACCAGATCATCCACTAGATCGGCCGACATTAAATTGCTTGGAAGACCTATAAAACACCCTCTATAGTGGCATTTCTCGGCCCCTTTAAAATCAGCCGGATTTAATTCAGGATAAAGATCCTTGATGACTGGCTGCCTAACCATATTGCCGGTTATTATTGGCCTATTTTCGACGCCTTTGCTTGAAAGATAATCTAAATAATCTGATAGCTTAATGTTTTCATCCAAAAACATAGTTACTCCAAACCACGCAATATCGCCATTATCTATTTCTTTTGGAAATGAAATAAAGCTACCTCTTGGATCTGCTTCTATTTTTGACTTTATATTGCTATAGTTTATTTTCCTATTTTCGTTTTTAGATTTTAATTTATATAGCTGATGCACGCCCATCGCCGCCTGTATCTCCATGGGCCTGACGTTATATCCTAGATTTACGAAAGTAAATCTTGGGTCTATGTCCGGAAACTGTTCCTGAATTTCATTCTTATTCTTTAGGCTCCTAGACCAACCATGGGCACGCAGACACTTTATGAGCTCATAATCCTCATCGTCATCACAAACTACCATTCCGCCTTCCATAGTAGTTATGTGATGTGAATAATAAAATGAATATGTGGCAAAGGTTCCAAAAGTCCCCAGGTATTTGCCATCATATTTGGATCCTAGGCTTTCACACGTATCCTCTATTAAAATAAGATTGTGGCGCTTAACTATATCCATTAATTTTCTCATGTCGGTGGAGTTTCCTAGGACATGAACCAACATAATGGCTTTTGTTTTTTCAGTTATTTTCTTTTCTAGATCCTCTAAATCTATATTTAGAGTTTCAGGATCTACATCGACAAACACTGGAACTAGATTGCACTGAACAATTGGAAAAATACTTGTAGACCAACACAAGGCCGGAACAATAACTTCATCGCCCGGCACAAGCTTATTGGCTCTTTTGTAGTTAGTTAAAGCGGCTACGGCTAACAAATTGGCGGACGAACCAGAATTAACCATAACTGCATGTTTAGCACCAACATATTCTGCGAACATATTTTCGAATTGGCTTACCTGCTCACCCATAGTGAAGTTTCCGGTAAGCAATACTTTAATCATATTTAAAATATCATCAGTATCGTGAGCGTTCTGTCCCAATGGGAACTTCATAATTAACGGTGATTTCATAGTTGGCTCTTAAGGCTGGTAAGAATTTCTTGCCAGTTATTATAAACTGAAGATCTTCTCAAGATATTGTGTTGGGACATATTATAGCTAATTTCGCTAGTATTTACGGTATTTAATAAGTGAGATAGGTGAGATGGTGAATCAAAATATTGAATATATTTCATATTTCCTTCGTCGTAAAAATCACAGGTATCTATCCATTTATTTAAAACCTCTGGGTTTCGAAGACTATTTGGATTATTTATATCTTCTGGCTCTTGCGCCTTACCTACTCTATAAAAAGTAAGGTCAGCAAATGCTTTGTTTTGATGAAACAATTCTTTTAAATAGGATTTAGATGGGAAAAATAATGGAACGTTAGCCGTATATTGCTCGAACGTAGACATTGTTCCATTGTGATATGGAATATGAATTATTCCTTTATAACTATATAGATCTGCCCAGCTATATTTCCAGTTGCCGTTTCTTATTGCGCCAAGACTGACACACGAATTTCCAGGAACAGATATCTCTGATCGATCATGTATAACGAACTGATTTTTTGTTCCAGTATATTTGGCATTTGTATATTCGCATAAGTTTGGAATATGCATGCCAGTAATTCCAGTCATATATTTAGTGTAATATTGGTCTCCTTTATTATTGCAAACATAATAAAGTTTTCCAGATGCAGCTCTTTCTTTTAGAAAGATATTTAATCTATCTCTAATTGCTAGATTGAAAGTATTGGGATGGTCATATCTAATACAATTAACAACTATAATTGGTTTATTAAATTTTTCATATAGAAGAGCGAATTCAGTAGGATAGCACGCAATGAAGCCATCATATTTGCTTAATTCTTCTTTATTTGCCTCATAGAACTTATCACAAACTTCTTGCGTGCATACTCCAGAACAAGTTAATTGCGTTCCATCACTTAATTTGATATTTGGTTTAGGCTTATTTAAAACCCAGTGATGACCGGATAGCGACCAATCATCAACTTCATGGCCCAAATTTTTGAAAATATGAGCCACATCTGCTATGACTGAAACGTGCTGGTCTATGTTGAAAAATTTCATATATCCTAAATATAATTATACTGCTTCAGAAGAGGTGTGAAAAAGCCGAATACCTATTTGCGTTTTGTTTTCTAGAAAATACATCTGCACATCAAACCCATTACTAAATGGCTTAATAGTATTATACAAAGTATATGGCGAAAACCAATACTTATGATCTGGATGAACCATTTCTAACGAAAACTCATCTGAACAAAAAATTTCCGCAACTGCCATACACGGAACAGTGAATAAATATTCTTTAGCTTTTACTGAAAAAATATCTTTTAAAAATAAATCTACATTTGGAACGTGCTCCATTACTTCAGGAACTATGACAATATCATATTCTTTATCAACATCCTTATATGACGTAAAGTATGTTCCTGGGCAGGCCTGTTTTAGCTTATTTGTGGTTTCAACATCAATATCCAGACCGTCTATTCGCGTATTTATTCTTTTTTTAAATTCAGAATAAGCTATTTCTGCAAGAGAAGATGCAAGCTCTGCCTTGGCGAGCGCTTCATTTCCAACGGCCTGTTCTGGCGTTACCTTCGCTCTTTCTTTAGTTCTTTCTATTTTTGCCTTATCTACTTTCTCTTTAAGAACTATTTCTTCTTCGGTCTTCATGTCCTTAAGTTTAGATAAGAATATATGCAAATTAGATTCCACATTAAAAACCATAGTGTCAGCGCATCCTACATGTAGGACTGTTTTGCCCTGACATAAATTTCCAATAAATTCAAATCTAGAATGTCTGATATTTTTCAGATGCATTTTTTGTATATAAAAATTATCAGTAGCCTCGTATGTTTTACGGGCAATTTTAACTGGTGCTTCTGGTGCTTCGATAACTTCTAGCTGCATATTTTCTCCGGTCATATTTTAATCCATTCTGGTGGTAAAAGGTCTTTTGTGTTATGTTGTAGTGCCGGCCCAAACCAGGTACTTGGTGCCAGAACTTTTTTATTTTCGTTTTTATTTAGCCAAGCTCCCCACCAGCTAAAGCTACTGTTGCATATAATATTGCTTTCGCATGTTTTAGCCATCAAAGCTAAATCTATTGCCGGCCCATTTCCCTCAGAATATTCGTATTGATTTCCTACGAAATTTCTTTTGGCCCAGTCCATATCATCAGATAGAATCAAAAATTTCTTGCACCCACTCATTTCCATTGCTTTTGAATAATAATCCATACTCATAAGTGGATGACAATTTTGAAAATTAAGGTAATCACCTCTTCTTATATGAAGAGAACACAATCCCTCTTCTCTTTCAAACTTATAAATTGGAGTTAATGCTTTAGCTATTTCTTCTTTATTATTTTCAAAGTATTTCCAGGATTGGAAATATCCTATTAAATCCACCGAATTAGACGCTGGGATTTCATCATAATGAAATGCTTTTTCCTGATAAGTTTTAGATACGGCTATATTTGATGAAAAACAATTATGCAAATTAAAGTTAGGTTCATATTGCCAAGGTGGAAACTGATAATCCGTATTGTTTTTAATAGCAGTAGATATAGTGGTAGCTATCTGGAATAAACAATTCCCTAACCTACCCATCTTTCCTAGCTGTGAAAACGTAACTGTCATTGCCTTATTTCGTGGTGGTTTTTATCAAGTAGAAGTATTTTTGGCGCAAATGTTTTTGGAAGCCACTTCTTCTTATAAGACTCAATATTTGATTGAGGGTAGTGATAGCTTGGAGTCAAAATTACTGTTGGCTCGTTGTCTAGAAAATACCTATTTATTGCGGTCTCGTCGTGCCAAACTGGAATCACGTTGTTTGCCACATCTCTATCTATAACATCCTTACACCATTTAGCAAGCTCCATATACTTGTCTCTTCTACCTCCACTAAATCCTCCGCCAAAATAGTTCTTATATTTTTTTGGATACGAATCAGAAATGAATAAACGAGAGGCTGGATTTGTTTCAAATGGACCCTTACCATTAGTAAATCCACAATGCTGAACGCCAACCAAATCGCCTATAATCTCTGGCCCAATATTATCTACGAATAAACAATCAACATCTACATAATATAGATAATCTTCATTATTCAGAATATGCTCATTGTTTGCGAAATGGGCAAATCGATCCATACTGGCAAATGGAAACGGTTTATGCTGAATTGGAATATGAATTATTCTACGATCCGATTTTGGAATATGAACTGTTTTTCGCTCAGCATCTAATGACGTTATGTCGCTAAAAACATAATATGTTACATCAAAATTTTCATTTAGAAAATGTTTGTCGGCAGAATCTATTATTCCTTGCAAAAATCTATCATATTTGCCCGTGGCTATAAGCATTAGTCCAACCGAAGTTTTTTTACTTGGCGGAGATACTGGAGAATACCGAGGCATATTTCTAATGTGCCTATCAAGATCTTGTTGCATCTTAACATTTACTTTATGATCATTAATTGGGTTTTCCATATTATAGACATAAAGAATATCTGAAATGTATTTTTGATGGTGTTTTGCCATTTCCATCATAGGAAACATTATGGCGAAATCCCATGTCATCTTGAAAAATTCACCGTTAATCGATAAATCTTCTTTTCTTATTATTTTGAATAGCCAAGCATAGAACGTTCTTAAGTGGGAGGCTGCCCAAGGCGTTTTTCTAAACGCTAGATTTTCTATAACTTCTGGTCGATAGGCGCCGGCAATACCTGAGCCGCCATTTGGGTGGTTTGTATATTGTCCGTAAGACATCCAAATATCACTTTCATTGTAGTGACGCTTAAGTCTATTCAAAACCTCTCCATCGGGAAGCCAGTCATCACCATCAAGCGTTAGGACAATTTCATCATCAGCACAACTATGAATCATATTATATAGATTTGCCAACGCTCCTTGTCTGGAGTTATTCTTTATTACGGTGCATTTATGTTGGTGCGGTGAGTTTTTCACCGCAGCATTTACCAAATTGAATGTTTGATCTGGAGAGCAATCATCTACAAATATGACTCTGAACTTATCATAATTTTGATTTAGTGCCGACAATATATTCTTTACGCACCATCTTTCATTATTGTAGCTTGGAATAACAATAACGAACCTTTTTTCTTTAGAATCCAATGACCACGCTCGCGGAACATTAACTAGGGCCGTTTTCATTGGCAAACTAATTGATGTTGGATCATTAAGTGTTAGTGGCTTGCCAATAGTTAAGCCTGGCCTTCTTGAATTAATAAAGCGCTCACTATACTGAACATCTCCGCTTCTACGTGCGGCATCTGACTCCAGCTTAAGAATATGGTGCCTATCTCTGCGTATAAACCAAAGCCTTCTATTACCAAATTTTCTTCCGGTATCATTAACCGACCAGTCATATCTAAATTGGCCGTGATTTAATTTAGTCTCATCAACCCTTTTGAATTTTGCATTCAATGATGAAAGCTTGTTTTGCAGATTTTTTTCTGAAACAATGCTTCCTTCTCCACTGAAGGAATGATCGTCTATATCTTTAGATTCATAAATAGGAACTAATATATTTGGATTAGAAGAATCTAATATTTCAGTTTCTAGAACTATTCTTTCAGAAACTGAAAGCAACGATTCTATATGTTTTTCATATGTCTTAAGGTGACATAGAAGATCTATGCTAATGGCCATATCAAAAGAAAAAGGCTCGAATGGAAAATCTTTTTCCAAATCGAGCTGCATTGTTTTTATATATGGGAACTTTTTTCTAATAAGATTTAGGTTAGATTCTCTTGCATCTACGCAAGTCATCTCCGCCCCTAACCTTGCAAATATATTGGCAAATTCTCCGTTACCGGCACCCAAATCAAGGATCTTTTTTCCTTTGAAAAAGGTCTGTCCAAAATAATCAATTATAGTTTTGCTTAACTTGAAATTTCTCTCTTTTTGCTCGGCTGGAGTCATAACTCTAAATATAACTGCCATTATAAGAGTTTTGCAACATATTAATCATCTCGTATTTATATACAAATGGCCACAAATTATCCTACCCATATTGACGACACCTCTAGCTTGCCAGTTGTGGCTGATAACGTACATAGAGTAGATTCTGATGTTATTAATCGATTACGGGCCGCAATTATAGCCGTTGAATCTGAATTGGGCACAAAACCAAGTGGAATATATGGAACCGTAACTAATCGGCTTGATGGGTTTGAAACTCTAATTAATTCGATCATTAGCGCCGGCGTTGCTAGCAGCTTTACTGCTGCCGGCGATTTAAGCGGGAACTCTACTAGCCAAGTAGTTATTGGCTTACGTGGAGTTTCAGTAAGCTCTACGGCACCAACAAATGGTCAAATATTATCATATGATGGATATTCTTGGAAAGCTAAGGGGCCACAAACTCCAGTTGTTACACAGGAAGCTTGGTTCATAGATCCAGTTAGCGGCAACGATTCCAATAGCGGACTTACTTCTGGAACGGCTCTAAAAACTCTTGCGGAAATGTATTCTCGCTGGGGTCCGGCTCCAAAGCTATTAGCATCTGTTTCTGGATTTATTACCGTAACACTAATGAGTGCTCCGGGCATAAATGACCCCATTATTTTGAGCGGAGATCTTGGTCCAGACACGAATTTAATGTATAAAGGAGCGGCATCTACCGTTAGATCTGGAACTTTTAGTGCGGTAACTGCACTTAATTCAGCAACAAATCAAGCGTGGGAAGTTGATGATAGCGCTAGAGATTGGACTACGGATCTAAATAAGCGCATTAAAAATACGACTGCCGGAGCAAATCTTGGACAAGTAGCCTGGGTAGCTAAAAGCATAGGTGGAACATCTGCCAGAATATCGCAGCCGGCATTTATTGATGCGGCCACAATACATGGATATACCGGGCCAACAGTTGGAGTATTCTCCACTAGCGACACTTATATAGTAGAAGATATTACGGAGGCTTATTTAGCAAGCGTTATTCGCGTAGGCCGTTTCGAAGGCAATGAATTAGTTCACCCTGGTAGGGTATTTTTTCAGGATATTTATTTTAAAAATTCAGTTGGCGGAACACTAATTCAGCAGTGTGCTTCTTTAGTATTTTTGGGTTGTCGTTTTGATAACTCATATCTTGAGCATGCATTAGCTCCTGCATTTATGAATTGTAATTTGGGTAATGGTATTGGCATCTTTGAATCTGAAATGTCAACAATTACAGGAATGATTGCGGGAGATATGAATATAGCTTCTGGCAGTAAAGTATATATGCAAAATTGGCTGGTTCAGGGCGCGACCATTTATTTATTTGGTGGAGATGTAGTTCTTACTGGAACTTTAGGAATTTTTGATTCTGCCGCAGACGCGATCAACGTTGGATATGCTAGTTACGGCAAAGGGTCTCTTGATGCTGGGCTAGCTTTGTTTGGAAGTGGCAATGCTGGGCATGGAGTTAATATTGGCCCACTAGGATCATTAGCTTATGCTACAACCCCTACAATTACTGGAACTGCCGGCAACGTTGTTATTGATGGAACATCGCTAACATGGAGAACGGCACCGCAAATTTTTAGTGGAACAAACAATTCTACGAGCACCTTTTCAGTAGGTCCAAACCCCGCTCTTACTGGCGATTGTTTGCGCCTTGGACCATCCATAGCTAATGCTGGCGTATATAACAATGTAATAACCACTCGCATCAATGGTGCAGATGCTACCGTCGTCAGAATTCATGACGGCGCCTCTTACATCATGCTGGGAGATACCGGCTATTACATGACGCTACAAGGCTATAATAACGTGTTCGCTTCCAATGCGTTAGGCATTCACGAGTTCATAATTGGAGCTGCTGACGCAATGCAACTTAATGCTAACGGCGTTCAGATTGGGCCAGGCGCTTTTGATCTTGGCGGTGGAACTGGTGTAATCGGAATTGATGACGCGGCCGTTGTTCCAACAACCAATCCAACAGGCGGAGTAGTTCTTTATTCTGAAACGGGGGCACTGAAATTCAGAAACCCAGCAGGCACAATAACAACACTTGGTTCAGGCGGATCTCCAGGCGGTTCTGATACGTATATTCAATTTAATGATACTTCTACTTTTGGTGGCGATGCTGGACTTACCTATAATAAAACCACAAACGTTCTTTCATTAACCGACGCTATTGCTATTGGAGCAATACCTGCATCTGCGGGCTCACTGCGATTAGCAACCAGTTCTATTATAAACTATCGCAATGCATCCAATACTGGAGACGTTCAAGCACTCAACTGTGATGGTTCGTTTGTGTATGTCGGAGATGTTAGTCGCAATGATTCTGGATTATTGCTATATTCTGGTGGTAGTGTTGCCATTAATGCAACTGGTGACGTTGTGCTTGGGTATGGCACGCCAAGATTAACTGCCACTACTACCAATATTCTTTCTACATTTCCACTTATTGGTGATAGCGCCAACACTTCGCCATACGGTGTTCATGGAGGAGTAATTGTTACTCCAGCAATAGACGCTGCCGTAACACTAGTGGCAGCAGAATATAACTTCGATTGGATTCAAGTTGATACCGGCGCTTGGGCGACTGGCCCATTTGGGGTTATTTTTCCAACTCCAGCCACAAAAGCCGCGGGTTTTTATAAAACTGTTTTTAACAATTCGACGCAAACAATAACGGTGCAAAATGGCGGAGTAGCAACCAGAACTCTTACTACTGGACTTGGCCAGAGATTTTGGTTTGATGATGGCGGCGCGTTTTTTGCTGGGGCAACATTTACTCCATAATAAATATGGGTTATTTACAATTGCTCGCCCTCTGAAATCTCCGCCACTAGATCAAGTATTTTTGACTCCGATACTGGATAGTAGTTCCACCGATCAACTCCAACATTAATCATGCGGTTTCTAAATAGCCATTTTTCATGAATGTGACCGTGAAGTAGCCACTGCCCATCATTCTTTGGGCGGTAATCAGGATACCTTTGATCCTTATCACCTTCTTTTAGAAAAGGTAGATGACAAAGAAGAAACTTACGATCGCCAATCGATAGCTCCATACGCTCTTGAACGGAAGCAAATCCATATTCAATATATTTTAGAATTGATTTTTTATGCTTTGAATGTTTCGAAAAACAAGAATCGTGGTTGCCTGAAACTAGATGTTTAATTCCGTTAAGTCTAGATAGGATTGGTTGAACAAACTTATCATTTAGTGAGAAATCTCCCAGATGATAAACCACATCATCTATACCAACAACTTCATTGTATCTTTTTACAATTTCATAATTCATTTCTTCAACGTCTTTAAATGGACGATTAGAGTAACCAATAATCGCCTTATGGAAAAAATGCTGATCAGACGTGAAAAAAATTGTCATCGTTTATAAATCTCTTCTACTCTATGGTGGAAGATCCTAGTAATCATCCATATGAATTTAGAATAGGACATTTTACCTTTAGCTCTATTACAAAGCAAACAACAAGGAATAACATTTTCTAAATCGTGCTTACCATCACTTGTTTTTCGATCTAAACCATTATATATGAAATTACCATGAAGACTAGCAAACTCTGAGCATCCATATGTTTTGTTAAACACATTAGACATATTTGATGGGTTAGTTCCACAATAATGACAAGGAAGTTGAGATAATTTTAAAAAATTATCGAATGATAAATTCCCATCACTATATGAGTCTCTATAGACCATTCTTGCCGTAGATAATCTCGGCTCTTCTGGAGCCGAATGTATTTTATTGTGCCCGCAAGATTTTATGCTTCTTCCGTCTATTCTAGATAAATCTCTATATCTAACTATTTTTCTAGGCCACAATCACAAATACAAGGAAAAAACATTACATTTTTGTTGAAATAACCGGAACCAGTTATAGTAAGTTGGCCGAATTTTTCATTCAAAATGTTTGGTATATTTCTACGGGAACATCCGCAAGATTTGCTTCGCCCGGAAGATAGGGATAGTCCTTTTATTATTTTTAGCTTACCGCAATCACATTTACAAGACCAATATGTATCTTTACAATTTAGATTATCTGGCTTGCTTACTTTTTCAAGCACAATCCAAAATCCAAATTTCATTCCAACTCCTACAGAGGGTTTTTTATATTTCATTTCTATGTGGAATGTTTGCGTCTTCAATACGTTTCATTTTATGAAAATCTGGATTTGGTGAATGGCGCAAATAAGGATTGCAGTCTGGACAAATTAAATCGCTATAATCTTCTCTAGTAACAACCCATCCTTTTGTAGCGCTATTTGGTTTATGCCAGCAGACGTATTTGCACACGCTACAAGTGGATTTCCACACTTCTTCGTTAGTTCTACTATAGACATCAACAACTACTTGCATTTTAAGTCTAGCTCCACCAACTCTTTATTTAGAGCGGCCATTTTGTTTTTAACAATATTAATTCGTTTTTTAACAAAATCAGATAGGCTCTTTTTATATTCTTTATCTTTACCAAAATTAACTACTTCATTAAAAAATTTATATTCTTCTTGATTAAATTGAGAAGCAAAATCATTACATTTTTCTATGAATTTTTTTATTTCAAGAGAGTATTTGTCAGCATCTAAAATACAAGCCCGGTCTATTTCTTCAAATACATAGTCTTTATATTTTGCGGCTATATTTTCGTTCCATTCATATTGGGCGTAATCATCTTCTTCCCAGTAAAGTTTAAGAGGAACTTCAAACGAAAGATCTATATTTACTTTAGTTTTAACTAATTTTCCTTTTTCAAGTTTTTTGAATTCTTTATTTAGAGAACGAAGAACTGTTGTCTTATTTAATTTCGGCATTTTTAATCTCATAATCATAAATATAAACATCAACATCATTTGCAAAAACTTCTTCAATCATTGGCTCTATGATTTCCCATTTACCACCAGCCAATCCGCAACCAATTCTAGGCATATGAACCGAAGCTTCGTTTTCTTTTGCAATTTTACATACATCATATAGACATTTTCTGAGCGCCTCATATCTAATGGGTGGATCGTTTTTATCACCATAGCCCTGCTGAGCTATCATATTGGCTACAAGAATATCTCCCCTTACTTTTACATATCCAACATTTCCTTGAGCGAAATTAATTTTTGTTCTATACCAATTTCTATATTCTATCTCTGGATCTTTCCATTTTTTGGAAAGAGCTAGAACAAATCCTTTTCCCCATCCACCCATATCATTATTTATATGAGCTATAATTTTGGCACCATTAGTTTTTGGATCGGTAGCGTCACCTTTTAAATAAGTAATCATATTATTTTTTAATTATTCTACATATTTTATCGCATCGGACCCTTATGATGGCATTATCAAATGCAGGACACATGAGCTCAATATATCCATAATATTTTCGGAAAAGATTACCAGTATAAAGGCCGCCTCCGCTACTAAACTGAACAATGTCGTCCGTCGTTAGATTGGCAATACAAGACTTCATTTCATTTATTTTCTATCGAAAGCTAGCTTAAGGCGCTCTTTCAATTCGACCAAATTAGAGCCATCATATCTAAAGATATTGTCTTGATAAGCGGCCCCACCTACGGCAAACATTTCGTTCCATGGGTGAGCTATACAAACAACCAATCCTCTAGGCCTATGATTAAGCCACTTTAGAAAATATGGAGAGAAGTCATCCACAAGCACGCGTCCGTATGAGAGTGACTTATCTTGAGTTATTGTTACTGGAACGTCTGGCAAATGTTCTTGGCACCACGAATATTTCTCATGCCATGCAGAGGGGCATTTTCTTGGCCCTTGAGTTAAGACATTTATAGAGAATCCAATTTCTTTAAGAAGACCTACTATGTGAAAACCTAGTGGTAGTGGTTCTAGATTTCTCCAAAATCCGGGCTGGTTTTGAATCAGCTTTCTGCGATGTTTAAGATAAGGTTGATCGGAACCAAAATTAGCCGCATACTTATCATACGGGTCTTCATGTGGCGAAGAAATCAACGCCATCTCTGCGGACATTGTTTTGTCGTAGTCAGCAACTGTCCCGTCTAAATCTAGAAGGGCAATTTTTGGATCTGAACTCATGCGTTTAATACTTTATCTTCTTCAAGATCTTCGTAAAAAATTTCTATTTCTGGATCGAAACTTTCTTCTTGTGATCTTTCTTGTAAGTTAGAAGATACCGAATCAGTTACGACGCCTGTTACTAGATCGAGAATTTCTTCTACTGCAAAATTACCGGCAGTAGTTAAGCTGCTTACTCGAAACTCCTTTGCCATGATTTGTGCCTTTTCATTATCTTTCATAGCGTATGTAAGAGCCATGCCATTAACCATGGATACGAAAGATGTTCCTAGCTCTGAATCTAGGAATTGCTGTAACATTGCAGACTTGTCTCCAGGAAGAGCGGCAGACAAAACGCCTTTGGTTACTTTATTTAGTTGAGTTGCTGCTACGCGGACTCCGGCTTTTTTTGCTTCTCCTACTAATTTATTTTGCTTAATTTCTTCCTTTATGGGCTTCTCGTCTGTTAGATAGTCATATTTTGTTAGAGGATTAATGTTTCTATTATACTCTTCCCAATCAAAAGCTAAATCCGGCAAGATTGGAATTGGATATACTTTAATTTCTCCTGGCTTTATGTCCTTAAAAATACCGCGCCAGATATCCTCATCTTCTTTGGCTGCCAAGTAATTATCCTCTTCAATTATTTTATTGACATCAATTTTTTTGCCATTTATAGTTAAGTTCGGAGTATTTATGCTCACTGACGGCCCGGCTATATTTACTCCCCCAAGGGCGTTTATATCGTAACTGGTCGCTTTAGGATCGCTAACTGCACTGGCGGCAGTTTCAACTTGAGAAACATATTTAGATCCTGGATTTAAAACCTCAAATCCTGACATTTCTTTTACAAACCAAGAAGTATCGGGAATTGGAGGCAGCGGCGGTGGGACGGGTATTTCTTTTTTACCTTTTGGCAGATCATTATATTGAGTAACGATAGACCTAATGTATTGCATTTGACTTTTAGTTAGCTCTTCAAATAGCAAGACTCCTTCACTAATTGAATTAAGCTCTGCAACTAAAACATCTATATTTGCTGGATCCCAGTTCATACACTTATTATATTGTGCATCACAAGATTCTGGGTTGTTATCTATTACTCCCCATACTCGTAATTTATGAACCAAATCTTTAATTGTTTTTCTTAAAGCCGGACTCTTAAGTGAATCGCCTTCTTGTATCTCTTTAAGAATTGCCGAGTGATTGGCATATTCTTTTGATTTATTTACCTTAAGAATATGATCTCTGATAGCGTTGGCGGAAGCCAATTCTTCTGCGCTATTCTGCCGAATTATATTATTGAAGGCGTGATTTGTTATCTTTTTTTCCAGATCCTTACGCTCATTGAGATCCCAGTTAAAAAATGTAGCCTTTTCTTTTGCGGTTAGAAAAATATTGCAATTAACAAGCCTATTAATTAGTGCTTGTGAATTAAAGGCATCTCCCCAAGTAGTAATTTTTGATGCATTAATATCTCTTACTACTTCTTTAATGCCAGCAAGTAATATTTTTTTTTCATCCGGATGCTTACATTTTCTGTAAATCTTTATGAAATTACGTAGGGCATCATAATTTGAGCTTGTCCAAGTAATATACTTGGACTGCTGATCTTGTCGTTCGTAGTCATGGGAAAATACTCCCATCTCCCATAGCTCGTCATTGAACTGGCTTGGGTTAATTAAATCCCTTGGAGAAAGCATTCCTGGCCTATTAAAGCTGTTGGCTGTAATAGGCGATCCGTCCGTCATGCCAAAAGACTTGGCGGTTATTTGGTCACCGTCTTTTATATTGAGAACATTGGCTGCAATTTTGTCGTCATAGGCATAGGTGGATGTATTTTTACTCACATCGCTACCTATATCAACACCGGCAAAAGTTGTAAATGGAAGCGTTTTTAAATCGTCAATAACCTCTTGAACCGTCATGGTTTTTGGTAAAGTTAATTTTTGATTATGATCAAAATACGAATTACCATCCAATATTGGATCTCTATTATCCAAATATTCTGCCATATCTGTTTTTAGAATTGGCAACGATCCATCCGGTAACGTATCTACTATAAGAGAGGCTCCGGCTGGAATTTTCTTTTTTGGAGATTTCTCTATTAAGGTCTTTACTTGCTTATAGAGATCGTCTAATTTTTTCTTATCATTAACTTCTCTAACAATCTCATCTACCGCTTCTTGCGAAAATTGTAAGATGCCGGCATTCATCATATCGGCAATCAATTCATTGCGAGTTATCTTTTCAAGAGGAGAAAGCGGAGCAAGCCGCTCATCCTGAGTAAGATTTTCAAAAAGCGTTGATAATTTATATTCCATATTTCTTTCTAGAATGAATATTCTTCTTTAAACGTCTATTGTAAATTTGTCGTCGAAACCGTTTTCTTCAACGGTCTCGTGAAACATAGTATATCCTCTTGGGTTTGCCACTATGCGTGTGTCCTCAACTTTTGTATCCACGTGTGCGTGTGTGTGTCCGTGGATCCATAACGATGGCTTCCTATCTTCAATCAAGGCCTCCATATTTGAAAGATAAAACACATTTGTTTTATCGCTCTTATATTTTGGATTGATGCATTTTGGAGACGGAAGGTAGTGGCTTATGACTATATCTCCTTCTTTGAGGTTATCGTCCAAAAACTGTTTTGCTTTTTTATTTTCGTCCCAAACCCAATCCCCAAAATTACGGATATACTTAAAGTCTGACCAGTCCCAAGTTTTTTCTGGAGAAACGAATGAATACCATAATGTACATCCTATAAATCGACGACCTTCTAATTCAAGAATTTTATTGTCTAGAATATGAAGGTTAGAATACTTCTCTTGTATTAGATCGAAATTATGAATAACACTACCGGCATCAGATCCGTAATATTCGTGATTACCTGGAACAAAAATAACTTTAGGATATTTCGCGCAAAATAAACCAATAGCTTTTTCAAGGCATGGGCTTTCGGCAATATCTCCAGCAAGAATTAAAACATCGATTCCGGTTGAGTCTAGATTTTTAATTATCGACTCTCCTTCGTCATCGTGATATTCTAAATGGAGATCGGACATTATAGCAAGTTTCATTTTTAATCTCTTATCTTTAGCGACGCCATGGATTGTATTGATTTACAACTATACCAGGAGTGGGTAGCTGAGGGGCAGGCATTACCGGCATTTCATCGGCAACCTCTTGTGGGTCGATACCTATAGCTTGGCGTATATTTTGGCGAGCTTCCCGCATTTGATCCGCAATACCCTGTCTTGCTGCCGGAGTTACTTGAGCCACCTCTACCGGCTGATTATTTGTATATCCTCTTGGAATTCCCATTCCCGCCGCCACTTGCATATCAAAGTTCCCCCAATTTGCTCTATATGGGGTTCTGGCTGGCGCTGGGGCAGCAATCTCTTCGAACAAGTCATTCGTAGGCATCTTAAACTTTGGTGTCTTTTTAGGTTTTGGCCTAGCTTCACTTATGACCTTTATATTGCAGACGGTTCCGTTCTTTTTAAGAACAGAAATTTGACGATCCAACTGATCGATAGTTAGGCTGCTAAAGACTGGGCTTATCTCGTCTCTCTTAACTGAGAGTCCATTTATAGTTAATAGATCCTCAATTATCTGAGCAATTACATTTTCGCCTTCGTGACTAGATATTGTTATTTCCATTTTTATATCGCTCTTCTAATGTTATTATCGCCAAATATAAGTGGCTGATACTCAATAGGCCTAATTCCAACTTCTACATCCTGTAGCTCAACAGCTTGATTGGCCTCAGCCATTTGAGCAACCCGTAATTCTGATCTAATTTCTTTTATAGTTTTAACTAAAGCTTTTGGGCCAATTTCTGCGCTTATCTTTACTCTTTGAAAAAGAAATAAGTATTCAAAAGAAGAATCTTTTGCCTTAAAGTAATCACAAATTTCAATATATGCCGCAGGGTTCGATAACAATGTATCGCAGAATTCGTGAAAATTCTTTCTCTCTTCTAAAGTTAGCTCACTCATTGTAATTGACCTTAAGTTTTCTTAATTTTTTAGAGGCCTGTTCAAAATCTTCTTTTGCTTTGGCAATTTTTCTGCGACGATCTTCAACCTTAAACCAAGCACTAAATGCCTTTTTCTCTTTAAGGTAAATAGCCATTTCTGTTTGATATTTAATCATTTTTTTATCGTAAAGCTTTTGCTTACGAGCATAACTTTTCATTTCAAGATCAAAGCTATCATTCGATATAGATTCAAAATATTCAAGAGACGAGCCGCCATCATCACACTCATCTTCATAAGAATTAATTATATTTGCTTTTTCTAGCGGATAATTATTTGGCAACATTTTAATTATGTTGGAAATACTTATTGTTTGATCGTCTAAAGACCTATAACGAGGAAACTCTATGGTTTTAGATGGTGCAGTTAATTTGTATGGATGAGTTGGATGAATTGGTTTCTTAGGTTTTTTCATAGAAATTTCTTGGATCAATAATTTTTATCTCTTTATTTTTGCTTTGGGCATATCGAACACAATTGCCTGTTCCGCCCTTTTGTGAATCATCGTAGCAAGCCAAAACCATATCGCAATTATCAACCAGATAACGGTTTCTAATTTCCATCTTCCAGGCTTCGTATTTGCCTTCTGATATAATAATCACCTCCTGGGCTTTTGTCAAGTATCCATCATATCGCTTTTGGCTTCTCAAGGGCCACATACTCTCTTGGCCTTTAAAAGGAACGGCAATCTGATATGGGATATGTAGAGCAATTGCGGCATCTATAATTAAAGAATCGAATCCTAATGCTCCACCAGAAATAATTTTCTCTGGATTTACCTCTTCCAAAATTCGGACAACTTCAGCACATATAGGATTCCATATTTTATGAGGATAATACTTATTGAATATTTTTCTATGTCCAGTCCCGGAAATAATCATTTAAAACTCCATAATTCGAGATATATCACAGGTGGAGGAACTGATGGATTTAATTAACGAGGAAATATATGCGTATCTGGCTGGGTTTTTAGATGCTGACGGAAGCATCACAATTGTAAATAGAAACATTAAAGGAAAACCTACTCGTTATAGAGTGCAAATATGTGTATATAACTGCAATATACTTATCATTAATAAATTAAAACATTTATTTGGAGGCAAAATACGGTCAAATAATGTTAATAGCTCTTATTCTAAATGGCGAAATTGTTTCGTATATAGTTTATCAGATAGCCAGGCAATTAATGTAATTAAGAATATTTATCCATATCTTATAATTAAGAAACGGCAAGCAGATATAGCGCTACAAATAGCGGAAGTAAGATCAGAGGCAAATCCAGCAGAAAGACGATGGAACAAAGAAATTGCCAATAAAATTAATGATTCTATGCTTAGACTTAAAGCAGAAATTAATAAATTAAATATTCGTGGAACAGAAAAAATATTCTCAAAAATAGATGTAAGCTCTATACCTTACAATAAGCATTATTTAGCAGGATTTTGTGATGCTGACGGATCAATTATGATTACCAAAATGGGAAAAGGCGTAGCGGCAAGAATTACATTTACTAATACTGACAAAAATATACTTGAATGGATTCGTTTTCACAAAGGCGGAGCAAACATTGAAACAAGAAACCATGGTAATGATAAATGGAATTTAGGATATTCTTTAAGATTTTACCCCAAAACAACATATCTTTTGGCTCAAGAATTATATCCGCATTTAATTTTAAAAAAAAGACAAGCCAAATTAGTATTAACTCTTGGAAAAATTAGAAAACTTTATTCTTCTGTTGAACTTCAAAATAATATAAAACTTAATGAACGATGCCACTCATTAAATGAGAAATTAAAAACTATTTGTTCTAAATTAAATAAACGATCATTTTAATAACCAACACTCTTTTTACACCCACAAGAAGAAGTTTGATTGGGATCGGTAAAAATAAATCCAGTCTCCATTAAGCTATTTTTATAATCCATAACGGCTTCCGACATATACTGGCTTGAAATTTCATCAATAAAAACTTTTATTTCATTAAATTCAATAATAGTATCATTTTCTCTAGGATTTTTTTCAAATTCTATAGATCTTATTAGGCCGACACAACCACCTCCGGCTAGCTTTATTCTTACCGAATAATAGCCAATACCTTCTTCATCAGAGATTTTTTTTATCTGTTTCGCGGCTTTTTCAGTTATTGAAAACATTTTATATCTCCAACAGACATATTTAATGCGTACGCAATATCTTTTATTACGTCCTTAATGTTAAGGATGCATTCATCATTCATTTGCTGATCAAATTCAGTTCCCTGACCACCATTTTGTTCTAGCCCACTTAATTCATAACATGCGAACTCAAGTCTTTGATGAAGACCATTTTTTTGAACTATTGAATGATGGCCGGCTCCCATAAATAACTTTTTTCTTATTGGATCTTTACGAGAAAAACGATTATCTTTAGTGTCTCTGTAAAAATCATAGTTGCTTGACTTACTTATTAATTCGCCAAGAAGATTTTCTTTTATTTGATTACACTCGCCAATATCTGTGGGAGAAAAATCATCATGCGTGTCGGCATAGTTTAAAACTAAAGCCTTAATTAGGCATTTCGCCTCATTATCAGTCAGATCTAAAACTATTGACATGCTTCCATTTCCTCAGCTTCTTGAGCCAACAGGGATTCTAATATCCAATAAAAAAGGTCTGGCTCCATAGAATTAATATCATCTATGGTAATGTGCAGCCTATTCTGGACATAATATACTTCATCGCTTCCCATAATAAATCTTTAGCTTTCTTTATCTTCTGGAGACACTCTTGTTTGAGAAAACAAATCTCCTGGCGGCCTACAAATCATTGGAATGTCCAAATCCTCAACTCCCAATTCATGCACCAGTCTAATCACTCGTTCGCCCCTAGTTTCTTGTGGGGCCGGAACAAGTTTGCCATCAATTTCTAAAAATGGCTCGAAAGAATGAGAGCATCCGTAACACCCAGCGTCACAATGGCGCTTGGCATCATCATCGGATTTTAAGCAATAACATCCGACACACATCATGATTTCATCAGATCGAGCCATTTTACACCATTATTCCGTAATAACTGCTAGGATGTTATATTCTTGAATCATCAAGAAATCCTGACCCTCAAACTTCAGCTTGATGCCGCTCTGTGGTGGGACGAGCACGACATTGCCTGGCTTTACCGACATCGGAACAAGCTGGCCGCTCTCAAGCGTTCGTCCGGGCCCTACGGCTAAAACCTCGGCTTCCTGCGACTCGCTCTGACCGGTGCCAGGAATATGTAGTCCTCCTGGGGTCATCTTGTTTTCTTCTCTGCGTTTGATTAGAACATTGTCATTCATTGGTGATAGTTTCATTTGTTTCTTCCTCTTCTTTATAATTAAGTAACTCAAACCACGTATCAGTTGGCATCACCGCATAGATGCTGCCGTCCGCATTATAAATATATACCGTACCGATCTCATCCTCTTCAGCCCAGCCCCCTGTTTCAGTGTCTAAAAAATATTCGTTTAGAACTGAATCAATTATTTCCAAATCAGGAGCTTTATTTTTCATAAATACCTAAAACCTCTTTTTCTTTTGAAGTTAGATTTAGATTCTTGATCTTGCGAAGAGCTGCTTTGCGAATGCTTTGCCGCTCTCGCTCTATCTCTTCATCTTTGATGCGCATCTTTTCACAATATGCATCGTCTATAGCCTGATCTTTACAGTCAGCTATTTGCTCATAAATTGGACTAGCCAAACCAGCAATTAGGGCTTTTTTATATTTTTCTAGCACATAGTTTATTGATGCACTAGAAGCTACTGCCTTTTTAACTTCTGAAATGTTCAGCTTCATTGCTGCTAAATCTTGGTCTGAAATTTTCAACCTAATACAATCGCCCTCAATATCTGAATCGTTACAATCATACCACTGATCAATAACATATTCTTTATCTGGTTGAAATGATTTAACCTGCGCATCAACTAATTTTTGTAGAATATTTTCTTGTATCATTTTTTGTCTCTCCAATATATCCATATTGAACATAGTCTTCCGCAAAACTTATCTTCAATAACCTCAAACCCACAATCTCTTAGGTTTGAGATGATAAATTCTGAACTGCCGTCCAAATCATAAACATGGTCTGCAGTCAAAATACACAAATCTTTTCCTTTATCAGCAGACTTCTCTATTAAGAATTCTGCCTTTTTAAGGTCATTGAATTTTGAGTTCAATTTCGCAGTCGAGGCCTTCGCTTTAATTGATTCTATTGAAAATTCCATTTACCACCTAATATTATAATGGCACAATAAACTATCATTGTTGCCGACAATTTGTGAAGCCTCAAAACCTTCTTCTTTGAGCTTTTCAATTACATATGTGCCATAACCATTTAGATTAAGGCCAAGAGTAGAAGTAGAGTTTTTTCCTAAACGGGCAGCGTCTAAAATAATATTCTTAATATCTAACATTGCCTTATTTCTAATTCGTAATTTTCCTATTTCAGATTGTCTCTTTACTTTTTGTAAGAATTCCATTTTTCACCAACTAATTTTAGAGCCAACAATTTTAAATCCCTGCTCAATTAAATATTCTTTAATGTATTTAATATGCTCTTTTGAGTAGGACGTTTGCAAATAGGCATGACTCATTCCGGCATTTGCGCAATCTTCTATAATTTTAATTACGTTTCTTAAGCACGCATCTCTTTTGGAGATTAGGGCTACTTGCGTTTTTTTTCTAATGCTGGCAATATAATTCTGTTCCATGATCATACCGCCAATTTCTTTAGAATTGCTTTTTGCGAAGCAGTTAAGCAAAGAGAATCTAAAAGCTCTTTGTTTTTATTGGCAATTTTTTGCTCACGCAAGGCCTTTCGTAAAGCTTTTTGCTTATTCTTTTCTTTAATCTCATCAAGCTTGGCTTTTCTGATGGCAGCTTCTTCCGCTCTCTTTTTTCTAGCGGCAGCCTGATTCTTTTCGGTTTTAATTTTGGCTAATCTTTTCTTTTCAGCCTTAGCGTGCTCGGCTGCGGCCTTCTTCTCTCTATCTTCAATTAGTTGATTTGAGACCTTAAGAAATTCATTTACAAAATTAAGCTGCATTGTGGTTAGAAGCTTTTTGACTGCCGGAATTTTTCCGGCCTCTTCCAGAGAGGCCTCTGTTACCTTATCCAACCCTCTTGGATTTAGGTAATGAACAACATTTCGTATCTGATGCTCTTCAACAGGGATATTTTTATAACGACTATAGCCATAGCCATAATAACTATATCTTCTAGAAGAAGACCATCTCTTGTACTTTATTGATGGCGCAACCCATTCTGCTGGAACTTTGGAAGTTACTGCATTAAAAGACTCTTCAATTAGCTTATTAGTATCTGCTTTGACTGGAATTATTGTTTCTGTAATCATTGTCCATCTACCATTTTCTTTAAAATTAATTTTTGTTCTGGAGTTAGTTTTAGTTGTGTAAATATATTGCCGGATTGCACTTGGTCTCTTACGCGCTTATCAGCTTCTTGTTGTTTTCTAATGCGTTCCTCTTGTTCCTTGGCAAATTTTGCTTGTGCTGCCTGATGGGCCTGCTTGATCTTTTTTTGCGCCGCCCTCAATATTTTTGAGCGTTTAACTTGCAATTTTAAATCTGAAATTATATTTTTCTCAAAATCTTTGATTAGATTTGAAATTGGTTCAAACTTATACATCTGCTCTTGCAGCTCTTGCGCCGGAGTATTTGATAGATAATCATCTAAAGCATTTATGCTTTTATCAGGCATTGACCGCAATTTGCTTGAGTAAAACCACTCCATTCTTGTAGATTTTTTTCCAATAACTTTTCTCATTGGAACTTCAGGTAACGGAATTTTTTTAATCATTTTGATCCGACCATTTTCTTTAGAATTTCTTTTTGCTCTCGCGTAAGATTTAGTTTAGCAAACATACTTTTAGCATTTTTCTTGGCCTCAATCTCTCTTGCTTTTCGCTCTTCTATTAATCTTTTTCTTTTTCTGGCCAAAGCTAGGTCTGCCTTTTTTCTTTTTATGGTAGCTTTAACGGCTTTCTTTAGGCCATTAAAGATGCTGGCCTTATAAGCGGCCATAGCATCATTCATTACCTTAAGAGAAGATAATTTTTGTATATCATCATTTGATATAGACAAAACTCCTTCGCTAAAAAGCTCAATATCTTTATTTGACATTTTTCTCATTATGTTATCTAGCGAATATGATAAATCATATGGCTGAAATTTTGTCAAAACATTTGTAAAAACACTGTTAAACTCGGCTGTCTCGGTGGCTCTTGCGGTCATTATAATACTCCTTCCAGTAATCCTATTAGTGCAAATCCTTGACCTACCGGATAGTCAGGATGCGTGAAAACATCTTCTAAAGTCATTTCTAGAAATCGGTAGTCATAGCCCTCATAGTCAATCAAAACAATGTCCTGCTCAGAGGTCTCATATAACTCTTTTAGAGTCTCGAATTCCTTAGTTTTGACGACCGCTTCCTTATATAATGGAAGAAAGATTTCATTCTGAGCCTCAAGCCTATTAAGCTTTCTGCCTTTCCACCAATGATGAAGGCATTCGTTCCAGGCACCTAAAGGATATTTGATTGGTTTCTTATTTTCCCAACCAGCCTTCGCCCACTTCCAATAGTTATCGTTTGGCTCGCCCTTATCGTTACTATACTGTGCGTATATTTTGGCGAACTGATAGCCGTTCTCAAGATTATGGGCCCAATATCCATCATAAAGATTAACTGGCCCAACATTAAACGGGCTCAGCATTCTTCCAAACGAGTCTGAATATGATGTTACATTTATGATAATGCTATCTTCTGGAACCTCATGTTTAAAAGAAAGATTGTAAAGAACTGGTTTCATCTCTTTTCTTTTAGTTCCATAATCCATTCCTGAATTAATTGGGCGGATTCTTTTGACCTATCGCCTTCATGTAGAGGAATTAGATCGTGATGAACTTCGTTCATCCAAGGGTGAGAAACCAATCCCTTAAGATAAGCGTCCCCTCCATTCAATTCAATTACATTTCCATCCATAAACTCAACCAATAATTTGGTTCCGCCAAATATGCGGAAAGCAAAACACTTGCTGCCTATTGGATATGGGCCGTATTGTTTTGTAGTCAAATATAAATGCTTTTTCATTTGTGTTATTTAATAATTTCAACAATATCTGCTTCAGCAACCTTATGATAGCCCTCAAAAGCTACAATTGAATCGCCTACTTTTATATGCGTCCAAAGATGGGTATCTAGAGGAACTAGGGTAGCATCAGTCATTTCGCCTGGGTTAAGTAAAAAATCAGCGTCATCAAAAAGAATTACTCCGGCTTCTTGGGCCGTATCTTTTGGAATCCTCCAATTAAACTTATTGTCACTATAAAGCCCACCTTTACGGGCAGGCATCAGATGCAGTGATACTTTAAATTTCATATTAGTTCAAATGCCTCATGTCCTTTTTGGGAGCATTAGATATTAACGCCTCGACTGGCTTGCTGTCTGATGACTCGCCTTCTTCGGCGGACTTGTCTTTATTTCCGAAATGATCGCTCATTTCTTTTAGAAAGAAAGCCGTTTCATTCTCCTCTATAAATATAGATGAGCTTGCTATCTGATAGGCTCTTTCCAGAATCATCTCTCCAGTTGCCGAGTTTTCAAAAAGAAACTCCGCCTTTTCCTCATCAGAGCCTAGGGTTTTGACGTGAGCAATGGCTTTTTCAGCTTCCTCAAGACGCTCCTGCTCTTCTTCATTTTCCGGCTCCTCATTAACTCCATTTTCCAAAAAATCATCTAAAACAATATGTTCGGCCATATGTATGGCTCTTTCCTTATCGGTATCTGATAGTGTCGAAAATAGCTTCATTTTATTCTCCGTTTATTCTTCGTTCGTTCGTTACGCTCAATGTTACTAGTGATTTTTGCCTTCTCGACAACTTTATATCTATAAAGCGGTATATAATGGGCGGTTCCCTGAGGATTGTGGCGTTATTACTAGCTGTTTTTTTTATAGTCTTTAGCGGGACTTGCTGCATCCTCCAACACAAATCGAAGCAGCCAGCAATTTGGCTTTCCGAACCCATTAAGAAAACCGTCTGGATTGACGCATCCTTTTCCGAAGAGGAAAAGAATGATATCGTTAGGGCCTATAAAAGGCTAGAATGCAGCACAAATCATTCCATAGTTCAGTTTGAATTCATTACCAACGCTAGTGTTGCGGACTACTATCAGATGAGAATAAGTCCAAGCATAGTGATTATGAGTGTAGATAGTAAGGACCCAAGAATTAGAGCGTCAGATAGAAGACTAGCAAAGGAACATAAAGGCAAACAAACTGCCGGACTCTTCTTGAGTCAAGAAGAAATTCCAACTGTTCTTTTGCCAAGAGATAGGTTAATTAGAAGCACATTTTATGAAGTTGCCTTACATGAAGCCATTCATTCTTCGTTAAATATACTTGACCATAGCGAAAGTAAAAGTGCCGTTATGTTCTATGCTATGGATGAAACATCAGCCCACGACATCTCTAAAGATGATTTGAAATTTATTTGTGAATATTACCAGTGTGACGCCGAATCTTTTAATGTATGTGGTGGAGAATGAAAATGCTTAAAAAAATAATAGTTCTATTGATGCTGATTGCTGGTCCAATATCTTGTATGAAACCTCCTGCCAGGCCGGAGGCTAGCCTACCTACAAGGCTAATTGAGCAAACTGTTTCGCTGGTTGGATATAACTCCAATAAAGGATGGGGAACATATTGCACCGGAGTGTGGGTTGATTCTCGCCATATACTTACTGCATACCACTGTGCCGCTGCCGCTAAAGTTATGAGCCTTCCAGAAGACGACCAAGAATCTGCTGAAGATAAAGGTCAAAAACTTGATGCTATTGGCGCCCCAGTGTATTATTCAACAAAAGACTCTTTCAATAATGTTGTTCATCACGGACCAATGAACTATCTCAGCGCTAAAGTTGTTGCTGGCGATGGAGCACACGACATAGCCTTAATAGAAGTTAATGGTAGCCCGTTGGTCCATCGACATGCCGTATTAGCTGATTTTGAGCCGGCTGTTGGAGATGACATAGTAGTCATGGGCCATCCAGCAAAGATTGAATATACATTCACGCGCGGGTATGTGTCTGCATATAGATCGGATATCGACCAGGACGCAATAGATATTCATGGGCCTTTCATGCAGATAAACGCCGGAATTTCTGGCGGAAATAGCGGTGGAGGAGTGTTTGATATGGGCGGCCACCTCGTTGGTATTATATCTTTTTGCAACTCAAGAATGGCAGTTCAGGCCTTTACCGTTCCAATGGGGTCTATAAAAAGATTTTTAGAAGAATACAATAAAAACAAAAAAGGCTGAAATCTTACATTATTATAACGTATTTTGCTAAGCGATGACTTTTTGTTATTTTGTATAGCTTCTTAATTTCTTCAAAATTTTCCGTAGCAATTATTCTATTCTCTATCTTTTCTAGATTAGCAAATGGAAGTGTTGCTATAAGCCTAATATAGTAATTGCTTTTATTTTTTAAAAGCAGATTTTCGATAATTTCAAATTCTGCTTTATTTTTGGCTAGCGTTGCACATTTGTATAGATACCTCGATTTTTTCGAGCGAATCAAAATCTTCTTATGCTTCTCTATTTGAGAGTTTTTATGAAAATTAATGAATATATAGGAAGCTTTTGCATTCTCCGCATTAAGAATGAGCCTCTCTATGGCAGCAGTATTTGAATATGGAACCTGTGAAAATTCCGCCAAAAGCTCTGCATCATTGATTTCCAATACCGCCTTTTCTAGGTTGGAAACGTTGGCTCCAATAATGTTTAGCGGAAACAAAACAAGATAGCGAAGGTTAAATCTGGACCTATTCGCTATCTTGATTATATAGTTTTCTAGCTCTGATGTTGGAAAGCTCCTTCTATCCAGTTCCAAAGCTAATCGGTATGGATAGAAGGAGTTTGTTTTGTCAAAAGCTTTATTTATTAGGCGGCGTGCTTTTTGTTCATATAATCTCTTGTTGGAGGTTTTTGATAAATCATCTACCAATCTCAAAAAATCATATTCTGCTGCCATCTCATAAAGATGCTTTAGATTTGATAGTCGTTATCGGAGATACTGTTCTATTAGCTCTATTGAGAGGCCGTCTATTTTTTTGATGTCTGGGCAATAAGGTAGAAAATCGCAGGTTTTATAGAGATCATTCAATTCCCTATCTTCCCTTTCTGCCCATTCTATTAAATAATCAACTTCCCAAAGACCAGAACGAATTTCTAGAAGTTCTTCTCGGTCAGCTATTCGTTTAACACGAACCTCTCCGGTTGTTAAAATCTCACGACACATGCGTAACAAGCGAACTAAATGATATGCGTGCTTGCAGTCGTATCCAAATTTGGCCTCAATTGCTGCCCTTTCTGGATTTCTTTCTAGCTTCCACTTAAGATACTGCTCCCATTCTCGTTTTTTACCTAGATACTCCCGTTCTCTTTGGAGAAGATGAATAAAGTTCTCGTCTAACCCAGAACGTCTTGCGCTAGATAACCAACGATCGTCTGACGTAATCTTTGCGTCAGCCATCATTTCCGCCATTACATTGCGGATACCTATTTTTTCAGCCTCTTGAAGGTCTTGAAGCCAATCAAAATTGATACGATCCATATCCTTCTGGATCATGGCCATCGTAGCTTCTAACTGATTCTTCTCAATCAGAGGTTTTTCTTCTAGCCCAAACTCTTTACGAGATGGTGGGCAGAGCATTGGATTGCGGAGATATTTTCGATGGTTTTTTATGCGGTTAAGCTGACTAACCGCATATCCGGCAAAGCTCCACCTTACTCGTTTAGAAAGGAAAATATTCCTGTTTTCAAGGATTTTTTCTCCTGCCTTGGAGACGAAAATATGGTCAGAAGGATCTGTGAAAAGAACCTCTATGCAGTTAGGGTTGCAGTTGGATAGCAGGCTAAAAAACTTACGTAGCTCGTAAATTACCGTATCTGGCTCATTGAACTCTTGCTGCTCGAACTTTTTAGTAACGCCGAAATAGTAGTCTTTCGTTGGAATGGCTACTCCCTTATAGTCGTCGTCACTGCCTTCGATGTTTGTTCCATAAGCTTTAGATCCGTGGCGGGTAAGGTAGATTACGCCATCAGATATGGGAGATTTGATCTCCTTAAGCTTATCGAAAATTATATGATTAGTCATCATCGTCTTCTTGTGATTCTGGATAAAAGGGGTTATACCTCATTCGATTAGAATAAAGACATATGGCCTCTTGTTTTTTTAGAATTTCTTTTTCATCAACTTCACATTCAGATAATGGCAGTATTGTTTCCCACCCATCGCCACTATCTGCCGGAGCAATTTCTACGAATGTTTCTTTTTCTATTTCAGTAATGGCTAATCTTTCGCCAGTTTCAGTGCAGCCATTAAACTCAATATAAACATCTGCTTCTTGATTTTCTTTAGAAAGAAGTTCTATTAATTCTTTGATTTTCATTTTACTTGTCTCGTATAGGAATGTGGGCATCAAACCCTTCGCATTGGCAGTGCATATCTATACCGTGAATATCTTTGGCATTACATTTGCCTGGTTCGCCGCCAAAAAGAACTCCCATAATCCACGATCTTTTGCTTAAATGCTCGTGCTTCCAGTGCATGCATTCACATATGTTCTTTTCGCTAAATTTAGTAGTCATTAGTTTCTGCGGCCAAAAATTAATGAGAGAGCTCCTAATACTAGGAAGACAAAGAATAGGATTTTGGCAATACCCGCTGAAGCTCCGGCAATAGCGCCGAAACCTAATACTGCTGCGACAAGTGCGATAACGAAAAAGATGGCTGAATAATATAACATTTTATGTGTCTTTCTATTTTTAGTTTAGTATCAATTAGTCAAAAATTCAAACGGATCCATAAGCCGTGTATTAGGCTCTTTTGGCGCCAGGCTTATAACATCTTCGGGCTTTACTCCGGTTGAAATATATTCAATAGGGGTTTTAGTGAAAGACTCGACATACTTCAAAAAGGATCTTGTTTGATTGGCGTCTTTAGAATCTTTCCAGCAAGGCAAATCAAGATAGGTCGGATTTACATTATTGAAGTCGCTTGGAGAGAATACCTCTTTGCCATATGAGACGCAAGTTTTGATGCTTCTCTGGCCTTCAGGAATATCCATCTTACATACAATTAGGTGTGTGATTCCGCCTTTTTGAATTCCGTATTTGAGCATTGGCAAGTCGAGATAGCCAATTCTACGAGGCTTTCCGGTTGTTGCTCCAATCTCTCCGCCAAGCTCTCTCCACTGAATAGCATCTTCCGATGACATTTCAGTTGGCAAAGGGCCTGGGCTTCCAGCCTTGGTTACATACGGCTTCATCATTCCATAAACCCTATCCAGCTTAACGAAATTAAAGCCAGAGGCAGCTATGCCTGAAACGGTGCAGTCGCCAGCGGTAACATACGGGTAAAGCCCAGCATTAATGTCGAGCATTACTCCTTGGCTGCCTTCAAAGAGGAGTCTTGATTTCTCAAATTCTTCTTTCATAGCCAAGACCGTAGTAAATGTAACGCCAACCGCCTTTAGCTTTTTGATAACTTCAGCATCATCGTTCATGTAGTTATACACGCGACTACCATTGCGGCTGTATTTACTAACCGCTGCTGGCCCAACACCTTTGCCAGTAGATCCTACTCCTGTGTTGTGGGCCTTATCAAGATCAATGTGGCCAGAGCTAATAGTAAATGCGTCCATATCCACGTATATGGACTCGCCTACTCCTGGAAAATCTTTCTCAAATAAGAGGATTTCGGCCAATAGATTTTCTAGGTTAATATACATTCCCGATGCAAGATAGGATTTTACCGTCTTACATCTATAATCTGCCGATGGAAGATAATGATGGGTGTATTTCTTGCCATCACGATAGATGACGTGACCACAATTTTCCGAGCCAGCATGACGAATAACCCAATCATATTTGGGAGAGAAATGATGGGTGAAATGACCCTTACCATTGTCTCCTAAAAGACAATCTAAAACCGCTATATTTTTCATATCATATTCCTAGTATTCGTTGTCTCAAGGCTCTAATTATGGCGTTATCACAACAAGAACAATTTTTGCTTCTAGATATAAATGGCTTGGTTCTTAGCGAAGGAAGACAATCAGACTCATCTATTATTGAGTCGCCACCCTCAAATGATTTTAGACCACACCAAGTTTGGGTATCAGGCTCTCTACCATAATAGAGATATGAGTCGTAACTGTTTCGACGAGAGTTGCCTATTCGTATATGGCGTTTTGGAGTTCTAGCTTTCAATTGTTCTCTCGCAATAATTGGTGACTTAACTATGTTTTTAGGATTAGTCAGCCTTCTAATTTTTCTCATTTAAAATGAAGCCTTTTCTCTAATTAAGCATCTGATTTCGTTCTTTTTCATTTTCTTGAATTAGAGCAAAATCCTCTTCTATAATTTCGTTTTCCGTATCAATTTCTTGGGACTCCGGCAAATCAGCAACGGTATTTTTAATAACGTCAAAAATTCCACCCATTAGTGTATTGACTGCCTCATTGCCAAGCGTGGTTATTCCTGAAACACGCAATTCTTTGGCTAGTTTTTGAGCCGTGTCGTTTGACTCCATAGCATATGTAAGAGTGACGCCGCCAATCATACTAACAAAACTGTTGCCTAGCTCTGATGATAGGAAGTCTTTTATTCCTTCGGCCTTATCTTTTGGAAGAGACTTTATGATGGCAGTTCTTGTTATGTTGTTTAACTGCTTGCCGGCAATCCTGCAGGCTGCCTTATGAACTTCAGACTCGAATTTGGTTTCTCCAAACCTATCAAATAGATCATTTAAAAGTATTTGGTCATTGTCCGTAATTGTATAACCTTCGTCTTGAGAAGAATCAAAATCACTATAGAAATAATTGTTGTTTGCCTGATCCTGAATGCGCCAAGCCTTCAATCCAGAATTAGTAATTATTCCTAGGGCAACATACTTATCTAAATCCTTTATTTGGATTTTTCCATTAGCCAAAAGACGATTAATCTTTTCAATCTCTTTAATATTTTTGGCTTCTTTTTTAGACACATGCGCGTGTGGGTCCAGCGGTATATCTTTAGTATCAATGAAATAAGGAATGTCTTTCTCCAAAACCTTATCATTGGCTTTAGAAACTAAAGTTTTAATTTCAGAAAGCGTTGCAGTCATATCTCCTTTAAAATAAGAAGATATTCTTTGCGCAATCGTTATATGATCACTGTCTGACCATCTTTCACATTTACTCATTTGTGTAATGAAGTCGTTTCTGTCAATGGCGTTAATATTGACAAGACGCCCAACAAAATCACTCATCTCGTTGTATGAGCCAGGAATGCGTATTTCTATATCTTTATCTTTTTTAGCCAAATCTTCTTTTATAAGATTTGCCTTCGCTTGTTCTTCTACTGTTCTGCGGGCAGCGGAACTATTTGCTATAAATATATGATCCGACACCAAAGCCTTATCTAGCTCCAATCCGGTATCTAGAAACTTTAGAAAAGCATTTTTTACATGATCTGCGCCAACATTTGACCAACTTAAAAAATCTTTTAGACTTACATTGAAGCCGTAACGATTAAGTTGATGAATATCTAAAGGAGGGGCTGAGCCGAATTTTTTCGCAATACGCTCTTTTGTAAGCTCCTCTACTTTTTTAGTAAGTTCCTCTATTTTTAGAATCTTCTGTTTTTCTTCTTCTTTTTTGGAAGCCGCTAGTCTTTCAGCGTCAAAAGCCTTGATAAATTCTTCGGCTCTTTCCTTTATTTGTTTTTGATATTTAGCATAATCAACTACGTTTTCTTCTGGCCAAGTCGGCTCACTAACAAGCTCTTCTTTTGAGAAGGCGGCTTGCAATTCTTTTTCAAGAGGAAGAAAATCTGATTTAGCATCTACTTTTAGCGTAACTGTTTCAGAAATTGAACTGCCTAATTTATCCGCTCCAACTGATACTTGTTTTGACATGTCGGAAGCACTATAACGAGCCTTCATGTCGTTGAAGGATTTTTTTGCTTTTAGCCACTGGTCGTATTCTATTTTGGATAGAAGTTCTCCATGAAGATAATAATTATCAGGAAGGTTAGCGCCATGAATAGACCCTCTGTTTTCCACGGCAGGCCCATCTTCCCTATGAATAACGCCATGTGTAGAGGTTCTATGAAGAGCGGAGCCGTCAGGAAATTTTGTGACGGTTACTGGATAATCATATTCCCATTGTGCCGATACAACAAGTTTTCCATTGGAACGGTATATTTTATACCCGGTGTCACTATAAGTAATCATGTTTTTATATAGAAACATATGGCATACCACTATCTCTGTATGAGCGGTATTTTTCTGGTAACTTTTTTACCTGTGGAGTAAGAGGTATTCCCCTAAAGTATTGTTTAATTTTCGACGCTTGTAATAATTTTTTACTTATAAGTTTGGGCGACATGCTCTTATAAAAGATATTTGTATAGACATCTATATTGGCAGATCCTGAAGAAAAATAAGCGTATGGCCCCTCTATTACGAAGGCGCGCTTTTTCTTATCTTCTTCTGTGGCCTCTACATATTGGGTGTCTTTAAATCTGTGCATCGGTGCCGTAAGTCTAACTACGGCGCGAGCCAGCATACGCTCGCCATATTTGGCGTATGGCTTTCCATCAGTAATATACATTACGCCCATGTTAGGATCAATAATGGATCCTATTAAGCAAGTGGATTGTGTCTTACCCCAAGACTGGCAGGACTTTATGCCTCTCATGCTCATGGTGGCAATATCCCATGGGTGGGTAGAAAAAACTACCTCTAAATCGTCGTTCCAAGAAAGCTCTAGATTGGCCCCATCAACTAATAGTTTTTTATATAGTGACAATTTCGCAGTATAAATGCACCCAAATTCCTCTAAATCTTGATAAAGCCTATTTAATAGATCAAGTAACGAATCGCCTTTTTGATAGGTAATCAACTTGCCACGGTAATAATTATTGACCTTAACTTCGCACGGCAAAACCAACATTCCATTCTTCTTAATAGAAGATACGGTTATTTTGCTTGCTAGATTAGCTAGCGAGCTTCTCATTAATGTAATGGTAGATGATAATAATAATGACCACCCTTCCCAATTACTAGTATATTTTACTAAGGCAGACTTTAGGTTTTTTACATAAGTCTCCATAGAAATATTACACTTGTGTGTGCATGTCTCTCTATAATCGGAAATCTCAAAATCCTTAAAGCTTTTGATAATTTCGCAATTTTTGATGTGAGAATTGTTTCGAATAAATTCTGGATATTTTTTGTTTTTAAACGTTACTGGAATTTTCATTACTTTACATCTAATATGGATTTAAAGATTATTTTTTGTTTTGGAGTAAGACCCAAATCCAGAATTAGTTGTTTAATTTTCTTATTCTTTTCAACGGATTTTGATGCTTCCCGCTCATCAATTTCTTTGAGTCGCTTATCTTCTTCTTCTAGAAACTTAATTTCTTTTAGGCCTTTAATAAAGTCATCAACAAAACTATTTCTCATCTTAAAGAAGACTTGATTGACCGCTATGCTGTTTCGCAGTATTTCAGTTACCACTTTAGTATCTTGAGACAATAATGAAAATAATTCCTTGCAAGCAGGATCGTCCAAATTAGATTCCATTATCTCTGTCAAAATCTGATTTGATAATGTGCCATAATGGGTATGGTAGGCCCACATGAACTTTTCAAGTGCCGGCCCCAACTTATTGTTCTTTTTCATTACGTTCCTTCAAAGGCATTAATGTGCAGGCCTAGAGTGCTTAATACCTGCTTTTGTCTCGGAGTCAATCTGGCAGCTCTATATAGGGCCTTATTTTCTATAGCCTTTTTGGCAGCCGTTTCTCTGTGTCTTTTAAGAGTTTTAATATTGGTCAAAGCCTTAACTACGTTTGGCGCAAATGACTTCGTGTTTGAATCAGTTATTCTCTTGAAGAATTTTGCAAGAGAAAACGACTCCTTCATAAGCCTATTTACCTCAATCTCATTTTCAGAGAGAGCGGTAACAAACACCACCAGCTCATCTTCTGATAAGGATGAAGAAATGGCCAAACTAATATTGCCATCACTAACTAGCTGATAACATTCAGTATATGAATTATACTCTAGATAGCCGGTTAGTTGATCGTCTAAAGTCTTATAGACTTTAGCTATTAGTTTCTTAATTTCTGTTTCGTTAGATATCGGCATATTTTTCTCATATGAAAAATTTTAAATTGTTATTTTCTACTTCTTCTTGCTCTTTAAATGTAAGCAAGTGCGGTTCATTATGAATTGCAAGATAGACCGCTTCTTGCCATAATTGTTTCTTTACTTTATTAAGGTAATCGAAATCAATTTTCGATTTGTTATTAAGCTCAATAGTCCATAGGCGACGAGAAAGAGCTGCGTCTTTAATGAATTTTGATTTGTTAGTTGTGGCTCCGAATGAGTTTCGGAGATTAAACCTCTGGGCATCGCGTCTCCAAGGAAGACGAACATCTATAAACCTTGTAGATAGAAGCTGCTTGAATGTTTCTTGTGACTTCGGGGCTTCCAAAGAAGAAAGCTCGTCAAAGCAAGAAATCGTTTTACCAATGATTCCTTCGATAAACTTCTGCGGGTTCTTGATATTGCATAGGACTTCGCCGGTTCTGTTGTCAAATGGAGCAGGCAGTAGCTCTCGGAAAAAGGAGGTTTTACCTACGCCGCCAGGACCGGTTAGGACGAGGCAGCCGTCAAAAGCTACGCCTGGCTCCATCGCTCTTTTTGCCGTCCCTACAATCCATTTGCGGAAGAGAAATGTGGCATATTCGGCATCAGTCTCCAATGCCTCGCCATATAGGGAAGGAATGAAGTTTTCTATGATGCTTTCTTGAGAAGTGTCCCAGCCAGCAAAATGATCCTTAAACACCTTTGAGGTAAAATCAGTTACGTCAAGAAGCTTGAGCGCACCATCAAAATGTGAATTCAGTGATGCAACCTTAATTCCGGTTTGCCTCATAAACTCATTGACTAAATCCATTTTCGTGGCAGGGTTCATCATTATCCCGTCCAGAAAGACGTGTCCGCTTTCTTCATCTTTAATGATTCTGCTTGAAACGAAAGGAGAATTGGTAAGCCATTCTCTAACGAAAACTACCGATGGTTTATAAACAATTTCTTGTTGTTTATTTACGGTGAAATGGCAAGTTGGATATCCAATTGTTTGTATAATTTCCGCCTTGATTTGATCTGGCGATTTGGTCTTGAACTTCTGAATGAAGCTTTTAATACCGGCCTTCGCATTGCTTTGAAGAACGGAGCGAGCCAAATTCGTCGCTTCTTTGGCGAGAAACTTTTCTAAAAATGCCATTGTTTTCTTTCTTTAACCGAAACGGACTATTTCTTGTGCTTCTTCAAGCTGTTTGGTCATGGACACTATTTTATCTGCGGCCATCTTTTTAAGCTGATTATAAACGGATTGTAGTGCTACTTCTGGACTGTCAGAAGTATGGCTAATTGACTTTGCCGAACTATCTTGTGTAGCTCTAGCAATCCATTTGCCGGAAAATGGTAAGCTTTTGCAATCAACCCATTTATACTCAACAAATCTTCCAAGTTTTTCGGCCTGAATAAGAAGTTCTGTTGCGGAACGGTTTTCCATTTGAATTATTCTCTTTCTAGAAGGACTTGGAGGTCTTTAGTAAGGTCTTGGAGAGCTTTAGTTTCTTCGGAAAGAACTTTCAACTGTTTGACCGCCTCTTTCTTCATCTTCACAATAAGTCCTTCGAGGGCCGCCATAGAGGTTGGGCCGTCCTCAACTAAAGTTATTTTACTACAATTAGAGTCAAAAGCGGGAAAAGCAGACGCTCTCCAAACATACATGCATTCAAACATAGTTGGGCTAAGCTGAATGCTGGCTCTGCCTATGTGCCGAGCAAGTAGATTGGCTGGGCCTATCAGTTCTAATGTAGGATCTTTCATGTTTTCTTTCTATAAAAAAGGGCAATGTAATTAGAGCTTATTTAGATTGATAAGTTTTAAATACCTTATCAAAAGCCAAACTAAATATGCCGTAATTTTTACTCATATTTACGTGATGAATGTTGTGCAGTTCTTGCCAACGACTGAAAAAAGGAAGGCGCTGCCAAATAGATTTATTCAGATGAAATCCGTCGTGAATGTAATCGTGTAGCAATCCAGTTACAATCATTGATGCAAGCACACATGCACACGTCCATATAGATATGCCTATCAGGAAGTGACTTGCTATTACCATAAGCATTATGGGGGAGAATGCAAGAGTAAAAATGAAGGCTGAATTATTTTTTCCAGAACTACGATAAACATCGGAAGTCAAATTCCCTGGCGGATATTGAACTGTATGATGATCCATATGGGCCTGATACAAGGGGCCGCAAATTGGATTGTGAAATAATCTGTGCGTCCAGTATCCCAAAAAAGAAGTGAATAGTGCTGAGCCTGCAATTATAAGTGCGGTAAAAATCATATTTTCCAATTTATATTATTAACTATTTTATAGATGGCAGCCCTACTTACTCCGTATTCCTCACCTAGCTTAGCGTTGGAGTATTTGCCAGTAGCAAATTTTGCTCTTATTTCTTTAACTAAAGAAAAATTAAGTTTGGCTTTGCCATTTTTCTCACCAGAAACATCTTTGCTGTGCTGCACCTTCCAATTTTCTGGCTGGATTTTTCCGAAATTTGGATGTGCAGTACCTAACTTGCCGTACATTGGCCCATTTTTACCAGAAAGTGCTTTGCTTATTTTGCTTCTAGTTTCCTCAGAAATAGGCTTGCCGAACTTAGGGTGATTTTCTTTTTTTATACCGAACAAATAGCTTTTATTGCCTCTGTGGGAGGCAGCTAATTTTTCCTTATGTTCATCTGAAAATTTCAATCCAGATAAGCCTTCTCCGCCTTTTGTTAAATTACATGCCCATTTGCCATTATTTTCGGGATCGGCAACATAAGTGCCATATTGGTTAATTAATGCCATCTCCATGTCAAGAGCAAATTTTTCGTCTTTAGTAGCCAAAACAATTTCTCTATTCATGCCATGTTTAGCGGCAACTCTAACCCAATAGTTATTTCTAGGCTTCCCATCAAACACGCGACCATATAGGCCTTTGCCCACATAAAATGTGTTACCATCATCGGTCTTATCTAGATAAAGATAGAAAACTTTTTTACTCATACAGTAACCGTATTATTATCAGAATCATCTTCATAATATTCTGTATATACATCTTTTGTAAGACCAAAATCACGAAGAAGAGGCTTTCCATCTAACATGCCCCAAGAGCTAATTTTTATAGCATCACCCACTTGAAGTTGTTTGTCTAAAATTAATTTAGATAAACACCTATATAGTGTATTTTTTACAATTTCATCATATTCTTCTGGCTTGCCTTCATGAACTTCATTGTTAAATGTCCAATAAATTGCTTTACCAAAAGTTTTGAAACTTATGCCTACTGCATCTTCGAAATCTTCTTCAGTCATAGTTTCGGTCCATCTTACAATAATCCATTTAGATTCCGTGTCAGCCGCCAATACGTTATTAAGGCATTCTCCTCTCATTGACATTTCTGCAGAATTTTGTGCTAAACCCTTATCCGAATGAGCAATTTTCAATACCAAACTATCTGAAATTTGAAATATTGTTCTAGATGAACCCTCGCCTAACTTATCAAAGCTCTCTTCAGCAAGCTCTACTCTATCGTCAAAATCCTTTAAAGAGCTGATTTCCTTGAGGATTTCATCGTTATTTTTAACGATTTTTCCTACGCTATCAGTAAGCTTCTCGAATTTTTCGGCGGCAAGAAGAAGATTTTTCATATCATAATGATGCGATTTTTTTATACGATTTTGATCTGAATCGTCCGGAAAACGATTTTAGTTTTGTCTTCTGGTGGAAGCTGAAGACTGTATAGTTTCGCGTATTTCGACGCATTCGCTTCATTTTCCTCAACCTCAACTACCTCTACTTTGGCAATATTTCTTGTGATTGGAGACATAGTTTCTTTGTAAATAACATTTGCATACATAAGTCTTACCTATTTAAGTTTCAGCTTGCAGCGTTTAAGCTCTTCCTCGGTTGGAAGATGATGACCCAGATATTCCTTAAGAATAGATGCGTCGGATGGATTAAGAATTACGAAACGATCAATTGCTAATATCTCATATTCTTGATGATTTAAGAATGATAGCTCTATTTGATGAATATGATGATTTAATCCAATTTCAATTCTAGAATCATCTCTAGATTGTAATTGGTGGTCTGTAGAAAATACCATTAGATCACGGCCTACCGTGAGGTTGCATTTAGACATGGTATTACGTAATAGTTCTAGGTGCCTAGCCTTGTTTCTAATTATGAATTCTTGTGGAAGAAATGGGCCTTCAAGTTTAATTGCCTCTATAGGCTCCTCTTCAGGCGGAGGCGATAGCCCCAATAATTGTAGTAAGTGCATTGGGCTCAATCAGATGAGGTCTTATGCAGAGATGATTTAATGATCATTATCTTTATAAGATTGCTGTTTATTTTTCGCTCCGCGTTTAGGAGTTAATTTGTGTTTCATAGGTCCCGCACTGGACCTCATGCTTGCCGCTAGAGCGAAGGGATTTCGCGGCTTTAGCTTTTTCTTTTTTTTCTTTTTTTTCTTGTTCGCCATTGTATTTAATGACTTTCAAAATTCTTGTGCCACCAACTTCAGTTGGAAGCCAGAATATTTTAATAGAACTAATAAGTAGTAGTGGGCATATTTTTTTTGCTGTAACCAAATAACCATTCTTCTCGACTAGAGAAGGATAATGAAATGACCGGTTAGGCTCATCTCCTTTTGAGACGTTTATACCCAAAAGGTATGCGTCGCTATATCTATTGTAGCCTACAACTCTACCTTTAATGTTTCCATGAAATTTGGTTTCGGCCACTATTATATCGCCTATTTTGATATTTGACCTGCAACTTAAATAGTTATCGTATTCTTTTTTTGAAGAGAAATTATTAGGGAACATATTTATGTTATACCAAACAAATTGACCCCGTAGAACCTATATTCTACGGGGTCATATTTTCATGAAAAACGACTTGAAATCCAAGCAATTACTTTTTGGAAAGTATTACCTATTGTGGTAATAACTCTTGCTATGATTCCTGTTGGGGCTAGTAAAACAAATCCAACCGATAGTATGATGGCTAGAATTAGCAAGCCTAAAGGCCAAGTAAGCTCATTCATTATTGTCCTCGTCTTCCTCTGCGTCCATATCAACGGCAGATGCTATCGCCGCAATGTTTTTGGCCGAATCAATTTTCGGGTCTATCTTGAATATTCCGCCGCCTCGGCCTGCTCGTGGCTTAACGCTGTCGCAGTTATTTACGATTAGGGCAGTGATTCCTGCCGCTACTGAAACTGGGACATGAGTTTCTTCTACAATTTGATCTACAAAGTCTTTTGTAGTAAAGCGAGATCCTACTTCCATATTTTCAATTATTGACTCTGCAACTTTTGAGACCGTAGAGATTGTTTCTGCAATATTTTTTTCGTTAATCATATTTACTCCGTAATACATACACATAAGAAAGTCATTTTGAAAAGGATGACTCAAACCTAAGTTTATAAGAGCTAGTCGTTTTTTAAATTAAAGGACCTCCCAAAAGGTGGTTTGAAAGCGGCGTTTAAAGAAGTTAGTATCCATAAGAATTGGGTTTCACTATTTGGTGAGCCTTTTTTATTAAGCTCTTCTAAATCGAAGATAGCGCCGTCCGTAAGTATCACTACCATATCGACCGGGCCGTATTCTTTTTCATACGAATAGATCGTCGGAGCGAGGGCCGTGCCTCCTCCGCCTGTATATTGGATTTTGAGTAATTCCCCAAGCTCAGCGCTTTCGATATGTGTAGCCGTCTCGTAATACGGAACGGTATCAAAGCAAACGACGTGCCCCTCAATGCTCAATCCTAAAACCTGTAATTGAGATACTCCGTAAGTGGCATCTTCTTTAGAAACCGAACCACTTCTATCCACTAGAACTAATACTTTAAATACGTTAAGTTTTTTCTTTGGAAGATACTGTCCATAAAATAAAGCCCTTGATCTTGGAGATCCCCAATCATTTTTGCCAATACCTTCTTTTTTAGAGCCCAAAGTAATGGCCACGAAGTCTTCCCAGGTCATCTTGGGGGCAATTAAGATTCCCAATTCCTCTTGAAGGCCAGGACTCATCTTTGCGCCCATTCTGCGGGCACCCTCTACTGCGCTTTGGAATCTTTGCGCTAGTTCTTCTTCTGTGATGTTGGCGTCCATATGAACGTCGGTAAGGCTTCCTACCCCAAAGACATCAATTATCTCAACATCATCTCCATCACACTTGCACTTTTTTTCCGGTTCCGTATTCTTTGGCATTATGCTCTTGAATCTTCTTTAGTTTTCTTTTCATTTCCTGAACGTCTTCCGGCACCTTATAGCAAAAGAGTTTTCCGCACTCATCGCATCTTGGAACCTGACGCATTAAGTGATCATATATCACTTCTGGTTGCGACATATCTTTGTGTAGATTCGGCTCGGCATAAAGAACGGTTGGCTCTACATAATTTGAATCAACATAGTCTGGAGCCAACATCCTCTGTATAGCTGACCGAGGCGAGAATGGCAGCATCTTTTCTGGTGGATTATATGGATCCCTAACGAATTGGGCATAATCTTCTAAAGTAACATAGTCGGCCAATTCCTTGAATAGAACTTCAGGCCGCTTAAATCCCCTCTGCCTCAAGTCATCAATCGTATTGAAATTGGCCTTAAAGTCAATTGATATATTCCATAATGAAGGAATCCGATGCCCGCGTCTGTTTGGATGTAAGAGCGCTGCGTGCATTCCTTCATGTCCAACTAGGCACCTTACTCCTAGTTTGCTTTTTGCAGTAACAAATTGTGGTGCCCAATAAAAAACCTTACCATCAGTAGCGGCAGTCTCTACTATTTGAGGATATTTTTTCTTGTATTCTCTATATCTTATAATCGATGCTAGGTCTTCTTCATTCAATGGAAGATTAAGGTCATCTTTCCTATCCGTCCTATCAAAAGCTTTTCTTAAAGGAATTAAGTCTATACCAGTAATATCACAATAATGTGGCATTGGAGCCACTAGCTGCATTAATAATGGGTCTCCGCCGACTTTTGAGCCGAGCAGATTCATATTCCATCCAGTTGATAGTTCGGCAAAAACTTCCGAAAGATAACCTTGGCACCTATTGACTAGGTGCTCTTTTTCTTTTGAATCTATCTCTCCAATTATCTTGGTGAATTTCACTTTTATTCCGCCGCAGCAAATATAATCATATAAATGATATGTGCAGTATAGACATACATCATTAGATTGATGCGCCCTTCATTTGGTTGGCCAACTTCTCTATTAGTTTATCGTATTCCTTAACCGCAAAGAGATGCTTGAACATTCTATCTTTACCAATTGCGTTCCTGATTCCTATCAACGCAAGCTCCTCGTCAATTTGAAGAAGGAATTTGCCGACATTTCTAACTTGAACCGGAATCTCTTTCCTATTATTTGCAACCATCTCATCCAATAGATGAGCCACTCTTGTGCATAAGATGATTACCATCGTAATCTTCTTGCTTGGCGTAATTCCTTTGGAGAAGGGAGTTTTGGTTTTCAACCCATTAAGTATGTTTGCTATATCCGGCATTAGAACTTGATAATGCTCAAAATATGCCTGATATCTTATACCGGCCACCTTGCCTAAACAACCAGTTATTTTGGTTGTAATTAGCTCTGGTGACCACCCGTTAGCTTCTCCGTATTTGGCTAGTTTGGAGGCCTCTTCCCACATTCTAGGAGATGGTGTTCCAAAGCTTTCAGCGGGATTAATCTCTCCATATAAGTCAGATGGAACATCTGTCAAATATGCGATAACGGATGGATGTAGCTCTCCATCACCCAATCCCCATTCTATGAAGTCCTTTATGGTCGGTTCAAGAAGATACTTTTCGGTTCTATCGAGAAGAGGCAGTATTGGACGCCGGCCTCCTTCGGCCGGCAGGTTTCCTGTCATCAATATTGATCGTAAGTTTTTAAACTTACGACCATTAATGCTGTGGCTGCGAAGAAACTCTAGTAGAGGAGCGTGAAGCTCTTTATCGGCCTTATCTACTTCGTCCAAGATGGCCACTACTGGCTCATCACCTTCTAATAGTGGTTTAAAAATTAGCGGAAGTATGTATCTTACATACTCATCTTTTCTTGAGAAAGAAGAAATATCTGGAAATCCGGCAGCATCAACTCTCTCTAAAGTAGAGACGTTCCAAAAAAATGTCTTGCAACCACTTCTCTTAATTACTTGATCAAGTATTTCTGTTTTTCCGCATCCACGTCTGCCTACGACAAAACAATTTCCACCATATTGAATGGTGGCTTCAACTATTTTAGCATACTCTTTGGTGGAGATTGTCTTTAGATTAAAGTCAGAATGCGGTCTCTGCATCAACGTCCTTACCCTATAATATAACCACGCACGCGCATGTGTCAAGGGCAATCGTGAAGATAAAAACGGATTATTGGTTTTTAGTTATGGCGATTCGGTTTAGTAGTCATGGCCGCTCGTAGGTAATTCTCCATTTCGTGGAGATTATCAAATATATTGGTTTTATAAGCCAATACCATCTCCGGTAAATTACTATGTTTATGGAATAGCTGATCAAACCCAGGCACCCATCTAACAAGATCGCCAAGCAAATCTCCAGAAGATTTAATCTGCTGTTTAGTTAGAACCGATGGCCTCATCAATTTTGGATCAATAAGCTTTTTGGCTTTTTCATCAAAAACCCGCTCGTCGAAAACTGAAAGCCAAATATTGAATAATTTCAGAAATGAAAAATTCAATAAGACGCCAGGCATACTACAATTCACTTTTCTATCAATGGATAGTTTAAAAAGCGAATCAGTAATTGGCATAAAAGTAACATCTAAAGCCACCCACTTAAATAGTGTGAAGATAATTTTGGTTGTGAAATGGTAATTTTTCATTAGACGCCATCTATCTTTCTCATTGCATCAAAAAGAACTACTGCCACTTTTCTATAATTATCCTCTGACTTCTTATCTCCAGATAAGTTGGCAAAATCTGCTTCTCCATCAAAGTTTTCTATAAGAGCCGAAACTATAGATAGTAAGCCATGCTCTTTTACTAGAGAGCTAATTTGCTGATTTAATTTTTCCATGTGTTTAATAAAACGTGTAGCCAGTTATTATGCCTTGTGAAATAGAAAGGTTTATTCGTAGCGGCACGAACGTATCTCCCAATTCATTAGTGACACTATCAGTTTTGCAGATCCTGGGAATAAATCCTCGGCTCTTGATAATTGGCATGGCGTGCATTAGTTTTATTCCCAGCAATACTGGGAATGTTCTGTGAATATCATGCATTTGGCTGGATCTCCTTAAATAATGATTTGGCCTTTTGTGGCTTCGCCTTATTTACCATTGCCTGAAACTTCGCAATTATGGTGCTTCTTTCGTTCAGAGAATCTTTGAATGGCTCCGTCAATATGATTAGCTCTTTCAACGAGATAATATCCATTTTGTCTATGATGATAAATTTCAATATGACGTTGAGAGTATCTTTATCGAGATCCTTCTTATTCACATATTCTCTAATGTGATCTACGGCGCTTCCAGTTTTACCCTGTTTAACAAGGGCATATAGGGTATCGCAAAATAGCTCGCGCTCTTTGTATGATGTCCCATAAGCATTATTCAGTGTTCCAGCCCAGTTATTGTTAGACGATGAAGACGTGTATGGATAATTCGGATTTGTTGATCTATGATAGCCCTGAGTATCATACGCTCTTTGCGGTGGCGGCTGAACCGGAGGAAGAAGTTTCTGAAAATCTCCCTTATACATTGTTACCAATTTAGACATTGGCGCAATTTCATTGGTCAATTCTGAAATGTTGTCTTCAATATATCTGAGGATATCGTCCTCAACTGCGGCCATCAATATCTCGCCGTCCTTTTCTCCAACTAAGGAGAAGTTTTTCGGAGAAATATCGTAGGCATAATATCTAACGCACTTGCTATTGTTTAGATCGACAAAAAGATATGACTTCTCTTTTTCTCCCAAAGCTTTAAGCGGGGGAGGCATTGTTGTCATTCTGGTAAGATCGATAATCATCGTCTTTTCATTTTCAGAAAGATAGAAATGCGTGCAGTTAAGGTTGGGTTTTGCATTAATTAGTTTGGCCCACTTAACAATACGATCGAACGATTCGGTGATCATTTATATTAACTTTCTACTGTTCTTGATCCGTAGCACGAGTCTTTTTTAATACCTTGTAAATGCAAGGTATTGATACTTTGTATTTTTCTGCCAAGTCCGTTACTTTAACGCCATTACCGTAATCTTTTTTTATCTCTACAACGTCATCTTTAGATAACTTAATTCTTTTAAGAACCCACTCCTGCTTATACTCCCTTGCCTGAGCTTTTTCTTTCATTAAAGCTATGGTCTCTTCGGAGTGTTTCTTGCCGTAGAAGGGATTGTTTTCGCCTCTATTAAAAGCTTTCTTCTTATTGGCGGCAGAAATCTTGGCCTTAGTCTCTTCGGTGTGATGCTGCCCATAAAATGGATTATCTGCACCAGAGTATTTGCCTTTGTTTAAATCTGATAACTTTTCTTTTGTCTCGGCCGAGTGAGTTCTACCATTAAATCCCCGTCCTCCAGCCGTTTTATTATATCCACCGTCGCCAAAAGTATTGTAAAACTTAATCCAATACTGTTCGCGTTTGAATCCAAATCTCTTTGGGCACTCTTCTAAAACTTCAAAAGTGAAGCTTCCAACTCCAAAATCTAAAATGGCTTGGTGTAGGTCTCTAAAGCTACCATTAGTCATATATAGCGTTTTATTTTTTGAAATTAGAATATGTTTTTTCCATCTTCTAATTGGTTTGGCGTAGCTTGTCACGCCAATATATGACTTATTGTTCTTTATATTTGTTATCTTATATATAAAAGATGTAGATGATTTCCTCATTCTAGAATGAGGTTTTATTACCTAATTTGAACTTTAAGTATAATTAGAGCTATCAGATAACTATCTGGCGTATTTACGCCAGTTATATGGCCAATATCATAGACCGATATAACTAGCCCAAATCTCTGGCCGCCAAGCTCAACCCTGGCGGGAGGCCTCTTGCTCTTCTTCGGCAGCTTTCTTGTCTTCAGCTTCCTGCTCAGCAATCATATATTTGAATGCTGGGGCTGACCAAATTAGCTCATCTTGAACCGATCTGCTTCCAAGCCAGGAAGTAGGAATTCTTTCCGACCTAATCTTTGGCTCTTTGCCATTAAGATCAATATCTACATAGAAGCTAGATGCGTTTGCTTCAGAGCAGATTCCCCTGAAAAGCTTTCCATCAACGAAGTGGAGCGCGGCGTCGTCCGAGATGGCGTAACCAGGCTTTATGCGCTTCTCAAGGATAGCGGTTTTATAGGCGGCTCTGCGCTCGTCTGAACGATAGTGCGGACAATTGCTGTATGGTAGGAATCCTAGTGCCGGCATTGGGGCCAGCTTACCAGCAAAGCTATCAGTAATGCATTCGTCAAACCAGCAAACTGACCCGGCGCTTCCGCCGGCCATGATCGTGCCGTTATCATAAGCCTCCATTAGATATTCATGGACGCCCCACTCTTTCCAAACGCCCATCATAGATTTTGACTGACCACCAGCAACTAGAATAATGTCCTGATTAAGGATAAACTCCCTAATGTTTTTCTCTTTGTTGCGGAACAATGGAAGATAATCCAGCTCGCAATGATGGCGGCGCATTATTCCATAGAATGTCCTTATTAGGTCTTCGTTATCTCCGCTTGCCGTTGGAAGAAGGCATACTTTTGGCTTCTCACTGCTAGACTGTGCCAGCATATAATAGTGAAATGGAATATCAGTTACCGCATCACCGCCAGCCGCAATTATTTGTTTAGTCATTTTTATGATTACTTTATAGTAGGTGATTGAAATTGAATGAAAGATTTTGATGTTCAGCCAGCATTTTAAGATGTTTTGGCCAGTTAGCTGGCATAGAACGATCGTGAATTATCTGAAGTTCTTCTAGGAGCTTCAGGTGATCGCCATATTTCTTGTAAAGAGATTTGGTATTAGAAATAACATATCTTGCAGCTTTTGATTCAAAAAATGGATGATATTCTTCATCGGATATAAGACATCCTACCGCACATTTTAAATTGTCGCGGCCCCTATATGAACATATTTCATCGTCTGAATCGTTCGTGCTCGCCGGGCCTAATGACTGTTTGTTTTGTGTAAGCAAGTGGTTACATACAAAATCAAAAACTTCTTGAGCAGAAGAAAAATCTAAATCTTTTAAAGTTATCATTGCTTCTTTCTAACATTTACTTACCAAGTATAATTCATCCTTGGCACGAGTCACTGCCACATATTCTGCGTTTAGCTCTTCTTTGTTTTGGCCAAACGTCAGGGTGTATGCAAGGAAGAATACACGTTTTGCTTCTAAACCCTTAGCGCCATGAATAGTGTAAAGAGATACTATATTGTCAGTGGTCTTATTCTCAAAGAGAGACTTTATTGTATCAGTCAATTCATCTACCGTCTGAAGGCCTTCAGCCAAAACATTTAAGCACTCAATCTTATCTGCAAGTGTGCGTGTGCTTCTGTTTTTCGCCTTTAGTCTGGCGGCCTCTTGCGTTCCCCAAGCATCCAGCCAAACCAAAAATGACTTAATAGTTTTCTTTTTAGACTGCTTTATTACGCCATTCAGTATTGGGCCGAGATCCTTGCCTTTTAGGATGGCCGGAATCTTTTTCCGCCATAAACTAAAGCATATACTAATCAGTGGAGCATTGGTTCTAGATACTACGAAGTCTCCTGGCTGAATCATATCAGGCAGTTTGCTTTCTGTAATCTGAATTATCTTACCATCTTTGGCGTTCGGAGCATACTTGATATCCGGCACCATCTTCTGGGCTCTGAATACTATGTTCTTTCCGCAACGGTAGGAGATAGGAAGGTAAAGAATCTTAGCTTTTAGCCGTTCTTGAAGATTACTAATGGCATCAAGGTCGGCACCCCTAAACTTATAGAGAACCTGAAAATTATCTCCGAATGATATAATTCTACCATCCTTCTTGCAAGCGGTAAGTCCAAGATAAATCTGTGCTGGATTTAAGTCCTGCACCTCGTCAATCAAAACGCGGTCATACTTTTCTACCGGAAGATTAAGAACGAAAGGAAAATAGATCATATCATCATAATCTATAGTGTCTTTCTTTTTCTTACATTCTCCAAGAGCAATAATGACTGTTTGAATAAAATCTTCACGAGAAAGAGAGCCTTGGCTAATATCGAACTCATCCATAAGTTCATCGATTTTGGCTGGCGTATCTATTATAAGACCTTTGCAAAGAGAGACGCATTTCTTCATCTCGAAGATTGTCTCGTAATCATCTTTGTCTTTAGGGCTGGCTTTAAGAGGCTCAAGTAATTTCTTGATTATCTTAAATGCCTTCTCAGTGTCAAGTTTTACCTTGCCGAGTGACTGCCTAATCAGTCTATATCCAAACGAATGGAGCGTGCAAATCTCTAGATTTGCATAGCTAGGTGCTCTCTCTTGTAGCTCTACTGCAATCTTTTTATTAAAAGCTACTACAAGTATTTTTTTATCTGGAGAAATATACTTTAGGGCTTCTAGTAGGGTGGATGTTTTACCACTGCCAGCTCTAGCTTCCACGATAGTATGCCCAAGACCTTCGCGAACGTCTTTGAAAATTGCTTTTTGATATTCTGAATAAACTAGATGGGACAAACTTTCCTTATTGAAAGCATAATAAAAGGCATACTAAAGTCTTTGCTTGAATATGCCTTTTAATTAGGCCGAATTTCAGCGATGAGAACGAATTACTTTGTAGATAACAACCGCTGCTACAACTGCAATAACTAGATTAATCATTGGATTTCCTTTCTTTAGGTTGGAGATTTCAGGCGGGCTTGGTGGTGCCAAACACTCGATCAAATGCCTGGCCAACAAGGCGATTAGTCACCTTGCTAACGTAAAGGCTAACGGCGAACTGTGTGGCGAACTTTGCAATATACTTAAATGACGACATATTCTTTTTCCTCTCTTAATGTATTATAGTCTTCATGCCAATCGCCTCGGAGAATTGCTGTTTTTGCCAGCTTTAATTCAGAGACTAGGGTGGAGTTTTCTAATACTTGGTTTATTCTTCTATCTAGAAGACTAGTTATTGCTAAAGCAGCGACTTCAGCAATATCAACTTCACAATGAGCGCAGATTGGTTTGGAACACTTATTTCTTCTGGAGAAGAAATTGCTGATGCCCTTAATTGACCGGAACATAATGCGTTATGGCATAAATGCTTAGCGCAATTACAAACACAAATAGAGTTAGTGGAACCCAGGCCTTTTTCAAATATTCTATCATTTGCTTATCCTTCTATATTAGACTTTCAATTTCTACCGACAACTACCATATCCTATTGCCGTATTCGTCGTGATATGTTTCTTCCGGCGATTTCTTTATAACATAATCAGAGGTAACGAGCATTTTCATCTTGGTTTTACCATCAAGCACTTTTACCTGATCAAGATAATAGCGACTATCTGTCCTGCTTCTAGCTTTAATGTAATAAATGCCTAGACCAAAAAACAACAATTGCTCGGCCTCTTCTACATTCTCTCTCGTCCAAGAATTGGATAGCCTAGAGCCCTTCAAAAAGGCTCTAAAAGCATTCATTTCTTGAGAAGAAATGCCATATTTCTTGGCAAAATCATTATAACAACCAGCTATGTTTTGCTCGCCAGCCATCATTACTGATATGGGATCTATCATATAGACGCCTGGAATGGCCTTGCTATGATCGTATTTTGTGCCAGAAAGCATAAATGCTTCATACGAAATTCTTATGTTGAGCTTCTTCATCTTGAAGACCGTGCATAGATAGCGCTGGAAGAAATTGCTCAACATAATATCACCTACCAAAAAGGTAGTAGTCTTTTACGATTTCATGGACGTAGTGCATCGTATCGCGCGCTTCGTTGATTTCGATATACTCGTTTGCTCCGGCGCCGAATGAATCGTGATAACCACAAGTCATATTTACGGCGTTTTTGCACATGTTTCTTGACTTAATCGCATACACGTCTGTGTGCATGCCCGTGACTGGCGCCCTCATCTTACCCATCTTATAGGCAATATCAATCAATCGAGTGCCAACTTCGTAGGTGCAGAGAATCTCATTGTTAATCTTGGTAACAAGCTCGTTGCTTTTGTTACCTCTATCAACTTGAACTAGGATCTCAAACTCCTTAAGCTCTGGAATATCACAAGCCCTAGCTGACTTGAGACCAATTTCCTCGTCAGTTGGGAAATAAAGCCCCATGTCAAACCCAGTGTTTAGAGCGATCCACGTATTGATCGCAACACCAAGGCGGTCGTCTCCTCCAACCTGGATTTTACATAGACGATCCTGGATAATGCGACGCTGTTTGCCGTTATGCATTACCGTCTTTACGACGGGATCGACTCGGTAAGGCTTGTCCTCTTTGATGATCTCGTCCTTGATAAGCTGGTATTCTTCTTTTGAAACCTTCTTACCATCCCCAAGCCATTTCTGAAACTCCTCATAACCTTCGTTAGAAGGTCGCGAAGACGTTTTTTCGGAATGCTCTCTGCACACGTCAGTATGAGCAACCAAACAAACGTCTGGGTTCTCGCCACGAATGGCTACAAGATTATGAATGTTGTCATAACGTTTATCTTTATTCGCGCGTTCTGTTTTATAATTATCTTCGATAAATCTAAAGCCAGCACGGCCGAGCGTTTTCTTTAGCCACTTACGAAGCTCGTATTCCGGCGCTCGGCAACAATGAAGGATATGCTTCTCGAAGTTGCCATCAGGCTTGACGACATTAACTAGTTTCGCTATTTCTTCAGAAGACATTGATGTGATTGACATAAACTATTTACCTTTCAAGAGTAATTCAGCAGAACTTTATTGGTCGCCCACTTTTGAGGAGTGGTATGTGAGTGAGCTTATTGCGAGACTAATAGTAGCTCCGCCAAAACCCCATAGGACGTGATCGATGATATTGTATTTTCCACTAAATGTTAGTAGATAAATTCCCAGCGCTACCCAAAATCCGAGGCAGAAGTAGCACTCTAGTAATTTGATAAAAATCGGGTGAATTCCTATCAACTTAATTCTAAGCCAATTCGTAAGATCACTTTCTTTTAGAAAGAAAGTTATTCCGAATGTAGCTATGAGATATACAAATATCATTATTTGCTATTTTCTTTGGACTAGTAAATCAACGCCATCGATACCATATTATTTGGTATCTTAAAACGGGGGTTGTCTTTAGCAAAAGACAATCACCATTCATAACTGAACCGAAAGCGCTAACATCACCGATAAGAAATTGCTTTTTCTTATCATTAAGAAGAACCTCGATTAATGTGCCTGGATTGTTTTTTTCTTGATTGCAAAAATCTGCAAAAGAACCGCTGAATTCCATCCACATTTACGCGCCTTTACAAGCTATTAAAAGCTCTTTCTTAAGATCAGTGATTAGTGTCTCGTGAAATCTCTTTGAGGCGGCCGGGAATGCTTTCATCCACGAACCGGATTGTAGATTTTTCCAAGACTTTTCCTTGATCTCTTCTAGATTATTAACTAGATTTTTCAAAATCCAGATATCACAATCTTTGTTTGTTTCAAAAGGCTGATCCGTATTTCCTATTGCTTTGAAAATCTCAAGCAAGAAAAACGAGGTAGGCTTATTTGTGGTTGAGTGTGGTCTATCACAATGAGCGAAGAAGTTCAAGGTGTTTTGAAAGGCATACTGCCCTTTCTTGAGGTCGTTAAAGGCTGGAGCTATCTCCGGCTTTTTACCTTCACTCAACTCTTTGAGATTTTTAGTGTATGCCGCTCTTTTATCAGATATAACCTTCTCTAGTTTTGAGAGGAAAAATCCTCTACGCTCAAGAAGCTTTTTGTTTTCTTTGCTAAATAGAATCGGATTCCTTCTTTTTTCGATATGCAGAGGGCTATCCATGTAGGAAAACTCTCCCTCTCTCAAAAAGGATCTTGAAACTTCATCCAATAGATAATAGTCTCTCGTAACCATGTTTTTCTCTTCGGCAAAACTGGCAGAATAAACTACCAATCCGCTACGATCGTTCAGCGTTTTGCGAATTGCGGACATGATATCTGCATTATATGCAGGATACATGGTGTCCATATAAAGCGCCGGGGTGCCTGTGGCCCTATTAACTACCAGTCTAACCATCGACCGGAATATCATTTGCTTTCCGTATGGATGAAAGTCCTGTGTTCCAGATACGAACACAACGCCTACATATTTAGAGGAGATAGAGCCGATTAGCCCTCTAGATTGAGCCGCCGTCCATGCCTGACAAGAAATGATTCCTCTCATTGAAGCAGTGGCAATGTCCCAAGCGCCCTCTTCGCCAGATGAAGAGAAAGTTAGCTTGTATGCTTTGTTTGGAATATTTAGCTTACTAAACTCTTTGTAATAGTAATCGTTCTCATAATTAACTTTAAGTGAGTTGTCTGGCTTAATTTCTGCTAGAACTAAATTAATCTTATTGAGAACTTTAAGAAAAGCCTCTCCCTTTTTAAAGACTGGAGATGACGATGCCCCGCTGAAAATATCAGTAGGGATCGACATAACAACCTTATTCTCAACAACGGAGCATAATTCTTTACCTGACAAAGAATAGGTCAGCATCGATATGATGTTGATTGCTGACTGAATGGCATTACATTTTTCGTTTCTTTCTTTGCCCGAGTCCAGCATTTCTTTCGCTAGCAAAGTTTTTAACGAAAACACCATCTCATTAAGAATGGAGAGCATTAAGTATACTAGCTGTCTAGCTATGCTTTTGGCTGACTCGGCCGAATATACCGTAATGTCTTCGGTGAAATTAGGTAGCCCTATGTGTGGGAATACTTTGTCTATTCTCGATAGGTTTTTGAAAACCCTATGTTCTTTGATCCAAGCCGGGAATGGCTTGGTGCTGTTGATAATATAGTTTATTCCTGGCATTTTAATCACCGATTAAGAATCGAGTAAGAGAGCTCTTTTTTGACGAACTCAACTATCATATCCGATAGGCTCTTGGAGAACGTGTCGATGCTGTAGTCTCTTGAGCAATGAAGCTTAAGTGCGGCATCGACGCGCGCCTTGCTGTAGAAGATCATATTTTTGCGCTGCAAGAAGCAGGCTTTTAGGTATTCCTTATTGTAAGAACGAACGCCATAGTGCTCGGTAGTTTTGGGAGCATTAAATCCTGCGAAGATTGCGGCAACTAGAGCGTCCGCAACTACACTGAATGGCGCGGAAAGAGTGAAGTTATTCACCATCTTCTTTAGGTCCGAATCCGGCGGAGTAGCAGTATTGTTATACTGAATATCTTCAAACTTGGAAGAAAGAAAAAGAGAGAAATTGCTCTGAACTCTCTGGGCGTATTTTTCAAGCTCGGTCTGATTGTGAGTCAGTAGGTGCGCATCAAGCTCACACTTGGTGCGTAGCGCGGTATCCTGATACGATTTTTCACGAGCAGTGATCTTTGTCGTGATCTTTTCATTCGGGATATAGATGTGCCTAGTCTTATTCTGAAGACGAGGGCCGTAATAAACTGGAAGCTTGCTCTTTTCCGCAAGCGTATCCATGAACGTCTTTACGATCTCATCGTCCTCTGCTGGATACATTTTATCCATAACAAGACAAGGAGTATTGGCGTCCTTATCGAAGGCATATCGAACAATGCTTCTACGCATCATCTTCGTGCCTAGACTTCCATGATTCTCAACCGGATCAGCGGCCACACCTGAAGTGAGGTAGATGATTCCAACGAACTTGGAAACAACCGAACCAATAAGACACTTAGGATACTCACCTTCCCAACGCTGGCATGATCGCGTGCCGCGCATTGACATGGTGATAAGGTCCCAGGCGCCTTCTTCTCCGTCAGAAGAAAAGACGATCTGATATTTCTTATTGGGAATATTTTCCTTGCTAAAAATCTTGTAGGATTCAATAGCGTCTAGGGCTATGATGGTGTTTTCTGGAACGCCATGCTCAATGCACTTATCTCGAAGCTGCTTATAGAGCCTAAAGATCGGAATGCCGGCCTTGTATAGCACCTTGCCGTCTCCACCAATGATATTAGCGTGTAGTCGAAGATCGATCTTTCCGCCGTTTGAGCTTACAACACCATTAGTTGGGTGGAATGCCGAGGCCGCTCTTGGATCGCAAGTTTCAGCTAGAAATGAAAGCGACTGAACGATCTGCGCAACTTCATTTAGCTTCGCCTTCTTGGCGAGTCTCTCTTCTAGAGGAGCTAGGAACTGTGTCTTTTGAGACGAAAGGCCAATCTGCTCTTTAGCCCTATTACATTCAGAGCTAACGTCATGCAGAAGGTTCCAAACGTAACTGCCTTCTTTTTTTACATCAACCATGCATTTTGCAATGTTGGTTTCCTGCTTAAAGTTAGGCATTCCTATCGAGGAGAAAACTTTCGTTATTCTCGTAGGGGCGGTAAAAAGAGGATGCGCCTTAAGGAATGGCGGCAGAACTTTCCCTTTGAAGATATCCGTCGTGTTGAATACTGTTTTCTTGTCAACCATTATCGTTCTCCCAAACTCTCTATGTATGTAAGTTAATCACTCGTGCGGGCATTGTCAAGGCGCCTAGCGGCGAAAAGTGCCTTGAGCTCTGCCTTGAGGGCGGCGTCCGCCCGCTTCATAACCTGTTCCATAATAAGGACAAAATCTCTCTTTGTAAGAGAGGATGTCTTTCTTAAGGCCAGCGCCCCATTCCACTGCGTTACCTGGCTAGAAATTGATTCTAATAGATAGTTCCTTTTGTGAAAGTAGTTTAGATACAATTTTATTGAGGCTGATAATTTATCAAAATCTCTCTCTTGAGAAATATCAATATTGCTTATAAGCAAATTACTGAATGTTCTAATTGAATTTTTGATCTGATCTTTGAAAATGAAATTCTTATTCTTGAGGGCAATAAGAGCATTGATTTTGTCTGAGGAAAATCTACTTAATTCAATTCCGGAAGTAGATGATTCCCTAATCAGAGTAGTAATGAATCTAGCCTTAATTAAAGAGATTTCTCTTTTTATAGAATCATCATCTAGTTTGGAAGGCTTATCTTTAATCGGATTATTTTGATAAGAGCAAATAGATTCTTCCTCTGGAAGAGGAGTCTGAAATATCTCTTTTTCAGAATAGAAATTGAAAGAGTCTTTGATTTTACTTCTTGGTAGAAAATATCGCCCATTAATAATATCCTGTTCTTCATCAGAAGCCAGAATCACTTTAAGTCCTGATTTTTCAGTCAGAAACTTTGCGAATAGATCAAAAATTTCAGGAAAGAACTCCGGATAAATATGATCTAGAATAAGAACTGGTTGTTTTTTTCTTATTGTTTTAGAATTATCTACCGCAAATCGCACTGTTGATCTATAAAGCATCTTTGAGCCATATTCAGTTGGCTTGCCTTTGCTTTCCAGAAACACTATACCAACATAGGGATCTAGCATAGATCCGATCAGGGATCGCCTATACTCTCCGTTCCAACTTTGGCACGTAGTAATTCCTCGCATGGACATTGTTGCGATGTCCCAAGGGTCCGTAGAAAAAGAAATTTGGGACGATGATAGAGGGATATTAAGTCGGCTAAAATCCTTGAAAGAATCAAAGGCGAAAAAATTAGATACCCCTATCTTTTGCTCGATTGTTTTCTCTAGAAGAGAAAAAAGCGAAGATCCTTTTCTGAAAACTAGATTTCCTGAAGAGTCAGGAATATCTTCAGATAGGATCGCTGAAATTTTATTGTCTCTTTTTATTTCGATATAATCGGAATAAGAAAATCTATTAAAAAATTCAATTAGAGCCTCAATAACCGAGTTTGATTCGGTCATTGCTGTCAATTTTCCCTTCAAAAGGACTGATATAATTTCGCTTTCAAAACAAACATCCTTAATAAAACACTCAAGATATTGTTCGCCAAGTAATGTTATTAGTGGTGCAGAGGAATTATTAAGACCTTTCTTGGGAAAAATCTTATCATAAATAGAAACATCCTTGAAAATAGGGTGTTCAATTATCCATTCCGGATACTTCTTATTTTCAAGGATGTTTGAAACGTTATACATTAGGATACTTTTTGTATTAGCTCAATAACGCTATCGTCTGGAAGAGGAAGTGATTTGCTGCCCTTGATTTTCTCGACCTTACCAACTAGCTTGGCCCGGTCCTTTTCAATTTCTTTTATAAAGGCTTCTTTTATCTTCTGCTTTAGAAGGCCCTTATAGGTTGAGGATATTCCTTTTTTTGATCGTTTAGCATAAAGGTCTGTTACTTTTTGAGCAAAAAGCTCTGGAACATTTTCAGCAAAAACACTATCAAAAACTTGAAGTGCTACTACTGGAACCTTAACATTCGTATCTTTTACATTACTAACGGCTTCTTCTATTGCTTGTCGTAGCACAAAAGTTGTTTCAGCAACTACCGAATATATCGGAGAATCTATGCCTTTATTTGCCGCCCAAGTTGTTCTATCCACCGCATCAGATAGCTCTGATTTCTTAATCTTTCCTGACGCTATTCTAGCCTTGGCAGAATAGTGCGCTGGGATAAATGAAAGCGTATTTCTTACGCTTTCAAGATAAGAAGCTCTGTTGCTAATTAGTTGCTTGAATTGAATATCACTATCTCTGTATGGATGAGCGTTATGCTCCAGCTTTGCCATAATAGGAGTTAATGGAATGTAAGCTTTTGATACGCCATTTCTAAAAATGAGCGAGCAGTTGGCAATTGGTAACTTGCCACCAGTTTTTTCTTTTAGAATGTTTAGAAACTGTTGTTCAACATCTTTGTTGTGAGCCGGATACATCCTCTCTAGGACTAGGCTGGGCTTATTGCCCTCATCAATAAGAAAGCGCACAATGCAGCGTCTCATCATCTTTGATCCTTTGCCCTCAAAATCAGAGCCGGTAGTGAGATACATAATGGCGGTGAATGGATCTACAATCGATCCAACCAAATGAGTTGAATTTCCCTGTCCCCACGTTTGGCAGGACGAGATTCCTCTCATGCTCATAGTTGCTATGTCCCAAGCGCCTTCAATTCCAGAGGATGAGAATACTATTTTTGATTCGCTTCCGGGAATATTTACGGCGTTATATTTTTTGAAAGCTGGAGCCTGATCTAGAGATCCAAGTGGTAGAAAATGAGCCTCTCTCAATAGCTCGTTTATTTTCTGATAGACCTTAAAAAGTCCTTCTCCACGCTTAAAAACCAGCTTCTTTTCGTCATCCATTATATCGGCTGACAAGTTAAGCGTTATCTTGTTTGTTTTTTCATTAAGAACAATGAATGACTTATATGACTTTGAAAGAAGCGCCTTGAACTGTTTCAAAACATAAGAGCACTTCTTATACTTAACTTTTCTAGCAGGACCAAAAGCTTTAGAGTCGGCTGTCGGTGCCGTCTTAATCTCCGCATAACGAGTAAGCGAGCTTATTCGGGCATTTACTTCCGTAGAAATAAAGGTAATAACTTCTTCAGCGGCAGAGAGAAGCTCGGAAGAGTTATCTATATTGACTTTTTGCGTAAAGTTTTCAAGGCCGATTGCTGGGAATACCTTCTTAATTTCTAGGCCTGATGAAAAAATATGATGACTAGTAATAAACGCTGGAAATCTTTTATCTGCTTTAATGTCGGCTACTTTAGTCATAAGTTAAGTTCCTATATTAGAATCGGAGGCGGTATGTAATTAAAGTTATGAAACCTGCATAGAAGGTGGCTAATTTCTTTTATTCCAGTTTTTTTACTGACAATTCGCATATACTTGGCGCATTGAAAAGAAAGTGATTGGGATATTTTACGCTCCCAAAAATCACTCATTGGAATTGGGCCTCTCCATTGAATGATACCATTGCGGACGCAACGCATAACTACAATTTTGTTGGCGTTGAAAAAGAAATCGCATTCCCCATATTTCTTGACGATATCTTCTGGCCATGAAGGATACGACGAAAGCATTACTTGCCTTCGTCCAAGTATATTGAGCATTTGGACCGACTGCTCAAGAGTATAAGATGAATTTATCATTGAGGTATGAATTCTAGTCTATGACATTTTTTAAGCAGATGTTCAAACCTAGGTATCTTATGTCTGATGGAAAGTGACATTAGATGTATTTTACATTCGCTCAAAAGCTGATGATGAGCAAAATCAATTACTTTGGTTGGAGCTATAATTGGTTTCCTAGACTGAAAGTAATTGGAATAGAATTGGCCCTTATTATTGCACGACGGCCACGATTTGTTTCCAAGAGTAACTTCGTGCATTAGAAGCTGCTCGTTATCTTTGTAAAGAAGAAACTCCATCATTCTTCTTATCTGGTTACACTTAATAGAGTCCATGATATTTCATTAGTAAATGGTGTAAATTTGGAAACTTAGCTCTATCCGCCTTTTCTTTCAGCATAAAGGCGCATCTCTTTTCTAGCTGAGAAATTCCTAGATCAAGCAAGGCCGGATGATAATTTCGCAGTCCAATTATAGAGTAATCCCTATGAAGGTAATTGATATTACCTCCCTCAACTATATAGAACTTTCCGGGAGCACCATTATCTCGCATAACGCATGCGGTGTATAGCTTGGTCCAGCCGCCTTCTGGCGGAAGAATTTCTGAAAAATTATTTCCAGTAATGGCCAATAAGTGTGCCGCTCTTTGCTTACTCATAGTGATGAGAACGTTTCCTTAAACGAAGACCAATATTTATCTACCAAAAAAGATTTGAACTCCATTTTTTCAAACTCCTCTTTGAGAGCTTCAAAATTGGTGGTTCCTTGTGAAAGGATCATTTCTTCATCTGGAACTTGGCTCAATTCAATTAGTTTCTTGTTTAGGTTAAACGCGGCCTTGTTCTCTTCGATGGAGAGAAAATCTTCCAATAGTTTTGGATCGGATACCATAGCTAACGCTTTGGCGTCGCTCATCAGCCCCGGTATGTTGTCGGTCTTTTTATCGCCTCGAAGTATCTTCCATACCAAATAGTGGTATTTGGGTGGCTCCAGAAACTCTTTAGAGCCTGGATGATACAACTTAACTTTTAAGCCGCGTTGAAGTAGTTGTATGAAATCGCTATCTGAAGATATAATCGTATTATTTTCTTCTTTTAGATTCTCACACAAAGTTCCAATAACATCATCTGCCTCAAACCTTTCGGCATGAGCCAAAGTGATAGGCAGGTATGCAAGTAACTTAATTACTATGTCTCTCTGCCTATCAATGTCAGTATTGTCTTTGGATGCCTTCTTTATTATTCTATTTGCCTTGTAGTCAGAAAAAAGACTATATCTAAAATTATTCTTTCCCTCCAAACAAAAGAAAACTTTTGTAGGATTAAAGCTACTTATCGTAGCTCGTAATGAGCGAAAGAAATTATAGACCACATGGAAAGATTGCTTGTCCGGATCTTGTGGGCCGAACTTAATGTTGCCCCTATGAATTGCGTTCAATCCGTCATAAAGCAATACTTCTTCCATCAGGTTCCTAGATATGCCATATTCTCAATGTGGTCTTCTTCTTCCGTAGAAAGATAAGAATCCTTACCATCATGGAGACGCTCAATTAGATTGTTTTTCTCTGACCACTTCATTTTATGAGCCAACGTATTGATTGCAATACCGGCCCATACCTGATCGTCGTGAATGGCCTTTTTCAGAAGATTGGCAAATCGCTCATCATCTTTCACTCTCCAAATGCTAGAGAGCAGGAAGTGCGTGTTCGAGCATTTACGCTCGATAAGCTTTGGCACTAGCGTAATTGATTTTTCAATATCAAAATATCTGATGCCATTGAAAGCCGCATTCCACCAATACTCATTACCTTGCTCCCATAGTGCCGTCCAAAACGAACCAAGATTAGTGGATGGCATTTGACAATATGACAAGGCATTGATGGCATTAAGAAGGGTCCTTCTTTTTTCACCATCCATAGAGGTGAGGCCATCAACATTTTCCTTGACCCACTGGTATAGGTCATCAGAACACTGGCTTGCAACAAGCCGTTCAATTAGATGAAATACATCCTCAAGAACATATGCAGTCAGCTTTACGTTCCTATTTACGATTTTCTTCATAATAAAGCCGAGCGCCTCTTTACAAAGATCGTAATCAGCGTATGAATTGATTACGAGATCGTAGATAATTTCTCCGGGAGTTTCTGGCTTACTTACGGCTCTAGAAAGATAAGCCACCACTGGACCGTTGAGATTAGGCTCAACTAGCCTTTTCATGATTAGTTTTTCCATCTCCTCAGCAGAAGGGGCGGAACAAAATTCCTTAACCCAAGGGTCGCCCTTTATAATTGAAGACGTTAGATAATCGTTAGTAGAGTTAGTCATGGTGGCTTTCTTTTGAAATCAGTAGTTCTGAGCTTCGGCTCTTACACGAGCAAAATCGATGAAAATCTCAAACTCGGGAACGATATAGTTAATGTCTATATCAAGCTCTCGTGGCTCACAAATGCAATCTTCTTTTTCTTTGATCTTCGAGAGCGTCTCAAGAATTTTTGTTCTAGTATTCTTGCGGTCCTCGAACTCTTTTTGCTTAGCGGCATGTGTATCCTGAGCGGTCTTTAGAAGCGCCTGGTTTTTCTTATCGGCGTCGTCATCACCCTCAAGGAGTTTGGGTCTAACGAAGACTGGCTCTTCCTTAATTTCTGGAATAAGTTTATCCAGATTTGATTTGTCGGCCACAATCTCACCGAGAATTTCGGCATACTTATCTTTTACGTGGCGAATCTTGTCTTTGTCAGATAGCTCTATGAATTTCATTGTTGTAATCTCCTGTAATTAAAGGACGGTGTTTTTGATGAATGACCCAAAATCGGCAGTTTTATCTACTTCTGCCGTAACTGGGACTGGTTTTGAACTAGTTACAAGGGCATGAACGAAGTCATACTGCTTATCGTTCCAGCCATATGCTTTCATGGTGCAATCTCGACAACACCATTCAATGTTGATTTCATTTTCTACTTCATTAGCTTGAACTATGGCGATAAACATTATTGTAATCCTTATAATAAACGAGTGACTATCGGGACGCCTCTCAAGCAACCTAATTAACAATTAATTAGAATCTAATGGTCGCTTCTTTGCAAGAGACCGATACCAATAGATCGTAATCAATCTACTTTTCCCGAATGGTTGCTATATAGTAACTAGCAGTATTAGGTCGCTCTTTTTGAGTTAGACCCAAACGCTTGTGATTAACCGAGGAGTTTTGCACATGAACAATTAGGGACACGTATAAGGTATTAGTTTATACTAGCCTTCCGGCATGCCATAGTGCTGTCTAGTCACTCAAACCTAAACGTAGACACTTCGGCACTACTTGTCAAGACCAGTAAGGCGGGACGCGCCTATTTCCAGCCTTTTGATTGACGAGCGGCGGCCGAGGGTCGCCATCACCTGGAATAATTCGGGTGAATGAGACCTGCCGGTCAGTGATAGCCGCATGAATCCACCCAGCTCCTTTAGTGATAGGTCGTTTTCGACCAACCAGTTTTTGGTCAATTGCCGAAGATGATCCTCTCCCCAAGCCGGGTCTGAATCAAGAGCGGTAATTAGTGTGGATACTTTTTCGCGAACCTTCATAGAAACATCCTTGAAATCAGGATTCTCTATCGTGTCAATTACGAACGGCATCATTTCGTCTGCCGCCTCAACTAGAGTATGTGCCCTAGCTCTCACCAAAGGCATTGCTGCTCGTAGCTTGGCCGAAGTAAAAGCGTCTTCTACCAACCCCTTTTTCTTTAGGAAAGGGAGAAGCATTTTCTCATACTCGTCAGTTGATGTAAGAGCCTCACTTTTAAGATGCTCATACTGCACTGAAGTGAATTTCTTCATGTCGAATTTGCCATCGTTCTTGCCGCAATCTTCAATTGCGAAAAGATCAATCATCTGGTCAAGAGAAAATATCTCTTGATCTTTATGAGACCATCCAAATCGAACAAGGTAATTAAGAATTGCGTGTGGAGTAAATCCCATCTCTCTAAACTCTGCGACCGACACTGAGCCATCTCGCTTTGAGAGTTTTCCACCGGCCGCGTTCAGAAGCATTGGGAGGTGACAATATATCGGACGCTCTAGTTTTAGAGCATCAGCAATCATTACCTGTTGCGGAGTATTTTTAAGATGATCTGACCCGCGGATAACGTGAGTAATATTGTCGATGACAAGATCATCAATGCAATTGGCAAAATTGAATAGCGGGATTTCGCTGTGCCGGAGGATAACAAAATCATAGTTCTCCTTATTTGGAACGCTTCTTTTACCAAAAGCAACGTCCTCGTAATCGGTGGTTCCTTCGGTTGGAGCCTTGAATCGGATTACGAATGGCTTATCTAGGCGCTCTTTAATATCCCTACATGTACCGGGATATTTGAATGGATGCTTTGGATTCTTTGCCATGGCCTCGTCTCTGGCCTTGGTAAGCTCCTCCTCGGTGCAATAACACCTATAAGCGTCTCCCTGCTCAAGTAGCTGCTCTGCATACTTTTTGTATGTAGGAAGCCGCTCCATTTGCGTATATGCCCCTGCTGGACAATTATCAGTTCCCCATCCCATTGTAGGAGTGAGTCCAAGCCAGTTTAGCTCTGATAGAATCTTTTCAGCACCCTGATCCACTACTCTTGCGGTATCAGTATCCTCAATACGAAGGACGAAATCAGCGTCATACTTACGAGAGAATAGGTAGTTGAAAAGAAACGTCTTGGCATTTCCTACGTGAAGGGTGCCAGAGGGTGATGGGGCGCAACGCACTCGGAATTTTTTCGACATATCAGGCCTCTGCTACTATTGAGGTGGCAGTATCTTTTTTAGCTGGCGTAACTTGCTCTTTGCTCTTAATGAACGAACAAATCAAGTCATTATCTGAAGCATTCAACTTCAGGTCAGTAGTTGCTCTAACGATCTTTTTCTCAATCGTGTCAAACATAAATTTTCCGGTAGTATCGAAATCAGTTAATGATAACTGAATCAATTCTTTTGTCTTTTGTTTTGCATTCAAAACACAAAGCCCATTGCTTAAAAAGCATCTTGTTGTCATTATTTTGCCTATTAGTTAAGGTGTTTTGGCTCAATAGTAACTGGTTTAAAGTTACTTCCGGCCCAAACCGAATCATATGAAAAACTGGTTATTATTATGGAATAATACTTGGCATGAATATCGGTTAGGGCTGCCGTCACTTCATCATAGATATCGGTAGATCGAACGTCTAGCCTGTCTAGTTGAAGAGATATGAGCGCCCCATCATACTCATCTGAGCGCATCGTAATGGTGCCTTGCCTAGCTGCCGGAGCAACTGAATAGCCACGCATAATTAGCTTATGCACTAGGTCTTTTTCGTATGACCCTGTTGAAGTAGTTATATGTAGGTGGAACATATCAACAATACGTCTGGTATTCTTCGGCTTCAGAATAGTTAGTGGTTTTTGCTTTCTTTAGATCTTCCAGAATAGCAACATGATTATTAGTTACTGCTTGTCCAGTAGTTCCTTCGGAAGCAACTATAGAAAATCCTTTTCTAGCTGTTTTCAGAAAACGCTTGTAGGCGGCCATGGGAGAGATTTTGAAGAATAGACAAATTCTTTTGATCTCGACCATCAACTCTTCCTGCTCACAAATGCGATCTGGAATCGTACCATCCTCTGTTTCAAAATCTGAATAGCCGGTTCTCTTATAAACCTTACCGCTTATTGTGTAGTAGCGCTCAAGGCTATCATAGGTCAGATGAATTTGTAGTCGCTCTGACGCCTTGCCATATTGCGAACTAGAGCCGCCGACATATCCTGAGTTATAAGACGTAACGCTAGTCACATCTGAAAACCAGACAATAAATGTGAAGTCAGAGTAGCGTCTATCTTTGGACGTTCCAGAGAACGCGCTAACGGCTTTTAGCTTGCGAAAATGAAAGTCTTCGGTATCCTTAACTTTAGAGGTCGGAATTGCGTATAGGAATTTTCTAACTTCTTCTGGCTCCACTTTAGTAAGCTCCTGCTTAATCGGTTCATGCTTAATTGGCTGATACCCAGAACTTGAATTTTTCACTACCGAATCTGCAACACGAACATTGGCTTCTTCTATGTGCCTGTTCTCAATGTGCATTCCGATATGGCGTGTCAAATAGTCCTGCCTCACGTCATGTGGGCAGAAATTACATTTGACAAATAGGGCCTTTGCGTCAGGAGAGTTCATTGTTTTATTTACCGTATCATTGTTTGATTCTGATAACTTTATTCGTTCTAGTAGGGCTAATGGATCCGTAATTTGGCTGGAGGCAATCTTGTATAGATGCTCCTCGTCTCTCCATGCTTTTGGCATGGAATCAGTTCCGGCTAGCCACGTATTGGATCTATGGCTGCAATGAAAATATGACGAACATATAGGACAGCGGTTTTTTGTAATCATATTCTTATATGCACCATTCGTGACATCAACGGCAGAGAATCAAGAGTGTCCGACGCCAGAACACGACTGCTTATAAGCCTTAATGAAAAGCTCCGCAGACTCATATGTAATGCTATGAACCATTGATTCTTTAATGAAGAGACCGAACCTTGAATCAAGCTTCATTGCGTTTAGAATGCATGTGCGGCTTGGCTTTGAGGTGAAAAACTTTTCTTTTTCACAAAAATCTAGAATGATATCAGTTCGTAGCATAATTACGCTCCTTCTTTTTCTTCGTTTTCAACGGACTCGACCGGATCCTGGCCGTTTTTACGGCAAGATGGGCAGTTATCCTCTAGATATTTCTGGCGCCTATCTTTGTCTGGATCAAGAACTTTTTTACCGCAATGCCTACAAATCACCGTATAGCAATAATCTATAGTTTTTTTAAGAAGGTGATTCATTGTATTAGTTATCTTTCACAAGAGAGTGCTCTTGAATATCGTGAATTAAACATGGGCCAATCATAGGTTCCGCCCACTTCTCGTATCTTTTAATTAGCTCTTTTAAATCCGCAATGGTTGGCTTATTTAGCCCATCAATAAAATCATCAAGCTCTTTTGAGCTTGGACAATCTTTTTGATTAATGTAGTCATTTTTGACATTACGAATTAAAACCTTGACTTCATCTAAAAGAAAAGGTGCAACTTTTTCTTCTTTGTGAAAGCCATGACTGGATACTAGTCCAGCATTTTTTCTGAAGTTAAGATACAAAAACATTTTTATCCTATGAATTTATGAAACTTATTTTTCTTACAGAAAGCCTTCCATTCCGAAGGAGAGCAATTTGCTTCCTCAAGAAGACTCAACCAATCTGGCTGCTTGAAAATTTCCTTATCCAAGGAGTTTGCTAGCGCCAAAAGCTCAGTCAGTTTTGCTTTCTTTTTGGCCTTTGATTTAAAGCAGGTTAAAGATGGATCCATCTTCATTTCTGTTTTAATTTCTTCGATTCTATCCTTGCGAGTCTTTTCAAGCTCGACGGCAATTAATTCATTCACCTCTTTGGTGGTGAGGTTCGGATTTTCTTCCTTAATCTTAATGATTGCGTTTGCTTTGGCTAGCTGATATCTGGTGCTTTTATTTCTCTCACGGTAATCTGCGAGCGTTTTTTGCAGATTTCTAATTGGAGTTTGCTCCTGATATGCCATTCTTCTGCCCTGCTCAACTCCCATTAAGAATAGTAGGCGCATGACAACATCGAACAAAGAACGATCGTATTTTTCCTTCTCACGCTTAAGGAACTTTTCAGTAAAATGCTCTTTAGCTGGAGGAAAAATCTTCTTCTCCTGCTTGCCAAGCTCATATCCGTTATAATCGAATTTCCATTCGTTAGCGTTTCGGATAAGACGATAACCCTTTTCTAGAATGTTCTTGAAAGGAGCAAAGACATCATTGTATAATGCAAGCTCGTCTGGCTCATCAGACCACTGCTTTACTTTATTTTTATCTTCGACTTTCTCTTCAAGTTTCTCATCAACATGACGCTCGGCCGCATTGACAATAACAATTGGAGACGGCGCAACGCTAGACGCTTCTTGCGTAACTGGCCGCATTGGCGTATTGTTTTCTACATATTCCATAGGTTTTGCTTCATTACTCTTACTGCGAACGGAATGTTCTACCTTTGATAGCGCCGCGTCGTTAAGATAATAATATTCTTCGCCATTTGGTAGGACCACCGCCGGCCCATCTAGCCTATGGCGTTTATTATTAACGAACCATTCTTTTGTTCCGTCAAGCCAAACTCTTGCTGGACCAACAGGATTATGAATCATATCGTTGATGCGGTGAAGGTGCAGTAGCTCCTTACCCATTCTTGGGGGACTAGCCTTTAGCGCCTTGGCTCTAGCTCTCCAAAGAACTTCTGGTTCCGTAGAAGGTTTGCCCATCCAATGCCACGCCACTATGGCTTTACCATTAATTGGAGATTTTCTCTCAATAGCGGGCCCATCTTCTCGATGTAGATTGCCCATGTAATACCATTTTGTAGTGCCGTTTATTAACGTTACTGCCGGAGCGCCTTCGCGATGAAGTTTTCCCTCGAAATACCATAGGGTATCTCCGCAGGATCTAATCACTGCTGGACCATCTGCTCTATGATTCAAGTTATTGACGTAATATTCTTTGGTGCCGCTAGCGTATTCTACGGCAGGAAGAGAATTGTCTCTATGACGTTTGCCGTGGCGCCACCATTCAGTGGAACCATCAGCATGAATGATTGCTGGTCCGGTATCAAAATGAGTTAGTTTATCGGCATCAACGTGTCTAACGGCCGGCTTAAGGCCCGGAATGTCATATACCGAATCGCTTGGCGTTGAGCTTCTTACGTCTTCGACCATTCCTAGACGATCTACGAAAGCGGATAGTGACATTCCCTTGTTCATCGGCGTCTATTTCTCTCAAGATTTTTGAGCGCATTAATTAGCAGTGATGTCTTTTTTACTTTTGCAGACAACTCTTCTGGAGTTAGCTTATCGAGAACGGCATAGTATTTATTCTGACCGTTTTCTGTTTGAGCATACTGAAGTGTAGTAGTTACTCCGCTGAATGTCTCTTGAGAGAGAGCGGTTCCGTATTCTTTTCGGAACTTCTCGTCTATATCCAAGGCCAACTCATAGGATCTATTGAATAAACTTTCAACCATTATAGTTTCTTTCTATTAAATTGGTGACCGACCCAGGGCACGAATCTGGATTACCTTACCGAAGTAAAGCGTTCTAATCATTAAACTAGTCGGCCGCAGTGACCCTCCCAGGGAACGAGCCTGGATTACCTTACCGAAATAAAGTGTTCTATTCATTAAACTAGAGGGCCGTAAAGCATACTTGGAACACTAGGTATGCGAGCTAATAAAATCTAAATTGTTCCTTGGTGACCTGTCCAGGGATCGAGTCTGGATTACCTTACCGAAGTAAAGCGTTCTGAACATTAAACTAACAGGCCGTAACTGAATTATGAATCTTTACCCCACGCCCAAATAGCCCTAACATACATTACCATTATGAAAATGGACATAACAACCAATGCCATAGAGTGGGTCATTAGTCCCCACGCTACCCACATTGATTCTGCAATCAATGCGATATAGAAACCAACCTTCTTTTTATCTCCAATTAAAGAGAGTGCGATAAGTAGAAGTATGCAGCCGCCCCAAGAAAGAATGTTTGGAACGGTGAAAATTGAATTAAACATATTTGCCTTTAACTAATTGTTAGTTGGGGATATAGGACTCGAACCTATAACTCGCGGATTCAAAGCCCGCTACTCTGCCAGTTGAGTTAATCCCCAATAAGAGGAAATGCATCACTTAGTGATTGAGGATTTGATCCCTTAACAATTCCAATGCTACATTTTTATAGGTTTATATAGCGAACCATTTGTGTGCAAATCGGTTTTGGAGGCCGATCTGCACTTTTTACTGGTTTTGCAGGCCAACCAGCCAACCTAGATCGGGCTCCACTACTTTATCGCTCTGGTCCTTTTTGGTAGAGTTTAGGTGCTTCATTGCCCTCTTTGTTTGTATTCCGAACCAGAGAAGCAGGCCTCCAAAAACGGACATCTGCCTTACGCTTTGAGTCCGCCCGTTGGAGCGTAAAAACATAGTGACCTGTCCAGGGAACGAGCCTGGATTTCCTTACCGAAATAAAGCGTTCTGATCATTAAACTAACAGGCCTAAATTGTTATCCGATAACCACGTACTCTTTGCCATTAGCAATTTCTTCACAAGTCCCGCCCTTGGTGTAAGGGTTTCCCATTGGTGTCACTCCGGTGCATATGGATGCGTCTTCGGAATCTGCCGAATACGTGATGACTAGTGCGTCTTGGTTACACTTCAAGAGCTTTGCAACAATTTCTGATACTTTCATTTTTTTTCTTTTCTTTCATTTTAGTAGCGTTAGTGATCCTCCCAGGGAATGAGCCTGGATTACCTTACCGAAATAAAGTGTTCTATTCATTAAACTAGAGGACCTAAAGATTTATTTCCTCAATGATGGTGAGGTTGTTATTTTCTTTTTTATAGAGAAGAAGGCTGTTAGCATTGATTTTTTCATTAAGAAAAAGAAGCTTAATTTTCTCACATGTAAGCTTGAATTTCAAAATTAAGAAATATTCATTTGCAAGAATGTTAATGTTATTTTCTTGCAACAGTCTTTCTAAGTCAAGATTATTGTTTTGGCGAGTGTCAGTTGTTAGGGAAGATTTGTAACGACTTATAAAGTCGCGCGCGGCTTCTAACGTGTATTCTCCAGTGAAAAATGGTCTATATAAAATCATGTTTTTAGTGACCCGTCCAGGGATCGAATCTGGATTACCTTACCGAAGTAAAGTGTTCTGGCATTAAACTAACGGGCCGTAATTATATCTTAAATTCTTTTACTATTTCAACTTCTAGGCCACCAAAAGGAATGCGTTTGGTACGGACGATATATATCGTATCTCCCGTAATCGATTGTGCGCGGGCCAGTCTATCTAAAGCGTCACACTTTGCCGTAGCTCTAACTATGAAGCCATAGCCAAGTGCTCCTATAGATTTAGTTGAATTAATGATTTCAGTCATAGAGGTCGCGTTGGATAACGCTGGCGCTATATTAAAATAGCCCCTATTCTTCCTTATCCAAGATTCGGCGGCTTCTAGCGTTTTTAGTGACGATAAACTATAACTGGCATATATAAACATTGGTGACCTGTCTAGGGATCGAATCTAGATTTCCCTACCGAAGTAGAGCGTTTTGGCATTAAACTAACAGGCCAATAGCGGCGAGGATGAGGAATCGAACCTTATCTACAATGTAGAGCGAACTGCTTTTTGCTTCATATCTTCATTGATCCTGGCTCCATACGAAGCTTCTCGCCAAAGTCATTAGCCTAGGGCGGGGGCTCCGTCGTCTGCTAGGCGGGCTTCAGAAGTTTCCGAAATACCTTTAACTTCGTGAGCCTTCTTTTTTGTTTTGGCGGCGGAGACCTTGAGCCAAAGGCGCGAAAGCTTCCATGCCTGACCGTTCTTCTTGCCAACGGTGCTGGCAAAATGCTCAATAATGGCCTTATTGATCTCGTGTCCCGTGGCGGCCTTCGTCTCCGTAAGAAGAGGGCTTTCATTGAGGCGCTTCACGGCCTCTTTAATTCCTTCTGCCTTGCTATAGTTCTTACTCTCTTCTTCGGGGTGAAGAATTGAATAGCCATATTTGATTGATCCTGTTTCAGCATTACGCTCGCTGACAAGGCAGATTACTGGACAACCACGCGAAGCTAGAGAAAACTCTCCATCTGAGGGATTGAAAACTACTGCGCGCATGTTGCGAAGATAATAAATACGGTTAGCCATTGCGAATTTCCTTTGTGAGCGGTTTCATCAAATAACGTAATCATCGAGTCGGTATCTGTCAAGCTGAGCCGTAGCGTTATGCTAGCTCTGCCGTAGCCGGAAGACTCTTATTTTTTACAATTCTATAAAATTGTGTTTTATCGCCTACACCAAAATTATATGGTGTAGGGCTAATAAATTTGTAGTTTTTAGCTAGATGCCAGTTTTCAAGAAAATGATCTTTTAAATATGAAGGATATGATCTTTCAATTTGAGAGACTATATCTTTATCAGAAGATGAGAACTGGCACCTACTAGGTAGTGTAACTATAAACCAATAGTTGGGATCCACACTATACGGCGGCAGATTTAAAACTCCAACAACTAGCCCATCTCTATCTGGAGAGATAGAGTTTGGTCCAGAAAAAATTATACGATCTCCTGGCCTAATATTTTCTATACAACTAGCCTTCATTTCACTAAGCTATAAACCGCATTATCTCTGCTGAATGATGCGGATTGCATAGCCTCATAAATAGATTTGTATGGCCTATTAAATCCCATATCCTTCAAAAGCTGAAAGACATCTGCCGGAGATGATTGATTGTCAGGCGGAAGATTTCTAAACGCATCTATAACTAGACTTTGAAGTGAGGCGGAATCTTCTGCGTCATTCTCATCTTCTTGTCTAGCTATTGGTGCTGGCTTATTGTGTGGAATAAACCCTTTTCTGAGCTTGAAAGTTGCCCTGCTAACTCTGGTAAAAATAGCGTGGTTCCTAGTCAGTGTCCTATAAACAATGGCATAAGAATGATGAGTCTCAGAATTAATCGAGTCAGCTTTTTGGAGAGCCTCAATTATGGCAGATACATGAAGAGGATCTTTCACTTTTGAAAGAATCTTGAAGATTGAAGAGCAAAGAGTTTTATCCTTATAAGGCTTTACTTTTGTTCTAACAATCTTATATTTTTCTTCCTTCTCTTCTTCTTTTTCTTTTGGATAAACAATAAAAGGGTTTGGAACATAATCCCTTCTAGGACCTGGACCATAGTAAATATAGTCGCCAATCGGAATGCCTAGTGGAGCAGGATCTTTCTCGGCAACCTCTTTATGAGAGGAATAAACGTGCCCCATCTTATTCTTTTTGATGATGGAGTCAAACTCCTTTTCAGAATAACCACGGCTCGCCCGGAAGCGTTTTTTACTTTCTTCGTAAGGCTTACGCTTAGCCTTTTCAAGAAGCATTTTTTCAATTTCTTCTTCTTGCTTCTCGTTCTCATCGAAAGACCGGTTGGTCAAATCGCTATTACGAAGTATCTCTGATAGAGATGTATGTAACGATACTTTCTGACCTCGCATAAATAACCGTCTTCCTATTAAAATCCCAATTAGTTCCTTACCACAGCCACTTAAGAACGCAGCATAATTAATCGCTACTTGTAAATCAGCATCTCTATTTTAGCGCTTTATTTTGAAGAGCTTTCATTATGGTTCAGTGGATCATCGGAGTGGTTCTTATTTCGTTCTTTATTTTTGACTCAAGTTTTTCTTGCGACGATCAACCTCGGCCTGAAAGGCTTCTCTGGACCAACCTGACGCATCAATGATTGCGTCAATTTTTTGAGCATAGTCCATATGTTTGATTTGACTTTGCTGATATGCAAGAGAGACTTGACTCATCTTTTGAAGAGCATCCCTAAATCTTTCAGAATGTCTTACGTCTTCTTCTTTTGAAACGCTCATTGGTATTTACTCTATAGTAATTGTTACTTTAAAGGAGTAAGAGATAGTTTCTTTTTAAAAGCTACTATCTCCGCTTCCCTGCTCTCATCTACCATACTAGAGAAGTCACTAGAATTTTCTTGAAGCCTTATTGTTTCCTTTACAGAACGGAGACGTTCTCTATTGAATACAAGAGAATCTTCAATTAAAGCAAGTTTCTTTTTTTCTATATGATAATTGTCCAGTTCCTTATCTATTTCTTTTGAAATTGAGTCGGCTTGAGCATAAAGGTCGCGAATATTAGGCATCAATGTAATGCCTATATATTCTTTATGTCAGCTAAAATCAACTTCACTAAAATAGAGGGCATCGTTTTTGACGGAGATATTGACCGTGCTGCCTTCTTTGCAGACACCGGACATAATTCTCTCTGCCAAAGCATCCTGAACATGTTTCAGGATCGCACGCTTAAGTGGGCGTGCGCCATATCCAGGCTCATAACCAATTTCAACCAAGAAGGACTTGGCCTCATCATCAATGATGAGCTTGATTTCTTTCGGAGAAAGCATCTTTTCCAGAAGATTGATCTGGATGTTTGCAATATCCTTAAGCATGCCCTTAGTTAGAGGACGGAAAATTACCGTCTCATCAATTCGGTTGAGAAGCTCTGGGCGAAGAAGCTTCCTAAGATCGGCCTGAAGACCGTTCTTAATGGCAGCAACTCCTTCAACAGTTTCAAACTGTTCAGGTGGTAGTTCAAGAATTGAGGCCGAGCCAATGTTGCTGGTCATAATAACAACGGTATTTGTGAAATCTACCGTCTTACCAAGACCATCAGTGAGTCGCCCATCGTCTAGAACCTGAAGAAGAAGGTTGAAAACGTCGGGGTGAGCCTTCTCGATCTCATCGAAAAGAAGAACGCTATACGGCTTCTTACTAACGGCCTCGGTCAAGAGGCCGCCTTCATCAGCTTGAGCATAGCCTGGAGGAGCGCCAATAAGACGCTGAGCCATGTGCTTCTCCATGTATTCAGACATGTCCATACGGATCATGGCCTTATCATCATCGAAAAGGAACTTGGCAAGAGCCTTTGCAAGCTCGGTCTTACCAACACCGGACGGACCAAGCATTAGGAAGCTGCCGATTGGCTTTCCCAAATCACGCAGACCCAGGCGTGCGCGTCTGACTGACTTTGCAACCGCCTTAACTGCTTCGTCCTGACCGACAACTCGGCCGGAAAGAATGTCTTCCATCTTGGAAAGCTTCTCGCCTTCGCCTTCTAGCATACTATTGATCGGGATGCCAGTCCAGTCCTCAAGAACTGAAGCAATATCCTCTTCGGTTAGAATGCAATTCTCTCGCCCACCGCTGCGACGATTATGCTTTAGAGCCGCATAAACATCCTCAACATCGGGCCCGAGCTTTTCGATCTCTGACTCAAGTGCAGCTTTCGTCTTGAGACTTGCCGGGTCATCATCGCCAATGAGACCGATTAGCTGGTTCTTCAGCGAAGAATACCTGCTCAACGTTACGTCAGCCTTGGCAGAGAGGCCATCTACTTCAAACTTCTTTCTAGAGGAAGCCTCATCTAGAAGATCGATGGCGCTATCTGGAAGCGCCCTCTTCTGGAGATAACGCTTTGCTAGCTTGACGGCCGCGCAGATTGCGGGGTCTCCAACACGAACGTTGTGGAATGTCTCATACTTGATGGCGATTCCACGGAGGATCTCAACCGTTTCCGCGTCCGTGGATGCGTCTACGTTGATAGTCGTAAATTGCCGAGTAAGATTGCTATCCTTTTCGGTAAGCTTGCGAAGCCCCTCTGGGGTAGTAGAGGTGATCAGTCGAAGATTCTCTCGTGCAAGTAGAGAGGAAACTAGATCGCCAGACCCGGAAAGAACCGTGCTCTGATTAAAGAGCGAGTCAATTCCGTGAATGAAAAGGATCGTGTCTTCTGCCTTGATAGCAGAAAGAGCCTTCCTCATTCTTTCCTCAACATCCCCGCGCTGCTTTACGCCAGAAACTAGGCGGCCAGCGTCAAGATGCATAACCTTGACCGATGAGAACTTGGAAGATACGTTGCCGGAAGCAATTTTCATTGCAAGAGCATTAACGATGCTCTTCTTGCCAACTCCAACCTCTCCAACGAGAATGGGGTGGTTCTTGTTTCGGCGGCCCAAAATCTGGAGAAGACGACGAACCTCGGCATTGCGACCGATAACCGGATCAAGCCGATTTGACTTGGCAAGCTCCGTAAGATTCCTCATGTAAGAAGGATCTGTAGATACCTCCTCCTTCTTTACTTCTTTTTCCTTGGCAGCGATACGGTTCTTTAGAACGCCCGGACCAATACCAAAAGCCTGAAGAATTCGCAAAGCTGCACCCTTCTTTTCTTCGGCAAGAGCATGCAGAAGGTGTTCAATAGTAACGCCCTGACTTCCAGCGGCCTGCTCTGCCCGCTTTAGAAAATCAATCATCGCCTCCGACAGATAAGAAGGCTCCCTTGTTTCTTTTGGAAGACTCTGCAATTGAGTCTCCGTAAAAACTTCCATCTCCTTGGAGTCTACGTCAGCAGATTCCAGTAGCTTGACAATATCAGTCAAACCAAGGGCAACTGCCAAAAAGTGGATAGGCTCCACCTGTTTATGATTACGCTTGTCTGCAAGTGCCTGCGACTTGACGACAAGGTTTTTTGCTTCTGACGAATACTTATCAAGTGATAGTGAGGACATGTTCTTATCTGCCGGGTGTGAGGTGATTGTTTAGAGGGTCACTTCTTTTTAGGAGTGAGCCACGTCGCTACTTTATGGAGAGCCCCGAGACCGGCCCTCTTTGCCTTATTGACCTTGAGATGCATTGAGAGACTTTGGGCAGTAGCAAACTGCTTTACTTTCCCAGCTTCTTCTTCTACCTTGAGACGGATTTTTGGAAAAGCCTTCGCCTCATCAGATTCAGTAGTATCGGTGGCAACCTCTTTTTCTGAGGTTGCCTCTGATACTTCTTTTGTTACATCAGTGTCCGACTTTTCTGAAGGACCAAAAAGACTTTTTGCCTTTTTGGTTGATTCAGCCGGCTTAGACTTCGGCTCTTTATTCTCAGCTTTGACCATGACGGGCCACCTTCGTTTCTTCTTTCTCCAGATGAGCCTCCAAATCAGAGAGGTCGGCTTCAACTTCAATCTCCACTTCTTCAGAAGTGCTTTTATGCCCCTCCGTAGTCTGGCCGGACTCGGCCTCTGCGGGAAGAGAAGCAAGAGCGCTAGTGAGAACGGGAAGGAACTGCTTGAAAGCGGCTTCTACGATCTCATTTCCAACGGTAGTCATTCCGCTAATACGGAACTCTTCCGCAAGGCGCTTGACACGAGGATCATCCTTTAGGCCCGGAACATAGTTGAGGCCATGTCCAGCAATGGTGCCTAGAAGTGCCGAGCCCCATTCGGTATCTAGGAATGCAGCAATACCGGCGACATGCTCGTTGCTAGCTCCCTTTGATTTGAGCATTTCAACAATGGCGCTACGAAGGCCATTGTTGATCTGACGAGCGCCGACGCGGTAAGCCGCCTTGGTTGCGTCTGCCTTAATCATTCCCATTAGCGAACTGGTATCAGTAGATGACATTTTAGCGTCTTTCTGTGCGGGTTTCGATGCTCGGTTTCGACGAGCCTGTAGAATTGTCTTCACAACTGAAGCTGCATTTTCAGCATCTTCTTTCGCGTCACTCTCAAGAAGGTCTTCCATGTTCTTGAGAACTTCTTCTTCTCCTTCGAGATCCGTTTCTAGCTCATGGAGCTGATAGCTGCAAAGGCTTCCGTCAGGCCACTTGACCCAAATTCGATCCTTCGGCGTGTGGGTGCAATTATTACGATCACAAGTCTTACCTCCGCTTCCAGTGGCCTTCACGCAAGTATTGAACTTAACGACACCTTCGCGTCGGTTCTCGTTTTTGCTGCCGTATGATCGGACTATCTCGCCAATTGAAAATGTTGTAGCCATTTGTGTTCCTTAACTTTCTTTATTTGATTTTAAGAGCAATCTAAACTTAGCTGATTTTTACTAGCTTCCACGTTGGCTTCCGCCAAGTGATAGTAATAATGTCGGTGATAACCGGCGAGCCGTCATAACAACAACTGTAGCCGCTAGCGGTATTAATCGTTCCAAACATTTGCTCGAAGAACGCAACAACAAGACCTTTTGGGTATGCTGATGGCTTCATATTCAAGGAAACTGTTTTATCCGACTTAATTGGAGTACCATTCACATCATACTCATACACGGCATATGTGGTCAAAGAATCTTTATTGCAGGCCATACTTTATTCCTTAATTTAAGCTATGGCGATTTTTGTAAATGGGAATCGCCTAAACCCCAGGCGACTTACTTCTCTTCTTTTTCTTCCTTATTGGAGCCGACAAGGCGCTCAATAATGGCGTTACCCGCGCTAGCAATGCCGCTTATACGGAGAGCCGAACCAATAATCTTCACATGAGGATTATTGACCTGCGAAAGACCCATTCCAGCGGCAACCGAAAGAGCATTGATTCCCATTGAACCAACACCACGATCACCGAGGACCTTGGTTGCTGCCTTACGCATAGTTGAGGTTACGATGCCATAACCAGCGGTAATGGCGTCTCTCTGAAGCATAGCCTTAATAGTTGAGTAATTCATTATATATTCCTTTTCTGTTACGAGCACCACGAACGTCCAAATCACCTACCTCATATCATAACCACGGTGACGGTCGGCGCAAGTGGCAAACGACCGTGGCACGATTTTTGCCTAGCTCCGTCGCACTAGCGGCGGGGCTTCTTGCAATTCAGAGTAATTGAACACCTCTTCTTCAATAGAAGAAGATTTTGCTTCAATTTCTTTGATATCAGTCTTCTCTAGGCTTTGTAGCGCAGAAGTGATTGTTGGCAACATGCTGGACATGAGAGCCTCTACGGCAGAATTACCAACCGTAGTCATACCGCTTACCCTAAATTCTTTTAGGATTCTTTGCATCTTGGGATGATTGGCTAGCTGCGGAATTTGCGATACTGCCATTCCGATGAATACCGACATTAGTGCCGAGCCAATTTCAGTATCTAGCATTTCCGATAGCATACGGATTTTGCTTTCTTCGCTACAAGACTTGCGAAGATATTGCACCAAGAATGTTTTGGTCGCACTAATTAACTGCGTCGAACCTACTCGATACGCAGCATTAGTCATGTCTGACTTGAACTGGTCTTTGAAAGTCTTTGGCTTATCATCCATAAGCGGAGCTACTGTTTTGCCCCAAGCTTCGGATATCTGTTGCATAACTGATTCAAACTTTGACGGAGAGACTTCTCCGAGATCAAACACTTTGAATTGAAGTGGTGGAGGCGCAGTGCCTTTTGGACCTTGGGTGGAATGTTGCATTTATAATCCTAGTAAGCTAATGGTAGAAAATCTAGACCGTAGAAATGAACTAGGAGTTGCCTAATGCTTTTAACTTTGCTTCTTTTAGAAGCGGACTCTAGTTTAGCCAAGGCATCCCTAGAAAGATTCCTATAGAACACATTAATCATTTCTGTGGTTGGAGCGACCACCTTACTCATTAAGTTGTCAGTGAATGCTCCAGTGTCGGCCGTAAAACAATATGGGCCCTTAACAACAAAATAGATTATTTCTGTTTTGCCCAAAAAGGCCAGTAAGATACTTAAACGATCTACTTTTGTTTCTTCGTCATCGGAAAGGCATTTATTTATCATCTATACCTATCGTTTCATAATTGATGCCACTATCTCTATAGCTCCTATGCGAATTAGGAAGTTTCTCTAGGCTATGAAAGTAAGGGCAAATGTATTCTGTTTTTACTAACGTTGCAGACGTTGCTGAATCTATTACTGGAATTCCAGTAGCAACCTTAAGATAGTTCTTGAATAGACTAGATATTAGCTCTCTTTTTTCAGAGGAGAGACCCTTATCTTCAAGATAAAGCCTTTCTAATAGAAGCCTCATATAACCATCTTTATGTTTTACAATGCGTACTACCGCTCTTGCGGCCATTCCAGAGCCATACGTTATGGTTCTTCCGCGACGGAGCGTGTTGTCCGAAAGATAAATGATTCCGCAATATGGATCAAGTATTGATCCTGCTAAGCTGGCCGGATGACTGCTATGCCATGACATGCAAGAGGCAATCCCCCTCATGCTCATGGTCGCAATGTCCCAAGGATGGGCTGAAAATTCAACCTTCTTTCCTAGAAAGAAGTCCTTATCTTTTAGCTTTTCTTGTCTAGCAAGCTTAAACGCAGAAAATATATTATCTCTTTTGGTGCTTGAGACATATAACTCAATCGATCTAATTATTTGATAGATAATAGAGGACTGAATGGTCGTTTCATTCAGTGACATTCCGCCATCAGGAAGGCCTATTTCATTAAATACTTTGACCACATCATTATATTTATTGACGAATAAGTATTTAACGAAATCAGGTAAATGAAGGCGCGCATCGAAACGATTAGTGTATCTATAATCGTCGTCGTAATGATTGCGCCTAGCATTAACGGGAGCCATGTCTTCCAGCTCAAAAGACTTGCTATAAAAGATTTCGGATAATGAATAGGTTTTATTCTCGCTGGTGGCAATGTCTTTCATTAAATGAAGACCTCAGCCTACCGATGCCTGAACCACAATTCCTTTTTCTAGCTCAATCTTGACGCGATTCATGTTCATCATCATGTCAGACATGAGAACCTCATCATCACGACGAGTTACCTGAACCTCAAAACCTTTTGTAGCTTCGTTAGCCGCCGATTCGGTCATACCGACAAGGGACTTAATCAAATCTTCTGATAGCATCATAACCTCGAAATTAAGAATAAGAAATCCGGCCCATTCAAAAGAATGGGCCGGGTTGGTGTCAGCGCAGAACGACGATCGCCAATAGGACGGTAAAGACCATAAGCGCAACCATCATGCCATACTTCCAGAGTAGAGCGCGAAGCTGAGCCTTGACGAGCTTGTAGAAAAGCTCCACAAGCCTACCGCCCCACAGCTTAACGAGTTTCCATACAAGTGCCAACATATTAGTAACCTTTCTTGAAAAGGCAAGGCTCATTTATAGTCCTGCCGCTATTGGTGATATATCAGCCGCCAGCGCTCTTGGAGCGGCGGGCAGGAGGAGCAACAACTTCCTCCTCTTCTTCCTCAGAAGACTCGACAATGCGAGGCTTGCTGGCCTCCTCTGCCGGTAGAGCCTGAAGCGCTCCGGTTAGAACTGGAAGAAAGCTCTCCATGGCAGCGCCAACGATCGCATTTCCAGCAACGGCCATACCGTTGATTCGGAACTCTTCCGAAAGCTTCTGAATGCGAGGGTCATCCTTAAGGCCCGGAGCATAATTGAGACCAAAGCCAAGCAATAGCGCAATAAGGCTATCTCCAACTTCGCTATCAAGAACCTCCTTGAGCATGGTCATATGCTCGGACTTTCCGCCCTTGCTCTCGAAAAGCTTGACTACTCCGACCTTTACGCCGTTCGTAATCTGCGTGCCGGCGACTCGGTAAGCAGCTTCCTTCGCATCGCCCTTAACCATCTCAACGATCTTATTTGACATTGTATTTTCCTTTGTTCGAGTTTTAGAGTCTAGAGAATTTTTGTGAAAGTGTAAGTTTGTATTAGAACTGCAAATGAATCTTCGCTTATCAACGTTGGGAATATTAAGTTTTGCAATCTCATCCCTAACTGACTGGCCCATATCTTTCAGAAGATAGCCGTACTTATTATCATCAAGCATTATGATCGATGAATGACCAAAGATATTTGTATTCACTACTGTAGCAAATAGCTTTTCATCTTTACTCACTTCATTGGATAATAGTCTAGAGTCAGGTATAAAATTAGATTCATTGATAGTGAAACTAACTTTGGCTCCACACTTTACAATCTCGGACGGCGAGAATACTAAAGTAGGTCCGCCATCTATCTCATTTACTAGATGAGTAAATCGTATGGCTTTCCAATCTTTATTTTTGTTTCTCGTAATAACGAGCGATGACTTATACTTACCGTCAGTAAGTGACGTTACGCGAGAATTAATTTCGCCTAAAACATACTCGTCATCTAGCGAAATATATACTTGAAGAGGCAAAGGCCTTCTAGCATCACAACCGGTTTTGATCATCGCCGCCTCGCTTGTTTAGAAGATAGGTCGCCGGTCGCGCGGTGTCAAGGGCCAGGGCGACGAAGGCGCTATTCCCTGGCATTAGACGTACTCGCCGGCCAGTCATCGGTGCCGGCCTGCAAAATAAACGCCTGAATTGAAGTTGCGAGGCTCGCTACGTCAAGAGATAGATTATCAAATAATATCGTTCTTGCGAAGAGAAACTAAAGAACGCTGACTGGCCTCCATTAGGCCAGTCAATGTATCATTTAGCCTCTTTCTCTCTTCAGGAGAGAGATTCACTGCTTCTGCTCTAACTCAGAGAGATTTTCGGGCTCTGTAGTCTCATCTACGAGCTTCTTGTTAAAGACCTTGTTCTTTAGGTAAATCGCTCCAAGAACAAAACAACATAGAACTGAATAGCCGATCATTTTATCACGCATTACGAGCTCCTTTTCCAGCAGTTTTCTTGTCATTACAGTCCGCACAAATCCACTTCATGGGAGATTCAACGCGAACCGATACGGTGGCGAATCCTTCTTTGCGAGCGTTTTCAGACGCCTCTCCAGCATCGATTCCAGGCTTCTTTAGTTGAGCCCCGCAGTAATCGCAAAGGCAGGTCCAAGTATGAGTTTTCCAAGCCGGAGCATTAAATTGTCGAATTGCCATTTTGTTTTCCTTACCGAACTATATCTAGAACACACAATAGAACAAGAATTGATGTAGATGATAGAACCAATGCTGAAAATATATCAGCTAACTTTTTATCCGGCTCATTTCTGACGGCAAAAAAAGAAATAATTCCAATCCATATAACAATAAGTATCATACTACACTATTTTGGTGAATCGCAAAGCGCACATTCTTTTTCTTTGTTATGAAAGGAATGGTCGCATGAACCTTGTAAAAACTTTATTGCCGCGATTCCAGCCTTATCTAGGGTATCTCCTTTGCCGAACTTATCAGCAAACTTCTCTAATGAGGTTAGGGCTTTGGACATCTTGCGACCCTTAACAATATCTCTAAAAATCGGTTCAAGATAGGAACGATTATCAAGATAATATTGGACATATCCATTATTATAAATGATGGCAGGGCCGTCTTCTCTATGATACTGGCCATTCTGCATCCAATATTGGTTGCCTTCGGCAGTAATTACTGCTGGGCCACCTTCTCTATGTTGGCGACCTTTTAGCCACCACTCTTTAGAGCCGTTAGCATATTCCAACGCTGGCCCGTCTTCTCTATGAAGTCTTCCGACTATCGAGTATTTGATTGTTCCGGCAGCATCTACCGTTCTAACTGGAACTATTGGAGCTTTGACTACTGGCTTCTCTTTTTTTGGTTTAAGAATTTTAGACATTAAGATTACTTTCAAATAAGAATAAGAATAAGTATAGCAAAGATTGTTACCACATCACAAGTGTCGGATTCAGAGACGCCCCACCAACGCGCTCTAGCCTTAGCCGACAAGGCCTTCCATCTAAAATGGAAGTTACCAACTGGTCACTTACCTAGCGTATTCTTGGCAACCCAAAGGCAGGCTACTACGTTTAGCATTGCCCAGACACGCATAATAAGAGTACCAAAGACGAATTGAGACTCACCTAGCCAAGCGGTCTGCATTAGATATGCAGCAGTTCCAATTGCCAGACCACCAGCAAGAGCCCGGAAAACTGGACGATGGAAACCAACGGCAACCAGAGAAAATGCCGGAAGAACGTTTGCGAGAGGAAGCCAGCTATGAAGGCTAGTATGCCAAACTAGATCCCACTCTCCAAGAGGACGAGAAAGAAGCTCTCCTAGCCAACGGAAGCTGCCCATGTAATTAAGGGCTCCGACGAACGGAAGGAAGAATAGAGCGCCTACGGATGCCACGACTGCCGCAACTCCAGCCACAATCTGCGAGCGTCCGGCAAGTAGTGTCTTGTTATTCTTCTTTAGAACCGTAAGAAGAACGAATGCAAAGAAAGCTAGGAATCCTACCCTATAGATGATGTGCTTCATAAAGACCGATGACGTAGCACTTTCTGCGTTTAGAATGCCGGCGCCGAACTTTGAGGCATCCTGTTTTTCAACTGCACTGCCCTGAAGGATTTCTAGAACCTTATCAGGATCAGTAACTCCCTGAGACATAATTAGCGCGGCGGCGGCACTAACATGAGGGGTAGCCATTGAGGTGCCATTGAACGGAGAGAACTGTCCCTGTCCCTTACCACCCTCTGAAATAGTCTGCTGAGTGACTGCAACTCCGGGAGCCGAAATAGCCACTTCCTTGCCCCTTGAAGAGAAGGTTGCAAGATTATCGCCCTGATCCGAAGCCGAGACGGCTACGCATCCCTTGTTTGCGGCGGGATAACCAACTGAACCGCCAGAATTACCAGCGGCACACGAAAGGAAAACTCCCTTACTGTGAGCATACTTTACTGCCTTGGCTACAACGGCACTGTCCGCGCTTGAACCAAGCGAAAGACTGATGACGTTAGCTCCATGATCGGCAGCCCAAACAATGCCTTCTGCAACTCCGGCCATTGTCCCAGAGCCAGATGCCGAAAGAACCTTCACTGGCATAAGCCGAACACAATGCGAAAGCCCGGCGACACCAATACCATTATTGGTAACTTGAGCAACCGTTCCGGCACAATGACTTCCATGTCCCTGGTCGTCATGCGGTGGCTGACCTGGAGAAACGAAATTGTAACCAGGAACGAATGCTGCTTCCTTTAGATCCGAAAGGACCTTGAACCCATTCGTCTCTTCTGCCGTAATGCCGGTATCAACTACCGCAACGGTAACTCCCTGTCCGCAAGAATACTTCCATGCAGTAGGGGCGCCAACACGTTCCATGTGCCACTGATCCTTATACTGCGGATCATTTGGAGTATAAAGAGCGTGAGCCATAAGAAGAGGCTCTGCAACTTCAACCCTAGGATCGTGAGCCATACGAGAAAGAACCTGATTCTCCATCTGAGGATCTACCATAGCAACGGCGATGTTGCCAAGATGGTGAGATTCAGGCGAATTGTCTCGGATAACAATCCCATAATCTTTACCAAGCTGCTCGATATCGGCAGCAGTAAGGTTGTCAGCAAGGTCAAGCTCCATCTGACCCGGAACAACATCTCCAACAACGGAAGTTGGATCAACCTCTGTTGGAAGGAAGTTGCTCTTTGGTTCGCTACAACCAATAAAAGCCATAGCAAGCAGTGGCAGAATCATTTTCATGCGCATTTTTTTATTCCTTAATCAAGAGGAGTAGATTGGATTGTGAATTTCAAGCTCAAGTTTTTCAGCATAACCACGCGCCATCATATATCGCGTGACAAATGATCCGCCTGAAAGAAATCTAAAAGCAGCCTCATCTATATCTTTACCAGTTAAGCGGCAAAAAGAATCGGCTCTGCTCAATAGAAATTTTCCAATTGGAGACATTTTAATTACGCCTTTGTCTTGCGGCGAGTTGCTTTTGTCGCTTGGCTGATGATTGTTAGAAGAGGACCCTTGACCTTTTTACGTTCCTCTTTTTGAGCATTAATTGCTTCGCCAGCCTTGTTGGCGAACCAATCCTTGGCGGTCTGGTCTCCTGCCGCAACTAGATCGCGAGCGAACTGTTTGAGAGTTAGGCCTTTACCGCCCTTTTTAAATAGAAGCTTGATTTTAGAACTTGATTTTGCAGCCATGATATTCCTTATAGTTTTGTGAAATCGAGAGGTATTCTATTTCCTAGCCACATAGCTAGGTTGGAGTGTTCTTCTAAAGCATTACCAGTTAATGGGTGTATCAGAACACTGAGTTCTTTATGATTTAGAATTAACAGTTGAAACACTAGGCTTATTGATTCATAACCAATTTGAATTTGGAACATTGGTTGCGTATGAGGACCTACTAGCTCATCATGCATGCTTCCAATTCTAACATTACCACCATCTATTGTGCCGTCATCAATTAATGATGTGAAGTATTCTCGGAGTTCAGAAGCATACTTCTGATGCGGGCGGTATGGTTTATTCCACCACCCCGATGGGTGGCCATAATATATGTGGGCATGGAATCCAGAAATATCTTCAATGCCTCTCAATTTGGACCCAAGAAATGAAGGATATAGGCAATAACAAGAATGATTCCTGTTCTGGCTACCGTTTCTCCGGTAGTTACCGCCAAGTCTTCTAGGGCAGTAGAGTTCTCTCTTGCTGCGGGCTCTCTAATATGATCTCCATTGTTCTTATAAACATTCACAAGAACTAGGGCCGATAGAAGCACTCCGCCCATTGCTGTCCAAAATGGAAGTCGAGGAAGTCCAAACATCGGTATGATGAACCATTTCCAAAGTTTCATTAGAGCAAAGGCTCTGCATGGATATGGTATAGCGAATAGAAGAACGAAAAGTCCTGCTTTGCTAATTGTCCGAGACATACTTTTTAGATTTTCTTTTGTCATTTTACTAGTGACCTGTCCAGGGATCGAGTCTGGATTACCTTACCGAAGTAAAGCGTTCTGAACATTAAACTAACAGGCCGTAATGACACTTACTTATAGTGTCGAAGCGGTTTATTTTGACGTTAATAAACAAAACGTATAGACAACCAGGCTATAACTGAGGCATATTTCATTCCAATGATGCCAGCGGAATCTTCTTATCATGGGATGGAAAGAAGCAAAGATGGAAGAAAAGCAGCATAGCCATGTGGTACTGCTTTTCCAGAGCGGGCGGACGGACTCGAACCGACAACATTCTGGTTGGAAACCAGGAACTCTACCATTGAGTTACGCCCGCGAATATTACGATTTCCTTTTAAGGATCTCTTCTGAAGCGATATTACCAATCATATTGGAAAGAACCGAATTCGTTACTAGCACTCCGCTAATGTTGGTGGCGGCCGACATTAGCGCCTTGGCCATTTCCTTAAACTCTTCGGTAGCCTTCTTGCCATCTTCAGAAAGTTGGCCTGCATCATTATAAATCTGCTTCATACTGGTCTTTCGGTATTAAGAGTTTTAGAGCCTAAAGATACGAGCCCAATGCCATCAGCGTCTAGCTTAAAAGCTTCTATAGCAAAAGGAGGAATTTCTTCCCTACACATTATCCAGTTTTTGAATGTTGAACACGATAATGAAAACTTCATCAAAACAATAACCTGCCTATTAGTAATCTTTACATAGGCCTTGGCCGTTTCTGGATTATCAGAAACGTATGGGTTACGATCTAGCCGCATAGTTATTGCTCCTAGCAAAAGCTTATGGAAATAATCCATGCTAGCAAATGGCCCATTAGGATTCGCGTTCAATATGTAGCTTTGATAAAGTCGCATCATCGTCTCGTCTATACATAACGTAAGTCGCGATCGGCGCGCTGTCAAGGGGCAAAACGCCACGGCTGAGCTTACGCTCGCTCAATTGGCAGTAGCGATATGTCTATTTTGCCAGATATATTGCTATCTGTTTTAAAATAAATGATCGATCCTTTTACCTTAACCGAGGTGCAAAGAGACCCTCCTGCCATCCTAAACATTAGAGGCTCTATTAGAGAGGCCTCTTCTATCTTGAAGATTTTGTCTTTATGATAGAAAGAGAGAACTCCTCTAGCCGAAGCCAATTCAGTCGCGGATAGCAGGTATGATTTTTTACCTGCCTCAGCTATAAAAAAGGGCATATCGTCTCTACTCGTGAATATCTACTTCAAATAGATTTCCATTAGAATCAGTTCCAATAACTGAAAACTTCAGGCCGGTACGATCGCGAAGCTCTCGTAGAACGGTCATCAAGGCTTTATAGGCCATTGACGACTTATCGCTGATCTTCTTCGTTTCAGACTTATCGAGATGCATTGCTGGTGTCATGTTACTATTCCTTTATAGAAGGTTACGGATTAAAACGAGCAGAGTGTTGTTGGTGAGTTTCCCAATTTAATATATAACGAGAAGATTGTCTGCTTCCCTTAATAATCAAACTGTTTTCAGCATTAGACTCATTGCCGGCTTTGGTGAAGTTCATAGAACCAGTAATGATTGTTTCGTAATCAATAATCATTATCTTGTTATGGGCAATTGAATGCTTGTCGTCAAGATAGATGGTTAGTCCTTTTTCGTGCAAAGGAAACATTAGTGAGTTTGGATTGCCTAGGTTTTCTCGATCCAGGATAATCTCTACCTTTACTCCTCGCTCAAAAGCAGATGCTAGGGCTGCTCCGATTTGAGCGTTGGTAAAACTATATGCTTGAACTAAAACACTTTTACGTGCTAGATTAATTTCTCTAACGACCGCTTCTGCCGCTCCGCCGTTAGGTGAAAAATTAACTTCCAATGATATCTCTTCTTTTGAAGAAGAGGGCGAGCAGGCATTACAAAAAAGAATTGCCAAAGCTAGAATGGTTTTTTTCATTAGATTAATTCAATTTGTTTGCCAGGCATCCAGATTCTAATTGTTATGATTGACAATATGGCAATCACTAAAAGAATTACAAAATCACTTCTATATCCTAATTGGAGGATTAGTCTATGAATAGTAAATACGGCAGCCAGAGTAACTACGATACGAGAGGCGGCCCAATGAATCCAGCACCATATATACCCTAACATCTAGCATAATCACTTTCCGCGTGGTGTCAAGAGTCAAACTGAATTAGTTATAGGAAACGGATGTTCAGTATAATTTCAGATGGCGAGGCATAAAGTGCCTATATTAATGCGATAAAAGACTTGTAATTTAGACTTGGCTTAGGAGGGGCAAATCTCTGCCCGCCAAGCGGCTTTTCGAGGGGTTGGCTGTTATCAATTTTCTTAACAAGAATGGAGGCACCAATAGTTCTATACCTATAGTTTTCAGCAGAAGAACCTAGGTTGGTTCGTATCTTTTCTTTAGTCTTACCAATAAGACCCGCAAACAAAGTTCCTTTAGAAGAGCCAAAATCAATTGGTAATTTTAAGATTATTCTCCTGCCGATAGAATTATCTAGCCCATAATACGTATGAGCATCAATTATTGCTCCAACCGTAAAAACAATACCGCAGTCATCATAGCCATCATTAATCATGAATTTTTCAGAGCAAGTAACTATTGAGTTCATCCTAATGTTCATTAGGCACTTCAAGTAATTATCAAATTTTGCTTGAGTTTTGAACCCGTGACAAATCATTTTAAATCACAATCTGTGAAGTTACCGAATGCATAATGATGCCAGAAGCAGTTGCGGCATTTAGACTTCTAACCGAACCATACATATCAATATGAACTATTTCTTCACATAGATATTGCATCCCGGTAGTAAGACCGCAACCCTCTTCTCCAAAAATTAGAAGAGGTGGAAGGTCTCTCCTTGAGTTTTTAAACCAAGAGTAGTTGGTTAGGCTAACTGATCCTGGGATGTTGTCTATTCCAATGAATCTATATTTCCTTTTAAGATCCTTAAGATCCTCAATATTAGGAAGGAATACCACGTCCTTGTAGTGGTAAGTTCCCTGAGCCCCACGTCTATCAAACCTTTTAGCTCCAACATAAAAGATTTCTTTTACATTGAAAGCGTTTGCGTTACGAATGAACGAGCCGAAGTTTAGATCGCCTATCCAATTCTCCATACAAACGGCAAAGGGAAAGGCCGTCTCTGCTAGCTTGCTCTTTATAGTTTCAACCGTAAGAGGCTTGAAAGCATCAATGACATTGAATTTTTGAGCATCGATAAAAAATTGCTTGCCCTGTTTAATAGCTTCACTATGAAGTGGAGAGCTATCAGATAGAGCCGGCTTTGTCTTTATCTTCTCTAGCATTAGAATTCCTTTAAATGTGAGATATATAGATCATATGATGTATTTCGTCTATATAATAGAGAATAAAATTACCGGAGGATTTTACGTTGGTAAGACAAGTAATATCGATAAGCGATGGAAAAGACATTTGACCATAGCCAAGGGCTCTTCGGCTAAGTATTTGAAAGAATGTTTTTATTTGCATTCTTCCATTAGAAGACACGGCATTGATAACTTCACGATTCGAGTATCGGGTACTTACAATACCGAGCGACAAGCATTCGATAATGAAATTAGTCTCATTGCCAAGTTGAAAGCCGAAGGCTTCAAACTATATAACCTCACAAATGGAGGTGAGGGATCTTCTGGGCGGAAACACTCGGATGAGTCAAAACGTAAAATATCCTTATCGTTAATTGGCCATAAGCATACTGAGGAGGCTAAACAGAAAATAGCCGCAGCTAATGTGGGGAGCGGGCGTAATTTGGGTATTACCCGCTCCAAAGAAACTAGACAAAAAATATCATTGGGAGGAAAAGGCAATACTAATAGTTTAGGTCACAAACATTCGGAAGAATCAAAACTAAAAATGTCTATCGCCAAAAAAGCGAGAAACGCTCTGAAGCAACAGAGTTAAAAATATCTCATACCAAAGGTATGGATACAATTAATCCTCGACCCACGAGTTTCCGCAGTTTGAACATTTCAAATGAAGGTGCGCTACAGTAGAGGCGCAAACCTTCTTGCCGAAGAAGATGAATCGCTTAATCCCATAGCAAAGTTTGCTTTTAGAGATTAGTGATGTCTTCGTTGTTTTACACGAAGAGCACAGAGATTTCTTATATTTAAGAGCCGCATTCCGCAGTTTTCTTTGTTCTGGTGACGGAAAGTTAATAATCTGTGCCATTTGAGCGCTTTCTAAAAACTCTAGAATCGTATGATATATCTATACGATGTTCTTCGTTTATCTTATAAAGAATTTTGTTAATGGAAAATTATATGTTGGCAAGACTAACGACATTAAAATCCGATGGAGACAGCATAAAAAAATTGCTGCTGGTGGCAAGGCCAAATACCCAAAAGAGTATAGCTACATACATTCGGCTATTTCTAAATATGGAACAGAAAATTTCAAAATATCTATTTTATATAGATACGATAATGAAAATGAAGCTTTGGAAGATGAAATTTATCACATAGCTCGTTTAAAAAACGAAGGTTACGAACTATATAATCTTACGGATGGTGGGGATGGATCTTCCGGATATAAATTTTCTGAAGAAAGCAAACGAAAAATGTCCATAACTCATATTGGCATGAGACATACTGAAGAGTCTAAATGCAAAATGTCCTTAGCTCAAAAGGGCAATACCAATAATTTGGGCAAAAAACATTCGGACGAAACTAAAAAGAAAATGTCTGAATGGCAGATTGGCAAAACGCTTTCCATTGAAACGAAGAAAAAAATATCTTCAGCACATTTGGGAATGAAAGCTTCTGAAGCGACCAAACAAAAAATGTCTCTTGCGAAGATTGGTAAATCCAATAAATCATCTTCCGGCAATTTTTGATTGCTTTTGTTCTTCTTCTACAGAAAGAAAGTCTTCTAGACCAGAAGAATTACTTTCATCTTCGACTCTAATCTTTAGATCTTGAGTAGATGTCATGGCCTCCAAAGCAGATTTAAAAATCACTTCCATAAGTTCATTGCCAGCGATCGTCATACCGCTAACCCTAAACTCCTTGGAAAGAGCTAGGAGTCGAAGCATATTAGCGCTTGCATCTGGACTATCTACTCCCGGAATTTGAGGAATGGCAATTCCCAGAGTGATAGCCATAGCGGCCTTGCCATATTCAGTTCCAAGAATTTCAGATAGAGCATTAGCCTTTGTAGCGCTACCATCCTTATTCCTTAGAGAATTTACGATTGCTCCATGAGTAACTGTAAGGGCTTGCTTCGCAACGATTCTATAACCGGCCTTTTTAAGGTCGGCTTTTAGCGGAGCATACTTATTGATGGTGAGTCCAGCGGTAGCATGTTCAGGAAACACTGCTGGCTTTGAAATTGCCGAGTTACCCTTAACACCCAACCTACGAGTATGTCCCGGAGACATTGCCCAATATCTTGAGTCTAGATTTGAATCCAAACTTGACGAATCTAGAAAAGATGAGTCCTGATAACCTTCCCATCCAAATTTTAGCTTGTCCTTAAGACGAAGGACTGGGCCGTGTTCTGTCGCTCCTACTACAATGCCCCGGCGAAGCTTGTGTGCATTTTGCACAGAAATTACGTCATCGTCATCGACGGAGACGCCAAACTCCAACTCTTCTCCTAGCCTATATCCAAGCTTGGCTAGATTGTTCCTGACAACATTGTCCTTATAAAGGAGATTGGCTTTCTTGATATTTTCCTTCTTGAAGGACCAGAACTTCTTATTCTTACCACAATAAGTCGAATGAATAAGTTTGAAATATTCTGGGCCATATGCCTCACTCCAAGAGCCAACAATGGAAGTGGATGGCTCAACCATTACGGAGCCGTTGAGATAGCCGGCTACTTTACCATTGCGCACGTATTTGGCGCCAACCGGATTTGTTGATGTAGGATTGCCCAAGGCATCGCAAGCGTAACTTACGTCATCTCCAACTCTCAACCCAAGAGAACGAAGATCGCTAAAAATAGCGGAATCTTTCTTGTCGGCTTCCATAGCCGCTGCTTTCTTGACGGCCTCCATAGCCTCTGCTTTCTTGGCTGCCTCAAGAGACAGCTTGTCCTTATGCATCTTGTATTCTGTAGCAGTTTTCATCGCATGCTTGGTTAGACAGAATGCCATAGACTCGGTATCTTTAAACCGAGAGTGTGAGTGATCTCTCTGCAACGGCTTATAGTTAATACCTGGGGCTTTAATGTGGCCAGCGGTATCAGTATATGCGACTAGAGGGTAATTTCCATCGTGACCGATTACGATTAGTTCTCGGTCGGGATTTGGCGCACCAGACCAATAAACAAGGCCTCCAACTACTAGACCTTCTTTAGTGAGTCTTTCAGTAATTGCCTTGTCTTTTTCGGCCTGGGTAGCGACGGCCGGAGTAGTTGCAACTGGTACGATTTTTGTGGCTGCAACTTCGGCTACACGTTTCGCTTCAGCTACACGTTTCGCTTCGACGCAAGTATCGAAAACAGAAGCAGAAAACTCAATATATCTGCCTGATTGAGTAAAAGACGAGTGCAGTTTTGATGAACCGTGAGATTGGGTGGCGCAATAATATCTCTCTTTCGTTGGGCCATCAATAAGAAGAACCGGATTACCACGGCAAACTCCGGCGACGTAACCGACAATTCCATAGGAAGATTGGGAAACAATCCTTTGCCCAAGAGAAAGGCCAATTTCCTTTAGCTCCTTTACAATTCTGGCGTCTTCCGTATCAGTAACTTTTACCGTATCTTTTGGATAAAGAGACCAAATTGCTTTTGAAGCAATATCCTTATGAAAGTCATAATGAACATTACTTTCCGTTTGGGTACGAGAGGTTGGGAACCCTGAAAAAAGGACTAGTGCAAAGTCGTGATCACGATCATGACCGACAACAACTCCAACCGAGGACATCCCAACAGCTTTGATCTTATCTCCAACCTTAAGGCCGGAGACTTTCAGTCGAGAATTGATGGCGTCTCCCTGAAGTCGCAATGCAAGCGACTTATCTGCATCATTCACGGTGGTGATGGTTTCTTCCGGAGTCTTCACTTAAATGACCTACTTTAGCTTGTTGGTTATAAACAGATAGAAAATGTATGCAAAGAAGAATGCAAACATTGCGGCACAACATAACCAACTGATAAATTGGTAGTGCGCCGGTAAAACAATAACGCCAATTATTCCTGCTACAAAAATAATTGTAAGCAATACATATGACCAAAATAAATCAATCATTGTCAGCCTTACTTCGCCCTCGGATAACATGCGGAGCAATACCGCCAGCCTTACCGGCAGCAACGGCTTCTTCCGAAGTGTATCGGTGAGCAACGCCAAGCTCATGCGCTTTCTTTCCGCCAAGAGCAGAGATTGCCGCCCTCTTTTCTGGAGACATTGCGGCAAATCCGCGGAGCCTTTTAGGCTTCACTGGCGCGGAAACAACGACTTCAATTTCGGCAAATTCTTCGTCATTATGCATTTCAAATTACCTTTGGTATTTTGCTTGTAGCCTTAGAAAACTAAGCATGCCAGACTCAAAACTAATCTGGTTCTCGTATGCCGTTACGCTTTCTGCCCATTCCAATTCATCCTGATCGACTTGAAGAGTCGGAACGTGATAGAACCATATGAGGAAAGCAATAATTATCACTAATGACCAAACATGAATCTAACGAACATTCCAACGAATGCGCAGAAACCAGATGCGATGCCCAATACAAATAGGACTAGAGATCCAGTTACAATTTTAGTTCCGGCTGAATCTGGATTTCCAGGCGTTGCTTTGTGGATAAAGTGCCCGATTACAAATGAGACAGCACAGGTTGCAATGATGGCAGCAATTCCAAGAACAACACTTTCAAGAAAAAACATTTATCAAAACCTTCCGAGTAGATACTTGTCGAAGATGACAATGGGCAATAGAAGAGGGGCGAACCAAAATAGCATCTTGCCTACTTCTCGCGTCTTCTCGTCTCGAAGCATGAGGTGATACCAGAGAACGTATGATAGCATGACATAGTATAGCAAATACTTCATTATCAGTTCTCCGTAGAAATTAATGTAACGGATTTGCTACTAGGCTCCGTTACAGCCTATCCGAATTACATCGGCAATATTGGGGACGAATATGGAGTATTAGTCACATACCCGCCATCCCTCTGTAGCAATGTGCGGACTTAGTATAAAAAAGCCGCACAAATCATAGTTTTTATTTATCAATCTAGTTGATTTGAAGGAGGGAGAATCAATCACCCTCGGTCCTTCTCATAACGTAAGCACGATCGGCGTGGCGTCAAGTCGGCAATGTTCGTGCCAGCGTCGAACATGGGCGCTTTCTATGTGGGAGCGGAACAGGTGCAAGGCTCTTTATGAAAAAGAGCGCTGGCCTTTTCGTATGCATCTTCTAAAAGTTTTAGCTGCGTATCTGATGCTATACCAGTAGATAGTATATGGTGGTCGCCCGAATTTCTCCATCTCTTGGAGCGGGTTCTTTGGATGCCAATACTAGCACACTTTTGACGAAGGGCCCCATGCTTATAGCAACCTTCAGATATAACCGGTTGCGGCTTTGGAGTATATCTTACGATTGCTTTAGATATCTCTGATGGAGGAAGTTCCATCGTAAGCTTCTTTAAGGCATTTAATTCCTTAAGCTCTTGTAGAGATAGGCTCATATGGCGCCCACGAATGGTTTCCTTGGAGGGCTCTTATTCTCTTTTCGCTTCCTATCCAAATTGCGAAGATAGCGGCAAGTTAGGCAATTGCAGTCTGCTCTTACCCAAATAGGAACATTATTATCGTTTAGAATTGATTTATCTTTTTTCATTTTACATCAAACCAGATTGGTGTAGAATCATTCCAAACACAATTATAATTAACGAATAGTTCTTCGTCCTTTTTAATTGGGCGAACTGTTTTAATTACTAACCTATTGTTAGTATGGTCTGTAGTGTATTGGCAATTTGATTTATAGGAATGGTTATAAAGAGAGCCCCAACCTAATGCTATTGCCATCTTCTTGCCTGAAGAACCCCACTGAAAAACATAATTAGACATCTTTGTCTTTAAGATGTTTTCCACTTCTTTTACTGGAAAAACGATCATTGGAGAAATTTCAACAATGATGCCTTTTTTTATAGGCTCTTTAGTGAAGACTCCCCTTCCTCGTTTGGGGGATTTTTTAATATGAAGATATGGCTTAATCATTTCGATTCGCGTTTGGCAAAAGGAATTGCTTCTAGCTCACAAATTGCAGCCCACCGATTGAACTTTTCGGTTTCAGCCCTAGCAATTATTCCAGATAGCATTCTGAATCCAAGTCCAAGCATGGCTGATCCGTAAATGAATAGCGCTCCCTGAAGTAATGGTAAAAAGAACGGGATCGGATAGTTATTGCCGACTAGGTAAAGAATCATTAACATGAGGCCGCACGAAATGCCATATGAGAAAAACACCCTAAACATTAGGCTCTTATGCTGGCGGCGATGGTGTTCTACCATAATTGCTGCATTGGCATATCTAGAGGTAAAGGTATGAAGAGTATTTTGTCCGCTAAAACGTGAGGCATCCATATTCATTAGGTCCAATAGTGTAATAAACTCTTTTAACATAAGCCCTGCGAAGAGATCGCTCGCAATCCTTACAAGGCTTGGACATTGCCCAAATACCATCCTTGGTAGTTCGAGCCACAAAGACAGTGGCTCCCCTATCAAGCTTACGACAAAGCCGACCTTCTGAATGGTGGGCCGGCGTAGGGAACTTGGGCGCTCCGTTACAAGACCTAACGATAGCTCCGTCTCCTCGGACAGCAATACTGCCAACGCGGAAATGCCTATCGTCCTCCTTCATGTGGGAAATAACGACGGCCTCATCGAGCATTTTAGTAATACTTTTCATTTTTTAATTGGTTGTCAGGTAGGGAATTGCACCCTAGCTCCAGCCCTAGATGGCTAGGAGCACAATCTAGTGCCCTGACACATAGTATCATAACCACCGTTGCCGTCGTGTCAAGGGCCCACGACGGCAACAAGAAGCGTGCCAGCGGAATTACTTCAGATATTTTTTAGCAACATCCAAAAGCTCCCACACTATAATTCCGCAAAGCCATCCCCATGAAAATGCTTCTGATCTAACCATCTCCCACATTAGAGGACAGCCTTTAGGATGCTTTGAAGCAAAGTATCATCGCTATCTGCAATTTTTCTTACAGAAGTAAGATCGTTTTCCTCAACAGAAATCTCGTATTCCATACCGTCTGGATTGCTAGTTCCCGCCGGCCAGTCCTTACTAACTATCATCCTGGCCTCCTCCATAAGAAGAGGGTCTTCTGTATCTAAAACCTTCGCCGGCATCTGAATCCCGGCGAACCCACTACTACGCTTGACTGTAATTTTCATTTTTAGCCTTCTTTCATTTAATCCCAAGCTTGTAAAAAACTCGCGTATAGGGCTTGAAGATATGGTGCGTCGGAACAACTCCAACACTCTTCCAGGCTTCGCGAACTGCCTTATACTCTACACCAGTTCCGTAAAGCTCAATGGCGGTTTGAGTAGTGGCGTCCGCCATCTCCTTGAAATTGGAGCGCTCATTAAGCTTTGGTCCGGTAAGGGTCTCATACCAGATTTTGCCAGTCTTTTCCCAGGCATAACCGCCGATATTGATCGCCGCCTCGTGGAAGGCCTTGTTAGGAATGCCGGAGTTGATATGGACTCCACCATTGTCGTCTCCTCCAGTGTAAAGATCCTTCATGTGGGCCGGCTGACGATCCTTGCCGATGACCTTATCGTCATAAGCAGTGCCAGGCGCTTTCATAGAACGAATACCTACTCCGTTAATCTTATCGGTGAATAGACCTTCACCGATAATCCAATTGGCTTTATCAGCAGTCTGATTGCCAACGTGCTGTTTTACCAGCGATCCGAACACGTCAGAGAAGTGTTCATTAAGGGCTCCAGACTGGCCATAATATTCCAGTCCAGCCGTGTGCTCCGTTACACCATGAGTAAGCTCGTGGGCAACAACATCTAGAATTGTGAAGGGATTGAAAATCTCACCATCACCGTCGCCATAAGTCATCGAGCGTCCATTCCAAAACGCATTGGGATACTTGTGGCCAAAATGGACTGTCGAATGAAGGTGGAATCCCTTGTTATCAATTGAGTCTCGCTTGAAAAACTTCCTGAAGAACTCGTGGGTATGGCCAGAGAAATCATAAGCCTCATCAACCTGCTTGTCGCCCTTTGACCTCGTGCCTTCTTCTCGAACTACCTTACCAGGAAGAGACTGGCGATTCTCTGCATCATAGACCGTCCTGGCAATCTGGCCAGCTCTGCTGAGATACGGATCGGTATTACGTTCGGCCTTAAACCTTCCATCTGCCGCTCCTTCATTAAGGAGGAGGCCGGGAACATCAGAAATGAGGGGCTGAATAAAAAGCTTTCCAATTTCGGCAGGGGCATTGGCGAAAATAGTGCGAGCCATATACGAAGGAATGATTAGACACATTTGATGATTTTCTTTCGGTGTGAGAGATATATTCAGCGAGAAATGATTAGTCTATTGCCGTTCTTAAGTAGTCTTGTTTTGGGAGACAAGAAGTCTGAATCCCAATATAGGATCTTTGCCAATCCTTTGGGCCATGGCTTGTAAAGATCCTCTTCAAACCAAACTACCTGATAGTAGTATGAGTTAGCAGTATCCTTGAGAACATCATAGATATATCCGAACCTATGATCTTCTCTTATCTTTACTATGTCACCAACTTCATACATATTAGTTATTTGACTTAAGAGCCTTAACTGACGATCTTACTATGCGCATAATTTCTTTAACGACTATATAAATCGGCAAAACAACTACTAGAACGCAAACGCCAAAAATTCTTTGAAGAGATTCTTTAGCTGAAAGCTTCTCATCATATTCTGGAAACTGATTTTTCGAGTCTTTCATTTAGTAAATCTCTATATGTTGGATTGTTTAGTAGTGGGAAAAGCCGGTCTTCAAATGCTGAAATATGATCGGCAAGAACTTTCAATTCCTCGATTGAGGAGGGGTCAAGACTATCTTTGGACCATAGCTCTTCAAACCTATCAAGAACAAGAGGATAATTGTCATTACATACAATTAGTGTCATTTTGACATCTAGCATATATATTTGATGTAAGCTACGTCTGGAGCAACATTTCTAAACGTTCCGTCTCTATCAGGAAGATATTTGAATCCATTACCCTCAAAGAAGTTTCTTGCTAGAGTATTGCCCCTCAATATTCTAACCATTACTGGTTTGGCCACTGGGAATATACGCTCCGCTTCATATAGCAGAATTGTTCCAAGACCACTACCTCTAGCTCGTTTAGAGATGAATAGGGAATATATTTCGTTCTCTCTTGGATGGAGAGTCTCTCTGGTGGAGCCGAAAGCGCAATACCCTACGGCATAATGCTTGTCGTCGGTTGCCATAAGAATGGAGCCGCCCTGCTTAATGGTGGTTTCGGCTCGCTCGATCTGCTTCTCAAGATCGATTGACTGAAGAAATTCTTCTGATACTAGCCCTTTGTATGTGTCCTGAAAGCAGGAATACCCGATAGATGCGATGGAAGCTGCGTCATTTATATTGGCAGGGCGTATGTTGAATAGCGTATTCATTATGCTTTACTTTGTTTCGGAGCCACTGAATGACCACAATGGTTACAGTCCATCTCGCGATAATTCGAGACGGATCCGTTTTGAGGACGATTAGCTTCAGGATGAATACTGACTCGAACAGTTTCGAGTTTTTTTACTTTTTTTGGTTTATTGATCCAATCAGTAATATTCAGCCTCAATACGTTTAAGTTTATTCCGGCCACAACAAAAATTAAAACCGGCCAAAATAGTGACCCGGCAGCTACGTCTCCCGGATGTGAAGATTTTTCAGAACCAAAAAATCCACTAAAAAGAAAACATAATAAAGATATTGCTAGATAGCCAGCTACGTAATACTTAATCATTTGGATACTGCTTCACATAATGTAAGGACGGACGACGCCGGGCGCAAGGGGCGGCTGGCGATTCAAGAACTATGCCAAGACACAATCAGGACTCATCGAAATCTGTATCATACAAGTCGGAGTCATCCAATGTCTTATCGTTATCGTAACCAGTTTCGCAGTAATCATACTCACAACAAGGAACTAATCTTCCTGCCTCATCGCGGTATTCAATATCTGTATCTGAATCTATATTGCACGAACAACCCCTACTAACGCAATCTTCGCAAAAATGTCGATCGCTATCTTTGCCATCGGAAGGGGTATATACCCACACCGCTAGCTGCCTACATTTGCATCTGATTTTCATTTTAGCTTAAATATCTTTACGGTTCTTATATCGCTTGGATATAAGATATATGTATATCTGTATAATTTATTATGTATAGAATTTGCCGGAGTCATACCATAACCTATTGGATTAGATATTGGAACGCCAATAATAGGGTATGCCGGTCTTTTTGACGAAATTGAAGAATTATGAATATCAATTATTGGGAAATTAAATTGATGTTCCGTTAAGTCTGAAGTCGGACCGTACGAACTTGGCATGCCGTGACTATCAGTGCGTGAGACACGAAAACATACTCTTGCTATGTCTCCGACTTTAGCATTGAGTATGCATCCAAGAGATTTATCTTCCATAATCGTCTTCTACCCTAACCACATCATCTAGTTGAGTTGTTGAAGCCTCAAGAACTTCGCAGTCCTCTTCGGCAATCATTCGGTGAATTGTGTTTGGAGTTATGTGAAAATTCATACCGGGCAACATCTTGATTGAATTGATGCTATTGTCTGAATGAATTTCGAGGGTCATCTTGCCGGCATGAAGATAAACCGTCTCATCTTTCTCTTTGTGATACTGAAGAGATAATTTATGGCCCTTCTTAATGTTTAGAATCTTACCAACATATTGTTTGGTGTGGGCAAAAATAACTTCATATCCCCACGGCTTTTCTATTCTTGTCACCATATTGCGTGTCCTATATTTGGTTTTCTATAGATTTTATGAACTACATAAACCTCTGGATGAATTATTCTTTCTCCAAAAGGAGAAAGAACTGCCGGATAAAGTCCGGCCTGAGCGCTAAAAAGCGGGCCAACATATCGTTTGGTAACGATTTCTTTAGTTACGGCTTCAACTCCGAATCTATGCCTATACCTTATACGATCGCCTACTCTAGAAGATATTAGGCAATTAGAAATCATTATTGCTTTTTCTTACTCCAGAACATTTGGAGAATGCTACGATTAAGTATGTCGCTAACTAATCCTGGTCCGCCTATTGTTTTTGAATAAAGAATTTCGCCTTCTATTGCTTGAATCTGAATTACGGTTCCATCTACTGGACGCTGCCATATTGATCCGCACTCCACTGTAAAAGGATCGTTGCGGCTGAGCTTTTCATCTTCCACTCGTCTTAAATCGAATTGAAGGAACTTATACTTGGTGTCAAAATATATTGGAAGGTCCCAACTCCATTGCTTCATTGGGACTACTTTATCTTCTACGATATAGAGGTTGTTTTCTTCCGTAAGAATATTTAATATATACCTTAAAAACTCCATTCTCTCGAAGAAGTTTTCGCCTTCCAAATCCTGATATTGGACCACAATATTAGTGATATAATTTACTTCGGTCTTCTTGACTTCGTGCAGAATCTCTTCTATAAGTTTCATTTTTTCTTTATGATTTTAGTTGGCTTATCGAGCGTTGGGTGCAAGAGCGATCTGCTACCCTCAATATAAACAATTGGAACCGATGTTAGGTTACCTAAATCATCCCTATATGAATCTGACCACTCAATTATGGATCCAATAAATCTCACTTCGTAAGCCGTAAAATGAACAACATCTCCTCGCACTACCTTTTTGAGGCAGGGATGTAGGCCAGGTGCGAAGTTCATACCGACAATCTCTTTATGGTTGTGTTAAAAGTTTTTGATATATCTTGTGCTGTCATATTTGCTATGAGGCTTTTCTTATAAATCTTTTTTACCTTGGAACGAACAATCATAATGTCTGGCCCACCAATTAATGGCCTACTAATAGGAAAGCATCCGGGCGCTCTAGAAATAACTATATAATGTGCCGTATAGCCAAGATCCTTATTGGCTAGAAGCCCTAGATAATCGGTGCATAAAACAAGTATGTCACCTGGCGCTGTCGATAAAAGACACGAAATCATTTTGATAGCTTCTTTATCTTTACAATATAAGATATGTGTCCAATATATATATAGACTTCATCATCACGAATTCTTACTACTGGCATATAATGCGGACTTGGTTTAGATCCGAAGCTAGGAATATGAAATCCCACTACTGGATAATCAAAAATCCGTCCCCCGTTAGGGGACTGCCAAACAATAACGTCTCCGACTTTGCAGTTATAAAGGCATTTCAACTTCTGATGGTAACCCGTATTCAATGACTTCATATGTACCGCCTGGGTGATCTACTTGAGATATTGTCCGTAGAGTTTCTGGTTTGGAACTATTATCGGAATTTTTCTTTGTTGAAAGAAATTTCTTAAGCTCATTCTTAAGTAGATTTTTGCGCTTATTCATTTTGATTTGATGATAGTAAATTTCTTAAAGTGATACTCATTAAACAAACATTCTTGAGAAAGATAATCATCTTCCATAAACTGCTTTACTACAACATAGCGTATATTGCCACCATCATATACAAATCTAGTAAATACATATTTCACTTGACCGGAAGAACGCAGATCGGCAGCTATAGTATCGCCTACCTTTAGTTTTAAAAGGCACTTATGCATTATACGGTGCCGGCGTAGCTTTTTTTATTCCTCGAACCAAATATTCCTCAATGGCAACCGTAGGGGCATTCCACCATTTTATGTGTGGCTCACCGCCACGAATTGCTATTACTTCACGATCCTCAAGGGAATTTTTTTCATACGGATTTACATCGGCAGGGACAACGTATCCTCGCGAATCAAAAAGGAGAGATAGCTTATCTCCAACTTTTATTTTTGAGTAGCAGGAAGATGACATTGTTTTTTAGCTTTAGTAATTTTTGTAACCTTAAGATAGGTCATATTATATAATATACCATTAATGTCAAACATAAACAACTCTTCATATGAAGAAAGATATGACCTAAATATAATTTTAGGGCTACTATCTACACAAGAATTATGAATTACGTCTCCTTTAGAGAGGCGAAATAGGCATGAATGAATCATTTACTTCTTTGCCTTCTTAATTCTTAAGATCAAGTATGGCGATATCGTATAAAATATAATTTCATTTATATTATCGCGGCTCATAGATACTGGGGCTCCGTTCCTAACTTCTATAACTGGATAGATCCCAACAGAATTTGTTACCTCTATTCCTCTGGCGCGATCGAAGGTATAGCCAATCAAAAGCCCTTCATAGCGCATTGCTATGTATAGCACATCGCCTACTTTGATATTTTTGATACAAGAGAGCATTTAATTATTCTATCTATTCCGCCGCCTTTAGCTTTTATATATCGATCATAAAAAGTGCCAATATAATATAGCTTCGTTTCAACTGCGGTAATGGATTGTCCATTATAAATGGAATCTACTCTGAATTGCTGCCCATTGCTCCAAACAATGATGTCGCCAATCTTGCAGTTTTTGAGACAATCTCTCTTTTTAGGCTCGCTCATTTTTGAGTGTATTTTTTTATACGAACAATAGACTCGTGCCATTGAGGTGTTACTAGATACCAGTAACCACCAACAACTCCTTTAGATACATATGGTAGCCATGGACTATGATCATAGCTATAGCCAATCACATACCATATATCGGTGTGAGTTGGCGGAATTGGGTCAGGGATCCAAAAATTATTTCCATCCATAGCGATGGCTATTTCATCTCCAACTTTTATGTTCTCAAAACAAGACTTCATTTTTTTGACTTAATAATCTTGCTTATAGTATGAATGTGGGAGCCGTCAAAGTATCCTCCTGGCTCTCCAGATAGAGCATGGTTTGTCCAAACTTTACCAGTAGCAGAATCATTATCTACGACTAGATATCCTCTGCCAGATTTGCAGATCAGAATATCTCCAAACTTACACTTGGCTAGACAAGACTTCATAACGAATCATTCCCAAGCTCCCATGTCAAGAAGCTTACCATCAGAATCAAACTCGAATACGGTAACGAAACCGGAGTAGCCACGCTCTACGGAAAGCGATTTGCTCTTTCCATCATCAGCATTAGTGTGATCAATCTTGGCTCGCTCTAACATTGCCTGTAGGGCTTGAAGGTCTGTCATGATTTTCTCTTAATTATTTTAAGTATGAAAGGCGCGCTGTTTCCGGTTATAACTACGGTTCCTTCATGCCAAACATGAAGCGGCTGCGAATCTACTGTTCCGATAGCGTGACCGAAGTAATCAGGATGCCAGCCATGTAAATAATCAGTTGTTGCCTTATAGTTTAAGGAACCAAAACAAATGATATCTCCAGCCTTAATATTTTGGAAACAATGTTTGTTCATTATATGGCTCACTGGGCAGGGATCGAACCTGCGTTAGGATTGCTCCGTTACGGGTTAACAGCCCGCTGCCTGGCCTCTAGGCTACCAGTGATCGTATTCAGCTTTTAAGGTGCTGCAACCTAGTACCGATGGTCGGACTTGAACCGACAAGCTTTTTAGGGCGGAAGATTTTGAGTCTCCAGTGTTTGCCATTTCACCACATCGGCGTACGAAACTTATATATCCTAACTTATCACAATCTATGATGAGCCATTATTATGGCAATCAATCTCACCCAGACATCATCCTCTGATCCATAACACTTACTGAACTCACGAATATTACGCCCTCCTCCTTTGCTATCGTAGCTTCCGATGTAACTGAATCTTCCAGATAACAATAATGGCTTATATCTTTCAATCAAAGTTTTACATAACCTTGATGGCGGAGGAACTGTGCTCATGTCAATATAATACTCATTGGCGGTTTTGTCAAGTGGCGCGCGGTCGATTTTCAATTACCAAGCATTAAAAGTAATGCGTATATAATTTGAACTCGTCACCGCTCCGCTTCCAAAATACGCATTACTTGCTGTAGATTTTTTTATTGAAATAAGATAATTATTAAATCTTGTTTCTCTTTCTTCTTTAGGGAAGATTTTACTATCGCTGAACATGGCGGACTTAAGTGTAGATTGGCCTTCTGGAAGATAGAAGCCATACCAATGGTAACATCCGACATATCTAATAGCAACTTCACCAACTCGTGGCTTGTAAAGCTTATCTATTGTTTTGCAGAAATTGCTCATTGCGTTTGTTCCGATAATTCTTAACCAAGATTTTATTGAAAGCTACTTCTGCTTTTTCAAAATCTGCTTGTTTTAGAAAAAAATAATCGCTAATATATCTTGTGGTCCCTACAAATCCACCGCTGGTAGAAAATATTATTGGGTCACAGTATTGTTTTATTTTTTTACAGTAAGTCATGTGACCGTTTTTCCACAGGTATCACACTTCAAGCTAGAGCCTATTTGATTATAGGATCCATATACTGCACATATTGCACAGTATCTATGATAATAGGTGCTATTAGTGATGCCGCTAACTAGCCACTTATTAAAAATGGCCATTCTTTTTTCTGGGTCCGGTTCGGTGCCCAACATCACACTGTTCAGGTTGCCGGCGACAAGAAAGTAACCAACATAACTTTTGGCTGATTTTCTTATCGAAACAATTGGGCTATATTTTTTCTTTATTGTAGCGCAGAACATATTATGTTCCCCAAACCATCGTTCCAGATTTCATCTTGGCGTCAGCAAAAATACTCATTATTAATTCGTCTTGTTTGTAGCGTTCAATGAGCCATTTATTAAACTCTACCCTGGCATCATCTAGATTAGTTATGCTGGCCGGAGAGCGTCGGCTTTTCTCTATGCCATCGATATAATAGAAGCCATATGTTCGGCCCATTATCGATACGACTGATGGCGAGTATTTTTCTTTAATAGTTTTGCAGAACATTATTTCTTCTCAAACTTATCCCAAAGATATTTTCCTATATAACACCCAGCCTCTTCCATTGAAGCTATAGTTAATGGTAAGGTTTTATACCTTTTACTATTTTCTGATGGACTATAAGAAATATAGTATGATATGGAATCCTTATGAATTGACACATCATATTTCTTAACTATAGTTTTGCAGATTGCCATTTTATTTGGTGGGACGTGATTGATTCGAACAATCTTCCGTTAAAAGACCAGTTGTACAATCTGGTAGCTTGCCATCAGCCCATACGTCCCGTTATCTAGTAATGAATGTCGTTGTCGTTGTCGTATTCGTAGTCATCAATGTCGTCATAATCATCATCATCATCATCATCTTCGTAATCTGGATCAATTTTTGAGAGCCACTTATTGAATATCTTTGTGGCATCCTCGTGCGAAAAATTCCCATAACCTATGTAGTGAGAACGCGCCCTGCCATTTAATTCGTACTCTCCGACCCAATTTGGAGTCTTGGTTTCACAAGCAGGATCACTATAAACAACTGGCCTATAGAGATCTTTAATCGTCTTGCAAAACATAAGTCCTACTCTACTATGCCAATCGCCTTCAATACCGTAAGAACAGTTCTAGTATTAATGCCTCTATCCAAAACAAAGACTTGGGTATCGTCGGGATGCAATTCCCCGGCATCCCATACTTTCCTTGCCTCATCGCAGGCCTCCAGCAATTCCGTGGCTTTACTCTCGACCGACGAAGGGGCCGAGGATCCCGCGTCGTATGCTGCCTCTAGTGCTGCCTTTATGCCCCAAACACTAACGTCATGGAAGTCTAGACCATCTGACTTTTGCGTTTCAAGTGTTTCAATGTGAAGCTTGGCTTGAGCTATATTGGTTAGCGTTTCGTTTTTATTCACTGCCTTACTTTCGGTGAAGAACGACGACGCACCATAACTTCGCACTCTGCCGATAATACGGCAGCATTTATTACATGCGCAATTTCTCTTGCCTTGTATCCGCTAGCCACATACGATTCTATGATTGGCATGATAGCATTATGGGCGGCGTCATCTATCTCTCGCGCCATGTCAGTCCATGCTTCATTAGCTCCAAACATAGATTTGGATTGTGGCGCTGAATTGCTTACAGATATCGGCAACCATTGTTCTGGATTGCCACGATAACATTCAATAATCTTACATTTACCGAACTTTTTCTCCAACTCATCGCAAGCCAAAGAATAGTTGTAATTATACAATGTCGCTGATTTCTCTTTTTTAGAGCCAACTAATGTGAATTTGAATCTCCAACCTATTTTCATAGTTATCCTAAAAAAGAAACTCATCGTTAATATCGGCTACTACTACCGGCTCTTTCATTGCTGATGAAGCCCTATAGGTCACTCCAGTTCCAGCAGTCTTTAGGGCTATCTTACAATAGGCCTCGGTAATCAAGGAGTCAAGCCTATCAACGCACATTTTCTTATCGCCAGTAAGATACTGCGGCTTTATCTTAGCAACGAACCTTCTTGCTCCATCTAGATAGGCCCAAGCAATCCGCATATTTTTTAGATCGAAATCATGCTGGAAATTGAGGTGGAATCCCATACATTGAGAATGATGTCCCGCTAAAACGAAAGATGCGTCCCAGAATTGGGCGCGCAACTTTTCAAGCGCTATTGGTTCAAACTTGGACATTTAGCAATTCTCTGGGTTGCTTATCTTTGTGAAGTGCTTCGTTTAGCTCTATGATAAGAGAGCAGTGTTTAGCTCGAAGCTCTTCTTTTTTGCTTTCGTCTTGCTCATATAGCATTGAGTCACCAATAGCATCTATCTCTTTGACGGTGGATTCATACTTTGTTCCGCCCAATAAACTATATAGGCTTTGCAAATTGACCTCATATATCACTTCATTTCTTATGAGAGAACGAAGTCGGCTCATAGAATCGGCGTCATCTTTGAACTCAAGGTCTTGCTTTTCTTTATCTGAACGACGACTAGATAAAAAAGTTATGGCAATATTGATTGCTACGATCAACACTATTGTGATTACGAGTTGTGATGTTGTCATTGTTTTCTTTCGTGGGCATGATAGGAATCGAACCTACACGGTATTTCTACCACGAGAACCTAAATCTCGCGCGGCTGCCTGGTTACGCCACATGCCCAAATTTTTATTCGTGGAGCGTGAGGGAGTCGAACCCCCTAAGCAAAAAGCAGAGATTTACAGTCTCCTGTCCGACCGTTGGACTTACACTCCTAATATTCAATCACCCCTCATAGCCGTGAATATAACCAGCAACCTTATTATGCAGATACTTTGCCAATACAAAAGGCGATGAAACAACCTTATAGGTCACAATCGCTAGATAGTATAACGCTACTATCGGCCAGAACGCCGACACCATTTCTGGCGGAGGAACATCGCCGCTATAAAGGCCCCATCCCCAATCTTTATAAAGTATTGGCGTGATAACGTATGTTGTTATACCAACAATTATATAGCCCAATATAACTTCTATTCCTAGCATTTTTTATACACTTTCAAAATATAAGACGGGGTGATATATGATTCGTGAATTGGGACGCAATAGTCGCCAGCAAAAGACTTATCAGATATAACATCGGAAAAGTAATACATTAATTTAATTCTGGTATATTTGGATACCGCTATTACTGGAACCGTAACTCCCTCATATAGCAAATTATAACGGCCATCAATAATGTATCTTCGCGGCACATCATTCGAGACGCAAATCTCTATCTCATCTCCGCTATCGGCTTTGGCGGCACAAGGATGTATTGGCATCTTAATCAATCTTGAGCGGCAAATTTCTTTGCAAAGCTATCTTCAACGTGTGAATCATTGAAGCCCCAATCACTCATGCTGCGGTAGGAATGAGTCAGCCTAACAAGGCTGTCCGATCTAATAAGATCGCAACTATATGGGATTCTCTCGCTTGCTATAATTACTTTATATTTTGAATCCGCTTTGAGCTTTGATATTATCCAATCTCTGAATACTTTCATAGTATGGTTGTAGTTTGGATCCTTGTTGAGATAAATGCCGGGATTTTTGTTTCCAGTATCTTTATACACTCTCTCAATAAATAGGGCGTATTCTTTTGTGCTATAATCATATAGCACTCTAACTAGAGAGCGGCGCCTAAAGGAAATACCGTATGGTGTCATTTCGTTATCTGAAATATAAACCATACCAAGAAACGGATCCGTTACTGAACCGACTAGATGATCTCTATGAGAGTTTTCCCAATGCATGCAAGAACAAACTCCACGCATTGACATTGTTGCCAGATCCCAGAAGCCAGTAATGCCGCTTGAAGTGAAGCCGATGTATGCCGGCTTACCATCAAACTCAACGTCGCATTTCTCCAGACAATTAGGAAGCCCTATGCTGGGGAATGGCTTTTCTATCTTTGAAATCTTATTAAAGATAGCATTATCTCTAATGAAGCCGGCGGTCTTCTTAAAGGTTCTACTATTTTTTAGATCGCTAATTTTCATTGTTTGCGTATTACTTTAAGTATAATTGAGGCCGTAACAAACTTTTCATGTATCGGCAGACAGAATGGTTCGCTAATCATTTCTCCACTACAAACAACATCTTTGTAGTAGTAAGTCTCTAAATGACAATCAATATCGCCATTGACCCCAACAACGGGAACCATTACTCTTTCGGTAGAAAGTTTAAATCGACCAACAACTTTATAACGTTCTGGTCCATTAGGAGTCTCAAACTCTATCTGGTCTCCAAGCTTTGCGTTAGCAGCACAAGGATGCGGAAGAAACTTTTTCATATTAGTTAGTAAAGTAAATTTCTTTTACGCCCTTAAAATCGTGACCTGATTCTATGAGCCACTGATCTACTTCAAGACAATTCTCTTGAATGAAATCTTGGAGAGATCCCTTGAACCCATTGTCTTTACACTGGTCTTTCCAGTATTCTTCCATTGATTCTTTAGTATAGGTGTCGGAATAATCTTCTTTGCCTGATGGATCAAACTCTGACCAGTGACGATTGATCTTACTTCTATGATATGCGTCGTCCTCTCTGATACGGTCTCTAACCTCTTCGGGACACTTGCTTAAATCAATAGTGATTGACTTTACTTTTTTGACTTTGATTATTGGTAATGTTTTCATGGGTGGGACGTGGAGGACTCGAACCTCCGACCTTCGCCTTATCAGAGCGACTATCTAACCAACTGATATAACGTCCCTAGTAACTGCTCTCGGTTGGGTTTCATACCAACATCAGCACCATTTGGTGGCGCTACTTTGTTAAGACGACGAGAGCATATCTTTATTGTTCTTTAATCCAAGCTCTAGGTATTCTTTCCGTTGGCTTACCGAAAAATACTAATGAAGCAGAGAATGAGTTCTTCATCGGTGAATATGAATGAATCACTTCCTTGCGACAAATATATGGTATGAACGGATATCTTATGTGTTTACTTATAACCTGAACTGCACTTTGGCCGTCCCTAAAAATATCTAGGCGCTCTTTGTCAGTAGAGGACCTGCAGCGATAGATTGGAATTGATCCATCAACTTCCTTGAATCTATACTCAACGAATCGACCCCATAACGGTAGAGATATAAACCATGTTCTATGGTCGTGTGGATCGCTTCTGTCCGGTCGATTAGAGGCCCAGGTATGAAGTCTTAATCTTGCGCCATTCTTAAACTGATGTATAAGGCGTACCACGAATCCATTAGGATGATTAGTAACATTCATCGTTTATGATATATCATCAATTATGGCCGAACGAATTACTTCATGCCCAGAATGCAAAAATAGATTTCCTGATGTTATCGAGGTTCATAACCCAGAAACAACTGATATGAATTGTAGAGTAACCTTTAAGTGTGATGAATGTCAGCACACCTGGGAAGGATTAGACTCATCCCCGCACTATAAAGAAATGCGGGAACGAGGCTATATCATATGAATCTCAGGTCTTAAGAAGCTTGGTGAGCTTCATGGCGAGCATCTGATTGCCCGCCAGCTTAAGCTTACCGCTGAAGAACATTCCCATAGCCTTGCCGGGATCCGACATGAGGGCCTGAAAATTTTCAGATGAGATCGTGATGGTGCAGTCCGCTTTGCCCTGGCCCGCCTTAACGGAAGGCCCCTTTGAGGTCGCGTCAATAAACCACTCTCCCTCTCCGGTAACATTTACCTGAAAGCTAGCATTAACCTCACGAACTTCCTTCGACTTGGAAGCTAGGGCGGCGGGAAGGGTGGTTTCAAATAGCTCACGAATGTTCATTTTTTTTTTATTCACTTTGTTGAAAGAGTGTGGTTAATTGTCTTTATAAAAGATAAGCAGGCTATATTTATACTGTATTTTCCATAGCGGCACGATCAAGAGCGGCGCTTAATTTGCCCTTTATTACTAAAGCAGAAGTCCATCTTGCGAGTCTTTTTACTACATCAAGATCGATATTAAGCTGCAAGCTTTCTGCCAAAAACCATTCGCCAGTAAGAATGGAAAATGGAGCATCATCTCTGCAATATAGTTTGCCGTCTTCGCCCATCCCCCATTGCCATTCTGAATGGAGCGAATAGGTTCTCTTACGGAACTTTGCTCCGTATTCTGGGTCTTTAAGAACGGCTACTATATTAGTTTTCATCTGAAATACTTGGGGTCGTTAGCTTCAACTGCCCCCATTAGAAGAGATACGTGACGCTGGCAAGTTATGATTGCTTTGGATAGACCAAAGAACGCTTGCTCTTGAGAGGTGCCTACAAATTTTGGAAGCTTGGACTTAATTACCTCAAGCTCATTTAGCTTTGATTCAGCCTTCTCAAGAAGATCATAAACATTTTCTACTTTTACTTTTGAATCAATCGTTGAGGCCATACTAAAAATTCCTTTAGTTTTTGGGAAGCGGCATTCCTATGCCGCCTTCTATATTTGAAATAGCTTCTTCAAGACGAAGTTTAGTGTCAGCATCTTCAGTCTCAGCAAGCTCACGAAAGTATTTCGTTACATCTTGTTCTAGAAGATACCTGCGCCCCATCATAGTAATGAATTTGATATTCATTCTTTTGAATGAGTATCAGCCTCAACTACTTCGGTTTTCTTCTTGGCAAAAGTCTTGTGAAAGAAACGAAGAGTCTTATCGGCTGCCGGAATGATCGTTTCATTCATAGCCTTATTGACTACCGGCTTTACCGTCTCGACTGCTTTGGTGGCTGCTGGAATGATATTCTTATTGATCATTCTGCTTATAACTGAACCCTTCATGGCTTTAATCGCTTTCTCTGTTTGTCGGCGTTCAACATGCTGATACGCCATTTTGTTTTCCTGATAAGCCGCCTCAAGATTTGAGAGCGTCGTATCATACTCTGCACTATGCAAAGTATCCGTTTGAAGAATCTGTAGCAGTCCAACTACCTGCTTGACGTAAGGTAGATCCTTATCGTTGAAATGATGGTAAGGCTTAAGCATCCAATACTCAAGAGAATTGAGTGCCGACTTCATTTCTGCATTTACCAACATAAATAAAACTTTCTGCTCTCTTCTAATTCTTGCTGTCTGTTAAAGATTTCAACTTGCTTGCCGGCCAGATCACAATCTTTCGATATGAGCAACCAGTTTTCAATGTCAGAGTAAGGTCCCATATCGCCATTTAATAGAATGGCGCCACAAGAAACGCACTCTTTATATGCGTCTCCAAAACATGGAATCTCTGCTCCGTATTTATGTTCCTTCATCTTAAACCAATATAAGCACTGTCGTTGCGTTGTCAAGCTCTGCCGTAACGAAGTTCAGCAGAAAATTAATTACCAACCATCTACTAACCGAGCGAGCGGGTTCCGTTTAGATATACCGAATAGAGAGACCTCTATGCTTTTGTAGGCGTCTTTTATCTGTTGTGCTCTATCATGTTCTTTATTTTGATAGCAACCGTTCTCAATTTAATGAGGAGGCCATTGGAATACACGGCAGGAAGATTGGAAATGCCTTATTGTAGCGATAGATTACTCTACAATATCCGATACATCAAGGGGCTGGCTGGACCCCTGTAGTCTTCAATTAGCTTCCTTACAACACCTACCGCCAATTTCGTAGAATGCAAATGATTCATTATGAACTGTGGTCATAGGACGGCACCTATTCCTAGCGCCCATAGCCCAATGTCCGCCCTTCTCTCCGCTCTTATACGGAGAGCCAGAAGAGTTGATTACGCTTTCATCAACATTACCAGTCATATCATATACTCCGAAAGGAGAGACGCACCCTGGCTTTGAACCAGAAGGAACTCTTTGTGAGAGTCTATCAACTTCTGCCTGACGAGTAGCCGGATTAGATAGCTTGCCGCCATCAAACGCTCGCCATGCATTGTCAATGTTGCATGTTCCAGGGTCTCTATTCAGGCCGTAAGGATACGGTAGGGCATCTTCGCCTTCGCAAGCAAACTCCCACTCAACATCCTTGCAAAGTCTTTTACCTTCTGCGGCACACTTGACGGCCATCTCATTCCAAGTAACCATAACCTCCGGAATTGCTCCGAGCTTATTTGGATACTCGAACTTATCAATACAAAAGCTCATTGCCTTCTTTTGTTTTGATAGGCATTTGGTGGGCGCAAACTCTAGACACCTTACCTTGCCATTAACATTGATTACTTTCTCGTCCCACTTAAGACAAGTCTGCTCTACAACGGGGCAGTAGTTTCCGCTAACAAGAACCATATCATCAGGGCAGAAGTTAGGTGGCGCCCATCCAACAACTACCTGGCCATATGGCGATACATCAGAAATGGATTCTGACGGTGCGCAGCTAGTTGGATTGCTGCCATTCGTTTTTGGCACAACACCATTAGAACACGCAATAACAATCGACAACAGGGCGATACCTACATACTTCATAAGCTTCCAGCCTCACTTCTTTAGCAGCAGTCACAATATAGATTGAGTATCTTTAGAGTTTCTTTACCATCATACTCTTTGATTTGGTAATGATCATTATCATTCATCTCCTCAATCTTTATTGAGGCACATTCTCCGTTGGCCGAATCTCCCAACTCTTCTATCGCTTGAATTAGAATGGGGTCGTGTCTTTTGATTGCTGGCTTTGGATCTTCCAAATAAACTGTTTTCCAGTGGCAGTCATGCTTGGACTGTAGCAGGTCCAATTCTTTCTTTTTTAGAATGGCGTCGGAATGGCCTAGCTCAATCATCCTATCAAGAACTGCGTGTGATATTCCAAATCCACCATACTTATTGTTATATGCTACTTTTTTCATTAGATGCTATAGAATTTAAAGTGAATGATATTAAGATGCCTTACCATTATATCTCTGACAATCTTCCAGTCCCATTTTTTTCTATACCAAGGAATAGAAATGTGTTCTACATAGGCCTTTAGAAAATCTCCAAGAGGAGCGTCATGTAGGTAGCCATCTCTTTTGAAGGGCGGGCGGCCAGGTAGATTTACTATTTCGCAATCCACTTTACACGGGCCGACTTTCCATCTAGTATTTAATTCATCTAATGTCATTTTAGAAAGTTGCCCACTTCGTCATTAGTGACGGACGATGACTGCACTTATCTTTGCAGGGACCAAGAACATTGGGATTGTTTTTGGATGTTGTGCATATCCAAAAGTAATAGCACTGATCGCATATCCATCTTCCATCAACTGCCTGGGCGTGACTCAAATCCGTTCTTTCTTCGCCACTAAACACATCCAAAGTATCACAGTAGTCGCAAAATCCGTTTTTCATTATGTGGCGCGGCCTTTATGATTGGTTGGTTTATGGGCACTAATTGTTTGAAACTTAATGCCGGGCGTAGTGCTCAAATGATTTCCAAGCTGGCAGGACTTACCCTTATTGAAACCACTATTGTTACGCCAGAAAGCAATGTAGCGACTTTTATCGGACTCTGACTCAAACTTTAGAATCGTAGCTTGAGCTTGCTTACCATCGGCAGCTTGGACGCCGGCATACCTAACTGCTGGCTCGTCAGAACAATCTGGACAGTCGGTAATCAAACCTCCCGCCAATTTCTTGGCAGGAGAGTTTGGATCGAATTCCATTTGACAGTGAACGCAGATTCTCATTCTATTAGTATGAGCAGTGGCATTGCATAACGGATACAGACTCTACAACGCGGGACTCGGCCATAGAGCAATTATACTCATTAAGAGCTTCTTGCTGACAGCGCTTATAGCGGGAGAGCGAGCCCGGGGAATTGTGATACTTGTCACACAGGAAGGTGCAGCAAAGCGCTGGTACAGTCTGTTGTAGGCGGAGGACGGGGCACCTTTCCGGCATATCGGTCACTGGTTCTGGCGGTCTTGGAGACGGAGGTGCAGGGCTGCATCCAGCGTATCCACAATATGCTACAAGCAGAGCGGAAGAGATTAGCGGCATTACCACATCATTGAATTTATTGTTCATGCCCAACTCCATAGTTTGTGAAAGCTAGCAATACCCCAGAATAGAACTAGGGCGGCGGCCATTACCGGAAAATAGATAATCTTTTTCATAGTGAATTTTTCTTATCTAGCCAATCTAGACATTCTTTGTGGTTATTGATCGCGACTTTATCTTCATTGCCATAACTCCATATTTTATGGGAAGATGACTGTTTATCTTTTGCGCACTGATAAAAAGTAACCCAATGATTTTTGGGGGCTTCCTTACGAGTAGTGACTACATACGGATCGGAATGATGCTCCAAACTAGTAAGGCCATACTTAATAGACAATCGTAGCTTTTCATTCTCCCTGAACCGGCGGGTAACTGCGTATCTCTTATCAACGGATAACTTCCAATAATCTTGGATAGAGAGATCGAACTCCTTTAATGCCTCTCTCTCATCCCACATAAGAGAGGAGAGTGCGCTAGCCCAATATGCTTTGGTTGAGTTCAGTATCTTTTCAAGGTCTTTTAGAAATTGCTGGCAAGCAAGATAATTACTTGCGGTCTGCGTTCCATCTAGAAAACCTCTTTGAGAGCCGGCATTCCAAATTTCAACATCGCGACGCCAAGACTCATCAGATGGATTAATCATTATTTACTAGGCTCAGTTACTTTTGTAACAACGTTATGAAGCGCCATTTTATAGATGGCATAATTGAATCCTTCGCGATAGCCCAGATCGTATTGTGGAGCGAATGCTGCCTTAAACGCTTCGCTTTCAGAAGGTCCCTTGGTAGAAATTACCCCGTTTCTAAAGCCAATAGAAAACATCTCGCTTTTGTCTTTAAGCAATCTGGTTATCTGTTCGGCATATAGATGGTATAGATCGGTAAATCTAACGGTCATTTGGACTCGTAAATATTGTCTTGGAGAAGAGGACGGCAAGGTATCGATCGCACCTTGCCGTCCAAAACATCTAGAGCATGATCAAGGGTTTCATCAGGCTCCTCATACTTTTCTCTAAAGTACGAGATAAGTCGCGCCCTCTCTTGGTTCCAGGTTTCTCTTCTCACGGTAGGATCAGTATCCGACGACGCCGAGGAATTGCTTCGTGCTGGCAAGGCAGACGAATGCGACGCCATATTCGCAATCATAATCCTGATAAAGTAGTCCAATATACTTGCCATCTTGGCTCTTTGCTTCCTGGTAATCGCCGTGCTTCTCTGGCGCATTCTTAACCATATTGACAATGGTTGAGTAGTCATCCGACATTGATGACGGAGAATCGCTAACCTGAGTCTTCTTGATTGACTTCACGCCATCATCAAAAGTAACGATTGCCGAAAAGAAATCATCACCCTTGTTCTCGAAGAGAAGCTCTACGTTATAGTCACCACCCGGAACCGGAACCTTGAGGAAGACATTGCTTCCAGAAACTTCCTTGGTGAATTTGGCGCCGACCGACTCAAGCATCTTACTAATTTTTGCAGCGGACATGATGGACTCCGTATCGTTGTTATAATGTTGAATTGTTCTCTTCAAAAAGAGAGAGAACTTTTTTCTTCATAACTTTATGAAGCCCAGGATTAATAGCAAGGGCTTCTTTCATAATATTATGACGAATTCTATTGCGAGGAGTTGTCACGTCCTTGTTGGACGCATCCTCAAACCAAGTGACATCATGGCTAACGCACCAATCAATCATATCTTGTTTGGTTGTAGTTAGAAACGGACGTAGAATCTTGGATGAGGCAGGGTTGTTATTGCTCGCGATCGGAGCAATAATCTTTGGATTGCCGTGTAACGAAGAGAAAATCCACGTTTCAGCAACATCATCTAGGTGATGGCACGTAACAATTGGTCTTCCATCAGCAACTTCCTGTAGCCAATTATAGCGTTCGTTGCGCCAGTGTTCTTCTGGAGAGAGGTCTTTTGGCTTTGTCGTAGAGCTGATATCCCCAACTTGATATGCGACTGAATTTTCAGATGCCCAATGAAAAACCGCTTCTTCCATACTATCGGCTTGAGGCGTGCCATGATTGAAATAGGCAATATCAAAACGCTTCTTTCCGCGAAAAAAGAAGTCTGCCGCAGCCATACTATCAACTCCACCAGAGCAAGCCAGAATGAATGAGGTAGAAGATGGGATATTGAAAAGTTGTTTCAACAAGTCTTTAATCTCTATGAAAGAATGGAATATACCAAGCCTGATTGATTATCGTATGCTCTATACGACAATACTGAATGCGCTTACAAGGAGTAAGGTCTCTTACGGAAGCCATGAACATTATGGCGTCTCGGAAGAAACGGAAACTTACTGGAGTGCTATAGGCTCCAAAATCATTTGCGTTGCTTTTAATGCGAAAGGTTAATGAGTATGGCCTACTCATAGTAAGTATCTTGCTGCGATATACTCATCCTTATAGTCCTTATTAACCAATCTTACCAGAAACTTATTAAGTCCCTTGGCAATATCTTTTGGATCAATATTTTTTCTTATACCAAAATCGGCATAATCTTTATTATATGGTGCGCATCGAACACCGGCTACATGAAATATTGCCGGTAGCCCATCACCATCATGTCGGATAATGAAAGGTCCAAATCTTTTAGCTATCGATTTGCAATACATCATTACCAACTGATTCTATGAAGCTCGCCATTATCGAAATGGGTTGATACTTTATATCCAGCTTCTTTTAGAAGAGCAAGAGTTTCTTGAAACTTTTACTGGCTCAACTGTAATGCTGAACTGCCTTCTTCCAACCGCCCTATTGATAGGATCCATTATCCTGACGAAATCATCATCACCAGAAGCAAGCGCCCTGGCTTCTTTTGCGGTAAGATACGTCATATATAATATTTCCGCTCAATGTCTTGATCTGACATCACGCTAATTTTAGCGAGCCATTTATTGAATAATCTATCTATTTCCGGCTGAGGAATAAGATTATATTCTTCATCGGTCATGCCGGCTTCGCATCTATCTTTTAGATAGGGAGCGCAAGCTTTGAGGCCGATATGGAATATCGGCATAAACTTGCCGTCAGGATGATATCTAGCAGATATCACTGGAGCAAATCTTTTCACTATTGAAGCGCAATATGTCATTGTTTATTTCTTATAGTGGGCCCACCCGGACTTGAACCGGGAACCGTCGCCTTATGAGGGCGCTGCTACTAACCAAATTGAGCTATAGGCCCTAACATTACAATCTTCGCGTTACACTTCGCTACCACCTACGTCCCTTCTCCTATCATCATAAGCACGGCGGCGGGCCTGTCAAGGCCCGCAAAAAACGTGCCACGGTCTCTATCGTCTATGGCTCGAAGTCGTCGTCCCGGTCAGCATATGTATAGTTATACTCCCCGCTATCACTGTAGCGGATACCACCACCATCCATACTATAAGGGATACCATCAAAATCGAATTCATCAATTTCGTTTTCATCTAGAGCCTCTGTTTCTTTTTGACCAGGACCTTGTGTATTCAGCATATTATATCCTATTTGGAATCTTTGAAGTAGTGCAGGTCAGAATCTATATAACTCATATATTCAATCCCGAGGCCTTCGAGTATCGGGGTCTCTGGAATATAATAATCATAAGAATGATTACCCGAAACAATTCGGCCAATTTTCTTATTTTTCTTTAAACGATCACGTAATGATTGCTCAAACAATTGAGTTATCTCTTCTAGAGCTTCATCCTCATCTTCTTGGTCGTGAGAGTAAGCTCCCTCAACAAACAACGAGAATTCATCTTTATTCGGTATAGCTCGACCACGTAGTCTTTGCCCAGGCCGGACCTTAATAAGCTTGGATTTATCCGATTTAACCAAACGGACAACCGACCTATATAACATCTTGGGGCCGTATGGCGTTTTCTTGCCGTCAGTAATGTATATTACTGCGGCATAAGGATCAAGCACGGAGCCAACCAGACACTTGGCATGTGAAGAATCCCACCTCATACACGACTCTATACCCCTCATACTCATTGATAGTATATCCCAAGGATCAGAACTAAATACTATTTTATAGTGTGCGCGTCCTTTTTTAATAGAAGATGCTTCTTTTAGCTTATCGCTAATAATGGCTGTATCTATACTCTTAAAATTTTTACACCAACTATAAAGTTCTGATGCAACCTTATTTATTGTATCGCCTAGTTTAAATAGGACTGTTCCTTTTTGATCAACAATCCTAGAAAGAAGCTTATTGCTTGAGGAATAGTTGTCATAACTTTCATTTAAGACATGAGCAATTGCTGAGGCAGACAACCTCTCATCTTCTTTCAAAGCATTGAAATCAACTTCGCCATCTTCAAATTTCCAATGCAGACTATCTAATCTTGATCGTGGAGACTCTATTAGATCTGAATTGCACGCCTTAGAAAAGTTCTTAAGTCCCAACACATCAAAATGCTTGTAGATAGAGGTGCCGCCGGTCACCTTAATGTCGTTAGAAAACCATACCGGAGCTACTGTGCTGTGGGATTTATTCTTTTTTGAAAGGCAGGATATTGGGTATTTCATATTACTAATCTAGTTTAGAGAATGCATTTACTATGGCGGCAGGCAAACTTGAACCGCAGATTCCTTTTTCGATACTGTCAGCGTGAGAATTGATGACCGCCAAAACCTCTTCTGGCGTTGAAGGCACCCTATGATTCTCTAGGACTATCTGTAGGGCCTCGGCTTTTTGTTCGGTTGAAGTGAAAGCTTTCTTCGAGATCCTAGATAGATCGTGGTGTAGTAGCGTCCAGGTATTAGGGTTCTCCATCGACAAACTCTCCCGTTTTTTCTAGCCACATATCGTTGGCTTTTTTACTGTGATGCCAATGAGGATCTGTCCAACGATCCTCTGTTTCCTTATCAAACAAAGCGACCTTTAGGCAATCTGGGCAACGATAAAGAGATCCTTTGATCACTCTATGTGAAGTTACTGTTACAATTTTTTTCGTAAAGAAAAAGAATCTTTTCTTGGTTGTAACAATCGTTTCATTATATGATGATGGCCAACTACAAACATGAGGCGGCGGAGGAGGAATGGCAGGGATAAGCCCGACTTTTTTAACCGGAATTTTTTCTTCCACACCAATCATTGCCGCCTGACGATACGGAGACATTGCGACTGACATTGCTTACAAATATTCTTTTGGAAGAAGGCCAAACATTAATTTGGCTCTGTTAATAGGATATGTTGCGCTACGATAGTGCTTATCGTTATCGTGATACGGAAGCTCTCTGCCAATTAAACCGAGTCCATCATTGACTTTGAATGATAGGAACCACATTAGATTGCGAAGATACCAGCGCAAAGCGGACTTCCACCAATCAAGGCTAGAAACCTTCTCCCAATGGGCCGGATTAGAAACTGCTCCGTATCCTAGATAACCGGAAGTAGAAACATAACCGAAGTTGCGAGCGTTATTCGCTAGGCTTCTGTATAGAAGGTGTGGCTGGTGTTTGTTTCTAACAACGTCCCCAGACTTAATCAGCCCACCCACTTTTGCCACCATCGCACAACCCACTGCATTGCAGCTAGTAGTTTCGTGAAGAGGAAAATTGCGAGCTTTTGAAACCAATCTTTAATCATTGTTGTTTCCTATACTTGAGCTAATGGATACCAAGAATCCAGTTTTTCTATTCCGCGCTGTTCTCTTTCTGCGAGGTCGGCAAAGAATTCAAACTTTGGATCATTCTTCTTTAAAAGCTCTTTGGCTTTTAGAATGTAAGCGTGGCGAGAAGCCATCCTGATTTTACGATCTACATCAACGGCCGAATTCATAATTACTTATCTCCGCCAGCCTTGAGCCATAACTCAAGGTAGTAATCGTCTTCAATCCACTTACGGGGGATTATCCGATCTGATCGGAAATTATTTGAGAATTTCCAAACTTTGCCACAAGAACATCTGTAGAGAGAGTCCATATCAAATGGGGTTCCCCTAATCCATTGCCAAAAATGGCTGTGAATTTTTGGATAAGAACATCTGTGACTCGTCCATATTTCTTTTATGGTAGTTCCGCAGCCAATGAATATGCTCCATAGGATCGGAAATATCCTCCAAGGGCTTTTGGCTTCCTTCTTAATAAGACCAAACTTCTTTGGAGTATATACTTCAATAGCGGATTGGTTGCGATATGGAGTAATCATTGTTCTATGCGAGATCCAAGTTTTCTACGTTGTTTATTGCGCTATCAACTTCCCTTGCAAGAATCTTTTGATCTACTACTCCAAGTCCATACTTGGTATTTGTGCTTTCCCATTTATAGGCGCTAGATGCCATCCTAAATATAGATTCAAATCCAACGCGAGGATACACTGTCTGAACCTTATGTCCGTTATGTTCCATTGTCATGTGAGTTGGGCCAGCCATAGTAGTTTCTCCTACCGTAAATGTAAGGACGACGCCATGCCCTGTCAAGTGGGGGCGGGCGGACAAGGACCGTGCCAGCGCTCAGTAAAGCCCTGGATTATTTCTAGCATCACACGAACAGGATCTGAGCTTGCCGCTATCAATAAAACTTAATCCATATCCGCCATGTTTAGTTTTATATGACCAAAACCCAGGATCAATTTCCATAGGAAAATAAAATTTACCATCTACCCTATGATGATCTACCCTATGAATATGAACGACAAGTCTCGTGCCACAATTAGCACATAACTTATCTCCATCATCAAAATCATTGAAACTGCTTGCCATTTGATACCAGTGATTGTCCGACCAAATTAATCTTTGCGTTTAGTGCATTCCAGTCACACTGATGATACACTCCCCAATAAGGAATGAATTCATTCGGTGACATTTTTACTGCTGACGGAAACATTCCAAGCGATTCTTTGATCGTGCGAAGCCTTCGGTGGTTCTTTGTTCCATCCAACATTTCAGAATCATAAAATTTACCGCGATACTTAATGAAGGCATGCGATTCGTGAGACCAAAGCTCTACATCATTGAAAAGTTTATGCGCTATCCAAGCCCATTTATAGCAATCACCAAAATTAATCTCCATTGGGTGGAGATGATTCGAGAAAAATTCACTGTGGATTAGGCTTGGTTGAAATGGAAGCTTCATTACATAGTTCTAGTTTTTTAGCTCTAGATAGCTGTTTGATCTTATATTCAAGCTTGAGGGCTGACGACTTGTTATCACAAGGAAATAATTCAAGAAGCTTTACTGGAAGTCTACCTCTTGTATATCTGGCTCCCTTTCCGGCTTGGTGGGTAGCATATCTCTTGTGAATGTTATTCGTTGCCCCAGTATAAAGGGTTTCGTCAGAGCATTGAAGTATATAGACGACCCAAAGGTTTTTAGTATTAACGCACATTTATTGAAATATACTGAATCTCTTGAAGCAACTTCTCTAGGGCAACTGACTCGCTATAGTATGAGGTATGAATCTGGGTGCATCGGGCCGACCTATCAGGGTCGGTAAAAAGGATTCCCCAACACATACTTACTGGACCATCTTTAGATTCTGTATTAGATAGGGCAATCCCGGCAGATTTATATCTAGCATTACCGAATTTTCCAGATACTAGCTTTTGATTTATCTCAAAAACACATCTGTCATATAGCTCACTCTTGCGCATCACTTATATTTTCTTTTACTCTCTGGAAGAACATCTCCAGATATTACGAAATCCAAAACGATCTGGTTTGCTTCTTTTTTTGAGTAGCCTGCCCCAAGCCATACTTCATCGTGAAAGCCAATACCGGTGCGAAGCTTCACTCCGTATGTGGTATTGTTGTGCGCGTTGATATAGATTTGTCCAGCGCGCATTCTTCCACTTGGAAGTTTGACTAGCGAACACCAACCATAATCACCACCAGATAGCGGGATGCCCTTATAGACGGTAGATACTCTAGATGCAATGTCTAGCTTTTCACGGACAATCTCTAGTTCTTGCTGTAGAGATTTAATCTTTTCTTTTATCTTCTTGTCTTGCTTGGCAAGGCAGCTCTTGATTTTATAAAGAGCAATAATTTCTTCAGCAGAAAGATTCATTTTACTTCCAATACTTTCCAGAACTAGACAATACTAATCTAGTGCTACCATCAGGGTTAAACCAAATGGTATCGCCAGTAGAATACTTAACCTTACTAGGAACACCCTTGGCATGCTGATAATGGCTCAATACATACCAGCTTTCATTACCCGTAGGCGATGTAAGAGATAGAATATAGGATCCGTCATCGGTTTTTTGAAGATGACATGTTGATGTCTTGTCTTCATTGTTTGAAGCGATGGATGTTCCTTTTTTCTGTAGGCAATAAAAACAATATAGAGTTGCCTGATTACCAATGTAAGATTCTGCCTCATAGTCGTGACGGCCCATCCAACATAGAAACCTAGTAATCACCGGATGTTTGTGAAAATTAGTTCTATATTGGATGTAGTAGTATTGTCTTTGCCAGAAGTTATAGAATAACGACGGGCAAGTTACTACCTGCCAGAATGCCTTCAACACTCTTGAGAGCAAGGTTAGGATTCGTATGACCTTCGCAAACTTCAACTGCCACGTAACGTTCATTTGTTTTCTCGTCTTTAGCTAGTGAGGCTGAAAGAAGTCCGGTTCTACTGCATGATTCGCAAAGCTTTTGTGGTTGGGCCATTTGATTATTCCTTGTAAGTTAAAGTAAAGATAACGTTCAGTGCTTCCATCTTGGTAAGGCTTGCGTACCGCAGAATACCGCAAGACACATAAAGGCTAGGCAGCAGGAAGCTTGGGCTGCGTTTGTCCATGGAAGATAACGATGCATTACGTCGCTGACAACGCCCGACATAATACAAGACACAAAAGAAATTACCGCATAGCCGATAGCAGGAAGACGGTATGGCTTCCTGATCTTATTCTTCGCAACGAGAACTGGCTTTGCTGGCTGCGTTCGGTATGGACTTACTCCTAGCGCATCTAGAATGGAAACTGATTTTGATTCAGGAGCCGGAGGAGTAGCTGGTGACTTTGGCTTCTTCTTAAACGGATTGCTAAACATTTTCATTGCTGCTTTGCTGAATTGTTTCACGAGAATAGAAACCGAGATATCCTTTATACCGAACTGCAATGCCTTCTGAAGTCATAACCCACTTATGCTTGCCGTTAATAATTACATCAACCGGCCAAACATCGGCCTTTTTGAGGCTCTTTTTATTTTTAGGAATATGGAAATGTGGATCTAGTTTATACATTTTTTATGATCCTATTTATAATGATAGGTGGAAAGGGAACCCGAAAACAGGCGGTGCAGTCGGCAAAATACTTGAATTGATCTAGAATGTCTTGGGTCAGATATGCGGAGAAGGCAGAATGATTACCGAATAGCGATTGCGGCTCATCGTTGTTGGCTATAAACAACACGCGATCAGACTTTACTACTGTAGCGGTAAAAGAAAATCGCTCACCATCCCTTAATACATTGCTCCATGTAGCAACTACTTTATCGCCAACCTTAATATTTTTTAGACAAGATTGGTATTTGTGGTCCGACATTTTTTTATCTTGATGTAATCGAAATGAATGCCACAATTACCGTAGTATTTAAACTTATCGCTACAAGATATGGTGGTCTCTGATTGATAATCAATGGCCTCTCCTATAATGAAATATTCTTCATTGGTGCCGATAACTGGCCATCCATACTGGAAACCAACAACCGTGCCAGTAAAAGGGCCTGGGTCTCTACCGTAAGGCCTAACGCCATAACGCCATCGTAAAGTTATTTCATCACCAATTTTAGCATTGACTACACAATCATATGTTGATGCTACCTTCATTTTTGAAATTCTTTTTTACGATCTTTACTATCTTAAACCTGGACTCCGATAGCGAACTGAAAGTTAAAAATTGTTTCGCAATAGAATCCAAGCCGGATAGTCTGTCGCCATTCAAACCTCTTTCCACATTACTTCCTATTACTGGCTGGTTGGTGCCGTTAAATCCAACTACGGTTGTAGAAAAAACCCCAGAATAGTCTCTATATGTTGGTGACTTACGAGAAATAAAAACTTCATCGCCAACCTTAAGTTTGGATAAACAATCTTTTATTGCCATAATAAAAATTACCTAGACCGGGGTAGATTCAATCAGCCCTTTATGCAAACAACCTGCTTCAATGTATGAACTACATTAACCAAGTCTTCTTGCGCCTTCATTACTGAATCGATACTTTTATAGCAATCGGGAGTCTCATCAATAACATCAATGTCTTTGCGACATTCAACGCCAGCGGTTGCCTTGGCATGATCCTCAAGAGTGAATTGCTTCTTGGCTTGGGTGCGAGACATTAGCCGTCCTGCACCGTGAGAGCAGCTATTGAAAGACTCGGCCTCTCCCTTACCTTCAACAATGAAGCTCTTAGCTCCCATTGATCCCGGAATGATTCCAAGTGTTCCCTTGGAAGCATTCACTGCGCCCTTACGAGCAAGCCAAACATCCTTGCCGAAGTGATGCTCATTAGCAACGTAATTGTGGTGGCAGTTGATTGCTTCCTTGGTTAGAGAAAACTCTGGAAGACCAGACTTACGTAGAGCGTTTATAGTTGCATTCATCATTAGCTGGCGATTAACCAGGGCATAATTCTGCGCCCACTGAACGGCATCAACATATTCCTGAAAATGATCTGCACCTTCTGTAAGGTAAGCGAGGTCACGATCTGGAAGGTTGATGTTGTTACGCTCCATGTCTTCGCGAGCCTTGGCAATGAAGGTAGAACCGATTGAGTTACCTACTCCACGAGAACCGGAGTGAAGCATAATCCAAACGCAATCAGATTCATCAAGGCAGACTTCAATGAAATGATTACCAGTTCCAAGGGTGCCAAGCTGGTTAGCTGCTCGTGGATGGTTAATGCGAGGATACTTCTCTGCCATTCGAGTAAGGCCAGGAAGCATCTCTGCCCATACCTTACCAACCTCATCGGGAACATTGTGCCACTGACCACGATCGCCAGACTTACCTTCGTTAGTCCGACCATGAGGAACGGCCTTCTCAATCATAGAGCGAAGCTCCTTGAGGCTATCTGGAAGCTGCTCTGCTTTGAGAGAGGTTCGGATAGCCATCATGCCACATCCGATATCTACACCGACTGCTGCCGGAATGATCGCTCCGACTGTAGGAATAACCGAACCAACCGTCGATCCAAGGCCCCCATGAACGTCAGGCATGATAGCAAGATGGCTATGAATGAAGGGAAGCGTAGCAAGCTTCTCTAGCTGCTCCTTAGCTCCATCTTCAAACTGGACTCCCTTGGTCCAAGACTTAATGGGCGCAGAGCCTTCTTTTTCGATTAGTTCGTAATTCATGGCGTTTTACTTGTCTTTTTCTTAAGAGGATTCGGATACTTATATTCAAAATGAATTTTTTTGTTTGGATCGGACCATCCACCACCAGAACCACCGCCGGTTCTCTTAAACCCAAGAGAGATAAGTTTTTTCTCTACTTCAGGATCGACATAATGGTGTCTTGCTCGTTCATCTCCAACGCTCTTAGGAACTTCCTTAAAAGGCATTGGATGAACCCACACGGTGATCTTGTGATCAGCAATTTCTTCATCATTGAAATTGCTTGAGAACAAATCTACCGGATAACCTTTGAAGAAGTAATCGTGCTGATATTCGTCACAAAATTCACACTTGAAAACTTTGTAATCAGAAAGACAAGGATGGACTTTGCTTTTCTTGCCTCGAATATGAAAGTGACTTTCTTTATTTGCTTGTTTGGCCGGAACTTCCTGGTATTGGTGTTCGCAGTCCATACTGACATATGGATTTTTCTTTCCATAGTGTCCCGAAAGTCTAGCGCAAAATTCTTCTACAACATCTAGCTCGGCCTTGGTTCCGGTCACATCATACGAATATGAGTAGTGACCATCATCATTATTGAAATGATGGACCTTAGCGGTAGTTGGCGACTTACGATTGAATGCAAGAACACCATCATTACGCTTGCCAATCAATTCGATTTTCATTTTTATCAGGGCTCTAGATGTTGTGATTTATATGCTTCAAGATATGCGGCATATTGTTTTTGAAGAGACGATAGTTCTTCTCTAAACTTTAGCATATCCGATTCGTAATTAAGATTTGGTAGCGTTGTTGATACTGCTAGGACAATTCCATCATCGCAATAGACTTGAACCGCTTCGTCCGTTACGTCGGGATGACGGCTCTTAATTCTACGAAGGGCAGATAGAAAATCGCCAGCATTATATCCGACAATTGTTTCATAGTCAGTAGTGGTTATTTGTTTTGACGGTTCCTTTGGAGGAACCCTAGGGAAACTTGGTTTAGGTGGGCTAGCAGAATTCATTGTTCAATGCTTCCTATATGGACTTCGACGGCTTCCATTGGAGAGCCGATAGATTTGAATTTATTATCCTCACCAACATAGGCTCCCTTGAATTTTTTGTTTGAGAAAATAACTTCTCCATCCAAAGAAAAATCTCCATCCATCGCATCAGATCCTACGCAAATATCTGCTTCAGGATTAATGAATTCCAATGCCTTAAGTAGTTCTCGAACTTTCATTTTGACTTGCCTCTTAAAATTTCTTTTGACATTTCAGCAATCAGCCTCTTCTCTCCTGGCTTATTGATAGCCACGAAGACTAAAGTTGCTTCTGCTGCCTTAATCCACTCATCAAGCTTTGGCGCATTCATTTCATTCATGCGCTGAACATACACTTCGGTCTTGATAGTAATCGAAGTATTGCCGATAGTTAGGACTTCTGTATAGAAGCTGACGATATCGTAAGTATAGATCGGCTGAAGAAATACTAGGCCATCAACTGCTCGGGTTGCTGTTGAGCCATTAGTAACATCGCATGCCGTGATGCTGGCGGCAATATCAATCTGTGACATTAGCCAGCCGCCGAACACATCGCCTCTAGCGTTAGAATCGTTTGGTCCTGGCCTAACCTTTAGGGCGGGAGCTTGTTTTTTTATGTTAATCATGTAAAAGGATATTCAGTATAACTTAATTATAGCAGCTATGAAGTGGTTATATTATAGGCACTTCGTAAGACGTTTATTGAGCCGATGACCCTATGGCCTTGTTCGGCGCGGCAAGCGCCTTTTCGGCGGCCGGC